ATCGCCACCGCATTCCGCGGGATAATGGTGGATACTCGAGGACTCGAACCTCGCTTTTTTCATGTAGCCTTCTGGAGAGACCCCATCCACGCTACACCGGTTTCGCGCACGCAAGGCGACAGTGGGCATTTATCTCCACATCGCAGTTTTTACTTCCATACTACTTACATTACTTATCCTCCCCGTGAGGAGCTATCCTGGTCCGCCCTCAGGGATTCGAACCCTGGACACCCTGATTAAGAGTCAGGTGCTCTGGCCAGCTGAGCTAAGGGCGGATATTGAAGGTGAGGGGCCTATCGGTCGGTCGTAACTGCTACCACCAGACTTCCGCTACGAGGGTTACCCTCAAAATGGAGCTTATTCTCTTGTTCTTCGCCCAAGAAGCAATGGTAGATTGTCTCGGACTTCTCAAGAGGAGAGTTTTCACATTTCCTTTACCTTACATATATATTATATCATATTTTTTTATAAAAATCAAAAAAGATTTTTGGATTAGAAAAAACAATGATTAAGGCTAATTTTAGGGCTTAGGTCGTGTCAGATTTCCTGTTACACGATTGCCACTTAGTCCCTACTGTAAAACCTTAATCGTACCCTCAGTATGAGGCGGTCTTGAGGAATTTCTCCCAGTGCACAAGGCAAGACCGGTTTAGATGGGATGCGGGGCGTACTATTCTTCGCACATAGTACCCCCGCTGTGTCGCTTTCTTTATTAGGAACTTAACGACAGAATTCCTCTTTCTTGATTGGCCTAACCAAGAAATCCGTTGCTCTTTAAGATTCTCCAACGACTGAACTACGAGATGCTTGCGCACTATGCTACTTAGGCCCTTTCACATAGATTGCCATTTACCGTCAGCGATGCCAATGAACTTTCTCACACTTGACCCTGGTGCGCCGCCTGGGATTCGAACCCAGGACACCCGCCTTAAAAGGGCGGTGCTCTGAAACCTGCTGAGCTAGCGGCGCATATAAAGAGAAAAATTGGGTGAGGGCACGAATGCCCTACACCCTGCAAGGCACTAATAACTTATGTAAAGGCTTTGCATATTTTAATTCATCTAAAATTAGTAAATTCTTTTATAAGGTTATTTGCTGAATGTGCCTTATTAAATATTATGTCCGATTTAGCACTCCCCGGCCCCATATGCGATGATAAGTGTCGAGAGCCTCAACACATATGGGGCAGATGGGGAGCTGCTAAGCCGGTAAAGATTAGTTTGAGTTTAAACCATTCTTCTTTCTTAAGTAAATCTATTATTGTAGATGTTTCATCATAGAGCTACCGAAGTAGCGACAAGCTGTACTTGAAAGTACAATTTAGATTTGCTGTATGGCTCTCAGTATGAAGTTCTCAATCAATAACTACAACTCCGATAGACCTACGATTCTAACGGCCTCGTTTGTATTGATTGAAAATGGAGCGGGTAACGGGAATCGAACCCGTCTATCCTGCTTGGAAGGCAGGCGCACTAGCCGATGTACTACACCCGCAGAAAAGGTGGACTAACGAGGGGGTGTCAGCCCACCCGAGAAGATAGGAACTTTAAAGAAAGGGGAGAAGATTTTTTCTTTATTTCCTGTAAGTATATTATACAAAAATTTTTTGAAAAAATCAACTTATTTTCTTAGAAACCAACGACAGTATTCTTGATACGCTTCGTCTCGGTTTGGGTACGGATGTCCGCATCCCTTACGCCATCTGTGCCAGCTTTTGAGAAGACTATCCCAGTATTGCTCAAATGATATGCCGACTGTTTCGTAGTCGCAGATATTCCAACTACAAGTTACCTTTTTATAGGTCTTGTTGTTTAAGGGAAGCTCCTCGATGGGAAGCCGCCGCACTCGACGATTTGCGTATTTTTTGAAGAACTTATCTTTGGTGTCTCCGCTGCGCGGAGTGTGCTTGTAAGAGCGACTCATTTTTCTAACCTCCTTTTGGATAGTTAGAAGATAATCACCTTGTACATTGGAATCAGTCCTTTCATTTAAGGTTGTGGTCCCGGTGACCGGACTCGAACCGGTACGGTGTCACCACCGAGGGATTTTAAGTCCCTTGTGTCTGCCAATTCCACCACACCGGGATGTTTTCACTTCGTGAAAACGAAGTTTTCACAAGGCTCGTCATTCACATCTGTAATATCTTGGAAGGATATATAATTTTCTATTTCTTTTAGAAAGTGTGTATGATTTGCTGTAAGAGCCTTTTTTATCTTACATATATATTATATCAAAAATTTTTATAAAAATCAATTTTCGATACTTGGCTGGGGTGGAGGGATTCGAACCCCCACATCACGGGTCAGAGCCGTGCTTCCTGGAGTTTTAGAGACTCTTTTCTTACCATTAGAATACACCCCATGGCGGGGGCGGTCAGAATCGAACTGACATCTGCGATTTTAGAGACCGCGGTCCTAACCTTTGAACGACACCCCAATATCATTCTTCAGCCTGGAATTCAGATAAGGGTAAGCTAAATACTTCAAATTCAGTATATTTATTCCCAACTGTGATTGTATTAGTAGCAGAAATTGCTTCACAAGGAATTAAATAAGTTTTATCATTCCCTGTTACAATAAATACATAATCACAAGAAGTGTTATCAAATGGTCGAATTTTAGAGCCTTTACTGGTACCCCCACAGTTTTTTAACATTACTTCATAGGAAATACCATTTCTACTATATCGACTGGTTTTAACTTGAACTCTCTACAAGCCACCATTAAAATCAGCAATTAAATCATATTTTTGAGTATCATTAAGCGGAATCGCAACTGTGATACCATGACTGGTAAAATATTCAACGGCTTTACCAAAACCTAAATTTCCCTAAATTGACTAATACATACTTATTCTCCTTTACAATAACTTGTTTTTTCGATAACTCGAACGGAAAACACAAGACACGCATAAAAAATGTTTAACGGCGCTCTACCAGCTGAGCTACTCCCCTATATTCAGGGAACCGAAGTTCCCCTAGTAGTTCACCTACGCCACCTTGCCAGGTGAACTGGCAGGGGAGGAAGGGACTCGAACCCACGACATCCGGCTTGGAAGGCTTAATTTTTTATAGTAGAATTTGCTGAAAGTGTCTTTTTTCTTATATTATTATTATAGCAAAAATTTTATGAATTGTCAAGGAATCGCTTCTCGTCTCGGGCGATTTTTCTTTTAGTCCGTTGTTGCTCATAAATATAGGTTTTTAATCTTTTACATCCAGAACAACCATTTCGATTTGGACAATCCCAACAACCATCTGTGTCATACCAATAGTACCAAGGTGGCTGAGGACGCGGCTTACGGCGTTTAGCACGATTCATATTTACAACGATTAGGACGCCAAATGCGTCCAACATATTCCATTTCTTCTTCATCCATAGCCAAGAGTCTACGCAATTCAGAAGCCTTGTAATTCAAATTGCGATTGTAATTACCGGCTTTATGTCTGCGGTGACCCTTGTTACGAGTCTTTGTAGAGCAACAAGGACAAGAACAATGGATTTTATTTTTAGAAAACTGATGAAGGTTATCGTAATACTCCCACTCGGGATTCCAACGGTAAATCTCCCTTGCAAGGCGTCTTTTACGAAGTGCCTTTCTAATAGATACATCACGATTATATGCACCAATCATAACACATCATCCTTTCTATTTAATTTTAGGCTCACTCGGCTCTGGCGGGTAGCACAGCGCAACTCTCCCGTTCCGGAACGAAGTGTTTTTCTCTTAAACTACGAGTGATGGCGGAGGCTCTGGGATTCGAACCCAGGGACCCTCGCGGGCCGGCAGTTTTCAAGACTGCTGCCTTAAACCACTCGGCCAAACCTCCATATCGGGAGCATATGCTCCCATTGAATCGTAAGAGCTTAGCTCTTACATAGTTGCCAGAATATTAGCAACGTCAGCCTGGGCTTCAGCCAGTTCTGCAGTGGCATCAGTATGGTATGCGGTCATATCGGTCACATACTTCTGAGCCATAGCCAGCTGGTCCTGTGCCTTCTTCAACAGGCGGGCCGCACGAGCCTTACGCTTCTTGGCAATCTTTTCTGCGCAACGAGCAACAGCCAGCTTAACACCCTTATCTTCATCATAGGTATCGTTCAGATGGCAAATAGCCTTACCCTTAACGGTCTCACCAGCATAAGTGCTTCGTGCCAGAATTTCAGTAGTGTGGTAGTCAGGATGTTGATGAACCACAATCTGATACTTCTCAATAGGATATCTCATTTCATTCACCTTTTACTCTTTAATATATTTTTCCTTTTGGAAATGGAGCCGGTAGACGGACTCGAACCCCCGACCTGCTCATTACAAGTGAGCTACTCTACCAACTGAGCTATACCGGCATACTCAAGACTCTTTTTTCTGGTCTGACAATTTAAAAGATTGTTCCAAAATTAAATTTGCTGTATGAGTCTTATTTTTTTTATCTTTATCTTATGTATATATTATACAAAAATTTTTTTTCAAAGTCAAAGAGTAGAAAAAATCCCGTATTAGAGTCAAGTCAAACCTACTTTGTACGCGCTGAAACATCTCTTGGTCTCGCCGCACACTACCAACCTCTCCCGTTCCACCTACCCATATAATCTGTAAGCTAAATGGGGCAGTACTAGGGCCTCTTACCATCGGTTATCATATTTTCTAATACGGAATTTTCCACTTAAAATCAATCTTTTCGCTTTTCATCGCATTACCTCAGTATTGGGCTATTTCACCGAGCGCTACTTCAATCAATAATAAGATTTTTAATACATTTAATCATATAACAGTTGCGAGTCTGCATTCAATTATCGTTACCCAATCTCACCTATCCATTTCGCGATAGGGGCGCCTGGACTTAATCTTCGTATCCTATAACTCGACTTAGTTTATACTCCAGGGACCTAATAGCAGAGGGAAGAAGTATTTACATTACAGACCGTAGACCGTAAAGAAAAGTTCTTCATATCAATAATACAACTACTACCATTTGACTTTTAGGTCAAACACGAAGGGAAAAGTCAACAAAAAACCTACCATATTAACGCATATGGAGCGTCAAACTAAATATCTGATACGTGTCAGCACGGGTCGGGATATATCGTTTCACCACAGTCACCAGGGGGAGTAACCTTATTTAGTCCAAATACCACCAGAAACCTTCAGCCATAGGAGCAGTTTCCACGTTTTACCCTACGAGGACTTTGGGAATGAAAGGATGCCCCGCCTATATTCGCAGCGAATGGTATTCATTTTAATTTTTGAATGCTTCGCATTCAATGGTGGGCCAGGTAGGACTCGAACCTACAACCGCATTAAGCACCTGATTTACAGTCAGGGGTGATACCAGTTACACTGTACTGACCCATATGGTATTAAATAGACACCATATATTGATAAGTTTGAAAACCTTGTCCATTGGCAGATTTTTGAGTGCGGAGAGTAATTTGTTTACTCACTCCATAATCTCGCAAATCTTGAACTGGAATGACATACATATGCATTTCCCCATCTAAACAGAATAAATAATCAACAGGGTGGTTTAATATAGTATCATACACACTACCTTTTGTACCACCAGTGCTTTTAATTGAAACACTATTATCAGCACTACCAGTTGCTTTACATTGAACTGTTTTAAATACGCCATCTTTTTCAATGACTAAATCATACCATTGAGTATCGTTTAGAGGGACATTAATTGTATATCCATTGGCTCCAAAATAGGCGATTGCCATCGCCATGCCTGCGCGACCTTTATCACGATTTGTTTCAAATAACATAGTAAAATCTCCTTTTCTTTTAGCTTCTACTATATTTCAAAACTAAATCATATAAATTAATCAACGCCGGCCACGGTGTCTGCCGAAATATAAATGCCTTGTCAAATATACATCCAACCTCAATTTTGACAGCCTACCGACGCAGATAATTACTCGAGTTTAACCTACGATGCTTGGATGTTTCCATGCCTACCTTGAAAACGGGTCCGGTGCAGGCACCGGTCCTTGGAAGCTAGATAGGTTATGCCAGGACTTTAGCGATAGCTTTGTTCAATCAAAAAAAGTTATTTATACGCAGTAGCGGCTAACTCTACTACAACAATAACCTTGGGCCGTGGTGAGCCGCCTTGGACTTGAACCAAGATGCCAACTAAGGCGCCGGATTTTAAGTCCGATTTTACTTGCTGTTAGCGTTTTAGACCAAGACACTATTTCATTCCGGTCCGGTGCGTCTACCAATTCCGCCAACGGCTCATATTTAGAATCTTGAAAAGTTTGCTGACCTTCGCCATACACTCTGTTTAACCTTCACCTATATTCAACCAATGGGGAGACACGGTCTGAGCTTCGGGGAGCGACCCCTAACTTCCGGCCCCAGTCTTTCGACCAAGTCCCATGCAGGAATGATTGCCTGCAACTTTCACCCGCCATTCAGAAATATTTGATAATAACCAACTAAATCATCAAGCATTAATGTTCTTTGCGATTGGGCTACTCGTACCACAACCTCGTCTTATAGGCCGGTCACCCGGTCATCAACGCAAACTTCCTTATTGGTCTACCATGGTTTGGTACAGTCACCAGCTAAACCCTAACATGGCTTATTCCCCACAGGGGCGTCTATTGCGGAAGCGACGAGACAGTGTTTTTAGATGCGGTTATGATTGCACACCCCTCCATCCAGGACCTCAGTTCTGAGGCGGAACTCACGCTTCACAACGCAAGCCCTCTACCTATTGCCGGCTATCGTCGACAAAATTATTTCGGACTCCTGGCGCCCGCAGGCAGGATTGGGTTCTCGGCACGATGGGATTCGCTCTTCACCGAGATGCAAACTTTTCAAGGTTCAAACTGATATTAGTCGAAATCGCAACCACCAGGCTTATTCAGCGGAGGGTTATCAGTTATCGGTTGCTTAAAAAGGTTAAGATTTTAGGAGAAACAAGTGTCAAAGAAACAGTCCTTCAACAGACCCTCTTACCGGCCGCCTTATCTTTCTCACTTATCGGCTTAAGCCACGAACCCGGCGCACTTGGAATCATCATATATCCTCGAAAGGGAAGTGTACGCTTCTCTTAACCTTACATATATATTATATCATATTTTTTTTGAAAAATCAAATTTTTTCTTTAAAAGGCGGTTTTTGGTCAGGTTGACCGCAAACCTGGGATAGTGTGTTTATACACCAAAGGCATTGTACCAAAGCCGCGGACCACTCTTTAAACGATGGACACTTCTAATCCTACGTCCTATCCTTTTTCAGAGGCTTATATACGGTTTCCGTCCGTAATGCTCCTACTTTATGGCTGGGGATAAAGGATTCGAACCTTTAACCATCAGAGTCAGAGTCTGCCGCGCTACCAATTGCGCCAATCCCCAATATTGCGGTTTTTATTGTCGATAACCGCAAACGACTTCAATTACTTTTCCCAATCAGCGCCTAGCGCCTGGCTGGGGATAGTGGATTCGAACCACTACACACACGGGGTCAAAGCCCGCGGAACTGCCTTTATTCTAATCCCCAATAAAGATTATACAAGATAATCTTCTAATGTCAATCCCATCTTTTCAAAATGATGAAATTCTCGATGGCAATTAGCACATAAACAAACACATTTATCAATTTCTTTTTGTAGAGTTTCTTCTGAGCCTTTTTTCATTTTTCCAATTGTAAATGATTTTTCATCTGGGTCCATATGATGAAAATCTAAAACATAGGAACGAGTTTCTCCACATTTGGCACAAACTGTTCGTTGTGCATCAACAAATGCTCGTTTTTCCCAATATCGTTCAGTTTCTCGCTTATTTGCACAAGTTTTACAATAACCACGATATTTTTGATTACCTTGTCTATCAAACCCATTTTTATGATATTCGGTGATGGGTTTTTCAACACCACATTTAGAGCAAATTTTAGTTTCCATATACTCAACTCCCTTCACTATATGTGAAAAGCACTGATTATAAATTAACTATTTTTGACTCTTTTCCGCCTAACGAACGGATTTACAAGGCACTTAATTTGTTGCTTTACCCACTAAGCTATTCTCCAAAAATGGCTGGAAAAATCGGACTCGAACCGACGGTACACAAAAAGTGTGATTGCTGTGTGTGCCTTTATTTATAACTGCTGATACCACTCATGCAGTTTAGATAGTCTTTCATGAACCTCTTCGGGTTCTAACTGCTTAAAAATTTCAAATTGAGAAGGAACTTGGCATCCAAGAGCAGCCGCATTTAAGATGTAAGCATATGCCGCAAGAGCATTGCCAATATCCTTTTTTAGTTCTTCACTTACCATACATCCTCCGAAAACAACTGATATGCATTTAACATATCGGGGTCTGCATTCATCTTCTCCAAGAGGTCGGAATCTGGTAAAATTTGTTTACTACGATAAGCCATCTGTGCGGCATCGTACCGGTCGACAAACTGGTCGTCCTCAGTGAGGAAACCCTGGACCGCAGTAGCTTTTTCATATTCAATGCGGAGATTGTACATCATTTCAAGGACATTGCAGTGTCGCTTGCCGCACATAATTTGAAAATATTCACAGCCTTTTGGCTTAAACTTGATAGCTGCTGCTACTAACTTCGGCATCTTTATCAATTCCTTTCTTTATCTTATGTATATATTATATCATAATTTTTTAAGAAAATCAATAAAGATTTAATTGCTAGACACCTCTAAAAGACATTTAATACTTGTTTATCAGACAAGCGCGTAAACCAATTTCGCCATCTAAGCTGTTCGGAGCTTGGAGTCGGACTCGAACCGACAATTATTCTTTAGTAGAATAAATTTGCTGTATGTGTCTATGGTCTGAATGAAAGGACTTGAACCTTCGGCCTCTACCACCCCAAGGTAGCGCTCTAGCCAAACTGAGCTGCATCCAGATATATGTGTGATGGCTAACCTCCAACCATCACATCTTTTCGCGTCTAGCGAGGACTTAATTGGCTGATTACCTCACTACTAACCTACTAAGATAATTTTGTCTATGTTTGCCAATGGCTCGTGCCTCCACATAGACGAGGTTTTTTGGTCCGGGCGACAGGACTCGAACCTGCGGCCTCATGGTCCCAAACCACGCGCTCTAGCCAAACTGAGCTACGCCCGGATATGAGGGGCCCGCAGGCCCCGTTAATTAAACGAGATACTTGTAAGCATACTCGTCAACTACGCGAGTAAAGGTAATCTTGGTGATTTCCAAATTACACAGATACTCGTAACGCTTCTTCTCTTCGGGCTTCTCCATATCGAAGTAGTCCTCGTCGACATACTTCTCAACTTTGGAGGGGTCAAGAGTCATTTCGGCGTGGTCCATGTCAAGGATAATGTCGGAAGGAATAAACTCCAAACGAATGGAATCGCTAGAGCGTCCACTCTTGTCGTTAAACCAGAAGTAGACACGGTCATTGGAGTAAGTATTCACACGCTGGCCACTAACCACGCGGTAGGTACCGTCCGCAAACTCAACACGGATATTATACTTAGGAGTGCCTTCCTTGCTAATATTCAAGTCCATGAGAGTATCCTCGAAAGAATAACCCATATTTAACTCAAATGCGATTGCTCGGAGGACGTCATAAGTCAAATCTACATTCAGAGAGAAACCAATCAGCTTTTTGATAAGGTGATGGTACTCGGGATTTAACTTATCGGTCATATACTCCTTGATTTCGTCGGGATTAGGATTACCCAGAACGAAATGATAATGGAAACGACCGGGACGGTTAATCAGATAAGAGTTCAGCTTATGCACTTCGTTACAAGTGATAATGAACAGCTTCTTACCATTGTCGATACCGTCGAACAGAGGAAGCATATCTTCCTGCGGATTTGCGTGCTCCTGGTCGGCAAAAGTCTTTTCAAACTCGTCGAAGAGCACAATTACTTCCTGCTCAATGGAGCTGAGGAAATCAGCAATTCCAGGGTAATAGCAGGATACGATGATAAGGGGAAGATTATAATCCTTTGCTCGAACAGCAAGCTGACGAGCGAACAAAGACTTACCAATACCCTTACGACCGGAAAGGATAACGCCAAAGTTGCGGTCAACTGCCTGGAAACCACGCAGAACCTTTTCAACCTTAGCAGGACTTGAACCATAAATCTTCTCTTCATTGACAACGAGGTCTGCGTGAGAAGTTAAATAAAAACCCATCATTTTATGGAAGCACACATCATATGTGCCTACTGGTAATTTATCATAAGTTTTTAGGGCGTCACCATAAATCTGGAAGGTATCGCCGGAATGAACAACATTCATACCCATGTTTGCACTTTTCCTTTCTTGGTGATATGGTCGGAGTAACTGGAGTCGAACCAGTGACCCCCGCGTTATCAGCACGGTGCTCTAACCATCTGAGCTATACTCCGTTATTTCAAAACTCATTCTTTTGTATATTACCAATTTTGAGCAACAGGTCATTTACATTAGAATTGCTGTATGAGCCTTTGAAAAGGATTTTATCCTTTTCATCTTACATATATATTATATCATATTTTTTAAGAAAAATCAAAAAAGATTTTTCAGTTGGCATCCGCTGAGAGACTCGAACTCCCGACCTCCTGGTTCGTAGCCAGGCGCTCTATTCCAACTGAGCTAAGCGGACATATATAGTTGGCACCCCAGGAGAGACTCGAACTCCCGACAGACCGGGTAGAAGCCGGATGCTCTATCCAACTGAGCTACTGGGGCATAAAAAAAAACTAGACAGAATTTACAGTAACAATTCTTAAACCCAAAATAAGCGTTTTTGTAAAAAATAAATTTGCTGTGTCTGTCTATGGGGTGGCTGACGTGACTCGAACACGCGACCTCCAGAGCCACAATCTGGCGTTCTAACCAACTGAACTACAGCCACCATATTTGGCGGGTAGGAGTTGTATCCGCTGTCACTATAGCCTCATTTTTGTTCCTCAAATGGTACTAAGAGCGGACGTCACATCTCGTTCACACTTGATTCTTGCGGACTACCCTGGAGCGGCTGACGGGGTTCGAACCCGCGACCTTCTGAATGGCAATCAGATGCTCTACCAACTGAGCCACAGCCGCATATGGTATCTCCGTAGCCGACGCAGGTTCAGTGCGTCTAAACCTGTTATTTTTTCGTATGGTTTATGAACCTACTACGGAGAGTGGTGCGGAGTGACGGGCTCGAACCGCCGACCCTATGCTTGTAAGGCATATGCTCTCCCAGCTGAGCTAACCCCGCATATGGAGCTTCCAGTCAGATTCGAACTGACGACCTACGCATTACTAGTGCGTTGCTCTGGCCAACTGAGCTATGGAAGCATATAACAAGTTTTATTAGGCGAAAAACTTGAAGAAAAAACGCTTGAAGCTAAACTTCTGTGGTTTATCTTCTTTTCCATAGAAGTGACACTTGTCAGTATACATAGCCGCATCACAACGGTTGCGGAATTGACAAGTAGAACAGTTTGTAGGAAAACTCATCGCATATCTCACCTTTCGTATCAAAATCAATGTTAAAGGGATATGGATGTTGGCGGAAGAGACAGGACTCGAACCTGCACGCCGTTGCCGACGAACGGTTTTCTAGACCGAGGCAGTACCAATTATGCTTACTCTTCCATATGCGTGATGCACCGGGTGAGCTTCTTAGGCGTCCGGGTTACCTACTCTGGCATATGACCTCCATTTTGGCGTGTTCTTTCCTACCTACACTATACATCACTAAGTAGATTGTACTTCTCTACTCTTGGCGGAGAGGGAGGGATTCGAACCCTCGGACCCTAAATCGGGTCGGCTCCTTAGCAGGGAGCTGGTTTAAGCCACTCACCCACCTCTCCATACAAAGTATGAAGAAATGGTAGAGTAAAAAACAAACTCAGCCGAGCCTAGATGTAAAAACTCTCTACCACAGAAATAGTTTTTGTTTCTATATATTTCAGAATATATAGAAAGGGTACGTTCCCGGCAGCCACATCCGCTTTATATATATGAGGAGGCATAAATATGAAACAACAAGACAAAAACTGTTTGGGTTGATGTGGGTCCCCGCTTACCGGTCTTTTTTGAGAAGTTTTTATAACAGTGACTTCTCACACTGTGGTGGGACGGGGTGGAGTCGAACCACCGTTCTCGGTTTTTCAGACCGGCGCGCCAACCGTGTACGCCACCGTCCCATCTATATATTCATCATAAGAAATTCCAATTTCTCTTTCCAAATGATGAAATTCTCTATGACAGTTGGCACATAAAACATCACATTTATTAATTTCTTCCATAAGTTTTTCAAAACTTGAAGATTTTAACATATGATTGATAGTTCCTTCTTTTACCGAGGGGTCTCGATGATGGAAGTCTAAAACATATGGACGTTTTTCTCCACATTTACGACAACCACACGCTTTAGCATTATCAATAATTCCAAGATTGTTTAACTTTTGAGTATCTGCAGTTGCTCTAACTGCATCTCTACGCTCTTTACTCTCTTGATAATGGACTTTTTCTTGTGCCTTTTGGCAATCTTTACATTGCGAATGATGAATCCCCTTGGTTTTATTTTTCCAACGAAATTCAGAAATAGGCAACTCTCTTTTACATTTTGTACAGATTTTAATATTAGACATAAAACTCAACTCCTTCTACTATTATTGAATTTTAAGTAGACCACATTAAATTTTTCAGTCCAATTTTCAGTCTGCCGATGCTTTTGACTAGGCACAAAAGAAAGAATTGAGGGAATTGAACCCACTACACATTGTTTAACAGACAATTGCTCTACCAAATGAGCTAAATTTTTTCTTAAAGAAAAATATTGCTGTGTGTGCCTAAAAAACATCACGTCAAGAAAGGGAGTGCTATCCCTTGGGTGCGAGAGGCTGGACTCGAACCAGCGACCTTTAGCTTATGAGGCTAACGAGCTACCATCTGCTCCACTCCGCAATGGGTGCAGGGGAAGGATTCGAACCTCCGACCTCCGGGTTATGAACCCGACGAGCTGCCAGACTGCTCTACCCTGCAATATCAAAGGGGGATTGTTTTTCCGGTCGGAGCCCCCACGACCGCACATGAAAGGAAATGAAAACCGCCTTAGCGGTTGGTACCAAAGGTGGGAATCGAACCCACGACCTCCGCCTTCATATCAAGCTCACTTATTTGCTAAGACCTCCTTTGCAACATAGTCTTTCGCAAAAGCAATATTTTTGACTTGCCCATTTTTAGTGGGAATCAATCGTAAATATTTTTCACTTTTTCCGCAATCTTGCACAGGTACCAAATAACATTCATTATCAAACCAAGTGCAAAAATAATCTATACCATCATCTTTATAGTGATGCACTGTATTTCCTTTTGCGGTAATATGAGTTGAACTCGTTTTGAAGATAATTTTTTCTCCATCGGTATGACTGGTTTTGACTTGAATTTTCAGCAACTCTTTACCAGTATCTAAAATGAAGTCATATCGAACTGGGCTTTCTGGTGTAGAAACCATATAACCTAATTCTAAAAAGTAAGTTTTACACTTTAATTCTGTAATTGTTCCTTTAATATTTGTATCCATTACTTTTTACAAATATGGTATTGCTCGATATGAGGGCGGCGCTCTAAACCAACTGAGCTACTCGGGCATATAGTGGGCAGTTTCTGTTCATGCCCAGGAACCCAATCAGCCGATTGGAGTGTCCTCCGAAGTGGATTTAACAAATACAATCATAAGCAAAATCCTCCTTTGTTAGGATGATGGCGACTCCGAGGGGACTCGAACCCCCGACCTCCAGCGTGACAGGCTGGCATTCTACGCTACTGAACTACGAAGCCATATAAATGATGTTGGACAGCTATCCTCTAATATGCTCTTAAGCCCTAGGGTCACATCAACACCCGAAGCAGTTTCTCCATCAAAACTTACTACTTAAAAAAGCGATTCTTTCGTCTCCTCTTCCACGCCCAGGTTTTCCGCTACAAGGTACTGGGAACATACCTTTATGGCAGCTTCGACGGGATTTGAACCCGCGATTTCCAGTGTGACAGACTGGCGAGAACTCCAGGCTTCTCTACGAAGCTATATGTAAGATACTATAGACTAAGCGGACACATTTTTCAGAGCCACCTTTACTGCCGTAGGCATTTTACAGGGGAGTGTACCTCTACTTTCGTAGGATGTCCTTATGCTTTCCATAAGTAAGCCCCAAACCAACCTCATTTACCTCAGCATCTTAGTCGGGCGATTGGACCTGACCCGTTTCAGTATCTTTGCGGTAGCGAAAGTCTATTGGCCGCAATTTGTCTGCTCATTCGCTTGTGTAAGTTTACTTTGCTTCTTTATATAGCGTTTTCCACTAAAGCCACATATCCAAGGCATCAGTATTGCTCTGCGTATCCTCAGCCGGTGGTAGTTTAACTTACAAATCCATGTTAACGCATTTGTGGGCTTTGCCCAATGGTGACCCCGCCGGGAATCGAACCCGGGTCTTCGGCGTGAGAGGCCGACGTCTTAACCGCTTGACTACGGGGCCAGATATTGGGCAGTTGCGCACCCGCCCAAGAGATTGTAAGGTTTCTCACACCGCTCGGCATTTCCTCTCAACCGCAGCTCTAGGAGACATTCCCGCTTCGTTTTTGTAAGGCTCAAGAAGCGTTTTTCTCATACGCGAACAAACCTCTGAGTTTTTCGCAGGTTCAGTCATGACTTCCCACTGTTACTTCGCTCCTGGTGACCCCTGGGAGAGTCGAACTCCCGTCTCCGCCGTGAAAGGGCGGCGTCTTAACCGCTTGACTAAGGGGCCAAATTATTCTTCATCAATGTACCTCGGGTCTTCAAGAGAGTCATTGTAAGCCATCCAGGCTTCATACATTTCTTCATTGTAGACTTCTTCACACTGAATCTGAGTGTCAAAATCATCAAATTTCTGCATTTGAATTACCTCTCTTTCTTTATCTTACATATATATTATAACATATTTTTTGTAAAAAATCAAGAAAGATTTTTTGATTTGGAATGGCGCTAGCAACCACTTCTCAGCATCCAAGGTGCCGGAGCATAATAGGGACCATGCACTGAAGCCCACGGCTAGATTGTCCAGTTCGCCGCTACCTGTGAGTCATTTGTTGTCAAGCCGACCCTAGCCTCAGACTCATATAAAGTCAATGGTGGAGAAGATGGGTCTCGAACCCACGACCTTTTGAATGCCATTCAAACGCTCTCCCAACTGAGCTACAACCCCATATTAAAGATAACCTACTACAAGTGCGGTTACGAATTCTTTACCGCGTCGCCGTTCCATGGACGGTGAGGACTATTCGCTCGTTTCCTCCCATCTTGTCTCGGTTGAAGAGAACATCGCTCCAAACTCTCGGCACACCCCTATAGCCAGGCCCGGTTTAGCTGCCTATAGCTATTACTCATGTACTCACTCTAAACCATGTTATTCTCTGCAATGTTTTTTGTCGGGCTTTCCCCGATGGTGTCCCAGGCGGGACTTGAACCCGCACGTCTTTCGACACTACACTCTGAATGTAGCATGTCTGCCTATTCCATCACTCGGACATATTTGGCGGAGGGGAGAATATTTTACCGCAGCAGTTTGCAACCCGCATTGGGAACTTCGCTTTGGCTATCCGGTATTAACGCGTATGACCGGCCCTCTTGGTGGGGATAGTGGGACTCGAACCCACACGACCTCTCGGTCATCAGATTTTGAGTCTGACACGTCTACCAATTCCATCATATCCCCATGTTAAACGCATTTTAGGGGTCTGCAGCCCCGCACAGCAGCATCACTGGCGATTCTAATTCTTCCGGCAATGAATCAACTAAACACACCATGTATCTTTACCGCCCCATTTAGGGCTGTTCCTGTTGCGGTAAGGCCGTACCGGAGCGTTTTAGGGCACTCGCACAACCGTCTTTCTTCTTTTGGAGTTCAGTTTATAGTCCCAACTCATAGCAAACTCAAAGACAAAAACACTACTAAAGGACTTAACTTTAATAAAGAGTTATCATACATCTCTATCGGCTAATATTATCAACGCCATCTCTTCTAATCGATAACCCACTCACCTTAGCTTACACAGCCAGGAGAGATTTCTCCGTACCGGACTCGAACCGATACAACACCTATTACTTCGTGCGTTCTCGCCATTAAACTAACGGAGCTTTTATAAATCTAATATGTTTTCCGCTGGAATCGAACCAACATCTACGGCTTCCCTCGCCGTCGCCCTACCCTTAGACCAGAAAAACATATGGTGGAGAAGACGGGACTTGAACCCGCGACCCCCTGCTTGCAAGGCAGGTGCTCTCCCAACTGAGCTACGACCCCATATTGCAACTTATTTATGTACTGATGGAGTTGCCAACCACCCTGGCATAAGACTTTAACCTCGGACTTCGACCACTTGATTGAGGGAGGATACTTATTTCTCGTAGTTTCCTCAACAAACGCCCAACTATCGTATGGACACGAGCAATTTTTCTGCCCCCAGCCGCAACGCTGGGCATCGTGGTGGGGAATAAGGGACTCGAACCCTTACACCTCACGGTACTGGAGCCTAAATCCAGCGCGTCTGCCAATTCCGCCAATTCCCCAGGCGGAGTGCCCCACGAGTTTTATTATACTCTCGACTCTGGGGCGGTACTTGAGAGTGTACCCGCTTATATTTGGTTACCGGAGAAACGGTGTACTAAAACCTCCGAGCGAGAAAATCCTCACAACAACAAACGCCTTACGGCTGGCTGCCCCGGTGGGGCTCGAACCCACGACATCCAGATTAACAGTCTGGCGCTCTACCGACTGAGCTACAGGGCAATATTTAATTTCTTTCTTTATCTTACATATATATTATAACATATTTTTTGTAAAAAATCAAGAAAGATTTTTTGATTAGTTTTTCCTCCGCAGAGAGGGAAACTATCAAACCCACACTAGCATTGGACTTTACCATCCGCCTTAACCCACCTGTTAAGTCCATAATCCTTAGGGGCGAGCCAATCATCTTTCGTTCTTGTAGCAAACGACAAAGGGTGGCTGCTGACCATCTCAAACGCTGTAGCTCTATTATCCGGCAATACGGCTACTCAGACCGGCACCTCACATCAAATACTTTGGCAGCTAACCCATTTCTTATCAGCCTCTTGGTACTTTTTCAAGACGGGATTTTTTCGATATACGGCGTTCTATCCAGCTGAACTACTCCCGCATAAGCGGAGCGGGAGGCAGGACTCGAACCTGCGACTTCCGGCACCCCAAGCAATCGTTTAATTGCTGTTACCGTCTTTTTAATGGAAAAGGTTGTATGGAATCGAAAGCGATTCGTGCATATCACTTTCTTTACCTTACATATATATTATAACATATTTTTTTTGAAAAATCAAAGAGAAATCTTTTTACTTAGTTAATGGAGGGCATTGCCACGCCATCAACCCAAGTGTTAGCGAAAACAGCTGCTTCCTCTTCCTCTTCCAAAAGGAAAGAGTGCTGCTCGTAATCTTCATCAGAAACCTCATAGATTTCACCATCTTCGTTGCGGTCCAGAGTCTCGGGGAGTTCACCGCCAACGATTTCATCAGCAATATCATTCCATTCGTGATACTCGTGAATTGCGCATTTGACACCGTCCTCGCGAGCCATCTCGATTACATCGTCGATATCGAATACTCCGCCGCAACAGCCGCAGATAATTTCATCTCGATAAGCGATACCGGAAAGCCACTCGCCGGGATTATCGGGGTCAGCGAACACAACCTGCGTAGGTCTATCAAAATAAGATTTTTCCATAGCTATCATTTCCTTTCTTTATCTTACATAAATATTATAACATATTTTTTTATAAAAATCAAAGAAGTTTATGTTGCTGGTTTATAATAACCTGCACATCGCAGCTTATCTAAAGGAACTGGTTTACGGTCAGAAAAATACAGAATACCTTTATCGGTCACTCTATATTTCCCGAGTTCTTGATGCCCATCTTTGAAAATAAGTAATAGTTTTTTACCTTTTACAAAATGTTGATGCATAAATACCACATTCCTTTCTTTTGGCAGGGGAATAGGGACTCGAACCCCAACAAGCAGTTTTGGAGACTGTCGTACTAGCCATTATACGATTCCCCTATATCAAGGCACTAAATTTAACTGCAATGGGGATTTGAACCCCAACTTTCACCGTAGGAGGGTAATGTCTTAACCATTTGACTATCGCAAAAATTTGTAGTTTGCTGTAAGTGCCTTTCTTTATCTTACATATATATTATAACATAATTTTTTCAAAAAATCAATTAAGATTTTTTGGGAAAGTAATATTTATAAAAAATTAGAAATTCAAATTGGGCGTTTCCGCCCAACCGAATTACAAACCGAGCTTTGCCATCAAATCATTAACTCTGGCACGCTCTTCATCAGAGATTTCGGCAGGCTGGAAAGCACTGGCCGCAACCACAGTAGAAGGTGCGTCATCCTCAAAGTTAAAATCTCCTGTTGCCGGGGCATCTGCCACAGCGACCTGAACCTTAGGACAAGTCAGAGAAAGTGCAATTTGGATACGTTCACCATTCTCCTGTGTATAAACGTAAATTTTCTTGTCATATTCTCCAATAAAATCTGCCCCGAATGCCTCTTTGATTTTGTTAATGACGTTTTGTTTTCCAATAGCTCCACGTGCCATAATTATTCTCCTTTTATTTCATAATGTTGTGAAAATAGCATATTATAATTTAAGTTTTCTAATTCCCAATATGGAATTCTTACTAAAGGAATAGATAGACTTAAAGCATAATGATTTTTAATTTTATCAGATTCTTGGGTACGACTTAACTTTTCTCGTTCCCAATTACTTTCTTTATAATGTTGCTCTCCATCGAATTCAATTAAACGAATTACTTCATTATTATCATTTAAAATAGCAAAGTCAAATCTTTTATTACCCAAATTTATTGGTTTATATTCTCTAATGTATGATATATTAAATTGCTCTAAAATATCAATAATTTTTTGCTCTCCACGAGAAATTCGAGAAATACATCCACAACTTTGAGTATTACCACTTCGCAAATCTGACCCACTAATAGATTTTATATTACCACATTCACATTGGCATATCCATTTAATACGTCCAAAACTATCTCGTTCTTTATCCATAGATAAAACAGTTAATTTTCCATAATGATTACCAACTTCATCTTTTGCAATAGCTTCAAATACTCGTTCATTGCGTAAGCAACCACAACTTTTTGTAGCTCCATTTTTTAGACTCAATCCTGCGATTACTTTCTATTTTCCACATTCACACTAACATAGCCAATAAGAACGTCCATGCTTTTTAGATGCTTCAGCATCTTTGGAAATAACTGTTAATCTATGAAATACTTGCCCAACTAAATTTTCGCTTTTAGGCATTTTTCTCACCTCTTTCTATTATATATAATTTTTAAGATAAGAAGATTGAAAAATTTTACCCAGAAATTTTTATCTTTTAATCCATATCTTCATAGCAGCCGCGGCAATACCACCGGCCATTTTCTTCGTCATTTTTTTCGGGGATGAAGACTTTGTCTGCTTCATAGTAGACACCGCCGCAGCAATCACAGACGAAAGCGTGTGCATGAAAGCAAGCATCACAAATTAAATCTCCATCGTCTCCAACGCAAATTGCATCATCTACATAAATTCTTGCACCACAACAGTCACAAGAACTATATACATCATTCTCCTCAGTACCATACTCCAGCTCACAGTCATCGCATCGCATAGTCTCAGGATTACTAATTAACTCATCGCCGCAATGAAGGCAAGGCACTTCTTCGCCAACTACTACTGGATTTTCCAACAGATGAGATAGAGAATGATAACTATATGGGTCGAAAATTGCATAATAAGGATATTTATAACAAGTAGACTTCAAAATATCGTTATAATTCAGACAATTGTGTCCTTCTTTTACAATACTTCTAATATCTACCAGCTGATTATCATATACCAAATAACGAGTTGCTAAATCATATGTAACATCCATAGAAGTTGCGTCATATGGAACATATGAGTCTACGTAATCAGCTCGCCATCCTGCATATTTATAAGTACCATATCCAAAAGGCTTTTCTGCAATCATTAGATTATTATAAATATTCAATACGGTATCAATACCGCTTTTAGAACTAAATGGATACTGACGTCCAGCAAACATAATATCATCATTCTCAGCAACATGAATTAACATACGCCACTTCTTAGAATTCCATTCTACTGGACCGAACCCAAATAGTTTTTGGTTATCTGCGCCTTTCAAATAGACCATAAAGGTGGTTTTATCAACCATATAACTCAGATTGCCTGCACGGTATTCTCCATCCAGTGCATGACAGCTACGCCAGTTATATGTATTCTCACTACTGGACAGAAAATCAAGAGGATGAACAGAGAAACATAAAGTTCCCTTAATCTTATTCTCTTGGATAATATTACTTGCCATATCTTGAATGCTTCTCAAAGCTGCCTTGTTAGGCTCAAAATACTTGAATGCTTTGAGTAATTTCATTCCGGTCGGAATACCCTTCTCACCGCAGGTCTTAATGACTTTATTTTCAAAGAAACCATCCAAATTTTCATCTATAAATTCAGCCAAGTTAGGATTATTAAAAGTATCAGAAACAGTAGTCGCAAATTCCATTGCTCTCATTCGCTTCTGGTTTTCATCCAAAGTAAATTCAATCGGTTCAGACCATTCATAGATGAGTCCACCAAATCGCTCAATAAACTTCGCTTTATTAGCTTCCCACTCTCTAAAAAGATAATCAACATTGGGGTCAGGTATATTTTGAGAAAAACTAATTACTGATTTAAACTGCTCTCTGATGTCTTCGTACATAGGCCTTCCGCACACTCCTTACACATTTTTTTATCATCTGCAGGGTCTGCGATTTCATATGCCTCTTGGCAGATATTGCACCAACTTACATTTCCGACAATACAATCGGGGCAATAATATTTCTTTTTGCCGTCAAGACCCTTTACTGGGAATAATTCTTCTTCCATGAACAGCTTTTTGCATTTACTACAATGCTGTCCATATACAGTATCGCTAGTCTTCCACCAAGCAGAAGCCGCAATATTCAATTCATCATACTCGAAGTCAGGAATGTCCTTTTCATCGAGCATCTTTTTAACTTTCTTAATTGTATCAAATAGTGGTCCAACATATAGATGTTCAGCATATGAGTGTTCTTCCTCATAGCCAACAGACAAGTTAACACCACAAACTAACCATTCTCCCATTAAAAAACTAATATCAGAGAATGAACCATATTTCTCACAGAAACCGAATGATTCAACATAATCAACAAATTCAGGGCAATAACAATCGTAAAATACGCAATCATTACTACCACGTCGGTCAAGTTCAATCATATATTTTAAGTTTGGAATGGGACAATCTCGCATCGCAAGAGTACTTGCACCCAATCCACCCTTCTCTTCATCGGTTGTAAAAATCACCGAGGGTCTATATCCATCTTGCAATATTTTCAAAATTGCAAATACGCCTGCTCGGTCATCGGCACCCAAACCATCTGGGCTCCACAACACGCCTTTTCTTTGGTCATAATATAAATTCGATACAGGAGTCTTGTACACAGTGTCTAAGTGAGCAACAAGTGCAATCGGAATATCTCCAACAGCAACCAGATAATCTTTCGTGAAGATTACCTTATCATATTTTGCTTTTAGATACTGAGCCATAGCCTTCTTTAATTCTTTTTGACTCAAAGATACTAAGCGTTCAAATAGCTTGTAATCACTATCACTTAGAACTCGCATAAGTATCCTCCTTTTATCTCTTATATTATATTATACCATTTTTTTTAATTATTGTCAATATCGTCCTTCTGGTTGCGACGAAGGTGCTCTTTTCGAATCTGGTCGGCAAACCTAAACGCGCTCACACACAAATGACATCCTGAGCCAGACCAGCATCGTTGGCCGCAAGTCATTCGTCTTTCTCCCAATTCTTCTGGAATTGCGCGATTATCAACGTTGAAATCTAACTTTTTAATAATTAGATTCAAGTTACCGGGCCATGTGCCAGACTTATAAGTATTCAATAGAACCTCTTCTTCCTTTAGGGTAGCGCATTCATCAAACTCAAAACAGTTGATGCGGGTTGCATATAAGTTAGCATCTTCCGGGCGCACCCACTGGCCGCACATACCGTGTGTCCCATTGGTTGGGAGATATGCAGGATGCGCAACATTAACCACCATTCGCAAAGGAATTGGTGTTGCATTTTCCTCGACACTATCATCATATGTATGGGGAACAATCTTATCCAAATCAAATGTTAGCGGAGGACCAATCATCAGATAACTTGGATGCAAATTAACAATCATTGATAACTCATAATAAGATGTAATTGGATAAGGCCAATACCATTTGATACCAGCTTGATTAAATTCAGCAACTCTACTTAAATCATGAAGAGCGATATAGAATTCCGCAAACTTCTCACTATACATTTCCCATAGCTTCCAATCGCCTTCATGGCCGGGAACATCAAGAATTACTGTCTTTTCAGGGTACTTTTCAACGAGGTCAAGAATTCTATCCTTATCAGCATATGCAAACTTGATTTCGTCAGCAATTTTAATAACTGAATATGGCTGTCTGCCACTTACACAAAAACGCATATAATCACTCCTTTATAATATATTATACAAAATTTTTTCATGTTTATCAACCATTCGCTCAAAAAATTAGTTGGAGGCCTTTTCGTTTTGGGCTTGTCGGTCCCCACACCCCATGCCGGCCGGAGCAGGTTCATGAAACATTGGTTTCAAAACAAAAAAAGAGCCTCGCTTATTCAGCGAGACTCTTGAAAATGAATTCATCTATATCTCCACGCATCACTGCGTCAATATTAGAAGTTTGGTGGTTAGTCCTGTGGTCTTTAACCATTTGATATGGCATAAAGACATAAGAACGAATTTGGTTGCCCCATTCGATTCGACTCTGCTCGCCCTGAATTTCAGACAAGTTGTCATAGTGTTCTTTTTCTTTAATAGCAACCAGCCTTGAGATAAGCATCTTCATGGCTTTTTCTTTGTTCTGATGTTGACTTCGCTCTTGCTGGCACCCCACCACAATGCCAGTAGGAATATGTGTTAATCTAATCGCAGATTCAGTCTTATTGACGTGCTGACCGCCTTTTCCGCTTGAACGGAAAGTATCAACTCTAACATCTTTCATATCGAGTTCCACAGAGTTATCTGCCTCGATTTCAGGCATTACTTCGACTGCTGCGAATGAAGTATGGCGTCTATTTTGAGAATCAAAGGGAGAAACGCGAACCAAACGATGGACGCCATTCTCAGCGTTCAGCAAGCCGTATACATTCTCTCCTCTGATTTCTACCGAAACACTTTTCACGACTGAGCTATCTTCACCATCTTGCCAATCCAAAATATTGAATTGAAAATCATGATTACTAGCCCAGGCCGCATACATCTGAAGTAACATTCTGGTCCAGTCTTGTGCTTCTTTACCACCGGCACCAGAATGAATATTTAAAATGGCGTTGCAGGAATCGTACTTACCTGTGAACATTAACTCTAACTTGAGCTTTTGGATTTCCTCGACGAGGTAATTATAATCCATCTCAAATTCATGCAAATAGTTGACTTCGCCTTCCTCTATTGCATACTCAGTTAAAGTTTTAAGGTCATCATACATATTCCAGATACCGAAATATAAATCATATTTCTTTTTGAGGCGAGAGTATTCCTTCAGCTCCTCTTCTGGAATTTCATTCCAGGTTGAGTGGTTGAACTTAGCTTCGAGATAAGCCATACGGTCTTTCATCTCTTGAGGTTTCAGAAGTTCAGCTACCTGTCTGATTTCCTCGTGCAAGTCTCTCACTTTTAACATAAATTCGCTTAACATAATACTCCTCCTCTCTCAAAAAGAATGGGGGCGGAAGTCCCGCCCCCGTGAATTAAGCTATCTGAGTTAGGCTCAGGCTTCCACTGCGCGGAAAGCCTTTACCTTACGAGCCTTGGCGCCATCAACGCCAGGAACAGTGACATCAGTCTTCTCTGCGTCACCAGCCTCAACCAGCTTAGTCAAGCGGTAAGTAACCTTAGACACAGTAGCGTCTGCGTTGACCTCAGCAACAGCAGCGGCGATGTCAGCGATAGTCTGGAACTCGCCAGTCAAAGCGTCACGGACCTGGTCCATGAGAACATCGGCCTCAGCCTTCTTAGCAGCGGCACGCTCCTTAGCCTTAGCAGCCTTGGAATCCAAGGAAGCAATCTCCTTGTCGCAGAATGCCATCACAGTGGCAGCATCGAACTTGCAAGAACCAGTCTCGAAAGTCTCCTTGATAGCCTCGAACATCTCTCTCTTAGTAATCTTTTCCATAATTTGCACCTATACCTTTCAAAAATTTATTTATTTCGTAAGGCTTTCTTTCTTTACCTTACATATATATTATATCATATTTTTTTGAAAAAATCAATAGACGATTTTCCCGAGTAGGTCAATACGCTCTTCATCGCTCTTTGTGGCTTGCATTTGCTTTAGCCACTCGATGGTGCGTCGACTCAAATTGCCGGCATTGAAGCCGTCCTCAGTAACATTGCGGATGTCAAATGCTTGGCGTCTATTACCCCAGCTATCTCTAACATCATACAACTGACCGAATAGAGGTTCATACTCTTCCGGATGGTTCAAACAATCTTCACAGATAGATACATAGAAGTTGTAATTAAATCCATCACGAATTTCTTCGTTTTCAGTATCTGCAAACTGAAGATAAATGTGTGCAACGCAATCATTTCTATGATGGTCGCCGCAAACCTCACATTCACTCAGTTCATTGTGGTAACACCAGTCGCAGGCGATATAATCGTCGTCAACTGTATAGGACTCATCATATGAGCTGTGCCAGTCGCCGCAGAAATCGCAACGCCAGTGTCCGTCACACGCTCTGCACTGTACAACATGAGCATCGACCTCGTCAAGCTCAATAATATCGCCGCAGCCAGTGCAAACTGCAGGTCCAGAGAAGTTGCAAGAATAATGGTCATCATCTTCAATCTTCTGGTCTGCCACATATGCTAAACGATAATCATAGACATCATTGTACATATAATTACAGTAGAAGTTGAAACGAATGTGTTTATCCTTGACAGTGTTCCAGCTGTCATTTTTCAGCTGAATAGTTTCTTCGGGATAAGGTCCATATCCCGGAATCTGAGTCATCAAATCTCGAATCCATCTAATCGCTACACCCTGCAAATCATCGCTGATGTAAGGATACTGACGATTTCCAAGAATGACTTCTCTTGTTACGATGTAAAGCTGACGCCAACGCTTACTATTCCAGTTACCGCCGGGAGTCCACATAGGCTCCTTGGACTCAACATATGCCACGATGACACAAGGAGAGTTCATCATTTCGATGGTTCCCAGTCTGTAATCGCCAGGTTCGTCCATCCAGCTCATACAAGAGGTCCAGCCGCAGTTGTTATCACTCATAGTGATAAAATCAAGCGGGTGAATAGACAGGCAAAGATTACCTTTAATCTGCTTCTGGTTTAGAACTTGAGAATGTGCCTGTCGGAACAGCTCATATCCAGAAGACTTTTCTAACGGCCCGCAGCACTCTGTTTCGCCATCAGTGTAGTAGCAGCCACAACCGCTGCAGTACATGATGGGGAGTTCTACATTAAGAGCCGCCGCAATCTTACCAAGCATTTTAACAGCTTTGCAGTTAGCATTAACCACAAGAGGTCGTCCATCCTTAGTAAACTTGCCAGGGATTGTGAAACCAGGACCGGGATAAATATTGTCAACCAACATATCCCAATCTTCAACAAAGGACTTGAGGCGATAAGTCATATCAATATCGCCCATCTCGTTGCCGATATGTCGAGCAGCATCCTTATAGGCAGAAATAAAGTTACGAATCATCTGGTGTCCGTTGTTTAAAGCGGAATACATATCATTGGACAGTTCATCTTTTGGCTTAACTAAACGAACTTCCTTTTTTACGATAAACTGCTCTCCGAACGCCCGGAAGAACGGTTCTTTATTTTCGTCCCAAAAACGAAGGAAATATCCCATTTTGTCTAACGGAAGAGTTCCGTTACCTTCATCACCGTAGTGAGAAATATAAGACTTAAATTGTGACTTATCTTCGTCCGGGAGCCTTTCAAATATACTCATATCGGCTACCTCTCATCTCTTTCTTTATCTTACATATATATTATAACATATTTTTTATAAAAAATCAAGAAAGATTTTTATCTCCCACGAGGGGAGCCCTAAGGCTCCTTACTCGTGATGCTCACCGCAGTGGCACTCATGAGCACCAGCGGGCTTATTAGCGTTCATCATCAGCATAAAGGGAAGCATATCACCCATCTTACTGTCACCGCTCATCAGAGCATACATCATCAGAGGGTTGGACATATCGATGTTGCCACCATTAGCCATCAGCATCAGAGGCAGCATATCCTTCACACCATTGCCATCCTCAGACAGCATCATCATCAGACCCAGATTACCAAAGGGATTATTGGCATCTGCATTGAAAGCATTGCCCAGGAAGTTGACAACCTTGGTAACGAAATTGAAGCCGAAGGGGCTCTTAGTCAGCATAATCTCCTTACGCTCGCCAGAAACAGGGTCGACTGCAACGACAGCCTTACCGTCCTCAGCCTTGCCAACAACGAACATAGGAACGCTCATATGAACGATGATATCGCCAACAGCAACATCATTGATAGCCACAGGCATCTTATACATGAACTTGGAACCCTCGAAGTTGAACACATCGACGTCCATAATCTCGCCAGCCTTGGCATCATAAGACACCCAAGTACCGACCTTATTTTTCACAGCCATACCGTAAACAGACATACGGACGACATTGTTATTCATAGGACCGAAGTCAAAATTGAAACCCTTCATAGTAGAATTCTCCTTTTTATTTTCATATTTATTCAAGACATTCTCAACCTTGGAGGTCAAGTCGTCCAGTCTTTTATCAAACTCTGCTTTATCGACCTTGGTGTCGATTACGCAAGAAAGTGTGGGACCGGTATCTGCCGCAATAGCAGAAATACCAATGTCTGCCAGCTTATCTTTTGTGATTGCCAAAGAATGCTTTAGAGCCTCGCCGCAATCAATAGCGATATTTTTTGCAGACTCAATGGCTGCAATATCCAGTTTATAATTCTTAACAGGATATACACTACTGGAGGTGCATTGTACCGTTGCATCAATAGGCACCTCGAGTTCATTACTCAAAGGCATATTATAATAATTCCAGTCGTGGTCATATTCCTTGACATCAATCAGATTTTCAAACAGAAAGTCGCCAAAACTTTCATCACCACGACAAAAGCGATGATATTCATCTTCGTGACCAATAATCACGACAAAGGAATCGCCGCACTTTTCAATGATAACTTGAGTTTCATTATCTCTGCTGTATTTCAGCTTTCGCCACATATGGTAATCCATCTTATGAAACACACCATCATAGACGAAATCTTCAAAATCTGATAGATAGCCACAAAAATCCCACCAACTCATATAGAGTTTAGAACCTGTCGGCATATCTTTTACTTACCTCTCTCTCGATATATTCTATATCATCGGAGGTCAAAGCATCTGGACTTAGACCTACCGCATATAGCAGATTTGCCTGCGTTGCACTGTCATTCGGGTCATCAGCTGCCGCAAGCCTTTCAACATAATCATCAATGCAAGTCTGATGATATGCGTAGGCAGAAAATGCCAGATTGTTTATTGAAGTATGTCTGTCCGGTGCAAACAGACCAAATTCACAATGGCTGTGAACGCCGTGATTATTGTGGTCGCACTCATTATGCTCAGCGCGATGAGCATCACAAAACCAACTCATACGCATTACCCCATAGAGAAATGACCCGCTCCGAAGTGTTTGAAGTAATCAAACAGGTTTACTTCGGTGCTTTCGCCGCAGTCTTCGCAATGAGCTTCGAAAGTCAGCTCCACATAAGGATACTCATCTTTCAGAGCAGTCAGAGCCTCGGCCGCAGCCTTCGCCAGCTCATTGAAACGCTTTTCCTTACGATGCATCTTTTCAAAGTGGATAGCCTTTTCCAGAGCCTCCAGCTCGTCCCAAGACATATCAATGAAATCTACATTCTTACACATAGTATCAATCCTTTCAAATGTGATGCGGTTTTGGATATTATTCTGGCGAGACCGCAAACTCCCAGGGGGATAGGTTTTGTCATTTTGGATTACCTGCCCACAACCTCACTAGCCAGTTTTACGACTCCATCTGCTGTCGGTCAAGATACAAGACATATTACATAACGTCGCTCTAACCAGTTGAGCTACTGGGCCATGTGGCGACCCAGGCAGGACTCGAACCTGCAACCCCCGGCGTGACAGGCAAATTGAAATTGCTGTTAATGTCTTTCTTTATCTTACATATATATTATATCATATTTTTTTATAAAAATCAAAGAGAACTCTTTTCGCCAGGTGGCTGGCTGTCCTTACTTCACCAAAGAACAGCGAGTAAGGACAGTAGTTTCCACATTGCGAATGACCTTATGGTCTTTTACAGTACCCTTAATATGACGCTTATCGCCAACTTCCCAACTCTTGGAAGCAGTGCTCCACAGATACTGATTGCCAGCAGCATCAACCATATAGTGAATAGTCTGCTCACCATAGTAGCCATCACGCTTATGAGCAACGATAACTTCGACCTCAAGGTCAAGTCTTTCACCTACAGTGCCCTGGAAAGTAGAATCGCCCTTGTCATACAGGATAGACTCAACCGCAGACTTAACATCTGCATCAGGCTTCAGACAACCTTCTTCTTCACCAACCAGTTCCCACTTTAGCTCAATAGGCTCAAGGCCAGCAGGCAGGTCGAAAGGAACTGCTTCAGTAGATACAATGTACCAGCCCCACCACTTACAGTATCTTGCGATGGACTTCTGGAACCATTCCAGGTTAGCATATGTATCACCCTTGAAGATAGTTACATAGCCATTCTCAAAGCCGAGAACCTGCTTCTGAGTCTTGAAAACTTTTGCAGGAGCATCTACTTTTTCGCCATACATTTTAGCGTACTCAGCTTCAGTATACCAACGAACCTTACGAACAGTGCCGGACTTTTCATTCTGAACATTTACATACATCTTACCTTTTTCGCAGAAAGGCTCGCCCAACTGTTTCATACTCTGAAAAGATTTTGCTACCATATTATTCCTCCTCAATCATAGCTTCACAGACGGGGCAAATCATACCGACGCTGATATAGGGATAATCACACTTGTAAATAGGCTCGCCACATTCGGGGCACTCGAAGAACTCTTCATCCCAGTCCACGTAAGCACCGAAATCTCTCTCAACAAAAGTTGCTACATACTGCCAACTCCATACCATATTTATCATTTCCTTTCTCTTTCACTTTCTATATATATTATATCATATTTTTTTATAAAAATCAAAGAAGCCTACTAGCATCTAGTAGGCTTCTTATCTTTACCACATTACATCAACGACCACATAGTCGTACTCAGGAAACATATCCCGCAGAAAAGTCTTGATGCAATTTTCCAGACGGATGTGGGCTTCATCCTGCCAAGAATGACCCTCATATTCATCAAGCTCGTCAATGTAATATTTGCAGCACACATCGTTCATGTAGAAATTATCAAACATTAAACGACGAATACCATTGTGCTTTGCTCGAATCTCCTGGATGAATTCAGGTCCATATTGAGCTTCAAGAGCATTTTCTAAATCTCCAACCCAAAAACAGGGAACGGTTTTATATTTCATTATATACACCCTCCACATTCACCAGGACGGAAGTCCTCGGCTTGAAACGCCAAATAAATGTCGAACAAAGAAGCCGGCAGGTCATGAACCCAGGGATTCTCCGCAACCCACTCCTCAAATTCTAGACCATCCTCGTAGTTTCCAAACTGTTCGCACATATCGTCATCAAACCACCACTCTTCATAAGTGCCGGCAGTGTTCATATGAGAAGTTCGCAGGTCTTCTGGAATCATATGGGAATAATTCACTCCTCCGATGAAGAGTGACCACTCACCAGAGCAACGGCAAGGGTATTCGCCAGACCATTTTGCAATTACCATAGAAACCTCCTTACTTCACATAAATATCAATATCTTCACCCATAAAACAGTAATTAAACTCTATCTTTTTGACAATATATCCATATTGCCAACCATTTAAGTGATGATAAAAGATGTTATTATTATATAGGTCGTAATCAAAACAACGCACAATATTATCAGAGCCACGATAAATGGTTACTGTTCCCCAAGTTTTTTGATTTTCCCGAAGCCACTTCAGAGCCTCTTCGAGCGTAACAGCATTTTGTTCAATTTCGATATGACCAAAACCGCTGCCCATGTCAGACATCTGAGGTCTATCAATTATTCGTTTCATTTTAATCCTCCAAATCAAACAACAGTTCTGGCGGGCAACAATACCCGTATAAACGGTACTTATCATTATACCACTTAGCAGTCTTCCGCAAATCTTGTTCTGCTTCGTTTAATTCCTCGATGGAGATAATGAAATCATGTCCAGTCTCATACTGGTCTTTGATGCGGCGATATTTAATCCATTTCTCAATGATAATCTTCTTATCTAGCCAAGCCTGCATACGAATTGTATCCATATGCTTAGCGAAAAGAAATGAACCTAAAAGAATACTCGCCACAACAATAGGGATAATGACTGTCTCCCACATTAGAACATCCCCCTCGTACCATTTACAAGGAATTTCATCATATCACACAGCTCAGATTGCTTTTTCATTTTCTCCAGAACTTCATCGGGAGTTGCCGCACCCTCTGTGAGATAAGTAATGGCCTCCCGCAAACTCTGATTTTCGCATTCATATGCCAACATTTCCTGCTCCTGGGCAGCTATAATGGCTTGAGATTGATTATATTTCATACGCCACTCTTCAGCCTCGTGACGTAGCTTAGCTCGTTCTCTGTCCCAGGCTAAGTCTTTCGCAGTTTTTTGATATGCCATACTTCCTCCTTACCACCACAGACGATTGGCAGAATTCCAAAACAGTTCAAAAATCAAATCGCCAATCATATTTTCGGGAAGACGACCATAACCAGTCATATAGTCAAACATAGAATTGACTTCTTCCTCTTCAAAATCTGCCAGACCGCCTTCCCATTCATCAACGATGGCAAACATCTTAACTTCAACCTGGCAATCGTGAGGCTTAGACAGGAAGTCTACCAGCTCCTTACAGGTACTAAACACAGTACCATCCTCACAGCGGAAGCAAGGAGAGTGATTATCATCATCAAGACCCAGAATTCTCAAATTTTCCATATATATCAATTCCTTTCTGAACTTTTCTTATCCTTTACTTTCTATAAATATTATATCATATTTTTTTATAAAAATCAATAGACCCTCTGAAAACCAGAGGGTCTATTTTTTTACATATATTTAAAATACATTTGGCAGACTTTACATTCTAATCGGTCCAATTCTCTTTGAACCTTTTCAATATTTTCTTTTGATACTGCGACATAATTATCGCTATAATGTTGATTAAAATATCCCATTGCAACAATAGTGTCATCCACCCAGTCATGAATAGTTGCAGAACTCATGCCGCTAGCAAGCGCTTTTCTCAGCGCATTTACATTAATAATATTCTCCATTTAAAATACTCCTTTATTAAAATTGTTTTTCGGTTTGGCCTCACCCTGTATTATTATTATACAAAAATTTTTTCAGAAAATCAACGGATGGATGCGACCAACCGTACGACTTTTCCAGTGAACGGCACGCGGACAGTTTTAATGAACGGCTCCCGGACACATCTTAATTTTTATATGCTATGGAGCTTGCCCTCAACCGCACGCATCCGACAGTTGATTTTGGTTTAAAATTTTGGTATAATAAAAGTAAGAAAGTATAAAGGAGGGAAGAAATATGATAAAGTCTATCATGGCCGGCTTTATGATTACTCTCGCCGCAGCCATTTACTTAATCGTAGGTGGAGCGTTGGGTGCTTTCATGTTCTCTATTGGTCTGTTGACAATCTTATTTTTCCAATTCAATTTATTTACCGGCAAAGCCGGTCTGCTAGCGCAGCGCCAGATTAAACCTTTGTCTCTCGCCACGATATGGATTGGCAACCTAATTGGCTGTGCGTTATGCTCACTCTTGCTTTTGGCAACTCCACTGGGGGCATCTCTCACAACAGGGGCAGCCGCAATCACTCTGACAAGAATTTCCAATTTGTGGTTTGAAAATATTATTCTCGGTGTATTCTGTGGTATTCTTATGTATATCGGAGTGAAACAGTATCCAACGGCGCCATATGTTACGATTCTTTCTGTTGCATCGTTCATACTCTTGGGCGCAAACCATTGTGTCGCGGATATGGCATATATGTTTTTAGCCGCGGACACCAAGATATTACTCCCAGCATCCGCGGCTCTTTTATTTACAACAGCCGGGAATGTTATCGGCTGTAATTTAATTCCTTATTCGCAGTAGCAATCTGCGTCATCGTCGTCATAATCATCATCATAACCGTCGTAATCATCGGGGAAGTCGTCGGCTACGGGGACTACGTGATAAGTAATCCAACCTTCGATTTCCTCGGTTAATGCGATGTCGACATCTTCGGGGTCAACCTGTTCGATATCTCCATCGTATTCATCGTCGGCAATGGTTTGACGCATAGAATCCCAGGTATAGAGTCCGTGGTAACCACCGTAAGACTCATATTCCTCAATGGCAACCTCGCGAGCATATGTTTCAGCTTCAGCCTGGCTGCCGCACTCATAGACTTCACAGAAGTGTGAGCCTCCAAAACCACCAGACAAGCCGGCATAAATTTTAAACTTCGGCATTTTCTACCTTCCTTCCTACGAGGTGGCAGTCTCGCCGCACACACTCGATTATCACTTTTTCAAGAGTATCTAAACCAGTATCTGGTTCAAATGCGGTTAGCCAAACGGGACAGCTGCCGCAGTAGTTACAAGGATAGGTGTCCTTGTGGTCTTGCATGGTCATATACGGCGTATGGACCGCCGCATAGTTTGCACAGAAAGCCATTCCCCATTGTGCGGAGGCCGCATGAGCCTCCGTACATTCAAGGGCTTTCTTCCATTCTTCACTCCCGAGACATTTGAGCATTTGACTCATAAACTCGTCTCGGTCGACATAGATTTTAGTCGTAGACTGGCTCATAACTTACACCGCGGAAGTAGAACTCAATAGGACCCATGTTCTCAGACCAGTTCTTGGGGAAGAGAGTGCCGAACATAAAGTCTTCCTGTACAACAGCCAATCTGTCATACTCAGCATTAAAGTCTTCAATCTTCTCGTAGTGGCCGAAGCGCACCTGCTCATTGTCGCAATTACTTACGACTTCATGGTACAGCATAATGTCATCATACTGTGCCTGCAGGTTACTTACTTCATTGTGGTAGATACCGCCGAGTACCATGCAGAAAGTGATGAGGGCTGCGCAGATAGCTACGCCGACATAAATGGTTTTACGGTAGGCCTTGGTCTTGAGACGCCCAAACACGCCACCCAGCAAAATGGCTGCAGCGGTTATAATGAGGGCAATGAGCAGAATCCAGACAATCATTACTTGTTCCTCCAATTTATTTTAAGATTTTGGCAGCCACACCCATATTCACGCATACAACCATGTTCTACGTGATAACATGGGCAACCTTGCGCGCAGGTGGCTTCAACGCGCTTGGGGTTCTGAATTTGTTGCTGTACTACCATATTGCCTTGGCGTTGCTGAACCATCACATACGCTGGCTCCTGGCAGGTTTCGTCGGTATTGAACCGACATTGGATTACTTCCTTGCAAGTTTTGCAAGGGTGGCCGGTCGCGCAATTGTGGCAGAAAAGATGGAATACTCCATTTTCCTCTTGGAGGTAGCTATTGCTGAGAATGAGATTACCACAAATCTCACAAATTTTGAGTTCTGTGGTAAAATACGGACAACCGCTTTCGTCCTCCATATTCGCATTAAAGACCGGGCACATCCCATTTTTTAGCGCCTTGAGGGCGCAGTCGCCGCATTTTCGTTCCATATTTTCTCCTTAGCAGTAACAATATGTTACGATATAGATGTTTGGATGACCCCACTTAGTATTGATTTCTTCAATGCTAATGCCGCAGTCAACCAACATTGCACCATACTTGGCACCAAATGTGCCGTCGTCCTGTAAAACAGGCAAAGTCGCCAGAGTTTCGAGGCTTTTGGCATCGCCCCAACCGTCGAGTTCATAGACCATCTCACCGAAGAACCATTTCTCGTCCATATCGTAGCAGAACATTTCGTCCATAATTTCGTTATAGCGCTGAGGATTAGTGTCTTCGAGATGGCCCATTAACTCTTGTCTTTCTCTCTCAGAGAGAATATAACCTACGCCAACAAAAGTTCCGAAATCCATTATGCTTCCTCCAAGCAAGTCTTAATCTTTTCCCACACTTCGAAGGAAACGATAGGGCACGCATCAAAGAGTTCCATATGCTGGATTTCCAACAGGTTATCACCGTACAGATGCTGCTCCAGATACTGGACCGCACTGGTAAAATCATTGGCGAAACAAAAACCGTGTTCAACTTTATCCTGGTTGGCTACATCGTCAACGACGAGAACACGGAACATACAAATAAAATTAAAGTCCTGCATCACGCTCTACTCCTTTCGTACAGGGGGTATCCAGGTCAACCGGCTCATTGTCCAGGCCGCACAGATACGTATTCAAAACTTCATCGTAAAAAGAATTGTCACAATATTTACAGATGAGTGTATCACTGGGTACCTTATCAGCACAATCGCGGCAAATTCTATTGGCGTGTTTATAGTCTTCCGCAATCACGATAGTCCATCGTTTCCAATGGTATTGCGGGTCGTCGGTGATATCACCAGTAATATCGTAGATACGACCGTCAATTTCGGTTGCAAAGTGGTTTATGACTTCATCGTAAACGGGAGTTGTGCAGAATGGACCGAAACGCTTACGCAGGATAGTCATAAACTGATAACACATTCCGTTGGAAAAACAGTCTACGACTTGCGGCCCGAACTTCTGGAACTGCTCGATGAAGTTAATGATTACATCATGCTTCGTTTCGAGTTTCATCTACTCTGATACCTCCATATATGCGGTCCAGCGCCCGCAGTTTTGCCATTAAGTCGAAGTTATCAAGGCTTCCACCTTCGCCGTTCATACCTCTTTGGATTGCGGCTGCCACGATTTCCGGTACGAAAAAGCCAGGTACGAGATATTCTTTTTCGGCGTGAGCATAATCAATACGCACGATTGTACCCTCATCACACTCTTCACAGTTGATATCGTACATCGGGTCCAGATGAATGATTGAGGAGCCAATTCTCATTGTTTTCATTCTTCATCCTCCTTCGGACAGAAAGCATCATATCGCACATTCAGTACGATATGATGGAGCTCGCCGCATTCAATCCAAGCGAAAGATACGGATGCACCGCTTTCATCAGGATAAGAATCCCAGATGCAGTTCCACTTGACGCGGCAGGACAGGAGGAAGGACTCCACGGCCCGCATACACTTCTCGGTGTACTCCTTGGAGGACACGATGAAATCCGCACGGTCAATTAAGTTGTAGATGCCATCTTCAATGGCGGAAGGGGTGAAACCCGCAGAACCGATAGCCATATAGTTTACCTCCAAAGTCGATTTTTTCAGCCTTTTTCTTTCGACGAGAGAAAATGACGGGAAACGATTTTTACGGAGTCCGTCAGCAATCTTTCATCTTTTATCTTTATCTCTTTCTTTACTTTACATATATATTATATCATAAATTTTTTATAAAATCAATTAGCAAATAAATAGTTGCGGTTTGGAGAATCGTAGTGTCTAGGGGTCCAGAGACGAGAGATTGGTTTAGCTGACATAAAAGCGCTTTGGAGCCTCCCGGCCGCAAACTTTAAATGAAAAATGTTAAAAAATTAGACAGCTATATTTTTGTTAAAAAATTAGACTTCTATGTATTTGGTTAAAAAAATAGACATCTATATATTTGTTAAAAAAATGTGTTAAAATTTTGTACATCTATATAAAATGTTAAAAATTTAGACTTCTATATCGTGGGTAAAACTTGTTAAATGGTTAACAACTTTTCTTAAGAATAGTTGGAAGGGAGGTGTGATTGTGTTAAAGATTCAACCAAATTCAAGACAGGTTCCCAAGGCTAAAGATATTTGTTCGAATAAAAAGTATTATGATATTCTTTATGCTTATCTTCAGTGTATCTCAACAAGAGATGAGAAGAGCGGAACTAGATATTTTTCAAAGAAAGATATAAATTTTAGTAAGCTTGGTGAGATGTTTAACTTATCGAGACAGACGGTTTCAACGAAGTTTAAGAATCTAAAGGAATTGGGTTTAGTTGTTGAAGCAGGAAAAGATACATATAGATTAGTTGAATTAAGTGCTGATTTAGCTTCTTTGGTTCCATATGGGACATTAAAGTTAATTACAGACACTTTAAGTGAGAATTCTATTTCAACTTATATTTATTTATTGAATTGTTATTATGCTAATGAGTGTCGTCCGTTTTAGTTTACATTAGACCAGGTAAAGAGTTATATTGGAATTAGCACAAGCACGAGAAGTAATAATGATACCGTAACGAATATCCTGTATGTATTAGAAAAGGTGGGGCTGATTAAGTATTCATTGACTACAATGAAACAAGAGGCGGACACTTTTCAAAATGTGAAAACAATTTATCAATTAGACTGGTTAACTAATACGTTGAATTAAAGTGTTAAAAATTTAGACGCATGAGTGTTAAAATTTTGTACATACTTTGTTAAAAAAATAGTATCCTTATAAATAGAAATAGAGAACTGTCAATCGTAAGAGGCTTTAAATGTCCCTTCGGGCCATTTAAATCCTCTATACGCGGGGCCGGAGGGAGGTATAGAAGTGATTATCTTAGATGAAAACAAATTAAGAAATGGAACTATTCGGATGATTGGAGAAGATTATGGTATGGAATTAAGTTCTCCAATTGAACATCCAGAATGGTATGAACAAGAAATCGATATGATTGTAGATAAATTTAAGTTTGATATTGATAGTTTCAAAGAAAGATTAATTGAAACTATTAAAAATGGTATTAAAGTAGAATTGAAGGTGAAGTAATGGAAGGTTTTGAGATACCTAAGGGAGCAGTAAAATTCGCTATGGGTAGTTATGATAAATTACCAGAGAATGTGGTAGAAGTGAAGGTATATATGCGAAGTGGAGACCCAAAGATGTATATAGTACCAATTTAGAAAAATGAATCGAAAATTGAAATTGAACCTTTGCTAGATAATCCATTTTTAATTTGAAAATTAAAATAAAATTTTGTATAATAATAGTAGGAAGAAAAACTGATTTCAAAATCTCGTTTGAAAATCTGAAATTGAAATCAAAAATGAAATGAAAATCGAAAGGAAAAATGAGATGACATTTGATTATAATACTTTAAAAAGAGCAGCTAGAGATGGATTAAGACTAGGTAACTGGAATGGTAAGGCTGTATTTGCTGCTCCCTCTAGTAGATTGGATAACTTGGGAAGTGGTGCTTATTATATTCTCTATGATGATGAGAATAAGATTGTCGCCAAGACCAGCAACGGATGGAAGAGTTATGGTGAGGTAAGTGAGAGTGGTAGTGTAAGCGAGTACAGTAGTGTCCGCACTTATAGAACTCCCGCAGAGACAGCAGCAGCCGCACGCAAGGCTTCTACTTCTGGAATGAGATACAGTAGTGAACCCATTCCGCAGGCTACTATGACTGTAAGCTATGCGGATTCCGCAGGAACTGGAGGTACTTACTCTCCTGGATATAACAGAACTGAAAGACCTGTGGGAGATGTGAAGCTGGGCCTTGATGTTGAAGGCACATTGAAGAAGGCAAGAGAGATGACGGTTGAGAGCCTCTTGGAGGGATTCTTGCCGGAAGTTGATTTTGGCGTAATGGCTAAAGGTTAAGTCACTTCGCTTCGCTCGTGACTTTAGGGGAACACTGTAATGGTGTTCCCCCCTTTTTTTGCTCTTTTGGAAGAAATTGTGTGTTTTGCGGAGGTTTTGCGAGAGTGTGGTGGCCGATCGGCCCCAGGTATATGAATCGTATTTTCCACGTCCCCGTCACCGTTAAATTCACATATAAAAAAATAACTCCCAGACCTTTGACAATCTGGGAGTTTCTTTCATAATTCAATTTGCCTGCTCTTGGTCTTCGTAGCTAGCTATAGAATAAACAGACGTCTTTCTCATCACATTAATTAAACATCTTGATAAAATCGGCCAGAATTTGCTCGTCGCTCTTTGCCACAGGAGTAATTCTGCCGCTCGCAGGACCAGGGTGATGAAGACGCACTGAGCCGCTCTTGTCGGAGTCCAGCTTAGCCTCCAGGTCCGCAAACATCTTCTTCAAATCGCGCATGGCCGCAAACATCTCAGTGAAAGCCGCAACCAGCTGGTCCATTTCCTCGTCGGAAAGGGTCATCTCATCGGGGTCCATACCCTCCAAAATAGCCAGCTCCTTGATGATATCGACCATCTCTTCAATTAGGTCTCTCTTGGTGGCTTCCTTCTCTACCTCAGCCTGCTTTGCGGCCTCGGCCTCTAGAGCAGCATTGTGCTCGTCGATAGCGGCATTCATCATTGCGGCAATCTCGTTGCCGATAGCAGTCATATCCTCACCATTCTGCAGACGGGTCAGGAAATAATTCTTATCAATAACCATTGGTATATACCTCTTTCTTTTCTTATTGTATTATTATTATACAAAAAAATTTTATAAAAATCAAATGGCCGTTCGGCCTTGATTTTTATAAAAAAATATGTTATAATATTAAAAAAACATATTTTTACCGGTCGGCCCGCGTATATGCGGGCGGTTTTTGTAGGACCGGTCGGCTCCCGACCGGGGCTCACTTTACGGGAAAATTAAGTGCATATGAAAAGTCGCTAGAAGTAGCAAAAAATTTGCATATGGGGTGTACCGGTCGGAAAATCGGGCCTTGGCCTCCGTCCGCGGCCCGTTGAACCCCACCATTATTATACCATACCGGGCCGCACTTGTCAAGTGGTAAAATGAAAAAAAAATGAGACCCCTGCGGGGGTCTCACCACCAATTCGGACCGAGGTCATCCAGCGTATAGCGGTCTTCGACTTCCGCAATGTCATCGAAAAACTCGCCATCCTCGCAACAGTTACAGCAAGCCACATCGTCTGTGGTTTCCTGCCCCACATGGGTACACCGCATGCATCTATTTTCTGCGGTGGGCTTGGGGTTAATGAATCGGGTTTTCTTATTCTTCATCCCAGTCATCCTCCTCACAGGGTGCTTTGCCGAAGCCATCGAAATGACAGCGGGGGTAATCTTCGTCCTCGTCCTGCCAGTAGTAGCCACAGCCACTATCAGCACAGCCCAGATGCTTTTTGCTCATTGCCTTTGTCCTCGCTTTCTTTGGGGTTGGTGTTGGATTCTTCTTGGCATCCGCATCTATCGCATCGGCTTTCGTCAATGTCGGTGCGCCAGTAGTTATCACATTTCAGACAGTTCATTGTATCAGTTCCTTTCCTTTGATGAACTCATTATAGCACATTCTTGGAGATTTGTCAATAGGTTTTTGAAAAATATTTTTCGCCGGGGTTTCCACTCCCTGCCTTTAGAAAGGCAGTTCGTGGTGTTCCGCCGCCCACTGGCAAGCGATTTTGTTGTATTCCTCTGTGATGGAAGGAATGTCGATGAAAGAGCGACTTGCCATGTAGTCCGCCATGTGAACACATCTGTCCACGCTGGTGAAAGGTCTGTCCTCTCGTTCAGTAGACCATTGACCCATGTGACTTTCAACTGCGTTCAGCAGAAGAAAATGGGGAGTAAAATCGAACACCTGTTCGCACCAACCTGCAAAAGCCTTGCTTGCGTTTCTTGCGTGGTTCTTGTATTCTGCCTTGTCAAACCAATCGACACCATACTTTGCGGTATCATGGATGATACAAGCCGCAATTACGAAGTCCTTGTACTCGTCTTTCATGTAGGCGTAGGAACTCATGCGGAGCAGTTCTTCAGCGAACATCACAACCGCCTTGGTGTGACGAACCAGACCGCCGATGCCCTGCGAAAACTGGGGATGATACTTGCCAGAAGAGGAAGCACCATCTGTCCAGAAGTAGTCAGGGGTGGCTTCTTCCATGTAAGACTTGACCGCCATACGCAGGTCTTCATTGACAATCAGATTGATTTCACGCTCAAACAGTTTAATGGTTCTCATAGTAAATTACCCTTTCTTGTGGAGCACTCGCTCCCTTGATTACATACTTATTATAGCACAGACTTAATAATTTGTCAAGCACTTTTTTAATTTTCATTGGAAAAAGGAACACAAGCTAAAAGCTCATTAGACGCTAATTCGATAATGTATCGATACATGGTTGCATCGTCATGGAGAGTTCCCCCAAAAGATAAAACAGTATCAATAATAACTTTGTGCAATTCAGCTTTAGCCTTGCGCATTTCTTCTGCGGTCATTTGCCTCACCTCTTAGGATTAGTATACCACCAATTGCGGGAAAAATCAAGATGACAAACTGCACAAAAAATTCGATTGGAAATTTACGGGGACTAGTTATTTTGACGAATTCCGGGCGCCACACTCGTTGGCGCACGGCGCAAAAAAGCCCCTGCCCCACGAATTGGGGGCAGGGGGAGGAAGGGGTCATCACTGGATGACCCTGAAGAACGCCTTGCGCTTCTCCTCGATGCGCTCGACAGACACACCAATCATGCCACGCACGATGGCGCTCACTCGCTGATTAGTCAGCTCTGCGCAGGCAGGCACTTCCTTAATCAGCTCAGTGATGGAGAACAGACGATTGGGGTCTGCGCTCATGTGGGACAGAATGGCTTCTGCCACACCAGCATTGGCGACCTGCTGGGCAGTAGGCTTCTTCTCAGCAGAGTTCTTCTTCGCCAGGAGTTCCAGCTCATGCTCGATGAACTCGACCAGCGCAAGGTTGGACTTGACCTCAGCCAGGGTCAGCAGGGTGTTGAAATGGTCCTTCTTAGTCAGCTTCTTAGTGTTTGCCATAGTATCAGTTCCTTTCTGGTTTTTTAGGGTTTTCCTTCCCTTGATTACATACTTATTATAGCACATGGTTTTGAGTTTGTCAAGAGGTTTTCAAAAAATATTCGCGACTATTTTTTTTATTCCCACAGCATCCTTGCGCTCACTGGACTTGTTTCTGCCCCCTGCCTTGAGTCTACTCGCACCCTTTCGTTGCTCACCACTCACCCTAGTAGGGGGGAATCTTGCGTAGGAGTTGTAGAGTTTCAATTCGCCTGTGTCTGTTTCCACCATCTGTTGCGGTCTTGCCTCGAAGGAGTTCCCCTCTTGATTACATACTCATTATAGCACATCTTGTGCTGTTTGTCAAGTGGTTTTTCAAAAGTTTTTTGAAAAAGTTTCGGTGGTCTGATTGGTGGGACAATCTAACCCCTCTGCCCAACATTTTTCAACCCTCTGCGCCGACCCATCTGCGGGGGTTTACTTCATCCCCTTGACACTACTAATTATAGCAGATTTTTAGGAAAATGCAAGTGGTAATGTTGTACAAATAATTGGGTAAAAAACTTGTTGAACTTGTGCATTTTGCCGAATACCGGGCCGCACATCTGTGTGCGGCCGGCCGATTTTTGTGCAAATTGCACAAATTTAAATTTAATTTGGAAAAAATAACGAAAAAATCGCCCTTTTGGGGCGATTTTCTCAACTTTTTGGCTTGCGTTTCTGCACAAGCGTCAGTTCGTAGGCATTTTCACCAACTTTTAAGGCGATTTGACGCTCTTTATTGGTGATTTCGACCATTTCGTAGCCATTTTCAGCCAAAAACTGAGCAATTTCGGCAATTATCGTGGCTTTTGTGGGGTTTTCCTTGCGTTTTCGCTCGGTTTTCTGCCCATTTGTCTGCCTTGTGCCAGTATTTGCGAATTTTTTGGCTTGCTTTTCGGCTTCAGGTGAGAGGTCAAAAGCCATTCGCTCACCTCTGTCGATTGCCTTGTCGTCTGCGATAATCTGTTCGGCTTCTTCTTTGGAGCATTTCAGATTTCGCATAATGCGTTCGACTTGACTTTCTGCCATTGGTTTACCCCCTTTCTGTACTTACAGTATAGCACATCTTGGGCGGTTTGTCAAGACCTTTTTTGAAATTCCGTGCCCCATTTTGGGGGGGCTATTGCCCCCCCTTGGGGAGTGGCTCAGCGAATGGCTCTGAAATAAGCCTTTCGCTTCTCTTCCACACGCTCCACAGAGGTGCCGATGAGACCACGCACGATTGCGGACACTCGCTGATTGGTCAACTCAGCACACGCAGGCACTTCCTTGATAACCTCAGTGATGGTAAAGAGGCGGTTGGGCTGGCTCTGGAGATGAGCCACGATGGCTTCGCCGATGGAAGCATTGGCGGTCTGCTGAGCAGTGGGTTTCTTCTCAGCGGAGTTCTTCTTGGCGAGCAACTCCAACTCGTGCTCGATGAACTCCACGAGCATTGCGTTCTCCGCAACAGCGGGGATAGCCTTGAGCATTGCAAACTTCTGAGCCTTGGTAATCTTCTGAGTAGTAGCCATAGTATCAATTCCTTTCTGGTTTTTAAGACTGTCCTTGTCTTTGTGTATTTATTATATCATAGGTTGAGCGATTTGTCAAGAGGTTTTTTTGATTTTTTTGAAAATCTTTTTTGAACCTTTGGCTTTCTCTCTCCCTTTGATGTATTCATTATATCACATCTTTGGGGGTTTGTCAAGAGGTTTTTTTAAGTTTTTCAAACTTTTTTTCGGTCTGTCCGCTTGGGTCTCTCCCTTACTGACATAGATAGTATACCACATCCAAAAGCGAATTGCAATAGGCAAACTGCACAAATTACAGGAAAATTAAAAAGATTATTTTGTGCAACATTTCCTCTTGACAAATTGTGCGGGGCATGGTATAATGGTAAATTCGGCCGGGCACAGTCGCGCCCGGGCCGCGCAAAAAGCGAGGGTTTTACTCCTCGCTTTTCACCAGCTTCCGCACTTCGCCCAGAAGCTTCTTGATTTGTGCCATCTTTTCGTAGTCGTCCACGCAGGTTTCGATGGTGTCCACCAGATGGTCAATTTCGCCATTCAGATTGGCTTCGTACTTGCGGAAGCAGACAGTATCTCTGCCATCGATGAAGATTTCGAGGGGTTCGCCCTCGCGGATGCCCATTGACCGACGGATTTCTCTGGGGATAACCACTCTGCCGAGGTCATCAACTCTGCGGATAATTCCAGTTGCTTTCATTGTATCAGTTCCTTTCCTCTTGGATTGTCTTAATTATAGCACATTTGGTGGAGTTTGTCAAGACCTTTTTACAAGGTCTTGCTTTCACTCACAAAGTATTTTGCATCGTATTTTTCAAGCAAGGCTTTGACTTTCTTGCTTTTCTCTTGGCTGTCGCAGTAAATGTTGAACACAGACCACTTGCCGATTTTGGGAATGTAGTTGCAAGGGATTTCTTCTGCGGTCAAATCACAATGCAGGCTTTTGGTGTAGGGGTCAAAGACAGTTGCTTCAATCTTCCAAAGCTTGTCCTTGCGTGCCTTTTCTTCAATGAGTTTTACCACATAGACACCCACCAAATTACACAGAGCCACAATTCCTGCTTTGAGGTAGAGGTCAAGTTCACACATTAAGTAAACAGTGACGATGGTGTACAGACCATAGGCAACCGCATTGATAACTGCGGCAGACACCTTTCCGCATTTAACAGTGGCGATAGATTTTACAGTTTGAATGATAACATTGGCGATGTTCAGAGCGATGAACACAATCAGCAATTTCGTATCCATTCACTTCACTTCCTTTCTGTGGTTATTATAGCACAAATCTCTCTGTTTGTCAATACCCTTTTGGAAATTATTTTTCCGGGCGGAGCCAAAGGGGTTAGAACCCCCTGGCATCCTTGTCGTTGTCCTTGGCAGGCATCGGCACCGCAGGAGTGGGAGCCTTTGGCTTGTTGATAATGGCATCCACCTGCTCATAGAGTGCGTAAGCCCTCTTGGACTTCTTGTACACCTTGCGGAGTTCGGAGTAGGTGAGGGAGTTGAACTGCTCGTCGGTCATAGTGACACCGACCTTGCTGAGCTTGTTGCGGATGGACTTGAGGGACATTTCATTGAACATTTTCATAGTATCAGTTCCTTTCTTGTTTTCTGTAATTATTATAGCACACTTTTGGATGTTTGTCAATAGGTTTTTTGAAACTTTTTTTCTTTTGTGGGGAATTAGTACCCCCCACAACCGCGGTAAGTGCGGAAGAGACTGTCAGCCTTTTCCTTGGTCATCGGACCGAACTCTTCGCAGTAGTAGCGGAAAGAGAGTTCATCCCAACACTCGACCACACAATCACCGCCGTTGCAGTAGTTCTGCATTGCGTAGTCCATGAACTGCTTGTAAGTCATACCCATTGTTGTTACCTCCTTGACTTTGTACCCTTATTATACACCCGATAATGGGAAATGTCAATAGTCAATTTGCACAAAGATTTCGCCCCAAAAATTGTTGAAACTGGTTATTTCGCCGAAAAACCGGCGCTGGCGTACGTCAGCGCGCGGCCGAATTTTTGTGCAAAATGACGAAGACCCAAGGGCGCCCCCCTGGGTCTTTTCTCGGCTGTTTTGTTTTAGTACCATACCCCAGGGTTGGGCGCCTTCCCCCTAGTGGTTTACCTCCAGACGATGACAGCACACCGCCAATGGAATGGGGCCGATTGGCTCGACCCCTTAGGAGCCTTAGGAACGAGGGCAGGCAAGTGTGACCTTGTACTTCGTTCCATTGTGGATGAACAAGAACTCGCGTTCGGGGTTGTTGATGGTGAAATCTTCCACACCCAAAACTCGCAGACCATCCATCATTGCGGAGCAGATTTCAGCCTTTTCAGGCTTGGCTTTCTTCTCTCGCTTCACTGGGGTGGTGCTGACCTTGCGCTCGGCTTGTCTTGCCTTTTTTGCGCCTTTCTCAAGTTCGGGGTCAAGCTCAAACATCTTTGCGCCCCTGTCGATTGCTTTGTCATCCTCAATCAACTGGATTGCTTCCTCTCGGCTGATGCCGAGGCTTGCCATGTGCTTGGCAATTAACTTTTCATCAAGCATTGACTCACTTCCTTTCTGTGATTATAGTATAGCACAGACAGAGGGATTTGTCAAGTGCTTTTTGAAAATTTTTTCGCCGGGGTCAAGGTGGGCAGGGGTTACCCCCTGCCCTTGGGGGAGTAGGCTTACTCCGCAATCTTGCGGAAGTATGCCTTACGCTTTTCCTCGACACGCTCAACCTTGGTGCCAATCATACCACGCACGATGGCAGAAACACGCTGGTTGGTCAGTTCCGCACACGCAGGAACAGTCTTGATGAGGTCGGTGATGGTGTAGAGGACACCATCTTCCATCGCATTGACGATGGCATCAGCGACACCTGCGTTTGCCACCTGCTGTGCGGTCGGCTTCTTTTCCGCAGAGTTCTTCTTGGCGAGCAGTTCCAGTTCGTGGGCGATGAAAGCCTGCTCATCGGCAGTCAGAGGGTAGTTGGCAGAAATCTGCTTGAAGTAGTCAGCCTTGGTCATCTTCTTGTTGTTAGCCATAGTATCAATTCCTTTCGGTTTTAACGACTTGAACCTGTCGATGAATTTATTTGTAAGAGGTTTTCCTCTTTACATACTTATTATAGCACATCTTGATTTGTTTGTCAAGAGTTTTTTTTAATTTTTTTTTCTTTGGCTTGGCTGAGCCTTTAAGCCACAGTTAGGGTGAGTCCGCTTTCACCACCAAAGAAATTGGCTTTTGTATCCTGCGTATCCACGACATTTTTTCAGCCTGCGTGGTCTGGTTCACATTTGTATTCCGCAAACAGGAACACCTTGCGGTCGGGTCATTGGTAACAAGGTCTTACTCGCTCTCGTGGGCACCCACCTTTTCGTGGTCGCCTTGCCCTCGCCTTTTGTACCCTTATTGTATCACACTTTAAGGGGTTTGTCAAGGGGTTTTCTCAATTTTTTTTGAGATTTTTTTTTCGCCCTTGGGGGCAGGCTCACCTATCTCCCCTTGACAATGATAGTATACCACAGACCGCACCAAAAGTCAATAGGTAATAATGCACAAAAACAGGAATTCAAATCAATCAAACTTTGTGTAACTTTTCTCTTGACAAATTGCTGGCGGTGTGGTATAATGGAAATTCCGGCGCCCACATCCGAGGGCGCCGCGCCCAAAAATTGAAATGAAAAAGCCACCCCTTGCGGGATGGCTCTTGGTTTGTTACTTTGCCAGGTGTGCCATCAGCACACCCAGGGTCATCAGAGCGAACTCAGACTGGACGAACTGGTCGGGGTGGTTGACGAGGGCGAGGACTTCGCCAGTCAGACCATCAACGCAGTGGGCGTGGACACCATCCATGTCCCTCTGCATCATTTCCAGAACTGCGACCTCGGGGTCGTTGGTTTCGACAGTGACCTTGGCATCATCGTAGAAGCTCTCAACAACATACTTGTAGTTCATCATGGTATCATTTCCTTTCTGGTGTTTGGGATTTTCCTTTCCCTTTGTTGTATTTATTATAGCACACTCTTGGGGGTTTGTCAAGGGTTTTTTACATTCTTTCAGAAAAATATTTGAAACCCTTTTCGCAGATTTCGAGATAAACCTCTCGGCTTACTCTCACCCACTCTTCGCTTTTTTCTACCTTGCCTTTGCAAACTGCATACAAAATTGCGTGGCACTGCCATTCGGACTTGCCGACCATGGGGCGGGGAATGGTACAAAAATCAATGTGGAACATTCCAGGGTTGGTGGTGAGATAATCTTTCATTCTGCGTTGCAGGTTGTAGCTTTTACCAACCTTTACCAAATAGATTTCTTCATGGGTAAAGGGATTGAAATTGGTGCTACCTACAAGGTACAAACCTTCGCTTTCGGGTGCAGAGAAGCGCAGGGGGTTTGCTTCGTTAATAAATGCGGGAGTATTTCGCATAGCTTCCAAATGTTCTGCCCAAGTCATTACTGTCAGTTCCTTTCTTGTTTTCTGAGTTAATTATAGCACATGATTTTGAATTTGTCAATACCTTTTTTCGCCCGGGAGGGCAGATTTTAGAATCTGCCCTTGACCACTTGGAAGCGATAGGCGGAATCGCCCTTGTGAACATTGCGAGTAAACTTGCGGTGAGTTGCCCAAACCGCACGCAGAATCTGCATTTCGATTTCACAATCTGCGAGGGCGGTGTGTTCCTCGACGAACTCAATGTCTCCGCTGATGAAGCGGTAGCAGATTTCTGCGGTCATCTGAACGTTTCCGCTCTTGGTTACAAAGCCATTTTCACAGCAGAATTTGTTGTACTTGGTGTACTTGCCGATGGTCTCGAAAAATGCCTGCCAAGTGTCGATGAATTCCATTCCCTCGATACACTCAGCAACGAAAGTCTTGTTGAAGTCAAAACCGCTGTTGTGGGCGCAGGCGCAGGACACATTGTTTTCAGCAAGCCACGCAGAGAAGATTTCGCTTGCCTCTGCTTCGTTGTAGCAGATAATAGTTGCAGGGTCGCGGAGCAGGTCGCGGTAGTAGTCTTTTTTGAATTTGCCATAGAACGCAGAATCCAAAAGTAGGTTGCCGATGACCACGATGTTGATTCTGCTGATTTCTGCTCTCTTGGTGAAAGCAATGCCAGCGCAGTGGTAGGTAGGGCAGTGCGCCTGAGAAGCACCGCCGAGGGTTTCAGTGTCGATAATTGCAAAAGTTTTTTCAGTAAACATTGGTATCATTTCCTTTCACTTGATAAATTTATTATAGCACAGATTGTTTGATTTGTCAATACCTTTTTTTAATTTTTCCGGGGATTAGCCTTGCTGTAAGGCTACTCCCCTTTCACGCAGGTATTCTGCGAACTCGTCCGCAGGAAGTTTGTCCATGAGGGTGGACATGGGCAGGTGGGAGACTTCTTTGGTGTAGTTCCACACGCACACCTCTTTGAAGTTCCTCTTGGTGACAGTATAGTGGTTCATGCCACATTTCACCAATACCTTGGGGGTCTTGAACAGACCGATGTAGGCTTCTGCATTTCTTACCTTGTTTTCACAGACCGCTTCAAAAAAGCTCTCGAAAGTGTCGTAGTAAGTGCGGTTGGTGCGGTCGAGGGATTCTTCCGCATCGAGCAGGTGCAGGTGCCACCAAATAGAAGTTTCTTCAAAATCTCTGCGAGGAGACAGAGAGATGGATTGTCCGCAATCGTAAACCAGTTTCATGTGTATCAGTTCCTTTCCTTTGTTGATACTATTGTATCACACCTTTTGGGATTTGTCAACTGTTATTTTGCACAAATAAATTGCACGGAAAATTGTTGAAACTGGTTATTCTGACGAAAATCGGCGCGCCTGGACCGTGAGCGCGCCGCCAAAAACAAACGACTGCTTTTTCAGCAGTCGTAAGTATAACAACCTGCGAAGGGGTCGAACCCGCATTCGTCCGCATCGGGCTCGTCCTCGCTTTCGCCCTGGGTCTGTTCCAGGTCGCGGTATCCTGCAAGGGTGTATTCCTCGTGCCACTGGTAATGGTTTCCGCAGTGGTCGCACTCGCCAACCTTAAAGAGGGTCACAGTGGTGTTGTCCACCTCAATGTCGAGAGTATCGAACTCAACAACCTCGCCCCCGCAAGTGGGGCAAACTACAATTCCAGTTTTCAGCATTCTTCATCATCCTCCAATCTTTCTTTGATTGCTTCAACGATTATCTTGCCGACCTTGACAGCCATCATCAAGGCGAATGCTCCGACAAAGCCAACCAATGCCCAGCCGATTTCTTCGGGGATTGCGCAAATCATTTCTAACATTTTTATCAGTTCCTTTCTTCTTTGTGTCTTAATTATAGCACATCAATTGCCGTTTGTCAAGAGGAAATTCTCAGATTTCTCTGAGAATTTCCAAGATGTTCTGCACATCGTAGGCTCTGCCTGTCCAGTTCGTTCTGTTGCGTTCTTCATCGTCGAACAGAATGTCGAGAGGATTGTTGCAGAAGTTCTGCTTCGGAGTGCCATAGGGAACGATGTGGATTTCGTTCCAGTTCACGCTCGGCAGGTGCTTTCTCAGCCAGTTCAGCTTGACTTCGGTAACTGCTTCGTTGTATTCAGCAGTTCCACTTTTGCTCAACCAAGAGATAACTGCGAGGTTGTAGCCGTTCCGCTGAAGTGCGTTCAGCTTGCGAGCCAGTGCGGAGAGGTGGAGCAGAGGTCTTGCGTTTGCGTAGGGGAAAGTGTCACCTGCGATGAGGTATTCGAGCCAGTTCTCTACACCATAGAGGTCAGCGATTGTGCCGTCCATGTCGAAGTTAATTGTGATGTTCATCTGCTTTGCCATTTGTATCAGTTCCTTTCCTTTTTGTACCTTAATTATACACCCAAAACCGTGATTTGTCAATACCTTTTTTGAAAAAAGGGAAAGTTTTTTTTACTTTCCCTTTTTCATTTCTCTTGCCCGCTTCTGTGCCTTGTGGAGCACATCCACATTGGTCAGGCTTGCGTTTTCGTACTTGACCTGATACTGAACGCCACCGATTTCCACATCACCGCAGTAGTCAAAGCGGACATGGTCGGGAGTGTACTCACCCAGACCGCAAGCCTTGTGCAGATAGGCTTCGCACTTGTGACCCTTGTTCTTGTAAGGAATGGCTTCAAATTCAGCCTTGGTCATGATGGGGGTTGCACCCTTGGCAATCAGCTTATCCTTTTCGGATACGCTGATGTACATCTTGAATTTCTGCTGTCCGCCGTTCTTGGAGGACTCAAATTCTTCGTGTGCCCAACGAGGAGCGATGTGCTTGCAGTTGTAGATGTAGATGATACCCTTGCGCTCGAAGAAAATCAGAGTGCGGTCAGCGCCAGTCAGCTTGTTGTAGTAGCGGAAGAAATTACCCTTAGTCATTGTTATTATCTCCTTTTCAGTTCCTTTTTGTATCTTAATTATAACACCAGTTTCCCGGTTTGTCAAGAACTTTTTTTCATTTTCTTGAACTTTTTTTTGATTTAGTGGTCTCTCTCAACCACAAGAACATTGTATCACATCCGGAATAGAAAGTCAAGCACAATTTTAGGAAAAACAACTATTTATTTTTTGTGCAAATTGCCTATTGACAAATTGCTGGGGCTGTGGTATAATGGAAATAACGCGCGCCTGGGCCGTGGGCGCGCGACCGAAAAAGCAAAATGGAAAAAGCGCCTTAGTAGTAAGGCGCTTCGATTTCCAGTATCTCGGTTTGAATGAGTGTAAAATGTGCCCTGAACCGACACCCGCACCCGCAAATGTAATCGTCTTTTTTCTCTCTGCGGTTGCTTGTATTGTCCTGGTACACCAGTTCGGATTGGGCACTACTCCCGCAGTTAGGACATCTAATGCGAGGGTCACGCAATTGTGCTTGCCACTCTCGTGCTATTTCTGCTGCTGTTTTCATTGTTCTCACCTCTTGGCATTATTATAACATGGTTTGGGGATTTTGTCAACCCCCGCAAGCACATTTTTTTTCGTAATGTTCTCTAACAAGGAGAGCATCCCGCACTCGCTTCTGGTTGAAATCTTCTTTGTGAATTACTGTGCAATAGTAGTATTTTGTGCGGAAAATGGGCCAATTGGGATGAATTATCTTTCGATAGACTACATGAACATAGTCTTCGCCGAGCTTCCATGTGGCTTCGTACTCACCATCTGCCCCTTTAATAATCATCCATTATCACCCCTTTTGAATTTCTGTCTGTTGTATTTCTTCTTGCTTTCTACCACAGAGCCACGCTTGCGAAAGTGGAGATACTGCTGAAGTTCTTCTCCCTCTTTCTTGAACATTCTGCGGTCGATTGTGTTTTTCTTTTTCTTACTCATTTCGTTTACCTCTTTTCTTTTTGTAATTAAATTATACCATAGATTTAGGGATTTGTCAACCCCTAAATCCAATTATTTTCACAGTCCCATGCTTTTGCCCGTCTGATGATTTCAGAGTAACCAGCAGGAGGATAACCACCAGTAGTTTCGTAGAACATCTTGCAGGCAATCTTCCATCTTGCAGGGTAGGCGGTGACAAGAATGTTGCTCTTGGCATCCATTACCATTAAGATACCAGTGGAAGTCAAGCAGTTTCTCTTTCCTCTGTAAATTGTGGTGCAAATGATTTCGCCGAAGCCTAACTCTCTATCCATTTTTACAAGTCTTTCTCTGCGTTCGGTGTAGCAGTGGTCGGTGAAACTCACGGTGATGCTCATGCTCTTTAACATTTGATTTACTCTCCTCTCTTTTTGTATCTTAATTATAACACGGGAAAGGGGTTTTGTCAACCCCTTTTCAAAAAATTTTTTCGCCAATGTTTGTCACAACTGTGGCTTCAATCCACCGCACGCAAATGCCCTTGCTTTCCAAAAGGCGATAGTATTGCAGGTCGTTGTCGAAATTTTGTTCGAAGTCTGCGATTGCCTTAAAGTTTGCGAGGATGGGGTTCTTGTGGTAGCGGAACTCAAGACGAGCACGCCAAGCCTCTTTGCTCTGCGAGGGTGCGAGGATAACAAAGGGAATGTTGTTGTTCATGCAGTATTCAATCACCACACGATGAGCGGAGATGAATACATTCTTGTCAGTAGCGAGGGCAACCGCCGTCCGCACATAGTTTTCTTCCCATCCTGCGACCTTGACAAATGCGGAGCTGTCGAGGTCAACAGTAGTATTGGGGTTATTTCTACAGTAGGTAGATTTTCCACTACCCTGATAGCCACAGTAAATCATTTTCATTTCAGTTCCTTTCCTTTTGTACCTACATTGTATCACAGAGAAAGGCTTTTGTCAAGCCTTTTCTGCGAGAATTTCCAAAAGTTCATAGCCAGAAAGGAAAGTATTTCCTGCGAGGTGGTAGGCTCGGCAGTGCTCAGCCAGTTCTTCCCTTGCTCTGTCGTAGCTACGCAGAGCGGAAACCAGTACCCATTTATCCTCGGTTACATCGCCCGCAAACATCTTGTATTCTGCGGACTCTTGGGGCAACATAGCCATTGCCTTCTGTCTGCGGTTGATGACTCTCACACAGTACTCAATCTTGTCCTTTGCATTGCGAGTAGCGATGACGAGTTCGTCTCTCTTGGTCTCTTCGGCAGTCTTGGTAATCTTCTTCATGGTGTTTAGCTCCTTTGTTCTTTTGTTGTACTTAGTATACCACACGGAGACCGATTTGTCAATACCTTTTGGGAAAAATAATTATTTATTTTTTTTCTAATTTTCCTCTTGACAAAATGGCTGGGATGTGTTATACTGGCAATTAGGGCGCGCCAGGACCGTTGGCGCGCCTATGGCGGGATTCGTCACATTGCACAATTAAAGGGTGTGCCTTACTCTTGGCACACCCTCATCAGCAGTCTCTCATAGGACACACCTGCTACCTTACACAGCACACGCAGGTTGTCTCTCACCATCAGCTTCTCTGCGTAGGTGATGTCCTCGTTGTCCTTGTTCAGTACCATGATGATGTACTTGTACTGATGGCTTGCCTGCACCTCAGGCTTTAGCTCTCTTACTGTGCTCAGCATCTTGTTGATAGGTCTCTTGTTCATTGTCTTGTCCTCCTCTATTAGTTCTTGTTGACAGCGATGATAGTGGCAATAGCAGCTACGCCAAAGGCTACGACTAGAGCCACAAGAGTGATACCCAGCCACTCAGGACAAGTAGTAGTATTGTCAAGGTTGCTGTTAGCAATCCACATAGCGATGTTGTTAGAAATGGTCATTGTTGTTATCTCCTTTACTCTGTGAGGTTGTGTCCCTCTCTCTTTGTGTCTTTATTATAGCATTACGGGAGCTTTTTGTCAAGAGTTTTTTTGCTTATTTACGCAACTTTTTTTTAGCACCCCCTACAGTATGCCCCACTAGGGGACCTGACGCCTGTGCTCGGTGGCTACTACTACATAGTATAATAGAGTAAGGCTGTGTACCTTACTCTACATCTACTACTCTGTCATCATAGATAGTATCACTGCCCATGGCTAGCATGGTTAGCACTACCCTTGTGCCTACACATGGTACAGTGTCACCCTCTACATCATAGCACCACACATTGCCTGTGGTGTCCTCTGCGCTGATGGTGTTACCCTCTACCTCTACTACCACAGCTTCTCTTGTGTACCTATCATTAAGCTGTGCTTGACCTAGTGCATTGAAGGTCACTACCAGTAGTATAGCACACAGCACACACAGTACCTTCTCACTCATTGTCATTACCTCACTGTTCCTTTGTTGTATCTACAGTATACCACATTACAGGATGTTTGTCAATAGGTAAGATGCACAAATGTGTAGAACTTTTTTTGTGTAGGGTATTATTGCATGGCAGCTAGGGCCGCGCCGCACGTGCACGGCCCAGCGTGTGTATTGTGTATGTATTATTGTGTGTGTATTGTTTATTATACATACATTATTGTGTATGTATGAGGATGTGTTGTGTGTGTCTTTGCGCCTCTTTGCCGGGGCTGGCAATACCTTTGCTGTGTGCGCTCGCCGCGACGCAGACTATAGACTTTGTGTTTTTCCCCAGATGTGAATAAAACCCCGGGGCCTATTTCGGGAAAAAAATTTTTTTGCCCAGACAAAACGCTTTTGTCTGGGCATTATAATCTTGAAATCAATTTTCAATTTCGGAAAACGATAATTCTGGGAAAAAAGATAATAGGTACCCTATTGTCAAATTATTATACTCAGTATATGGTATTCTAATAAGACGAATATTATTTTCCTTACACCATTGATTTTTTCTTGTATCACGCTCTTGTTGAATTTTTAACTGTTCTTCTCCACCCCATAATTCAACAGCTTCAAAATGTTGCTGACCATCATATTCAATCAATCCCAATAATTTACCATCTTTAAAAATGGCGAAATCAAATGGTGATAAAATATTGAACTCTTTAATCCTATACTGTGTTTGAAAATCAATACCTGCTTTTACCAATAGCTGAGTAAGTTTTATTTCTCCGCTGGATTGAGAAGCGCATCCACAAGAAATAGTACGATTATGAAATTGACCTTTTAAATGCTCAACTCTGACATCAATAATGTTACCACACTCGCACTTACATTTAACATAACTGTGATTACCTTTTGATTCAGCTCTATCTATAATTTCTAATAAGCCAAATCTATCTCCTTTATGCCAAGAAATTAAACCTCTTTCTTCTGCTTTTTGTCTAATCTTTTCTCCTTTGCATTTATTACAACATTCACTTTTTCCATTTACTAAGCTATCTCTTGAAACACTAATTACTTCTCCACATAATCCACATTTACAAAACCAAAATGTTGAATGCTGCTTAGAAGTTGGATGATAATCTCTTTCAATAACTTCCCATTCTCCAAATTTCATACCTGGTATAATTTTTAATGGTGGCATAATATTTCCTCCTTGTTTTATGCTATTATATATAATTTTCCCGAAACTCATATTTCGGGATTTTGTCCAAAGAAAAATGGGAAAATATGTTTTTATTATATTTTCCCATTTTTTAATTATTTTTTACGTACACGCTCTTACAGATGCCGTTTTACCGGTTGCCACGGCCGCAGTTAAATATTCCACGACACCTTGCAAATTGTCAATACTTGTTGTATAATCATTATACACTTTTGATTCCAGTCCAGAGACCGCTGAACCGGCCTCGCCGCAAGAAATCGTAATGCTGTATCCGGGGTCTGGCTGTCCCTTTGTTGTCAAAGTATAATCGTAAGGATTATAGTCATATTCCTATACTGTGATAGGCTCATAGATAGAATCAGCCTCGCGCATGAAATAATGCCATACATAACCACCCAGGTCTTGCGCTGTTCCTAGATAGCTCATGAACATCAACTCGTCGGGAACCATCCAGCCGGTACCCCAGGCCGCAATCTCATAGTTTCTCGCATTGCCATTTTCTTCGACGATTGCCCAGATGTGAGGCCAGCCATTTTGCTCTTGGATATCTAGCCATTTAATTACATCCGCATGAATGGTAATTACTTCGCCATCTCTTGGCAATCTATATTTAAATATTTTCTTCATTTTTTGCTTCCTCTTCTTCAACGTGCTTAGTTACACAAATAAACCATCTGCCATCAACAAAGGTGGTATAATAGTCCATATTGTCGCCATTTTCAATTCCAAATTTTGCTTTCAAATGAGAAGGTACGACAATTCGACTTGAACTATCAACCTTATATGGTCTGCCTTCTGGAATCAATTGCGCGTTGTTAATCCAATCACTCATTGGCATAATGTACATCCTCCTTCCTTATAGTAGGCACAGAACATTGTGCACTAGCCGCCGTTCTGGTCACAGGGTTTATATTTTTCTATCATCTCTTGGATATGCGGGCACCGCTCTACAAATCGCAAGAAATAATCATATCCATAAAGGGCAAAAATGCGGTCAGCTTTAAAAGTATCTCGTTCTACCCGATACTTCTGCGGGTCGCAGCCAATTTGCCCTAGATATGCGGCATAGCTATCTGCTTCCCACATACCTTCAACTTCTAATAAAATCAAAGTCCATTTATCCACGTTTTAAACTCACCCTTGCTTTCGCATCAATTACATTCTCCAAAAGTGCGCATCTGGTCAAAAGACCGACCCCTCCTGGAACTGGTGTTACATCTCGTCCTTCTGTATTGAAGGCATCGCCGACAAGTCGGCTTCTGCCTTCAGCATCTGTTACAAAGTTAATGCCGACGTCAATAACAGGCACATGAATTGGGTAGCAATTTAAAAAGCCTGCTTTACCTACTGCTGTGACAATCAGGTCAGCCCCATACAAATGATGTGACAATTTTGATTTACTGTGGCAAAGAGTTACTGTCGCATCTGCGTCTGTCATCATTCTCGCCAAAGGCTTACCAACAATATTACTGCGACCAATGATTACGACGTCGCGTCCCGCAACGTCGTAATCGCAAGCACGAAGATATTTCATGATGCCTGCGGGAGTTGCTGGGTCATAAGGACTATCTGGATGAAATCCATCAACATCCTTCAAAGGATTGATTGCGGCAACCACGACCTTCTCGCGGATATGAGGTGGGAGTGGTAGTTGCACTATAACGCCGTCATAGTGTTCCTGGTCGAGCTTGATATTTTCACATAGCTCATGTTCAGTAATATCCTCTGGATATTGATAAACATCAGCAATGATACCGACCTCTTCACAATCTTTCACTTTGTTTTTGATATAACGATTTGATGCTTCTACATTTCCAACTTGGATAATTGCTAACTTAGGTGCATCACCAATTGCGGTAATGCGGTCTTTAAATTGTTCTTTCAGTGCTTTAGTATATTCTTTAATATTTCCAAGGACCATCGTCGTCATCCCCCCACCCTTCCGGTAAAATACAGTCTAAAATTGCTTCAAGTACATTTGCGGCCGCGAATATTGGACCGCCAATAATAAAGATAATGCCTACGATTAATTGGTCTTTCCAATTTAAATCTTTACAGGCTGGTGCATATTGAATCATCACCAGGAGTGACATGATTGCCCATAAAATAGCAATAATTAATCCGCTGGTTTCCATGTCCACATTCCTTCCCAAGGAGCATATACAACAACATTCTTAAATATTGTCGGAGTTCCAAAAGCCTCTTCAAGGATTTCATCGGGAACATCATCACCTTGCGCACCGATATATTCTCGTTCACTTTCTTTCGTACATATTGTAAAACCTACAATTTTCTTTTCATCATACATCGAAAAATCTGTAATCATCATTTCAGAATCTGAATTGAATTTAACTTGCGAGATTACTGTTGCGGGATAATATTTACCATCATATGCTTTCCCGAATTTCGCGGAAGGTTTGCCGGAGGCCATATCTAAAGAGGCTTCAACAATATCAAAGGTGTTTTTTAGCACCCCAAGTAACCAAAAAATAAAGGCGGTTGCGCCGACCAATAAGATACTTAGGATAACGATTGCGACAATCATATATACTGCTCCTTATCTTTTATTTATATAAATATTATAACAAAAAATTTTTCTTTTGTCAAGTCGGTTGCTTCAGGTCAAATCCAATTTATTTTATTGTCAGAATTTTTAAATATAAGTTAGGGAAAAATTTTTCGGAAAAACTTGACTCAAGAAAAATTTTCTGGTATAATAAAAGTATGAAAGACTGGAGGTAAAGTAATGACCAAATTAAATTATACTTTAGAATCTCCAGAAGAAAGAAAATAGTTAGTCGAAAAAATTTTAGAAGAGTGTCCCAATCCTACTCCCTAGTACCTTGAGACACTTGCGGACTACCTAGTTCTTTGCATGGAGAAACAAGAGAAAAAGGAGCGTAAGCTATTAACTGAGAACCGAATGGCCACAGTCAATAAACGTGAAACTTCTTTCGAAGGTCTTGTTTCCCAACTCGAAAATGGCGAAGATGGCATTTATGGAATGATTAGTAATGATAAGAATTAGATTTTTCAACCAAAAGTAATGATAACAAAGAAAGATGTAGAAGAGATACCTGGGTTAGCACAATTAAGAGAAGCCATTAAGATGTGGGAACAGAAGTTAAAGACTACTTCCGGGCGTGATGCTTTTATCATCAAGACTGCGATTATCGAATTACGAAAGGACCAATATATTCTTAAAGATGCCTATCGTAAACCAATAATCCCCAAAAATATCACCCGCTCGAAACACTTTATACCTTTAGAAAGCGACTTTGATTTTGACGATGAAGGTTATGTGATTCCAGAGGGTGTTTCTTTATGTGACCCGAAAGTCGTTTCAGCAATCTTATGTAACTACTCCTTAATGAAGCAAGAAAGTTGGGGAGAGTTTGAAAAGGATTTGTGGTATCTTATGTAGGAATTTGATGAAGTTGCGGATGCAGCTTTAAAAGATTATCCTTTATATGACCGCATTTGTGAATACAAAGTTGATGGGTTGCAAAATATTGACATTCAAGAAAAACTTCAAATGGAATTTGGGATTAAACATAGTGTTGAATATATTTCAAGTTTATGGAGAAATAAAATTCCAAAATTAATAGCTTCCGAGGCGGAAGATAGATTACTTAACTGGTATTTTTTAAATGAAATGAAAGGTAAGTATAAGAAGTGCAGCCGCTGTGGAGAAATTAAATTAGCACATAATAAATATTTTAGTAAGAATAAGACTTCAAAAGATGGCTTTTACAGTATTTGTAAAAAGTGCAGAAACTCTAAGGCCAAAAAGTCATAATTCCGGCCTTGAATTTTCATTATAAGTAAAGGAGGAATTTTTATGGCTGAAAGCTTTTATTGTGAAAAATGTAATCGAACAATGAACGCTGATTAGTTCTATGGGTCTAATAATACAAGTAAGTATCCAGAAGGTAAGTTGCATAAATGTAAGAAGTGTGCGACGATGCATGTAGATAATTTTAATCCAGATACTTATTTATGGATTTTACAAGAATGTGATGTTCCATATGTTCCAGAAGAATGGAACAAGTTACTGGCATCATATGGTAAAGACCGTTCTAAATTAACTGGTACGACTATTGTAGGTCGTTATCTTTCAAAGATGAAACTAAAGCAGTTTAGAGATTATCGTTGGAAAGATACTGAGTTCTTACAAGAAGTCGCAAATAAGAAAATTGAAGAAACTATGAAGCGTTAGGGATATGAAGCTGCGGAAATCGCTCAAGCGCTCGCCACGGCTAGTGTTCCGATTCCCCAAGGGGAAATTGAAATTCCTGTTTACCAGGAAACTAATGATAATCCATTCCTGTCGTCTGGAGACGACTACTTTGCGGAGCAAAGTGGAGGCCAAGACGATTTTGTGGATGATTTAACTGAAGAAGATAGAACATATCTTCGATTGAAATGGGGTAAAACCTATAAGCCAGAAGAGTGGATTAGACTTGAATAGTTATATGAAGAAATGATGCAATCATATGATATTCAAGGCGCCGGACACATTGATACTTTGAAATTAGTATGTAAGACATCTCTCAAGGCGAATCAATTAATCGACATTGGCGATATTGAGGGCTTCCAGAAGATGAGTAAAGTTTATGACAGTTTAATGAAGTCTGGTAAGTTTACTGCGGCTCAGAATAAAGCTGAGTCTGGCGAATTTATTGATAGTATTGGTGAATTGGTTGCTCTCTGTGAGAGAGAGGGATTTATTCCTAGATATTATATTGATGAACCAAATGATAAAGTTGATAGAACATTACAAGATTTACAGAGTTATACACGCGATTTAATTAATGAAGAGACTAACTTGAGTTCTATGATTGAACACGCTCTTCGTGAAATTGAAAAAGATAAGGAAAATGAAGCTAAACTTGAGTCCGATGATGGTTCTGAGGACGAAGATGCATTTGAAGCTTCTCTATTCGAAGATAATGCTGAGAAAGTTTTACATGATGAGGACTTTACTGCTTTTAATGATTTCGAAGATGAGCTTGCGGATGATGATGAAGCTTTCTTAAAATCAATTTTAGGTGGATAATTATGGCACTGCAGGATTTATTGAATTTATCACAATCTCGTAAAAAGGTTGGTCTTTCTGAAGAAAGAGTGCGTGCCATAATTCCTGTAGCCAGAGACTATGTAGCTTACTGGCGAGAATACCCAGATATGTTTATTGACTTCTTACAAGATGGTGGTAATCCAGAAGTTAAGAAGGAATTAAAATTTTATTTCTATCAACGAGTTTTCTTACGTGCGGCAATGCGATATAAATATGTTTACATGGTATTCCCCCGTGCGTATTCTAAATCTTTCCTTTCTATTATGGTTTTGATGTGCCGTTGTGTTTTATATCCAGGGGCAAAGTTATTTGTTACATCTGGTGGTAAAGAGTAGGCAGCTGGCATCGTAAAAGAAAAGGTTCAAGAAATTTGTACTCTAGTACCTGCGTTCCGTCGAGAAATTGACTGGGGTCGAGGTAAAACACTAGAGGGTAAAGACTATTGTAAATATGTCTTTAAAAATGGTTCTTATTTCGATAATATTGCGGCTCGTGAGAGTTCGCGTGGTAAGCGTCGTCATGGAGGACTAATTGAGGAATGTGTTGGCGTTGATGGTACCATCCTTTCTGAAGTTATTATTCCTACCACTAACGTTTCTCGTAGATGTTTAGATGGAACTGTTCATCCAGAAGAGACGCTGAATAAGAGTCAGATTTATGTCACAACCGCAGGATGGAAAAATACTTTCCCATATGATAAATTAATTACCTTACTTGTTCGTATGGTAACCGAGCCTGAAAAAGCAATTATCATGGGTGGTACTTGGCGAATTCCTGTTTTGGTCAAATTGCTTGATGCGAATTTTATTAAAGATTTAAAGAATGACGGAACTTTCAATGAAGCTTCTTTTGCTCGTGAATATGAGAGTCGTTGGTCTGGTACTGTTGAAGATGCATTCTTTAATGGTGAGTTCTTTGATAGAAATCGTAAGTTACAGAAACCTGAATATGAGCATTCCGGCAGGAGTGCGGCGAACGCCTACTATATCCTATCAGTTGACGTAGGTCGTAAGGGATGTGACTCTGTTGTTTGTGTATTTAAGGTAACCCCTCAAGCACAAGGTCCCGCAATTAAGTCTTTGGTTAATATTTATACTTTTGCGGATGAACATTTTGAGGACCAGGCAATTAGAATTAAGAAATTATATTATAAGTATAAAGCCCGCACAATCGTAATCGACGGTAATGGTCTTGGTATTGGATTAGTTGACTATATGATTAAATCTCAAGAAGATGAAAATGGTGACTTCTTCCCAGACTTTGGTGTTGAGAATGATGAAGATGGTTATTATAAAAAATATCGAACTGCAAATACTGAGTTTGATGCTATGTATATTCTAAAAGCAAATGCTCCTATTAATACTGAGTGTCACGCAAATGCGCAGACTCAGCTACAAGCCGGTAAGGTAAAATTCCTTATTGACGAGCGTGGAGCTAAGGAAAAATTATTGGCAACTAAAATGGGACAAAATATGAAGCCTGAGGAAAGGGCAGAATATTTAAAACCATTTACCTTAACTTCCATATTAAAGGAAGAGATGATGAATTTGCGTGAAGAAAATGAAGGCGTAAATATCATCTTAAAACAAGCTAATCGTGGAATTAGGAAAGATAAATTTTCCGCTTTTGAATATGGTCTTTATTATATTAAGCAAGAAGAAGATAAAAAGAAAAAGAAAAAGAAGTTTAATGCCGCTGATTGGGCATTCTTCAATTAAGGAGGTTGACTATGAGAGCTTCGAGAGGAGAAATTAAGATTGAAGAAATCTTAAAGGAAGCTGAACTCCCCTTTAAAATGGAGTATATCTTCCCCGACTTAAAGAGCCCAAATGGTCGCCCTTTAAGATTTGATTTTGTCGTTTTTGATGATGATGGAAAAATTGATTTTATTATTGAGTATCAAGGTAAGCAACATTATGAGCCTAGTGCGAAATTCGGTGGTAAAAAAGGTTTCTTCCAACAATAGTATAATGATAATCAAAAACGACGCTTTTGTGCTTTACATGATTTTAAGTTGATTGAAATTCCATATACTGACGAAAATTTAATCTCCTATGACTATATTATGAATTTAGCAGGATATTAAAAGGAGGTGGAGTTTTGGAGTTGAGTAGACAAGAAGAAATCCGTTCAAAAGGTTTTAATATGATGGATAATCGAATTACCGAATATGGTAAGATTAAAATCAATACTAAAACTTTGGATGATGCTGTTTTAAATCTTGGCGCGATTCAAGGTGTTACCCGTGGCGTTATTAATAAGGCTATTATTTATCGTGCTTTGATGGATAACGATGTTGTCCGTTTGCGTGAGATTTCTAATTATTTCTATAAGGCTAGCGGTATTTATCAACGTGTTTGTAATTATGCGGCAACCATGTATAGATATGACTGGTATGTTGTACCTGAAGTATTTGACGAGGCTGCTAAGACAAATGAGAAGATTTTAACTGATTTGAATAAAGTCCTCCATTATCTTGATAATTCTTACATCGCTAAAGTTTGCGGTGATATTGCTCTTGGAGTTGTGAAGAATGGCGCTTATTATGGCTATATTGTTCATAGTCCAAAAGGAGTAATCATTCAAGAACTTCCCATTAATTACTGTCGTAGTCGTTTCAACCAAGGTAATTTACCTGTTGTTGAATTTAATATGAAATTCTTTGATTAGGCTTTTCCAGACACCACTTACCGTATGCAAGTATTGAATATGTTCCCTGACGAGTTTAAGAAAGGCTATGTCGCTTACAAGAGTGGAAAGTTGAGTAGACAGAAGTCTCTTGGTCAAGACCCAACCGTTGGTGGTTACTTGGGTAGCCGTTGGGTGGACGATTCTGGTTGGTGGATGCTGGAACCTCAGAACACTGTGAAATTCAGTTTCGCTAATGGTGGCAATGGTGCCGCCGACATCCCTTTATTTATCAACGCTATTCCTGCAATTCTGGATTTGGATGCGGCTCAAGATTTGGACCGTAGAAAGCAAATGCAGAAATTGTTGAAAATTGTAGTCCAGAAGTTACCAATGGATAAAAATGGAGATTTGATTTTCGACGTTGATGAAGCAAGAGATATTCATAATAATGCTGTGCAAATGTTAAAGCGTGCGGTCGGCGTCGATGTGTTGACCACATTTGCAGACATTGATAGTATTGATATGTCAGATAAAAATACCACTACTTCACAAGATGATTTAGCTAAAGTGGAGCGTAGTGTGTTTAATGCTCTTGGTATTTCTCAGAATATGTTTAATACCGATGGTAATTTGGCATTAACTCAATCTATTTTAAATGATGAAGCTGCTTTACGCACATTATTATTACAATTTGAGATTTTCTTTGATAGAATCACTCAATCATTGAGTGGGGCAAAGAAGAAATATAACTTCAGATTATATATGCTGGAAACCACACAATATAATTATAAAGAGTTAGCTAAGATGTATAAAGAACAAGTCCAAATGGGATATTCAAAAATGTTACCCCAAATTGCGTTGGGTCACTCCCAGAGCTTTATCTTAAATACTGCTTACTTTGAGAATGAAGTTATGAAGTTGAGTGAGATTATGATTCCTCCTCTAATGTCTTCTACTATGAAAATGGAAGATTTAAAAGGTGGGGGCAATTCTAATTAGACTCAAACAAATAAAACTCAAACTAATACAGGAGGATAGACTTCTGAGAAATCTGCGGGCCGTCCGGAAAAACCAGACTCCGAGAAATCTGAAAAGACTATCCAAAATAAAGAATCTATGAGCTAAGGAGGAGATTAAAATGCCAATGCATACAAGTATTAAATTGGACACACCTGTTGAATTTATCAATATCACTCCTCTTAATCCTTTGATTTCTAAATGTCAAATTAAAGTGTGTTATGTTGGTGATGAACCAAATCGTAATAGAAGTATTATTACCAAGGAGACTGCTAAACAAATGGCAAACTCCCTCCCCGGCTGCCCTATTGTCGGATTTTATAATGAAGAAAAGGGCGACTTTGAGGAGCATAACCGCATTATTGATATTTCAAATGGTAAGTTTGAAATTAAGGATACAACTAGACCCTATGGATTTGTTGATTTAAATGCTAAGGTTTGGTTTCAAAAGTTTTTAGATGATGGAATGAATGAGCGTGAATATATGATGACTGAAGGCTGGCTATGGACTGGTCAGTATCCCGAGTGTCGTAGAATTTTATCCCAGGGTAATAATCATTCTATGGAACTCGATGAAGACACAATTGATGCACATTGGTCAAAAGATGGTAATGGAGAACCTAAATTTTTCATTATCAATGAAGCAATTATCTCAAAACTTTGTACATTGGGTGTGAATAATGAACCTTGCTTCGAAGGTTCTACTATTGGTGCCCCTGTAATTCAATTCGCTTTTGCTGATGGTTTTAAAGAGCAAGTATTCTCTATGATGAACGAATTGAAAGAATTACTAAATAAAGGAGGAGAAAAAGTGTTTACTAGATACGCTGTTGAAATCGGTGACGCTTTGTGGACCGCTCTTTATAGCCATGTAGAAGGTACTTACGGCATTGAGAGTGTCTGTGAAGACGAGGGACAGAAGCTATTTGCTGTTCTAACTGCCGATGAAAAGTACTATCGTCTTGATTTCTCCGTTGCCGAAGATGGCTCTGTTGTGTTTGCGGCCGAGGCTCAGTTATTGGAGGATTATACTCCAGCTGAAGAGCCACAGTTCGACGCAGCCGCAGTTGCTGAATATGCTAAGTCAAAGAAGGACGAGGGTAAGAAGCCCGAGGACGACGATGATGAGGGCGGCGAAGAGGAAAAATGCCCTAAGTGTGGAAAGAAGAAGTCCGAGTGTGAGTGCGAGGATGACGACGATTCCGATGATGAGGACGAGAAAAAGAAAAAGCAGGGCAAAAAGGAAAAATACAATCTTGAGGAAATTCAAGAATATGTAGAGCTAAGCAATAAATATTCTGCTTTAGAGACTGATTATGCTAATGCACAGTCCACTATCACTACTCTACAGAGCCAGCTAAATGAGTTGACTACTTTCAAGAAGGGTATTGAGAAGGCAGAAAAAGAGAAGATGATTGCAAGTTTCTATATGCTTTCTGATGAAGATAAGAAAGATGTCGTAGAAAATATTGACAAATATTCTCCAAAAGAAATTGAAGCAGAGCTTTCTATTTTATGTGTTCGCAACAAGGTCAGTTTCAACCTTGATGATGATAAGAACGATGGCAAAGACCCAATGACCTTTAGTTTAAATGGTGGCATGAATGATGATGCTCCAGCTTGGATTAAAGCTATTCGTTCTGTTGCGAGTGAAATGTAATAAAAACTAAAAGGAGGAAATATAGAAATGCTTAAAGAGTTTTTAAGTAAGCATATTACTAGTCAGGCTTCTGTGAAGAATGGCGGATATGTTGAACTGGGCTACGGCCAGGTTGAGCCTAACCACTTGTCTGCACAGCGCACTGCTCAGATTTATGCTCAGTTACCTGCAGACCCCTCTATTGAGGTTCTGGAGCAGGGACAGTTTGTTAAGTATGACTATGCAGCTGGCCTTGTAAACTTTGGTTCTGATGACCATGATACTGGTGAATGGATGCTGGTTTACAACGAAACTAAGTTGTATCGTGAGCATCAGTTGGATTGCGAATTCGCAATGATTAAGGGCAACTATCAGGCCCGTGTTTATAGTCCATTGGATGGCGATAACAGCAAGATGGCTGAGGAGCTATATGGACCTACTCGTTTGCTACAGGGTGTTAGCGAAGTGTATAAGAATGGCTCTTTTGAAGCAAGACCTGTTTTTGACGCTAATGGTAATGTTGTTGCGCCAGTTGTTGATGAAGAGACTGGTAAAGTAAGTTATCCTGGCGTTGACGATTTTGGTGTCGCTTCTACTGTTTATGACCCATATGAGATGAACGATATTAACAATCCTGAAATTAAGGAAGATTATCGTCGTCGTTTGTTTATGAAGCTGCGTGCTGTTAAGCATCCTGAGAAGATGATGCCTACTGGCACTACTATGGTACCTCGTGTATTCAAGACTAATGTTGGTGACCATTATACTACTAACATGATTCTTGAGTCTGAATTGGCTGTTGGTGATATTTTGGCACCTAATGCTAAGGGTATCTTGGCTAAGGATAACAGCCAGGCTATGAAATGGCAGGTTGTTAAGGTTTATACTATGCCCGACCATCAAAAGGGCGTTAAGATTCTACGTATTGCGTAAGAAAGGAGAGAAGAGTAATGGCTTTAGATAGAAATAATTTAGTACAGTTGGCTAAGACTGTTGCAAAGGCTGACCCTTCTGCTTCTGTGTCTTATAGCTTTAACGGTGAAAACTTTAGTTATGCCGCTTTGAACGAGACTCTACGTCGTGAGTTCAATGAGTTGGCTGGTACTTATTCTTTATATCGTGATAACAAGAATTTGATTTTCTCTGTTATCGAAGAGACTTTGGACGAGGTTCTGCCTAAGAAGGTTGAAATGGCTTATATGCAGTTCGCCGAGACTAAGCAGTTCGCTCAGGGCGACAAGCCTATTTTCCGTCGTAAGAGAGACGTTCGTTCTCGTGCTAAGCAGTTCATCACTCGTGTTGGATTGGCTGGTATTTACGAAGTATTTAAGCTAGGTCCTGCAGAAGAAGAGAGCTTCGAAGTTCGTACTTCTGCTATCGGTGGAGCTGCTCAGATTGGATTCGAGGAGTTCCTAGACGGTCGTGTGGACTTCGCTGAAGTAACTAATATTGTTATGGAAGGTATGGATGAGTTAATTATGAAGGAAGTTGGACATGCTCTAGCTGCTTCTGTTAACCAGTTACCTCCTGCAAATATTGTTGTTGCTACTGGCTTCGATGAAAAGGCTTTCGACAACTTGTTGGTTATCGCTTCCGCTTATGGTGAGCCTTCTATTTACTGCACTTATGAGTTCGCAGTTAAGATGGTTCCTGAGCAGGGTTGGCGTTGGACTGAGAATATGAAGCAAGAGTTGTGGGATACTGGTCACTTGGCTATGTACAAGGGACGTAAGGTTATCATCCTACCTCAGGGCTTGGAAGACGAGACCAATACTCGTAAGGTAATCAATCCTGGTTATTGCTATATCATCCCAAGTGGTGCTGATAGCAAGCCTGTTAAGATTGCTTTCGAGGGTGGTACAATCGTTGACGAGTATGTAAATGCTGACCGTTCTCGTGAGATTCAGGTTTACAAGAAGGTTGGCGTAACTGCTATGTTAGCTAATAACATCTGCGCTTATGCTGATACTGAGTTGCTAGGTCAGTATGATTTGGCTGACTCTATTTGGGACAGCTCTAACTATGTTGATATGTCCTATAACGTTAAGGACGTTAATGCCTAATTAAATATTAATATATAACTAAGAGGGGGAAGTGGGGATATCCCCTCTTCCCCCTTTTTTTCATTTTAAAAACAGAGAAAAAGGAGATATAAAAATGAGTACAATGTATAGAGTAAAAAACCGTGGTGCAAGCACCGTTGTTTATAAGATTCCAGACAAGGGAATTCGTAGAGAATTCAAGCCTGGTCAGATTATTCCAATTAGTTCTGAAGAGTTAGAAGAATTAACTTTCCAGCCTGGTGGAGTTACTATGTTAAGTCAATTCTTGCAGATTTTGGACCTTGAAGGAATTCAAGCTGCTCGTATTAAGACTGAACCTGAATATCATATGAGTGAAGCTGATGTTGCCAAGTTGATTACTAGTGGTTCCTTGGATGCTTTCTTGGATGCACTTGACTTTGCTCCCATTGGAGTTATTGATTTAATTAAGAAGTTGAGTATTTCTATTCCTATGGTTGATATCCCAAAGCGTAAGGCTTTGAAGGAAAAGACTGGTTTTGATGTGGAAGCCGCATTGAAGCACAATGAGGAAGATAAAGAAGATGACCAGAAGACAATCTTGAAAACTAATAATGGTGGCGAGCGTAGAGTACAGCCTGCTGCAGCTCCTGCCGGACGTCGTACAGCACCTACTGTAACTGCTCCTGCGGCCGCACCTAAATATAATATTGTTACTAAACCTGCAGTTGAGGCTCCTGCTGAATCTGCTGAATAATAAATAAGGAGGCAATTATATGGCTGAGACACAATTTTCGGCTGTTTATAATCGCTTTCTTGGACAAGTTACCGATGATTTATACTTGGAATTAACTCCCGAAGATACTTTAAAAGATTTGCAAAATCTTTTAATTAATGCAATTCCTGGTTTTGAATTTCCTCGTCAAGATTTATACAATTATACGATTGAAGTTAGAACTATGGGAGCGGATGAATTAACTCCCGATGATTTTGTATTGGGAACTGTTTGGGGAGAGTTACCAAGTGACACATTGTAGACTCCAAATGTTTTAGTTGATAAGTCTCGATTTAATGTTGAGCTTACTCAAGAAGAAATCAACATCCTGGCGCTTTTAATGAAGCAAGGTTGGGTTCAGCGCCAGGTTGCTTCTATCGAAAATACTCGAATGAAATATAGTGGCTCTGATTTTAAAATGACTTCTCAAGCGAACCACTTATCTAAGCTATTGTCTTTATTGACTGAGGCTCGCAGAGATTCGTTCCATATGCAACGCTTATATAAACGCAGAAAACCTGCGGAAGGCGGTTATAAGAGCAACTGGTCTAGCTTAATGGAGGTTAGTGCTCTTGACTAAATATGGATTTGATTTTGATGATAGAAGCATTGATGTAAATGTTCGTCGTTTAACCAACCAACTTTGGAAATTAATTCCAATGCGCGAGCATGAAGAAGATTGGCCTAAACAATTAGATACAGTTATTTTAGAAATTGCGGGCATGAATGAAGTATTCATGAACCCGCAATTTTTACAGCTGCTATGTAAATTAGAGGGACTGAAAGCTCAAGAGACGAATTTTGAACTATACCGCAAGACTGTGTTTGAAAGCATTAGTCTTTTGTAGGAGTTAAGCCATGGCATCAGGTTATGATTTAAGTAGCCGTGTCCCTTTTAGATTAATGAAAGGTCGATTAGGAGTTTACGATAAAAGACCGTTTGACCCAGCTGGTTCTACTGCCGAACAACTTGAATAGCAAAATCGTGTAGAAGAATTGATGAAAGTAATTAAAAATATGAACATTGATTTAGATACTGTAACAATCCAAAAGATTGAGAATTTGTTGTCACAAGATAAAATTGATGAGGCTGGTATCGTATTGACGCAACTAGACCCCAAAATTACTGGTATTTGGGAACAAGCTACTCGTTTTCGTCAGGCGGGCGGTAACAGACAGCAAGAACGTATGATTAAAGACAAGCGTCGTTCTTTAGACCATGCAGTTTGGAATTCTTATCAGGCTGCTGAGGTCGTGCGAGTGGATGCGGAGAACCGCAAGCCAGTTCGCGCACTTATTAATCCAAATAAACTAAAACAAGACTATGATGATAAAATCATTTCTGTGGGTTTTGAATATAATTTCAAATGCGGCGATGTGTTTGAGTGGTTAGGTACAAAAACTCACTGGTTAGTTTATTTACAAGATTTAACTGAATTAGCTTATTTCCGTGGTGATATTCGCAAGTGCTCTTATTAGATTGCTTGGGAGGATGAAGATGGTATTCATACCACATATGCGGCCGTGCGCGGTCCAGTGGAAACTAAAATTAACTTCATTCAAAAACATGGAATTAGTGTTGACACTCCTAATCACTCATTGAGTATTTTAATGCCAAAAAATGAATACACAATGAATTATTTTAAACGATATAGTAAGTTTTATCTTCAAGGCGATGATACTTGTTGGCGTGTTGAAGCTTCTGATTGGATTTCGACTCCTGGAATCTTGGAAGTTATCGCAGTAGAGTATTATGCTAATGAAACTGAGGATGATGTAGATGCTGGTATCGTTGGTGGTTTAATTGAACCAATTAAAGACCCAAATGAAGGAACTGTTGATGAAATGGATATTATTGGAGAAACATTTATTAAGGTTAAGAAATTGTATGATTATGAATTTAATGGTACAAAAGCTGATGAATGGTATGTCGACAAGAAATATCCTGTTGAATTAATTCCTGACCCAACTGACCCAAGACGAGTATCTGTTCGATGGGTTAGTTCTTATAGTGGACAATTTGAATTACTATATGGAGATTATAGTAAAACAATTGTTGTTGAGTCTTTATTTTAATAATTAAGTGATAAAGGAGATATAGATATGAAAAGAGAAGTTTATTCTTATCCTAAATCAAGTTTTTTGTCTACTGAAAAAGATATGAATTTGATTGTTCAGATGATTATGAAAAATGAGCGTCTGAAAAAAATGTTATACTACACAACTCGTGATTGTATGAATAAGCCTAATTTAACCGAGGATGAAACTCTTGGTTTATTTGGTGAATAGATTAAGATTGTACCTAAGCTAACTGTTGATGGTTCAGTATTGAATTATATTATTGTTAGTTTTGATAATTTTACTGGTAATCGTAAGAATCCCGAGTTTAGAGATAATATTATTGAGTTTGACATTATTTGTCATTTTGACCAATGGAAAATGAAAGACTTTGAGTTGCGTCCTTATAAGATTGCGGCAGAGATTGATTCTATGTTCAATGGAAAACATTTAACTGGAATTGGTGAGTTGGAATTTTTAGGCGCAAATCAAATGATTCTTACGGATGAATTTGGTGGATTGTGTTTAATGTATCAAGCTATCCATGGAGAAGAGGATAAAAAGAAAATGCCTAATCCTAATGATGAAGAAGACTTCATCAAAAACTTTGATGCAATGTTTAATAATTGATGGATACTCGATTATCTTTAATGTGCGGAACGGATTATCCCGTTCCTGAATGTTAGTTAGTTATTCATCAACCTCGCATCAAAGAGATTGCATTTATAGGGGAAGCAGATTTTTTTACAGGTATTTAGTGTTTGTGCTTAAATAAATCCATGTTTATCAAGGACGAATCTCTTTTAAGAGATACAAATAATTTTCAAATATTTATGACGATAATGTCAGAAAAAGAAGCGGCAGATAAAAAGTTTGCGGTGCAGCAAGTCTTTACTTTAATATTTCCAAAATATAAAGTAATGATGACTCCACGCTCTGTGCTACTTAGTGGAGATGGAATGACAATTCAAATTGATGAAAAGAATTTTGAGTCATTACAAGCAGCGTTGACAAATATCTGTTGTCTGAAAACTGGCCCTATGGATTAGTAGAGTTTTAATCCAGCAAATGCTAAAGCTCGAGAGATAGCAGAAAAACTTATGCGAGGACGAGCTAAGGTTGCTGCTGAAAAGGGTCAAAGTAATATCAGTATATTTAGCCAGTATCTTTCAATACTTACAGTGGGATTACATATTCCTATGTAGGAGCTAATGGATTTAACCATGTTCCAATTATATGACTTAGTTGAAAGATATATGCTATATATTAATTGGGATATGGACGTCCGTTGTCGTTTGGCTGGAGGCAAACCCGACAATCAACCTGACAATTGGATGAAAAATATTCACTAACTAAAATTTTAAGGAGGATACAAACCATGAAATTTGGCGTTCGCGAAATTTGTGATGTTGTCTTAAAGGCAAAGGCTAACCAGAAGGTTGGTAACAAGATTTTCTATAAGAACGAACCTGTTATCTATTTTGATACTCTGAAGACTTCTAGCATGGAGGGTGCTGCTACTACCGTTTATGCACAGGGCGGCCGTGGTAACTCTCGTTTGATGGCTTGGGAAGGTGAGCGTACCATTACTTTCACTATGGAAGATGCTCTAATCTCTCCCGCTGGCTTCATGATTCTATCTGGCGCAGGTTTGATTGAGGCTAGTGATGCTAAGCCCATTATGGTTCATACTACTGAGCAGACTGATGCTGTTGTTGTTGGCGATGGTGAAGTAACTATTACTCTACAGGAAGCTCCTTATGTACCTGAGTTGGGTAAGAGTGGCTATGGTGAAGATTTCATTTATGTTATGTTAATGCAGAATGGTGAAATCGTTACTGAGCCTTTCATTCCTAGTTCTGTTGAAGGCAATGTAATTAAGTTAACTGAAACTTGGACTGATGAAGCTCGTAGTGAGGTTAATCAGCAGGCTCGTGCTAACGATTTGAGTCCTTTCTATGCTGGTTGTGTTGTATTGGTTGACTACTATGTTGCTCGTAAGTCTATGGCACAGCAGATTGATATCACTCCCGACAAGTTCGGTGGTAACTATTACCTAGAGGCTTCTACTCTGTTCCGTAATACTGAGGGTGTTGATATGCCTGCAGAGTTCGTAATTCCTAACTGCAAGATTCAGTCTAACTTTACTTTCACTATGGCATCTTCTGGCGACCCATCCACTTTCACTTTCACTATGGATGCATTCCCAGATTATACTCGTTTCGACCGCACTAAGAAGGTTCTGGCAGCTATTCAGATTATTGAATCTGCTGATACCGATAGCGCTATCGACCGTGTAAGCACTCATTCTACTGATACTATTGACTTCAATGGCATGGTAGCTGGTACTCGTCCCTTTGCAGGTTTTGCAACTGAGGAATAATTGACAATTAAATAAATTTAAGGGGAGAGATTAAGAAATTAATCTCTCCCCTTTTTGTCATTTGTAGTAAAAGGAGGAATAGAATGGCTGAAGGTATTATTTTTGGTGGACATTTATTGGATAAAGATACTTTTATTCAAATATTTGAAGAATGGTATAATGAAAAAAATCAAGAATTTTATCACGATTTAGTAATATTAAAAGATGAAATATCTCAAATGTATACTATGGAATTAAGAGAGAGTCAGTCTCATCCAGGAGTATGGAAAAATGCTATGAGACGTCAGTCATCTTATAGTGCAAAAAAGATATATGAAAGATGGGAATAGATTCAAAAAAAATATTTTGGTAATAATGCTGTTACCTTAATTGCTATTACTAAATTTGGAGAAAAAGAATTGACTTGGTCCTAGAATATAGAAGAAGCAAGTGTAATGACTGAGGGTGGTATTAATGTTACTAAAACTCAATTAAATACGGCAGTTGGTTCTTTGGATAAAGATTTAGCTGCATATGCGGCCGCTCAAGAGATTTAGAATTTTTTTAGACGACATTATAGTGATATGTGTAATCAACTTTCTGGCTATAAAATGAATAATACAGATGCTCAATTATTACATAAAACAATTTCTTCAAAATCTCCTTTGTATTAGTCTAGACATGAATCTTTTACTGGACGTAGTTATGGAGAAATTATTTTTGCTTCTTAGGGCAATGCCGAAGGTAAATAGTTAGATGCTTTTATGAATCATGTGGCTCAATACAATAAACAATTATTTGGTTTAATGTCTGCTAGTGCTGTTAATAGTAATTAGCTTGTAAATTTAAAAATAGATGACCACGGTGGATTTTCAGGGATTTTTAGTTCTCCACAAGTAGTATAGCCTTGGTTATTAGCATCATTAAACTCAGCTAGTTGGTTGACAGGAGGAGACGTTGTTGTTATTGATGAGTCTGGAGCCGTAATTTATAATATTTAGATTAAATCAACATTAGCAGATTCAGGTAAAAACTTTGAATTAGCATTAACAAGACTTGAGAGTTTAATTAATAGACTTATTAAAAGAATGGAAAGAATGCATGAAAATCCAAGATTAAAACCTAAGTCTTTAGCTAATATAATGTATAAGTCTTTAAAAACTACTAGTAGCAATGATGTTGCTAAAAGCGAATCTTTTATGGAGACTGAAGCTTATAATACTGTGCGTAAAAACTTAAATTTAGCTCCAATCAATATAAAGTTTAATGTATAAAATTTGACAAATCAGAAATTTTCTGGTATAATATAATTGTAAAATGAGATAAAGGAGGAGTTTAGCTATGGCTAAAGTACCATTTTCAAAACTTCAAGCTAAAGTAGACGGAGGGGCAACAAGTGTCTTTTATTATAATTTAGCAGGAGAAGAAGTTTATTATGAAGTAAAACATTATTTACCTTTTAAGGAAAAGCTTGAATTAGTATCAAACATTATTAATAAGTCTATTGATGATAATGGATTTTACAATCCAATGAGAGTAAAATTTAATATGGTATTAGAAATTACTTATGCTTATACTAATTTAAGTTTCACTGAAAAAATGAAAGAAGACCCATTTAAATTATATGATATTTTAGTAAGCACTGGTATTTTTACAGATATTGTTGATGTTATTCGTGAAAAAGATTGGCAAGAAATTCAAGAAAATGTTTGGTCTACTATTAATAATATTTATCAATATAATAATTCTGTAATGGGAATTTTAGATACATTAAAAGCTGATTATGATAATTTAAATTTTGATGCTACTGAAATCCAAAAGAAGATTGGGGACCCAGAGAATATGGCTTTATTGCGTGAAGTCCTAACTAAATTGGGCTAATTAAATTATTCTTATTATTTAGATTTTTAAATTTTAATAGGAATAGTCGGGGATGAGAATTTGATTATTCTCATCCCCGATTTTTTATTTTGCAAAATAAAAAATTAGGAGAGAAAGGAGATAAAAATTTGTATGGCAAAAAATCTTAATGTTAGTTTAGCTTTTACTGCGAATACGAATGAGGCTATTGCCGCAATTAAAAATTTGCAAAAAGAGCTTAATGGATTGGCTACTGGTTCTGCATTGAAAAATAGTGGAATTTCACAAATTACACCTGAAATTCAAAGAGCTATGACCGCAGCAGGAGAGTTATAGGCTAAACTAGAAGCGGCTACAAATTTAAAAACAGGAAAATTAGATTTAGGTCAATTTTCTGATTCCTTAAAAAAAGGCGGAGTTTCTCTTCAGCAATATGCTAATCAATTAAATGCTCTTGGTCCGGCCGGTCGTCAAGCATTTACGAATTTAGCTTAGTCTGTTTTATAGGCAGAAGCTCCTTTAATTAGATGCAGTCAAAGGGTTAGAGAGCTTGGTACTACATTAGCAAATACTGCAAGATGGCAGTTATCTTCTAGTATTTTACATGGTTTTATGGGAACCGTATAGTCTGCTTATGGATATGCTCAAGATTTAAATAAATCTTTAAATGATATTCGCATTGTTACTGGTGCTAGTGTTGCTGAAATGGATGCATTTGCAGCTAAGGCAAATAAGGCAGCGCGGGCATTAAGTACAACAACTAATGAATATGCTAAAGCTTCTTTAATCTATTTCCAATAGGGTGATACTCAATCTGAAGCTATGCAAAAAGCTGCTGTTACTGCAAAAATGGCAAATGTAACTGGACAAAGCGCAGATGTTGTTTCTAATCAATTAACTGCTATTTGGAATAATTTTAACAAAGAAGGCGATGTTGCTTATGAACATTATGCCGATGTATTAACAAAATTAGGTGCTGCAACTGCGTCTAGCACTGATGAAATTGCTGGTGGATTAGAGAAATTTGCCGGTATTGCAGATACTATTGGTTTGAGTTATGAATATGCTGCATCTGCTTTGGCAACAATTACTGCAACATCTCGTGAAAGTGAAGAAGTTGTTGGTACAGCATTAAAAACAATCTTTGCACGTATTCAAGGTTTAAAGCAAGGAGACACCCTTGAAGATGGTACTACTTTAAATAAATACTCTGAAGCTTTGCAAAAAGTCGGTATTAGTATTTTTGACCAAACTGGCGAATTGAAGAATATGGATAGTATTCTTGAAGAAATGGCCGCAAAATGGGTAACTTTAAATAAAGACCAATAGTTGGCATTGGCTCAAACTGTTGCTGGTGTTCGTCAATATAACCAAATGGTTACTTTGATGGATAATTGGGATTTTATGGAAGAAAATCTTGCAACTGCTGGCGCAGCGGATGGAGAACTTAATAAACAAGCTGAGATTTATGCTGAAAGCTGGGAGGCTGCTCGAGACAGAGTAACAGCAGCAGCAGAAAATTTATATACTAAAATTTTAGATGACGATTTTTTCATTGGTTTTTTAGATGGTTTAAGCCATGTTATTGATGGAGTAGGTAGTTTAGTTGATGCTTTTGGAGGTTTAGGTGGCGTTCTAGCAACTATTGGAGCTATTGCCACAAAAGTTTTCCATAAAGAAATTGCTTAGGGTTTAAGAAATGCTGCTTATAGTATTAAGCAATTTACTCCAGCGGGTAAAAAAGAACATGAAAAGACTAAAGAAGATGCTCTTGAGGGTATTCGTAACTTAAAATCTAATATGCGTGGTCGTGAAGGCGATGCAGAAAATGCTTCTCTTGATAGAGAAATTCGTATGCAAGAATAGCTACGTGCAGCTGCTGGTCGCGTAACTGAAGAAGAGCTTAAATAGCTTCAAGTTCAAATGGATTTAGTACGAGCAATGGATAAGAGAGCAATTGCTGCTGGTAAAGCAGCGGATGCAGCAAGGGAAGAAGTTGAAGACGCTCGAGATTTAGCAAAAGCCTATGAGAAAATTGAGGCTAGAGATAAGGCCAAGGAAGATTTTTAGAAGAAACATTAGGGTGAAGAAAATCAAAAACGAAATGACGCAATATCTCAAGCCTTTGACGATGTAATAGATTATGGAGCAAATCACAGAAAGACAAAACATCATCGATTTGGTGAGTAGGGAGATTATATTAATTAGCAATATGCTTAGGCTCGGTAGAGGGTAGTAGATTCTGGTGAAACAGTAACAGCTGATGCTGTTCGAGGAGAATTTTTAGCTGGATTAAGAGAGGCGGCCGACAGTAGAGATGAAATGGCGAAAGCTATTTTTGATAAAGTTAAAGCTGCTGGAGAAGAAGCTGCTTAGGCATATGGTGAAGCTATGAAGTCTGAGCTAGATGAAGCAATGAGAGATGCTGAAAGATAGGCTAGCGAAAAAATTGAAAATATTGGAAAAGCAGTGGATAAAGGTGCTATGACGGAAGTCCGTGCCAAAGATTTAAGAGAAACTGCTTCTAAACTTTCAGTAAAAACTAAAGACGATAATGGTAATGAAGTTTATAAAACTGCCGATACTGGATTAGGTAAAGTATAGGATACATTAAAACAAAAGCTTGCTGCGACAGCTGCTGAAGCTAAAGAATTATAGGCTGCATTAGCTGCTTTGGGTAAATCTGATAGTGTATTAGATGGTAGAATTGCAGATTTAGAAAATATGACACAAGAATTAAATAGTACTACTGCTAGTGCTGAACGTCTTGAAGAAATTTTAGGATAGCTATCTAGTGAAGAGGAAGGCGGTATTACTTCAGTTCTTGAAGATTAGGCTCAAATGTTGACAGTGGATGCAGCAGGAACGCCTTATGGTGGAGAAACAAGCGCAGATGCAAAAACTCGTGGAGGAGAAGATTATCTTCGTTCTAAGCAAGCTGCTTAGAAACAAATGGATAGCGAAAACGCTAATTTAAATGTTGGCGGTAGTGAAGAAGGTTTAAATGAATCTTTTAATAAGAGCGGTTTAACAGATTGGGCCGATTAGATTACTAATACTACTGATTTAATTATGGGACTAGGCTCTGCAATCAGTTCAGTATAGGGAGCTATTGATGTTTTTAATAATCCTGATGCAACAGCTTGGGATAAAATTAGTGCAGTAATCAGTGTTGTAATCGGTATTTTACCAGTTGCATCAACTTTAATGACAATGTTTGGTACTACTGCAGCAACAGCAGGTGCAACTGCGAGTGCGGGTATGACCGCTGCGTTAGGTTCAATTGGTTGGATTATTTTAGCAGTAACAGCATTGATTGCAATTTTTATTGCTTTAGGTTCTGCGATAGCAGCAAATTCTCCAGAAGGATAGCTGAAGAGTGCACAAGAAGCCACTGAAAAAACTGCACAAGCGGCACAAAATGCAAAAAGTGCTTATGAAGAATTGTTAGCTACTATCAATAGATATGATAGTGCAAAAGAATCGTTAGAAGGATTAGCTAAGGGTACCGAGGAATATACGGAAGCTCTCATGGAGGCTAATGCTGCGGCAAGAGAATTAATTGATACTTATGAATTAACAAGTGATTAGTTCCATGTGGATGAAAATGGTTTAATTCAAATTGATGAAAATGCTCTTTAGACAAAGAAAGATGAACATCGTGAAAGAGTTGAAAAAACTTCTAGTGCATTAACAGGCGCTTAGAAATATGAGAATGAAAAAGAAGACGATGTTACTATTTCTAATATTCGAAAAGAAGCTAATAAGGATTCCATGTATTATGGGTCTGATTATTAGAATTATTTAATCTCTGATACTAATATTGAAACTGTATTAGCTGCGGCCAGAAATGCAGAAGGTGGTTCTGATGCTTATTTCGCTGAAGGTGAAAAAAATATTGCAGCAACAATGGGATGGGACCCAGATGCATTAACAACTTATTAGCAAGATTTTATAAATGCATTAATGGAAAATTCCGCGGCCCTATCTGAAGCAAATGCAGCAATTTTAGCAAACGCAGCGGCCAATGAAGCTGCTACAAAAGCATAGTTGGCGCAAAATTTGAGTGATGAAACTGCATTTTAGGACAGTGAATATCAAGATGAGTTATTAGAAGCTGCATTAAATACTCAAGGGACTGAGGAATCAGAAGCTCAAGATAAGCTTGACGGAATGACTCAAGACCAAATGTATGATGCTTATGCTGAAATGATGGGCTATACCAATAATGGTATAGGTACTTGGTTAGATGGTAAGCAAGAGTTCTTGGATGCTGACGGAAATCCAATTGAGTTAACTCCAGAGCAAGTAGAAGCTCAAATGCGTGAAATGTACGCGCAAGAGGGTATGGAAGAAAATGCATTAAATCTTGTAGATACTATGAATCAAGTAATGGCACGAGCTGATGAAAATAAAGGTGTTATTAGTACTGCTATTACTGGAGATACAGAAAAATTAACTATTGGTTAGTAGGGTATGAGTGCAGATGAAGTTGCTGCTATGGTTACTGATGAAGAAGCTCAAGCGATGGGCTTTGAAAGTGCGGCAGCTTTTGGAGAATCATTTGCTTCTGCTACAGAGAGCTTTGCTGGTGAATGGCAATCTTTAATGGGAAATTATGTTGACTCCGTTTCTGATTAGATGCAAACCATGTTTGATAATGGAGAGTTAGATAATCTAACTCTTGGACAGTCAGAAAATTTAGCAAATGCTTTTGAAACTGCATATGCAACTAGTGGATAGGCTGGTATGGATGTATTGGCTAAGATGTTTACTGATGCTGGTGAATATTCTGACGAATTTGCAAATGCTCTTGGAACTATAGACTGGAGCACTGCTACCCCAGAGACTTTACAAGACGCATTGGATGCCGCGGGTGTTGCTACTCATTATACTGCTGATGAATTAAATAATTTAATTAATGTAATGAACGAAGGAGCTATGGGCTTCGAAAATGCTGCAAATAAATATAAAACATTATCTGAGATTGTTGATTCATTAAAATCTGGTGATACTATTACAGCTGAGCAATTTAAAGAATTGGGTCCAGGTATGGAAGATTATTTCATGCGAATGGCTGATGGTACTTATAAATTAATTGGTGATGCAGAAGCTTTCTATGCTGCTGTTAATGAATAGTAGTTGGAAGGTTTTGAAAATACAATTACTGCAAAAACTGAAGATAATGCAGAAATTGAAAATGTATTAAATCATGATATTAGCTCTTTGGGTAAGATGGATAGTACTACAATGGGTGGTCATGTTTACACTGGAAATGGACAATTTGTTTAGAATACTGATGTAGCTAATGCTCAATTAAATTTCTTAGAGTAGACTGGCTATGACCCCGCTCAAGTTCAACAATGGCGTGATGATATGTAGGCTGGCACTTTAGATGTTAAAGCATTGACAACTGCTGTGAATGAACAAACAACGTCTCTTGGCGGAGCAGCAGCTGCAGAAGAATATTTAACACAATAGCTGGATGCTAATAATACAGAAATTGAACAAAGTAAAGAGGCTATTGCATCTACGGCTACATCTTTAGATGAATTAGATTAGATGTTGCAAGATGGTAAGATTTCTGTAGAAGCATATGATAAAGCTGCCTAGGGTGCTTTTGAAAAAGAAGTTGAAGCTGAGGGTTTCGACACTGAAGAACTTAATAATTATGTTGATGCATTAATTGAATCTGGTAAATTCTTAGAAGAAAATCGACAAGAAGCTCAAAAATTTGCTTTAGCTCAGTATCGGATGGAAAAAGGATGCACTGAGTTGGTTGAAAGTTATGAAGATTGGGACAAAGTTTTATCAGATAATGAAGCTAGTTTAAAAGATATTAATAAAGTTATGCCAAAAGTAAATTCTATGTTACAAGATATGATGGACTTATCTGATGAAGAATTTGCTTTATTACCAGATAATTTTGCTCAAGATAATTGGAATTTAATTCAAGACGTTTATAATGAAGTTGATGGAGCTTATGAAGCTTTAAGAGCAAAAATAACAGAAGAAATTGTTATGAAGGTTGTACTTGATGAATCTGCTTAGGGTCAAGTTATGACAGAAGTTAATAATTTTTTAGCCAATGTTAATTTGGATGATATTGAAGTTGGAGCAACTTTAGATTCCACTGGATTTGCAGCTGGTTTATAGGGATTATTGGATTCTGGCGCAGTAACTGTAGAACAAATGAATGACATTTTATCAGGTATTGGTTATGAACCAATTATTGAATATGAACAAGTAGCAGTTAGTTCTTTTGCCCGTCAAAGCCAATAGGGTTATATTCAAGTTGCAGGTGTTGATGGAAGCATTGAATATGTGCCAATTACATCTGACATGGATATTAGTGGTGAACAATATGTATATGTTCCAAAAATCGGTAGTTCTAAATATAAAGGCGGCGGTGGTGGTGTCGCTGATGCTAAAGCCAATAAAGGCGGTGGCGGAGGAGGCGGTGGCGGCTCCAAGCCAAAGAAAGCCGACAAAGTAAAGAAAACTGATGTTGTTGACCGATATAAAGAAATTGACGATAAACTTGATGACATTGCAGATAAAATGGATGATGCTTCTAAGGCTGCTGACCGTCTATGGGGTCCTGCACGTTTAAAGCAAATGAAAAAAGTTAATGATGCTTTAGAAGAAGAAATTGATGCATTAAAGAAAAAACGAAAAGAAGCACAAGATAATCTTGATATTGATAAAAAAGCTTTGAAAGATACTATTAGTGCAGAAGCAGGAGTTACAATTACAGACGCAGATTTTGACGCAGAAGGCAATTTCACTAGATATGATGAAGTTTTAACTGATTTATATAATGAAATTGATGCTGCTATAGAAGCGGCCAATGCTGATGGTAATGCTGATGAAGATGAACAAGAAAAAATTGATAAAATTCAAGAGCGTATTGATAAAGTAAAAGAAGCAATTGACCAATATGATGAAACTCGTGAATTAATTGAAGATTTAGACAATGATATTCAAGATAAAATTTACGAATGGCAAGATAACAATTATGAACAATTAAATTATAAACTTGAATATGAAATTGAAATTAATGATTCTGAACTTGAATTATTAGAATATTATATGGGCAAAGCTGAAGGTAATATTTATAAAACTGCAGAAGCTTTTGGATATTTAGCTGGACAAGCCGATATTTATACTGATAATTTAAAGCATCAAGAAGAATATGTTAATGAATTAACTAGGGCTTATTATGCTGGTGAAATTTCTATGGATGCATATAAGGAAGGTTTGCGTGAAGCTCAAAGTGCAACCATTGAAAACTTATAGGCATTAGAAGAACAAAAGAAAGCTATGCAAGAGTATTATGGTGAAGTAATGGATATGGCTCTTGAAGAAATTTCTTTGTATACAGATGAAATGGAAGAGTTAAATTCTGTTCTCGACCATTATTCTAATATTCTTGAATTAGTTGGTAAGCAAGAAGATTATGCAACCAAGGGTAAAGTTTTACAATCCAAAGCCGCAAATCTTCGCAATGAAATGCAAGTCCAACAAAAACTTTATGAAAAGTCTAATGCCGAAGCTGAAGATTGGGCTGCTAAAATGGCAACAGCAATTGAAGGTTCTAATGAGTATGAAACTTATAAAAAGAATTGGATTGCGGCCCAAGAGGCAGCTAATGAAGCTCAAGAAAATATGTTAAGTAAGACTGAAGAGTGGGCTGAAGCAATGAAGGCAGTTATTGAAAATGAATTAGCTGGATTAGCTAAGACCATGGAAGAGTCTTTAACGGGCGGAACTTCATTTGATGAGTTATTAACTTCTATGGAGCGCCGCAGTAGTCTACAAGAAGAATATCTAACAACTACAAATCAAATTTATGAAACTAATAAATTGATGCGTCAAGCTCAACAAGAAATTGATAAAACTACTAACTCTGTAGCAAAGCGAAAGTTGGCTAATTTCATTAATGAAACAGAATAGATGCAAAATCAAACTGAGTTAAGTCAATATGAGTTAGATATCCAGTAGGCCAAGTATGATTTACTTTTGGCTGAAATTGCATTAGAGGAAGCTCAAAGTGCTAAATCTACTGTTCGCTTACAGCGCGATAGTGAAGGCAATTTTGGTTATGTTTATACTGCGGACCAGTCTGCGGTCGGTGAGGCCGAACAAGAATTGGCAGATAAGCAAAATGCTCTTTATAATCTTGGATTAGAAGGTGCTAATGATTATAGTCAAAAGTATGCTGAAACCATGCAAGAAGCTCAAGATGCTATTACTGAATTAACAGAAATGTGGATGAATGGTGAAATTGAGTCTGAAGAAGAATATCAAAGACGCAAGGCTGAAATTCAGGATTATTATTATGAGAAATTAAAGCAATATTCAAGCTTATATCAAGTAGCATTAACTACTGATAGTAATGTTATCAAAGATGCTTGGAGTACTGACTTTAGTGATATGATGTATAAGACTGAAGATTGGAAAGTCGCAACTGATGATTACTTTGCCGGAGCTGCTGAAAGCATGAAGACCTGGGCTGAAGTTTGTGGAACCGTTCTTGAGGAATCTGGTCTTGATGACGTAAGTAAAAAGGTTGAAGAAATCAATACCAAGAGTGAGAATTTGAAAAATACTCTAATTGGTGAAGATGGCGAGAGCGGCGTTGTTGGTGCAATGATGTCTGAAGTTGAAGCTGCGGGTAAGTTAAGTGAAGCTTATATTGGCATTCAAAATCAAATTGATGAAGTTATTAAGAAGTATGAAGAAATGATGGGTGTAATTAATGAAGATTATACCAATGAAAATACTCCTGAAGTTACTCCTGCGATTACTCCAGACCCTGAACCCGAGCCAGAAGAACCAGTTCCTGAACCAGAGCCTGAACCTGAGGAGGCCACTGTTCCTGAATTAAAGGTTGGTTCTACAGTTACCGTTAAGAAGAGCGCAAGCAGATGGGCTACTGGAGAAGGTATTTGGAATCCAGTTAAGGGCAACAATTTCAAAGTTAAGAAAATTAATGGAGAAAAAGTTCTTATTGGAGACCCTTCAGGTCCTAACTATAGTGCTTCTGGCATTACAGGTTGGATTAAGAAAACTGACCTAGAGGGCTTTGCTACTGGTGGCTACACTGGAGACTGGGAAGGTTCTTATGGTAAGTTAGCAATGTTACACCAAAAAGAATTGGTGCTAAATGCAAATGATACTGAAAACTTCTTGCAAGCAATGGATATTCTTGATAAGATTGTTTCTGCTATTGATTTGTATAGTATGAATTCTCAGCTTGGTGGAGCTTTATCTAGTCCGTCTCTTGGAAATATGGGCGGTGGAGATGTCCTTGAACAACAAGTACATATTGAAGCTAGTTTCCCAGGAGTACAAGATAGAAACGAAATCGAAGAAGCATTTAATACTCTTATCAATAGAGCATCTCAATATGCTAATCGTAAATAAATTTTTGGGTAGGTTATAGAAATATAACCTACCCTTTTCTTTATTTGGTCTAATTAAAAAAATTGACTTTTCACAAATTTTATAGTATAATAGATTAAGGAGAGAAAGGAGAGTTTGAGTATTTATGGCAATTGAAGTTGATAATCTATTTCAAGCACTAGATATTATTTTAGATTAGCGCTTGCAAAATATGAATTATGATAAAACCGATGTTTGTATTATTACTGATGATAGAGATGCTAAAAATGGTCACTATTGGGTTTCTCCAAACAATGGTGAAACTAGATATGAAGCATTTAGTGAGTCAGAAGAATATAAAAAAGGTGAGAGTGTCAGAGTTTCTATTTTAAATGGAGATTATACTCAAAAGAAATTTATCGTAGGTAAATATGTAGTAGATGATGCTATTACTCCCATTACTTATGTTTCTCCTCTAGATACGGTTATTGATGTTACTGGAAATATGATTAGTGAAGCCAAAGCTAATGCTCAATATGGTTTAATTTCAAATGGTACAGTATCAGAAATTCCGATTTGGAGTGCGGATTTGGCTTTAGACCAATCTTATAAAGATTTACAAGCCAGTGGCATTTATAATACTATTAGTTTATCTGCTAATTTTAAAACTTTATTAGATAACTATGATATGCGTTCAGGCTCTTTTGGATTGCGCCTAGATGTATATGTAAAATTAAATCCAAGTAGTGAAAAATATATTGTTCGCTCTGTGTATATGGATAGTTCTGAAATGTTTGGTAATCCATATGCTTTTACACTATATTCTCCCCAGAGTAGAAAATATGATTTAAGTCAGCTTGGTGCCGTTGAAAAATTAAGTTTATGGTTTTATCAACGAGGAGATTTTTCTTATTATGATTCAAATCAAAGACAAACAGTTAATATTGATTATAAAAAAATTCCAAGAGAAAATATTTTATTGAGAGATATTAAAATTGGATTTGGTAGCGATTTGACTATTGTTCAAGATAATACAATTCAAGCTTTTACAACCAATTCTTCTACTTATAGATTAATTGTTACTAAAGCAGATAATGAAAAAGGATTAGGATTTTTGTGGTATAACAAAGATGAAAACAATCAATATTTGGGATACAGCGATGGCATTGTTGATTTTGAATATAAGGATGGAAATGTTGTTTATACCAATAAGCTTGATAAAAATTAGAATAAAGTAACTCAAGATGTTCTTGATGAAAAGAAACGAGCTATTTTAGAATTTGCTAAGGATGATAAGGATAATGTTATCCTAGTCTCTGTATTAGATGATGATGGATATGAAATTTCTTTTGATGATTTAAAAATCACTATTGACGATGCTTTAATCATTTTAGCAAATGAGGTTAGTAATTTAAAACTCCAATTACAAATTCAATATGACAATGAAGAAATTGGTTTTAATGAGTTCATAGCTCGTAAATCAGATATTGATAATTATGAGCGAGTTAAACGGACTTATCTTAATACTAATTATTCTAATGAAGAGCTTGAGCAAGCTATTGAGAGCCAGCGTAGTGCAGAATTGGAGGGTTTAAGATTACAATTCGAAGCTGGTGCTTTTGGCGAAGGCGATGAAGCAAATTAGAGATATAATAAAGAAATAGCAAAAGTTAATGATTTATATAACAATAAGCGTGCTGAATTAAGAAATTATAGAGTTCAAAAAACCTATGTTCTTTAGAAGAAATAGCAAGATGTAATGATACAAAAAGTCGCTCCATATGATGAGTTTAAATATATGGAAGAAAGCGAAACAGATGCTCGTTTAACCGCACAAGCCGGCAAAGAAGGCGTTCCTTCTGATGCTAAGAGTTTAAAATTATCTGCAGATTTGGCTGAAGTTAAGCCTTTAATGACTAAAACTTTTGATTTAGTTACCAAAGATTTAACTGCGGTGCTCCGTCAAATGCGCGACCGCACGAACTCTATCGCAGATATCACTACGGCTTTAAATGCATTACTATTAACTCCTACCAAGGATGCCGCAGGACAAATCCACGGTACGGAAAGAAATAACATTCTTGCTTGGTATGATTTTACTGATGCAATGAGAGAAGAAATGTATGGTGTTTATACAGAACTTCTAGAATATAATTATTTACATTAGGAAAATTTAAAGAAACTTCCTGCAGAGCAAGAAACTGATGCTATCCTTAGAGAGAAAATGGGAGAGCATTTACAAGCTTGGAATAAATCTGATTTATATTTAAATATTCAAAATAGTTTTAAGTCTTCTTTAATTCCAATGATAACTAACTTTTTTACAAATGCTCAAACTACAATTGATGCAAATTATAGTGGTTATCAAGGTATTTATGATACTTATAAAACTAAGGCTGATAAAATAATTGTTCAAATTAATGAGAATTTAAATAAAATGTGGGCAATTGTTGATGACAATAATGCTATTATGGTAGACATGAGACCTTATAATAATGGCCGCGTATATTTAGATTATAATAAAAAAGATTTATCTAACTATGATAATCGTTATGCAATCTATTGGTATAGATATGAGCCTGGATACACAAGTGATGATAGATTATATCCAACTGAATGGAAACGTTTAACGACAAAAGCTGATTTCGGTATTGATGAGTCTGATGAATTAGTATATAACTTTGGATTACCAATTTATGATGATTTTGTTTTAAGAGATGGACAATACTATTTTTCTGATAAGGTTCAAGGAACCAATGTCTCTGCAATTCGCATGATGGATGGACAGAGAGTAAATGAAAAATATAAAATTGTTTTATTCTATAATCACGAAATGTATGAAAGTAATGAAGTAGAATTTACTAATTTAGATGATGTAGTTGACCCAACCACAGCAGATAAGAATGATGCTATTGTTATTACTCACGGCACGAATTCACAAGATACTTACCAGAGTTATGGTTTAAGTAATTTCTTGGTAAATGCGGCCGACGCAAGTAAGGTGCGAGAATTATCTGTGCATTATGAAGGTATTCTTGCAGGAGATGAAGCTTTAGCTAATACACAAGTATATTGGTATATTCCAAATACTGCTACTATGTTAACTTGCGATGATAAGCATTTAACTGAAACTTTAGGTTTTTATTCTGATTTAAATATTTCAGACGGAGAAAAACCTGATTATAGTAGAAATGGTTATACTTGTTATTATAAAACAATTGGTGTAGAAACAGTGCAAATTACAGATGACCCAGAAACAGAAGAGGTTGAATCTGGAGAAAAAGTTACTGCAAAAGCAAGTGATTTAACATTCACTTATAAGATTAAAGATTATTATTTATCTACCTCAAGCCGCAATGAAATTTTCTGTAAGGTAGTAAAGGATGAATATACATTTGAGACAAGTATTGTTTTGGCATTTACGTCTCTTGGAACCAGTGGTACTGATTATACATTGGCAATTACTCCTTCTACAACTCAAATTGCAACTTATGCTTCTGGATATTTGCCATTAAATATTGTTTTATATGATTATAAAAATAATACTATTCCTATGACTACAAATTTATTATCGACAGTAAAAGATGGAGCATCTAACTTTAAGTTAGGTTGGGAAGGACCACACTCCTATGATTTTGCTACATTATCTGATGCCGATGATAATATCGTTGGAGCGAATATTCAATTAACAACTTAGCCATAGGATAATAATAGTTTAATTTATGGTGTTTTAAAAGCAACTGTTGATTGCCCTATCGAATACACTGTAAATACAGAAGAGGATGAACAAGAAAATAAGGAAAACGCTAATAAAACAGCAAGTAGAAATGCAACTTTAACTTCTTATTATCCAATTCCATACAGTGCTGGTAATTACTATATTGAAGGTGCAACAACTATTGTTTATGATAGTATGGGAAGTAATCCTTCTTATTATAAAGACCCATATAAGATTTTTACTTGTAATACAAATGAAAACCTTGCAGACAAGAAGATTATTCGTGCAGGTGTGGAATCTGATAAGCCAAAATATGATATCCTGTGGCGAATTGTTTATTATAAAAAAGATAAAGATGGTAAGGTTGTAAAACTAGATAAAAATATCCATGCTGATTATAATATTTGTCGTAGTTATATGCCCACTTTAAATGAGAAAAATGGTTTAAATGCATCAAATATGTACATGGGCAATATGGATTGTTGGTGCGCAGTTGAGTGTTGGTTAAAAGACCTTGAAACTGCTACTTATGATACTAAATATTCTTTAATTTGGGTTCAACCTATTTTTATCTTACAAAATCGCTATCCGTCTCCAATGCTGAACTCTTGGGATGGAAGCTTGACAATTGACAAAAAAAATGGTACAATATTATCATCATTAGTAGGTGCTGGTCGAAAAACTCGTGATAATACTTTTGAAGGTGTACTCATGGGAGATATCGAAGGCAGTGCCGGAATCGTAAATGCTGGTAATAAATCTGGTTTAGGTATTTATGGTTTTAATGATGGCGCTCAAAGTTTTGGTTTTAATGTCGATGGTACAGGTTTTATTGGTAAATCTGGTAGAGGTAGAATTTTATTTAATGGTAATGAAGGTATTATTCAAAGCGCTTCTTATACAGCAAATGAAGATAAACCTTATGGTATGAAACTTGACTTTGATGATGGTTGGCTTGAAATGCGAGGCGGCCTAGAGTATGATAATGATGATTGGGCAAATGAGGTTGTCAATCATTATAAGGAAATCCTTGCCGCAAAAGTATATAAAGTTGATGAAAATACTCAAGCATTAGTAGCAACTACAAAATATATTATTGATAGAGATATAATGGATTTGGATGTTCAAGAAGCATTGCTTGAAAAGATTAAGTATGATGCTGCTCATCAAGCAAATATGTATATTGAGGGTCGAGCCATTGCCAAAAAAGCTAAAGATAACGGAGAGATAACTCAAGAAGAATATCAAAAGTTATTTGATGAGCTTTATGCTAAAGAGCAAGAGAAAAAATACTATGCAATGACTACATTAAAAACTGCTAGTATTGGAAGAGGTTTCTCTATTAATGACAAAGATTATGAATTAACCATAGAACAATATAATGCTATTTTAAATGAATTAGATGAATATATTTTAGCAGAAACTTATGATGGTGAATTAAAAACTGATGCTGAAGGTAGAAAATTTAATTATAAGAGTAGATATGGTACTCTTTCTAAAGCTTTACAAGAGTTTGAGGCTCAAGGTCATAAAGTTCTTGGAGATTCAGAAGAAGCTAGTGATGTTACTTTAACTGAAGTTGAGGTTACAAATCAAAGTCATATTCGTTTAGATGTTAAATCTCCTTATTTCTATATTATTAGCGAATAGGGTAAACGTATTTTAAATATTGGTGATGGCACTGGATTTGACTTTGAAGATTATCCATATTTACAATATTCAATTGAAAAGTTCCAGCGAGATAAAGATGGAACAATTCTTTTAGTTAATTTAACTGATGAAACTGGTTCAACTATTAAAATTGAAGATATAGATGAGGCTAAAGAATTATTAAATTCTGAATGTTCAATTTTAAGAAGTGATGCTTATAATCGTTTTTAGATAAAAAAGAGCATTACTCAAAAAGATTATGATAATATTTGTTTAGATATTGAGGATTATCGTACTAAGAAATTAGCATATTTAAATACTTGGACAGAAGAAAATGCTGAAACTTTTATTGATAAGACTTATGAAGTTGAATATATTCAAAAAACTGGTTTTATTGGTACTGGTACACAAAAAACGAATTGGCTTGAACCTTATGGAAGAAACCTTTCTAAAGGTTATTATTTAAAATCTAATGATTTTACTTATACTGCTTTTAGTAAAGAGGATGGTATTGCAAGCGGTCAAGGTTCAGGCTTTTTACTTGATTTAACAAATGGACACATTAATGCAGCAAATTTAAGCATTGCTTCAAAAAATGTATTTATTGATTCTGGTAAAAATGCTGACCCATTTTTTATTATTAAAGATAATGATGGATGTAATTTAATTTATGCTGGACAATAGGATTTTTATATTCAATCTCATACATATTCAAGATATGCTCTTGGAGATAGGCTAACTGATGATAATGGTAAACAATATTATTATCCAGGTATGAAAATTGATACTGATGGAAATAATTTTTTATTTGATATTAGAGGTAATTATCAATCAATAGTAAATATTAATAAGGATGAATTTTTCCTGCAAACTGATAATTATAAAATTCGAGAATATATTACTATAACAAAGTGTTATAATCAAGATTATAGTATGAGTTTTGATATACAGGTCGGTAAAGCTGAAAAAGGACATATTATTTATACTGCACCAAATTTTAATAAAAAAAGTGAAAATGTTACGACTGAAGAACATACTTCTATTACTTTATATGAAAGTAAAAAAATTGATGGAATAATGTGGTATAAAATTAACACTGAGCAATGGATACCAGCATTATCTTTTGAATCGATTGAGGTAAATGATGAAGGTATTGGTACTGGTATAACTTATTTAAACCAAATTATTTATAGCGATTCTGATTATAATTCTATTAAAGTTGGTTTTACCAAAGATTCTCATGTTGCAGGTGTTAATATTTAGGCAACTAGAGCAGTTGATGGAGTAGAGTGGTATGCTATTGAAGTACTTGAAGTTGAACATTGGCTACCTGATTATTCTATTAAAACTGGTTCTTATGGTTCTGGTATTAGATTGGATTTGTAGGGTGGCTATATTGATGCTTATGATTTTATTATTCGAGGTGAATCTAGCACAGACCCCACTGCAGGTTCTTATTTATTATTAGATAGTTAGACTCCGCAATTTGTAGTTCATTTAACTACTCCAGACAGTGATGGTATAATTGATTTAGATTTAATTAAAATTTCTCCAGATGAATTTTATTTACATTCTGCAAATTGGTTAGAAACTACTACTCAAGTCACCACTTAGCGGACAGCTAAGATGGACGGCGGCTGGAATATTAGAAGCGGTCCTGGTATGGATTATTCTATTATCGGTTATTCTTCAAGTGGAAAAAGAGTGGTTGTATATGAAAAGCAGGGAGATTGGTACTGTATCGGAGAAGACTAGTGGATTTGGTATGAAGGTTTAACTGATTTTCAAGAAGGTGGAACCGCAAATAAAACTTATGGCACTGGCATGGAAATTGATTTAAATGATGGTCGTATTACTGCATACAATGCCAATAATGCGGGTAAAGAATTATTAATTAATTCATTACATGATACATATCCAATTTAGCTAGGAGAAATTGGAGATTATAATTTCCAAATTGGTTGGGATGGTAGTTTAAAGGGCGGTAGTATTTATGGTTGGAGTATTGATGCAAGTGGTACTGCTACGTTTAATCGTTTGAATGCTAATGGTGGTGTTTTAAGTTGGATGTCTATCGGCAGTGCTAATATTTATGATGTTGATATTACTTCTGGCACAATTGCAGGTATGGACTTCACTACTGGAGGCATTACTGCAGGAGATTGGAATTTTAGTTCTAATGGATTAAGTCATAATGGAAAAGCAATGGAAAAGAAAACTTATGATTCAGTGCGCTATATGTCTTTATGGACAAAAAAAATACCAGTAAGTGTTAGCGGTAGTTGCTCAATCGAAATTGATGGAGCTACTTATTATGGCTCATGCTCTGCTAGTGGAAATACTACTGAAGATGTAGGTTATAGAATTGGTTATGTAAAAATGATTTATAATGGATATGGAGAAGAAGGTCAAGAGTCTGCAGTTGTATTTACACCAGCATAAGGAGGATTTATGACAAATTTAGAAATTTTAAATTTTAATGAATTATATAAACAAAATTTTCAAGAATTTGATGAATTATTACCAGCAAAAATTTTGTTTTATATTTATAAAAATTTATCATTAATTGAAATATCATTACATCATATTGAAAATACTAGAAATAGTATTATTCGTAAATATGGTTTAATTGATGAATCAAAAGATACTATTCAAATTCCTCCAGAATTAGTAAATGAAGCTAATAAGGAATTAGAAGAAGTTTTAAAAATGGAATAGGAAATTAATTTTTTTTTAATTCCTCTTTCATGGTTTGATAATATCAATCTTAATCCAAAGCATATGAAATTATTATGGATTATGATTGATGAAAATAAATAAAGGAGAAAAAGGTTATGACTATGACAAACTTTGAAATTTACAATATCGCTAAAGCTATGAGTGACGCCTTCCAGGATGGCACTCAGTATCTACCCGTTAAAGTAAATTTTTTCATTCAGAAGAATAAAGCTACTTTAATGTCTTTAGCACAAGATATTGATAATTCTCGTATTGAGATTGTTAAGAATTATGGTACTATGGATGAAGAATCCAATCAGTTTATTGTACCAGAAGATAAGATTGAAGCTGCTAACGCAGAGTTGATGGACCTGTTTAATATTGAGCAGGAAGTTGATATTCGTAAGGTAAGCATTGATTCTTTCCCCGAAGATATTAATCTAACCACTGCTCAAATGGAAGCTTTAATGTTTATGATTGACTAATAAATATTAGGCCAGGTAAATTCTTACCTGGCCTAACTTATTGCAGAGAGAAAGGAGATTAATGATGTCAACTACTAAGTTATACCCTCCTTATGTGGATGCCGCAGTTCCTGCGCAGTTGGTTCCCGATGAAAGTACATCAGAAACAACTGTAACACTTACTATTCCATTTCAATTAAATAAGGCAGTAAGTTGGGTAGATTTAAAATCAAAAAATAATATCGCTTTGATTTTGAAAACGGTATCAACAGGAAAAGTTTTATTAGATTGTTATAAAGGAAACGTTTTAACTCATTATGAACCTACTGGAACACCTGCCGCAGAATTTGAAATTCCTAAAACTACTTTTAATCCTGTTGCAGGATAGTTTTATAAAGCTCAAATCGCTTTCATAGATTCTGATGATACTATTGGATATTTTTCAGATGTGACTATTGTAAAATTTACTGCAATTCCTGTTATAGGTATTGCCGATTTAGCAAGTGGAACAAATGCTGCTCAATATGTTTATACAGGTACATTTTCAACTACTGATGTTACTGAAAAAGTATACTCATATGAATTTAATATTTATGATTGTGAAACTGGTATTTTGCATGACACAAGCGGAGTTATGATTCATAATAGTAGCACAGATGTTGAACGAGGAAAATCTTTTGACACTTGGACATCTTATAAAACTTTAATTAATGAGCGTCAATATTCTATATGTTATAAAATCACTACTATTAATGGTTTAGTGATGGAAACTCCAGCTTATGGAATAATGGCAGTTGAAACTTTAGATTTAGTTTCTAGAAACACAGAATTTATTGCAACATTATATAGTGATGATGCTTATATTCATGTTCATATTATGCCAAAAGATATTGATGCAAATATTAAAGCAATTACTGGTAATTTTATTTTAGTTAGAGCATCCAGTGAAGATGGATTTGGTAGCTGGAATGAAATTTATCGTTTCACTTTGATTAATAACTATCCTTTAATGACACTGTGGAAAGATTTTACGGTGCAACAAGGATATTCATATAAATATGCTGTACAAGCCTATAATTCTAAAGGTGTTTATTCTAATCGATTAGAATGTAAATATTATGCTAGTGAATTTGATGAGCGCAATGATGACATTAACCGTTAGAATTGGAACGCAGAAGCAAAAGACCCTATTGAAAATACTAACTTAAATTGGAATTATTTACAAGAAATTGATGGGTCTCCAACTCAAAGCGGATTGCCAGTAGATTTTGAAGATGCTTTTCTTTATGATGGAAAACGCCAATTGAGAATTAGATATAATCCAAAAATTAGTTCTTTTAAATCAACTGTGCTTGAAACTAAAATGGATACTATTGGAGGTAAATATCCTTTTATTTTCCGTAACGGAAATGTTGAATATAAAGAATTCCCAATTTCTGGTTTAATTACAATGATTAGCGATGAAAATGCTTTATTTATGGAGTATTCCAAAGAGAATCCAAAAGCTCGTCAGTACAGTACACATCCGCCATATGGTAATGATAATGCGGATTGGTGGGTCAGCCGAACTGGTATGACGGAGTATGAAGTTCGTAAGACCCAAGAAAAAGAGTTAAGTGGTTCTCCCACAGCATTAACCGCTAGCAACTTCCGCAAAGAGCGTGAATTTAAAATGGAAGTGTTGGATTGGTTAACAAATGGACAACCAAAGCTATTCCGTTCTCCAAGTGAAGGTAATTTTATTGTTCGTTTAATGAATACATCATTAACTCCAAATGATTAGCTTGGACGATTATTACATACTTTCCAATGTACTGCATATGAAATTGCGGAATGTAATTATGAAAATTTGGAAAAATATAAATTTATTCATGCTCTCGATACTAGTTATTAGGAATTGAAATTTAAAATGCTTGATTGCAATAATACTTTTGCTGACATTCATAATAGACAAATTATTATTGAGGGTGGTGCTTATTACTTTGCAGTAATAGACCAATGGAGTTATTTGGCATTGAGAATTACTTATGTAAATGGTACATCACAAGTTATTGATGTTGGTAACTCTACTGGACAATATTTGTTTGACAGAGAAGCATTAAAAAATAACCCAATTGTTTCAGTAACTTATCAAGAAGGTGCGCCAGATGTTGGTAGTAAAATTCTTTATGGATATTATGATACATCAGATATTGCTTTCTCTTTGATTGCAAGTGTTACAAGAGAAACAGTAGTAGACCAAATTATCGGTCATCCGCAAACTTCTTACCGTATAGATAGTTTTAAAATTAATTATGTTCCAACTATTTTAAATGGCATTGGATATAGAGACTTGGCTACAGATTTACAAAAGGTTTATGGCGAAGATGAAATTCCTCGTTGTACTCTTGGTAAATTTTATTACTTAAAAGCTGAACCCAGAGAGATTACTTTCGTTTATAAAAAAGAAAATAAATATTATGAAACTTCAAAATGTGATTATGAGGTTCGTCAATGGGATGATACTTATATTTATAAAGTTTTCGAAGAAAGTGATGGCACTTGGGAACCTACGAATCAATATAGTGGACGTCCTTCAAATAATATCTTATTACCAGAGCCAAGTTATCTCATTAAATTAAATGCAAAACCCAATAATGGTATTGACCCTGCTCAAGAAGAGTTTGTGGATTTAAGTTTAAAGGGCGGTAGCGGAGGTAATGCTCCTATTACTACTGGACGATATGAACTTTATTTTGATTTGGATAAAGTAGAAAGTTTATATATTGGCTCAGGAGTTGTATGTGAAATTTGTTATAATTTAAATACAATTCATTATGAAGCTGAAGATAATATTCAATATAGTGAATTGGTTGATAGATATAATACTTGGCAAAATCAGCAACGTCAATATAAGAGTATGTTAAAAGCTGGATATAGTAGATTTAGTGCTGATGTCGAACGCGCTCGTATGAATATGGAACAAAGTTATCATTAGTATTTAAATCAGTTAGAATATATTCTAAATAAGTTGCAAATGGATGGTGAGACTTATTATGCTTTATGATAAAGAATTTTTGAAAGAATTAGACAAAACAAAAAATAAAATTGTCTATGCAAAAGTTACTGCATTAACAGTAGAGGAGTCCCCCATTGAAAGCATTGAAGGTCGTGTAACCCAGGGCTCCATCAACTTAGATGGAGCTTCTGCGGTTCGTCGTTCTTGTTCTTTATCAATTGTAGCAGAGAATTTTGATTATTCAGATTATTTATGGGGAATGAATACAAAATTTAAGTTAGAAGTTGGTTTACAAAATGATATAAATGATAATTTTCCCAAGATTATTTGGTTTAACCAGGGAATTTATATCATAACATCTTTTAATACATCTAGAACTACCAATAACTTTACTATTACTATTCAAGGAAAAGATAAGATGTGTCTTTTGAATGGAGAAGTAAGTGGTACTATTGGAGTACAAACAGATTTTGGTACAATTGAAGAAGAAGATAATGAAGGAACTTGGACTATTAGACAAATTCCTATTCCTGAAATTATCCGTAATATGGTTCATGCATATGGCGGAGAGCCTTATCATAATATTATTATTAAAGATTTGGATACTTTAGGCTTAGAGCTTTTAGAATATCGATATGAAAATATGCCTTTAGTTATGTATCGTAAAGCTGAAAGTAATACATATACAAATATTGCTTTTTTAGATAGTGATATGTATTTATATGCTAATAAAAATGATGTCGGAAATGTAGATAGACGAGTATATTTAAAAGATATTCCCGATACACATTTTGAACAATTAATTGATGGTATTCATACAAGTGACCCTATTGTATATTATGATGATGATAAAGTTGGTTATAAATTAACTAAGCTTCAATACGGAGATACCGCAGGTTATCGAACAACTGAATTAACATATGCTGGAGACTTGATTGCAAACGTAGGTGAATCAATTACTTCAGTTCTTGATAAAATTAAAAATATGCTTGTTGAATTTGAATATTTTTATGATGTTGATGGACGTTTTATATTCCAGAAGAAACAATCTTATACTCAGACTCTATGGTCTCCAAGTGGTGATGGAGAAGAGGGAATCACAGAAGGTTTGTTATGGAGTGATGCAGCCGCATATACTTTTAGTGGCAGCGAATTAATCACTGGTTTTAATAATAATCCTAATCTTTTGAATTTAAGAAATGATTTTTCAATTTGGGGTGAGCGCACAGGCATTAGCGGCGCGCAGATTCCCATTCATTTAAGATATGCCATTGATGAAAAACCAACTGCTTATACAACTATTTCTTTAACTGATTTTGATAAGAATGAAGTGGATGAATATAATTTAAAATATGGAACTAATTTAAATAATAATCCTACTTCAATTACTTATTCTATTCACCCAAATATAAGTAGAGCTAAGAATTATGTTTATGTAACCGATTGGCGAGAAGTATTGTTCCAAATGGCAAAAGATTATTTTAGATATAATACTTTAAGTGATTTTGAAATTCGTGTGCGCGAAGCTAATCCAACGCTCTATCCCTCTGGCCGCACAGGCTATGAACAATATTATACTGATATTCAAGTTTGCTGGCGTTAGCTATATAATCCTGAATTACGAAATAAAATTGCGGATTATACAGAAGAAGTTGCGGCATTAACGAATGAAGTGACTCAATTAGATAAAGAAATTAAAGATATTGAGAATAGAATTATTGAGTTGAATAATCAATTAAATACTGCTACAACTCAGAGTTCAATTGATAGTATTGTTTTATCAATTTTATCAGAGCAACAATCTCGCACTGATAAAAAAGCATTAAAATCTCAAAAAGAATATCTTATCGAACAAAAATAGGAAAGCTTAGATTCTTATAATGAAGATATTTTAAATTATTATCAAGCTCAAGAATTAATAGAATTAGATGTAAATTTATTTACTACTCAATTCCCCTTATCTGACAGTTAGATTACTATTGATATTTTAGATAGATTTAGAGTTCCAAAAAATTTAATTGATGAACTTTTAGATGAGAAAACCGGTGAACCAATTGCTATTAAAGTTAGTGATATCCTTTACTTTAAAGAAGATGATAGTTATTTTTCTGTTATTAATAGTTTTGATGATTATGTAATAATTGCATATTATGATAAATCTCGTCTACATTGGCATAAAAATGTTTTTGAGAATCCTGGCAATTTAAATTATTGGTTTGACTTTTTAGATACCGCAGGAGAGCTAAGCCAATATAGCGTACGAGCTATTGGAGCACGGACGAAAGCTATTAATGAAAATACCGTAAAATCCATTTATTTTAGGGAAACTCCACCAGTTATTTTCGCACCAGATATTACTGATGACGAAAAAATGAGTGGTTATAAATATATTCAAATTCCAGAATTTGAAATGGATAAAATGTTTAGTATTAGTGCGCAAGGTAAATCCGCAAAAGAGCGCTTAGATGAACTTCTTTACAATCATGGTTATTGTACAGAAAGTGCAACTATTACAACAATTCCAGTATATTATTTACAACCAAACACTCGTATTAAAGTATCTGATGAAAAAACTAAAATTGATGGAGAATACATTGTAAGTAAACTTACAATTCCTTTAGCACATAACGGAACTATGTAGTTAACTACAACGAAAGCTGCATAGACACTATTCTTTTAAGAGAGGAGAGGTTTGATGAAAAAGATATATCAATATCGTTATTATGGTAATTCTGATAAGAATTATCCGAAAACTCTAAATGCAGTACAATTAACCAATGGTGAAATTTTTAATCAAACCAGTAAGGGTTCCATTACTCATTTGGGTTTACAAGCTTCTCCAGGGACTACATTTTTTTTGAATCGTTGTGATAATCCAATTCAAATTGGAAAAACTGGCATCTACGAGATAGATGTTACTGGTTATGGTTATATTACAAGCATTATGTTTAGTGATGATACACTAGCATTAGTAAATGAAGATAATGGAATTATTATTGATATTATATATGAAGGAGGTACTATCGAATGAGCAGCTTTTATGGTTAGATGCGATGGCAAGATTTTCAATAGTTCTTCTTAAATTTCACTCTTGAGAATAAACATTTCTCAATTGATAATATTTTTAACACTTCCCCTCCATATGAAAATCAAATGACAATTGATTCGACTATGAAGGCATATATTCAACCCAATGAAGATTTTGCCACATTTAGATTTAATGCAGCAAATCATTGGATTAAATTTGCGCCAATTGATTCTTAGGGGGATGAAAAAACAACTTATGTTGGTTTTTCAATTTTTCATAATAAACCAAGCTTGGAAAACACCTATACTCTCCCAATTTTTGAAATAACAGTTCCACCTCAAGGCGCAACAATTGAAACCCTTGAGAGTGGAGAATGCTTTAAGATTGCTTGTCCTGCCTTTGATTAGGCAGGACATTTCGTAGGTGAGGACCATATAGAGCCAACCTATTTTAAAATGCCAGAGCAATTGATTCAAATTAATCAATCTGGTAATGACTTAGTTCTAACAGCTGAAAAGAAATTCCATTTTGCGAACACAGATGGTTTAATTGAACTATTATTAAATGACGCAAAAAATAAATTAACTTTTTAGCATAAAACAAACTTCAATGACAACGAAGAGCCTGACTTTACTCCATTTTTATACGAAGGTAGTAAAGATGGTACTCAATATGAAGTTGAAATTGTATTGCAACCTGGTGATTTTATTTCAACTTATCATACGGTTTACGATAAAGCGGGTCATTTAACTACATTAGAAAAAATTTATTATCAATTACCAATTAGTGAAGTTGATTCTCGTATTGAAGTATTAGAAAATACTGTTGCTGAAATTCAAGGCGACCTTGAAAATATGGCAGGAGATATTGAGACTTTAACTGAAGATTTAGAAGATGCTATAAAAGATGTACAAAGAGCAAATGAAATGGTTGGTACTGATGCTGAGTTTGGTAGAGGAGACCAAGCCGCAAAAGAAGATTCTTTTAATGCTTGGGTTAAGGCTTTTACAGGAACAACTCAAAATTATCAATCTTTATCAGGAGCTCTTTCTGCAGTACTTGAAAAATTATCTTCTAATAATACTGATTTAGATAATGAAATGCGTAACTTCTATTCTCGTATTATTGCTATTGAAGATTATTTAGATGGTAAGTTTACCGATTATGAGCCTCCAAAGAGAAGCTAATATGCGTAATTTCTTTCTTTTAAGAAATTAAGATATAATATACTTTTAAGAAAGGAGAGAATATTTTGGCAAATTATGTAAAATTTATGCGTGGTACTCCAAAAGCCTATGAAATGCTTTTAGCCAGTCCAGAGAAACCAAATGTTGATACTCTGTATTTTATTTCCGAAGCAGATTCAACTAATGCGGTTTTATATTTGGGTGAAAAGCTAATTGCGGGCGGAGGGGGAGCCGCAGGTAAAATTAGTTTAAGTGAATTAACTGATATTGCTTTAAGTACAGATTTAGCTGATAAGTCTATTTTAGTATATGATACTGCTTCTGGTAAATGGGTTGATTCTACATTAGAACAAGCTATTTCTGTTTTTATCGGTGCTAGTAAAGATGCCGCAGGTACAGCTGGACTTGTTCCTGCTCCTGGATATGGAGAAACCAATAAGTTTTTACGTAGTGACGGCACTTGGGTATCTATTGACAGTTCAGAAGCAACTATTATCACTATTGAAAATGAAGATAGTGAAGTCATGCATCAAGAGTTAATTGACCAAACCACACAAGGATGGTTGCCATGTGCTGGTGATATTATCATTATTAAAGATATTATTATCAATGATAAATGGCAATATACTTCTTATGTATATAATGGTTCTACATGGGCAGCCATGGATGGAAACTATAATGCTGAAAATGTGTATTTTGATTCTGATTTCACATTTACAACTCCAGTTGGTACAGTCACTATTCCTTCTACTGGTAGTAAAGTAGTGGATGCCGCAGGAATGAATATTAAGGATTTCTTAGCAAGTATTTTTGCAGAAGAACAAAATCCTACTACGACAAAACCCTCTATTGCTTTCACTAAACCTTCTAGTGATGCTTCTTATGAAGTTGGAACTAAAGTAACTCCAGAATATGCATTAAGTTTCAATAGCGGCTCTTATACTTATAATACAAGCACTGGTGTTACTGCTACTGGATGGAATGTTAGTGATGGAACAACCACTCGTACTACTCAAAGTGGTACAATGGAAGAAATTCAAGTTATTGATAATATGAATTATAAAATGACTGCAACAGCTACTTATTCAGATGGTATTATTCCTTCTACCAATTTAGGCAAGGAATATGCTGATGGACAAATTAAAGCTGGAACCACCAGTTCTAAAACTTCTAAATCCATTACTGGATATAGACAATGTTTCGCTGGTGGAGATTCTACTGGAAGTGAATTAACTTCTGCTTTTATCCGAGACAATTTAGCTGGAAAAGGCAACGGCGCTTCTAATAGAACTATTACTTGGGCCGCAAGTGATTTAGCTGGTATGAAGCGTTATATTATTGCGCTTCCTGTGAGCGGTGGTAAGAGCGTTACATCTGCAATTATTACTTCAAGTATGAATGCAGATGCTACTGCAGATTATGTAAAACAAACCGCAACTGTTGAGGTTGAAGGTGCAAATGGATATACTGCAGTCGATTATAATATTTGGATTTATGCACCTGCTTCTATTGCAAGTACAGAAGTGCATAGTGTTACAATTGGATAAGGAGGACCTGAGATATGGCTGTAATTAAAAAAGACGGCAACTTCATGGGCCTTCCTATGAATGTTGCGAGAGGTAATCCAATTCCTCTTGATAAAAGTGAAATTTGGTACTCTTATGATGCAATGGAATTATATGCGCAAACCGACCCTGTCGCATATGTAGGTCAGATTCTAGGTTTAGTAGACGAGGCCGCAGGCACCGCTACTGCGTATATCATTCTAAATACCGCAGGTGAACTCCAAGAGATTGGAGCATCTGTTGATATTCCATCTTTAAAAGGAGATAATTCTTCTATTGTTATTAGCAATGAAATTATTGCCTTAAAGAACTGGGGTGTGCAATATTATAAATATGTTGCCGCAACTGAAACTACTGAAGCTGAATATGTCCTTCAAGTCGTTGACGATGAGAATCCTTGGATTAGTGGTTTAGAGCCAAAAGTCGCCAGCGAAAATGGACAAATGGTATTAGCTTGGTATCAACCAAACCCAACTACCATTGAAGGTTTAGGCAGTTAGTTATCTTCTTTACAAACTTCTGTAAGCGATTTACAAAAGAATACTTATACTAAAACTGAAGTTGATGAGAAGATTGCGGATGCTGGTCATTTAAAGCGAATTATCGTTAATTCTGTGGATGATATTAATGTTAATGCCGCAGATGCTGACCAATATATTTATATGGTATTAACTTCTCCTGAGGATGAAGCTGACAAGTATGATGAATACATGGTTATTATCTATGAGGATGAAACTGGTACAGAAGTTCGTTATGCTGAAAAAGTTGGTTCTTGGGAAGTTGATTTAAGTAATTATGTTACTAAAAATGCGCTACAAACCGAACTTAATAAGAAAGTTGATGCTGAAGAAGGCTATTCTTTAATTTCTGATGAAGAGAAAGCTAAATTAGAAGGCATTTAGGAAGGCGCGCAAAAGAATTATATTACATCTGTTGATTCTACAAATTTTGCAGTTGAAGCTGGTAAGCTTTTATTGCAAGGAATTACTGTTGCACAAGTTCAAAATTTACAATCACTTTTGGACGCGAAGGTAAATAAAGAAGAGGGTAAAGGATTATCTTCTAATGATTTCACAGATGAACATATTCAAATTATTCAAGGTAATACTGCTAATATTCAAACTCAAGGTAATAAAATTATTACCATTGAAAATGTATTGAATGATACAGAGATTGATGGTATTGTTACTCCTGGTTTGATTACTAAAGTAAATAATTTAAGTGTTGCTGTTCAAACTAACACTGATAATATTTCAACTAATGCAGGAAAAATTTTAACCTTAGAAGGTACGGTAGCAACGTAGGGTAATGCTATTACTTTATTGCAAAAAGATGTTAGTGATTTAAAAACTAAGGTAAATGCAATTGATTTAACTAAATATGTTACTACTGAAATTTTCCAAGCTACAGTTGGTAACCTTGAAGAATTACAACAAAATCAAAAGACACTTCACACTCAGGTAAAAGAAATTCAAGAAGCTATTACTTGGGGTGAAATTAAAATTAATGCTTAAGAAAGGGGAAAACTATAATGGCAGATACTAATGTTATCACTATTGCTGATAATTCTCAGATTAAGTTTTTACATGGTTTACAAACCGCATTAGATGCTAAGAGAACCGCCCGTTCTGGCGAAAGCGGCACTTTCTACTTAACCAATGATACTCATAGATTATATGTTGGTTTAAGTGATGGTAGCATCGAAGCTGTTAATGAAGGTATTACTACTTACGCTACCGTGGAGGTCTTACCAACTGCAACTGCTTTAAATGCTGGTCAATTCGTTTATATTACAGCTGATTCTATTTTAGCTGTTTCCAATGGTCAAAATTGGGTTCAAATTAATGCCAATACAGATACCAATTATACTTATGGCGGTCTAGTCACAGGAGAGCAGACAGGAACTGTTACTGTAACAACTACTTTAACAGAAATTGGTGAAGGTAATAGAAAACCTTCTTTCGCTTTCTCTTTAACTGGTAAAAATGGTATTACTATTGTTGAAGGTACAACAGATGGTACTATTGAAGTATATGGTACTAAATTAGCCAGCGAAAATATGGCTCAAGATAATGCTGCAAAGATTAAGTTAGTTAATGAAGCTGGCGTACAGCAAAGTGCAGTTGTTATTCAGGGTGGTACCAATGTTACTGTTAGCGAAGATAATGGCGTAATTGGAATCACTGCTGCTGACACTAAATTAGATGGTAACACTCATACAGCAACCGCTCATGCTTGGGACCCCAAAGATGAGACCAATAAGCCTGGTGGATTTACTGTAACAGTTAAAGATACTGCTAATAGAAGTTCTAGTAGCACATTTAATCCTGCAATTAAATATGGTGGTAGTGGCACTTCTACTGCTAAGTTCAGCAATGGTACTGCGACTTTAGATGTATATACTAAAGCAGAAGTTGATGCTTTAAGAGCAGACTTTGACGCAATGGAATATCAGGGTGTTGTTAATAGCATTCCTACTGGTTCCATTAAGAAAGGTTATACTTATAAAGTTGGTCAAGCTTTTGATGTAACAGTTAAAACCGATACTGGTACTGAAGAGATTACAGTACAGCCTGGTGACTTATTGATTGCAGAAGGCACTGAAGGTACCAATGGATTCTTAACTACTGTACAATGGGGTTATGTTCCTTCTGGTAATGAAGATACCACTTACTCTGTTGGTTTATTGACTCCAGCAAATGGTGGTGGTATTCAATTATTAGAAAAGAAAACTGGCACTACTACTGGTACTAATGCTGGCTCTATTTCTGTATTAAGTGGAAATTGTATTACTGTAAGTCCAAGTTCAGACACTGCTTCTAAGGCAATGTCACTGACTATTAATCATAATGCGGTAAGTACTACTGACCCAGCTAGAGATACCACTGGTACTTTAAATAATCCTACTCTTGGCACCGATTATGTTGCTAAGTCAGAAGATATTGTTATTATTGATGCCTCTAAGGGCGAAAATGGTATTGATAGAGACAATTATGGTCATGTACAGAAAGTATATACCAAGACCGTTAAAGTCTATGATACTAATGCTCGTTTAACTGGAATGACTTCCAGTGTATCTAGTGACACTGCTAAGACTAAGGCTACTGTTTCTATTAAGGGTCAAGTAACTGGCTCTAAGAATCAAAAGAGTGAGCAAACTGCTACTTTCTATGTTGAGTCTACTCATAGTAACTTGCAGGTAAGTAGCTCTGGCTCTAGCGTTCAGATGTCTCTGGTTTGGGGCACTTTCTAATTTGAGGACAAAAGGTATTAAGAAGATTATTTCGATTTTTAATTAAAAATAGAGGATAATCTAATAGGTGGGAAGAAGATTATTCTTCTCACCTATTTTTTTGTTTATAAAGGAAAGAAAGGAGTTTAAATAAATGAGTGAAAATTATGGCGTAAAATTTATTCCCGTCCGTGGTTATGACAGTAAGATTCAGCGTGCTGAAGTAAAAGATGGATGGATTTATTTTGCTACTGACTCAGGTAAGATTTATGTCGATAGCCAGGGCCAAAGAACTATTATGGGTTCTGCGGGCGCCGCAATTTACTATGGTGAAGTTGAGAAACCAGAAGTAAATGAAGATACGGGCTATGCAACACTTCCTAAGAGCGCTGTTAAAGGCGACCCTAAGAAAGGCGACCTAATCTTAAATTCCGATGGCGGTTTCTATAAAGTTGAATTAATTGGTGAAGAAAACTATACTTGTGAATTGCTTTCTATTAGCGGCACAGGCGGTGGTCCCGGTGTTTCTACTACTACTCGTCCATCAATCACTTTAACTCTTGACAATACTAACTTCATTAATGGTCAAGAGGCTTATTTCCATATCCATGCAGAGTCTGCTTTAGAGGCAGATGGTGTGACTCCTGTAGATACTACATTGAATGTTGTATATTCTTTGGGTACTCGTATTTCCGACGAGGTTATTGATAACTATACTACTCAAACTCGTACTTATAAGACTGGTGAATCTGACTATGAGGGCGTTCCCGGTATTATTGATGACTATATTGAAATTGGTTCTCTATTAAGAGAGTCCTCTTCTAGTGTGTTGTCTGTTTATGTTCAAGGTGCAAATCATGACGAAAAGAGCCGTACTAGAACTGTTGACTTATCAACTTCTGCATTAAAGTTATCTCAAGTTTCCGGTTATAACCCAGCTACTAGATATCCTACTTCTGGATTCCAAATTAAGTGCGGAGTTGTTGGTTCTTTATCTAAGGTCTTAGATTTCTACTATGATGATATGAATACTCCTGCTGAAACTCGTGTTATCGAGGCTAACGTAGCTAATAGTACTCAGACATTTACAGTAGGTACAGACAAAGCAACTCACGGATATCACACTGTTCGTATTGAGCTGTGGCAGAACACTGGTACTTCCAGTAATCCTAAGAGAGGCTTAGGAGTTGCTCCACTACAGTACGAAATCGCAGTTATTGAAACAAGTAACGCAAATGCTAAACCAGTAATTTGGTTGGGTGATTATAAGGCTGAATATTATAATTACGATACTATTCAAATCCCATTCTTAGTATGGGACCCCGCAAATACCAACTCTACTAAAGTGCATTTGTATAAAAATAATATTGAATTAGAAAGCTCTCCTCGTGAAGTTAAGGATTTCTCTAAATTTGATTATTGGGAAATCGCTGATGCAGAAATGAATGCTTTAAATAGCTATCAAATTTCTTGCGGCGAGACTGATGAAAAATTTGTAAAGAGAGAAATTGAGTTTAAGGTTGTTAAAGACCCTAATCGTGATATGACTGTTGAGCAAGCAGGATTGTTATTAGACTTCTCTGCTACTGGACGTTCTAATTCTGAGTCCGCAGCTAAGAGACAGTTGTGGAGCTACACTTTGAATGGTGAAAAGAAAAACGCCATTTTCGAAAACTTTAACTGGTATAATAACGGTTGGATGATGGATTCAAGCATTAACCAGTCTTGTTTAAGAATTAGTAATGGTGCTAGATTAACTATTCCATTCCAGCAGATGGTATTTGCTGCCGGTGTTAGTGGACAAGAGTCTCACACTGTTGAAATGCAATTCCGCATTCGCAATGTTCAAAAATATGATAATTTAATTACCAATATTACTCGTTATCAAGGTGACGGTGTTTGGTATGAAGCTTTTAAAGCTCAAAAAGATACTGGCTATTCTAACTATGATGCTTACTTACAAGCAACTTTAGACCCAGACACTTATGATAATTTAAAATTCCAAACTGTTGAAAAGAATATTAACATTACTAATGTTGCCGCAGGTCTATATGATTATGATGCAACCAATGTTAAAGCTACTGGTTTCTGCGTAGGCACTCAGGACGCTTTCTTCTCAAACGGTGAAAATACTGTTAACGTAAACTTCGTTGAAGATGAGTTAATTAATTTAAGTTTTGTATATCAAGATAGCTTAAAATATTTATATATCTATATCAATGGTGTTATTACTGGTGTTATTAAGTCTACTGACCCTGACGCCTTTACAATTAATAGTGGAAACTTTGTTTTTGATTCTAGTAATTGTGACATTGATTTATATAAATTGAGAATTTATAATTCTGATTTAAATGTTAATCAGATTGTACAAAATTTCTCTGTTGACCGCAAGAACGTAAAAATCTTTGACCAAAGTAATGCTTATGCATTGGCTGAGGAGAATAATAACTTGAAAGAGTTCCAGTTCTCTTATGAAGCTATGCTAAGATATAATGAAGCTCATCCTAATGAACCTTTGATGCCTTATATCATTTACGATACTGGTAATGCTACTTTACCATATAGTAAAGACGATACTAAATACATTAGTGTTGAATTTGTTAATACCAATTTGGAAAGAGCATATGCTAATGGTGAATTAGAGACTTTGGCTCGTGCCGATGGCTTAATCGCAGAAGGCGAAACTGATAGTGATAAAATTAAAGAAGGCGTTCGCTTGTACTACAAGCATCATTGCCCATCTTGGATTTCCACTATGACTTCTGGAGATAAGGTTGAATTTGCTGTTCAGGGTACTTCTTCTGAGTTCTATCCTCGTCGTAATTACAAGATTAAGACTAAGGTAGAAGGAGAATTTAACTGGAAACCAATCGCAGACTTTACCGATAAGGAGAAGGCTGAATTAAAACCAGAAGAGCTTGAAAAATTAAATGCTGAGAGCGGTTTATATATGGAAGAAGATTCTTTAAATATCTTCTTAAACCGTGGACCTTATGCTGAAGTTTTCGTTTCTGATAAAGCTAAGTTAGCACAAGATAGTAAATATCTTGGACATGAAGAGTGTCGTTGTGCTGATGGTTGGTATATGAATAACTATACTAACGGAACTGATAGATGGACTATGAAAGTTGACTATATGGAATCTTCTGGTTCTTATAATGCAGGTTTCGCATCTATGGTTGGTAATGGTTATACTAAGCATCCTTTACAAGACTATTTAGCTTTATTAAATAATACCAATAAATTGGAACCTGTTGTTGATAGCTCTGTAATTAAGGGTATTCAATGGGGCGATTATCGTACTTCTCTATTGGGCTTCCCAGTTATGGCTTTCCAAAAGACTGGTTCTGGTGATAATGCTAAGTACACTTTCATCGGTTTTTATCGTATGCTATTGGATAAGAGCTCTACTCAGGTCTTAGGATTTAAACCTAGTAAGAAAGTTACTAATAAGTTATTCCCTAAGGGTTTAAATGATGAAGGTAAAATGGAATATAAGGCAGTACGAGACGTAGCAGAATGTTGGGAGTTCTCTAACAATGCTCGTGGTTATTGCTCTTATCGTGACCCATGGAGCCGTGTTGAATTAAGTTTCACACCTCCTACTAATTCCACTGTATCTAATGGTGGTTACAATGCTAATGAAGCTCCTGTTGTGGCTAATAGCTTTGAATATCGCTATCACAGCAAGGATGATTATATTGATATTCTTTACAACTTTAAGCAAGCTACTCAAGGTGAACTTGATGAAGTTGCTGAAGAGTTAGGAACTGGTACAATTCCTAAGGGCGATTTAGAGGCCGGTGCTAAGGCATTGCTATCTACTCATACTAACTGGGAAAAAGTATGTAAATGGTTGTGGAGTACTAATCTTGATGCAGTTGTTTCTCAAGGTACTTACTCTAAAGTTCCTGTCGGTGATACCGCATATGAGCCTGGTGTTTACTATGTAGTTGATGGTGATTCTTACGCTATTAGTAATGCCGACTTTGATGAAAACACTACCTACTATGTAAAGAGTGAAGTCAACTATGATGTTATCTCTTTAACTGCAGAGACTTATATTTCTGGTAAATATTACATCTTAAATGCTGATGGTGAATATGTAATTGATGCAAGCACTTTTGATGCAAATAAGATTTATTATGAGCAGGTTATTGAAGACCGCTACATTCCAGTTAATGTATGTCCTGCTGAGTATGTATATGTAAAAGGTAAGTTCTATGTATTAACTGCTGGTGGAAACACTGTAAGCACTACTGATGATGTTTATGCATTATCTAATGAAGAATTTGCTGGTGGTACTACTTACTACGAATTTAAAGATGATACTCTAGACACTCTAAATTCTCGTTTTGACTTACTGATTGCTCCAGTAGATATTGAGAATGCTACTTATGATGCTAATACTCAGTATTATACTTGGCATGGTATGGACTATGATATGAACGACGCTGCTAATGGTGTTGTTATTAACCCAGGTCATCCAACCGGTGCAGTCCGCGCGGTCGAAACTCCTTCTCAAGAGGATTGGGCTAAGGGATTATATTATGTAGCAGCTCCAAAAGAATATGCTGGTAAGGTTTATACTCACGATACTAAAGAATATCGTGCTGCTAAATTTACTAATGAATTTGAAGACCACTTCGACCCTGAGTACGTTGCTACTTACTTCGTAATGACTGAAGTTATGGAGTTATACGACTCTCGTGGTAAGAACTGTATGATGGCCTCTTGGGGTCCTCATGAAGCTGGTGGAGAGTACATCTGGTATCCAATCTTCTATGATATTGATACTCAGTTAGGTATTAACAATACTGGTATTCCTTCATTCGAATTCAATGTTGATGCTACTGAAGCAGGTAACTTCTCTACTTCTGATAGTATCTTGTGGAACAACTTCTATAAGTTCTTTAAAGACACTTGGATTGTTCCTAAATATAGAAACTTAAGAGGTAATGATACTCCTAAGTTTGCTAAATTATTAAATGCAGACGGAACTAGTAAAGCTCCTTTACAGTCTGTTGATTATATTGAAAAGTGGTATACTTTTAATCCTGATGCAACTAATAATATTGCTTGTGAAGGCGAGCGTCCATTATTAGCTACTAATTTGGATATGTACTTTAAGTATATTACTATTTGTAACCCCAAAGCAAAAGAAGAGGGCGTTGCTCACTTGGGCGGCGAAGGTTCTGGTGGTGCGTTCGCTGAACCAGACACCGGCACTTACTTCTATGCTTTACAAGGTGACCGTTCTCAATCTCGTCAGCAGTTCGTTGGAAATCGTCTTGAGTACATTGACTCTTGGTTGACCCAAGGTAACTATGCTCGTGGTGGTGCGAACCGTCTATGGGGTCGTATTTCTGCTAACAACAGAAGTGACCTTGACTCTGATATTACTGATGTTCACTCTGATAAATGGACCAATAGCGTTGATGACCCATATTGGGTAAACAATGTACCTTTTGGAACCAAGACTCACGAGTTTGACTCTGAATATTGGATTGAACCTACTCCAATTCGAAGCGCATATGTTACTGCTGGTGATGACAGTATGAACTATCCTTCTAAGAAATATGATGGTATCCATAAGATGCAATTCGTATTAAATGAATTGGAAAATGGTATTAAAAATAGTGACAACTATCCTGAACAGTTGTTATATATTTATGGTACTAACCAAATGTCTGATTTCGGTGACTTAAGTAAGATGTATTGGACTGAGTTTAAACTTGAGGGTAAGGCTGATAAGCTAACTCGCTTGAAGCTTGGTCATGATGGTACTACCATTGACTATAAAGATAGTAATGCAAGTACTAAGACTGAAATTGGTTGGTATAATAAGAAGTTAAATGGTATTACAGTACCTACTTCACTACCTCTATTAAAAGAAGTTAACTTCTGTAATATTGGTCTAGTAAATGAAACTGCTCTTGATTTTAGCTCTTCTGAAAAGATGGAAAACTTCAGAGCTACTGGTGCAAGTAACTTAACTTCTGTTACATTTGCAGATGGTGTTGCGTTAAATACTTTGTATTTGCCTGCATCCGTTGGTTCTTTGGCCTTAACTCAAGCTAACTTGTTAACTGAATTAATTGGCCATGATGAAGACCATGCATATGAAATTCCCACTTTAAATGTTACTACCGATGAATTAGAAGCAAATCCTGGATTATACTTAGAAGGTTTCTTCGAGGGTAGTTCCAAGATGAATACAGTTAAATTTATTGGCGGTAAATTAGGTTATAATAGTTACATCATTCTAAAGCAATTGTATACTTTAAATAATAATGCTGGTAATGCCAATGTAACCATGACTGATGTTGAATGGTGTCCTTATACTCATTTAACTGAAGGTGACGTATTTGATGCTTCTAAGAAGTATTACATTGATAATGGTCACTATGGATTTACTCTGTATAATCCTGATGGTTATGTCTATAATGAAAAGCAGTTCAATATTGATGTATTGAGTGGTGGCTTGTATCGTGACGATGGACATGGCGGCCGCACTGAGGCTGGCGAATTTGCAGCAGACATTACTAATGTTGCCGATGATGCAATTACTATGTTAACCAATTTGTATAGTAATCCTCGCTTCAAGGATGCTAGTGGTCTAAATAGACCTAATATTACTGGTGTAATTTATATCAATAATACTACTCCTATTGAAGAAAGTTCTATTCAGGATACTTTACAGATGTATTATCCTAACTTAACATTCTTCTTTGCTAACGTTACTCCTGCATACTCTGCTAAATTCGTTTTAGTAGATAAAGATACTGGTGCAGAAGGATTCGTTGATTACTTAAGTTCTGATGGATATGGACCTAGTGTTCAGAAGATTAGTCAAGAAGCTATGGCTGGGGATTCCACTTTGTGGTTTACTAACCCATATAGCTTGTATAAAGTAGAAAGAGCCCACTGGGATTTCTATGGTTGGTCTACTTCTTCCAATGCCGCAGACAAGAGTAAAATTATTTATGGTGATATCAACGATGATATGACTGACGCAGAAAAGATTGCTGCTCATAATGTAGCTTGGATGGCTGCAAAATCTAAGCTGTTCGCAGCTGATAAGTTTGACTATCCTTTCTATGCTATTTTAACTGAGCATGAATACGAAGCAGTCTTCTTAGATTACTTCGACCCAACATATAGACAAGTAGCTAAGGTTGCTTACAGTGATAAGGGTTCTTATATGAATGATAATGTTCCCGCACCTGTAAACCTAACTGCCGATGATTTGTATATGCGTAATGCATTTAAGGGCTGGACTAATGACATTGAAAAGGCTAAAGTTATTTACGGTGAAAATGTTCCTGATGAAGAACTTCCTTTAATCAATGTTTCTATGTATCCTGCAACCAGAGATTATACATTCTATGCGGTATATAAGAAGGAAAGTGTTTTTGCAAATGTAACTGACCCAGTGAAATACTTTAATTACACTGTAGGTTCTAGTTATACTGACGCATATGGTGAAGGCGGAACTTATGATTATTCTAATGGATACATTTTATCTTTGAAGCCTGAATATAAGAATGGCTTCTTGAAAGGTAAGATTACTTTACCAACTCGAACTCCTTCTGGCATTGATGGTGTAACCGCTGGACAACCAATCTATGAATATCGTGGATTCACTGAAGATGAGTATATTACTCATATCTTCTTTGATAGTGCAGCTACTTGTGAAGTTCGTATTATTTACAACAATTTCTTTGCTCGTATGAAAGCTTTGAAATATGTTGACTTCCCCGCAATGAAGAAGTTGAGAGTTATTAATAATGGCGCTTTTGAAAGCTGTCCTTACTTTAGTAACTTTACATTCTGCGACCCATTAGTATTGATTCAAACTTACGCTTTCTCTGCTACTGGTAACTTAGCTGAACCTGTTGATTGCGTATTGAATCCAATGCTAAGAGATATTTTAGGTGGAGCAATTTCTTGGGGTATTGCATTGAAAACCTTAACTATTGGTGCAGAAAATTCTCCTTCTCAGTTAACTCAAGAAAAATGGTTAAAGAACAAGAGAGATGTCGCTTGTATCGAAAATGGTCAAGGCTCTAGACCTTCTGTCGTAACTATTTATTGTCCATCTGGTATGGAAACCACTTGGAATGATTGGATTGTTGGTGGAGCTAATGGTCAACCATTCGTAACCGTTGACAGTATTGATAATATCTCTATTGTCGGAAAATAATAAAGGAGGATAAAAAATGACTAAACAAGTTTTATATACTTACTTAGGTACTAATGGTACTATTTGTTCTCCTGTGCATTTAGAAGATGTTTATTATATTAGAAAATATCGTCTAACTGCAGACCAGGGTAAGCGTTTGACTTGCGATGGCAAGACTTACCATGATACCGTAGTAATTCCAGAAGCTGACCTTCCTCTTTGGAAAGAAGTTGCTGGACAGAAATAATTTAATTATTTAATTAAATTATCAAAATAATAGAGGGAGAGAGTAATCTCTCCCTCGCAAATTTAAAGAAAGGATGATATTTAGAAATGATTACTTCTATTAAAAATGCAGATTATTCATTCCTTTTTGCAGATGCTGGAAAGCTACTGTTAGAGCTGGATAGCCAGGGAAAATTGAAGACTCCTCTGCAGCAAGCTGAAAAAGACGAATTAAATCAATTCGATCGTTTCTCTTCTTTGGAGAAGTATTTTACCCGTTTGGGAGACTTGGTCGATAATGCTGATAACCCAATTAAATATTTAATGTTGCCTTTAGATGAACCTTGTTTAGAGGTAAATGCTAATACTAGAATTATTACTATTCCTGATGGTTTCAAGAAATACGGCGCTGGCGTTCAAGGTGACGTAATTGCCGAGACTTTGTTCTTACGCATTGACCGCTTCTTCGATTCTATGGACTTCATGATGACTGAGCCTTATATTCAGTGGAAGCTGAAAAATGGTGAGCAGGGCGCAACTCCTATTCCTTATATGGATTATGAGAGCGAGCATCATTTAGGTAAGTTGATTTTGGTATGGCCTTTAACTGGTGCAGTTACCGCACAAGAAGGTCCTGTTGAATTCTCTTTACGTTTCTTAAAGAGAGATGGCGACAAGGTTGTTTATAGCTGGAACTCTGTTCCTGCAACTATCACTATTAAGCAGGCATTAAAGCCCGTAGTTGATTATGTTGAATATGATGATGCTGCTTCTTTATTTAAGCTAGCAATTGAAAATAGTGAGCATACTTCTGATAGTGATACTGTAGACCCACCTTCCTTCGATGCTCCTGGCTATTCTATTGGTTTTGAAAACAATGTTATTCATTTGGATAAGAATAACGCTGTAACTTTGGCTGGTCAAGCTTGGGTTGAAGGTCAGGGACATTTGTCTTATGATTGGGAGTACAGTAACTTAACTGGCAATATTGTCGTTGCTGGTATCAATGTTCAAGGTGCTGAAACTACAGCTTTCAAGGAAACTGAAGATGATGCTCCAGTTGAGTATAAGGTTTACTATGTACAAAACGCAAGTGCTACTCCTTATGGATATGAGGAATTGCCTCATAATCAGTTCGAAACCACTAAGGAAGAGAATATCGCTATTTATGAGCGTTATGCCATTTATAGAATTACTGAAAGCATTAGTCCTGCTGCTGATGCTCCTGGTGTTGTAACTGGTACTTACAAGCTAATTGCTAAACATAAGCTAGGATTCCCTTCTGCTTCTAAGTCTTTGAGTGTTACTATTCCTGGTCCCGAGGTTTTGGAATTCGTTTCTGGTGATAAAGACGCTGATGAAAAAGCTTTAGGATTGCCTGCAAATGGTATTTTACTAGATGAAAATGATGGCTTAACATTGAATGTTGAAGTTAAGAATGATGGTGCGCCTGCTGCAGCTTATCAGTCTATGACTTATTTGTGGAAGAAGAATGTTAACGATGACAAAGAAGATGGCATGGTTGATGTTATTTCTCACACTTATGATAATAATACCGAGGGTAAGATTGGTAAAGTCACTGATGATTTGACTTTAGAGACTGCTGAACCCGGCTGGTATAAGGTTTATGTTACTTCTATGTTGAACCGCGATGATATTGCTATTGAGAGTAATGTTGCTCGTGTGACTAGAGCTCCAGAAGCTCCAGTCTTGAAATATCCTGCTTCTTCTGAATATTCTAAGCAGCTTGAGGCTCAAGCATTCCCCAACCGCTTAGTTGAAATTGTGATTGAGCATGAGGCTTTTGATGAGCCTGTAGCTTTACACTCTGATAGACTAATCTATGAGTGGTACGATGAAGATAAGCTATTGACTCAGGACACTCCTGGTGTTAGCTTTGATGGCAATAAGCTATTGATTGATGGTAGTAACATTCATGGTGACGTTATGTTCATCCATTGCTATGTAACTAATGAATTAAATGGTGCCTACTCCGCAAGAGAAGATGCTCACTCTGGTAACTTTGTTGTAAGTTTCTAATAACTTGAAAGGAGAGGTAAAATGATTATTTCAACCGAAGAATATTATAAGTATCTTGCTTATATTCAATCAAACAATCGGCCAACAATTGCTATTTTACCTTCGTCTGAAAAAGTCTACAATATTGACTTAAAAACTCGTCAAATTGAAACGCCAGAGTATCTGAGTGTTGAACATGACCATAAATCTGAAACGGTCTATTTTAAAGTAGACCGTTTCTTTGATTATATGGACTTGTCACAAACAGTATGCATCGTTCAATATGTAACCGCAGATAATAAGGCTCGCATTTATGCAGTACCTTTTTATGATGTTACTTCTTATGCTGACGAGGAAAAAATGTTGATTCCTTGGTGTATTGATGGCGGTGCAACTGCGGTCGCAGGTACAGTCCAATATTCAATTCGATTCTACAAGGTTGATGAAGTAGGACAGCAATTTATTTATAACTTAAACACTCGTCCAACAAAGAGTAAAGTATTATATGGTATGGATGTTCAAAAAATTAATCATGATTATGATTTAGCTCCTACTGTATATGATGAAATTATCCAAAAGTTGGATGAATTTAGTGAAGCTTTAGGTAGCTTCTGGGAAGAGTTATATTGATAGTTTTAGGGAGAGATTTTATATCTCTCCCTTTTTTTTATTTGGCCCAAAAGGGAAAAATAGATTATTTTAAATCTCAGTATTAATAGAACAAATTAGAGGGAAAGGAGGCAGTTTCGTGGCTGATTTAGCTTTACAGTTTAAGTAGGGTCAATATGCTTCAGGTAAGTTTGATAATTCAAATGCAAATCATTTGAAACACGAAGCTGGTACCCTTTATCTTGCAACTAATGAAGATTATTCTGCTTATTTATTATTTGATGATGGCGTTAACTTTTTGAATATTATTCCATAGATGTTAGGTTATCACCACGGTGGTACTGGTGTTGATTTATCAAAGAATACTCCCGCAAATGCAGTTTTAATTCAGAATACTACTTTAAATGGTATTGCTAGTGTTGCAAGTGCAAAAGGTGCTTTTTATTCTACTGGAACAAATTTAACACCTCAATTTGGAACATTGCCTGTCAATGTTGGTGGTACCGGTATTACTACTGCAACAGCTGGTGGTATTTTATATGGTAATGGAACTAATGCTTTCAAAGTAACGGCAAAAGGCGCAAAATCTGCTATCTTAGTCGGTGGTAATGGAACTCCCGCATTTGCGGCTCCCGCAGTTTCTTGGATTGCAGGTACAACTGCAGGTCCCACATTTAGATTTGCATTAAATGGAACAAATTTTGATGCAGTTATTCCTTCTGCTTCAACTACTGCTTCTGGTATTATTACTAATGATATTCAAACCATTGGAGGCCATAAAACTTTCAATGATGGTCTTACTATTAATGGTACTGCAAAATTTAATGGTGGATTTTAGATTGTTGGTGGTATTGATGCATATTATAATTCTTCTAGTGACCAATCTGTCGGTTCATTAGAAGTTATTGGTGGTATTACCGCCACAATGAATATGCGTGTTGACGGAGGAGCTATTCAATTTAAAAAAGCTGGTAAAATTCAATATGATGATACAAAAGAATGTTTTAATTTTGTATTCGCATAAGGTGGTGGCAATATGAGTTTACAAGTATGGTTACCATTAAATAATCATATTAATAACCAAGGATTAAATACTATTCGTTTTAAAAGCTCAAATGTTTCTTACACTCAAGGTAAGTTGGGCTATTGCGCTAGTGGCACCATTCAAGGAACTGCCGCAGAATTAAATTCAACAGATGGTTTTTGTTGTAGTTTCTGGTGGAATATTGCCAATGGAGATAGCTATAATATTAAATTTCCTATTACTAACACAGGTATTGATGATATTTTTAATATGGCAAAAATGGATTATACTTCCAATTATGCTATTAAATTACATTGCAATAATAACAAACCTCAAATGATTTGGATTTATGATACTCGTTCTACTTCTGGAGTATGGGAGCTTGGAACCTGGAATCATTATGTTATTAATGTTAATAATGGAGATTTCGGTGTATAGGTAAAAGTATTTGTAAATGGAGCTTTAAAACATCAATACAATAGCGCTGATTATAATTTTACATTACGCCCTGGTACCATTAGTATTAGTGGAACAGCAAAAATGAATGATTTTAGATTATATGACCATCCACTTTGTCTAAAAGAAATTGATGAATTAAGTAGAGGTCTAATGCTTCATTATCCTTTACGAGATAGTACTTTACAAAGCACAACTAATTATTTATTGTATCCAACCCCTGGTAGTAGAGTAAGTGCTGGATGGGACTCTTCTTTACATCCAAATGCTATTAATGTATCTGGATTTACTGCAGGGTATAACAGTGGTGTTGATTCACCAACAATTGGTTATCATGCCTATTGGAATGTTATAGATGACGTGCCTACAATGGTGTTTCCAAATTTAAATTCAGCATATAATTATAAAGGCCGTTGGTTAGGAATTTCTTCATGGGGTACTGTTAATTTAGCGTAGGCGATTGGTAAAGGTAATAAATATACTATTTCTTTTGAAGCTAAAAGTGATATAAAAGGTAAAACAGTACAGTTTGGTTTATATTATAGAAAAAATGGAGCAACTTCAAATAACTTCCATGATGGACAACATTAGTAGAGCTTAACTACAACTTGGAAAAAATATTCATACACTTGGACTCTTGGACAAGACGGTGATAGTTCTAATGTGGGAGCAGTATATATGTATGGTCATTATGGTATTGAAGGAACTGCTTATGTAAGAAATATTTAGTTAGAAATTAATGACCATGCAACAGATTATGTTTCTGGTAGTAGAGAAGCTTCTAAGGTCTATGACTGTTCGGGTTTTGGACATCACGGTCGTGTAGTAGGAGCAGTATCGATGATGCCAGATTCTAGTCGCAATAAATATTCTGCATACATCACAGATGGTCGTAGTAATTATATTGCAAGTGATACTATGATATTTCCAAAAGATAGTATAACTATGAGTTGCTGGGTTAAAGGTAGTAACGCAGGATATAGTAATTATCATATTCCATTAAGCTTTGGTAGTGCTAATTATGAATTTTCATTGGAGGGAACGACTGGTAAATTCCGCGCTGGATATGTTATTAGTGGAACTCGCTAGTGCGTAACAACAAATGGTACTACTATTGATGGGAAATGGCATATGATTACATCTACATTTGATGGAACAACTATTCGTAGATATGTTGATGGAATACCTTTAACATCTACTGCGGCCGCAGGTACTTTATCCGGTGGTACTGGTAATTTATTGGTTGGTAATTATAATGGTACTACATATGGTAATAGTAAATTATATACTAGTGATGTTAGAATTTATGCTACAGCACTAGATGAACTATAGATTAAAGAATTATATTTAAATGGTGCCACTGTAGATAATGGTGGTAATGTTTATGCTTATGAGTTCACTGAAGAGGGCGACAACTCAGTCTTTAAAGAAGGAGTAGTTGACTTTGAGAATTTTATTGAGTATAATATTAATAAGATAATGAGATATGATGGTGATTTGTGGGTACAAATTTTACATCATAATAATAGAGCTGGTACTAAGTATTTTACACCATCTAATGCCGCCAATCATACAGAAGAAGACTTATATAGTAGGCTTTATTTAACTGAATAGTTAAGAGGAGCTGATGGTGCATTTGAATTTTTAGTTTTGCAACCTGATGATGATGCAGGTACTGTATATAGATGGATTCAAACAAATAATCCAAACAATACAACTTCTGTAACAGGATTTAAAAACATTTCTAATATGAGTGGAGGATTAGTAAAATGCTCGGGTAATACTCATTGGGCAATTTCAACCTCTACTGGAAATTGGTGGAATGCAGTGGGATGCTGGACCGCTTATAATGGAGGCATTCCTGGATTTGGTAAAAAAACTATTAAAGGGTCTTTAGATGTGTATGTAAAGTTAGATAAAAGAACAAGCTTTTTAATCGACTCTATTGAAACTCAAAACTATTATGAATTTTAACTTGGACTAATAAGATTAAAGTTCATGAAATAAACATCATTATTATTGAGAATAAATCTCAAAATTGAATTGAAAAGGAGATTACAATTATGTTAAGAATGGACAATATGAATGTCAACTTTAATGGCGCTAGCGTAGTTGACGATGTTGTAGTCGCAAATATGAGCGCAAGTTATTCTGGTGCTGAGGTATATTTCAACATGACTATTATTGACTTGGATGGTTATAATGGTAACAAAGAAGTTGTTGAATTAGACTTTGATAATTTCAAGGATAAAGCCTTAGAGGGCATCAACGGAATTGCACTCTAATAATTCATAGGGGTGAGGATTTATCCTCACCCCTATTTTTTTTTGATATATAGATTTTGAAGAAAAGGAGTGAAAAATTGTGGCACAATTAAGAGATTTAATTGTTAATGGGCCTTCTCGTTTTCTTGGAGTATCTACATATAATGAAGATGTACTTCTAAATAAAGGTGCAATTGCTTATGATGTTATTATACCAGGAGAAACCTTAACCTATAATTTAGGTACAGCAGATAACGCTTGGTTAAATATATATGGTGCAAACCTAAGAGCATCAACAGCAGTTATTGTTACTGGCAGTGCAGAAGCGACAGCCGCAAGTTCTGGAGCAATTCAAGTAACTGGCGGTATTTATGTAGCTAAAAAATCTTTGTTTGGTAGTGATATTTATTTAGGCTCAACATCTTATTATTTAAATGGCACAACAAGTAAACTAAATGGCTTAACAACTGCCAGTACTATTACTTCTGGCGGTAATGTTGTTCCAAGTGAGACTAACAAAAAGAGCCTTGGTACTTCTAGTTTGCGTTGGGCTAACTTATATATTGTAAATGGTAACGCTTCTGGCTCACTATCTGTGTCTGGAACTGTAACTTCTACTGGCGGTTTTATTGGAAATTTAACTGGCAATGTTGTTGGTAATGTAACTGGTGATGTTACAGGTAATCTAATTGGTGTTGCTGATAAAGCTAATCGTTTAACCAAATCAGGTGGTAGTACTGATAGACCAGTTTATTTTACTACTGATGGAATTCCATAGCCTACTACTTATCGTATGGCTGGCACTAATGTAACAGCTACAACAGGAATTGCGATTGGCAGTGCCACTAATACTGGTATTTGGTATGTTAATGATACTTCTGGTATTCTTGGTATTAGTGATGGTGTAGCTATTGTAAATAAATATAACGACTCTTGGATTACTCAAATTTATCAAGACTATCGCACTGGTCAACTTGCGGTTCGTGGTAAAAATAATGGTACTTGGCAAGATTGGAGAGTTATTCTTGATGAAGATAATTTTACTAATTATCTTGATGGTCATTATAATGGTAAATATGTTTTAAAAACAGGCGATACCATGTCTGGCCCTCTAGTTATTCAAACCAGTGAAAATAAATTAACAATGAATACTAGTGGAAGTATTACTACTGAAGTTACAAAAAGCGGTGGATGGGCACGATATATTGATTGGAAATAGAAAAATACATCTAGTGATACTGCAAGCGTAAAAGCAGAAATGGGTGCCTATGGCGCAGGAGGAACTTTAAATTATTGGTATGTTGGTACTGGTTGGGAAGAAGAAAATACTTGGTTATAGGTTAATGCAACTGGCACCACTGTAAAAGGAATTCTAAATGCAAAAGGTCATGTTTATTTAACAGGCTCTCACGCTAGTTCTAGTACTGGTAATACAACTCAATTAGTGTTTGGTACACCAAGTGAAAATCATGTCGTATTATCTTCTAATGATAATGCATTAGTTATTAATCCAACTACTTCTTCCACCACAAATTAGATTGTTTTATATTTAAATAGTAAATCTAAATTCCCTAGTGGCTTAGACGTAGGCACAGCTTCTTCTTTTGCTTCTGATGTGAATATCGGTGGTAATTTACAAGTTACTGGCTCTATTAAAGGATTAAGTACTTTAGCCATTACTGGCGCCACAACTTTAAGTAATACTTTATCTGTAACTGGAGCTGCTTCATTATCAAATACTTTAACTGTATCAAAAGTTACTACCCTAAACGGAGGTCTTATCGTTAGTGGTAGACCTTATGGCTCTGGTGATGATGAAGGTATTGTTGTTGCACCTGCAGCTAACGGATATGCAGGTATTACTTTAGGTAGTGCTTCTGGTATTAGAAGTACTCTATATTTAACACCAGCTGATAGAACACATAGAGCAGTTTGGCGTTACTATAATGGTACAACCAATTATGATGTTACGCATCCTGAAACTAGTGGTGAATTGGTGGTACATACCGCTGATACAGCCGCAGGTAATGCTAGTGTTCCCGTTTATATTGCTGCTTCTGGTGTCGCGACCGCAATTACCTGTCTTGAACCTTCAAAAGGTGGTACTGGTAATACCAACTTAGTGAGTGGACGTTTGGTTTATACTGAGGCTTACAACGGTTCAGTCAGAATGACTTCTGGCGGCAATCATTATGCAAATGCTACTAAGGTTGCTATTAATTCAACTGCTGCCCCCACAGGAGCTTTCCATGTGCAAGGTGATACATCTATCAACGGAGCGATTACAGTTGACTCTAAGGTAAAATTTGTGTATAATAGTACCGATGAAAGTTTAGATTTTATATTTATTTAAGGAGGAGATTAATATATGAGTTTATTAATATGGTTACCATTACATGGTAATTTAGAAAACTATGGTTCTTCTCCAATAAAATTTAGTTTAAATACTACTGGTGGCGGTGTTGCAGCTGCCACCAGTGGTGGAAAAACAGATATGCGCTGTTATCAACGAACAGCTATTAATACAGTTTCTCATATTACTAGTGATTCCACAATTGATTTAAATAAAGATTTTACTATGGCATGTTGGTGTTATCCAACCACTCCTGGTAATGCTACTTCTGCAAATGGAATTCTAACGAATCATAATCATTCTCATAATAGTGATAAAGGTAGTGGTTCAGGAATTACTTTAAAATATAGTGGTAATACAACTTGTTATATGAGTTGTAATACTTCTTCTTCTACTGGAAGAACATATTATTCATATTATGGAACTACAAACATCTATGGAGCTTGGCATCACTTATGTTTAACCTATAAGAAATCTACTAAAACTTATCGTTTATTTGTAGATGGTATTTGCGAAAAGGAATTTACTTGCGAGAATGTATCTGCTGCAAATAAATTTAATATATTTGATTGGTCTGTCGGGCATTCAAATAATGGGTCATATAGACCCGCCTGTAAAATTAATGATGTGCGAGTATATGATGAATGTTTATCCAAAAGAGAAGTGAAATTATTAAGTCAAGGTTTAGTTTTACATTATAAATTAGATGGCGGAAATGCGAATAATTTATTAACTAATTCTTATACGATTGGAAATAGACAAACCTCTTTTGATAAGGTCTATGGATTTCCTGTCTGTAGTGCAGATAATAGTGCAGGCACTGGATATAAAGATTTTGCTTCTTGGGGAGGACACTCTGTTTCTATAAATGAAGTATATACAGCAAGTTTCTTTGCTAAATCATCTACTTCAAGTACTTTAACTATGTACTTTTATAATAATACATCTGGCGTGGTTCAAGTTTCTAATATTAAATCATCTGAAGGACATAATAAAAGCGGCAGTGATGGCAATTGTCCTCTATCATTAACTCCTCAATGGAAAAAATATACAGTAACTTGGACTTTTGCAGCAAGCGGAACAACTACAAATAAAACCTTGCTATTTAGACTTGCGGCAGGTGGTAAATGTGATATAGCTTTACCAAAATTAGAAAAAGGTTCGATTGCTACCCCTTATTGCCCAGCATTAAGTGAAACATTTTTTAATGCTGCTGATGATTGTAGTGGATATGGTCGTAATGGCACAACAGTTGGTAATATTACTTTTAGCTCTGATACTCCACGCTATGCGGCAAGCTCTGTGTTTGATGGTTCAACCACAGGCATTAATTTACCAATTAAAGATTTAATGAAAGCAGTATTGAGTGATAAGTGTACTATTAATTTTTGGGTAAAAGAATCAAATACATCAAGTAGAAGTATTTACTTTGGCGGTTATAGTGGTAGTAATTTTAATATTGAACAAAATGTAACATCTTTCCGAGTATATTGGAATGGTAGTCCAGATTTATCAGTAGGTACAATTACTAATAACGAATGGGCTATGTGGACTGTTACAACAGATATTGCTACTGGTATTAAAATATATAAAAATGCAACTTTAGTAAAAACTCATACGGGTGCTCTTACTAATATTGCTTCAAGTTTTACAAGAGATTTTAATATTGGTAAAGATAGTAGAACTGATGATACAATGATGGAAGGTAAAATGTCAGATTTTAGAATTTATGCTTCTGTATTGTCTGCTACTGATATTAAAGACTTATATCAAACTGCAGCGTCAATAACTAAAGAGGGTTCTGTATAGGCTTATGAATTTATTGAAGAGCCTGATAGTTTTGATATTAAAATGACTAAATAGGGTATGTTAAAAGCTGCTGACATTTCTGAAATTGGATATATTGGCGGTATGAAAGTTAAAGTGCTATCCGACAATAGTGCTTGGGCACGTATTCATTGGCTTGACGTGACTACGGATAAAACTTGGTTTACTGCTAGCGAAGTTGCCTTTTGCAATTAGGCTAATCGTTTTAGTCGAATGGGTTTAGTAGACCATTTTAAAGTAGATGGTAAATATGAGTTTATGTTAACTTATCCGTCTTTGTCAAATTCTTTATATAATAGATGGACACAAACAAGCTCTCCAAATGCAAGTACTGTAACTGGTTTTACTGCTATTACAACAGCATGGAATAATCATAATGCAGGCATTCGTAAACATGGTTCAGCTTGCGTCTATAACTGTGACACTGGCTCAACTTGGTTTGCTCCTATTGGACAGAAATCTGCTTGGGATAGTACTAAATTTATTCCTGCCGCAGATGGCACTTCACAAACTGAAACAGAATTGTGGGTAAGAATTGATACATTACCCAACTTAACAAAAACTAGTATGCTTGATAAAGAATATTTACAAGCATTTAAGATATATGAAATTTAAGAGAGAAAGGAGTATTTAAATGGCACAAGTAAATGATTTACTCGTCCTTGGAAAAGCTAATTTTTTAAATGAGATAACTTCTTCTCAATTATTAAGAGCCTTTGGCGGTATTGCAGTAGATAGTTCAACTGAAGAATCTACATCTTTACCTTATTTTTTAGGTATTAAAGCTTTTGCTGATGGTGGCAATGTTGTTTGGTCTAGTCCCACGAATACAGCTAATGTAATTAGACTTAATGCTTCTGGAACTTGGCCTATTAGTATTAGTGGTCTTGCCGCAAAAGCAACCGCTGATGCAAATGGAAGTACTATCACTTCTACTTATGCGAAGTTAAAATCTTATAATGATATGATTCATTCTACAAATGAATATACATTTGCATCTCCGGCTTATTCTGGAGCCATTTGGATTAACTATCGAACTGCAAGTGGAGCAACTGATGGTAATATTACTACTTATAATTTTGGTAATGGTAAAGGCGGAACTGCAGGAGTTACTCTTGTGGCAACAACTTTTAATGGCAATGCTACCAGCGCTAATTATGCAACTTCTGCTGGTAATGCAAACACTTTAGATAATATTGATTCTACTGGATTCTTAAGATATTACAATAGTAATACTGCAATATCATCTACTGAAGTTGTTAATACTCCATCTTATGTACATACGGTTAGTACAACAGGTGGAAATATTACAACATCTGTGAAACCCTCTGGCATGAACAATGCATGGGGACTTATTCACTTACATACTCATACTGGTAATTACGCTACCTAGTTAGGTTTCGGTGGCACAACTGGAAATTTATATATGCGCAATGCTTATAATTCTGCAACTTTTGGTAGTTGGAAAACTATTCTTGATTCTGGAAACTGGACAAGCATTGTCGATGGAAGATATTTAAAATTATCAGGCGGAACAATGACTGGCTTAGTGTCATATAAAACCACAAATTATACTTCTACTCCAATGGCAATATATGATGACGGAACAAATTATGGACATAGCTTAGTTATTGGTGCTGGCGGCACTACTTATATTGGAGCTGGTGAGGCTGCTAGTACTTTATATTCAACAAAACTAAAAGTTACTTCTACTGAGGATTTAATTCTCGGTGCAGACAGTAATATTAGATTTCATACGAATGCAGATAATGCAACCACCACGAATGGAGTAACTCTTAATACCTCCAATTATTTTTATCCATAGACAACTAACACTGGTAGTGTTGGTACTTCTGGTAATAAATGGGGTTCCATGTATGCCACAACCTTTTATGGAGCTTTAAGTGGTAATGCTACAACAGCTAGTGCTTTAACTCCGATTACTACAAATGATTTAGCTTCTAGTAGTACGACTAAAAGACGCATTTGGTTTTGTTATGATAATAATACAACAGGTCGACCTGCTTATGATGATAGATTTACAATTCAAACTTCTACTGGAACATTATTTGCTCCAATTTTTAGTGGTAATTTAAGTGGTAATGCAACAACAGCAACTACTGCCAATGCCTTAGCAAGTACTGGTTATGGTAATGGTAATTTTACTTGGTTTCAAACTTCTGGAGAGTTCGCTGGCAATAGCGGATGGGCATCTTATTTAGTTTCTAATCATGGAGATGGCTCTAGTTATTATCATTAGATTATTGCTATACCATTTTGGGATCCTCCAAAATATCGCCGCATGGAGGGTAATACTAGTACCGTTAAAGGCTGGTATGATTTTATTACTGATGAAAATTATACTACCAAGTTAGATGCTCGATATTACACCGAAGCAGAAGCCGATAGCCGTTTTGTAAATGTAACTGGCGATTCCATGAGTGGAACGTTAAGTTGGAGCGGAAATATTTCAAGTTTAAATTTCCGCACTGGACATAGTGATTATGATGGTGTAATTAGTTATCAAACAAGTGGTAATGAAGCTATGTTATTTACTACTAAAAACGTAGTTACGAGTTTTATGTTTGTTAATGGTGAAGACACTATTACTAATATGGCTGCTGATAGATGGACTAAAATAACTCCCGGTTTACAAATTAAAAATAATTGTGTTGCGATTGGTAAATTAATTGCTAATGGTAGTACTCCCAGTTATAAACTAGAAGTAGCTGGAATGACATATTCTTCAGGTCGTTACTTATCTGAAACAGTACCTTCTTCTTGGATTGATGGTTAGCGTTATAATAACGGTGCTTATAATGTAAATACTTATTCTAATGATGGCAGCTATAATCCTTGGATACGTGCAACTAATAGTCATGCTAATGTTGCTAAGTGGTTTAGTTTTGGTACATTAGGCAAACAATTTTATTGGATTGGTTCTACTACGAGTCGTACTGAAAATAGTTATGATAAAGGTATGTCATTTAATGTTGAATCTGGTTTATTATATGCTCCAATTGTTGGTGGCGATAGAATTTATACTGGCTATGATGCTGGAGTAACTGGCTCTGTATCTTGTTCTAATTGGTTCCGTTCAAGTGGCGCAACAGGTTGGTATAATGCTTCTTATGGTAATCATTTATACCCAAATACTGTAACAGGTTATGGCGGTTTTATGATGTATGGTAATGTTAGAGGTGGATATGAAGGCATTATTCTTGGTAATAGTACTAGTTATATGACATTGATGTCAAGTGACCCTCATCAAGGATTGTATAATGAAGCAAAAGGACGTTGGATTATTTATTATAATAAAACTAATAATCAAACTTCTGTAAATGGCGCTTAGACTTCAGCAACAGCTTTTCCATTTACTATTTTTGGTGCAACTTATATTGATGGTCGTTTGGTTGTAAAAGGCAATGGTTCTTCTTATAATGAAGGTATTCGTGTTTTACCTGCATCAAATGGATGGTCTAACTTATTCTTCTCTGGAACGAATACTGTAGAAGGCACTCATGATGGCGGTTGGTTAATCGGTCGTAGGGGAACAGCTGGAAGTACTTATGGTGCAGTTGGAGATTTCTGTATTGAAAATAATAATAGTGTTGGAAGTAATTTAACGTTAACTAAAGCTGGTATTTTAGTTAATATTGGACCAATCTTTGGCTATAGATATAAACAAACTAGTAATGGCGCTGCTTTTATGTGGGATAAACCTGGTAGTAATTACACTGGTATGGGCGCTAATGATTCTAGTGACACTATTCAATTTAGAGCTTGCGATATCGCTGGTAATTGGGTAGATTATAAACAACATTGGAATTTCTATGGTGATTTATTTGCTTATGGCGCAAGATTTGCAAATAGAGGTACTTCAACATCTACTTCTGCTTATAGTGATTCAGCAGTTGAAATTCGTGAATACGGTTTTGGCGGCGCTCAATCTGATACTTGGGGAGTTGCTCCTCGTTTAAGTTTCCATTGGAGTGGACGTGTTGCAGCGCAAATAGGTCTTGCTTCTAACGGTAAATTATATATCAATAATAATACTCAAGGAAGTACTACATTCTTACAAATTGTCGGTATGACTGGCTATGGTACTGCAGCCCCATCTGGTGCAGCTCCTGCTGGTTCAGTTTATTTTAAATATAGTTAACTAATTAATTGTATACCTGAAAGATGCTTAAAAAAGTATCTTTCAGGTATTTTTTTTTGACTTTTTTCTTCCTATTTCCCGCCAATAGAGGTCCTCAAAAAGAATTGTCCCAACACAAAAATAATCTTTATTCCCTCCTAAAATGGCATTCTCGAGGTCCTAGTGGGAACTCGTCTCGGTCCCCGGTTGGTCAATTTAGATTAATTTTTCGGTCCTAATTTTCACTATACTATGAGGGGATGGATAATGAAAATTTTTTGTATGGAAAGGAGACCTTACATATGTATTCCAACTATAATTATTATCCACAGCAACCTACACAGACTCCACAAGTCACCCAATAGCAATCAATGTACTAGATGCCCTATTTACGACAGGCGCCGCCGCAAACAGGACTGAAAGGCCGTTTGGTTAGTTCATTGGAAGAGGCCCGTGCAACCTCTATTGACTTCGATGGTTCTGTATTCTATTTTCCAGATTTGGCGAACAAACGAATCTACACAAAACAAATAAATATGGATGGTACCGCTACATTATGTATGTATGAATTAAGGGAATTACCCATTGAAAAAGAAGAGAGCGCTGTATTGCCATCCGTTGAGAAATTTGTAACGAGAGAAGAGTTTGAGCGGGTCTTGGAGTATATTAAATCACTTCAAAAGCCAACCGAGCCGGCCGCACCCGCCCCGCAGAAACAGAAAGTAGAAATTTTATCATTCTAAGGAGGTATGAATGATGTATCCAGTAGACCCAAATGTTTTAATTCAAATGATTAAATCCGGGCGGAATCCTCAACAGTTGATGTTATCAATTTTACAAGGACAAGCCTATAACAATCCCCTCGGAAAAAATCTCCTAAATTTAGCTCAACAAGGTCGAACCGACGAACTAGAGAAAGTAGTTCGTAATATTTACGCTCAATAGGGCGGTTCTAATTTCGACCAGGAGTTCGAAGCCTTTAAACGTGCATTAGGCTATCAAAATTAAAATTTAAGGAGGACACAATTATGTTTAATGGAAAAGGTTACAATTTATCTGATATCGCTGCTGTAACTGGTAATCGCAATGGCGATGGTATGTGGGGCGATAATGGCTGGTGGATTATCCTGTTATTCTTGTTCGCAGGATGGGGCCGCGGCGGATTTGGCGGCTTTGGTGGCGGCTATGAAGCACCTTGTGCTACCCAAGCTGATGTCCGTGCCGCAGTTGACCAGCAAACTTTAATTTCTAAATTAGACAACCAGACTTATGGTTTGGCAGATTCTACTTACGCATTAAATAACTCTATTATGAGTGGTTTCCATGGAGTAGATACTGCTGTTTGCACTCTTGGCTACAATATTCAGAGTGGCTTTAACACTTTAGGTCACCAGATTAGTGATTGTTGCTGCGAGACTGGCCGTGCAATTGAGCGTGGCTTTGCAGAGACTAACTATAATATGGCAACTCAGGCTTGCGACACTCGTCGCGCAATCGCAGACAGCACCCGTGACATTATTGATGCTAATAATGCTGGTGTTCGTTCTATCTTAGACTTCTTGACTAATGATAAGATTGCTACTTTGACTGCTGATAACCAATCTTTGAAGTTCCAGGCTTCCCAGGCCGCACAGAACGCTTACTTGGTAAATCAGTTACGTCCATGCCCAGTTCCCGCTTATACCGTTCCTAATCCCTACTGCTGCAATACCTACTTTGGTGGATGCGGCAATGGTTTCGGTACTTTCTAATCTAAAGGGGGTTTAATTTATGGAAATTATTGCTAATGCTCTTCAGACAGTTCCAGCAAATCAAAATGTTTATTTCACTGATACTGTGATTTGTGGTAATGCTACGATTGGTCATCGTGATGATAGTGGTTTAGTTACTCTAAGAGGTTTAACCGACCAATGCCGGGCTAGATTCCGTGTTTCTTTTGGAGCTAACATTGGACTACCAGCGGACGGAACAGTTGGCCCAATTTCTTTAGTTATTGCTATCAATGGTGAGCCTGTACGTGCTACTACTATGACAGTAACCCCAGCGGCAGTTGAGCAATTTTTCAATGTATATGCTTCTTTATATGTCGATGTTCCTCGTGGATGCTGTGTAACTATTAGTGTTCAGAATATTACAACTGATGATGTTGATGTTCAAAATGCTAATTTAATTGTTGACCGCACCGCTTGAAAGGAGGAATAAATATGCATGAAGAAAGATTAAAGCATATGAAAGAAACTCTAATGTGTGCTGTTGAAATGCAGCTATGTGATTTAGGTGAGGTAGATACCAAAGAGCTTGGAGAAGCTATTGATATGATTAAAGATTTAGAGGAGGCAATCTACTATTGCACCGTCACTGAAGCTATGAAAGGCAATGGCTCAGAAATGGAGTTTGAAATGAAAAAAGGCGGCCATCACCAAGAGGAAAATGGTGACAGCCGCATGTATTATAGTGGCTCTCGCTATCCAATGATGTACGCCGACGAGGGACGTCGTCGTAGAGCTGATGGAACCTTCTATAATGACCCAATGTATATGGACGGCGGGTCTGGAAATGGTACCAGTTATATGGATAACGGAACTAGTCATATGGACCGTGGAAACGGAACCATGTATCGCGATGAGCGTGAGGGCCGCAGCTACAATAGCCGCAGAATGTATATGGAAGCCAAAGATATGAAGAGAGATAAAGCTACTCAACTTCGTGAGTTAGAGAAGTATATGCAAGAGCTATCTCAAGACATCACTGAAATGATTGCGGACGCATCTCCAGAGGAGAAAGCATATCTTGAAAAGAAGATTACCGCATTGGCTTCTAAAATCGGTCAAATGAAATGATTATCAATGGAGTGAGATGGCGAGTCCGAATGGTCTCGCCATCTCATCCAATGCTACTAACCCCTTGGATGACTCATGCTCTTGGAGTTTGTGATAAAGTTACGCAAACTATTTACATAGACAAGACGCTCAAACCAGCTAAGGTTAAAGAAGTGCTATGCCACGAAATTGTTCATGCTTGTATGTTTAGCTACGCAGTAGATTTATCATACGATGAAGAGGAAATGGTAGCAGAATTAATGTCTAAATATGGAGACGAGATAATCAAATGGTCGAATAGAATTTATAATGGAATTAAAATGAAATAAAAAAAGGGTCGTATATGATTTATTCATATACGACCCTTTATTTTTTTATGTGCAAATAGCCCACCCAGTAGATGTACCATCTTTGTTAATATATGGAATAGCAACTTTCCATCCATTAGCAGTTCCATCAACATTGACATATGGTATTGCACTCTTCCATCCATTGGCAGTTCCATCAATATTAATGCGAACTAATCCTCCACCATTAATCACTGTACCTCCATAAGTAGAGCTATCTCCTCGGTTTCTGATAATAACAATAGTAGGATTTGATTTACGAACAAAATGAAATCTAAAAGTTACTGTTGACCCAGCGGCTACATATACTCCTCCAAATGTAAAAGTTTTTTGTTCCGTATTATAATAGTTTCCTCCGCTAGTTTTATTGCTTACAGTAATTGTATTGGACGTATGCGATGTTCCGTTAGAATCAGTAACAGTTACATAAACATCATATGCATATCCATATCCAGTAACAGTATCTCCCTAATTGTATGTTCCATTACCTGAAGCAAGACCTATTCTGCATGCAGTTATTAGTTGAGGTGTAGAACCAGTATTTTTATATTTGAGTAAATTTCTACTATAAGTAGCATCTATGCCCTAATAAGAAAAACTCCAATCACTATGAGTACTCCATCCCATTATCTTTTCTCCTTTATCTCTTTTTTAATAAAAAATTTGGTGAAGTAAAAATATAAAATTACTTCACCAAATTATGGTTTAGACAGGAACCTCATCGTCAGTCTTTAAAGGTAAAGCAATTGCCTTATTATAATAAGTTTCAGCTTGACCATTTCCACCTAAGCCTTTATATAATTTATAGAATTCCATTAATTGTTCCATCTGGGATTCAGTAATGTATTCTTGGCGTAAAAATCCTTTGCACAATTGGATTAAACGGAAACGGTAAGAAGCAACAATTAAGTTCATATGAGATTTCTCTAAGTTCTCATTGTCGCGGCAATACTTTCTTAAATCTTCTAATTCTTGATAAATTGGTTCTAATTCAACTTCAATGTGAGTACCAATTCTTTCATCAAGCTTTTGTTCTGCAATAATACGAGCATTTTCTTCGGCTTGGAGTTTTTCTTTCTTTAATTTATCACCATGCCATTTTGCCCAACCCATTACAATAGCACTAATTAGACCGAACAAAATTTCTGTTCCCCACTCTGCTAAAAGAGCTTCCATAATAAAAGTTTTCCCCCTTTCAACTTCTCTATTGGATAATAAAAGAAGTGAAAGAGGGATTATCTAGTTAAGACCAATCGAATACTTCGACTTTATTATTTACATAGTGAGCACCAATACAAATAGCATCACACTCATCTTGAGTAGGTTTTACACCATAAGTTTTTTCAACCCAAGCCTATGCGGCTTTCTTCTGGGCTGGACGGTCTTTACCCTTAATACCAAGAGTAGATTTCCAAACGGTTGAAAGAACTGCGGTTCGAGGCATCTTTAATGTTACAAATAATTCATATAAAACACCAAAGACTTCTGCTAATGCTTTAAAAGTTTGAACATTGTTTGCAACATTGCCTTGAAGCTAAATATCTTCAAAAACAACTTCATCAATATCATATTCATTAATGAGTTGATTTACTTTACTCCGAATAAAGTGAAGTCTATCTCCAACATCAGAATGGTCAGCAGTAAACTTACCATATTTTAGAAGCTTACCATCTTCAAATATGGCCCAGCCGCTTGTTCGGCTTGCCTAGTCTAATGCTAAAAGACGCATTACTTAGATGTGGAGCCAAAACCGCCAGTGCGCTCTCCACCTGCGACGTCATCTTCAGTAACGCCATAGGGAAGAATAATAGCCTGACCAATGGCCTCTCCCTTTTTAATCTGAATATTAAATGGAGATAGATTATAAATCTGGAAGAAAATTTCTCCTTCATTATCGGGATTGTTATAATAGTCAGCATCAATAACGCCGATACCATTACCCATCATTAACCAATATTTTAGAGGAGAAGAGCTACGAACACTCAACTGTAACCAAGTAGTCGGGTCAAGTTTGCATTTCATTCCAGTAGAAACAAGAGTTGGCTTGAAACCAGTCTCTTTTGTAAATTTAGACATAAGGTCCATAGTTACGAACTCATCATCGCCTACAGGCCATAATTCTTTAGCTTCTGCAACCATTTGCCATACAGAAGGAATTATATAATCCTCTGCGGCAACCATATCATATCCTGCGGACTGTGCAGTCTTTCTGACCGGCATAGCGATGTCCACATCTATATATTTAGAAACTTTTTCAAAAATAGCCATTTTTATTAACCCCTTTCATAAGACACAACAAACATATCTTCGGGGTCTTTTTCTGCAGTAAACTGCTTAGTAGCTTGAACTACCATATATTCTTCAACCACTTGACCCTTAGCCTTAATCTGCTTTACTTTATAGCTAAAGCCAACTAAATCAAAACAAGGGTCATTTAAAAGCTCTTCATGTAAAGCTTCAACTGCGGCCTCATCGGGCACTCTATAAGTATCAACAGCTTTTAACAAATATCTCATTTTATTACCTCTACTTTATAATTATATTCACTGACCATTAACATATCAAGTAACATATAGCACATATTAATATTGCCAGATATTTTAATATTATTTATTAAGTATTTTTCACATAGCAATATAATATCTTCTGTTATTTGCTAAATATTATTGGTATTATTAGTTTTATCCATAATTAAAATTTCATTTTCATATATACAAGTTTGGTAATTATTATTATCTATGAAAAAAATATATAAATATTTATCCATTATTTAATTACCTCTACTTCAATATTATTCCAATTATAATGTTTCTTTGAATAAGCAAGAATGTCCTCAGACACAGCTGCTCCATAAACACTATTGCCAGCAAGAGTTACTTTATATACTTTTCTTGCATCACAAATAGCACTAATTACTTCTGGTAGCTCTTCCAAAGTGGTAATTGCTACACACTCTTTGTCACCAGTACTTGGATTTACAACATAAACATTCTGATGTAAATCAAACATATGAATTTCGCAATATACTCTTTTCATTTCATTCACCTACCTGAACAATTCCACTATCATAGGGGAATAAGTATAAACAAGTTGGTTCACCGTCTTGAGGCTGAACCCAAATCTCAACGGCATCGCCAGCCGCAGTCAAATCCATAGCTTTAACTAAACCAACATTTAAACAGCAATCAAGAACATCTTCACCAAGATATTGAGGTTCAATAATCTTAAATACTGTGAAATAAGAAATTTCTTTACCATACAACATAAAATATTTATTATGGTAAGTTTCATATAAGGTCCAAATATCATCCATCGCCTTACTAAAATCTTCAAGAATAGGCAATTGAGAAATGATTTGTTTATTCATATCATATAGACCCATATTAATACCGCCGCTCTCCATCTTGATTTCATTCCAGGCACCTTCGTGCCAAATCATATATTTACCTTCAGGAGTCTGAACTAACTCACCTTCGGTAGGAGTGTAGCGGATTTGAGAAGGGTCAATCTTCTTGATTTTTAGGTCACCCATATCAAATCTCTCCTTTATCTCATTTATACTAATATTATATCAATTTTTTTTAGATAAGTCAATTATTCTCTGATTACGTGAACCTCTCATTTCAAGAGTAATATCACGCTCTTCTTCAATATAAGGACCATCAATTAGGTAATCCGCAAGCTCTAGCGCATGCCGCACTTGAGGATGACTTGCGTGTTGTAGTTGTTCATATGTATAACCACTCCAGATATATATCTTTGCTCCTGGAACTTTCTCTTTAACCTCTTTGACTACCAAATAGGTAAGGAAAGCATTTTCGTCACAAAGAGGTTCACCGCCCATGATACACAAATTTCTCTGTATACCCTGGGCGGTCAGTCCGGAAATAATCTCATTTAAAGTCCCAGTAGTAAATTCTTTTCCTCGGTTGAAATCCCAAGTTTCTGGATTATGGCAGCCTTTACATCTATGCGGACAGCCTTGTGTAAAAAAGCTCACACAAAGACCGGGGGCCGCAGAAATATCATTTAAAATTAAACCACTATAATTCAAGGGAATTTACTCCTTTCGTATGAGCGTAGCTAACTTGTAGTTAGCTACGATTAACTAAATTTACTATGTTTGATGCGGTGTTCAACCTCTGACTGTTTTCCTTTGTTAAAATGATGATAGTCAGTAGTTAAATAACCAGTAACACGACGCAGCTGTTGAATGTTCTCACTGCCGCACTCGGGACAAGCATCATTGAACTCGCCCTGGTAGCCGCAATCTAAACAAGAGTCGATTGGGAAATTAAAAGCTAAATAAGGAATATTTAGTTCTTTAAATGCGTAGTCAATAATCTGCTCAATAGCCTTGGTATTCTTTACAAATGTAGAATCTAATTCAACATAAGTAATGCATCCGCCAGTAGGATACTTACAGAAAGGAGACTCAACAGCTAATTTCTCAAAGATACCAATTTCATACCATACAGGAACATGGTGACTATTGGTTAAGAACTCATGGTCAGTAACATTAGGAATAATACCATACTGCTGACGCAAAGCCTTTAATGCGGTATGACATAAACCTTCGGCGGGAGTTGCATAGCAAGAGAAGTTTAAGTCATGGCGCTCAGAAGCTTCTTTAGCGTATTCGTTAATTCTCTTAACAACTTTCAAAGCGAACTCGCGCACATTCTCATCTTCAGCATGATTCTTGCCGAATAGAGCCTGACACATTTCTGCGATACCAATATAACCCATAGCCAAAGTACCATGCTTCAAAGCCTCATAGTTAGATACTCGGCAGCTTTGAGAATCCTTCATTGTACCATTCTGATACATAAAAGGTGCGGCCTCGGGTGGCTGATTAACCATAATATCGAAACGCTCCAAAAGACCTTGCTCACAAAGCATCAATAAATCCTCGAATGCAGACCAGAAGCCGTCTAAATCCGGGGTCTCACGCTTGCCTAAACAAATTCCGTATTCAATACCTAATTTGGGCAAAATCATAGTATCAGGAACAAGGTTTCCACGACCGACACGATTATAAGAATCACTATGTCTGTCATAACCAAGCATTGTGCGGCAACCCATAGTTGCGAAATATGTGTCTGGATTACTTAAATCTTCATGTGCTTCAGAATAATCACAATTGACAAAGTTAGGATAAATGCGCTTACTCAAAGACTCAATAGCTAATTTCTTTAAATCATAGTTAGGGTCTTCGGGATTAGCATTGCAGCCCTGCTTATATTGGAAAATACTAATTGGGAAAATAGGAGTTAAGTGATGTTTACCAATACCAGCCAAAGAAGCCTTTAACATATGTTCACTTACAAAGCGACCCTCAGTAGAAGTATCACGACCGAAGTTAATAGAAGTGAAAGGAACCTGGCTGCCCGCACGGGACTCCAAAGTATTTAAGTTATGATACATAGCCTCAGAAGCTTGAGTTCCCTCACGCTCTAACTGCTTCAACGCATAGGTGAAAGCCGCAGGCATCTCTTCTCTTAGCTTATGATTATCCATAACGATAGGACCATGCTGACCAAGAATAATATCTGCATTTTCATCAGTCTGACCTTCAACATCAGTTAGATAATTGTGCATATGCTTACGGAAGCTCTTGGCTACAAAAGGTGCTAAGTCATAGTCTGCGTGAACAGTTCCAACACCGCCGAACTGAACCTGAGACTGACACTGATAAACAACTGCATATTGCTGACAAGCAGTAGAGTAAGATGCGGGTGGACGAATATCGCCGTTACGAGTTACGAAACCATCTTTAAATACTTTACCAAAATCAACAAACAAACAGTTATGTTCACCAATATTTGTCTTTTCCATATCATGCTGATATAATAGCATATCTTTGTGAGCAGAAGCTACTTCTGGAGATAAAGTATAATCCAAAGCGATAATCTTCTGAATGTCAGCAGAAGCTTCCTTCTCACGACCTGAGAAGCTCTTTTCATCAACATTTGCATTTGCATTTTCAACAGCAGTAGCGTCAATACGCTTCATAACTGCTTTGATTAATTTACTGCGACGAGTGCGCTCTTTACTGCGCTGGTCACGATAAATAATATATGATTTGGCTACTTCTGGATATTCACTCTTCATTAAGTAGCCTTCTACTAAATCTTGAATTTGTTCGACAGTCATATCGACCCCGCGACTACCAATCAAATCTGCAATTTCCTCTGCAGTGTCGGATTCATACACGGAGCCATATGCACTGACCATTGCTTTGTTAATGGCACGGACAATCTTGTTAGGGTCAAACAAAACGCGAGTGCCGTCTCTCTTAATTACATGCATAATAAAACCTCCATTTAAAAAACTATATTTTGTGTGGGCGTAAAAAACCTCTTACTAAATATAGTGTTTGTGCTTAATCAATTAATTACTTTTGTCCTTGAGCGAATCTGCGTCCGCTCTGGACCAAAATCTCCTTGACGTTGTCTTCTAAGTCGCCTTCAGTATTGTTGATAAGACCGATATAACTAAAATCAATATCTTCAAAATCATTGTAATCAGCCTAAAAACGTCTTACAACTTCTCTAACGTCAGGGTCTTCTTCTCTGTTTAACTGGCGCAATAAACGAATCTTGTCATTGGTTTGAATCCAAAAGACAATTACATCACAATCCGGACGAGCCAAGAGAGACTCAACGCCTGTGGGATTGAATACGCCAATATTGATTACTCCATCGCTGCGGACGGAGTCATAGCTGGTGCCATAGAACCAGTCGTTGAAAACGGTACACTCTAGCATCTCTCCATCAAGAACTTTCTATCCAAATTTTTCTGGAGTATAATAAAAATAATTGACACCATGTGCCTCACCCTAGCGCATAGGGCGAGTGGTACAGCTAATAATTTCATGGAGGTCAGGGTTGGCTTCTATTACCGCCTACATTGTACGGTCTTTGCCAGACCCAGCTTCGCCCATTAAGGCAATAATTTTGTACATATGTCAACTTCCTCCTCAAATTCGTATTCTAATTTGCCGGGAAGTTCACCCTCCCAGAATGTTGCATGACCATCGCAATCGGGATTCTCACACTTATAAGGATATTGTGCTGGATAAGTAGTGAGACAAATGCCAGTGGGGATTAACTCCCCACCGCACTTATCACAAATTGCTCTGGTTGTATAAATATTTTTTACCTTATATCGTTTAAGCATCTTCCTCAATGCCTCCTTGATAACGAGAGTCTTTCAAAATCAATTCTCCATTAGGAAGAACTGCATCAATTTTATATAGCTGGTGACCGCCCGTAGAAGCATATTTCTTAGACACGAAATCATCACCAGAACGAATACCAGTAACCACAATCATATTTCCACGATTAAACCAGGATTTCTCCATAATCTTCTTCGTACCATCTGCTTGACGCTCAGAAATCTGCTTATCAAACATTGTGAAATATTCTTTTCTAAACTTGACATTTACAACACCTGTTGTAGTCAAAATAGTTACCGTACTCTTTGTCTTATTCTTTGCAATGCAAGTGCCGCAGATACGATTCAGTTTAAAGATATGAATATCTTTGCCACCCTTTGTAAAAGTCTTTTCAATTACTGGGTCTTCTGGTAGACTATAAAAGTCTACAAAACCATATCTATCATTATTGATATGCTCCAACTCATGCTCGTGATAATAGAAACATAATACTTCCATTTCCCATGCGGAAATAGTTCCTTTAGCATATTTCTCCCAATCTTGCATAAAGATTTCAGTATTTAAAGCATCCAAGATAGCTTCCTTATCAGAGGCAATCCACTTTCTAAATACATCCATATGCTTCTGGTAGATATTATCCCAAGCCTTGGTTTTTACATACCAAGATAAGTTATCTGTTTCCATAATATCATCACATTCAATTTCATGTAAGAACGCAATCGCTCTTTCATCAAGACTATACATTCCTGCATATGTATACTTATCAGCTTTTGTAATTGCTTTTAAGTATCTGTTGAACTCATATACTCTACGAGCCATAATCTGTTCAGGAGTCTTTTCAGGCAGAAGATTATGTCTAATTAAACCACCCATATTCTGCAAAGTGATTCGACTCTTCTTATCACAAGTCTCCCAAATATACCAGGCCATAGTAAACTTTCTATCTTCCATACTATCAAAGGCTCCACCCTTGATTAGAGAAATCATAGCTTGCTTACCAGGTTTAACCTTATTCAAGAAGTCCTTGGGTGAACTATATGGTCTATTCGCAATGATTGCCGCAACCACATCATCACCTACATTTAACATACCCTTTAGACCGAATAGAATTCGATTGTTTTCAACATCGGGAGCGAAACCGAACTTAGACTTATTAATGTCAGCTAAACTAACCTTAATGCCGGCGGCTTGGATGTCTCCAATCGCCTTTGCAATCTTACCATAATCGGTTGCCGCAGTTCTACGAATTTTCGCAGACTTATCGGGCAAGTCAATAAACTTAACTCCCTCTGCTAAATCTTGTGCTTCTGGAGCATAAATATCTACAATCTCTTCTTCACTATTATCTTCCAAAGAACCACTGTTAACAATCAAACAAGCAGTATTCCAATAAATTGGATTGAAATTAATAACGAAATAAATAGACTGAATACCTACGAATGAGTAAGGTAGAGAGTGGTTCAAGCTAAATGCATAACCCAACTGAGGTGCAATCGCATTCTCCCAGAAATAGTTTGCCACTCGAACGTCATCAAAGTTTCCATATACCTGCTCACGCAATTGAGGAATCTTACTCATTTGTTTCTTACCAACAATCTTTCTTGCATTGTTAGCTTCACCCAGAGTGAAACTAGCTACATCCATTAGAAGTTCCATCATCTGCTCCTGGAGAGCGCAACATCCCCAATACTGGTCACAATGCTTATGCATTAATGCTTTTTGTTCGGGAGTGAAGTTTGCTTTATCCATTTCTCGGTCGAAAACATCCAAACCTTGATGCTGAATACGAACATATCTATCCTGTTGAGACTCTTTATCTTTTTCAGACATAAGTCTCATCATAGCGTTCGCCGCAGTCATCTCCATAGGATTTTGAGGCTTTAATTTCTTCGCAATTGCCAAGCCGACGCCAGTACTGAACTGGAATACATCCAACACATCACCGGCCGCAAGATGGTCCCAAATGCGTTGGTCGCTTGTATCAATCACTTCTGGATGAATATACTTATTATAAAGGTCACGCAGACCCATTTTTTCAATTACATTATCTTCAACAAGTAACTCAAAACATTTGATAATCTTATCAGAAATTTCAGTTACCAGGAAGTCATACTTGGTATCACCGGCGGCCTCAGCCTTATGCAGGTCATAACAAGTAATTAAATCTCCACTTGGAGTTCTCATAAAACTTGCAGTTTCAAATGGGTCATCACCATATAGAATGACACCAGATGCGTGAGAGGAACGCTTATTAACCAATCCTTCAATGGACATAATAATATCCAACAAACCAGGATAGTTGTTTACCTCACGTATGAACGGAGCCACGGGTCGTCTGTCTTTTTCTTCGTTTCCATAGACGACATCATTGATTGACCAAAGGAATCCTCGTTCCTGTGGCACCAGTGAAGACATGTATTGTGCGAGGTCGACATCGATTCCATCTGGGTAATCCTCGCTTCTATAACCGCGGCAAGCCGTGAGTATAGCTGATTTCGTACCCTCTGTTCCGAAGGTTGCAACCTGGACCAAACCAAGTTCTCCACGTTCTCTTCGAATTGCGTCAAAGATTGCGGGTCGCTTTGATGGTGCAAGGTCAATGTCGATGTCGGGCAATTCGGCTCTTTCCTTGTTAAGGAAACGCCAATAAGGTAAGCCCCATCTAACTGGGTCGAGCTGGGTAATGCCCAAGAGGTAGTTAGACAGAAATCCTGTGGCCGAGCCTCGACCTGGGCCAACAATTGAGCCACATTCCCAGAATAGGTCGATATAGTGTTTGAAGGTGTTAAAATAGGCGAACAAGCAGTCATCTAATTTCTCTCCAATATCTTTAATAACATCAGCCTCAGTCTCAAGACGAGTTAAGTATTCATCATATAATAATAAACCTTTTTCCTCTAAAGACTTTAGACACTCATTTATCCAATAACGCTCTTGAATATTATCGCTAGTTAAAAGTTCATTCAGTAATGGATGGCTAGAAAATCTCCATCGTTCATTTGATGCAGGATAATCAGGCAAATCAATCTTAGGAATCATTTGTTTTCTTTCAAGAGAATACTCTTGATATTTTAATCTCAATTGATGAGAATTATTTAGAATTTGCTCTGCGATTGTGCCATCACCGAAGCAATCCTTTAATAAATCATAAACCTCATCATAGCTCATCAGATGAGCAAACTCATAGAAGCTATCAACCTCACGTTCGCCGCCTTTTGAATTCAAATAAGATTTATGAACAAATCTATCTGCTTTTGTCAGATAATGAGAGTCAGTGCCCACAATGATTGGAATATCATATGCCATTGCGATACGATATAACTTGCGATTCGTTGCACACTGGTCTTCCGCAGTTGAAGGCGCACACTCAATATAGAAATCATCACCAAAAATATCTCTACAAAAAGTGATGAAATCACAAATCTGGTCATAAAAAACTTTTGCAGAAGCCATATCATTTACAGTTTCCGCACACACCATATTATAGGCGGCCGTAGATAACTCTCCGCCCATACACGCAGTTGATGCTACTACGTGTCCTTTATACTTGGACATAATTTTTGTCAGTTCCTCTTTAGTAATCGGAACACGTTCCATTCCTCGGTCAACATAAGAATTATACCAGGCGATAGAACTCAATTCACGAAGTGCTTTATGTCCAATAGCATCTTTCGCAGTCAAGATAAAGTGATAATATTTAATACCATTTTCTCGTTTATCTACTAAATAAACCTCATTGCCAAGAGCGATAATAAAGTCAGGATGTTTCTTTTTAATCTCCTTTGCATATTGATTTACTTCCATATGTGCAGATAAACACTCATGGTCAGTAATCGCAATGCCAGACAGACCTAACTCAATCGCTTTGTCAATGAGGTCTTTTGGTCTATTGATACAATCGAGCAAACGGATATTCGAATACATCGTATGATTATGTATGTTGAAATATGTTCCCATATGAATATCCTTTCACTTATTTATTATATAATAATTATACCAAAATTTTTATTATAAGTCAACCTTACGGTCTCACCCAAACGAGTTTTTCACTGGCACGGGTTGCCGCAGTATATGCCCAGCGTGCATGCTCGGTCTTTTCATAAGGAAAACCTTCTTCATAGACCATTACCTTACCCCACTCAGAGCCTTGTGCTTTATGACAAGTAATACCATAGGCATAGGCGAATTCGAATGGAGGGTCAGGACATTTAGGATTTTTACGCATCTGGAACTCTTGCTTACCAGTTAAGAATTTCTCACCAGTAGTCAAAGAGGTATAATCGACGGGAATATAATTAAATACATCACCATTCTCGTCAATCATGTTTGTATATAAAATAGGAATTTTTTTCTCACTAATCCAGAATGGAAGACTCATATCATAACGGTCAGTGCGCTGGATAACTCCAATAGTGCCATTAGTTAAAGGAGCTGGGTCTACAACTCCATTAGAGAAGAACTCCCATTGATTTCTCAAACTAATAATCTTATCACCAACTGCGGGTTCGGGTCCGAATCCTTTAATCTGGCGCATATTCATATTAATCGCATTTCTCTTTGCGTTAGTCGCACAAAGAATTTGGTCTGCCCAATCGTACATTCCAGTTACGATTTCTTCTGGCTTTACAAACATTACTTGTTGACCGGATGCAGGGAATTCGTTAAGAGGCTTGCCTTCACGAATCCACATAGAGAAACGAATAATTTCACTATCATATGCCTGTCGCATAATTTCATCCAAGAAAATATGCGGATGGTCAAGTACATGATTATCACTATCCTTGTCGATGGGAGGTAACTGGAAGGGGTCGCCGCACGCAATAACATGAATGCGATGTGACAACAATCTCAACCACATTTCTTTTGGAAGCATAGAAACCTCATCAACAATAATAACTTCCAACCCATCATCCAAGGAGGGTTTTGGTTCAAATTTAAAAGTGCCATTTGGCATGGGTTTTGCTTTATAAAGCAATTTGTGAGCAGTAAAAGGATTAGGACACCCCTTCTGCTTTAACACTTGTGCGGCCTTACCAGTATATGCCACATAACACACTTGCTCGGGTTCTAGACCAAGGGCCGCAATGATAAACTTAATCAATGTAGACTTACCTGTGCCAGCGTAGCCGGAGATACAAGTGTAGGCTTCATGCGACTTATAACGAGAAACCGCAATCTTTAATCCCTCTTCTTGTTTAGCTGTTAAAATCATTTTATATCATCCTCCTGGTCATGCGCATGAACCAGTTGCTCAAGAGTCATATAGAAATGTTGTTTACGACTATTCATACGACGCTTTTCTTCAATTGGGTCAGTGCGCTCAACACGAGCCTTATATATGGCTAATTCATCACATACCTCAGCAAATCTGAAGTAAATACTATCAAAGCCAAAATCAAGCCTATCTTTACAGACTCGATTTAATTCGTCTCGGTCAACATAAACCTTATTTAATTTTTCTACTAATTTTTGTGCTTCTCTATTCATTTACATTCACCTTTTTATTTTTATTATACCAAAATTTATATTAAAAATCAACGGTAAAATCCCATAAGGGTCGCTGTTGTATAAAGTCCTCACTATCAAGGTCGACAAAACCAGGTAAAAATGGATTTTGCTCAATTTGGGAAAAAATTTCTAAATCCCCTTTTTGATTTGGGTTTTCGGTCTTCTCGTCCAAGGCCGACCGGAGCTCGTCTATTTTTATTTCATCTATATCAATTATTGCTTGTAATGCAGCATCTCGACTTTCACACTCATATCGCAAATCATGCAAGTCATCTTTAATAGCAGTAATCTCACTACTATGATATTCTAGACGAGAAAGAACTTCATTCATTCTTTTAATTGCCTAAGTCATTTCATAAGCCGTAACCCCAGTAGATGACATAGCTCGAGCCAAATCTTGTATTTGACTTGAAAATTGATTCATTGATGGTAGTTCATATACGGTGCCATTCACCGCAATTGAATGTAACTGTGACATCTTATTTTCTCCTATAAATGAAAATAATGGGAACATAATATTAAATTATGTTCCCTATTTATATTAGCCTACGAAATACTCGTAAGCACGTCTTGCGTAATCTCTACGCACCCAACGATGTCCTTCGCCACAACGCTCATAATAACAAGCGAAAGCATAAGCACAATCTTCAGGAGTTTCTGCATTTATAATCTTATCGAGCTGACTGTCAGTAACCTGCTTAGTCACTCCATTAGTTCCATATAATTCGTCTTTTACGAAGTCAAGCTGGTTTTCAACACTGGGATTATTTCCATAGATTGAAAATAACTGCTGTTTGCGGCCGCCTAACCACTGAATCATACCAAAACCACTAGAACTACTTACGTCCCAGTCAAGGTCGGAAGTCCAGCAACCGCCGCATTCTGCCATCATGTTACCCATGATACCAGCGCAAACAATATCACTAAAACCAAGTTCATTCTTCATATAGAGCCAAGCTTGAGTGGCGACCGGATATTCCTCTGCGCGCCCTCTCCAATTCTCTTCCTCTTGGCGAATTAACTGTTGTTCGGTATAATACTCAACATCTGCTTCAGCATTCTCGAAATCAGTTTTAGCCATGACTACCGCCGGGTGTTCTGTATCATAGCCCAAGAGCAATAATCCTTCATACACTGATTTTGTTGTATCTTTGCGAAAGATGGCATCTTCTAATGCAGTATTAGCCTCGTCTAATGTAGCAGGTTCGACACGCTCGACCTCTACAACTTCTAATATAATTATCTCTTCTTCTGGTTCGGTTTCAAGAACCGGTTCAGAAGGCTCAGAAGGGATGTAAGCTTCCGAAATAGTAGCAACTGGTTCAGTTGGTATAGATTGATTTGCACTGGCAGTGATGGCAATCGTAGCAGCCAATCCTGCGAATAACAAGCTCAATATAGCAACTAAACAAATAATTTTTCTTTTCATAATTTCCTCCTAATATTTCTATCAGGCCGTCATTATTTATTAGAAATAGTATTTCTGTTCTCCTACGATTTCGTAATCTTCAATAATAATTTGTGGTGTTACCGTTCCATTCCAAACGTTGCGCTCACATTTACCCACAACGTTGATAGTAATGCATCCGGATTCGGAGCGGAGTTTTTCATACTCTTCTTGTGACGACTTGAATTTGATTAAACTCGTGCCATTTGGCAAGGTTATCTTCAGAGTCGGACTCTTATCGGGCGACATTAAAACTACATTACCTGCATATACATTAATGTATTCAATCGCCACATAAGGTTCATCGACTCCTTGGCCCCATAAAGATTTGAGTTCAGCGATTTCAACAATATCTTTTCCACGGAAATCAGCACCATTGAAAATGAAATCAACTTTATAACATGGGGTAAAGTCAAATTCTGCGAGTTCTCGATTAGAGTATTCAATAAAGGTTTTAAATGCTTCATCAGTAATGCCAACACCCAATGCGTTAGCATGGCCTTCGGCATACATGACTAAATCACTTTCCTTTAAGAATTCTCTTAGGTTATCAAATTTCGATTTATCGTATCCTCTTCCTGAACCCTCCCAGCCATCTACTGTCTTATTTAGTAGCAGAACTGGTCGTTGATATTTCGCCATTAGTTGGTTTGCAATCAAACCAGTAAGGTTTCTATCGGCCGCAAAAGTATCTAATTTGACAACCAAAATCTTATTCTCTAACAGATTTTTTTCTTTGATTATGCGTTCAATGTTCTCCAAGGCTGCGTCTCTTGCTTTTGTCTGTCTATTTTTAATGTTTGTGCAATTACGACAAGCCTGCTCTACTCTTGTCTCCTGCTGACCCTTACATCCTCTCTTGGTTGATGGGACTAGTTCATATCCCCGATAGTCAAGCATAGACTCGAATAGCATGAGCTTTTCTTCTTGCGTTCCCATTCGAATAGTGGCATTTACATAGGGAGCAATATAGAAAGCTACTCCAATAGGTGTGATTTCACCTTTCAGCGAATACGCTTGTTTGTCTACCATACCTTTGAAGTATGGATTACGAATATTTTCAAGACCGCGTGTAATCAGATGTCTCGTTTCAAAATCTCGTAAGTCCATCATGTCGGCCACCATGCCCAGTGCGACCAAATCCAAATAATCATCTGCGTAATCAACATTGAGGAGTTCATCCATATAAGAACAGAACTTATATACCATTCCAACTCCAGACAAAGACTTGGTGGGATAATCACAAAGTTGATTGTTAATAATCACAGCATTTTCGGAAATTTTATCTGCTTCATGGTGGTCAATTACCAACACATCCACTCCTTTGGACTTCAACTGTTGATGTTCATCATAGTCATTAGAACTAGAGTCTGGTGCGATAACCAGTTTTACATCATCAGGGATGGTTTCCAAAAGAATTCCGTGTTGTTTCCCCGTATGGATACGATAGTAAATATTAGATTGCACAAAGCCGGGGAAAAGACGATTTAAATAGTTGATTAAAGCGGCGGCTGAAGTATAACCATCACAGTCGCTATCAATCTAAATTAGAACTTTGTCACCTTGTGCAATGTGTTTCACGAGGACTTTTGCGCCCTCTGCGACATTCATAATCATCTATGGATTAAGAATATCTTCATCTGTTGTGTTTAAATAGTGTTCTACATTTTCGGGGTCAATACCTCGATTAAACAGCACCTGTTCGACCGCACTTAATTCTCTAGGCGGGATGCGAGATGCTAAAAGTTGATATTCCATAGAATTCAACCTCCTTTCATGTAGACCACCAACTATTTATTTGAAAAATGTTTCAAATCAATTATCACTCCTTGGCATGAAAAAATTCATAATGTCGAGGACCGTTATAACAAATCAAGGTTCTTTTAATAACGCAATCGACGAATTCTTCACTGCACCGGGAGTCAATCCAAGCATAATTGGAGCGAATACCTCTACTAGACTCGCTAGCACTAGCAACTCTCCATATGTCGCCATTCTCAAACTCAACCCAAGAATTTTGACGAGAATAAACTTCTCTAGTAGGATTAATACCAGACCAAATATATCTATCTCTGATATATTTTAGTTTTTCAATTCCATCACCCGCTCTATCATAAGACCAGATAACACCTTTCATCATAAAACAATCCTCTCTTTAAATAGCTTTAAAAATGTATCGGGGCCGCAGTCAATCGGACTGTCCTTATAACCAGTAATCATGTTCTTATCAAAAATAAATGAAATCAAAACAAAGGTCTTATATTTATCTCTTAATCTTACTAAATTAGTCTTTAAATGTTTAAATTCTTCATCACCGATTTCTTGGAACTGTCTATCAAATGCGACAATAATTTCTTCGGCGCCAGCTTCTATGAGCATTTGTATCTGGTATGATGACACACTCGACCCGCAGCACGCAACCGAAATATCATTTTCCAATCCAAAATATGATTGATATAACAAACAAGATTTTTCACCTTCAAAAATAATCGCTTTCTTCATCAGTTTGATATTATCTTTACTATTGTTGAAATTATATAAATTCATTCCAAGAGGATGATTATATAACTCACGATTAATTCTCATAGGTCTATACTTGCCGAATCGCTCGCCCTCTTCCGCACATAGTGTTCGCCCACGCAAACCTATAAATCGACCATCTTTGTCGAAGTGCGGAATTGTGATTTGGTCTCCTCCTGGATAATAACCAATTCTTGCTTGGTCAAGTGCGGCTTGGGTAATACCCTCCCGCAACCAGGGACCTATCTTCACAGAGTAGTTGAAGCGTTCCAATATATCATTTTCATATTCTTTTAAGACGACCGTGTTGGTTTTCACAACAACATCTTGAATACGCTCGTAGTTAGCAAGGTATTTCCAATCGTCTAATGCTTCATCTTCTGGACGGTCTTCATGGTCGCCAGAAAATCCAAATCGTTGGGCAATCCACCTAACTGCGTCATTTAGGTCGAACTCTTTATCCCATTGGATTTTAGCGACCTTAGTAGTTAGTTCGAAAATATCAAAGTAGCTATCACAACCTGTATAACAACGAAACAACCCAGTATTTTCATAGTAATATAATTTTCTACTTCCTTCACCGGGAGGGTTGTGGCAGATGGTAGTGGAGGTAAACCCGAACACTTCACGTCCAGGGTCTCCACCCCATTCCTGCAACAAATCGTATATATTTTCGTCTGTTAGAGCTTCTCTGATTTTCGTTTTGTCAAATACTAACATTAATTAATATCAACAAGAACCTTGACGCAGAATCCTTTCAAACCGCACTCGCGGTTTACATAATCACACAGAATCTCCTGTGCGGGCTTGGGCAACTTACCGCTCTTAGTCTTGGCGTCATTGAGAATCTGCTCAGCCATGACCTTGCCCATCTTGTACTCGAAAGTGCCGGCGCAAACATCAGGAGCGGGAATGGTGTCACGCTTCTTGTTAAAAGCTCCGTCCAAACGAGGTGTATTGTTATTGGGCTTGCGGTTATTGTTTCTCTTGCCGTTATTATTCTTCTTTACAAACTCTGCCATATCATTAATCTCCTTTTTATCAATAATTCCAAAATCGGAATCGTGTAACAAATTTAATTTACTTCTTGAGCCACGCTCAATCTTCGCACTCGAAAGCTGACTCTTCATCGATTCTAATACGAACATCATCAATACTCACCATTTCATAATCATATGTGGTGCAGAACATTGGTTTAATTCGGCAAACACCCAAATCAGCCTTACACCACAAAATTACACCCTTGTATCGTCCTCGTCTATTTTTATAAATAGACATCTTAATTGTAGGTCTTTCAAAAATATTAGAGGACAATATATTTTCCAGAGATACCAAATCATCATCTTTTACAGACAACAAAATAGAACCATAGTCAATCTTATCCGCAATGGCTTTCGCACCACGCAGTAAGTTCTGGTCGGGAGTTTTACTATCTTGGTAATCACCGTTCAACTGGGTTGCTGACATAATAAACACACCATACTGATTACAAATGTCTTTTAAACGAGTTGACAGCATGAATAGAATATTATCTTCTCTCAACTTAACGCCACCAGAACGCTTTGTGATTTCTTCCAAGATTTTCAAACTTGTATGAATATAATCGTGGAACACATATTTTACATCATGTTCACGAATATTCTTTTTGATTTTATTTTCAACATCCTGTAGAGAGAAGTCAGGCAACTCTTCTACATAAATAGGACTTTCTTTTAATAACTTTGCCGCTTGAAGAATTCGTTCCTCTTCGCCTTCGCCATATTCGCCATTAAGAATATGTTCCTCGTTAACGTTAGATAAGAACGCAAGCATCATAGTTTGAATTTCTTCAAGTTCCTGCTCTGTTGTGATGAATAAAACTGGCTCGGCAGGGCCACTACCAATCCATCCAAAAGTTTCATCGTAAATCTTATTACAACCAATATAGCAGCAGTCCGCAATCATTGAACGAGTTTTACCGATACCGGTTGCCGCAGAACGAAGATAGAATTTCTTCAATCTTGCGCCACGAGTAACTGTATTAATAAGCGGGCCATATAGAGGTACACCGACTTCTGGATGCTCTTTGAATTTTTCAATCAAATCAAAAATTCCATCACCGGCTTGCTGTGCTTCTCCAAAAGCGTCATCAACATATTGAAGTCGAATATCATCAATCTTTTTATCAACTTTATCAGCAATTTCTTCCAAAGTTGAATTATCTAATTGGTCCTCTTGGAGTTGCTTTTTCTTTGTATCTAAAATATTATCTGCGTCATAAATATCGGTAACATCAATTCCGCAGTTATCAAATGCACGAAGTAAAGAGAATTTCTTTAATCGTCCATAATAGTAATCAAATGCTGATGGCATTGCGTTTTCTGAAATCTTCAGTAACCACTCTTCGCCCTTGCCTTGCTTATATACCGCAGCACTCTTGGGTCTTGACGATAAGAAATCGGAGATACTCTCCAATGTGATTTTATTCGCACCCAATTCATGGATTTTATAAATCGCACCAAAAACAGTTTTATGGAAAGGGTCTGCGAAATCTTCATCGACAATTGAATATCTATCAGTCGCTTCCAGAAGCTGAGGGGTATTAAACACGCAGCCAATTACCTGCATAATCGCAGTTGTATCTACATACTTACTGCCCATTATTTACTCCTCCTCGTCTAAAAATGTGAATAACGGACGCTTTTTAACTTTTCTCTGCGGCCTGGGGATAACAATCTCCTTGACCTTTGGAGTATATTGTTCGACTTCAACATCTTTATTTTTCTGCTTGGCAAGCCATAAATTATAATAGTAGTTATAAGCATTTTCATACACATAAGGTACAATACCAATACCACCATTTGCTTTTGACTTGTCTCCGCCTTTTATTTCATAATGATATACTAATGCTTTGCGAATGCCCGAATATGTATAATTGAATTCCTCAACATACTTTTTAATCTGCGCTCTAACTCTTGGGTCAATGTAAGTTGTATTAAATAATTCTTTAATATAATCTTCCAACTGTTCCTTATCAGTTTTTTCACGCTTCTCTTCAAGCTCTTGACAAGCCTTATGAACATATTTATTATTTCCAATCATAACGCAATCTGCGTCTTTCTTGGACATTGGTTTTTGACAATATGCACACTTAACATTATCAAGTGGGTCAATGATTTCTTTCTTTACATAGTTTGGGTCTTTCTCTGCTTCACGAAGCATACAGGCGGCGTGTGCATAGCGACGCGCACCGATTAACGCATATTCTTCCTTATCTCTGTCAAACTTCTATTTACAATAAGGACAGAGAACCATATGTGCCATACCTTATGCTCCTTTCTTACATTTCTTATAATATATTATACCATAAAAAATAAAAAAAATCAAGTCGGAGCGGAACGCCCCGACCTGATACAAATTCTTACATTAGGTCAGACTTAATGTCAGCAACAATCAAGCTAACGAATTCAGCCTGCTCAGGAGTGGTGTCTCCTACCTTCTTGCCCTTGCCAAGATATCTCTCAACAATAGCAGTAATCTTGGGGCCGTTGGTAGTACCCTTACTCATTAGCTGACCGACCAAGTCCTGGAATTCAGCCATCAGAGCATCGTAATCATAAGTTACCGCAGTAGGAGCAACAATGCGCTCGCTAGTTACGAACTGACCAGCAGTTTCAGCGGCTTCCTTGTCAATAGCTTCATTCAAAGCATTAACAAGATTCTTGTAGCTCATAACAATTTCAGTAGGCATATACTTGAAACGGCAGCCGCACTCAATAGTACCAGAAGCATCACGCAGAGTCAGAACAGACATCTCACCTGCGGCCTTCTGATGAGCATAACCGTAAATATCAGCCATACCAGCGATAACAGTCTTGGTGGAGTTGCTTAGAGTAGGACGAATCTTCAAAGTCTTAGTACCATCGGGATTATCAATGGATTCGGGCTTATCGTGTCCAATGAAGAATACTGCATAACCCAACTGAGTCAAGCCACGGAATACTTCATTAAACTCTTCCTTGAACTTAGTCCAACCTTTACCGTAGCCAAGGTCACCTAAGTCCTCAATGCCATTCTGATTGCAGATATACTTCTTACAACGGTCGGCAGCGATGTCAATAGTGTCAATAATAACACAGCGATACATCTCCTGAACACGAGGGTCCTTCAACTGACGGTACAGCTGCTTCATTTCGGCCCAGGAAGTAACATCCTGTGCCATAACACCAGGCAATGCGTGATAACCAGGTTCGAAAGCAACTAGAAGGGCCTTATCCATCTGTACGGCAAGAGTAGTCTTGCCGCACTTAGGAGCGCCGTAAATATATGTGATGTAACCACTTAGGTCACGAGAAACTTTATGAGGCTGTAGAGCCAATAAATCAATTGCCATGTTTATGTCCTCCTCAGTTTAAATTAGAAATTAAATCCGCCCTGAGCAGGAGCTGCGGCCTTAGGAGCAGCGTTACGAGATGCCTTATATTCATCCTGACGCTTCTTCATAGCAGCCAAATCAACCTCACGCTTCTGGATAGCTTCATTCAGCTCAGCAGCAGTGATAGAACTCTCGTCGTCCCATACGTAAGGCTCCTTAGCTGCGCCAGTGATGACGAAATCACGACGAGTATTCTTAACCTCACGAACCTCGTCCTCACCGAATGCGGACTCAGTTACAATCTGACGAACAACGACTTCAGATACCTGACGTCCCCAAACACAAGTGAACACAGGATTCTTCTGAGAAGCCTCAAGACTCTCAAAATATCTCATAGCGTTAGGATTAGTAGCGCTGAACTCAATAGGAAGCAAACTCTTACGGAAGTCGAAGATAGCACCCTTAACAATGCACTTCTCAGGCAGGTTCTTCTCATCGTCAGCATCAATATGCTTTACAGAAGTGATAACCATATCAGCCTTGAAAGTGTTACGAACCTTTTCATCTTCGTCCAAGGCATCAACCTTATGAACGAAACCGCCTTCGTTACGCTTTGCAGAAACAAGCTCTTCCTTACCATTACGGTCGGTATAGAACTCATTTAGACCCAATGCAGAGTCAACGCGAAGCTTAACGGCCTTATCAGCACCATCCTTCATATAAGAACCGAAAGTGCCATTAATGATATTACTCAAAGTAGTGAAAGTATCATTGGGCTTGCCGGAACCGAAAGTTGCAGTCACATAAGTGAAATGAACTGGAACAATATTAGTCATAGCATCATCAGTTGCAATGCTGATAGTACCAGAAATGAACTTGGTTCCAGGATTCTTGGAGGTCTCTCCAGACTCCTTCAAAGTTAAGTCATGCTCATACAAAATACCCTCAATGTGAGTCTGATTAATCATAGTCTTTTTCATAATTAAATTAAATCTCCTTATTCAATCTCAATATTTTTTCCATTGTCAGTGATAGAGTAGATAACCGGGTCCTGACCAACCTTTTCGACGAAACCATCAGTGACTAGCTTACGCATCGCACCGGAGACTGCACGAGAACTGATAAACAGACCTTCAGCAATATCTCTTGCCTTCCACATAGGTGTTTCCTGATGCTCCTGGAGGAACTTCAGAATTAACTTACCATTATCGGTAAACAAAGGTTTTTCGCCATTTTCGTCCAGTCCACAGAACGCAGACCAATAAAGACTTGCATCTTCATTCGGCTGAATATTCGGAGCCGCGACAATCAACTCATTTACATACTTAATAAATTCTTGCTTTTTACTCATTTTTACAGATAACTCACTTTCTTTTTTATTTACCTTGTATATATATTATAACAAATTTAATTTAAAAAATCAACTAATTCTGTCATATTGCCAGAACTGATAAGTTAAGTCGTTATATGTTAGTAGCTGTCCGCACGCAGCAGGCGCCCACTCTTCCGATTCATCTAGATTCGGAAAATAAGTATCAACATTATCGTGGTCTTTATAAATTTTTGTCACATAAACACGGTCACAAACAGAAAGGAATTCTTGGTATATTGAGCCACCGCCAATAATAAACCATTCTTCATCATCATCAGACAAAGAAACTCGTACTTTAGCTTCATCCATTGGAATGCTAAAAGTCATGTTTCCAAGAGGACCTCTTGGCTATCTGGAGATAACAATATTTAGTCTATCTTTAAGTGGCTTTTGGGGTAATGAATCCCAGGTTTTTCTTCCCATCACTACAACATGGCCAGTAGTGAGTGCCTTGAAATACTTCAAATCTTCTGGAATATGTTCCAATAGGTCTCCATTATAACCAATTCCCCAATTATTATCAACAGCAACAATTGCAGAAATCATTTTAAATTCCCAACTCCAATTTCAATTGTGGCTTCATAGGTTCATAATTCTCCATAGTGAAGTCATCAATTGTCATTTCAAAAAAGTTAGTTGCGTTTGGATTCAATACGAGCATTGGCTTGCGTTGCTTTTTCCATTCTTCGGGGTCTGACTGGAATTTCTCCCAATCAGCGTTAGATTTTTCATCAAAGCGACGAAGCATTTCATCAGCAGCCTCAAGATGACGGTCATAAATCTGCTCATTAGCAACAACGTGAGTAAAAACGCCGGGCTGATAACCAGTATGACGAGCAATCATCATTAGTAATGCAGCATATTGAATTTCATTAATTCCACCGGGGCCAGAAGCAGTAAGCATATCACCACTACGCTGAACAAGCATCATATCCAGGTACTCGCCACGAACATTCCAAATAGTAAGGAACGCACATGGAGCTAAGCCAGGAGTCTCATGCAAGTCAGTTTCTTGCCATAGTGAAACAATCTTGCGGCGACCATATGGGTCATTTTTAATATCTTCAATCAAATTATTGATTAAATCATAGCGGTCTACGGTTGCACCATATCGTTGTCCGATAGTGCCATCGCCAATATCCCATTCATCCCACCAGGTAACTCCACGCTCATGCATCTCTTTGATGTTATTGGTTGGATGCTGATAAATCGTGAAAATTTCTCTAATACCAGTTTTCCAAGCCTGGGGTCTTAGAGTGCAAATGGGGAAATTACCTCTACTCAAATCATAAGTTCTAAAAGTATGATTTACAGAGTAGGTGTGTGCGGGAGTGCCGTCCGCATAATGAGGGCGGGGATTTTCATCCTTATATCCGTATTCTTTGATTTCCTTAATCATTGAATACATATACTGGTCAGCATTAGAAATAATTTTCATATTCTCAATCCTCATTTGACAAACTATATCCAGTTAATTTACAATCAATGTAATTTTGAACAAAAACTTCCAGTTCATCAATCATTACATCACCTTCGTACTCGCCATTAAAGAGCTGACTATAACTGATAAATTCAATACCAGTAATGCCATATGCGTGAGCTTTTGCTCTCATGGCATGTGGATTCATACAGGCAATTGCGGAATTAGTTTCCTTTGCCAAAAGCATCAATCTACTTGTCTTGCCGGAACTACGGCTATCAATAATACGATACATAAATTAACTCCTTTTATTTAATACTATATCCAAACTCTTTTGCTTTAAAATAATCTTGCCAGTAATCTTCTCTCTCGTCCAGTCTGGAACGGTCGCACTCTTCAACAACCTCGAAAGTGAAGTTCTCGGGTCCGGCCGCAATCATTGCAGGATATAATTTATTACGAGTGGGTGCGTCTGCACCTACACCTCGTTTAATATGCTATTTCCAGCGGTCTGCTAAATTGGCAGCCTAACCAACATAACATTTTCCAGAAGAGATTTCAGTAATTTTATAAATTCCAGTATGAACACCAGAACCAATAACTCTACCAATCATATCTGTCGTTGGTTTTTCATAATAGCATTTCCAAATAACCTTATTTAAAGGTTCTTTATCACGCAAATAAGGTTCTACCTCACGCAGAAGCTCAATTTCGTGGAGGTCTGCGGCAGAAAGCTAAATGCGATAGTAGTCTTGTTGGTCTTTCATTTCTTCTGCTCTCTTGGCTGCGGCAACTGCGGCATCGTTTGTAGCACGCATAATAGCCACATTTCCTTCAAGAGCTTTATACTATTCCATCAAGCCAGCTACGGTTTCTTGATACTATACTTCAAAAGAAGCGACATTCTTTTGATATTTCTATGCTTCAAGCTCCAAAGAGCGAGCCAGATTTTCTTGAGCGACTTCCATTTTTGAACTATAAAATAAATCTGCGGCTTCTTGAGCCTGCTTTTCCATAGCTGTAATACTACTATTTAATGTGTTAATCTATTCAATGGTTGAGTCCTTTTGGAGCAACAACCTACTATTTTCTTCTGTTAGTCGTTTAGTTTCAGCTTCAAGCCATATGCGGCCCTCTTCGGCTAAACGATTCTACTCCTAAATTCTTTCGTTCTCTTTGGCAGTCTGCGCATCCAACTCCAGCGCCGCGTGAATGCGGGGACGCAGAATGCGATATACAACATATCCCGTAATAAGGGACGACAAGATGAACGAAATTAGAAAAATAAGTAATTCCACCATATGGAAGAAAAATGGGGTAAGATATTTAATATCTTACCCCTTAGTATATGTCAAAATTACTCAGCAGCTTCTTCAGTTGCGTCAGGGTCGAAGCTCATGCCTGCAGGAGTCAGAGACAGGAACTTAACCTGCTTGTGAGTACCATCCTCTAGCTCGATTTCAGCGGGAGTACGAACACCCAAGCCCTTACGCTGAATAGCGGAAGTAAAGATGCCATCAACAGAGCGCTTCTCTAGACCCAGAGCAGCAGCAACGTCAGCAGCAGTTACGTTCTCGCCGTTAATCTCCTTCAAATAATTCAGAACCTTCTTGGAATTTTCCTTCATAGCCATAGTAAATAATCTCCTTCTTAATAAATAATATTTTTTTAGTTTATATTTTCTAACCTCTCGGTTATGTAAATATTATATCAAAAAATTTTTGAAAAGTCAAGAATTTTTTTTAATTTTTCTCAAGCAGTTCCATCACAAGCTCGTCAATAGCGACCATATCTTCCAGTCTATCGACGGAACTTGAGAGACGCATAATTTCTTCTTCTGCTTGATGAACGGCTTTCTTATCATCGCTCGTTTGAATGATTCGTTCGCACTTAGCGATTTTTACAGCCAGATTCTTGAGTTCTTTTTTCTTCATTGAAAATTTTCATCCTTAATCTTTACGATTTTATTATACAAAATTTTTTTCTTTTTGTCAATTACTCGATTCCAAAAGTCTGAATGAAGTCAGATTCTGACAAGATTGGAATCCCCAATGACTTGGCAGTCATGTTCTTAGAGGAAGTGGAATTCACATCATTGTTAATGAGGAAATTTGTGTTCTTAGAAACAGAACCAGTTACCTTTCCTCCAAGAGCCTCAATTCGTGCCTTGATTTCATCACGGTTCTTGAAATGAGTGAGTTTTCCAGTAATTACAAAAGTTTTTCCAGTTAAACTCTCGCCGACCGGGGCGGGAGCGACTTCAGGTGCATTAAAGTGAATATAATGGTCAGCAAGTAGTTTTGCTTCGGCATAATTAAAGCTAACTAAACTATTATGCATTTCACCACCGAAATTAGGAAGAGTGTAGAAAGCGAAACCACCTTCCGCTGCCTCGACAAACTTTTCCCAAGTTTCAAAGTGCTTTGCCAATTCTTTCGATGCCGTTGAGCCAATCAACGGAATACCGAGGGCCGCAATGAACTGATGTAGTTCACAATTTGCGCCAGTATTAATAGCGTTCAGAACCTTCTCGACGGATTTGGCTCCAAATCCAGGCTTCTGGACCCATTCACTTCTACGAATGGAAAGTTCAAAAATGTCAGTAAAATCATTGACCCAACCCCAATCAATCAGTTTCTCTAAAGTTGCCTTTGAGATACCCTTCATATCAAGACCTTTCTTACCGCAGAAGTGGTCCAGACGATTGATTAGTTTACCAGGACAAGTTGGAGAGACACAGGTCAGATTCATAGAGTCATTCAACTTACTATACTTGACCTCACCGCCGCACACAGGACAACAATTGGGGCGTTCAAACCAAGGATAATCATACTGAGGTAAATCCTCGGGTTCTTCCGCAGACGCAATCTGAGGAATAATCATATTAGCCTTAAAGACGTCCACCTTTTGGCCTTTATAACCCCAACCATGTAAAGTTTCATTTAGAATACTTACATTGTGTAAGCTAGCTCTTTCTACGGTCGAACCATCTACGTCGATTGGTTCAAAGACAGCAACGGGAGTAAGGACACCGGTTCTACCCATCGTCCATTCAATATCCAACAAGCTAGTCTGGTAAGTTTCATCATAGAATTTATATGCCAGAGCATTTTTGAAATGATGCGTTGTTTCTCCAAGAGAACGACCATAAGCACAATCATTAAACTTAATAACTACACCATCAATTGGATAACTATATCCTTGAGCCATTTGAGTCACTTGCTCAATAAACATATCCATTTCAACCTCAGTATCATCTGCGTAATAAGCAGGACCAGTCGCATATGGAACTATAGTAAATCCAAAAGGTACAAGATAATTAAGTTTTTGGCTAAGTTTGTACTCGGTACCATCATCAAACATCATTGGAGTGAGAACATCCCACGCAACAAATGTAAGATTGCGGCTTGCACATTCTTTGGAGTCTAAAAGACGAATACTGCCTGCGGCGAAATTTCTAGGGTTCTTATATTCTGAACTGAATTTTTCAAAATCAGTATAGGTGCAAATGATTTCTCCATCAATAACCAATTCATCCATATAAGGAATTTTACTTGGAATTGAAGGAAGAACTCTTGCATTATGCAGGATATCTTCACCGACAAGACCATTTCCCCTAGTCTCCGCAGAAACTAATTCTCCGTTGCGGTAAGTAAGAGAACAAGTTAAACCGTCCATCTTACACATAGCCAAGAAGTCCTTTTTACCTACAAAAGCAGAAACTTCATCAACGGATTTAGTTTTTTCAAGAGATAACATCTTATGAGAATGTTCAACTTTTTTCAAAGCATTTACAACTTCATAAGAAATAGATTGAGTAGGAGAATTAGATAAAATCAAACCTGTTTCTTTTTCTAATTCTTGTAACTCAAAATATTTATTATCCCATTCTTCGTCCGTAATTTTTGGATTACCTTCATCGTATGCTTTTGTACATTCGTTAAGGTATCTTACAAGAAACTTGATTTTATCATAGATACTATCCATTTCTATTCTCCTTAATTACATATATATTATAGAAAAAATTTTTTATTTTGTCAACTCCAGAAATCACTGAAGTCAAATATATTGACATAAAAATCTGGAACATCTTCTACTAATTGGACTCTATAACCATATACAAACATAGGTTCATCAAAAAACATAATTTTATCATTTGGATTTATATTAATTCGATGTAAAATTTGAGCAAAAGTAAAATCGTTCATTCTGATTTCAATACCATTTTGTTCGCCAAACCACTCATAGAGTCGGGACATTTCTCGTCCCGACTCAACGATAGGCATACTTGGTCTGAAATAAATCGTTCTCATACCTTACTTACAGATAGAACTTTACTATTCTTGATAACAACATTGCCAATAGAAGCTCTACCAAGGTTTGGAATTTCGGATGCTTCGATACAAATACTGCTCTTATCACCCAAAATCAATACACAATCACTATCTTCAACAAGGGTTGCCGCAACCACTTTACCAGTAGTATCAGTAGGCTTATAACACATCAGACCCTTACCTGCTCTCTTCTGGAGAGGAAGTTCGTCAAGACCAAACTTCTTACAGTATCCACCATTAACGAAGATTGCCAATTTATCATTTGTATTACGGACAGGAATTGCGGCGACAATTTCATCATCGGCACCCAAGTTAATACCCTTTACACCAGAAGTGGCACGAGAAGTAGGACTTACTTCCTTAGAATCAAATCTAATTGCCATACCATTCTTAGTTACCAGGATTAACTGTTCGTCCTTAACCAAAGATACTGCGGCAAGCTCATCACCATCTTTAATGGTAATTGCTGCAATGCCAGTCTTTTTCTTAGTCTTAACATATTCTTCAAGACTTGTTTTCTTAACTAATCCATTTTTAGTTACGAACAATACATATGCAGCATCAGTATCTCTATAAATAGAATACATTACAGCAGGCTGTTCATCCATATCCATATTGATTAGGGACTTGATAGACTGACCCTTACTTACATTGGTTCCTACTGGAACATCATTGACAAGTAGACGATACATCTTGCCCTTATCAGAGAAAATCATCAAAGAGTCAATCGTATTAGTACGAATTACTGCATGAGTAATATCATCTTGAGTTTTTACACCCTTACCATTTCGCTTCTGGGTACGGAAGCTAGTTGCAGGAATTCTCTTAACGAGACCACCCTCAGTCATAATAACAACACACTTCTCTGGCTCGACGAATTCGATTTCCTTCTCTTCCTTAGTGGAAGCAACCTGAGTTATAGTGCTTCTGCGAGCGTCGCCATAAGTCTTTTTAAGTTCTGTAAAACCCTTAACTAACTCTGGCGTTGGATTTTGCAGAATTCCCTGTAGTCTCTCTAACTCAGATATAAGCTCAGCTCTTTCATTTTCAATCTCAACTTTCTCTAATTTTGCCAACTTAGAAAGCTTCATATCAAGAATCGCCTTAGCCTGGGCTTCAGAGAAACCATACTGGTTCATAAGAACAACCTTAGCAGCTGCCGCAGACTCGCTCTTCTTAATAAGAGCAATGATATTGTCAATATCTTCAAGAGCCTTCAACAGACCTTCCAAGATATGAATACGAGCCGCAACTTTATTAGCTTCATATTTAGTTTTTCTCAACAGAACATCTTTCTGGTGAGCAATATAAATTTCCAAAAGTTGCTTAATATTCAAAAGCTGAGGTTTCTTCTCAACCAGAGCAACCTGATTGAAACTATAAGTATCCTCTAAGCGAGTTAATTTAAACAACTTTGCGATAATAGGTTCAGCAGAAATTCCCTTTGCTAATTCAATAACGAAACGCACACCATCTTTGTTACTTTCGTCTCGGATGGTAGTAATTCCTTCCAATTTACCTTCCTCACAAAGCTTATCAATTTCCTTTACAAGGTCTTCTTTAGATACCTTATAAGGAATGGAAGTAAAGACGATACTATCGCCACGTTTATCAGATTCAATTTTGTACTCTCCTCTGATTCTTGCTCTGCCCTTACCTGTTAGATAAGCTGCGGGTAATTCGTCTTTGTTAATAATTAATCCGCCAGTTGGGAAATCAGGTCCGGAAATGTAATTCAAAATTTCCTTAATATCACAATTAGGGTTTTGAGTTACATGGATTGCCGCATCCATAACTTCATTTAAATTGTGAGGTGCGAAGCTACAAGCCATCGCAACTGCGATACCAGAAGTACCATTCACAATCAAATTGGGAATACGACCAGGCAGATAGACTGGCTCTTCTTCCACATCGGTATATGCTAATTGCCAATCGACAGTATCTTTCTTAATATCAGCAAGCATTTCTTCGCCTGCTTTAGATAGTTTACATTCAGTATAACGATAAGCTGCAGCCTCGTATCCATCACGTGAACCATTATTACCATGGAAAGAGATAAGAGGGTATCTCATATTCCAAGGTTGACTCAACCACACTAACGCACCATAAATAGAAGCATCGCCGTGAGGATGGAAACGACCCATCGTATCACCGACTGGTTGAGCACATTTTACAAACTTTTTATTATTATGATAACCCTTATCGAACATATCCCAAAGAATACGACGAGCAACAGGTTTCAAACCATCTTCCGCTGAAGGGATGGCTCTATCGGTAATAACACTCAAACTATAATCAAGGAAACTTTGCTCAACTTCCCCGATAATCGGAGTCTGAATTATATCTCCCATAAGGAACCTCCTTTATCTCTACAAAATCTTTCAAAAAATTTTCTTCTGTCCAATTCGATTTCATTGTATTACTAATAACTTCCTCAACTAAATCAAAAATACTACACTTATCTTCTGGTGTCATATATGAATATTGAGTAGGAAGTTCTCGTAACCTCTCAAGCATATAAGGTGGAATAGCTAAGGCACGAACTGCAGTATGTGCGGCTTCTGCTACGCCTTCTGGAATCCGCACATATTTTCGTTCCAAATCTTCTTTCCATAACTTATCTATTGGAGGTTTAATACATTGCATTTTTTCTGAATACTTAGTTATATGTGGCATATGCTTCTTCCTCAGAAATATAACCAGTAGCAAGCTGGTCAGCAAGTTCATTCCATTCATGTCCAGCATGACCTTTGATTTTTCTCAAATCAATACGAAAACCTTGCTTATACCAATCATAATAGGCTTGAATTAAATCAAGATTTTCGGGAACTTTTTTATCACTTTTAACCCAACCATTTCTTGCCCAATTAAACATCCATTCATTGAAAGTATTTACACAATATGCGGAGTCGCTATATACAATCGGAGGCTGGCCCCAATCATCGCATTTTTCTCCATAATTAAGCATAACATATAGAATAGCTTTCAATTCTTCTCTATTATTGGTAGTTCCATTTGTTCTCTTGGCACGGACGAACTGAACACAATCATTTTCGTCAACGCCAACAATGCCGTAACCACCACTTGCGTTCACTTTTCCGTTCCCAACGCAGGAACCATCAGTATAGAAAATCATTCGGGTTTCCTTTCAATAGTTCTTCAAACATTTTATCTACATCAATTGTTGATAAAATATCAACTGTATCACTAATTTTTTCAGTTTCGCCTCGTAGAACTGTAATACCCTTCAAAATGTGGTCATTACATAAAATTACTGTATTATTTGGAAAAGTTTCATTCATTTCTTTTTGAATTGTTTGACACTCTCTCAAACTTAAATTATCAGCAATTTTAAGTAAAATTACATCATTTGGTTGAATATTTACAACCTGGAAAGGATAACCAGTATACTTACCGATTACCCCACCAAAAATAGATGCTTTATTTGTATCAGCATAAGTATATTGTCTACGATTCTCCATAGAGATTACATTAGTAGCGTTGGTCATAAATATAACCTCCATCTAAAAACATATTACTTGTTCCTGTTAGTTCACGCTTAAATACAGTCACATCTTTAATTGCATATTCAGGCATTAAAACTATATTAGGAGTATTTAATAGGCTAATTAGCTTTTCACTAATCGCCTTATATTCATCAATATCAACATCATCACCAATGGTGAATAAAATTGTATCACCAGGAGCAACTTTAATTACATTCGCCATAATAAAATTCCTCCATATCTTTCAACATTTCATTGAATTTTTTACTTTCATCGGGATGTGCGGCTTTATATAAATTGACACTAGCCTCTGTCTTAAATGGGCCAATAACACTTTGAGGGCAATTTAATAGACAATATTCATCCATTAAATCTTGAGCTTGGATGATTTTATCATCGCCCAAATCCCAAAACCAATATCCATGATACTCAGACATCGATATTTGCCCTCCAAGCGTTATCTTCAATAAACTTCTTACGAGGAGTTACAGACTCACCCATTAAGCTCATAAAGACATTTGCCACGGCGGCCGCATCTTCCATGGTAATCTGCTTTAAAGTACGAGTCTCCGCACTCATAACAGTTTCAGCCATTTCATCAGGGTCCATTTCACCTAGACCCTTCATACGACCAAGTTCAAATTTCTTACTATTGGTTTTGCGGAATTCTTCAAGAGCAGCATCATCCTTTAAATACTGGATTTTAGTTCCAATAGTTGCTTTATATAGTGGAGGTACAGCGGCATAAATATATCCCTTATCCAGTAGGTCTGGACAGAACTTCCAAATAAAAGTTAGGAATAGAACACGAATATGAGAACCATCAACATCAGCATCTGCGGTAATGATGAATTTACCATATCTCAACTTAGTTTCATCAACGATAATCTTACCGTCCTTAACTTCTAAACCAAAAGCATCAACCATACCGCTGATTTCTTTATTCTGAAGAGCCTTATGTAGGTCGCACTTCAAAACATTTAGCGGCTTACCACGAAGTTGGAATACTGCTTGAGTACCTCTGTCACGAGCTTCAATTGTTGTACCTGCAGCAGATTTACCCTCAACAATAAAGACTTCACATTTGTGACGCTCTTTAGAGCTGGCATCCGCAAGTACGTCAGGCATAATCACACGACGCTTGTTGTCAACTTTACGAACGGTTTCCTTGGCCTTTTTAGCTTTTTCACGGGCTGCACGTGCCAAAAGTGCTTTATCAACAATGGCTTTTGCGTCTTTGGGATTTGCGTCGAGCCATACTCGGATTTCACGGGCGGTTAAACGCTGAACCGCAGTTCTTGCTTCACTACTGGAAAGAACATCTTTCGTCTGGCCGGAGAAAACAGGGTCAGGCATAATGAAGGATAGAACCAGAACCAAACCTTCCTTCAATTCTTCACCAGTAATATTAGCATCTTTCTCCTTTAGGAGCTTATTATCACGAGCATAGTCATTCATAGTTTGCGTGAGTGCGGTTCTAAAACCGGTTAAGTGGGTTCCCGCACTATTAGGAATAGAGTTGGTATAGAGCTTATACATATCAGTATAAGTATCATTATACTGCATAGCAATCTTAACACCAATTCTATCTTCCATATTTTCAGTATAGAATACGGAAGTTACCTTATTTTTATCTTTATTTAAATCATTGATATAATCTCGAATACCATTTTGAGAAGTGATAACTTCTTCTTCTTTATCTTCATATTTGAAGTTAAACACCATACCAGGAGATAGATAAGCTAGCTCTTGGATTTGTTTCTTTAGTGGGGCATATTCAAGACGAATTCCTTCTTTGAAGATAGTCTCATCGGGCTTGAAACTGATTGTAGTTCCGTGTAGTCCCTTTGTAAAAGGTTGCTCTTCATAAGATTTCAATTCACCTTTTTCAAAAACTGCGTAAGCAGATTTTCCATCACGCACAGATTCAACAGCAAAATAAGAAGATAGAGCATTTGTAGCCTTGGCACCGACACCGTTCATACCACCAGAAGTGTTATAACCAGTTTTACCATCACTATCAAATTTTGCGCCTGTATGAAGTTTTGTATAAACATTCACCAGAGTTTCACTACCATCTTCAGCTTTTCCAAACGGAACACCACGACCATTATCTGCGATACGAATAACTCCATCGGAGCCAACCGTAATAATACAGTTAGTGCAATGTCCGTTTAAGTATTCATCAACTGCGTTAGAAATGATTTCGAGTGTGATGTGTCTAACACCATCAGGTCCAACTGAACCGATATACATACCTGGACGTAGTCGGATAGCTTCGATACCTTCTAGTGTTTTTATGTCTTTTACACCATAATCTGACATATCGTTCTCCTTTCAAATTTCTTAAGATTTTTTCTTATGTGTATATTATACCAAAGATTTTTTAGAAAATCAACTAAAATTTCTTTATTGGACAAAAAAAATAAGGGCGAGACAACCATATGATTGTCTCGCCCAAAAAAATTATTCAACAGGAACGATTTTGCTAATATTTACTTCAGCTTCAATCTTGTTGGTAATATAAGTAGATACATCGCCATAGATTTCAGCCAAATATTCTTTAGCTTCATCAGTCAAAATAGCCATAACAGCATTATATGTTAATTGAAAAGCCTCTTTTTGTGCTTCAGCAGTGAAAGCATTTTCTTTCTTTAATGCTTCAACATAAGTTTGATTGGTAGCAATAACACAAGCAGACACAGTATCAGCGACCATGGCAATATACTTGTCAGCCATATCATTATCTACACCTGCTTGAATTTCAACGCTCTTTACCTTGATGTATTTAACAATGTAAGCAGTTAAAACACCCAATAGAGGAATTACACAAACTTGCAAAATTTCATATAATAGTGGTAACCATTCCATAATTTATCCTCCTTATTATCCATTTGCGGACGCATCAAACTGTTCGGGAGGAATTTCTTCACAATAATCCGCCATAACAGTTTCATATTTAATTCCGCCTTTAGTATTTTCTTTTTCCGCTTTTTTGAAATAAAAAGCTTGACTTGCTCCATATGCGGTCCAGGGGAAGCCGCACATAGCAGCTAACCAAGGTAGTTCACCAAAGAATTGGTTTGCTACGCATACGAAAGCTAAAATAATAAATGCGATTGTAATAATCCAAATCAACAATGACTCTTGGAGTAATAGTCGTTTAGAAAATTCCATTTTATTTTCAGTCTTTTTCTTTTTCATTTTCATCACCTTTTATAAAAATAACTCATTCCTACTTGTCTTATAATATTTTTTCATCTATATTATCTTACATGGTATTATCTTGCTCGCTACTACTTTCACATGCGCCCACACATGCTATAAAATAGAATAGAAATATTAAAAACTTTCAGAATGAGTTATAATAAACGATTAGAGCTTCTTGGTATAATCCAAGTGAATCCAGCCTGCGCCAGACTTTAATTTACCCCACTTGCCATCTTCAGCTACAATAGTGAAAACTCCACCATTTTTAATCTGAGTGGTAATTGGAGAAGAGGTAGTTGCCTTCTGGCGGACATTTAATACATCAGCAGTAACTTTTACCAAATAAGGAGTAAAAGTAGAACCACCGCTATTAGTACCTTCAATTACTGTGTCATAGGGAACTACAAACTTAGGAGCAACAACACCAGTTACGGCACCTGTTTTTTGGGTAGAGAATACATAACTACCAGTATTAGCACGGATTTCTCTCAAATATAATTTAGATTTGAACACCCAGTTAGGAATTGCTTTACCAGAAGTGTAAGTTGCACCAGGCAACAGCTTAATAGCATCGCCAACTTTTAAAGTATTAGTTGGAGTTTCAGGAGTTGGTTTTACAACAACAGCAGATTCAGGATAAACAACAAAACCATTGCCATCAAATACAAAATAGTCTTTACCAGCCTTATCACAAGCAGCCTTTGCATTACTTAATTTAGTATATGCACCAATTTGAGACTTAGCATCAGCCCAACTCTTACGTACACGATATAGCTGAGTTACTACTTCTGGCTCATCCTCTTCTTCTGGAGGAGTAATTTGAGAAGTACTTCCCATTAAAGCGGCAACGTCATTGCGGACATCATCCATAGTTTTACCGTATTTCTTAAACCAATGTAATACATCTCCGTGATTAGAACCCAATCCTAATTTATGAGAATCAGCATGACATAAAATAACAGGAACAGTTGCTCCAGCATAACTTACAGTGCCTTTTGGGTCTAATCCATACATTTTGCATAGATAAGCAGTAATTTCACAAGCTTCTTTATAAGTCTCTTCAAAATAAGCCTTACTTGTCAAGCTATCTTCACAAATTTCAAATTGAATCCAACCATTATTACAAGAACCACGAGAACCAGAACCACAACCCCAAGGCTTATAATCCCAAGGCATAGTTTGAACAGTAGTTACTGTACCATCAGCTAATTTACCAATCCAGCAGTTTAATCCTGCTTGTACAGATACATGGTTCCAGTCGTTTTTATAAGTATTAGTTCCTAATAGTTTTAACATGGCTGCTTTGTCAGAAGCATTATCGCTTGGCTGAACATAGCGTTTTAAATTAGGATTATTAGCACCAGTAGAGTGCCACAGTACACCCTTAACAGTCATTTTAGATGTGCCCTTGTAGCAAGTGCTCTGTGTCTGCATACATACAAGGGGCTTATTAGATGCGGAATATTTCATCTTACCAGTTCCTCCTTGACTTGGTACTGTTGGAGCCACAACAGTATCGTTAACATGATATTTATTATAGTATCCCTGTCCAAAAGAGGCTCGTTTATTTTGTACAGCGGTACTTTGGTCAGCAGGACGCTCAAACTTCAACAATACTGCATTAGATGCTTCTAAAACAGATTTTGCTGATTTTAGAACTTCCCAAACTGAACTCTTATAACTTGTAGTTAATTCATGAACTAAAAACTCTAATTGAGTATTTAAATCACCAATTGACTTACCTTTTTTAGTATGGAAGGTTAACATATTTTGTTTGCGGGAGTAATAAGTCCATTGAGCTAGACCATATCCAGCACTATCATTTACGAAATTCTTATAAATTTTTTGGTCAACTGCGGCAGTGTATTCAGCATCAGTATATCCAAGTTTCTTTTCATAAGTATTTTGTAAATTAGTTGGTTTTAATCCAGATTCAGCATATAAATTACCCATTAATCCAGCAATACCATAATCATTTAATCCTTGAGATTTTAAGAAATCCCAAATAACTTTTGGGTCAGCAGCTTTATCTACAATTTTACTTGTATCAATAGTAGGAGTGGTATCTTCTTCCACAAAGCTTCCACCAAAAGTTTTTACATTACTTGCGCCACCATCATACCAAAAGTATTTAGATGTACGAGTATCAACATGAACACCCCAGCTATAAACACCGATACCCAACATACCGATATGTTCAGCATATTGAGCGATTTCTAATGGGGTTACTCCATCAATTCTAATATCTGCGGCTTCGCCGTCCATATGATTGGACTTGGATGCGCCACCAACATTAGCGTTGTGGGTCTTACATCTAAAACCACTATTGATATGCACTGATTTACCAAAATGATTTCTGATTTTTTGGAGATATTTAACCAAATTTTCATCAACTAAAGTTGAAGAGCAACAACCAGAGCCATGACAGTCAAATTCAGTAGATTTAAAATTTGTACTCAATTGAGTAGCAGTTCCCTTTTTATAGGTTTTAATCGCCATTTATTTCTCTCCTTTCCAAATTTTCATATGAAAAAACCCTGGCGAAAAATTCGCCAGGGCGCAACATATATTAAGTTACATTTTTTCAGCAATTTGTGCAATACGAGAACGATGAATATTTTTCAAAGTAATCTCGCCATACACATCTTCGCCTCGATATACTTGAGAGGCTCTACGCATACCGTTATTACTTCCAGAGAAGTGAATATCGTCAACCTATGTCTTACAGTCACCATCAATAATACAGATACTATCTTCGCCAATACGCTGTAAAGTCAATTTCATTAACTCCACATCCATATTTTGTGCTTCTGAAATATAAATACCAGCGCACATACCAGATGTATCGTATCCACGAATGTCAGACAAAGGTAATAAAACTAATTTTTCTTGCTGAATCATTTGTTCAACAGCAAGTCTTCCACCAAATTTACTAATTAATAGATTACCGATTTGAGAGTCTAAAAGCTTTTCATCTCGTGTGCCAGGGTAATATCCTAATTTAGCAGAATTCTTAGTGGCAACAGTATTACAGAACACAATGATTCTATCAATCTTATTTCTCTCCAGTTTGTGCATCAAGAAGGCCAGACTCAAGAATGTTTTACCGGAACCCGCAGGTCCTTTAACTAAGGTAATCTTGTTATTCATCAAGCTATCGGCCGCAAGTGACTGGTAAACGTCTCCCTTCATGGGTTTAACGTCTCCGAACCAGCGAGAATTAAAACTGTTATAACTCAAATGTCTATATCCATTACCTGTCCAGCATAGTCGGTCCACGCATTCGCCATCAGTATTATATACCAACAAGTATTCATTAATATGTAGGTCATATAGATTGGCTTCTGGATTGGAATAAAATTCAGTCATTCCATCTTCATCCAAGAATACTTCTTTATAACCATCATAATTATATTCCTCCTCAACAACCTTTTCAGTTGTGAAATACATACTTGCGATATGACGGCAGATTAAGTCATTAGTTACAAAGATAACTTCATCTTCTGGATGTGTGGCTGCAAAATGACGAGCGCAAGCGATGATTTTGGCGTCGTTAGTTAGGCTGATACCATCTTTAAGCATTTTCTCGCCATATAGGTCATTGTAAAGAACAATTTCAAATGAGCCATAGTGTTCGTCGAGGTCAGTTAGAACTTTGCGGGCCGCAAACTTCACATCGGCGTCTTTGTTGGAAGCGGTTTTAATATGCTCCAATTCTTCTAAAGTAATTGAAGTAATTACTAAAGCGTACTCGTCAGATGTGAATAAATGCCCAGCTTGTTCTAAAAGACTACAAGTGTCATAGCATTTAAACTTCATCTTCATTCTCCTCTTCGTCGTAATCTTCTGGGTCAGGCATGCGGAAACCGATTGGTCTACGAGGTGGGTCCTCTTCCGCAGAGGCGGCTGCCTAACGCATTTTAATATTGGTTTGGTTTATAATCTCACTTTGTTTGGCTTTTTTTGCTTCAACCCAAGTTAAAAACCAAGCTGAAAGTCCATCCAGCAAAGGAATAACATAAGTTACAAAAATAATACCAAGGATAAAATATAATAACTCCATGTATATCTCCTCCCTACCAAATATAAGAATTAGGGATTATGAATTACTGGCTTTTGGCCCGAAGTCTTTTATATAGTTTGTCCTTTCCTTCAATATAATCTTTAATAAACTTTTGTTCGTCAGCTATATCGTTGTTAATTGCAGCTAATTCTTTTTCAATCACGCGAATCTAACTACGCATCATTTTCGCTTCGTAAGAATAAGCATTATGATGGGTACTGGACCTCATGTTATCATATAGGTGCTTTAAAATTTTTAACTGAGGTTTAATCTCACAATCGCGGATATGACGCAATACTTTAATATTGGCACGAGATTCAGCCAATGTTAGACCAACTCGTTCACTTTCAAAATCTAAATCGTCGGGATGACAAGTTGCTTCACCGACAAAACGATAACCATTATATTCAATAATATATACGGCACTTCCATTAACATAGCCGTAATTGGGTTCTTTTGTAAAAGATTGCATAGGATTTCTCCTCCTTATTTAAATTATAATAAATTATACCCAAAAAATATGGAAAAGTCAATTAGTGGCATTTTGGAGAAAAAATTTGTATAGGCGGTCGGAATTCCAAACTCGGAGCCGAACGAGAACCACGACAAATAGCCCCAGGAATTTCTTCCTGGGGCTAGAATTTATTCACTTATTAGCTGTTGTTGTCGGCAATCTTGGCGCCAATCATACCACTGATGACAGACATGGGGTCTACACCAGTTGCGCCCTTGAAGCCTTCGATAATCTGGGTCATGTTACCCATCATGTTGCCAGCCAGCTGACCGGAATCGTTACCAATCAGGTGGATGTCAGCACCGGCGTAACCCTTACCGATAGCTTCGGCAATTGCAGGCAGCTGCTCATACAGCACCTTAACTGCATCCAGTTCCATCTGCTGCTTAGCGGCGTCGCCGTACTGCTTCAGAGCTTCAGCCTTCTCCAGCATACCCTTTGCTTCAGCCTCAGCCTTAGCACGGATAGCCTCTGCTTCTGCCAGACCCTTTGCCTGTTCAGCAGCAGCTTCTGCTTCACCCTGTGCCTTGATAGCGGCAGCCAGTGCCTTCTTAGCTTCTGCCTCAGCAGTAGCCAGAGCCAGGTCAGCCGCAGCCTTCTTTTCAGCCTCGATACGAGCAGCTTCAGCCAGCTTCTCACGCTCATACAGGTCAGCTTCCGCAGCCTTCTGAGCGGCGTATGCCTTAGCATCAGCAACCTGCTGTGCAGCGTACTTGTCAGCGTCAGCCTTCTTCTTAATCTCAGCTTCCAGCTTACGCTCGGTGATAGCAACCTCGCGCTCCTTCAGCTCGATTTCCTTCTCCTGACGAGCCAGGTTTGCGTTTGCCACAGCGATTTCGTGTTCCTTACGCTGGTGCTCGGCCTCGATAGCCTTAGCAGCGTCAGCCTTTGCCTGAGCGGTGTCAGCCTGCTCCTGCATGGCTGCCTTTTCAACAGCGAACTCGGTCTGCTTCTTAGCAATCTCGGTAGCAGCCTTGACCTTTGCGTCGTTAGCTGCCTTGTCGTTCTCAGCCTCGGCAACGGCGATTTCACGCTGAGCATTGGACTTCGCAATGGCAGCGCCCTTACGAATCTGCTCGACGTTGTCGATACCAAGGTTGTCAATTACGCCACCCTCGTCGGAGAAGTTCTGAACATTGAAGGATACCAGTTCCAGACCGAACTTAGCCAGGTCAGGAACGACGTTTGCCTGAACCTTATCAGAGAATGCCTTACGGTCAGAAACCATTTCAGTCAGCTTCATCTGACCAACGATTTCACGCACATTACCTTCCAGAAGGTCATTAATCTTGGCACCAATGGTATCTCGATTGATGTTCAGGAAGTTCTGAGCGGCAAGAGCAATCATTTCATCGGAACGGCCAACACGAACAGCAACAGTAGAGTCAACACGGACGTTGATATACTCGGCGGTAGGAACCGCAGTCTTGGTCTTTACGTCAATCTGAATCGCACCAAGAGACAGCTTATCAAGACGCTCGAAGAAAGGAATCTTGATGCCGGCCTGGCCAATCAGGATACGGGGCTTCTTGCGGACACCGGAAATGATATAAGCCATATCAGGGGGTGCCTTGGTATAACCAGAAGCAAGCAGGATGATGACTGCCAGAGCAATCAGTGCGGGAACAATCAGACTAAGAATTTCCATTTGTTGTTTCTCCTTTTACTCATTAAAATATATATTTTTTCAAGGTTCATAACCGAGTTTTTTGAGTAAATCAATTAACTCGGCTCGCTCTTGTAAGAGCCGTTTTGTTTGCTCCCAAGAGATAAAGTAATCTCTCAAAGCATAATCAATTTCAGTCAGTCTTTTGAAAATTTCTAAAGCTGACTTTTCTTCATGAGGTAGCATTGTCCATCTTGTTGTCAACAGTGCCACTCCACTTTCACAAGCCAAAAGATTTTTCGTCCATCGCGATATCTTACCGCGTGGTCATCATACCAGCCATTATCCATTTTTTCGATGGCTTTTTCGGCTTCTTCTCTGTTTTTATAAACAGGTTCTTTATGGAACTTTAGGTTTCCATGATATCCACTTGTTTCTTGCGGGTCATAAGCGAAGCTATTTAATTCTTTCAGAATTGCTTTTTCACTTACTGAACAGTGATAGTCTAGGTGTCGGATTGCGTGACTCATGTCATTTCCTCCTTTCACCCATAATATCCGCCGTCGGGAGCATCTCTTTTGTAAGAAGGACAGGGAAACTCTTTTAGAAGACCCCTCGTCGCACATCCTACTTCATAGACGCACTTCGCACATTTGGTTTCTTGTTCAGCCTAAAGCATCGCAAGACACTTGGCGGTTTCTTCTCTCATCATTTCAATTGCATCATCCAAGAGGATAGGAGTGCAATTATTGGAGTCCATGCCCACATGGAACATATAAGGCATATCCTCATAAAATCTCTTCTGTTGATGAGTATGACCGAAGAGATTGATTAGATGCATTCTCAAATAAGGAGCTTTCTCCAAATTGGAAGTCATTGTAGGATGGTGGCTCAAATAGAAGTTGTACTTCTTGTACTTCATCATAGCCGCCGCAGGCTGAAGACCATTTGCAAGAGGCTCCAGCACAGTCACATTGGGCAACTGCTTATACAACTCAATGCGGGCCGCAGTATCGTGGTTGCCAGGGATGATGGTAATGTGACCATTCAATCTCTTCAAGCAACTAATACCATGAGCATTGTCATTAAGCATTACATCGCCCAAATGGAAAACTTCATCTTCGGGATTGACCACAGAGTTCCATCTTCGGATTACCTCTTCATCATGCTCCTGGATGGAGGTGAAGCCACGAGGTCCGTAGAGGAATTCTCGGTCATGACCGAAGTGAGTATCACTCGTTACAAAAGTTCTACTCATACATTTACCTCCTTTGTGACACCCTCTGCGTTAACCGCGTAGACGTGGGTGAAACCCTCTTCCGCAGTGGGATACGCAAAGGACTTAAACATATTATCAATCGCACTCACGGGAACTCTTGCTCGACCGGAGCGGAGTGAATTTCTTGCCTGGCAAAGCTCACGAGGCGTTGTGAAACACACACAGTTAAGCTCACCAATATTATTTTTCTTGACTCGATTAAGAGTTTTGTTACGAGAACGCTTATTCAAATGAGTAGCGTCGATGTAAATAGTGTGAATATCTTCTCTTTCAAGGGTCTGATTGATGTAGTTAATGAAAGTGTCGAATACTTCATCCTCATGGGAGAAATACTCTTCATCTTCACCAACAATGGCAAATCTCACATTGTCGCGAGAAATCCATTCAGAACCAGGCGTAATATTCGCACGCACCCACGTGGACTTACCCGACGCAGGAGGCCCCGACAAAAGATAAACTTTCTTTAGCTTCATCCTTATACACCCCATTAGCAAAATTTTCACGAAACTCTTCAACTTCATCGAATGTCTTACACTCGATATGATTTACTTCGCATTTGCAGTGAACACAGTAGAGTTTCTTTCGGTGCATCCCCTCGTGCTTGAAACCTTGCTTACGCATCAAGGGGATGCCCTTATTACCGCAGTTAATACAGTAAAAACTATGTTCTGCATAGCCCCTGCGGGCCATTAAGACTTACTCCTTACAGTCACAGTATGACCGAACAGGATATGGCACAGCCACTGGAGACCAAAAGCCTGCCAGTAACCAATCACCGGGAGTCCAAACAGACTCACAGCAATCCAGTTCCACAGCCACATCGTAATAGCAGGACCCAGGAACAACAGGGCAATCAGACCGATGATGATGAGAATTGCGGCACCGCAACCAATTTCATCATGACTTGACCAAGCATTTCTACTCATTTTCATTTCATTCCTTTCTTTATCTTACATATATATTATATCATATTTTTTTATAAAAATCAATTAAGACAAATAGGGGTCAGAGCAGAAGACCTCTTCATCCCAAGTATCCAGGTTCAACAGAACACAGTAGCCAGTAAAGACGGCGCCGCAATCAATGCAGCATTTCTTTCCACCAGCGTACCAAAGTGCACCAGGTTCGATTTCTCCCATGCGGCAAGCAGGGTCAATATCTTCCAAAAGATATGGAATTGGAGTGTGTCCGTGAACAATAATCGCCTTTTGGAAGATTTCATCTTCGGGCCAGGGGTCAAGGAAATGGTCTCTATCCCAAATTAAATCTTCAGTCCACACCCAGCGCATTTGACCTTGGTGGTCAGTTTGTGGAGTGAAACCAGCATGAGAGAGATATACAGTTTCACCTTGTGTGTTGACATATGTTGCCTTATCAGGCAGTCCAGCAAGGCGGCCTTTCCAATTTTGCCAATCAGGCTCTTCCATAGCTTCCTCAAAGGTTTTCTTACCTCCGTTGCTACGAAGCAAAGCAAATGCAGAGCCATAGCCACGGCCCATTGCTTTAACTAGCATATCTTCATGGTTGCCTTTTAAATAAATAAATTGGGGGTCATCAAGAATGGTTTTGATGCATTCCCAAGGGTGCGGTCCGCGGTCACCAGCGTCACCAAGGAAGTAAACTACATCTTCTGGCTGAAGCATATCCTTAATAGCCTTATAGAAGTGTAGCATACCATGTAAATCAGAACAAGCATATACAGCCATTATTTTACCTCCTTCTCTGGAATTAATACGAACATATAGCCCGTACATTTAGGAGGTTCACCCTCCTTAATCATTTTTGCAAGACTTTTTTCAAGGGATTCGATAGTTGTTTGCATATATTCATGACCCTTTTCGTAGCCTGTAATCGCTGCGAAAGGAGGGTTATTAATTGGCATTTTCATACCATCTATAAAAATATATCCCTTAATTCCAAACATCAACCTTTCGCCTCGCTTAAATAGTTTCTAATTTCTTCTCGATAATTATAAACATATCGAGGAACAAGTTTTTCAATCATCGGGTCGCTATTAGGCATCTGAAAAGCCTGGCGAACCAATGTTGCACTAATACCTTCGAATCTATCAAGAAATTTAAATCGAAGTAACCATCTTTCATCTTGGGCAAACCAACCGAGCATAATACGGGGGTCATCACTGTAATAGATAGTCATATCAGAATCTTTGGTTTTACTAAACATCTTGATATAAAGATATCGGCCCCATGCGTGGCTATTGTCAGCTTCATCAGTCATATCAGCTAAAGGAAAAATATGAATATATTTCATTTGTTCTGTTGTAAAATGTTCGTGAAGAGAGCCTTCCAAAAGCATGATACGAAAATCAATGGGTAGAGGATTGCGGACAGTGCCGCTCTTATCGGCAGAGCCAACGAAGATATAAAGGTCGCAATTATTTGCGGCGCAATCTTCATAAGCCTTTTGAACCATATTTAAATGTCCTCTATGAAAAGGCTGTGCTCTAAATAAAATAACACCTGTCATAATAATTCTCCTCACTTAATCACTAAATCTTTTGCTTCTTCTTGAGTGATACCGAAATAGTCTTCAAAAATTTCCATATCACCAGGGTCACAAGCCCCAGAACAGATACATTTTCCCTCATGCAACACCCAATACCACATACCATCGGGGTATTTAATTAAATGCTCTATTAAAGCAAAAAAATCTTTAATATTGGGACAACCATATACAGCAACTAAACCCTCACCGGTAAATTCATCTGTGAAATAAATATAAGGGTCTGCTACGACACGGTCTCGAATTTTATCTGTAAAAGCTACAATGATAGGAGCATCAATATTCACAGTCATTTATATCAATTCCTTTCTTAACTTTATATATATATTATAACATATTTTTTAATAAAAATCAAAGAGGAAGCATTAAGCTTCCTCTAAGATATGGAGAATGTCGTCAACAATAGCATCATAACCAACTATATCGCCAGTGGAAATTGTATAAGGGAGTTGCTCCTTATTGAGCAATTCCAAAATTTCATCAGCAATCTTATCAGATTCTTCTTCAGTCTGGAATCGTCCTACTGGATTATATTCTTTGGTGCGAACTAGGAAATAGTTTTTACAATTGTAGCTGTTCATTACTTTGCGGACGACATTATTAAAATCTTCGCCCAAAACGGGGTCATGGTTATAAACTAAAGATAGAAGTAAGGGAGAGTCAGTAATAACAACATCAACTTTATCAGCACAACGGCTGATGCGGAAATATTGCTTACCAAAGATGTAAGCCTGATTATTGAAAACAGCTTTACTCTCTTCCCATACCTTATCCTTAGCGAACTCAGTTACCAGCTCTGCGTTAATACCACGCATTTTGAGCTGGCTGAAGATATATGCGGCACCAGTAGACTTACCAGTACCAGGAGAACCAAAAAGATTAACTAAAATCATTTATTTTCCTCCATATGATAATTTGAAATCAGTTTTTTCTGTTTTTTTATAAGTAGATGCATTTTTAGCATAGGTACTTTCTGCTTCGCGCAATTCTTGGCGCACATCCATTAAAATTTTACCAAGAATATTTTTACCTTCGATTTCTGCACACTTGGGGCAAACACAATTACCCCAAGTATTATCATGCCAAGTATTGCCTTCTACTAATTCTTCATCACCAGTGTCTAAAAGTTTTTGTTTTAAATCGGGGTCAGAAAATTTGTATTTCAAACCATCATGCATTACACTAATCTTAATACGCTCCCAGTCAGGGCGCAAAGAGCAGTGTCGCCCCATTCGCTTTGCCTGTCCAGGTGTTTTTGCTTTTGCAATAGCTTTAAATTCACTTTCACTCTTGGTTTTCCAAGCTTGGAACCAGTGTTCCACAGTAGGAAAAGTTACACCATCTACAGTAAAAGGAGAGGGGAAAAAGTTGCTTAGGAAAGCGTACTTTCCATCAAACATCGCAATCATAGCGATACCTCCTTAGAAACTAAATGGACTTTCTTCTTTGTTGCTGTTTTCGTGCCAAGCACGAGTCTTGATACGAATATAGGGCATGCAAATATCTCTTTTATGGAGATTTCTGGTGTGGCGCTCTTCAATCTTGCGAAGAGTCTCATAGTCGGGAAGTACTTCATCCAAAAGATAAGCATCCAGTACATCATAAGGAATACCAGTGTTATCTTCATCGGTCTTACCACTCATACCATCACCAGGTGCCTTATGAACCAGGTGTGCGGGCAACTCATCCAGATTGTCGCCAATCTCAATGACCTCACGGACGCAGTAATCCTTTAAGATAGCGAAGTCGCCAGCCAGGTCACCATACTTGGTAGTGTAGCCGATATACAGTTCGGATTTATTGCCAGTATTGATTACTCGACCGCCCATATCTGCGGCAACTGCGTAAAGAGTTGCCATACGGATACGAGCAGGCGTATTTGTATTAACTGCGGGATTTTTATAGGCGTCACCCACCATTCCCGCAAACATCTTGGTGATAGGGCCAATATTGTAGGCTCTATAGGGAATATGAAGAATGTTGCATACTTCCACAGAGTCCTTAATATCCTTCTGGTCACCATCGGGCATCAGCACACCAAAAACTCTTTCGGGACCCAGTGCTCGGACAAGCAGGGCGGCCGCAATCGTGGAATCCTTACCACCGGAAATACCAATAACTGCCTTGGTATTCTCATTACCATTCTTGACAAAATATTTCTTAATTTCATCAACAATGTGCTGGATTTCCTCTTCAACATCAATTACTTTGAAATCAAAATCACCCATATTTACGCCTCCAGTTTGTAAATATATACATCATAGTCCTCAGAAAGGGCTTCCCAAATCATCGTTTTAATTACTTCCCAATTTGCGCCACCAAGGCCGCAGCCAATATGGTCAGGAAAGCCAATTTTACTGCCGTGGGGTACCTGGTCCCTAATCTTACCAAGACAAGACCAGAAGCCATCATAAGAAGTATATCTCTTACCATCATAGCCATAATATTGCTGTGCAAACATATTTATCACAGTCTTGTCTACATCAACAGGAACTAACTGAATCTCGCCCAGAAGGGTATCAGTCCAGTCGGGTCCGTTTTCCATCCCGCCGCACATTTGATAGATTTCTTCTTCTCTCTTGGTGCAGAGGGCAATATAATCTTCATATACTCGATGCCATCTTGTTTTAATGTTCTTGGCGATGCCAGAGGCCATGCGCCCCTGGCAATTCACCTGATGGCAGTAATAATCCAATTTCGCTTCGAGCATATCACCTTTAATAAAGTGAATACTCATTACGCAATCTCCGGATACAGACGAGCACGAATTTCGTGGAAATTTTCAATATTCTTCAGAAAACCATCTGCGAAGGAGGTGCGAAGCAGGGTTTCATCATCGGGAACCCATTCGCCATAGCCGTCAATGCATACAAACTCATCCTTGTCGGGGTGAATCTGAACCGCGCAGCAACCTTTATGGGACTTCTTCAGTCCGCCCTCGTCAGTCTTGGGGTCCTTATAGATAGGAACTTCCTTGCCGCCAAAGATACCGTGAGTAGCCTTCATTGCCATGCCCCAGGTATCACGAGTCAGAACAGTGAACTTATTGTCGGGGCTGAACAGAGCGTGGAAGCAGAAAGCACCAACACCGAAGACCACATTGGTAGCCGCGAAGCCCAGCTGAGCCAGAGTTTCGTAAATTTCACGAACCTTATTCAGAGTGCAGCCGTCACCATAAATCAGACCAATATGGGGGTCCAGAACCTTATAGCCAGCTTCATTGATGGTGCCACCAAACTCATCCCACAGTTTCTGGATAGTGCCGATGGTAATGGAAACCATGTCGCCAGAGTCAGGACGGATAAGCAGCTTGCCATTGTGAGCCAAAATTTCAGCCTTGCAGGCAGGAATGATATTGTCTACCATATTCCAGTAGTCATAGGTATCAGATACCATAGAGAAACTGGTATTGGGGTAAATTTCAGTCAGCATACGCTTCACAAAAGTGATTTCATCGCCGTCGATTGCGAAATTCGCAGCCATAACAGAGTGTTCAGTGGAAACGGCACCCAGACCCAGCTTATGCTCGGCGCACTGTGCGTCGTAATAGTCGTCCAGGTAGGGTAGCGCAGGAATGGTAGAGGTCTTATTGAAAGACAGGAGCCAAGAAGCGGAGCAACGAGTTGCGTCTTCCAGGCAGCTCATACCACGGAAACCGAAGTCAGCCATTGCCATAAAGGGGTCGGCGCCGGGGGCAGTCATATCGTAATACTTCTTTGCAATCTTGTGGTATTCCCAACCAACGGTCGCATATGCACACATAGGCCACACTTCAGTCTGGAGCAGGCACTCAACCCACTGAACCAGCCATGCGAAACGAGGGTGAGTATTTCTCATCTCAACGATGGGAACACCCATATTGACAACAGTGCCTTCGGGCAAGGCGCGGATTTCCAGGGGCAGATAACCCAGCTCATGCAGTTCAACGATGCGATTACGAGCGACATTGTTGATACCCAGGTGAGCATCAATATAATGGTCATACTCATACATCACCCAGTCCAGAGGAGTGGCGAAGAAGCTGTCGAAGCCTTCCTTCATATCAGTGAGGAAAGGATGAACGCCCCAAACGACCATCTTGGGGAAATTCTCATTCATAGCCTTTCGAGGAGTCAGGTAAGAAGCCAGAAACTCCTGATTGTCAGGATACATCAGGGGGTGGCACTGCTTGTAAGAGTCGCTGTACAGCATAATCATTCTACGAAAATCCATATTATCAATTTCCTTTCTTTTTTCTCGCAATGCGGATTCGTTTACTTTCCATCTTGTTAGGAATATGCTCACGGGTCGCCAGTTCAGCTTTTACACGAGCCTGGTAGGCTCTCTTGGCGGAATAATCTGCATCTTCCCAGTCATAATCGCCCCAGCGATATGTATGTCGCAGATGTGCCAGAAGCTGGCGAGTTTTCAGATTTTTCATCTGCTCTTCGGAGAGGATTCCGCAGTCTCTTTCAAAGTTACTCATTTAATCACTTCCTTTACTTTCTATATATATTATATCATATTTTTTTATAAAAATCAAAAAAGCCCCTTGAGTCTCAAGGGGCTTTTACTTATTCCACTCTATCTTCATATAAGGTGAGGCCGCATTCTCCAGATTCGGGGAACCACTCGCAAATAGAAGTGATTTTACCATCATAATCAGTGAAAATAACATATTCCATTCCGTCACTCATTACGAGGAAATATGTCCAACAAGCGCACCTATACTCTTGGAGCATAAACACATCGGGAACGTGTGCAAGAACTGTGCCAATAAAATCTTCATTCCCAATTCTCGGACCAATCATATCCTCTAAAATGAGAATAGCGTTTTCGTTAAGGTCGGGAATGGATTCAACAATTGTTTCCGTAGACGATGGGGTTTCTTCATAAGGGGTGTCGCAAGCAATAAGTGATACACAAAGGCAAATTGCCAAAACAAAGCAAATAAAAAGTTTAATCGCTTTCTTCATTTCACTTCTCCTTCGGGAATTTCAATTAAATTGAAGACATCTTGAATATCTTCATGGAAGACCAGCTCAGCTCTGAAATCTGCTACTGTAGGGTCTCTGTTAATGACAACCAGATGACTATCATCGCAGTAGAATGGCAGGCTTGCGGCAGGTTGAACTACCAGGGAGCTACCAACCACAATCATCAGGTCGGCTTGAGCAGCTGCCACCTGGGCATTGCTCCAAGCAGGAAATGCCAGCCCTTCACCATACAGGACAATATCGGGTCGGATAGTGCCTTCGCCGCACAGAGGGCATTTAGGAATATCATTTAGATTATTGTAGTTTCCATCCAATACATCTTCTGGAATAAACAAGTCGTGACCACAATCCTGGCAATACCAACGACTCATAGTACCGTGGACAGCATATATCCTATCCATGCCAGTGTCTTCGTGTAAACCATCAATATTTTGTGTAATCACAGACACTTTTCTTGCTTCCTGCAGCTCAGAAATTCTTTGATGGGCGATGGTTGGCTTAGCTCCACGAAAATCCATTTTTTCACGCAGATACTCGAAAAAAGCCTGTTCGTGCTTCTGAAGGCAGGTGCTGCTCAGCATATATTCCGGACTCTTGCCTCCAATATACGGACTTGCGTACAGACCATCCGCACTGCGGAAATCCGGAATACCGGAGCCAGTTGAGATACCGGCTCCGGTAAAAAACACGATATGCCGAGCGTCCGCAATTATCTTATTTAGTTTCGCAATACGCTCATTAAAATCCATATCTTACTCTCCCATTTGTGCCTTGACGCAAGCATCGCCTGCAGCCATAGCTTCTTTCAGTGCCTCTTGGGCAACCTTCATATCGCAGCCCTCTTTCTTCAAGAAAGGCATCACATTCTTCATAATGACACCCTTATTACCAGAGCAGATAGAAACTGCGTTACAAACTCCCCAGTAGTTAATCATCTTGACAATTTCATCCTTGTCGTCGATAACCTTAGGAGCATACTCCAAAGCGATAGAGAGCTTCATCAGATATTCAGCCTTACGAGCCTTCAATTCTGCATCTCTCTTGGGGTCTGTTGCCCCATCGGGACAGGTATCGACCATCTCTTGGACAGTCTTCTTATACTTCAACATCACTTCATCGACAAAAGCATCTGTGATTTCTACTCTCTTTTTACCAGAGGTAGCAGCTTTGTCGATTGTGGCGACCATATCAGCCAGAGTCAAACGTCTCAGCTTATCGCCGTTTTTCAAGGCAGTTGTCATATCTGCCTTAATAGACTCATACTTATTCATTGGAGTCTACTCCTTTCTTTAATGATATACAGTAATCCATTCCTTCCAGTAAGGGTCATAACCTTCGTTGAATAACTCTTCGGGGAAAATGGACTTAGTGGTATAGACATGGTCAACAAGACCATCAGTGCTGGCCATTTCACCCAAAATAATAGTCTTTTCGCAATGGGTGACATACAGACTTACGCTCTTGGCGCCAGCAGCCTTAAGAGCTTTAGCAGAATGGTAGAAAGTACCACCACGAGAACAGATATCGTCAACGATAAGAACATTCTTATCCTTAACTGCTTCGGCGTTGATAATATCCAGGCCCTGAATCTGACCGGTCTTCCAATCTCGCTTTTTCATTCCAAAAGCGTAAGGAATATCAAACCCACCAGAATAACGCTTCATAGCACCTTCATCGGGGAAGAAGAGTACATCAGCCTGAGCCTCAAAAATTGCATCCAGAACATAATTAGTAATGGGCATTTCTTCTACATTGTTCAGAAGGGCCAGGCTTACGTTGCTATGTGCGTCACGCACATGAACAACCTTGAAATTCAGAGAGTTGATAACTTCGCAGAAATACTTGAGAGTGAAAACATCTTCATCAGACTTCACTCGGTCCATGCGGGCATGGGGGATGTAAGGCATTTCCAGAACAACATCGCTGTAAGAATAGACGCGGTCCAGATGGCGCTTTACGCAAATCAAAGAGAAAAGCTCTGCATCATTTTCATAATACCACTCGACCAGAATATTACCGCGAGTGTCAAATTCATCCCCATTGGGGTCAAACTTCATCAACAGAGTGCCATCGGGGAACTGACCCTGCTTAATTTCGACATTACCTACTTTAATCATACATTTTCCTCCATGTTTCTCCCATTCCGAGTTCTAAATCGGCACTTCCATTCCAACCGAATACTCGGAAAGCTCGTAATTTGATATATGCTTTATATCTTTTGAAATTGCCCTCGCAGTATAGAAAAGCTGAAGGACAATATGGCAAATCTTCTTCTTTCAATTCTGAAAGCTGTTCACGCGACATTAAGCAGCTTTCTCGCAAAGAGTTTAGATGATGTTGACCTGGCACAGCTTCATCGCCTCCAGAGCAGTCTTGTGGCTCTCGGGGGTAACACAGGCGCAGCAATCAGCAATCACATTCACAGGAACCTCGGGCAGCGTAGCCTTAGCCAGAATGGCATTGGACATAACACAGATTCCGGTACACAGACCCATCAGAGTAACCTCTTCAACACCCAGACGCTCATTGATATCGAACAAAATGTTCTGCAGTTCGACAGAGCCAAAAGTAGGCTTTTCAACCTTGATAGGGTTAATGTCGGTCATGGGGTAGACCTCATAAGCGTCGGCATAGGTGTCGATAACATTGATGTAAGCCTTGAACACTTCATCAACAATGGAATGACCGGCAGTGCCCTTGATGCAATGACGAACCGGCAGATTTTTACCCTCCAGGGTATCCATGTAATTTTCGGGATGAGTATCCTTGGTGAAGATAACCACAGTATCGGGAGCTGCCATCTGCTCAATGGTCTCTGCGACCAGCGGAACGATAGCCTGCGCCTCCTTGGTGCCCAGGGAACCATCAACGAAATCCTTCTGCATATCTACGACAATAAGAACTTTCATATAATTCATATCCTTTCCTTTATCTTACATATATATTATAACATATTTTTTTATAAAAATCAAAAAAGGGATGGGTTGCCCCATCCCTTAGAAATTTTTAATTAGTGAGCGCTGAACTGGCTCATAACTTCCTTCAAATCGAAGGGAAGTCCGTTCACCAGCTTCTGAGTTGCCTCAACAACGCTCTCACCCTTAGCCATAGCGTAGGGGCTCATATGCTTAGCCAGAGTTTCCATCATATCAGCCTTGCCACCGACTTCAAGAGCCGCAATCAGGTCAGGAGTGATGGAAGCCATGATGCTCTGTACAGTCTCGGCATATGCCTTCTGCTTAGCAGCTTCAATGTCTGCCATGTTGCGCTCGTGAGCCTCAGCAGCCGCATTTTCAGCAGCCAGACGCTCCATAGTAGCATCGTGCTTAGCCTTTTCACGAGCCAGGCTTGCCGCAGCCAAAGCATCTACCATTACCTGCATATCGACCTCAGCCTGCTTCTTAGCCTTGTCCTCAGCCTCCTGGCGGCGGTTGATTTCAGCCTGAATCTGCAGTTTGGTCTCAGCTTCCTGCTTCTGGAGAGCCATCTTATTGATAAGCTCCTGGGTGCGCAGTTCCTGCTTCTTCTGCTCGGCAACAGCCAGAGCTTCAGCAATCTCAGCTTCACGCTGTGCGTCAGCCAGTTCCAGAACCTGACGAATCATATCAGTCTGCTTGTCAAGAATCATATCCTCAACATCGCGCTGAACATCGATGCTCAGAACTTCCACGTCATGGATGAACATACCATTTTCGGGGAAGTAGCGGTGGTTGTGATGCTTACCATGCTCACCATCGCACTCGGCATCAGGGTCAATACCCAGAGTTACATTACGAACAATATCAGAATAATTCTGATAGAAGTCGTAGATGGTGTAATCCTTAGCGGCACGCTTCAACAGAGAACGAACACGGTCACACAGATACTTGACATAGTTGTCAACTGCGAACCACTTGTCCATATCTGCCTTATCGAAGTCAACACAGTAGCTGACCTTGACAGTAGCACGGACAAAGTCCTTGGTCTCAACATTGATAAGGTCAGAAACCTTATTGTTCTCGTGACGCAGGTAAACGGTCTTAATCAACTTATCAGTGGTCTTAGGACGACCAGTAGACAGCTCCAGACGCTCCAAATCCTGGTCATAGTCAAGCAGAACAGTCTGAGGACCGCAGACCACCTTACGCTGGCCATCCTTGGAGATAACATTGACGGCATAACCGGTCCATACATCAATGCTTACGACGCCATCAAACTTAGTGTCAAGAGTGATAGTACGAGGCTTAGTGTAGGAAGTGCCACGAGAGATATTTGCCTTAGCTTCCAGGTTTGCCAGAGTAGAAGCACTGGAAGTAGCAGTTGCATATGCAGTCAGAGAATCAACGAAGTTCATAGAAGCAGCCGCAGACTTCTCAACAGCCTTTTCAGTTAGACCAACATTGTACTCCAGAACAGCACGGTTGCCGGGATACCACAGTGCGCACTGGTTCTCGCTCAGCTTACGCTTAACAACAACCTCAGTGCGGGGGTCAGGTAGATACATAGCAGGGCCCTTGACAGTGTTGATAACACCAGTCAAACGGTTCATAATGTAGCGGCCTTCACCTTCGGGAATTGCGATTGCGTGGTGAGTCAGCTTACCATCATAGTTGATGATAGCGTGTTCGGGGCGAGGATAATAAATCATAGTATCCTTACCAGTGATAAACATTTCCTCACCGATGGGATGTACGGTACCATCGTCGTCCTTATACTCTGCGATAACCTTGACATAAATACCGGAGATAGGAGACAGCTCGATAGCACGGAAGATATAACCGCCCTTGGGGCTGGTTACGAAAGTTTCAGTAGGCTTGGGGAACACAACTTCGGGACCGTGGACATAACGCTTGTTACCGTCCTCGTCCTTCAAGATGCAGTACTCTAGACGCTCCAGAGTAACGGCCTCGCGCACATAACCCTTACTGTCATCGTTATTTACAGGAATAACTTCAATACCAGTAGGAGGAATGTAGAAGGAAACCTCAGTACCCTTGATAACCAAAATCTGACCATTTACATAAGTAGTATTGGTCTTGGTAATCACATTACCCTCGGCGTCACGCATTTCACCCTGGCTCTTAGAAGCAGCTTCTGCTTCGTAAACTCTTGCCAGAAGATACTGGTTGGAACGCAGTGCGTGACCGCGAATAACCTTGTACATCTGACCGGGGAACAGGGAGAAGTTGATAGGACCACGCAGGTTAATCTTGCGGCCGATTTCCAGGTCGGGAGACAGTACTGCCTTACCCTGCTCGGGATACTTGTCGCCAGGTGCGGGGTTCTTAAGAATTACATACCAGTTCTCTGGAGCAGAAACGAATAACTGCTTTGCCTGGTCGAAGTTGGAAACTTCACGGAACTGCTTAGTCTTGGAATCGAAGATTACTAGACTCTCCTGCTGAGAAATTGTCAGCATAATAGGGCCAGAATAGGTCTTAATCTGACCGTTTGTTTTATTCTGAAGGAAACAAAACTCATTGGTAGCCAGGACCAAGTCCTTCTGTCTCATAGAATTACCATTTTCATAACGCTCATCATATGCCATGGTGGAAATTCTCCTTTACTTTTCTTTATAATATATTATACAAATTTTTTATAAAAAAATCAATAGGACACTTTTTTAGGACAGCAAATTCTCAAAATTTGCGATAACCTTAGCATTGTCCGCCTTTAGAGTTTCCAAAGCGGAGTTGGTTGTATTTAACTTCACGATGGCAGAATCGTTATTTGCGTGTTCCTGGTCGATGGCCTCATTAGTTGCCTTAAGTTGGTCAATCGTGGAACGAATAATGCTTACTGCACTGGCAGAACGATTCTGTAAACTTTCCAAAGGAGTGATTGTAGGAGTCTTTTTTAAAAATTCAAACATGGTTTCCATTATCCTTTCAAATTATATGTCATTAAACAGCCACAATAGTGACAGTAATTTTGTTCGTAGCGATGAACGGATTCACCCGTTCCATAAAATCTAGCTTGGCGCGTACCGCAAGCCTTACAGATAATTTCACTATTATCTGCATATACCCACTCAGACTTACCTCTCTCTGCGCCTTCCGCAAACCCATCTTGAAATCCTTTCTTATAGGCTTGCTCTTGGAGGGTATATTTATCCATGACTTTACCTCCCATACATCGGCCACAGGTCAGAATATTTTCTTACACCATCGCCAATTTTAATCCAAAAATAATCCTCTGCGTGTATTCTAAAGCACCAAACTTCTCCTGGGTCTGGTACATCTTGGGAGTGGCTACATAGCCACTCCCCATATTCTTCCATGCTCTGGAAATCAAACAGTTTCGGCCTCAGTATCCTCGTCCAGTCCATCTGCTTCCTCCATATCAGGAGCCTCGGCGTTCTCCTTGATGATGCCTTCCAGCACCTTGAACTGGAAGTTCTTGTGCTTATAGGCGGTGAAAGTAGGACGATTGATTACACGAACTACGACGCCCTCACGGATGTGAGTAGGGTCAATAGGCTCTTCACCATCGTAGAACTGTTCTGCCTTATTCAAGACCCATTCACCGGCAGAGATAGTGTCATCTTCCTTGGAACCAGGATTCTCGGGAATGAAGCCATACCAGTGCAGAGGAACGGTCTTAACACCCATGTACATACAACGATGACGCATCTGGTCAGGAGTGTACTCTACAACCTCGCCATCCTCGTTAGTCATGGTCATACGATATACATAGATATCGTTCTTGTGGTAGAAGGGGATGCGGTTTACAACATCACCTTGCTCATTGAACTCAAGTTCGTACTGAACACCAGGAGCGCAGCCGTAAGAGAAAGTAGTAGTCTCGCCATACTTCTTTACGAACTCCTTATCGTTCAGCTTCTTGTTGTTACATACGCCCATAATAGGCTGACCCTCGTGAGTGAAGCCAACAATCTCGTAGTAGACAGTCTCGCCCTTCAGCAACTTGCCCTCAAAGAAATCGTGATAAGGCTTACGGAACTCATTAGAGCCGTAGAAACCACCATCAAAAGTATCCAGAACAGTGCGGCGAGTACCAGATACATAACCCCAATCGTAGATAGGAGTGCCCTCACGACGCAGGATAATATCCAGTAAAGTACGCTTAAAGCCCTTCAAAACCTTGGTATGAGAAGTACGAGCGGAAGTTCCGTGGAGCTTACGAGTAATCTCAATCAAGTCACCAGGCTTAAACACATGTAGGTTGTAAGCCAACTGCTCAGTATCAATGTGCTCATAGAACACAGGTGCGATAGAGCGCTTTGCCTTACGCTTTGCGCGCTTACCAGCACCGCCGGCCGCAGTTGCCTGATGCTTGCTGCGAGGAATGTACTTACGGCAGATTTCATGTCCATTCACAGTAGTGATGGAGTCGCCGATATTCAAGGAGTCCATATCTACGCCAGTGTAGGCGAGACAAGACAAAGGTAGGAACAGACCATCAGACTGCTCACCACGCAGCTTAATTGCCTTTACATTTCTCTTAGCGGGGTCCATATAGCCGCCGGAAACATTCTTTCCGTTCTCATATACAGCCAAAAGACCGTTCTTCTGACAAAACTCCATAGACAGCTGCAGGTCTACGGGGAAATATACACCAATCTCGCCCTCGGTGTACTTATCCTTTGCGACGCAGACAGTATTTACAAAGCAGGTTGCCAGAACCAGCTTATCTGCGTTAGGATGGGGACGTACATCCTTCAAAGTAGTTACATATCCACAATGCATAGCACATTCTCCTTTCTAATTCCATTTTTTGTATTATCTCTATCTTCCCAGACAGATTCTCTGACATATACGACAGGAGAAACCTTTTTATTTTCTCTCCAGTAGTCAGCAACATAAGAATCTCCCTGGCAACCATGAGGGGGAGTAATCCAGGGCCATTCGGGGTTTTCTGCGACCGCAGTCGCAAAATCGTCTTCATCTTCCTTTGTAGGCGTATACAATTCCACAACTTCAATACGACTATCGCATTCATCGGTTTCAGAATAGCTAAAAACGGGAGCATCCTGGGGCATCTTCTGCAAAGCAGAAATCAAATCAGCAACGGTAGTATATCTCATTCGTGTCTCTCCTTATATGTCTGTTCACGCAGGCAAAGGAAAATTGTATTTCCATGTTCCTGCCAATAATCTTCAACATTACAAACTCCCTTACAGTAATAAGGGGAAGAAGGAATAATATTCCCTCCATCATCGGGGTTAAGCTGCGGCCCAGCCAACTCAAGAACTTCCAGGTTGGAATCTCGCTCTTTATCTATATCATAGAAAAAGATAGGTAATTCTGGCGGGAAAACCGCCAACTGCTTCATCAGCTCTCCGACCGTCATAGTCTTAGTCATTAGCTTCCTCCTTAGCGGCGGCCGCAATTGCTCCCTCGGGAGAATACTCCCAATAGCAATTATAACGGCACTTTCCAGTCTGAGGAGCGGCCTTGACCGCAGCCTCAATCTTTCTTACAGAGTCAGCGTTCTTAGGACTGACATTGCGGGCGATGTACTTGATAACCCACAAAGCAGCGGTGTTGAAATCGTTGAAATACTTTGCCTGACCGCTATGTTGGTCGACGCACTTGAGCATCCAATGATTTTCATCAGCGCCAGTTTCTGCTTCCCACTTAGGCTGAGAATTCCACTTCTGGAAAACCGCAGGAGCCTTTTTGCCGATATGGGGACGAGGCTGAGAAGGCATAGCCAGAATAGTTTCCTTATCTTCGGGCTTACACTTATCATACAAGTGAGCCACAACGGTTTCAAGCATACGAGCGTCTTCCAGAGCATCATGCTTCTGAACCAGTTCTTTCTGCTCCTGGATAAGCATATACACCTTACGAAGAGCCAGGTCGTTCTTTGCGACGAAGAACTTCTTCACCACAGATGCGTAGTCAATTAGATTGCCTGCGATAGCCTGGGCGCAGACACAAGCCTGCGTATCGCTCATATGACGGAGTGTGGAATTGATAAATTCGGCATCCGAATTGCCGTAGACATAATAGGCAGGAGCTTCACCGTCGCTATTGGCTTCAATGAAATCATACAGCATCTTGAACGCAGCATCTGCGTCCGGAGCTTCAGCCAGCATTTCATTGGTAATACCGGTCAGTTCGGTGATGAACTTATCGACCTTCTTTTTGTCGCCAGGCTTGACATATGTTTCAAATGTCTCACCCGTTCCAGCGACGCAGCCGATACTGATAATTCGATTTGAAAATCTCGTTGCCTCAAAGTCTAAGTAAAAATTCATATATTCATCAATTCCTTTCTTTCATTCTTTACATATATATTATATCATATTTTTTAATAAAAATCAAAAGAGGGAGTTTAATCTCCCTCTTCAATTTCTATCTCTGGATAAGCTGCAAGGTCAATATCAGCCAGTTCTTCAAGGTCTTCGATATCTCGTCCGATATCCTGGCTACATTGTTCCAGGAAGTCGTGACAAGACTCTCCATACCAGGTCCAGTTATCAACTCCACCTTGCTCTAATGCGCAACACTTATTTGCAGCATAGATTAGTTCTCTTAGCTCATCTTCTTTGATAATACGATATTTCATTTTATGCCATGGCCTCCTTTAGCATCTTCGCACGAACAGGATTTCTGAGCTTACGGATAGCCTTATTTTCAATCTGGCGAATACGCTCCTTGGACAGGCCATAGTGCTGACCAACTTCCTCAAGAGTCATAGCCTTTTCGGCATCAATACCGAAACGCATCTTGAGAATTTCAGCTTCACGAGCGCCCAGAGTGTCAAATACCGCAGCGATAATCTGACTGTTCGCTTCACGGATAATATTTGCCATAGGATTCTCTGCACTGTGGTCCGCAATTAGGTCGCCCATACAGGTTTCACCCTCATCATCAACGGGGGTGTCGAGAGAGGTAGTAGCCTGTGCCAGGTCCATAACAGTCTGGACCTTGTCCAGTTCAACGCCCATATGAGCCGCAATTTCCTTATCAGAGGGAGCTCTGCCGAGCTTCTGAGTGAGTTCCGCAGTTGCCTTCTTCACCTTAGACAGGAGTTCAACCATATTAGCAGGAATACGAATGGTACGAGATTGGTCGCCCAGTGCGCGAGAAATGGCCTGGCGAATCCAGTAAGTTGCGTAGGTAGAGAATCGGAAGCCCTTGGAGCCATCGTACTTTTCAGCCGCCTTAATCAGACCGAGATTGCCCTCCTGGATGAGGTCAAGCAGCGGCAAGCCGCAACCATAATACTTCTTCGCAACAGATACAACCAGAAGCAGATTGCACTCAACCAGAGTGTTTACCGCATCTCTGTCGCCTGCGAGAGCCTTAACAGAAAGTTCCTTCTCCTGGTCAAAAGACAGGCGAGGATGATTGCCAATAGACTTTAGATAAGCCTTAACACCATCCAGAACAACATTGGTATCATAATCATAGGTCTCGTTCATTTCACGAGCATCTTCTTCCATAATCATAACTTCATTCTGTTCCATTATGCACTCTCCTATCAAACTTTATCTTTTTTCATTTTCTATATATATTATAACATATTTTTTTATAAAAATCAAATAAGCCCTTTCTGTTGAGAAAGGGCTTATCTTTTTAATTAGCCAATGTTTTATTAGCTGTTCTAAATCGCCAATAGTGGCGAGCATACTGAATGGCATTGTAGCCATCAACGCTACACAGCCACATTGCGACACAAGTCAGAAAACCACGAATATCCATTAGTGAACCCTCCAAGTATAACCACATTGCTGACAAGAGCAATAAGTTTGAACTTTAGTTTTTGTTCGCTTTGGAGCAAAGATTTTAAACACTAGAGCAGGTAACGTAAAAAAGAGCCATTTCATTGGCACCCAAAACCATCCCCAGCAAATCCACCACAATAATCCATGATGTTTGTTTTTAGTAACAGCAACTGCTTGAGTATTTACATTTGTGCTTCCACATTTAGGACAAACCATAATATTTTACATTCCTTCCTCTATATAAATTACTTTATCAACATATTTGCGGTCCTCACCTTTGAGAATCGGCATATCGTAGTCAATACCGGTTTCACGAGTCCAGGCAGTGCCACGCTTCCAACGAGTTGGAAAATCGTTCCAGTTGATACCTTTTTGCTCGTGGAGCATATCTTGGATTACGCTACAAGAGCAACCCTGGAGCTTACTGTGAGAGAAGAATGCCTGACCAACCATCTGAATGGAGTTGCGGGTTGCGTCAAGCTGGCGCCAGTAAATCAGATTACAGGCTTCCTCTTTGGGAATGTTGAACACGCGAGAGTCGAACATAGCACCAATAGATGCTTTCTCGCAGTAAAGACTATATAGCTTATCCTGCTGCTCCCACCATTCGGGGTCAGTGTGACGAGGGTCGCTCCACTGACGGCTACGCCAAGTACCAACTTCCTCGGCAAAATATTTGTTGAACGCCATGGTTGCCATAGAAGCAGAGATAGAACACATCTTCTGTACTTCATAATCGAACCAGGCACTGGTATCGAGAGTCTGGTAGTCAATCAACAGGAGAGTGATTTCGTCAGACTGGGTGTAACCGAAGACACAACCCTGGATATTTCTACACAGATGTTCCATGGTTTTTACCATCGCATTTCCCAGCACTTTATCGAAAGGCTTTTGGAAGCCACGAGTGAAAGTGTGGAAGGCTTTACCGTCGAGGCGAATTGCGACGGGCATTCGTCTCACCAAACGGGTTTTCGGCACCTGCTCGTAGAAAGTTTTCATACGAGTGCCAAGAGCATCATTCACTGGCATTTTTTCTCTTCTCCTTCCAAGCTGCACAGTAGTGTGTAGGTTTTTCATATTTGCGGCTTCTCTTACAATAGCATTTTCCTTCAATGCCGCGTGTTGAAAACGGACCTCTGCCGTCGCCGCAAGTATCGCAGCATTTTACTTCTTGACTTTTGGAAAATACATCCCTAAACAGGGCTTTTGTTAATTCGCCAGATTGCCATTTTTCAATGGTAGCCATGGCGACTTCTTCATCAACGACGAACTTCGCCAATTTTCTTACCTCCACGCTTAGCCTTACGCTTGGTAGCGTTATCAATGGTTTCACGATGGATAGTCTGAATTTTGGAAGCAAAACCAGACTTGAGGAATTGAGTGAAGTTCACAGGCTCCCAACCAATGACATCAGAGCAGACGTTCAGGTGGTTAGCTCTCTTATGACCGGCATGGTCATGACCATGGATGTTAAACAACCAAGGAATTTCCACAGGCTCATGAGTCAGAATCAACTTCTCACCAACGATGAGGGCACCCTCATACACCTCATCGAACAGCAGGTTGTCTGCAGTTGCGACCCAACGCTTAAAAGGAGCGTGAAACTCCCAAGACTCATTGATGGTAATTTTCCAATTATGGAAATACATTCTCATTTCAGCGAGAACTTCTTCCTTGGTGAACTTATCCTGGTCATAAACACGAGTAATGACCTTGCGCTTGTAGTTAGAAGCGCCGGCATCATGGTTACCCATAATCAGAACCTTATATTCAGCACGAAGCTGACGCACATACTCGATGTCACCAACGTCGCCCAGAATAACCAGACAGTCGCGGCGGCCGCACTTTGCGTTGATTCTCTTAACCTGCTCTTCGGCGGAAGGACGACCCTTAATGCCGCCGGCAAGTTCATCATCATTGAAGTGAGGGTCGGAATAAATCCAGACAGTCTGGTGCTTTTCGCCCCAGTGCTGGAAAGAATCATAGATACCAGCTAACATAATGTCGCCTCCTTTAACCTTTAATTAAATACTCAACAGTAGTAACATACAGAGGAATGAAACCGAATAAGAACCATCCCTTCCAGGTTCGTTCATGCCACTTGCGATAATGCTTATCATAACGGCTGGTACACCAAATGTACTTAATAATCATAGTATCAATCCCCTTCTAAAACTTTGATTACTCTATCACAGAGTTCTTCCATCTGTTCCTTTGTGATTTTTCGCCATTTCCAACACCAAGAGATTCGATTGGAAATCCATTCAATACTGCGTGTGTGGTAAGGCTTATAATTCTCGTAAGATTGGAGAGCCTTATCAATCTCGCTATAAAACTTATTCATAACTTTCTCCTCTCTTTACTTTCTATATATATTATAACATATTTTTTATAAAAAATCAATAAAGACCCTATGGTTGCCATAGGGTCTTTACTTAAAATTCAATCTTACTGTCTTTAGACTTGCCTTTAAAAGCATTTTCGGCTTTTTCAATTAAATAGCCAATATAGTTAGGTTCTCTGTTCTCACGATATTCAACTGCCCAAGAGTAGGTCTTAGGTAAGAATACAACAACAAGAACAACCCAAACGACAGGCCAGCCAATTAATGCCAGAAGAGCAAGAAGAAGTGTAATCGCTAAGGCACCTGCGGCCGCAGTTCCCACGGCAATTAGATAATCTTTAATCCTCATAAACATACTCCTTATAACTTTTTGCGTAATCGGGAGCACAAATTTTTACCTCGAAATGGTCGTCGTCTATATCGCTGGAATAGAATATTTCATGTAATGCCATTTGAATGTCATTTACATAATCTTCTAATTCATCTTCTGGAATGTCCTTAATTCTCATTACAAAATGAAATGGAATAACAAAATCAGCATTTTTTGCCATAATCAGTCTCCATATCCCACAGAGCCATATAAGGACTCTTATCCAAATCCCACTCGTCAGCGTAAGTACACTGGTCATTCCACCGATTCCAGATGCTATCCAAATCTTCATAATCCATATAGAACTGTTGAACATGAGGCCGCTCAATCCGGTCTGCATGGAAATGACCGAAAAGCCATACGTTCCAATCGAAAGTATCCTTAACCTGGTTCATCCACCATTCCATAGAGGTATCTACAGTAGTCTGGTCAATGCAACCAAGAAAGAGGTCAGTAGGCTCCCAATCAAAGGGACAGGTATGAGTGAGCACAAGGTCAAACTTCTTGCCAACATTACTCTCCTGGATGGCAGTCATTTCCTCTTGGGTTAGACACTCATCTTTAAACCAGCCGCATTTCTTAGGGTCTGCAATAGCCCCATCAGTCGCAGAGTATCCGGCCCGAATGAGCCGCCAATACTTATCAACAGAATAAGCTCCGCCGATGACTAGAGTAGGATGACCGTCGATGACATAATTGCCACCATCGGCAAAATACCGAATATTGGGAAATTCTTCTTCCATCCAAGTCATATTACCAACTTGGAAATCGTTTTCAAGGTGCATTCCGGGGATAAGTTCGGGCCGCTGTTCATGATTGCCCCGAACGCAGTAAATCTTAACACCCATATTGTTAAGCATTTTCTTATGCTTCTTGTCAGTTTTGTTCAGATAGAAGTTTAGACCAGCGTCACCTAGAATGATGACTCCGAGTTCACCATCTTCAAAACCGGGGTTATTCCGTTTAATATTGCTAATCCGAGTGATGGTGCTGACTCCACCGTGAGTATCACCAGTGATAATCCACTTTTTAATCATCATCATTCTCCTTTCCACTTTTCTATATATATTATAACATATTTTTTTATAAAAATCAAAAAAGGGAGCCTTATTCAGGCTCCCTTCTCATATTACTTAAATCTTCAAACCAACCGCCATGTGGGTATTTTTCAGTTGCAGGTTGGTGCGCCCATCGTATGCCACCAGGCACAGGCTCATCATACATATCAATTTTTGGAAAATCTGGGTCAGGCTCTACATTTACAGGCGGAACATAAGGAGTCATATCTCCATCTTTTAAGAATTGGATAGGACTTCTTGTTCCATCTTTCTTGATTGCCCAATAGGTTTGTGCTAGTTGAGTTTCTCTGCGAATTCGTTCCGTTTCTTCTGCTACACGAGTGCGCTCAGCACTTACATAACACTGAAGGGCCTGCCGCACAAGGCAATCACCGGTTTCGTCCGCAAAAGCACAGGACCTCCCCTAACACTCTACAAACTGAGAGTGTTCCCAACTTTTTAATGGACACTTCATACTTTTAGCTCCTTTTCTACAGAAATACGCATGATGTTGTAAGAAACGTCCTCCAAAAGCTCACGAACCCAAGCTTCTTCTTGGTCAGGGTGAGCCGCGCAGAACTCATCTGCGATTTCAACAACATGGTCTAAGATTTCTTTCGCAAGCACTCGAGCTTCCTCAAGAGAGTACACGCTCAGCATTTTGAAATCCATCATTCTGGGTCTACGGCTGCTAGTAGGGATTAAGCAATCCTTGTAAGCCTCACCAGCGATATATCTCTCCAAGTAGTCATCTACTCTATCCAAATGAGATACTTGCTTACCATCATAGCCATATTTGTCGATGATATCAACTTTTGCGGGGTATCTATGTTCCATTGCGTGATATTTCTCCATCGCAATACCCTTCATAGATTTAACCGCACGATGGACGTTCATACGAGCGATGAATTCACGGGCCGCAACTAGTCGGTCCCACTGTTCCCTATACATCGGGTTGATGATATAGAAATCAGTAAACAGAATCTCAAGGAAGTTGAGGTTCTGTTTGCGGAAAGTTTCCATATACAGACGGATATCTTTCCAGTCAGTATGCTCATCATTTGCTCGGACATGAGTAGTAGAAACGGGTTTCTTGTTCAAGCAAATGTCCTTGAAACTCGGAACTACAATCAATTTGGTATCAACGTCAGAACCCTCATAGTCCAGCTCATAATTCTGACTACCCTGTAAGAACACACCTACGATTTGCTCTTCTGGAAAATACTGAAGTGCTTCATCATAGTGGTCTTGTACTCGCTTCATAATAAGGGCCGCACGGATTTCTTTAGGACTTGCGATATAAGTTTTTGCAGCCAAATCCGCGAATGCTTTTTCAATTTCAGGATAATCTTTGGTCATTGCGACCCCCTCCTTTCTTTAATCATCAATATCGGAACGATATAGTTCCAAATCTCCATAATATCCAGAGTAAAAGAGCGTAATTTCAAATGAACAAATGGGGCTTTCAAACTTCATCCAGGTATCCTGTTGCCAGCCATTTTCATCCATATCATAACGCTCCCAGTGCATTTCTTCTAAATAGTCAACGACTTTAGCAGGAGAAATATACGAACCATGGAGCCAATCTCGTAGGTTAATTTTTTCTTCTTTATTCTGTGCGAGCCTATCAATCGCATAGTTAAGGATAACTAAATTCGTAGAATGTTCCAGCTCCGCATAAAGTTCTTTATATGATTTGGGAGTTTCCATTACCTATATCTCCTTTCCAGAGCTTCAAGAATTTCAATGGCAGCTTCGCACAGGTCAATGTAGCTTAGTCCACGGAATGCAGTGTTAGGACAGTTATTAGAAGTTTCTCTTGCAAAAATTTCTTCTACAAGCTCACACAGATAGCCAGCTTTATCACCATCATGGTCATAAACCTGGCTTAAAAGACGAGAAGTTATAGATTTAATTTCCCAATCCAAACCCAGCTCACCAAATCCCCACAGCTTACCTTGGACAGTAATCCAAGTTTTAGCCGCTTCATCGTCGGCACAAATATTATAATAAGTACAGGGCTTTTTGCCCGCACGCCAAATTTCAAAAGCATATTGCTTAGGCATTAGGTTCTCCCCATCCTTCCTCAAAATCTTCTTTGAGTACATACTCAACTAATACTTTATTATCTCCACAAAGCATAGTCTGTAAAATGACAACATCTTTAACACAGTATCTATTAATGAATAGCTTAGGCTCATCATCAAATAGAGAACTATTAGCATCAAGATTGCGGATAATCATTTTGCTCTTGGGGTGGGATTTGCGGAGCGTACCGCTGACCGCATTTACATGATAGTTAAAATGGCTACCGCCAACATGAACATTTGTATTAAGCATCAGTTGTTTCCTCCACCCATTGATTATATTTATCTAACATTAGTTGCCAATAATTGGCTCTTTTCGTTAACGTTTGCCGAACGATTTCAACAGCTCGCTTCTTAGCAGCTTCAAAATCTTCAGCATTAATATGAACTTTAATATCGGTAAAGCCTCTATCATACCACCAAACAGTGTATCTATTTTCACCAATTTTGGCGACAGAAATTTCACATTTATTCCTATTAGTAGGTTTGCCCCAAATGGCAGACCAACATTCAAAGCCTTCGGGTCGATAGTCATGATATTCCCATTTCATATTACTTTACCTCCGTCCAGCCATTTCGCTGAATAATTGCCTGCATTCTCTGTCTTGCCACAGGATTAGCAGAATGAATACGAATAGGAACATTGTGACCAGTAGCTTCCAGCCAGTCCAAGAGCTTATAACCTTCGGGAATACCTTCGCCTAGGTCATTGTCGCAAGAAACTTCTTCGATATTGAAAACTGCGAAGCACTTTTCAAACAGCTCTCGCTCCATATAACCCATGATATACTGCTTCCAGAGGAAGTCAGTTTCTTTTTTACAGCGGATAATCTCGCAGATGGCGCCATCAACGTCATAAACTCGAATATATCCGGCCGGTGCGGGACGCACATCATCCATCCAAATCTTCATTGAGATTATCCTCCGTTTCTCCAAAATAACAGCCGTCTCGGCTTTCTTTCATTTCACAGTCTTCCCAATAGACACATTGAGAACAAATCACAAAGTCTCCCATTATTCCTCCCGAATCTTAAAAGGACACCAATCGGGCACGGGAGGCATTTCGCTATCATACTCAATGTATCCAGTGATTTTGCGAGGTCCATTGGAAGTCTGACAGGCATTACAGTAGTAATCAAAAGCGAATCCAGCTCTTGGAGTGCGAGTTTCCTTAACACAAGGACATTCGTCGCATCGGCCAACGCCGATTACTACCATTGCGGCAGGCTCGAAAGAATGGTCGGAACAGTGACCCTTATCGCACTTGTATCCTTCAACATCGCACTTTTTCAGTTTACAATAAATTTTATTGCTATCCTCATAAGGAACACAATGCTTACACAGGACTCCTCTTTTCATAACCATCTTCCTTTCTATTCTTTGTATATATATTATATCATATTTTTTATAAAAAATCAATAAACAAAAAAAAGGCAGACTCATTAAGAGTCTGCCTTAATATAATTGTCTGCATTAACAATAAAATCAATCATGTCCTTTGCTAAAATTTCTTTTTGTTCTAAAGAAATATCTGGTATTGGCATAGACAATATAACCTAATAATCTAGAATGTTTTTGCGAGGAGGGTAAAATGATAAAAATCCAAGTGTTACATCTCCATCTAGTGATTCCGCTCGGTAAATTACTTCTGGATTGTTGTCATATAATAACATAAAAATTCTCCTTTCCAAGAACTATTATTCCTTTTAATGTTGAAAAATAAAATAATAAAATTGATTATATATGCCCATTTACAATTAAAAATTAGTTAGGCCATTTTTAGTTTTGGGTTTTCGGCCCTTTCGACTGAGGCCGGCCGGAGCAGGTCTATTGCTCTTATAAATGAGCAAAAAAAAATCCCTCCCGATTTCTCGGAAGGGAAAAGAGACCGATTAGTGAATAACGGCGTAGCGCTCGCTGTTCAGCCTCTCCATCATCAGGTCATCACTGCTTAGGTTGGCGACTCTTAATGAGATTACTGTTAAAGATACGAGCATTCTCATTATAGGTTTCACATTCTTTGATAAAGGCATCATAACGAGCCTTTTTACCAGCCTGTGCCTTTTCATACATTTCAGTCATATAATTGACTTTATCCATATTCAAGGCATATTTACCACGAGCAGGCTTAACCAGATAGCCAAACTCATAAAGTTTATTAAACATATAACTGCTTGTGGTAGAGTCTTTAGCAGCATTAAACTCAGCTGGAGTAAATACTTTATCAGTGCCGCCGCATTTTCAATTAGCGGATACACTCATAACGAGGGGAGTCCAGCTTCTCAAACATCAAATCCAGACCAGTCTTGCCGGACATAATCTGCTCGAAGATGGAAGGAGACATACCAGACACATAGGAAATGTTGCCAACTCCAATGTCCTCGGCATGGAAGCAACGGGTTGCCTTGTCAACAACCTCATAAGGATACAGGTCCTTGGCATTAACCTTGGTAGTAGTATCCTTTGCGAAATCCGCATAAGTCTTAACCTCGGGATTGCGCTTCATACGCTCAATGTCATGACGAGCAAAGGCGTTCTTATACTTTAGACCTGCCTTGGAAGGAATCTTGTCGAACTCGATTTCATCCCAACGACCCTCAGACATCAGACGCTCCAGGACGTTGATGCGGGCACGCAGAACAGACAGAGTCTTACGATACTGCTTGGGAGTCATACCCATAAAGGCACGAACCTTTGCGGCAGTCTTACGAGTCTTAGCAGAGCTGGTGTTCTCGGAAGGCATCCACTTACCCAGCAGAGAGGGAGTCTTACACTGGACGTCCAGAGCCAGCTGGTGCTTAACGATGTTCAGAGCCTGGGTCTCCAGAGGAGTACCGATGAACACGAACAGGTCATCCCAGCGACCGAACTCAGGAACGTGAATCAGGTTGCGCTGCATAGCGTCGGTATTGTAGGAAGCCAGCCACTTGGTCGCAACACGGAAGAAACGACGCTCACCCTGGCCACCACGCACGTCACGGATGTAGAACAGACACTTCAGCGCATAGGTAGGATCCTCGGCGAAGGCGTTCTTGAACAGCAGGATAACATCCTCGTCAGAACGAGTACGGTAGGCCGCACCCATGGCGAAGAGATCCAGCAGAGCATTCATAGTAGACTTGTGGGTAACTGCACCATTCTCAGTCAGAGTGTAGTTGGTAGCAGTCTTCATTCCATTCAGAAATGCATTACTCATAGCAAATTTCTCCTTTTTCTCATTGTTTCCTCTTGGACAAGAGGAATTATTTTGTAGGTGATTTCTTTCTCATTTACCTTACATATATATTATATCATATTTTTTTGAAAAAATCAAATATGATAGTTTGAGCGGGACCCAGGCCATCCGCTCGGACAACCTGGGCGGCCGCGATTAAGTGCCGTGTCGATGATGATGACATTCAGTACAAAGCATTACTCCATTTGCAAGCTCAGTAGTGCCACCTTGACGCCAAGACTGAATATGATGAGCATGCATATCAGCCATAGCAAATGACTGCCCGCAATCGGGACAAATACCGTTTTGTCTATTGTAGAGTAATTTACGCTGACTATCAGTAAATTTACGATGTGTCAGTAACTGCTCATTTTTAGTAATACAATACTCAACGATAGCAGCTTTCGTACAGGTCAATTCCTTAGCAAGCTTAGCGCTGAATAATTCCTTGAGTAGATCAGCAATTTCGCTGGGATCTAACTCCTCATCTTTGTACTTGTTATATAGCCAGCCCCATTCAACAGTTTTAAAGCCGTCATCATAATATTCAAAATTGGCTTTAGTCCATGCAACTACTTCATTGAAATAATTCCACAAATCAGAAGCATCTGCATCATTCATATGCTGTTCCATGTACGCGCAAATTGCTTCATCACTCTTATCATTGACTCGCCAATAGATTACTTGCTCCAAAAGCTCTTGTCGGTTTGCATCTTTTTTACTGTATTTCTTAAACAAAACCTCTGCAGGGCAGGAACCATTTTTACTTGCTCGACTAAAATATCTCTTAGCGTCTGTTAGCCACACGCTAGTGTGATTGGCATTGCGGATTTCTTGTGCAGACAATTGTGCACCAGCGATATTGATACGATTAAACCAATCTAACCGCTCTCTCTTGGTGCCTTTGCACAGATAAACCTCAATTTCATAATCAAGCAATGCTTCAGCTAAATCTGGATCATACTGTTCAAGGATGTCAAAATATGTTTCTTTGCCATTTCTCAACCAGTTTGCTTTAAAACTGGTCTGAGTTGTATCACCAGAAATAAAATCACACAAACTGATAGTTCTTTGCTGACCATCGAGACAATCATAAGTACCATCTTCGTTATCTACCCAATACATAATGCTGAGAGGGAGATTTGCCAATGCAGTATCAATTACTGCATTGGCCTGTTCACGGTTATATACGAAAGAACGCTGGAATTCTGGACGGACACACAATTTACCGCCATAGGCATAAACGCCACGCTCTTCATTGGTATCGGAATTATTTACATAGCCGGCGCACAAATCACGCACTTTAACAAAAATGCGTTCAGTTTTCATATTATTCCGCTGAAACATATGTAGATCTCCTTTTAAGACTTTTTATGTCGGATCAAGATTCTAAAATATTTAGTCTGCCCATCAACAGTAGGACCGTTCCAAGTTTTAGTTTTACCAGTCTTACTATCTTGATAAGTGGTAGGAGTACCACAGATTAAACCATGCTCATAATCTGGATGAGCATATCCATTGAAACCTCCAACCAGTTCAAACTGATCAGGATTATATTTATCAATAAAGGAAATAGGAACACCCATTTCTCCATCGTAATTCATTGGAATATCTACAACACGATCCACATTAATCGCGTCATAATTATCGTATTTAGGATGAATGGCGGGATCATAAGTTTTAGTAAGGATCAATTCTTCCTCTCTCTTAGAGGTGGGTAGATTGGTAAACCAACCAATATTACCGAAAGATTTAATAGATCCATCGGGTTGGATAAACTTATGAACTGCATTGTAGCCAGGCCAAATTTCATTTCGCCAAATACGGGTAAAAATTTCCTTATAGGTATAAGCATTTTTACTGCCAATAATAAGGAACTGCTTGTTGTGAGTGAGAATTGTATCAATGAATTCTCTAAACATAGAGAAAGGAGGATTGGTGCAAACAATATCGCACTCTTCCAAAATAGCAATGCACTCAGGACTGCGGAAATCACCATTTCCAGTCAAATCCTCTTGCAAAGCATCGCTATCATCAATGGCGCCGTCGCCAGTGGTATCAGCATCAATCCAAATCTTATATGCCTTGCCATTCTCATCATAATGAGTGGCAATTAGTTTCTTTAGACCAAAAGCATCAAACCGGTTAACAAAGAAAGACCAGAATTCGCTCTTTTTCTCAGCTGGATCATCACAAGGTAGATATACAACCTTATTATAGAAATACTTACGATATTTCATAACCTCAGCTTCGATATCTTCATAGCGAGTATAAAATTCATCATTTTTTACTCTTTTTGCGGTACGTAGATTGGAATTATCGCATCCTTTGGAATTCTCTTCTTCCTCAAGGATTTTCATCAAATCCAAGAAATCATCTACGACTTCATAGCGCACCGGAGAGCCTCCCAGTCGGTTGAGGTATCCATGATTTACAACGCCAGTTAATGTGGCAGGAGCAATTTTTACTCCGCAGGCATCACTCAACTCTTTTGCAGAAAAAGAAGTGAGTAAACAGTGCTGTTTAATGTGTGTTAGTGCAGACCGTCCATTTTCAGTAAGTCCCATAATTAAACATCCTTTCAATTTTTATAGTATATTTATAACCTGCTAAGCAGAATTATATACGATTATTTACATATCGGTCATACTCAGCATACCATTTATAAAATAGTTTGCGAGCGCTCCACCAAGAGAGTCCATCATCCCACTCAATAGGATCGGACACTTGGGAGCCATGCGTGTCGCAAGGCCATACTTCAACAACCCAACCACGATCTGATTTTATCATCAAAACACCGTACAACTTGGGGCCATCTTTGCCCCATCCATAGGTCACATATTTGATTTTATAGCCTTTAAACATACATCATACCTCATTGTTAAATTTGGAGTCAGCGGTGAGATTCGAACTCACGCCATTGAAGGCACGCGGTTTTGCAGACCGGGGTCTTAAGCCACTTGACTACGCTGACATTTATTCTTGCCACTCTTCACATTCTATGCCATTAGAGCGGAAATAATTTTGAATTACAACTCGCTCAGAGCACGGATTATCAGGAGCCTCATGCACAATAAATACTGGAATTGGTTCACCCTCATATCCGACTACTGAACGGACAGCTTCGCATAAATTGCGTGTACGAGTCATAATATCATTGATTTCCAAAAGACTTAGCTGATGAGCATATGCTTTGAGGAAATTACATTGATCGGGATTCTTATCAGAACAACTTCCGCAATTAGATACTGCGGTCGCCACCTTACCGGGCGCGAAGTCGGGCGCCCGCAATCCATTGATAACACCATTCTTATCAATGAACCAATGTCCTTGGTCTCGATTTTGATGATACCATTTGGGGTCCCATAACGCAGTAGAAATAGGAATCATATTCGGTTTGAAAAATCGTATCTTATAGAAATAAGATGTATAAACTTTCATATGCGTCCTCCTCTTGGTGGGCCCCCTGGGTCTCGAACCCAGATAGTCCCGGTTATGAGCCGGGCGCACTAGCCAATTGTACTAAAGGCCCGTGTGAATTGCCTCTTGGCGTGCTGTATTGCGTGTATTACACTAATCCTTCTTCCAAGAGGCTCATATTACCCAGTCACTAGTAAACTGTACCTAATATGATTGCAGTTTTTTGACCGTTCAAGTCTTAGTCTCGGCACTAAGGTTAACCCCTCTTTATTCGTATACTGCCAACCTTGGGAAGAGGCTCCACCAGCACTTCCGGACAAGCCCTGGCTTCATCGCCACCGCATTCCGCGGGATAATGGTGGATACTCGAGGACTCGAACCTCGCTTTTTTCATGTAGCCTTCTGGAGAGACCCCATCCACGCTACACCGGTTTCGCGCACGCAAGGCGACAGTGGGCGTTTATCTCCACATCGCAGTTTTTACTTCCGTACTACTTACATTACTTATCCTCCCTGTGAGGAGCTACCCTGGTGCCCGTTGGGGGATTCGAACCCTCGACACCCTGATTAAGAGTCAGGTGCTCTGACCAGCTGAGCTAAACGGGCGTGGTATATTATCGTAGATAATTGTAATGTTATGCTCTTGGCAATATCCTTTCCAACAACGATAACATCTTTGCTCTCTTTCTATTGGCTCATAGCAAGTTGTTGCCACAGTGCATAAACATATTGTAGGGCATCTATGATTATCAATTTCCTTGTCAATATTGATTTCCATAGGATTTTCCCCTTTCTTTATCTTACATATATATTATAACATATTTTTTTATAAAAATCAAATAAAATAAAAAACAGCGAATAAGGCTAATCTTTGGACTTAGGTCGGATCTGATTTCCAGATATCCGATTGCCACTTAGTTCCAACTGTAAAACCTTATTCGCACCCCATAGGGCGGTCTCGAGGAATTTCTCCCAGTGCACTAAGGCGAGACCGGTCGAGCAATAATGACTTGGTGCGCCGCCTGGGATTCGAACCCAGGACACCCGCCTTTTTCAGTCATTCGATGAAAGTATCTTCAAGTTTGAAATCTTTTGCGAAATTGATATTCTTAGTCTGACCATTCTTTGTAGGCTTTAAACGCAATCTACAAGAACGACTACCAGCTTTATCAACTGGAACAAGATAGCACTGATGATTATGCATTGTAGCAAAATAATCAATGTCATCCGCAGAATAAGATTGATATACTGTCTTTTGAGTATTTGTATGAGAGGATTGAGTCTTAAACTCAATATAATCTTCATCTTCACTCAATGATGATGTCTTTACTTGAATACGATATAACTGATGGTTGATATCAACGATAAAGTCATAGCGACTATCAGATACCAAAGGCTTACACACTTGATACCCCAATGTCAAAAACGATTCGGCAACTTGGAGTTCAGTAATTTCACCTTGGAAATGAGTGTTTAACACTTAATTCACCTCCTGGGAAAATACTTTCTTCTCCTGTGTGAAAAGGGCGGTGCTCTGAAACCTGCTGAGCTAGCGGCGCATATGAAGGGAAAAGTGGGATGGGCCTTTTGTTGACCCATCCCGCAAGACATAAGATGTTTCTAAAAAGATCATTCTCTATGTTTGTTTGTCAAATATTGAGTATTATCATTTTGAAAATTTTGCTGTATATGTCTTGTATAAATACTCTCCTTTGGTGGTAACTTTCATTTATGCGATGATGAGTGTCGAGAGCCTCATCACATCTACTACTGATTATCACATTCCCGGAGAGCCGAAAGTTTTTTTAGTAAAACCATTCTTCTTTCTATCATTTAAAAACGCGACTGTTAAGTCATCATAGAAGCTACTTGAAGTAGCGATCTGTACTATTAAGTACAAGCTGGTTTGCTGTATGGCTCTCAGTGTTTCTATAAATAATTACTTTTCCGTCGAGGCCACCTGTTAATAACGGAATTTGCGAGCTAGCCCTCCTCGAGCTTCTATCCGCAATAGACGGACCAGTATCAACACCTGGCGAATTATTTATATGGAGCGGGTAAGGGGAATCGAACCCCTCTATCCTGCTTGGAAGGCAGGCGCACTAGCCGATGTACTACACCCGCAAAGAATGGGGCACTCCGAGGAATGCCCCCGAGAAGATAGGAACTTTAAAGAAAGGGGAGAAGATTTTTTCTTTATTTCCTGTACTATTATTATACCAAAAAATTTTTGAAAAATCAACTCATTTTCTAATGAACCAACGACGATATTCTTGATATGCTTCTTCGCGATCGGGAAATTCGGAATATCTCCAATCCCACTCGTACCATCTTTTGACGAGACTCTCCCAATATTGCTCGAAAGAAGTGCCGACTGTTTCATAGTCGCAAATATCATATTGGCAAAACACCTTTTTGTATGTATTACCTTTAGGATGCTCGTCGATGGGAAGACGGCGCACTTTGCGATTAGCATATCTTTTAAAGAATTTGTCTTTTGTATCACCCGAGCGAGGGGTGTGTTTGAATGATCTACTCATTACTTCTAACCTCCTTTACGGTAGTTAGAAGACACTCAACCTCCACATTGGAAACACATCCTTTCAATAAAGATAAGTGGTGCCGGCGACCGGACTCGAACCGGTACGGGCACAGGCCCAAGGGATTTTAAGTCCCTGGTGTCTACCTATTCCACCACGCCGGCAGATTTACAAGGCTCATTTTTTTTCTCTCAAGCATTACCAATTTTATGTCGGTTAGAAAAAGTGAAATTTGCTGTATGAGCCTTTCTTTATCTTCTATATATATTATATCATATTTTTTTATAAAAATCAACTTTCCGCACAATGGCGGGGGGCCTGGGATTCGAACCCAGCCACAACGGTTTTAGAGACCGCCGCGCTACCGCTACGCTAACCCCCATGGCACCGGCGCTCTGACTCGAACAGAGATATGCGGGGTTAGAGCCCGCCGTCCTAGCCATTGAACGACACCGGAATATTCCACAAGGCACAATTTGATATTTAACGGCGCTCTACCATCTGAGCTACGACCCCTATATGGCAGGGGCGGTAGGATTCGAACCTACGACTTCCGGCTTGGCAGGCTTAATCAATAAATTGCTGTTTATGCCTTTATCTTATATTATATTATATCAAAAATTTTTTATAAAGTCAATTATTGGGTTGAGGCAAATCTTCCCAGATAGTAGATTCTTCAACGCAATCACACTCAATAATTGCGTCATCATTTACCGCCTTAGAATACCAGAGTTTGTCGCTACCAAGAATATAAGTTCTTTTTTCTTGAATAACATATACTTCACTACCCATAGCGAGTTCTGCTACCTTTAAAAGTTTTACATCATCTGCAGTGTCTGCTACAAATTGAACATAATGAGATTGGTAGCGATTATTCTAAAAAACTTTAATACTAGCCATATTTTCTCATTTTCCTTTCTATAAAAATTTTTTCATTTCGCTAAATTTTTCTTTTATTGCGACCTTTACCTTCAGCAATATAGCGTTTCAAAAATTTACACCCCGAACAACCATTTCGATTTTTACAACACCAACAACCATCTGTGTCGGGCCAAAAGTAACGAGGAGGCTGCGGCCGCATCTTGCGGTGCCCCATTATGCGTAACGATTGCGCTTGTGTTTAGGCGCAAAATAACCGGCTTCGCGCAAATCTTCATCCATAGCAACTACCTTCCGCAAATCGGAGGCACGATAAAGAATTGCTTGATTATAGTTTCCGCTTCTGTGTCTCTTGGAACCCTTGTTGCGAGTTTTGGTATTGCAATCGGGACAAGAACAATGGATTTTGTTTTTTGAATACTGATGGAGATTATTATACCAAGGAACAGGTTTTCCATCATTATAACTGGTTTTGTGCTGAATGTCAATTCTACGCTTTCTCTTGGCTTTACGAATTGATACATCTCTATTATAAGCACCAATCAAATCACATCATCCTCTCTATTTAGTTTAGGCTCAGTCGGTTTGGGCGGGTAGCACCAAACATCTCCTCGACGTCGACGAAGGTATTCTTCTTCTTGAACTACAACTGATGGCGGACAGGGAGGGATTCGAACCCCCGGAGCATTACGCCCGCCGGTTTTCAAGACCGGTGTAATAAGCCAGACTCTACCACCTGTCCATCTCTATTGAAGGGGCATAGCGCCCCTTCTATCGAATTACATCTTTGCCAGAATCTTCTGGAGATCACTCTGAGCTTCACAAACCTCAGCACAGGCATCAGCATTGTATTGAGCCATATCATCAACATACTTCTGGGCCATCTTCAGCTGCTCATGAGCCTTCTTCAGCAAGCGAGCGGAACGAGCCTGACGCTTGCGGGCGATCTTCTCAGCGCAGCGGGCAATAGCCAACTTCTTGCCCTTCTCTTCATCGTAGGTATCATTCTCGTGAACGATTGCATTTCCCTTTACAACCTTACCGGCGTAAGTGGAATAAGCGATGATTTCAGTGGTCTTGTAGTCCTTATGCTGATGCACAACAATATTGTACTTTTCAACTGGATATCTCATTTTCTTCACCTTTTACTCTTTTTTATTTGTGGGAGTGTCAAAAAGGGTAACTCGTAAGTTTGCTCCCAGAACGAGTTTTCACCATTGGAGCCCCGACCCGGACTTGAACCGAGAACGGAGGATTACAAATCCACTGTTTTACCGATTGAACTATCGGGGCATAAACAAGACCCTTTTCATTTATTACGCGGATTCGAACCGCTAAATTTTCATTTGAAGTAAAAATTATTATCCAAGAAAAAAGATTGCAGGAAGGGTCTTTTTTTATTTATTTTCATTTCTTATGTATATATTATACAAAAAAATTTTATAAAAATCAAGTGCGGACGGGTCGCCCAAATCCGCTGACAAGCACACTATTGCGCGCTTTACGGACGGGCGGCCGCAAGAAAAAACCCATATTGAATTTCAAACTCTACCTACTCCATATGCGCTAACGGTCTTTCCGTCGCCATATGCTACCACCTAACGCTCATACTTTGTCGGGTTTGTATCCGTGTTGTGACAAAATTGAGGTATTTTTACTTTCCATCGGTATTGTTTTCGATCCAATATGGATTTTCCACTCAAAATCAATCTTTCGCTTTTCATCGCCTTACCTCAGTATTGGGCTATATTACCGAGCGCTACTCAATCAAGAATGAGATTTTTATACTTTTATGTAATCATATAGCAGTTGCGAGTCTGTATCATTATCGCTACCCAATCTCACCTACTTATTTCGCAGTAGGGGCGCCTGGACTTAATCTTCATATTCGGAACCCGACTCAGTTTATGCTCCAGGGACCTTACAGCAGAGGGATAATTTGCTTACAACATAGACCGTAGACTATGAAGAAGAAATTATCGTAATATCAATTCATACAACTACTGCAATCTGATTATTCAACCAGACCGGTCAAAAGAGAAATCAGCAAACTCTTACCTTATCTAACGCAATAAGGAGCGTTGAATTAGATGTCTGATACGTATCAGCACGGGCCGGGATGTATCGTTTCACCACAGTCACCAGGCGAAAGGAAAAAACCTCACCTAATCCAAATGCCACCAAGAACCTTCAGCCATAGGAGCAGTTCTCACGTCATTACCCTAACGAGGATTTGGGAACTCATTTCTGAGCTTTGCATCGTACCCCGCCTATATTCGCAGCGAATGGCATTCTATTTGATTGTAGAAGTTTTTGGAAGAGAACGATAACTCTAAGCGTTTCATTTTGACTTGTACGCATAACTATGTCTAGGCATGGAGCCTATGGTGGGCCAGGTAGGACTTGAACCTACAATGTCATACGAACCCGATTTACAGTCGGGGGTGGTACCAATTACACTCTACTGACCCATATGGTATTACAAAGACACCATATATTGATAAGTTTGGAAACCTTGTCCATTTGCAGATTTTTGAGTACGCAAAGAAATTTGTTTACTTACTCCATAATCTCGCAAATCTTGCACTGGAATAACATACATATGCATTTCGCCATCTAAGCAGAACAAATAATCAACAGGATGATTTAGTACAGAATCATAAACACTACCTTTTGTGCCACCCGCACTCTTCATAGAAACTACATTATCAGCACTGCCAGTTGCTTTACATTGAACGGTTTTGAACTCACCGTCTTTTTCAATAACTAAATCATACCATTGAGTATCATTTAGAGGCACATTTACTGTATATCCATTGGCTCCAAAATAAGCGATTGCTATCGCCATACCAGCGCGACCCTTATCACGATTAGTTTCAAATAACATAATAAAAACCTCTTTTCTTTTAGTTTCTACTATACTTCAAAACCAAATCAAATAAATTATCCAACGCCGGCCACGGTGTCCGCCGAAATATATAATGCCTTGTCAAAGTATATGTCTAACCTCAGCTTTGACTACCTACCGGTCTGCGCTCGTCCCGGGTGGAACCCAGATCGCTTAGACACTTCCCGACGCATCGTGAAAACGGGTCCGGTGCAGGCACCGGTCCTTGGAGGCTCAATACGTCACGCGAGGACTTTCGCTATAGCCTTGTTCAACAAAAAAGTTATTTATACGCAGTAGCGGCTAACTCTACTACAACAATAACCTTGGGCCGTGGTGAGGGACCTTGGACTTGAACCAAGAAGCCAATAAGGCGCCGGATTTACTGTCCGATTTGAATTGCTGTTAGCGGCTTTAGACCAAGACACTATTCGTTTCCGGTCCGGTGCGTCTACCAATTCCGCCAGTCCACTCATATTGAGAACTTTGAAAAGTTTTGCTGTCCTTCGACATACTCTCTATAACCTTCACCTATATTCGATCACTAGGGAGACAAGTCTGAGCTCAAGGGAGCGACCCTTAAACTTCTTGCCCCAGCTCCTACTGGAGCCAAGTCCTACACAGGGTTGTTTACCTGTAACTTTCACCCGCCATTCAGAATTATTTGATAATTTTTGCTATTACCCAAATACACTAAACAGCAATTTCTTTCTTCTCGTCATTGCGATAGGGCTACTCGTACCCCGACCTTACCTTATAGCCCGATTACTCGGACATCAACGCAGACTCTCTTATTGGTATACTATGGTTTGAAACAGTCACCAGCTAATCCCTAACATAGCTTATTCCCCACAGGGGCGTCTATTGCGAGAGCGATAAGACGGTATCTTTAGATGCGATTATCTTTGCACTCCTCTCCATCCAGGCCCCTCCGTTCGGAGGGCGGCCCGCACACATCACTGTATGCAGATCTACCTATTACTGGCTATCGTCAGTAAATTGCTTTTCGGACTCCTGGCGCCCACGGGCAGGATGAGGATCTCGGCACGATGGTATTCGTTCTTCACCGAGGTGCAAAACTTTTCAAGGTTCAAACTGATATTAGTCGAAATCGCAACCACCAGGCTTACTCAGCGGAGGGTTATCAGTTATCGGTTGCTTCAAGGCAGGTTTAATCGTTTTCTAGAATGGAGCGTCAAGAAATGGATTATGATTGCTGTGTCTGCCTTTCTTTATCTTACATATATATTATATCATATTTTTTTTATAAAATCAAGTTTATTTCATAAACCCAACTTTATCGTGCATGGGAGCAAAGGTTTTGATATTCTTATGCGTCATAACGCCCAAGAGAAAATCATTGCCGTCAACCTCTTTGATATAAATACGAGAGGTATCAACAGTTACTGCGGAACGACCTTTTGGACGCGTCAACAACTTTGCAGAATGTTCGAGGCGTTTCATATCAATAGTATTCAATTCTAATCGACCTTGGCTACCAATGATAACAAATAAGGGTAAACCATCTTGGAGAAGTGGCTTAGCATCAGCGATCTTACCACACCAATTCATATGATATTCATCGTGAATATCAGTGATAATCAAATGAGTTTTGATTGAAATTTCTTCCATATGCACACCTCACTTGAATGAGTCAAAGAAATCCAGTATGTCTTGATTATCCTCTCTCGTATTGACATCTTCGCTACGAGGAGCGGGCTTGGATTTACGATATGGATTCTTCTCTCCCCAACAACTGGCAAGATGTTTCACAATATCACTTTCTTTTTCAAATTCCCGCAAACAAATAGGACAAATAAACATTTGAATTTCTCCTTTGACTTTATATAAATATTATATCATATTTTTTTATAAAAGTCAAAAAAGATTTTTGGTGGAGAGTCATTGTATCCCGTTGCCTCTCCATCCGGTCGCTCGATCACATTTCGGTTTTTGGTCTGGTTGACCGCAAACCAGCCTCATGTGTTATTACACCAAAGGTCCGTCGCGCGCACCGCACCACTCATTATAGGATTGCTACTTCTAAGCCCACCTTTGAGGTTTTCAGAGATTTACCTCTTGGTTCCGTCCAAGAGCACTCTTACTTATGGTAACTCATAGGTTCGACGTCTTTTCGCATTTCTGGGACAGGAGCCGATTAGGGACGTAACGCCTTAGCCCACTATGAGTTTGGCTGGGGGTAAAGGACTTGAACCTTTAACTTTCAGAGTCAGAATCTGACGCTCTGCCAATTGAACTAACCCCCAATATTTTTATAATAAATATTCATCAATAGAAATACCCTTATTTCTTTCTAAAAAATGAAATTCTCGATGACAATTAGCACATAAAATAACACATTTTTGCATCTCTTGGGCAATAGCTTCTTGTGTTCTATGATTTCTAATCATTTGAGCAATATCATATTCTTTTTCATCGGGGTTTCGATGATGAAAATCTAATGCTTCAATGCATTTATTATAGCCACATTTCTAACAACCACCAAAAGAAAATTTCATAGCATCAACCTATTCTCGTTTTTTATCATAATCTTTTCGCATTGTTGCATTATGGCATTTTTTACATTCTGATCTGCGTGTTCCAGCAGCCTTATTACGCCAATGAAATTCTTCTATTGGCAATTCTAATTTACATTTAGTACAAACCTTAGTAGTCATATAACCACTCCTTTCATTTATATATGAAAAATAAGAGTGAGTCATAAATCTTTTCTGACCAAAGATCGGATAGACTAAAGGGGAATATATACTAGACGCACTTTCAAATTCCTCTAAAATGAGCGGGGAAGAAAAAAGATTGCTGGTTGCGTCTGTTGTGAACGCATGAAGAAACTGTGGCTGGGGGTGAGAGAATCGAACTCCCATCTCCAGAGTCAAAGTCTGGCGAATTGACCGTTATTCAGAACCCCCAATATACAAGGCACCTTTTAGTTGCACTACCTATTGTGCGATTCTCGAAAAAAATGGCTCGAAAAATGGGACTTGAACCCATAACATACTAAATGTATATTTGCTGTGTGTGCCTTATTTATATTACGAGTGCCAGAAGAAGTAAGAATGCTTCGACTGCGCTTTATAAATTCCAGAAGTAGGTTGTTTCTGCTTATCTACGAAACAAAAATACCAATCATCATCAGAATGGTACTTTACGCACATAATATCCCTACCGAAGTATTGGGAATGTGCGATTTTGAACTTATGTGTATCACTCATTGATTGGTAATCTCCTCATAGAAATCTTTGAGTAACTGCATCCGACGATGCAAATCTTCATCGGGAAGATATTTGAATGCCTCAAACTGTTTAGGAACTTGTGTACCAGTCCAGGCCGCACTCAAAACTAATCCGTAGGCGGCGATGGCATTGCCGATCTCCTTAATGAGATCATCAGTCATTTGAATTTGGACTTCGTAAGTCACCACAAATCCTCCGAATATAATGGATAAGCATTGATATGCTCTTGGTCTTCAGACATCTTCTTATAAATGTCAGAATCTTTTAACATCTGACCGGAACGAAATGCCATCTGCGCGGCGTCATAGCGATCAACGAACTGATCATCATCGGTTAAGAAACCTTGAATGGCGCCAACCTTGTGATATTCTAAGCCGTGCTTATACATCAATTCCAGTATATTGCAATGGCGCTTGCCGCACATAATCTGATAGTAATCAGAATCAAGTGGTTTAAACTTGATTGCGGCCGCTACTAACTTAGGCATTGAATTTCATTCCTTTCTTTATCTTATAGATATATTATATCATATTTTTTTATAAAAATCAAATAAGATATAAAGGACTAGGCACATCTAAAAGACTTTTTTATGCTTGTTTTGGAGACAAGTGAGTTTACCATTTCTCAATCTGCCCGAGTGGGCGGAGTAGGACTCGAACCTACAATTATTCTTTAATAGAATAAAATTGCTGTGTGTGCCTATGTAATTTGATATAAAACCCAGAGTCCCGTAGGCGAAGGTAGCATATGTCTACCCATCTGAGTATGATCTGGTCTGAATGAAAGGACTTGAACCTTCGGCCTCTACCACCCCAAGGTAGCGCTCTAGCCAAACTGAGCTACATCCAGATATATGGCAGGCTGAAAACTACTCCCTGCCGGTCGGGCATAACTCCGAAGTTGTTAGTATATGCGATTGGGTCGGACAACCCTATGACTTAGCGATAGCAAACCTCATTGAGGCTGGTCCGAGTGGAGAGACTCGAACTCTCGGCCTCGTGATCCCAAATCACGCGCTCTAGCCAAACTGAGCTACACCCGGATATAATTGGTCGGGATAGGTGGGATCGAACCACCGACCTTACGATTATCAGTCGTACGCTCTAACCATCTGAGCTATATCCCGTTATTCAAGGCTCAAGCTTTTACTAAAGAAGCGGGAATCCAACCCGCGATTTTTCCGTGGAAGGGAAATGTCCTAGCATTAGACTATTCTTCTAAGCGAAGTTTGCTGTAAGAGCCTTTAGTATGAGAAACTATATCCGATAGTTCCTTTACTTGTATATATATTATAACAAATTTTTTGAAAATTGTCAAATTGTCGTTATGGGCCACCTCAACCATAACAACGAGCCCACCTTATTCCGATCCTATTGGGCCCATCCCCGTATTCGGATTAGCGGTCATCCGCAGAGGTTCCGAAAGACCTCGATGGTACGGGTTGAGGGACTCGAACCCCCGGCCTACTGGTTCGTAGCCAGTTACTCTATCCAACTGAGCTAAACCCGCATATGGTGCGGTTTTCCGCACTTAGGAATTTGCGTATTTCTGTAAAAAAGCAGAGAACTTATCAGCATTAGCGTGGTCGCCAACAACGATATTGACATCCTTGCCTAAAATGGTAAATAAACCAAGCAGGCTTCGAGCATCAAGCTGACCATATGAGGTACTGATGTAAATAGGGAAATCTTCCTTACTTGCCAATTCGCTAAAACGGAATAAATCCTCTTGAGTTTCAAACTTTACAGGCTGAATCACAAAACTCACCCCTTTTCATCTATTGGTACCCCAGAAGGGACTCGAACCCCTGACACTGGGATTAGAAATCCCATGCTCTATCCAACTGAGCTACTGGGGCGTAAAAAAACTAGACAGAATTACATTAAACATTTCTTAAACCCAATATAAGCGTTTTGTGTAAAAAGTAATTTGCTGTGTCTGTCTAATATGGGGTGAGTGAGCGGACTTGAACCGCCGATCTCCAGAGCCACAATCTGGCGCTTTAACCAACTAAGCTACACTCACATGGAGCGGCTGACGGGGTTCGAACCCGCGACCTTCTGAATGGCAATCAGATGCTCTACCAGCTGAGCCACAGCCGCATATGGTATCTCCGTAGCCAGCGCAGGTCCAGTGCGCTTGTGCCTCACCCAATATGCACCTCCACCCAAATTTCCGGGCATCTACAGTGTGGGAACTTTTTATCTATGTTGGCAAATGGAACCAACTACGGAGAGTGGTGCGGGATAACGGATTCGAACCGCTGACCCCATGCTTGTAAGGCATATGCTCTAACCAGCTGAGCTAATCCCGCATATATCATAGTGATTGAGTAGCTAATTCTTTCACTATGACACTCTATATAGATTTTGTGCGTGTATACCGCACTCGATGCAGTTTGTGGGGCTCGAACCCACTCGGACCATCAACTGCATATGAGCGTTTTCTTTCAGATTTCTCCTACTCTGTCTTGTGGAAACCGCACAACCCTAGATTAGACTCCACAACACTACTGAAAACAGTCCAATGTATTGCTTCAACGTCGCGCCGAACCTATCTTGTAGTCGGCTCACTTCATTCAAGAAGTCGCTGGAGGCCCGAGTCGGATTCGAACCGACGACCTGCTGATTACTAATCAGCTGCTCTGACCAACTGAGCTATCGGGCCATTGGAGAGGGTTTGTTTACTAACTAATAACCGCATTGAGGTAACGACTGCTCAAGTGTTACGAGTGTTCGACTTTTAGGAACAGTTCGTTACTCTGCCCTTATGGGGAAAACCTTCGAACCCCATTGATGGTTTCAATGCCTTGGCGAACGCATCATACCAAAGCCTACGGAGTTACCAAAAACCGAGCGGTGATCGGCCGCATACTGGCGGAGGGGGTGGGACTCGAACCCACACACGGTTGCCCGTGACCGGTTTTCTAGACCGGAGCAGTGCCAATTATGCTTACCCCTCCATATAAGATCGGAGACTTTGGCCTATGTGGTCTCCAAAATGTCTTATACGCAATGTACCAGGTTGGCTTCTTAGGCGTCCTAGATTTCCTACTCAAGCATATGACCTCTTTTTCGGTGTATTCCTCATCTTATACGATACATCACTGATAAACTTGTACTTCGTTTATTTTGGCGGAGCGACCGGGACTCGAACCCAGACTACCCTCGCAGGTAGGGAGGATTAGCAATCCTCTGGGATACCATTACCCCACCGCTCCGAATAATATTCAATAAACAAGAAGCGGGAGAGTAAAAAACAAACTCGACCGAGCCTAGATGTAAAAACTCTCTCCCGCGAAGGTAGTTTTTGTTTCTATATATTTCGGAATATATAGAAAGAGTACATTTCCCACAGCCATACCTGCTTTATACATTATGAGGAGGCATAACAATATGAAAACAAACAACAAAGGCAGAAAACCAAAATGAAGGGTGGTATGGATCCTCTGGTGTGGGTCTTTCGGTAAATTAGGTTTACCAATCCAAGTGATAGGGTTTTTGTAACAGTTTCCTATCCAACTGATGGTGCCCCAGGACGGGTTCGAACCGCCGACGCTAGGAGCTTCAATCCTACGCTCTACCAACTGAGCTACCGGGGCATAAACTAGGCGCATAAAGAAAAGATTGAGGGAATTGAACCCACTACACATTGTTTAACAGACAATTGCTCTACCAAATGAGCTAAATTTTTTCTAAAAGAAAAATTGCTGTGTGCGCCTAAATATATCACCTAAAGGAGAGTTGCCTATGCACAACCCTGGTTGCGGTGGGTGGGACTCGAACCCACGATTTCCAGCTTATGAGGCTGGCGACTTAGCCACTTGTCTACCCCGCAATGGATGCAGAGGGTGGATTCGAACCACCGTTCTCCAGCTTATGAGGCTAGCGAGATCGGCCTCTTCTCTACTCTGCAATATACAAGGGGGAATATTTTTCCGGTCGGAGCCCCCACGACCGCACATGAAAGGAAATGAAAACCGCAATCAGCGGTTGGTAAATAATTACAAATATTTTTCCGTTACAGCTGATTGGAAAAATACCTACTCGGTGGTCAGCCTTTTGGAAGAAGTGTGTATAGAGATTGTCGCGATCCACTTCAGCTCTCTACTGCCTCATCGCTCTTAGTCTATGCCCCACCACAGAACATAGAACCCACGGTATCTCATTGTAATTATTCTGGTCCCTCTGAGTGGGCTCGAACCACTGACCTGCCGGGTATGAACCGGCCGCTCTGACCAACTGAGCTACATAGGGATATGAAAATGTTGGGTAGCTGCCCTTGTAAGCACGGTACGTCGGCTAAGGCACACATTGAGTACCTACAACAGTTTATAACCAAAAAACCGTTGCCAAACAAAGCGATTCTTTCGTCTCCTCTTCCACGCCCGATTTTTCCGCTACGAGGTATCGGGAACATACCTTTATGGCGACACCTACGGGACTTGAACCCGTGACCTCCGGCGTGACAGGCCGGCGTTCTAACCAACTGAACTAAGGTGCCATATAAGTGGTGAGATTGGTGCAAGGCTCTCACCAAGCCCCAGTATGGGTTATATACCACGGAGGTATTGGCAGCTTCGACGGGGATCGAACCCGCGATCTCCAGTGTGACAAACTGGCGAGCACTCCGCTGCTCCACGAAGCTATATGTAAGATACTAAAGGCTAAGCGGATACATTTTTCAGAACCACTTTAAAGGCGTAGGAAACCCAACCTCACTTACCTCACCTACTTAGCCGGGCGATTGGACCTGACCCGTTTCAGTATCTTTTTAGTGTAAGTTTACTTTGCTTCTTTATATAGCGTTTTCCACTAAGCCACATATCTAACGCTGTTTGTCTATGACGCACATTGTTTTGCCGGTGGTAGTTTAACTTACAAATCCATGTTAACGCTTTTATCAATGCCGCCCAAGAGGGCTGCTGGTGACCCCACGGAGAATCGAACTCCGGTTTCGAGCTTGAGAGGCTCGCGTCCTAGACCGCTAGACGACGGGGCCATAAAGGAGGGCGACTTTGTCTTCTGTCCTCGGAGCGCGACTCCGGTGGGATTTCAACCCACGATTCCCTCTATAAAAATGTTTTTCGACAGCTTCTTCATCTTCTACGGCTTCCTACTTCATTATAGCCGGAATTCTGCGCTTAGGTACTGTTGTATCTACCCACGTAGCCCTCTTGCTTGAGGGGAGAAGAAATATGGACTATTCCAACTTATCCACTTTACTATCTAAAGCCTTTTTGTCAAAGGGCAGTTGGCTACCCAAAGTCCGGGACAAGGGAACGAGGACCCAGCTTTTTACGATGTCCCATATCTGCAGGATTCTACCTTAACCTGCCGGTAGTTGTGATTTCAGCTGACACAACCAGCTACGGGGAATATCCCCGATCCTCCTTGGTGGACCCGTCCTATGAGTAGCGATCTCATAGTCAATCTCCTCTTTCCAGTTGCGGAGCCAGCCCAGATGGGAATGCAGGCGATACTCGCGATTATCGCTCTAACGGGTCTGCTTTATAATTGTTTTCGCACCCGGCGCATAATAAGGACCATGCACTGAAACCCACGACTCATTGTGCAGGTAATCGCTCCTGCCGGTCTGTTGTTAGTCAGGCTAACCGCAACCTCAATGGTGACCCCAGGGAGGCTCGAACTCCCATTTACAGCGTGAAAGGCTGTTGTCACTGACCTATTAGACGATGGGGCCAAATTACTCTTCGTCTTGGTAGCGAGGATCTTCAAACTGGTCATTGTAGTTGATAATCTCTGCCAATTCATCGGATTGGATTTGAGTATCGAAATCATCAATCTTTTTCATTTTGATTACCTCTCTTCCTTTATCTTACATATATATTATAACATATTTTTTTATAAAAATCAAGGAAGATTTTTTTTACTAGACACCATTTTTGCTACGGCACGGACTGGGGACTCGAACCCCAATCTTCTCCTTTGAAGGGAGATGCTCTCACCCTTTGTTGACCGGTAAAGCGATCTCGGGTCTATATCCAGTTAAGCTAGTCTGCGAATCACAATTTCTTGCGGTCGATGTCTAAATGGTTTGGAAAAGGAGGTCTAAATAGACCTGGTGGACCGTATCGGATTTGAACCGATCTGCCGTCCTGTCTGCCAGACAGGTGACCACCCCAAGCAGTCCCACAGCCCAAATATTGCCCTCCAATAGTCTGCGCAGTATTATTGGAGGATGAGGGTTTTGAGTCTTATACGCCCACAACTATATTGGTGAGTGCGACGGGATCCTCCCCCGCAAGCCAAGCGTCCAGGCCCGGCACCCCGTTGTCCGGAGCGCGTTTAGTTTTATTTTTCGCCACACACTCTGTGATAAATCACACATACCTCAACAAGTCCTGCTTGCGCTTCACAGGTTTATATGTCGCGAGTAGGGGCGTACCGAACTCCGCATATCCAGGACTCTACTTTCCTGCCATCTTGTTTTGATAAAAAATCAGAGAACCGGACCAAACTCTGCGTGTGCCCCTCAGCTAGGCGGTGATTGAGCCTTTCCGCTTTACTCACACACTTTATATCACTCTTATACCTCGGTTTTTGCCGTGCATACCACGGTGGTTAGTATAATACCGTTCCCGAACCCTCATGCATTTTTTACGAGCTCTCAGTTTTTTATAGGCCAGCCAGGAGTTAGCTACCGGATATTATACTATGGTGCCCTCGGCGGGACTTGAACCCGCACGCCCTTTCGGACCTTAGATTCTGAGTCTAAGAAGTCTACCAGTTCCATCACAAGGGCATATGAACCAAGAGCGTTCTGGACCTGCCTAAACTACTCGGCCGAAGGAAGGATTTGAACCTCCGTCTCTCTTGGTGCGAGTGAAAAAAGAGGGTTGCAACTAATCCGCATCTGCCTGCTGCCGTACGCGCGTTGCCTGGTATTGGTAGCTACACTCACAGGTCGCCTACTGTCGCTCCACATTCTTTATTTTTCGGATTCCTCTTATGGTGCCTCTGGCGAGACTCGAACTCGCACACCCTTGCGGATACCAGATTCTTAGTCTGGGATGTCTACCAATTCCATCACAAAGGCAAATATAAAAGTAACTAATCGGCTAGGGACTGGTCGTGTCAGTGTGCCGCGGCATAAAGCCCTACTTTCGGTGTCTCGCTCTTAGGACTCACGCACTTACGATTGCGTTTTCAATTTCCTTAGTTACCTTTTGGTGGGGATAGTGGGACTCGAACCCACACGACCTCTCGGTCACCAGATTTTGAGTCTAGCGCGTCTACCGATTCCACCATATCCCCATATGGCGGTTTTTTAGAGGCTCCGCGAAACCTCGATCTAAAACGCATTTCGAGGGCGTGCACTCCCTCTCCGGCAGCTTCACCGAACAACTCTCACTTACGGCTGGTCGTTGTCACCATCATACACCCGTGCATTCTTAGCGCCCCACACAAGGCCGTCAACTCAATCCGACTAGTCTCCAATCGTCTGGTTTTTCTAGCTTTACCAGCAAACTTCCCTTTCTCGTCTTGAGATTGTAGTTATCGGTCAAACCTCGGGAGTCAGTAAGGGAAAAACCATCTCACAAAAAGACCTATTTAGTGGGCTTCTTTGTATGTAACAGGCCACTTATTAGTATGGCTCTGGCCCCGATTCTCGAAACCCCTAGAGTACGAGGACTTTTTCCGGACAGGAATCGAACCTGCATCACTCCTATTACTGCGAGCGTTCTTGCCTTGTTGAACTACCGGATCTTTTAGTAATAAGCCAATGGACGGACTCGAACCGCCGGCCTGTCCCCTCCTACAGGGACCGCTCTCCCGACTGAGCTACATCAGCATATGGTGGAGCCAGTGGGACTCGAACCCACAACCTACTGCTTGCAAGGCAGTCGCTCTCTCCAGTTGGAGCTATGACCCCATAGACGACCGTCTGGAGAGTTGAACTCCTGTTTCTTACGGGGCGCCATTGCCCCTGCCACCCGGACAGCCATATGGAAATGCAACTTATTTATGTACTGATGGAGTTGCCAACCACCCGCATACATCATATTTTTTTGACTCAAGCTCGTGCTATATGCCCGTAGAGCTGTTTAGTGATTTTTTTCTTCGCACAGGAAAAACCTACAAACCTGTGGTCCGGGTAGAGGGACTCGAACCCATCACGCGGAGCATCGGAACCTAAATCCGACGTGTCTACCAATTCCACCATACCCGGAGATGGAACTGTGATTATGGCAGCCACAGGCCCACATCTACCACAGTGGCTTTTAAGGGATTTTTCTCAGATGATAACCCACCATCTACTCCATGCGAATGAAAGGAGTAGTGTTTAGCTTTGGGTCAGCTAACCGCACATTTGTTGATTGCTGGAATTTTTGCTTTTCCAATAGTTATGGCTTATATTATACAGAGAAGCTACATAACTGGAACCTCTGGAGGTTGGTTTAGTTTAAGGTCTCTCGTCACTCCAACAAACTCGACCTTGGCTGCCCCGGTGGGGCTCGAACCCACGACATCCAGATTAACAGTCTGGCGCTCTACCGACTGAGCTACAGGGCAATATTTAGTTGCCATTTTGGGATGGGTATTCCCCGGTTACATGAGTCCATGGCTAGACCCGGATACTTCTCGCTTGCATCTGCCGTCGTACTTTTGGTCCCACCCAAGGTATACGAGATTCTACCTTTCTGTGTTGATATAACACATATGTAAGGTGAGAAGATGATCGAAGTCCCGGACCAGCTGCTACCTGCGTCAACTTGATGAGAGCTTCTCAGAAATGGATCTTATTCTCAAGTACTTCACCCTCGAGGCATTAGCAGAATGTCGAGTCATTTCTCTTGAGGAGAGTTTTCACATTTCCTTTACCTTACATATATATTATATCATATTTTTTTATAAAAATCAAATAAGCACTTTTGCCCTTGATTTTTATTTTGCCAAGACGGAATTTGACATACGCTGCTCTATCCAGCTGAGCTACGCCCCTCATATCAGGGACCCGAAGGTCCCCTTAGTAGTTCACCTACGCCACCTTGCCAGGTGATGGGAGGGACGGTTGGACTCGAACCAACGACCTGCGGCACCACAAGCTCGTCATAATTGCTGTTACCGTCTTTTTTACAATGGAAAAGGTTGTATGGAGAAAGAAAGCAATCCGTGCATATCACTTTCTTTACCTTACATATATATTATAACATATTTTTTTTGAAAAATCAAGAAAGATTTTTTTATTCAGCAGGATTTTCAGAAGCCTCAGTCAAAAATGCGCCGACCTTATCAATCTCGTCTTCGAACATCATCTGCTCGTAACCAACGACTTTTACGGTCTCCACGATCCCAGGATTCTCTTCGCTGTCGCTGAACTGTAATCCTTCCGGAAGCACGCCGCCGCAAATATCATCGGTCAGATCGCTCCAATCCTCATACAGATAAAAAGGATTGACGACGCCGTCTTCCGCAGCGGTCTTCACCACTTCATCGATCTCGAATACGCCACCACAACAGGAGCAAATTACCTCATCACGGTATGCGATACCACACAGCCAATCTCCCGGATTTTCCGGGTCGGCAAAAACAACTTGCTTTGGTTTATCGAAGTAATATCGTTTTTCCATCGCTATCATTTCCTTTCCTTTATCTTACATAAATATTATAACATATTTTTTTATAAAAATCAAGAAAGACTTTTTAATGGCGATAGTGTCGCTCCGAACGACATCTTTCATTGAGTGTTTCACCCTACAAAGGACTACTCGTTCAATTACTTCCTCCTCGATCCACGGAGGTGGTTTTACCTTAAACTAACTACCGGTGGCAGGGGAGTAGGGATTCGAACCCCAATACACAGTTTTGGAGACTGTAGTCCTAGCCGTTAGACGACTCCCCTATATTTATCTTTCATTCTTTACATATATATTATATCATATTTTTTTATAAAAATCAAATGCGTAAAAAATGGGGAATGTAATTATTCTAAAAATTACATTCCCCATATTGAATAGATTCGCCCAGCCGATCTTATAGGTCAAGCATCTTCATCAGATCATTGACTCTCGCGCGCTCTTCAGGTGAAATCTCTGCAGGCTGATAAGCACCAGCCGCAACCACCACATTGGGTGTATCATCTTCAAAATTGAAGTCGCCGGTCACGGGGGCCGCACTTACTTCAACGGGGACTTTAGGGCAGGTCAAAGAAATGGCGATCTGAACGGTTTCACCACCATCATTAGCCCATACATAAATTTTCTTATCGTATTCACCGATATAATTATCTCCAAAAGCCTGTGCAATTCGCTTCTGGACTTCGATCTTTGCATTAGCACCCTTTGCCATTTCATTTTTCTCCTTTATCACTTATATTGTTCGTAACAATGAGGACACACCATTGCATCATCCCCATCTTCATATGTTATATAATTTGCATCTTCTTTGAAATATGCACTGCCGCAACTATCACAGACAAAACATCTTTCTTGGAAACAGCTGTCACATACGGGTTCATCATATCGACCGACATATGGAGCATCGTCTAAATAGATGCGTCGACCGCAACAAGAGCATGAGCCGTATACATCATTTTCTTCATACCCATATTCCATTTCACAATCATCGCAGCGCATTGTTTCAGGATTCCGAACGACAGCCTGGCCGCAGTGCAAACAAGTGATTTCACCGCCTACAACAATTGGATTATGTCTCAGTCGTTCGGGACTTTCATAGCACCAAGTATCATAAACAGCATAGTATGGAAATTCGTAACAAGTGGAACAAAGAATATCATTGTAATTCATTGCTCCTGGACCCTGTTTCACTACATCATGCAATCCGACTAATTGATTATTGAAAACGATATACTTATCATCAAGAGGTACAGGTTCTGTATCATATGCAGCATCATAAGGCACATAACCATTGACATAATCAGCTCGCCAATTATTATACCTAAATCGACTATATCCTCCAAAAGGATTATCGGAAGGCTGTTGCATTAGATTATTATAAATATTGAGGACTTGCGTAATACCATCAAATGAAGAGAATGGATACTGGCGTCCCGCAAACATAATCTTATCATCTTCAGCAGTATGAATCAACATACGCCATTTCTTCGAGTTCCATTTCACTTCTGGACCGAAGCCCGCAAGAATAACATCATCTGCGCCTTTGAGATATACCATAAATGTGGTAGTATCAACCATATAGCTTAAATTGCCAGCTCGATATTCTCCATCGAGAGCGTGACAACTGCGCCAGTTATATGTATTCTCACTACTACTCAGAAAATCGAGCGGATGAACGGAGAAACACAAAGTACCAACAACCTTATTCTCTTGGATAAGAATACTTGCCATATCTTGCAGATTACGCAATACTTTCTTATCATCCTCAAAAAACTTGAAAGCCTTGATGAGCTTCATACCTTCTGGAATCTGTCTACCAGTAGTATTAGAAACTCGATTATCAAAAAATGAGTCTAAATTTTCATCAATAAAGTGCGCCAAATCGGGATTATGATATGTATCATTTACCTGATTCGCAAACTCCATAATGCGATATTTTTTCGTTTGAGAGTCCAAATGGAACTCAATAGGATTGGGCCATTCATAAATCAAACCGCCAAATCGCTCAATAAACTTTGCCTTAGACGATTCCCAAAGAGTAAATAAATCATCAATCTAAGGACTGGAAATACACTGAGAATAAGCGATTACTTCTCGGAATTGGGATTTGATGTCTTCATACATACTTCTTTTTCGCACTCCTTGCATAATTTCGTAGTAGTCGGAGAAGCGATTTCGAAGGCCTCGCCGCACTCTTCGCACCACTCCACGTTGCCAACAATGCAATCGGGGCAGTAGTATTTTACTTTTCCATCAATTCCCATCACGGGGAATAGTTCATATTCAGAATGAAGTTTCTTGCATTTGCTGCAATGCTGACCGAAGATACTCTGTCTCCACCAAGCAGAGGTAGAAGCAACCACTTCGTCATATACAAAATCTGGAATATCTTTCTCAGATAACATCTTTTTGACTTTACGGATAGTATCAAAAAGCGGATTGACATTCAAAATTTCAGTATGACTATGTTCGTCTTCATAGCCAACAGACAGATTCACACCGACGATCTGCCATTCCGGCATCAAGAAACTAATGTCGGTAAAAGAACCCCATCGTTCACAGAACCCAAAACTCTCAACATAATCCACAAATTCGGGGCAATAACAATCATAGAACACACAATCATTTGTGCCTCGACGATCTAACTGAATCATATATTTAAGTCCTGGAATCGGACAATCGGGATATTTATCACAGATAGCGCAAGCGCCTACGCCGCCATCTTCTTCACCTGTGGTGAGGATAATGGACGGCCGCAAGCCCTCCTGCAATATTTTAATAATGGCGAAAATGCCAGCCCGGTCATCGGCACCAAGACCCTCCGGACTCCACAATACACCTTTACGCTGGTCATAATATAAATCAGATACAGGAGTTTTGAATACAGTATCCATATGAGCGACCAAGGCAATGGGAATATCTCCAATAGCAATAATGTAATCCTTTGTGATAATTACATTCTTGTCATACTTATCTTTGAGATATTGAGACATCGCTCGAACCATTTCTTTCTCAGTCAGAGATACTAATCGTTCAAATAGTCTATAATCTTTTTCACTCAAGACTCGCACAAAGTTTCCTCCTTTTATTTCTTATATTATATTATACCATTTTTTTTTATAAAAATCAATCTTTATCTTCTTGGTTGCGGCGAAGCTTCTCTTTACGCACATTGTCGGCGAAGCGGAAGGCGCTCTCGCACAAACGGCACCCTGAGGTAGACCAGCACCGCTGGCCGCAATCCATTCGAGCTTCTCCCAGCTCTTCTGGAATTGCTCTGTTGTCTACATTGAAATTCAGGTTTTGAATCAATAAGTTCAGGTTGCCAGGCCATGTTTGATTTTCCTTGTAAACATGAAGCAATACTTCTTCTTGCTTCAAATCTACATTTTCAAATTCAAAACATTGTACGCGGGTAGAATACAACTTTGCATCTTCTGGACGCACCCATTGACCGCGTAATCCAGTGCCTACTCCCTGGGCGGCCAAATATGAAGGCTTTGCATTATTGACTACCATACGCACAGGACACTGATCGGTACTACCGTCATAATAGGTATTATTAAACACCTGATCTAAATCAAAGCTCAAAGGTGGACCAACCATCACATATGAAGGATCCAAATCCATAATCATACCTAATTCATAGAATGAGGTAATGGGATAAGGCCAATACCATTTGATATTGTGCTCTTGGAAATCCTTGAAGCGGTCAAGTCTGTGAGAAGCGATGTAAAATTCACTAAACTTCTCACTATACATTTCCCAGGTAGACCACTCATATTCAGCATCTCCTGGCAATTCCAAAATAATTACTTTATCGGGTAACTTCTCAACAAAGTCGAGAATGCGGTCCCGATCGGCATATGCAACCTTGATTTCATCAGCTCGTTTGAGAACTGAATAAGGTTGTCTACCAGATACACAGTAACGCATATAATCACACTCCTTTATTATATTATAACATTTTTTTTCAAGTTTTTCAACTTTTGGAACAAAAAATTTCTAAACCGATTTTCTATTTGGGCGTTTCGGACTTTGCGCGCGTCGCCGGCCGGAGCAGGCTTGTGGAACATTATGTTAGACAATAAAAAAGCCGCCCCTCTCAGCGCTTGTGAGAGGGGCGGGAAGTATTACATCAGACCGAGATTAGTCAGTCACAACGGCACGGTAGGCCTGAACCTTACGAGCCTTGGAAGTCTCGGTAGCGGGAATGGTGACCTGGGTCTTCTCGGCAACACCGGCTTCGACCAGCTTACCCAGACGGTAGGTAACCTTGGATACGGTAGCGTCGGGATTCACGCCGGCGACAGTAGCGGCGATATCGGCGATGACCTGGTACTCATCGGTCAGAGCGTCCTCAACCTGGCCCATCAGAATATCGGCTTCAGCCTTCTTGGCAGCAGCGCGCTCCTTAGCCTTGGCAGCCTTGGCGTCCAGGGCGGCGATCTCCTTGTCGCAGAACGCAGTCACAGTGGCAGCATCGTACTTGCAGGAACCGGTCTCGAAAGTCTCCTTGATAGCTTCATACATTTCACGCTTGGTAATCTTTTCCATAGTTTGCACCTATACCTTTCAAAAATTCTTTTTTTATTTTTTTTCTGCAAGGTTTTTCTCTCTTTACCTTACATATATATTATAACATATTTTTTTTGAAAAATCAATCAATGTACTGCCGAATCAAGGCAATCCTCTCTTCGATGCTCTTTGCATCTCTGATTTTGGTGAGTACATTGAAGACATCGTCGGGAAGGTCTCCACGACTAAGTCCCTCATCATTGATATTTTCAATTCGGGCAACGACTCTAATGCGACCCCACATATCGGCAGTTTCTTTCAACTCGCCGAGAGTAACCTCATAGTCTTCGGGGCGACGCATACAACAGTCACACATCGGGATTTTATAAGTCCAGTTATAACAAACCAGATCTTCGGGGCACTTACCTGCGGGAATCAGCTCGATAAATACATTGTTGATGTGCTCCACTCGGTCTCCGCAGACTTCACATTCGTGCAGTTCGTGTGAATAACAATATTCACAGTAGTTGCGGTCAGTATCTGCCGCATAGTAGGGTTCTCCATAATGCCAGTCACCACATTTGGCACACTGCCACATACCATTACAGTCGCGGCAAGTGGTCCAGCTGGATTCGACATCTTGACTGGGAATAATGTCGCCGCAGGAAGTACACACGGCAGGTCCGCACAGATCAATACTCAGATCAGTGCCATCCCAGTTGCTCTTCATAAAGCCCATCCGCAAATCATAAATGTCGTTATACATATAACCACCCATATACAGGTTGAAACGCACACGACGATTGCCGATGGTATTGGTATTCTGGTTGCTAATCTGGACGCTCTCCTCATCATAGGGGCCGTAGCTCATATAAGGAGTGCCAGAGAAATCGGTGCCGGCCGCAAGATCTCTGATCCATCTAAGTGCGGTGCCCTGCACCACATCATTGAAGTATGGATACTGCTTGTTGCCGAGAACGAGTTCGGGGGTAACAATGATTAACTGACGCCAGCGTTTATTGTTCCACTTATCGTCAGCGTTGCAAATACACATATCTTCTTTCGCCTCAATATAGGCGATGATGACACTTTCAGAGTTCATCATTTCGATAGTGCCAAGGCGGTAATCACCCGCCTCTTCCATCCAGCTCATACAGGAGCTCCAGCCGCACTCATTGTCGGACATAGTGATAAAGTCCAGCGGATGGATACTCAGACACAGATTGCCACGAACGGTCTTCTGGTTCAATGCCAGAGAATGGGCTCGGCGGAATGACTCATAGCCATCAAATTCTTTCAACGGCTTGTCACTACCGCAATGGCATTTACCGGGCTGGCGGTACAGATCCCAGTAACCGCAATCCTCACAGTAGTACATCTTGACGGAAAAATCCAAAGCAGAGCAAATCTTGCCAAGCATCTTGATAGCCTTGGCACCAGAATTGATTTGCAGAGGATGTCCATTCTTGGTAAACTGACTCGGAATTACGATGGGATCGCCGTCATATACATTTCTGACGAGCATAGAGGTATCATTGACGAAACGCTTCAGTTGATAGCGCAGTTCAAAAGACATATCGTAATGATTCTCGATGAAAGCGATATACTCACGGCGGAAAGTCAGAGTAGGAACATCTGCACTCCGACGCAGGATATCATCCATTTCCTCTTCGAGGTCGTCGGTATTTTTGGTGAAGGAGATTTCTCTCTTGAGAATAAACTTCTCACCGAACATTTTGTAGAAGGGTGCCTTGGCGGTCGCCCAATACCGGAGGAAGTAGTCCATACGGTTGCGATTGATTACGCAATAGTCGGTCTCACAATCACCGCCGCCATACCAGGCAATATAGCGGTGAATCAAATCCTTATCTTCTTCCGGAAGTCTTGCCAATAAATCCATTGGACTACTACCTCACATTCTTTTCATATCTTGTATATATATTATACAATATTTTTTATGAAAAATCAAATAAGGCTCTCTGCTCTCAGCAAGAGAGCCTTATTGCGGATCAGTTATTAGCCCTGGGTGTGGTTATCGGTGCAGTGACCGCCGCAGGTGCAACCCTGGGAAGGAACATTGGGAACGGGATGCTGAGCGTTCAGCATCATCAGCATAGGCAGGATATTATCCTTGCTGCCGTCCTTGGTATTGGACAGTGCCATAAACATCAGTACATTGTTGTCAATGCCGGGGGTGGCATTGTTCAGCATCAGGAAGGGCAGAATGTCATTCATATCCTTGTTCTCACCGGACATAGCCATCAGCATCCACATATTGCCGAAGGGATTCTCGGCGGTGGCGCTGGTATTGAAGGCGTTACCCAGGAAGTTGACAACCTTGGTAGCGAAGTTGAAGCCGAAGGGAGACTTGGGCAGCATAATGTCCTTACGCTCGCCGTTGATGGGGTCGACCGCAGTGATGTAGGCGCCGCTGGTAGCGATGGCGATGACGAACATGGGGATACCATTGTGGATTACAACATCGCCGATAGCGATATCCTTGATGGCAACAGGCATCTTGTACAGGAACTTGGCGCCGTCGAAGTTGAGGATGTCGACATCCATAATGTCGCCAGCCTTGGCGTCATAGGAAACCCAGGTGCCGGCCTTGTTCTTCACAGCCAGACCATACAGGGACATACGAACCATAGAGGAATTGACGGGGCCGAAATCGAAATTGAACTTCATAGCAAAACTCTCCTTATTAGTTTTATTGTTGTTGTTTTCATTTTTCAGCGGGGCTGCGAGAGCCGCAGACTCGCATAGCTTACTGATGGTATCATTTGTACGCTCGAGGTCATAAGCCTCAGCCTTGGTAGCCAGTGCACTTTCATACTCTGACTTAGTTCTGTGAGCCAGTTCTTCGTAGATGGTAGATTTACCAGTACGAGAATCATAGTACTCGTAATACTGACGACCTTCTTGGTCGGTGTAATAATCGGAGGGATACTCACGACGCATTTCATCTTCAACTCCAAATAGTAGATTTTTATAAATGAAATCACCAAAGGAGTTGTCTCCGGTATTAAACGACCACGCTACTCGATTACTGTCATAGAAAATGTCGATGATAGTTTCATATCCATCGCTTTCCCATTCGATTTCAAACAGAGCCCAATCATCTGCTGTAGCCCTAATCATATCGCGCCAATAGGCATAAGGCATTTTCTTTGCCTTATCTTCATATACGCGATTCTGGAAGTCTGTTAGCAAATCATGCAGTTCTTTGTAATCGATGACGTGGCTATAACGCTTTTTTATCCTCGCCACCTTTTGGCAACCTCTCTTTCAACATATTCTCGCTCATCGCGAGTAAGGGAACTTATATTTAGATTGGCGGCCAAGGCAGCATCTGCCTGTGCCGATATATCGTTCGGATCATCGGCGGCCGCAAGTGCGTTGATAAAATTTTCAATTCTCTGCTGAGAATAAGCATATGCATTGAATGCTGTATGCTCTACTGGATCTTGATACCAGGGAGGAGTAATTCCGATCATGCGTGCCACCACTCAGAACTGTACTGCCACAGAGTTTCAAACACAGCTCGCCATTCGTTTTCGGGAACTGTGATAAAGCCCAAAGCAATATCAAACAGACGAATAACATCATCTTCGCTAATGCCGGGAATCTCATCGTGGTCGCAAATGTGAAAACCACGGACTTCATAACTGTCCGTATGCGGCTGAGCCAAGCGGTGGGTAATGAAAGAGCAGGCATTAGAGTAGGTATGCCAGTCCTCGGTTACAAATTGGGCGTCGTGATTATCGTCGTCCATACAAAGAACGCGAACCTTTTCCATAAATCAGTATCAGTCCTTTCCTCTTTCTTTATCTTACATATATATTATATCATATTTTTTTATAAAAATCAAATAAGTCTTATGGCGCCAGGAGAGTAGCTTTCACAGTTTCAAGATGCGATTACATTGTTCTAACAGAGTGATGCGACTATCACGAGTTCTTACTTCCTGACGCAGCTTTTCACACTCTCGCTGCCACAACTGCACGCCGGCAAGGACAAGCGCATGATTTTTTCTCTCAATATCCAGCTCAGTATCGAGCTTAGCATTTTTCTGCTTTAACTCCATCACCTGGTCGCGTAGTGAGACCAACTCCGCAGACATAGAGTCCATCTGCTCTTGAGTATATAACTTAGGAGAAGAAACCTTTGCTTTCACTCGAACAACTTTCATATTTATCATTTCCTTTCTTTCACTTTCTATATATATTATATCATATTTTTTTATAAAAATCAAAGAAGCCTCTCTGCGTCCATGCAGAGAGGCTTCTGTCTTATTTGAGGATAGATGTATCTATGATAGAGAAATTGGATCTGTGGATATATATAACCTTACCATCAATCATCAATTCGGTGGTTTTAGGTAAGTTACGAGATACCGACCAGGTAACTTCCTCGCCGGCAAACATACAAATCGGATCGCCATTCTGAGACTGAATAACCACAACTCTAGATGCCGGAGTAGTATTTGCCTGTTTCTCAGTCTGCCAATACCAATACATCAAACCCCAGCGATCATTGGACCAGCTATAGCCATCATAGGGTGTTTCAATAGTAGCAGAATCACCGGTAGAAGATGTAATTTCCTTTGGAATATCAATTTCCAGCGGTGTCAGACGGGTATCATAGAACAATACGGTAGAACCACAGGACTCAATATGCTGGTCGTCAATGGTAATAGACATAACCGAAGAAGTCGTCCACTTGGAAACCCAGGAACCATCACTGTCATATGCGTATTCCTTGACCTTGTTCGGTTCGATATTGAAGCTAGTACCCTCAACAGAGAGCCACTGAGCGCCGTAGTTATCATAAAACTCGGCGACATATGAAATCTTGATGGGTTCACCATTTTCATCAGTTGTGGCAACATTCATACCACCGCTCGGATAAGGGGCGCCGCACGCACACAGGGACAGAAGCAGAGCCAAAGCTAACAGAATTGCATAAAGTCGTTTCATATTTTTCCTCCATTATTTCATTTGCTCCAAACACCGTGTAAGCACAGTGGTTTGAATATTGTTGATGATTTTATGTTCCTTGACAGAACCACGGATAGTCTTAATGGAACCCTCAGCCCAGAACTTGGCGCCGGTATCCCATGCATAATGATTACCATTGGCATCTTCAAAGATATGATGGGCAGTCTTACCGAAATGATTTTCAGTTTGATGAGACTTGATAACTGTGATTTTCAGCTCGAGACGATCGCCGATATGACCCTGGAAAACACTTGGATGCGTGCCATATAGCAGCGAACTTACCGCCGCCCGCACTTCCTCATCATTTTTCAGAGTGGTACCGCAACCAACCATTTCCCACTTCAACTCTACTGGCTCTAATCCAGCAGGTAAATCAAATGGGATAGTATCCTCAGATACTACATACCAACCCCAATGGCGGCAATATCTTGCGATGGAGCGACCGAACCAGTCTTCATGTTCCTCTTGGTTGCCTTTGAAGATAGTTATGTATCCCTCCTGGAAACCGAGAATATTCTTCTGATTGACGAACATTTCGGGTTCAACGAATTCACCGGGATACATTTTTGCATATTCTTCGGCATTATACCAGCGAACTTCTCGCTCGCTGCCGCCTTTCATCAGAACCTTGACATAGAGCTTACCGTTAGCCTTGGCATAGGGTTCATCAGACAACATTTTCAGCTTTTGATACGATTTCGCAACCAACTAACGGCACCTCCTTGATGAAATAATTACAGTCTGCGGGAGAGATATGATAGATGCCATCTTCATTACTGAAACCGTAATAAAAAACATCATTCAAATAACTCTCATAATCTTGCTCTTGGAAAAGAGCCAGGCAAATATCTTGCAGTAAGCCCAAATCAGGGCTTGCCATAATGAAATCATACCACGAATCATCGTAGTCGATTTCGCATAAAACATACATAATAGGCATAGCTATACCTCTCCTTATGCAACAGAGATTTCCAGGTCGTTATGATAAATATCGGCCATATGAGTGATATGGTCGGTGATCTCTTCCATCTTCGCTTCAGCAGCAGCTTCCAATTCTTCATTCGTTGCGTCGTCCGGCAGACCGAGATCCGCACGAGTAAAGCTCCACAAATAAGTTACAGAGCAGTATGCGGTTTCACCTCTCTGGCGTCCATCTTTTGTTCCGATCATATTACAGTCCCTCCAATACGCTTTTACGACGAGCTAATTCCGCCTGCATCGCAGGTAACATCTGCTTCTCATAGAAGAAATTGACATCGCCCTCAAAGTTGACGATAACTTTCTCGATCTCATCCATAAACAACTCAAAATCGTCAATATCTTGCAGAGTTCTTGCGACGATGTTCGCCTTCTCTCGTGTCATACCTATCATTTCCTTTCCTTTACTTTCTATATATATTATATCATATTTTTTTATAAAAATCAAAGAAGCCTCTCTGCGCTAAACAGAGAGGCTTCTATCTTCAATCCCATGGGGAACTAAATTCGATAACGGTAACTATGATTGCAATTATTGCAGCGATTACGACAATCAAAACGACTATGCCGAGTGCAACATTGATGGCAAATGATAGGATTGTGCCAAAAATTGCTACTCCCAACCCAGCGAGAATCGCAACCATAATGCCGAATACTTTTAAGAAGTATTTTAGCATATATCCTCCTTACTGAAAATCAATGGTAAAGTCATCAATGATATTGGCGCCCTCGGGCAGATAAAACACATATTCTGTCTTAGTAAGCCAACCCTCGCCAAAACACCAGCGTAGGATCGGGCTCTCCCAGTCATAGTGCAAAATCTTTACATAGGGGGTGGCCGCAGGATCTTCCAAATAATTCAAATAGCAGGAAGTCGCCTTAGCACTCTTGAATCCAAAACCTTTGCCCTCAACATTATACATATAGTTGTACTTTAGCTCTTCATCAACGCGACTCTGAACCAGGAATACACTACCGGAAACCTTGCCCTCAAACTGCATATTGTCAACTAGGGCGTGAATTTCATGAGTCTCAGTATCAATTACACCAGCGGGCGCGCCAACGAAGCACATACTGGCTAACAAAACGACCAAAGCCGCAACCGCACCACCCAACAGACCAAACAGGAAACCATAGCCCCATTCACCTTCAGAGATGCCAATACCCAGGAATACTGCGAAGAATACGATTGCGGGAATAATTACAAACAGCATATTACTTTTCCTTTCTCAAATCAACTTTCTTATAGAAGTAGCGCGGGCACTCTAGCCGCACTTGATATTTGATCTTTGCCAGAGTCATATTACGAGATTGTAATGTTTCCATTGCGCTCTCATAGGCATCTTCAAAGGCGTATGCCATTACTTGCTCCTGGGCGACCTCTTCATTGATTGTTGCATCAATGGTTTCAAAATTTATACCCTCGTCGTCCCAGACGCAGATTACATAGAACACATCGGGGATAAAAGCATATCTACTCATTAGAAATAACCCCCTCTCTCCCATCCCATAATGAAGCTGGCCATCTCGCCGATTTTAGCGGCAGACCGCAAATTTGCAATAGCTTCATCGGGAGTCATTTTACCGTCAGTGAGCTTTGTAATAACCTCTTCCAGCTCATGGACTCGATTTGCCAGAACCAGATTTTGACGCTTCTGCTCTTGGATAGTAATTTCTTTTTCAGCACACTTGCCAATCCAGTTTTGAACTTCGCTTTGTAAGCGAGTGCGCTCGCGATCCCATGCTTTATCCTTGGCAGTTTTTTCATATTTCGGCATTAGTCTGCCTCCTTTTTCACCAGTTCATATGGCCATCGAGGTTTAGTTTCTTCCTTGTATTCAGCCTCGGAAATTTCTTCAACGGTAGCACCGCAGCCGCCATAATAAGCTTCCTGCCACTCGTCCTCAGATTCATAGCCCTCTTCTTCGTAGTCCACCCAACAGGGTTCCCACTCAGCCGCGCAGTCCTCAATGAGGTTCTGCTTGAAGGCTTCCAGTTCATCTTTACTACTGGTGGCAATGAAGTCTTCCAGATGCTCGCCGCAGTAAGGAGTATAGGCAGTAACGCGATAATATTTGACCGGAGTGGAGGATTCCGGCTCGTCGCTCTCTTTAGGAGCAAAACACTTCTCTACTGCTTCTTTGACCGCGTCAGAGAGAGCGGAACCCTGTCCGCAGGCGATAGCGACATAGCCACTCTTAGGAATATCTCCCATAATGATAACATTCGTACTCATATCAACACTCCATTCCGTTTTTTCTTTTCTCTTTACCTTACATATATATTATATCATATTTTTTTATAAAAATCAAAAAACCTTCCTGTCGTTAGATAGGAAGGTTATAAAACACCGTCAAGGCTTTGTATCTCTCACTATATCCTTGGGCGTAGGAGTCATCGGCGGTAAATTTGATTATATGTTCCGCAAGGATCTTCTTGAATGATTCGATCTGAGTTTCAGCGCCCTTACCATCATTATGAGAGAGCGTCCATACCATATCGTCATAAGACTGTTCGAGTGTACGGCACGACAGTTGATATTCCATTTCCATAGCTTCGTTGAAGTCTTTGCGGGCAGTGATATATGTAACCAGAAGTATACCTACTATTATCAGAATAATGGCGCCCCAGGTTCCAGACAAAGCAAGGAGTTTGAGACATCCCACCAGCACTGCAAAGATGCCAAACGCCGCACCTAAGACAGATAGAATATACAGTAGATTGCGGAAAAATAATTTTACCATAGAAACCTCCTTAGTAGGTTACATCAATGAGAATGCTCTCCCAGTCGGGGAAGCAATCTTCCAGCATTGTGATGACACAGTTTTCGATGGTACGATCGGGATCCTCGGAGTCCGCAACTATCGGACCGTCACCATAGAAGTATTCTTTGTGGCAATCATTACCAGGCGGTTCATACCACAGAATATTTCTGAGCTGCTTGAAGCCAACATCAATGTCATATTGAAGTTTCAGCTCTTCAACCAAAGTTGCCAGCGAAACCACTGGCATCATTGTATATTTCATAAACTGCCTCCTTAGAAAGATGGTCCCAAATACCAGATAGCATTACATCCAGAACAAATAAATTCTGCATCTCCACTATCAGTAATACGATTGCGGGTCATATGAGTGCCGCAATCACAAGTGTACTCCATAGGTAGATCTTCTGGTCTTGGCTCATACTTTTTGGCGAACTGATAGATAACATCTTCAATTTCGCCCATTAGCTCCAGGTCCTCATCACTACACTCGCCATAATTAGCAAGTGCATCGAAAAAACCGTCGAGCTTTTCCAAAGCCTCATAGATATCCATATATCCTCCTTACCAGCTGACCCAGACTAGGATTTCGTAGCGGATACCATATTCTTTCCGCAGACGCTCAACCAGCTTGATCTGATTCCGCAAACGAGCGGCGTAACAATGCTTAGCCTTCCATTCGTATTCTTCGGGATCATCATAATCCTCGGGACGAGGTTCATTGCCCTTGCGAACCTCCCAGTCCAGATACTCATACAGCTCTTCCAGGCCATAGTCAGAGCAGTCCAGACGCACATAGCTGTCATTCTCAGCCATCTGTGCGAACTCACAGTCGTTCCAACGGGCCGGCGCAATCAGCTGATCCACATCTTCAGTGTCGATATAGGTAATATTTTTCAGTTTGACAGATACCATTATTCTTCCTCCTCTTTCATAGCTTCTCTTAAAAAGTAGCTCATCCAGCGCTTTCCATCGGGATCGCTCTTGGCATCAACTAACAGAGCAATAATATCCATATCTCCATCCCAGCCAGCATCAGCAGGTGGATGTTCTCGCAGGTATTTACATGTCTTGAGAAAGGCTTTACGCATAATCTCGACTTTATCCATATTTCTCATTTCCTTTCTCTCTCACTTTCTATATATATTATATCATATTTTTTTATAAAAATCAAAGAAGCCTCCTAGGGACTAGGAGGCTCGGTCGATCAGTCGCCGCGATGACTTGATTTTTCTGATTTATTTTGTTATAATATATGTAGAAAGGAGTGATTCAATGTTTAGTCATCGGTATAACAGTCAGCGTCATCGTCATCATAAGCATCGTCTTCATCACAATCTGAGTCGCACATTCGCCCAAATGGTATAGGTACTGCTTTGTATTCTAGCCAACCTTCCATTTGTTCGATATAGGCATCATCAACAATGCCCTCGATTTCAGCTTCACTTTGAGCGCCAGGCTCAATCCACTCAGATTCCAACAGGTCCTCATAAACACCATCCCAATCCAGCAATCCATGATTGCCACCATAGGACTCATACTCCTCGACCGCCAAATCATACGCAAATTTATCTGCTTCCTTTTGGCTGGCGAATTCATATACGCCTTGGAAGATGGCGCCACCGAAGGAGCCATTCAAACCTGCGTAGATTTTATACAGTCTCTTCAGCATCGGGAATCTCCATTTCTGTGCCCACATAAGGGCAATTCATATATTTCTTGCAGGCCTCGACAACCTGCTCCATTGTGTCGAGGCCAGAGCCCTCTTCAAATGCGGCCAGCCATATGGAGCAGCTGCCGCAATATTGACAGGGTGCTGTTACCTTAGCCATATGTGCCGGTATGCAGCGTGAAGTCGATGGGCGCGCACTCAGTCAATACAGTTTCATCATACAGCCAACTGGTCCAAGGATTCTCAATGGCTTCCTGGTAGGCTGCATAGAAATGGTTGTATTCTTTTACCCTGTCGTAGAAGTCATAGCGCACATATTCGTTATCAGAATATACGATGGTATTGTAATAAAGTTGGATGTCAGCAGACTCATTCTTCAGCCAAGCGGCGTCATTACGAGCACCATTACCAACGCATACGCAGCTCGCACCGAAGACAATGCAGATAGCCAAGCCAACGCATACAGCACAGTGCAGCCACTTAGATCTGTAATGGAACAGTGCGGGGACGATGATGGCTGCGGCGGTCAGAATGAGTGCGATCAAAAGTACAGTAATCAAAATCATTTCGTGTTCCTCCAATTTGTTTTATAGTTTTTACAGCCACATCCCACTGTACTCAAACAGAAGAATCCATCTTCCAGACCCTCTGGATTGTAACAGGGACAACCTTGCGCGCAGGTGGCTTCAACGCGCTTGGGGTTCAGTGCTTGCGTTTGAATAATTGCATTACCTTGCCTTTGTTGAACCATTACGTAAGGCGGCTCGGTGCAGGATTGATCGTTATTGAATCTGCACTCTTTGCGCTGACATACATTGCAGGGTGATGCAGCAGCGCATTTCTGACACATTTCATGCCAGATATCTCCATCGGCTTCAAGAACCCCTGCGCCGAGTATCACAGACCCGCAGATATGGCAGGTCCGCAGTTCAGTGGTGAAGTAGGGACAACCGTCTTTCTCACTCATATCAGCATTGAAGATCGGGCACATCCCACCTTTTAGCGCCTTTAGGGCGCACTGGCCGCATTTATGTTCCATATGCTTACCTCACCATAGTTGATTTATCAGATATAGTTTAGGTGGTCCCCAGTCATCGAGATTGAGGGCCTGGCCGCAAACACGAAGAATTTCTGTATATTTTCGCATAAAATCTTCATCATCGAAGTTATCAGAAAAGCCTTCCAAATCCTCCCACTCGCCAGCATCGACTGAACTCAGCCATTCGCCGAGGAAATAGTCGGAATCATCGGTATAGCCATTGATAAAATGGAATTCGTCTTCCACATATACATCTTCTGAAGCATTGGCTAGGGCGGCCTCAATCATTTCTTCTCTCTGCTCGGCTGTGACTATCCATCCGATACCAATACGAGCAGTGATATCTACGCCCATTAGTTATTATTCAGCTCCTTCTTCATAATTTCCCAAGTTTCCTTGGTGAAGATGGGGCAGGTGTCGAGCAATTCCATATGAGTAATTTCAACCAGATCCTCGCCATAGAGAACCTTTTCCAGGTACTCAGCTGCGCTGGCAAAGGAGTCGGCAAAAATCATACCGAAGTCCTCTTTATTCTCTCCGCTATCATCGTGATAGATAACGGAATATAAACAGATATAAGTTCCGTCCATTATTTGATTGCACCTCCATCATCGGGATCGAACAAATCAAGAATATGTTGAATGTTACGCAGTGCAGTTTCTTCGCTGTCGCAGGAGAATGTGACTGACTCGCCATCTTCATATTTGACTTCGATCTTACTTTGATTTTCATTGGATAGGCCAAGATATTTGACCTTAGATAAATTGATAATCCATCGACCGTTAACTCTTACAAACATCACTGTGCCACCTCCACGGGGTGGTAGCCGCACTTGCAGGGGTCGTCCCAGTCGACGGGAGAGTTATCTATGTCGCAGATTAAATTGCCAAAATCATCTTCGTAGCCATAGGGACAAATCCCACAGGTCAACAAATCGTGGGGAATTTTCCATATACAATCTCTGCGAATGCGTGCGGTTTCCTTGAGGTCGTTCAGCCAATACGAGGCCCAGTATTCAAACTTGTAAGCAGGATTATCAGTAATGTCGCCAGTAATGTCATAGATATGATCGCCGATCTTCGTGGCGAAATGGTTGACTACTGGATCGTACATGACCTGGTTTTCCATGCCGAAGCGTCCGCGCAGAACCATTGTGAAATGCCAGCACATACCGTTGCTGAAACAATCTTTGACTGCGTCGCCGAATGCGCGGAACTGTTCGATGAAGTTGAGGACAACTTCGTGCTTATTAGTAATCTTCGTCATCGAGATTGTCCTCCACATATGATGCAACATTCTCGCAGTCCGCATCAGCGCAACTGGCGATAGCATCTTGGATGCTTGCGGAGATGGCCTCTCGGGTGAGAACAGGAAGCTCAGAAATCTCACTGGCATGGGTATCGAGGCGAATAGTTTCTACTCGATCCGGGTAAATGACCTGGATAGCGATCTCAGAGTTACTGGGTTGTAGGACGCGTATATGCAAGGCCTGCCGCAGGTTGATAAAATCGTGATTGATACGAATATAGTTCATGGGTTGGTCTCCTTAGTACTTGAGATTGAGTACAATGTGATGGAGGTAGCCGGTCTCAATCCAGCAAATGGAAAGGGATGCACCCGTCATATCGGGATAAGGATCTTCGATCATATTGAACTGTACGGAACAGTCCTCAAGATATTCCATAATTGCAGGACCGATAGTACGATCGTATTCACTGGACGACACGGTATGCTCTTCAGTGTTGATTATATCATAGATGTGATTTTCGATTGCTGAGGGGTGAAAATCATTGCCAACGCCGTTCATAATCTTTTACCTCCAAATGGCTTTTTTTGTGGGTTTGTCGGACGTTGTCAGACATTTCCGAAAAACGGATTTTGATAATTCTGACGGTTACTTGTCTTTTTCTTTTTCTTTATCTTACATATATATTATATCATATTTTTTTTATAAAATCAATTAGATAGATTTAGTTGGGCTTATTTACAATAAGAAAGGTAAGACAGCGTAGGACAGGGTAAGACAATTTTATTAGTTAGATTTTTATAATAAGTATAGGAGGTGATTCTGTGACCTCAATTACTATAAAAATTGATGATATTGAGAAACAGTTATTACAAGAATATGCTGAAGATAATGATCTCACCATATCTTAGGTTATTCGCCGTCTAATTAAAGAGTTATTAGACGAAAAATTTGATAGATAAGGAGCCAATATTAATGCTAAATACGAAGACTAAAATAGTTTATTCATTGCGACTCCATGTTGCGCTATAGCAATAGGGATTCGTACATATTACGGAAATGAAAAATCCGCAAAATCCGCACCTAAATTGTTGGGTATACGAGGCTACTCCGCGCTTTACAGCTGCCTTTGAGGCGCTTATGGGGGAGGTCGGCCGCAGTGATTGAGAATTTCAAAGATTTAGAAGTTAGACAAAGTGGTGTTATTTATTAGAGCACTTTTGAATAGATAAAGAAATTATATGCTGTTGATCCAGAGAAAGCCGGAGAGTTGGCTATTAGTGCCATTGAAATGGTTTTATGTGGATAGATTAGCAGTGATGATATGATTGTTGAATTGATGTTAGAACCTACAAAGGTTGTGGCGGGGAAGGATCATGTTAAGTATGATTAGAAAGTGGAAACGCAGAGACAAAAGAAAATTTTGGATCAAAAATTGGATCAGATTGCGGACTTGCATCTGCGAGGCATGCGCCAGCGTGAAATTGCGGAGAGACTGGGCTTGACGCAGCAAATAGTGAGCTATCGGCTGGGGGTTATCCGTTCTACTTATCCAGAACTTTTACAAAAAGATTCACAAAATTTACAAACAAATTTACCAAATAATTACAAAAATACAAATGATACAAAAGTTACAAAAAATACAAAAGTTTGTACTGATGGTGAGTTTGGTAAAATTGGTGAAGTTTGTAAAGTAGATGAAACATCTGCGCTTGTTGACGGCCAAAAACCGTGGAATTTCTAAAATTTTTACAAACATTTTACAAATAAAAGTAGATTTTACAAACGATTTTACCAAATGATTACAAAAATACAAATAATACAAAACTTACAAATGTATGATAATGTTAATGATAATGATAATGTAAATGATAATAGGTGCGTTTGGTGCCGTTGGCACCAATCCGCTTGCGCCTACCGGCGATGAAGTGATAAAGGAGTGCGATTATGAGATATTTTAAAGCGCCTAAGGGCGATGTAAAATTTAAGATAGGTAGTATAGAGGATTTACCATATGATGCTGAAGAGATTAAATTATATATGGTAAGTGGAGATCCTGCTATTTATATAGTACCAGTTTCTGAAATACCTTATGACTATACTAAAGTTAAAGAAGAGGGCGAAGAAAATTCCCATTTGATTTTTTAATTATTTTTTGATATAATAATTGTAGGAAAAAATGAAATGAAAAAATGAATTGAAAAAATGATTTTTCATTTGAAAAAATGAAATGAAAAACGAAAGGAAAATTGAAATGAAATTTTCATATAGTAATTTGAAAAGTGCAGATCAAGGTGGAAATAGAGTCGGCAACTGGCACGGAGTGCCGGTGTTCGCTTCTTCTCAGCATGGACTGAAGAATAAGAGTAGCGGAGTCTATTATATTGTCTATGATGACAATAATAAGATTGTACGTTACAAGAATGGCGACTGGTTTGAATATGGTACTGTAAGTGAAGCCGGCAATGTGGACGAGTATCGCAGTCCCAGATCTTACGTGCAGGAATACCAGAGTCCGCAGTATTACAAGGAACAGGCTCATGCAGTATGCGGAAAGACTGCAAGTCAGTGTGACGGAACAGCAGCGGCCGCAGATTGTGGGCCTATTGGAGATGTCAAGATTGGCATTGATGTAGATGCCGTATTGAAGAATGCGAGAGAGATGACCGTTGACTCTCTCTTGGATGGATTCAACTATGGACTGGAAGCTAAGGGATGATTGAATTCATAATTGGCTGGTGCATTGGTTATGCTCTTGGCATTGTGGCAATACATTTAATATTGAGAAGGAGAGGGTAAAACCTCTCCTTTTTTTTGTTTTATATGGTACAAAGTTAGTGGAGTGTGGTGGCCGATCGGGGCCTAGACTCATCGATCAATTTGCCCGTCATCGTTATCGTCACCCTATCAGTTTCCAAACATAAAAAATCCCGGGGACCATGGAAAGTCCTCGGGATTGAAATCATATTGCGCTAGCTCTTCTCTTGGTAGCTACGCTCTTAGTTATAGCCTTCTTGTGAGAGTTTCTTCACTTAGACCAAACTCTTGATGAAATTGGCTAATACTTCATCATCGCTCTTGGAAGCGTGGGTGGCGGGAGTAATGTGGCTCTTGGTCTGGGGCTTCTCTTCCAAGGCGGCGCGCATCTGAATTGCAAACTGAAGTAGATTGAACATCTGATCGATTGCGGCGATCATTTCGTCCAGGTCTTCATCGGTGTACTCAGACAGAATGTCACGACTGCCGGGACAAACCAGGTCACCGTATCTCTGCATAAGATGAATAAACTCCTCGGCCAGCTCGCGCTTCTGGGTAGCCAGAGCGTTTGCGGCCTCGGCCTTCTTGGTGGCCTCAACCTCAGCATCATAGGCACTCTGAGCGGCGTTCAGCACGTCGGCAATAGACTGCCCGATAGTATCCATAGACTCACCGTTGCGCAGACGGGCCAGGATATCCTTTTCACTAATCATTGGTATATACCTCATTTCTTCTTTATTGTATTATTATTATATCATATTTTTTTTATAAAGTCAATTGCGGTCGGTGCGGCCTTGACAAATAAGAATTTTTTTGGTATAATATTAAAAAAAACTAAATTTCCCGATCGGGTTGATTTTTATAAAAAAATATGTTATAATTATAATGGAAGAGAATAATAATAAGCCGATCGGCTTTATACAAATAGATCGGCCATATGCGGATTCCCGATCGGCCCTGCGGGGACTTGGTTTTCGGGAAAAATTGAGGCCATATAGAGGTCGCTAGAAGTAGCAGAAAATTTGCATATGGGGTGTACCGATCGGAAAATCGGGCCAGTACTGGCGTCCTCGGCCCGTCGAGTTTCGGGAATCCGAACGGATGTTCGCCCCGGCCGCATTTTGTGAAAAAATACTTGAAATCACTTGACAAATCGAAATTCGGGCCGGAAGCGCTAGTGTACGGCCCGCCAAAAAATGACCCCATGACTCAATAATGAGCCATGGGGTTTGTTACTACATAGGGGTCATCCTCGTTGTAAGGGTCTTCGACGGGGTCGAAGAAGTCCCAACACTCGTCACCCTCTTCACACAGATTGCAACAGGCCACATCGTCCGTGGTTTCCTGTCCCACATGGGAGCAACGCCAACATCTACTCATAGTCCTCGTCCTCCTCTGCAGGTTCGGCATCCCAGTCATCTTCTTCACAGGGGGCGGGGAAAGGGCTATCGCTGGGGTAGTGGCAGGAAGGGTGGTCTTCCCCTTCATCTTGCCAGTAGTAGCCACAGTTGCTATCGGCACAGCCGAGATGCTTTTTAGCCATTGTTCTTGTCCTCGCTTTCCTTAGGGTCTGCGGTCGGCTGTTCTTGCGTTCCGCACTGGTCGCACTTGGTTTCGTCAATGTCGGTTTTCCAGTAGTTAGGGCACTTCAAGCAGTTCATAATCTGCACCTCACTTTCTGAATGTATTATAGCATACCTTGGGGGTTTTGTCAACCCCCTTTTTCGTTTTTTTTAGAAAGGCAGTTCGTGGTTTTGAGCCGCCCATTCGCACGCAATCGTGCTGTATTCCTCGCTGATTGCAGGAATGTCGATGAAAGAACGGCTTGCCATGTAGTCCGCCATGTGAACACATCTGTCTACGGAAGTAAAAGGTCTGTCCTCTCTGTCGGTAGACCACTGCCCCATGTGGCTTGCAACCGCATTTGTCAGCAAGAAATGGGGAGTAAATCCGTACTGTTCCTCGCACCAATGGGTGAAACTCTCGGCGGCGTTTCGTGCATGGTCTGCGTACTGGGACTTGTCAAAGTCCTTGATGCCGTACTTGTTCGTGTCGTGGATAAGGCAGGCGACAATGACATAATCCTTGTACTCTGCTCTCATGTACGCATAGGAACTCATGCGGAGCAACTCTTCTGCAAACATCACAACTGCCTTGGTGTGGCGAATAGTACCGCCGATGCCGTGGGCGAACTTCGGATGATACTTGCCGGAACTGGATGCGCCGTCCGTCCAAAAGTAGTCAGGTGTGGCTTCTTCCAGATAAGACTTGGTAGCCATGCGCAGGTCTTCATTTACGATGAGCGCCAACTCACGCTCGAAAAGTTTAATGTTTCTCATGGGTATCAATCTCCTTCATTTGATGAACTTATTATAGCATACTTTGTGCCATTTGTCAAGCACTTTTTTTGGTGGAGATGGGGGGAATCGAACCCCCTTGCACACCCTCGGCAGGATGAAGGCTTAGACCAAAGCATCCTCTGACTTTCCTAGCCAGCCCATCCCCATCGGACAATAGTATTATACCATAATTGCGGGACAATGCAAGTGGTAATAGTGCACAAAAATTCGATTTGAAAAAATGCCTGGGTTGTGCAAAATGCTAAATAACGCCCGCGACATTTGTCTGCGGGCGGCCGAAAATTATGTAAACCGCACAAAAAATTACACAAAAACGCGAAAAACCGCCCATTTTAGGCGGTTTTTCTCAACTTTTCGGCTTGCGTTTAGCGATTAGCGTCAATTCGTAGGCATCTTCACCAATTTTGAAGGCGATTTGCCGTGTTTTGTTGGTGATTTCGACGGAATTGTAGCCATTTTCGGTCAAAAACTCCGCAATTTTAGCAATTACACCCTCTTTTGTGGGGTTTTCTGGTGCTTTTCGTGCGGTTTTGCCCTCTTTGGCGGTGCGTGTGCCTGCGTTGGCGTTCTTCATAGCCTGCTTGTGTTGCTCGTCGGTCAAGTCAAAATCGACCTTTTCCCCTCGGTCTATCTTCTTGTCCTCGGCAAGTACGGCTTCGGCTTCCTCTCGGCTACAACGCAGATTTTTCATAATGCGGTCAACTTGCGTTTCCATAGTGGTTGCCCCCTTTCATTACATAGTACAGCACACTTGGGGCAGGTTGTCAAGAGGGAGTTTTGAGGGGGCGATTGCCCCCTCGACCCTCGGCAGGGTTAGACAAGGGAGAAGTATGCCTTTCTCTTGTCCTCGGTACGCTTGACCTTGCCAGCCTCGACCAACTGGCGGAGCAGGGCGGACACCCTCTGATTGGTCAGGTCAGCACACGCAGGGATGGACTTGATGACCTCGGTAACGGTGTACAGACGGTTGGGTTCCATACCCTCGACGATGGCGGTGGCGATACCTGCGTTCTGCACCTGCTGTGCGGTGGGCTTCTTGTCAGCGGAGTTCTTCTTGGTCAGCAACTCGACCTCGTGGTCGATAAACTCGACCAGCATTGCGTTCTCCGCAACGGCAGGGATGGCACGGAGCATAGCAAACTTCTGTGCCTTGGTCAGCTTGGGGGTAGAGGTAGTGTTAGTAGCCATAGTATCGACTTCCTTTCGGTTTTTACGACTTGAACCTGTCGGTAATATTCACAAGAGGTTTCCCTCTTTGTGTTCTTATTATAGCACATTCAGTGCGGTTTGTCAAGAGGTTTTTTGAAGTTTTTTCAACTTTTTTTCAACCGCTTGGCTTGGGGTGTTCCCCTCATTGCTCTTACATTGTATCACATCTTGGGGCATTTGTCAAGAGGTTTTTCAACTTTTTTTTCGCTCGGCTCGCTCTGTCCTGCGTTGTTGCTCACCCTCATTGCTCCTTAATTGTACCACATCGCACCGCAAATTGCAAGTAGTAATTTGCACAAATAACGGGATTTTACAGAATGATTATTTGTGCAAAATTTCCTCTTGACAAATTGCTGGGGGTCTGTTATAATGGAATTTCTGCCCGCGCACATACGTCCGCGGGCCGCCAAATCTTAATGGGAAAAGCGAGGGTTTCCCCTCGCTCAAAATGTGTCGTATCCCATTGCTTCCGTTTGTGCGTCGGTGTACTCACCGAGATAGTCGTACCAGTCGGGAACATCGGAACACCCCATCACCAAGCCGGAATGTTCGCAAGCGATTTCTTCCCAAATGATTTCGTAAGCCTCTTCTACACTGTTGCACTGTACAAAGAAGAAACCACCATCGATGGTATCTTCAAATAAGAAATTCATCATTTCATTCACTTCCTTTCTGTGGTTATTATAGCACAGATTATTGAGTTTGTCAAGACCCTTTTTACAGGGTCTTGCTTTCACTCACAAAGTACTTGGCTTCGTACTGATTGATAATGTCACGGACTTTCGCACTCTCGGCTTGGGTCGCACAGTAGAAGTTGAATAAGGTGTAGTTGCCGACACCCTCAATGTAGTTGTGGGGAATGTCTTTCAAATCGAAATGCACCGCACCTTGGTACTTGGCAGGAACGGTTGCTTCCACTTTCCACAGTTTATCCTTTCGTGCCTTTTCCTCAATCAGTTTTACCACATAGACACCGACAAGGTTACACAAGGCAACAATACCTGCTTTGAGATAAAGGTCAAGTTCACACATCAAATAGACAGTGACGATAGTATACAGACCGTAGGCAACTGCATTGACAACTGCGGCGGTTGCCTTTCCGCACTTGACAGTGGCGATAGATTTTACAGTTTGAATGATGACATTGGCGATGTTCAGTACAACGAACACTAAGAGCAGTTTTGTATTCATTCTATTTACCTCACTTTCTGTTAGTATTATACCACAAATACGGGAAATGTCAAGTGTCAATTTACACAAAAGATTTACCCAAAAAATTGTTGAAACTGGTTATTTTGCCGAAAAACCGGCCCGCGCGTACGTGAAGGGCCGGCCAAAAAATGTCCCCCACCCGCGAACACGGATGGGGGTTGTGGGGGATGTTACTCCCCCTTGCCAATGCGGAACTCACCCTCGGGAACACTCGGCTCATCAATCACAATCAACACAGGGTCGTGAGCGATTGCGGTTCTCGGTTTGGCAATTCGCACAAGGAACAGCTTGTTGCAAAATGCTCTTGCCTTTTGGTCGTAGCAGATGTAGAGGTTGCCAATCTTGAAATACTTCTCAATCTTGACCCTATCCCAAGCCTCTTGGGTTACTGGCTTGACTGCGTTGCGGATGAACTTCCAAATCAGCATAAACGGATACCAGATGATGATGAAGATACCCGTCAGCACCACCCACGGCAGAGAGATGGCATAGTCCAAAATGTTCCACAGAGTGTTGTTGCAGGTTTCCTCTTTCCAAGTGTAGAGGGCACCCATTACCATCCAAGTAATGAGTACAGAGAGCAGGATTTCTAACATAGTATCATTTCCTTTCGTCTTTTGGTACTTTGATTATAGCACACTTTGGGGGATTTGTCAAGCGTTTTCTGCGAGAAAACGCTTGAACTTTTCCACATTGAAACGGAAGATGTTACGCTCGCAGGCGTGTTCCACAGGCTCTTCGTGGTAAGGCAGAGTGTAGATAGAACCCCATCTGTCTACAAAGTCCGGGCGGTCAAACAGAGTGGCGATGGCTCTGCGGTCAAACAGACCCATTTCCTCTTCGTTGTACTTGCGACCCTTGGAGTCAACCCACACACTCTCTTCCTTGGTGTAGGTGGCAGGCTCGGTGCGAGCTACAACGATGAAGCCATACTCGCGGCAGGTCTGCAGGCTCAGCGGATGTTCCTTGCAACTCTTACGCAGTTCGTCAAACTGCTTCTTGGTGAACTCGGCAGGCAGGCTCTGCAGAAACTGCTCGGTTACCTTTGCCAGTGCGAACATGGTGGGGACAGTGTGAGAAAAAGTGTTACGATACATAGTAGTTACCTCATTTCATTTTTGTATTGGGGGTTTGCCATCGCTCCCCCAACCGTGATTACATTATAGCATACTTTGTGGGGTTTGTCAACCCCTTTTTTTAGATTTTGAAAACTATTTTTTCAAAAGCAGGTTTGTAGGTTTCGTTCCACAGCTGTTCATACTTGGCACAGTTGTTGGGGTCGTAGGCACAAGCCATCAGTAACATACCAAAAGCTTGGTCGAAGTAGGTGCGGGCGGTGGGGAAGTGGTTCTCACCGAACTTTTTGCAGTTATGCAGGTGCAGGTCGAGTTGGTTGATTAAGCAGTTCATCATAGGTCATTACCTCCTTGGTTTGTATCTAAATTATAGCACACCTTTCGGGATTTGTCAAGGGGTTTTGTAAAACTTTTTTTCTGAATAAAAATTTGTGTGGGATGTATAATAATGCAAATTCCGGGCGCCACGCACGTCAGCGCCCGGCCAAATTTTTCGTCAAAATGCACAAAACCGCTCCCCAGTGCCGTGGTCAAACACTGGGGAGTTTTTTCGGAGTTTGATTCGGTTGGCTAGGCTCTACGACCACAGTAAAACCCCCTTGCCGCAGTTGGGCAGTCTTCTTTCTGCCCCGCTGGGATGGGGGTCGATAGGCTCGACCCCACTCAGAGAGCCTTAGGAACGGGGGCACGCAAGGGTGACCTTGTACTTCGTGCCGTTGTGGGTGAATAGGAACTCTCGCTCGGGGTTGGTGATGTTGAAATCAGCCACACCCAGTTCCGCAAGTCCTGCCATCATAGCGGAGCAGATTTCAGCCTTTTCGGGTTTCGGCTTTCGCTCTCTCTTGGTGGGAGTGTCGGACTTCTTGCGGTCGGCTTGTCTTGCCTTTTTCGCACCCTTTTCCAGTTCGGGGTCAAGTTCGTACAACTTTTCGCCCCTGTCGATTCGCTTATCTTCTTCGATGAGGTCGATTGCCTCTTCTCGGCTGATGTTCAGCGACTTCATCAGCTTTTGGATTTTCTCTTCCATCGGGGTTCACTTCCTTTCTGTACTTACAGTATAGCACAGTTTACCCCGATTGTCAAGCACTTTTTTCGGGGTGGGTGGGGGAGATTTCTCTCCCCCTTGGGCGGTCGGCTTAGCCTACCTTGGTAAAGTAGGCTTTCCGCTTGTCCTCGGTACGCACCACCGCACCGCTCTCCACCATCTGACGCATCAGAGCGGAAACACGCTGGTTGGTGAGGTCGGCACACTCGGGAACGGACTTGATGATCTCGGTGACGGTGTACGCCTTACCGCTCTCCATGCCGTTCAGAATGGCGGTCTTGATGCCCTCGTTGGCAGTCTGCTGAGCGGTGGGCTTCTTCTCAGCGGAGTTCTTCTTGTTGAGCAGTTCCACCTCATGGGCGATGAACTCGCTCAGCATGGGATTGGACTTGACCTCGGGCAGTTCGGCGATGATAGCGAACTTCTGAGTCTTGGTCAGCTTGGGGGTAGAGGTAGTGTTAGCCATAGTTATCAATTCCTTTCGGTTTTAGGGACTTGAACCTGTCCTTGATTACATTTAGATTATACCACAAGTGGTTGAATTTGTCAAGAGGTTTTCTGAAAAAATTCCGGACTTTTTTCATTATACAACAGACCTCATGCCGTCATTGGGATTGTATTCTGTCCTTACTTGCCCTGAGTCTACCGCACCATTCTGCCGTTCGTTCTACCCTTTGGCGAACATACTTGGTCAATGGGTCTTGGTTTCAATCCGCAGTGTTTCCGTTTCCACCAATCCATAGGGGAGTATCTCGATGTGTTCCCCTCTTGACACACTCATTATACCACACTTTGTGGGGTTTGTCAAGAGGTTTTTTCAACTTTTTTTCGTTTCGGTCTGTCCATCAACTTGACCCGACCTACCGAGTGGAGTTGCTGTCCCCTCTTGACATACTCATTATAGCACATCTTGTGCCGTTTGTCAAGAGGTTTTTTCAACTTTTTTTCGCCATTCTGTGGCTCAACCTCACGGCTGTGGGGAGTTGCTGTCCCCTCTTGACAATAGTATTCTATCACATCTTGAGCCAAAATGCAAGTGGTAATGTTGCACAATTATGGGAGATTTTGCGCTGATTTATTTGTGCGGTTTGCCTATTGACAAATTGCTGGGGTCTGTGGTATAATAAAATTTCGGCTCGCGCGCCCGTGAGCGAGTCGCCGAAAAAGCCGACAATCCGCCACCCCATTTTGGAGTGGCGGACCGCCAGAAAGGAGATTATGAATTGTCTAATCCGCAAGCACCACCAAGCGGATTTTCAAGTGGGATGGGGTCGATTGGCTCGACCCCTCAAGAGCCATTAGGAGGGCAGATCCTTGGGAATGGGGAGTAAGCAAGGGGACACATCCAAGTCCCTGCCGGGCAGGGGGATAACCTCAACCCCCAGCTCGTCAGCCATCTGCTTGGCAAGAGCAACCATTACCTCACCAATGTAGGGGATGCGTTCGGTGTAGGGTTCGACCTTGCGACCGCAGAACTCACAGACCCCATTAACCACATCACCACCGCACATTCCGCAGGTGGGCAGGTTGCTGTCCTCGTCCTCTTCTTCCTCGGCACCTGCCTGCTCGACCACAAAGCCGAGCATCATCAGTGCCATTTCATCGGTACACCACGGCTCTTCACCATTGTGGTACAGAACCTCGCCCGTGTAGCCGTTGCAAATGCAGATGTGAGCGTCCTCGAAGTCGCACTCAAACACGGCTCGGATTGCCTCACGCACATCATTCGTTTCGTAGGTGAAGCGGTTGTCCTCGGTAGTGATGATGACAGAGTAGTTGAAGTTTTTCATAGTTATCAGTTCCTTTCCTTTGATGAACTCATTATAGCACACTTTTGGCGGTTTGTCAAGAGGTTTTTTCAACTTTTTTTTGGGGGTTGGGCGGTTGTTACACCGCCCACTTGGGGAATACCTTGTTTCGCTCGGTGCAATCCCAACAATGCACATTCTTTGTATAGTGCTTGTGGGTGCGGACACACCGCACAAAGATTGCCATTTCAATCAGTGCGTCAGCCAGTGCGGTGTGTTCCTCGATGTACTCACCATTTCCGCTGATGTATGCGTACACACTTTCGGCAGAGGTGGCACAAGTCTTTCCACCCTTGGACTTGTAGCCATTCTCTCGACAGAACTTGGCATAGCCTTTCTGATGAGTAATGGTCTGCAATGCCATCAACCAAAGGTCGATGAACTGGAACTCGTCAGCCAACTCACGGCAACAGGTCTTGCAGAGGTCAAAAGCGGAATTGTAAGCACAGATGTACTTGACATTATAAAAACGCAGGAGATTTCGCACGATGTTGAGTGCTTCGGCTTCGGTGGCAACTGCGGAGATTTCGCCCCTTGCCAGTCGCTCGGCATAGATGTGGAAATTCTTCTTTGCGTAGTCGTCGTTCTTGATTTCGTCATAGAACTCCATCACCAACAGAGAAGTGGTCGCACAGATGTTGCCCTCTCTATCGTGGATAACCACACCCACATTGTAAAATCCCTTGGGGTGGTCGATACCGCCAACTGTTTCGGTATCAAGGGTTGCGTACATTGTTTTCATTGGTCTTTACCTCGTTTCATTAGTGTGTTGTGGGTTTGCCGTCGCTCCCTCAACTGTGAGTACATTGTATCATAGATTTAACGGTTTGTCAAGCACTTTTTTTCAATTTCTTCCGCACTTGCGTAAAAAGTTTCGCTTGAGTTCCACACCCTCATAATGTATTTACCGCTGGTATCATCGTAACTGGACACCACGCACACACCGTAAGGGGCAATGCGGAACTTAGTTCCTCGTTTCAGCATTCTTCTCGCCTCACTTTCTGATAGTATTCTATCACACATTGCGGGAAATGTCAATTGTGAATATTGCACAAAGTTTTGCCTAAAATAATTGCCTGGGTTGTTTATTATGCCAAATTCCGAGCGCGTGGGCCGTGCGCGCTCGGCTCAAAAGTCAATAGGCAAAATGCACAAAAAAAATTCTCAGATTTCTCTGAGAATTTCCAAGATGTTTTCAACTCCATAGGCTCTGCCCGTCCAGTTGTTTCTGTTGCGTTCTTCATCGTCAAACAGAATGTCAAGGGGGTTGTGGCAGAAATTTTCTTTCGGAGTGCCATAGGGAACGATTGTGATTTCGTCCCAGTTGACGCTCGGCAGGTGCTTTGCAAGCCATTCCAGTTTTGCATTGGTAACGGCTTCATCATACTCGGCAGTGCTTTCCTTGCTGAGCCAGCTGATTACCGCAATGCGGTAGCCGTTTCTCTGGAGAGTATTCAGCTTGCGGGCGAGGTCGCACAAGCGGAGCAGAGGCTTTGCCGTTGCGTAGGGAGTGGGGTCGTAGGCTCGGAGCAGGGGCAACCAGTTGGGGTTTGCGTACAGGTCAGCGATTGTTCCGTCCATATCGAAGTTGATGGTGATGTTCATAGTCTTCATAGTTTTCATTTCCTTTCCTTTTTGTACCTTAATTATAGCACATCATTTACTATTTGTCAAGGGGTTTTTAGAAATAAAATCCGCCAATTATTGCAACTGGTACAAGCACCGCAAGGGTGTAGCCAACGAAGCCAAGCAGAATGTTGTGCTTGACATTATTCTCTTGATTATAGCTAATGCATCCTAAGCCAAGAATGGCACTAATTACTGCGAAAATCCACATAGTTTGCATCTCCTTTGTTCTTTGTGTCTTAATTATAACACGCATTATGGGATTTGTCAATAATCAATTTGCACAAATTATTCCCCAAAATAAATCCTGGGGTTGGTTATTCTGACGAAAATCGGCGCGCCAGGACCGATAGCGCGCCGCCGAATTTTGAGCTGAAAATTGCGCCCTAATGATAGGGCGCTTCGATTTCCAGTATGTCGGTTTGAATGAGTGCAAAGCGTGCCGAAAACCGACACCCGCACCCGCAAATGTATTCGTCTGTTTTGTCTTTGTGGTTGCTTGTTGAGTCCAGGTATACCAGTTCCGCTTGGGCGCTACTTCCGCAGTTAGGGCAACGAATGCGCGGGTCTCTCAACTGCGCTTGCCACTCTTGGGCGATTTGAGCCGCTGTTTTCATTGTTCTCACCTCTTGGCATTATTATAGCAGATTGTGGGGGTTTTGTCAACCCCCATTTTCAGATAATCCGCACAAACTTGATGATGGGAACGAGGATTTCTTCGTCCTTGTAAGGAGAGGAAACGCCCCTCTTCCAACCAACCCACCGCTGAATGGTAACCTTTTCGACTTCATCGGTTTTCTGCCGTTCGACCACACCAGCCCACACCAGAGCCTTGAGTGCGGCGGCGACTTTCTGCACCGAGTAGTCGTCAACTTTGCCGTTGCGTGCTTGGATTTCCTTTACACGCAGAGGCACACCGAGGGGCATTGTTGCGAGAATGTCGGAGCGCAGTTCGTAGTCTCTGTCGATGCGACCTCTTGTGTTGAAGCCGAGGGAAACCAGTGCGGAGAGTTCACGCACCTGCGAGGGAGAGAGTTCCACACCTGCGGAAACATTGTAGAGAATAGTTTGTAAGCTGTCCATAGTATTCAGTTCCTTTCCTTTTGGTACTGTTATTGTATCATAGATTTGGGAGTTTGTCAAGCCTTATTTTTAGAAAATCGTTGCCAAAATTTCAGCCTTGCGGTTGAGTTCTGCCACATCTTCTGCGGTGATTTCTCGCAGTTCGGGGAAGCGGTCATTGCCCAAGAGGGTCAGACCTTTTTTCTCGAAGTGGTCACGGATAACATCTTCCATAGCGAGTGCGTGATTTTTATTTTTGCAGGGATACCAACCAAGCACCACACCGCTGTCAGCTTCGTTTGCGTAGTCAACTGTGAAATGCTGATTTAGTCTGCGGATTGCATCGTCAGCCTTTCCGCATTTAATCCACAGGTGCTTGCCTTTCTTGTTGAAATGCTGAACGATGTAAGCACCGCAACCCTCTGCCGGAACATTAAAAATCAGATTGTGATTGACAAGAGTGGCAGGATTTGGGATGCGACCTCTGCCCAACTTTTTCAGCTCTCGCTTGATGGGGTCAAGGATGAAGTATTTTGCCCAGGCGGTGCAGGCATTGAAAATGTCCTCGACTACTTTCCACCAACGACCTTGCCAATTCTTAGTGGCTGACTGGTATCTCTTGTATGCACCAACAAGGTCATTTCCATTGCGGTAGTCCTGCATTGTGAGGGTGGGGGTGGGGTGAATTGCGTGTACCATTTCAATCATTTCCTTTCGGCTTCCTTTGATGCTCTAATTATAGCACAACTTGATTTGTTTGTCAAGCATTTTTTTTGCCAAGTCTTATATTTTTCCGAGAAGATACTTGGCGAGAACCTCGTGGTTTTCCGGGGTAGTTTTCCTTCTCCCGCAGTAGGGGTGGTGGCTTTTGTATCCTGCGTATCCCCAACATTTTTTCAGCCTGTGGGGTCTGGTTCACATTTGTATACCGCAAACAGGAACACCTTGCGGTCGGGTCATCGGGTAATGGTCTTACATACTCTCGTGGGAATCCGCCATCTTCGCGGTTGCCTTACCCTCGCCTTTTGTACCCTTATTGTATCACACTCTAAGGGATTTGTCAAGGGGTTTTCCCAACTTTTTCTCACCTTTTCGCGAGGGAGCTACTGGGGAGGATACTCGATTGGGGTTTCCCTCCCCCTTGACACCCTTATTGTATCACAACTTGGGTGATTTGTCAAGAGGGAAATTGAAATTTTTTCAACTTTTTTCGCTCTGTTATTGTCGGTACCGCTTCTCCTGAATCGGGCGCTACATTCGCGCCACAGTTTGCGTTCCCTCTTGACAATGATAGTATACCACAGACCGCACACAAAGTCAACTGGTAATGTTGCACAAATTCGGGATTTTGTGGGATGATTATTTTGTTGAAATTGCCTATTGACAAATTGCTGGGGCTGTGGTATAATGGAAATTCGCGCCCATGACAATCGTGGGCGCGCGGCCGAAAATTCAATAGAAAAAGCGAGGGTTTGACCCCTCGCTCAGTTGAAGATTTTGATTTCTGCGTGACACGGCTCAACGATTTCGGTCGGCTCAATGCCGTAGATACTGCCCTCGGACAGGCTGACCGCATTTACAAAGCCGTCGCACTCATCGCAACCGCACTCTTCAATTTTCAGCATGAAGCAGAGGTAAGTAGGAGACCAAAAGGTCTGCCCCTTACTTATCTCGCTGAAGCGGATACCGCGCTCTTGGCGCTGGTCGAGTATCTTCACCATTGTTCTTCCTCCTTCTTCTGTTTCTTCAGCAGGAGAACTACCCGTTCAAGTGCCATCCGCACTTCATCACGGCAGGGTGCGTCTGCGTCGAGATAGCAGACCACATTCTCCAAAAGGGAGTTAGCCTCACCAACGAGGTCAACCCCGTACTTCTTGAACACAACCGCATCCCTTTCGGTATAAATCTCAAGGGGGTCGCCCTCTTTGATTTTCAGAGTTCTGCGGATTTCCTTGGGGATAACCACTCTGCCGAGGTCATCCACTCTACGAATGATACCAGTTGCTTTCATCTTCATCATTTCCTTTCGTTTTTGTACCTTGATTATAGCATAGAATTGGGGATTTGTCAATCCCCAATTTCACATTTTTCTACGAAATCGCTTGGCACGATGTAGTCCATTAAATCAATTTCGCCTGCGGTGGTTTTGGTCAATGGCAGTTTAGAGTTGGGGAACTCTTCGAAAATTACATCGAGATACATCTTGACCTGTCCGCACAGATACTTGAAGCGGTCGAGCCGTTCTGTCATTCGGTCTTCTGTGGCGGTTAGCAGACCTGCCAACTGGGCTTGGCTCATTTCTCCCAGTTTATCCAGTAGGTCTGCATAGCGGACTTCATTCATCATTCTTTATCACCTCTCTTGAACTTTTGGCGGTTGTACTTCTTACCGCTTTCGACTTTGCTACCTCTGCGAGTGAAGATAAGCCATTGCTGTAATTCTTCACCAGTTTTCTTGAAGGCTCTGCGGTCGACTTTCTTATTCTTCTTAGCCATTTTCAATCACTCCTTGTTCTTTGTACTTGTATTATACCACAACATTTACTATTTGTCAAGGACTTTTTTAGTCCCAAACAAAAGTATTTATCAGCTTGCCTTCGCCATCAAATTCCAGTTCCAGTTCTGCGTTGGGGTCAAGCAGAGTATCGACAGGGATGTGAATGCTTTTGGATGTGGGGAAATCGTAGATTTCTACATCTGCTCTTACTCTTGCCAGTGCTTTCTTAATGATTTCAAATTCAGTCATTGCTCTGTACCTCTTTCTTTTTTGTACCTTAATTATAACATGGGTTGGGGGTTTTGTCAACCCCCATTTTTTACATTTTCAGAAGAAATGCGTATTTCTTTTCGTTGCGGACAACAACCTTTTTCAGACCAGTAGGAACATTGCCGTTGAAGATTGCGGTCAGCTTCTTGATGGTAGCCATGTAGCCAGTTACCACTGTTCCATCATCTGCCCCCCGCACAAGAATAATGCCAGTGTCGGTGATGGTGTAGATGTGGCTGGGAGACCGAGGGTCGGGGATTTCGTAGGCAAACTCATTGTAGCCGATGTGGGTCATGCAAGCAACCAGTCGGTCCAGTCGCTCAACTCTTGCGTGGTAGCTCATTTTCATAGTAGTCATTTTATTTACCCCCTTATTTCATCCACCATCTTTTGGAGATGGTCACACAGCAGTTGTTCTTTACTTCGACTTTATACTTCTCTTTGCGGAAGTGGTTTGCTACATACTCGGCATTGTCATCATTGTCCGTGCAGTAGATTGCGGTGCGTTGCTCACGCAGTTGCTTGTAAATGTTCTGTAAAGTCTTGTACATGGTATTCATTTCCTTTCCTTTTTGTACCTTAATTGTATCACAGATGTTTTATTTTGTCAAGAGTTCTTTTTGGAAACTGGCAATTTATTTTGCCAGTTTCCAGAGGATGTAACTCTCACCCTGTACGAAGTTATTCACTCCGATACCAGTGATGACACCCGCCTTTTTCAACTCATCAAGCAGGTTGATGAGGGAGAAGCGATTGACCTGCAGGTACATCGCAATCTCACGCAGGCGAAGTCCGTTGGGATGGTGGGCGAGGAGTTCTCTAATCTGTTCTTTCATGGTAATCAATTCCTTTCTTGTTTGTATCTGTATTATAGCACAGGTTTCGGGATTTGTCAATACCTTTTTATAAATTATTTTGCAGAATTTTATTTTTCTGTAGGTTTTATTTAGCGCAAATAACGCGCGCCAGATCCGTGGGCGCGCGTAGCAAAAAGGCTTAGCAGTACGCTAAGCCCATAGTCTTCCAGCAAAGGACGCTTATCTGATTGTGTGCTCTACCAATGGACATTGCCTCTCTCTTGGTGTTTACTCGGTAGCTGTGGTCGATGTAGTACACGCCATCACTGTACCATACACCGCAGTTGCCCTTCATCATACGCACTGCCTTGATGCACTCTTCTGCTGTGTGTGCTTCTACACCATAGTCAGCGACCTGCCAGCCGCTCTTGTATGTGATGACTTTGCCTGCCTTAATGGTCAAGCCTTCATTGTTAGCGAGCTTCTTGATTGTTCTTACATTGATCATTGTGTCTTACCTCTCTCTCTTTGTGTCTTTATTATAACACACAAAGATTTATTTGTCAAGCATTTTTTTTATTTATTTACTAAAATAATTGTAGTAATTGTGGCAATAATAAAAAGCGCTACCAGACCAATCAAAGTCCAGCCAAGCCAAGCGGGACAAGTAGTTCCTTCGTAAACAAGTTCATTCATCCAGTAAGCATTCATTGTGTTTCTCTCCTCTCTCTTTGTACCTTTATTATAGCACAAGAGTGATTATTTGTCAAGCTTTTTTTTATTATTTATTCAATGACTTGTACTATCTCACAGTGGCAAGCCTTTACTGCACAACCATTGATCACCAATGTATTGTGTCTGCCAGAAGGATAGTATTGCACATACTCTCTCTCTACGATGTGCCAGCCTGCGCCAATGCGCTTGGCTGTGTAGTCTGTGGTGTACTTGTATCTTGCGTAAGTCTTCATTGTCTTGTGTCCTTTCTGTGGGGATTAATTCCACTGTCTGCTGTCTTGGTAATCTCTCACTGCATCCCAGATTTTATCATAGCTGTAATTGGCAGGTTCTCTTGCACCATCTGCGTTCTCTGCCCACTGTCTACCAGTAGTGATGACCTTACCATTCCATCTCTTCTTCTGTGCCTTGTGTTCTCTTTCAATCTCTGCCTGCCATTCGTACATTTTGTGTACCTCTCTCTCTTCTTTGTATCTGTATTATAGCACAAAGACAGCGAGTTGTCAAGAGGTTTTGGGAAATTTTTTTATTTATTTTCTTCGTCATTTTGCACAAAAATTTTTTCGTAAGCAGATTATTTATGCAAACTACGGCCTCGCCGCCTGTCAGCGGCTCGCTGATTGTGTGGGGGTGGAGGCCTTCACCAGCGTTTTCTCAGAAATTTCACAGACTATAGACTTTGTGTTTTTCCTCAGATAGAAAACATAAACCGGGGGTGTATTTCGGGAAAAAAATTTTTTTATTTGGTCAAATTGTTTTTGTCTGGGCATAACAATCCCAGAATCGATTTTAGATTTCGGATTACGGGCAAAATAAAACCGATAGGCCATTTCGACCTATCGGTAATTTTTTTTATCGGATGCTCGCATTAGTTACCGTATCACTACTTCCTACGTACTTCTCGACCATACCAATGATTCTATCTAAATCAACTTTATAATTATGATATGTATCTGTACTGATTGTTCCAGTACATGCAGTGGAAATGGTTGGATCATAAGCCAATTTATCACTTACTAAATTATCAATCGCTGTATTACCATCACAGCTAATTGAAATTGTGTATGGACTATATGGCTATGCAGTAGTTTCCAATGCTGCAACTTTATCGGCCGGGTTCACATACTTAAATGTAGCGTCCTCAGTCCAACGATCGGAAGACCGGGTCGCCGCAAAGTAATGCCAAACATATCCTGCGCCATCTTCTGCCGTGCCCCAGTAGTCAGTTTCAAAATAAACATCATCAGGTAACGGCCAACCAGTACCCCATGCCACGACTTCAGTCTCTTGGACTTTATCAGTATCCACTACCGCCCATAATGTAGGCCATCCATCTTGCGTGCCGATGTACAGAACCTCAATGATATATTCTGCAATTGTAATTGTTTGACCATCTCTTGGAAGTTTATACTTATAAATAGTTCTCATTTTTTTTCATCCTCAGCTTCTTCTCCTGGCACTGGAATATGTTGAGTTACACACATAAACCACTTACCATCAACAAAAGTAGTATAATAATCCATATCTTCTCCAAGGGCAATACCAAATTTTGCACGAATATGTGCAGGTAATGCAATACGACTTGCACTATCAATTTTATAAGTTTTACCCTCTGGAATTAACTATGCATTATCAATCCATTTACTTTGTGGCATTTAACATACACCCCTTTTCAAAATCATATTTGTGGCAAAACATTGTACATTGACAATCATCTGATATTTTTTTACAAGGAACATAATCATCTAAGAGATGATGGATGTGCGGACACCGGTCAATGAATCGGCGGAACCATTCATATCCATATAAATCAAAAATACGCTGTGCTTTGTAAAAATCTCTATCAATGCGATACTATTCTGTCATTGGATATTCTGCGGCCACCATGCGCTCACGCGACTCTTCCCACATATGCTCTACAGTCAATAAAATACTTATCCATTTATCCATGCAATCACCTTTTCTTTTCTAATATGCGGCGGCCAGTAGATCGGATAGACCAGTTCATCGTAGAACTCAACGAGGTTCATAATCTCTTCTGCGAGTTCCCATTCAGAGATATCTTCAGGATAACAATATACATGATATTCTTTTTCTTTTATTGTATGTGGAAAATATTCTCCAATTTCTATATATGCTTTTTTAACCTGGTCCATTTTCATCCCATCCTTCTGGTAAGAAATAATTAAGAATAGCTTCAAGGACATTGGCAATGGTAAAAATGGGTCCACCAATTATAAAAATGATACCAACAATTAATTGTTCGCTTGGCTTTAAATCTTTACAATATGGTGCATAGTCAATCATTACCAAGAGTGACATTGCAGTCCACAGTATTATAATAATTATTCCACTGATTTCCAAAACCAATCATCCTCCCTTACTGCATAAACTAATGCATTTTTGATTATTACAGGTTTGAGAAGCTCTTCTAATTCTTCTTCTTCCAAATTTTCAATAAATTCTTTTCCATAATAATCTTCCGGCTTATCTGTTGTAAGCATAAAAAATCCGATTATTTTCTTTTTTTCATATAGCGACCAATCAACAACTTTACCTTCGCTTGGTTGACCAAATTTAACTTGTGCGATTACTGTTGCTGGATAATATTTTCCATCATAAGCTTCTTTCATTGCGCGAGGAGGTTTACCTTGTACTATATTTACTAGATTTTCCGTAACTACAAAGGTATTTTTTAGTACCTTTAATAACCAAAAAATAAATGCGGCCGCTCCGAGTAGTAGCACCGCGAGGATAGCTATAACAATGCCCATAGTCTATACTCTATTCCTTTCTTTTTTCTTATAATTATTATACCAAAAAATTTTTTCGTTGTCAAGTGATGTGCACCAGGGCAGAATTGGTTTATCCGATTGTTAGAAATTTTATATATAAGTTGGGAAAATTTTTTCGCTACGACTTGACAAAAGAAAATTTTTCTGGTATAATAGTAGTATCAAAGACTGGAGGTAAAGTGATGATAAAATTAGATTACACTTTAGAATCTCCAGAAGAGAGAAAGGAATTGGTTGAGAAAATTCTCGCAGAGGTCGAGAATCCTTCCGAAGCTTATTTGGAAACTCTCGCTGATTACTTAGTTCTTTGTATGGAGAAACAAGAGAAAAAGGAGCGCAAACTACTGACTGATAACCGAATGGCTACCGTCAATAAGCGTGAAACATCCTATGAAGGTCTTGTTTCCCAACTGGAGAATGGCGAAGACGGCATATATAATATGATAACTAATAATAAGAATACTATTTTCCAACCGAAAGTAATGATAACTAAACAAGATGTAGAAGAAATCCCTGGGATGAAGCAATTAAGAGAAGCCATCAAAATGTGGGAAACAAAATTGAAAAGTGCCTCCGGACGTGAAGCGTATATTATTAAGAGTGCAATTATTGAATTACGAAAGGATTAGTATGTATTAAAAAATGCATATCGCAAACCTATCGTATGTACTCAAGTTACTCGTTCAAGACATTTTATTCCTTTAGATGATGATTTTGATTTTGACGATGATGGTTTTGTAATTCCATAGGGAGTTTCTTTATGTGATCCAAAAGTTGTAGAAGCAATCTTATGTAACTATTCCTTATGCAAATAGGAAAGCTGGGGAGAGTTTGAAAAAGATCTATGGTATTTGATGGATGATTTTGATAGGGTTGCGGACGCCGCACTAAAGGAGTATCCTTTATATGAGCGTATTGTAGAATATAAAATTGATGGATTACAAAACATTGACATTCAAGAGAAAATTCAAATGGAATTTGGTATCAAGCATAGTTTAGAATATATTTCCAGTTTATGGCGAAATAAAATTCCTAAGCTAATTGCTTCTGAAGCTGAAGATCGTTTATTAGATTGGTACTTCCTGAACGAAATGAAAGGGAAGTATAAAAAATGCAGTAGATGCGGCCAGGTCAAACTGGCACACAACAAGTACTTTAGCAAGAATAAGACAAGCCGGGATGGTTTTTATAGCATCTGTAAGTGCTGCCGAAATGCTAAGGCCAAAAGTTCATAATTCTTGCCTGCTATTTTTATCTAAATAAAAAGGAGGAAAAATTATGGCTGAAAGTTATTACTGTGAAAAATGTAATAGAACAATGGACGCTTCTTAGTTTTATAGTTCAAATAACTTAGAAAAATATCCTGATGGTAAATTAAGACAATGTAAAAAGTGTATTACAATGCATGTTGATAATTTCAATCCTGATACTTATTTATGGATTTTACAAGAATGTGATGTCCCATATGTACCAGATGAGTGGAATAAATTATTAGTTAGTTATGCGAAAGATAAATCTAAATTAACTGGTATGACTATTCTTGGTAGATATTTATCAAAGATGAAATTAAAACAATATCGTGATTATCGTTGGAAAGACACTGAGTTTTTGCAAGAAGTTGCAAATAAAAAAATTGAAGAAACTATGAAGCGTTAGGGATATGAAGCTGCGGAAATCGCTCAAGCGATCGCCACATCTACAATCCCCGTACCTACGGCTCCGTTACAAGAGCCGGTTTATGTTGAAGAAAATCCATTCTTAGCTCAAGGTAATGAAGATTATTTTGGAGAAATTAATGGCGGTCAAGATGACTTTGTTGATGATTTGACTGAGGAAGATAAAACTTATCTTCGTTTGAAATGGGGTAAAACCTATAAACCAGAAGAGTGGATTAGATTAGAATAGCTATATGAGGAAATGATGGCCTCATATGATATTCAAGGTGCCGGACACATTGATACTTTGAAATTAGTATGTAAGACATCTTTAAAGGCGAATCAATTAATCGACATTGGCGACATTGAGGGCTTCCAAAAGATGAGTAAAGTTTATGACAGTTTGATGAAGTCTGGTAAATTTACAGCAGCTCAAAATAAAGCGGAATCTGGTGATTTCATTGATTCAATTGGCGAGCTGATTGAAATGTGTGAAAAAGAAGGATATGTTGAAAGATACTATGTTGATTCTCCAAAAGATAGAGTTGACTTGACTATCGCGGATATGCAAAGATATACAAGAACTCTGATTGAAGAGGAAACTAATCTACCAAACATGGTTGAAAAGGCTCTTCGTGAAATTGATAAAGAAGATAAAGATAACGCGGCTAATGATGAGACCGATATTATTGATGATGTTGAAATCAGCTTAGATGACTTAGAGGCTACATTGAAAGATTAGGATTTCTCTGATTTTGATGATTTCTTAGATGAAGAAGCTGCGGCCGACGCTTCATTTCTGAATGGAGGCGGAGCATAATGGCTCTACAAGACTTATTGAATTTATCCACGCAACGGCGAAAGATTGGTCTTTCGCCCGAGCGTGTTGAGGCAGTAATGCCAGAGATCCGCAAATATGTTGCTTGGTGGAGAGAATATCCTGACTTATTCGTTGATTTTATGGTGCGTGGAACTCGCACTGAACCCAAAGATGGAGAGTTCCAATTTTATTTTTATCAAAGAGTTTTCTTGCGCTCAGTTATGAGATATTAGTATGTATATGCGGTTTTCCCTCGTGCATATTCTAAATCATTCCTAACTGTTATGGCATTGATGTGTAGATGTATTCTATATCCAGATGCACACTTGTTTGTTACCTCTGGCGGTAAGGAACAGGGTGCAAGTATCTTATAGAGCAAAGTTGAAGAAATCTGTAGATTGATTCCAAGCTTCTCTCGTGAGATTGATTGGGGTCGTGGTAAAACTCTAACCGGTAAAGATAAGGTTCGATATGTTTTCAAAAATGGCTCTGTTCTTGATAACCTTGCGGCCCGTGAATCTACGCGTGGTCAGCGTCGTCATGGCGGCGTTATGGAGGAATGTGTTGGTATTGATGACCAAATCCTTCGAGAGGTTATTATTCCAGTTATGGCTATTTCTCGTCGTGCTAAAGATGGTACCACAAATGAGGGCGAACCGCTCAATAAATCACAGATTTATATTACCACTGCTGGTTATAAGGGAACATTCCCATATGATAGATTAATTGGTTTCTTAGTGCGTATGGTTACTCAGCCTGACCGTTGTATGGTCTTAGGTGGCACTTGGCGCACACCAGTTGGTATGGGATTACAGAGTAAAACCTTTATTACCGACCAGAAGAATGAAGGTACTTACAATGAAGCTTCATTCGATCGAGAGTATGAGAGTAAGTGGTCTGGAACAGTTGAAGATGCATTCTTTAACGGAGAACATTTTACAAGAAATAGAAAATTATTACAACCTGAATACGAACATTCTGGTCGAAGTGCGGCCGGTGCTTACTATATACTATCAGTTGACGTAGGCCGTAAAGGATGCGATTCAGTTATTTGTGTCTTCAAAGTAACGCCATAGGCGCAAGGACCCGCAATCAAATCACTTGTAAATATTTATACAATGTCTGATACTCATATGGAAGAACAAGCTATTATGATAAAGAAGTTGTATTATAGATACAAGGCTCGCACTGTTGTAATTGATGGTAATGGTGTTGGTTTAGGTCTTGTTGACTATATGGTAAAATCTCAAGAAGATGAAAATGGCGATTTCTATGCAGATTTCGGTGTTGAAAATGATGATGAAGGCTATTATAAAAAGTATAGAACTAATAATACTGAATATGATGCTATGTATATTATCAAAGCAAATGCGCCGATCAATACTGAGTGTCACACCAATGCGCAAGTACAATTGCAAGCAGGTAAGGTAAAATTCTTGATTGATGAACGTGCGGCTAAGGAAAAATTATTAGGTACAGCTAAAGGTTAGAAAATGAAGCCTGAGGAAAGGGCAGAATATCTTAAACCATTTACCTTAACTTCCATATTGAAAGAGGAAATGATGAATTTGCGTGAAGAAAATGAAGGTATAAACATCATTTTGAAGCAGGCAAATCGTGGTATTAGGAAGGATAAATTTTCCGCTTTTGAATATGGATTATACTATATCAAACAAGAAGAAGATAGAAAGAAAAAGAAGAAGAAGTTTAACGTTGCTGATTATGCGTTTTACAATTAAGGAGGGTGAATTATGAGAGCTTCGAGAGGCGAAATCAAGATCGAAGAAATCTTGAAGGAAGCAGAACTCCCTTTCAAAATGGAGTATACTTTCCAAGACTTAAGGAGTCCAAATGGTCGCCCTTTGAGATTTGATTTTGTTGTTTTTGATGATGATGGAAGAATTGATTTTATTATCGAATATCAAGGTAAATAGCATTATGAGCCAAGCGCAAAATTCGGTGGTAAAAAAGGCTTCTTCCAACAATAGTATAATGATAACATGAAACGACGTTTTTGTGCTATACATGATTTCAAATTAATAGAAATTCCATATACTGACGAGAATTTAATTTCCTATGATTATATTATGAATTTAGCAGGATATTAAAGGAGGTGGAGTTTTGGAAGAATTGACTAGACAAGAAGAAATCCGTGCCAAAGGTTTTGATATGGGTGGAACAACTTATGGTAAGATCAAGATTGGAACAAAGCAACTTGAAGATGCTGTCCTAAATCTCGGCTCCATCCAAAGAGAAGGTAAAAATCAAATCAATAAGGCAGTTATTTATCGTGCGCTTGCTGATAATGATGTCGAAAAATTGAGAGAGATTTCTAATTACTTCTATAAAACTAGCGGTATTTATCAAAGAGTATGTAATTATTTTGCTACGATGTATAGATATGATTGGTATGTTGTACCAGAGGTTTATGATACAACAGTTAAGGAAGATAAGATTGTTGGTGATTTCCATAAGGTTTTGAATTATTTAGATAATTCGTATATCAAGAAAGTTTGTGGTGATATGGCTCTTGGCGTTATCAAGAATGGCGCTTATTATGGTTATATTGTTCCAACTGCAAATGGTATTGTTATCCAGGAGTTGCCAGTAAATTTCTGTCGTTCTCGTTTTAGTGTAGGTAATTTACCTGCGGTCGAGTTCAATATGAAGTTTTTTGATGTTATGTTCCCAGACACTAATGAGAGAATCAAAGTATTGAATTTGTTCCCCGACGAATTTAAGAAAGGATATATCGCTTATAAAAATGGTAAGCTAAATCCTTATCGTACCAATGGTGAACCAACAAGCACTGGTGGTATTATGGCTCGTCGTTGGATTGATGAATCTGGATGGTATCTTTTGGAAACTGAGCGAACTGTAAAGTTTAGTTTTAGTAATGGTGGTTTTGGTGGCGCAGACATTCCTTTGTTTGTAAATGCCATTCCTGCTATTTTGGATTTGGATGCTGCTCAAGATCTAGATCGTCGTAAGCAAATGCAGAAATTATTGAAAATTGTAGTTCAGAAATTGCCAATGGATAAAAATGGTGATTTGATTTTTGACGTAGATGAAGCAAGAGATATTCATAATAATGCGGTTCAAATGTTGAGACGTGCGGTCGGCGTTGACGTACTGACTACTTTTGCGGATATTGATAGCATTGATATGTCAGATAAAAATACTACTACTTCCCAAGACGACTTGATGAAGGTTGAACGTACTGTATATAATGCTTTTGGTGTTTCCAGTAATATGTTCAATACTGATGGTAACTTATCATTAGAAAAGTCTGTTTTGAATGATGAGGGTAGTGTACGAACTCTATTATTACAATTTGGTGTGTTCTTTGATAGACTGACCCAGGCTTGCGGAGCTAATAAAAAGAAATATAATTTCAGATTATATATGTTAGAAACTACTCAATATAACTATAAAGAGTTATCAAAGTTATATAAGGAGCAAGTTCAAATTGGATATTCCAAGATGCTTCCATAGATTGCTCTTGGACATTCTCAAAGCTCTATTTTGAATACTGCTTATTTTGAGAATGAAGTTTTACATCTGAGTGAGATTATGATTCCTCCCGTTATGTCTTCTACAATGAAAATGGAAGATTTGAAGGGCAATTCTCAACAGACTCAAACTAACAAAACTCAAAGTAATACAGGAGGATAGAAAGTTGCTTCTGGTGATAAGCCTGCGGGCCGGCCGGAGAAACCCGACGATCAGAAGAGTACTAAGACTATCCAAAATAAAGAATCTATGAGTTAAGGAGGACAATGATGCATACAAGTATTAAATTAGATACTCCTATCGAGTTTATCAACATCACTCCTCTAAATCCTTTGATTTCAAAATGTCAAATTAAAGTATGTTATGTAGGTGATGAACCCAATAGAAATAGAAGTATCATCACTAAGGAAACTGCTAAGCAAATGGCAAATTCTTTGCCAGGTTGCCCCATCGTTGGTTTCTATAATGAAGAGACCAAGGATTTTGAAGAGCATAATCGCATTATTGATATTTCAAATGGCAAATTTGAAATCAAGGATACTACAAGACCTTATGGTTTTGTTGATTTGAATGCGAAGGTCTGGTTCCAGAAGTTCCTGGATGATGGAATGAACGAGCGCGAGTATTTGATGACTGAAGGTTGGTTATGGATCGGTCAGTATCCCGAGTGCCGTAGAATTTTATCCCAGGGTAATAATCACTCCATGGAGCTGGATGAAGATACAATTGACGCTCATTGGACAAAAGATGGTAATGGAAATCCCAAGTTTTTTATTATCAATGAAGCAATTATTTCTAAACTTTGCACTCTTGGTGTAAATAATGAACCCTGTTTCGAGGGATCTCAAATCACTGCACCAATTATTCAATTCGCTTTTGAAGATGGTTTTAAAGAGCAGTTATTCTCTATGATGAACGAATTGAAAGAATATTTGAATAAGGAGGAGAAAAAAGTGTTTACTAGATATGCTGTTGAAATCGGTGACGCTTTATGGACCGCTCTTTATAGCCATGTAGAAGGTACTTACGGCATCGAGAGCGTTTGTGAGGATGGCGAGCAGAAGTTCGCAGTTCTGACTTCCGATGATAAGTATTACCGTTTAGACTTCTCCATCAACGAGGAAAATGTAGTTGAGTTTGCGGCCGAGGCTACCTTACTGGAAGAATATGCCCCAGAGGAAGAGCCCCAGTTCGACCCAGCTGCTGTCGCAGAGTATAAGGCCAAGAAGGATGAGGAAAAGAATCCTCCCAAGAAGGACGACGACGACGATGATGACAATGACGATGATGAGGAGAAATGCCCCAAGTGCGGCAAGCCTAAGGACGAGTGCACATGCGACGACGAAGGCGATGATGACGATGATGATGACAAGAAAAAGGGCAAGAAAGCAAAATACAATCTTGATGAAATTCAAGAATATGTAGAGCTAAGCGAAAAATATTCTGCTATGGAAACTGATTACAGTGCCGCACAGCAGAAGATTGCCGATCTGGAAGCCCAGGTCAGCGCTTTGACTGAATTCAAGAATAAGGTTGATCGTGCTGAAAAGCAGAAGATGATTGATAGCTTCTCTGTTCTTTCTGATGAAGAGAAGAAAGATGTTATCGACAACATTGACACTTATTCTGTTGATGAAATTGAAGCTAAGCTAGCAGTTATTTGTGTTCGCAACAAGGTCAGTTTCAGCCTTGATGATGATGATAAGGGCGAAAAGAAAGACCCAACCACTTTCAATTTAAATGGTGGCGTACCAGGTGACGAGACCGTACCTGCTTGGGTAAAAGTTCTTCGTTCTGTTGCGAGTGAAATGTAAAAAACTAATAAGGAGGAAATATAGAAATGCTTAGAGAAATTTTGAAAAAGCATATTAAGTCTCAGGCTAAGTATGTTGAAGTTGGCTATGGCCAGGTTGAGCCTAACCATCTGTCCGCACAGCGTACCGCCCAGATTTATGCTCAGTTACCTGCTGATCCCTCTATTGAGATTTTAGAGCAGGGACAGTTTGTTAAGTATGACTATGCAGCTGGCCTTGTAAACTTTACTGGTGCAGGCGAATGGATGTTGGTCTACAACGAAACCAAGCTGTATCGTGAGCATCAGTTAGATTGCGAGTTCGCAATGATTAAGGGCAACTATCAGGCCCGTGTTTACAGCCCTCTGGATGGCAATAAGTCCGCTGAGGAGATGTATGGTCCCACTCGTTTGCTGCAGGGACGCCGCGAGAAGTGGGATGGCGAGAAGTTCGTTGAGTTGGCAGAGGTAAAGGATCCTCAGGGTGACGGTTCTGTTGCTGACTATAGTGTAGCTTCTGAAGTATATGATTACTATGAGATGGGCGATATTAATAATCCCGATATTGAGGAAGATTATCGCAAGCGTTTGTTTATGAAGCTTCGTGCTGTTAAGCATCCTGAAGCTATGATGCCCGCAGGTACCACTATGGTTCCTCGTGTATTCAAGACCAATGTTGGTGACCACTACACTACTAACATGGTAAATGAAGATGTATTGGCTGTTAACGATCTGTTGACTCCTCAGCCTGGTGCAGAGGGCAAGGGTATCTTGGCTAAGGCCGGTGCCGATTCTGCTGATATGCAGTGGCAGGTTGTTAAGGTTTACACTATGCCTGACCATCAGCGCGGTGTAAAGATCTTGAGAATTAAGTAATTGAAAGGAGAGAAGAATAATGGCTTTAGATAAGAAAAACTTAGTACAGCTAGCAAAGACTGTAGCAAAAGCTGATCCTTCTGCTTCCGTTTCTTACAGCTTCAACGGAGAGAACTTCTCCTACGAGGCATTGAACGAGACTCTGCGTCGTGAGTTCAATGAGATTGCTGGCACTTATTCTCTGTATCGTGAGAACAAGAATCTGATCTTCGCAGTTATCGAAGAGACTTTAGACGAGGTTCTGCCTAAGAAGGTCGAGCAGGCTTATATGCAGTTCGCTGAGACCAAGCAGTTCGCTCAGGGCGACAAGCCCATCTTCCGTCGTAAGAGAGATGTACGTAGCCGCGCAAAGCAGTTCATCACTCGCGTTGGCTTGGCTGGTATTTACGAAGTCTTCAAGCTGGGTCCTGCTGAGGACGAGAGCTTCGAAGTTCGTACTAGCGCTATCGGTGGAGCCGCTCAGATCGGCTTCGAGGAGTTCCTGGATGGTCGTGTTGACTTCGCTGAAGTAACTGCTATCGTTATGGAAGGCATGGACGAGTTGATCTTCCGTGAGGTTGGTCATGCTCTGGCCGCTTCTGTAAATCAGTTGCCTCCTGCAAACATCGTTGTTGCTAACGACTTCGACGAGAAAGAGTTCGATCGTTTACTGGTTATCGCTTCCGCTTACGGTGAGCCCACTATCTACTGCACTTACGAGTTCGCAGTAAAGATGGTTCCTACCGAGGGTTGGAGATACACTGAGTCCATGAAGCAGCAGTTGTGGGATACTGGTCATCTGGCTACCTACAAGGGCCGCAAGGTTGTTATCCTGCCTCAGGGCTTGGAAGACGAGACTAACACTCGCAAGGTAATCAATTCTGGTTACTGCTACATCATTCCTTCTGGCGCTGACAGCAAGCCTGTCAAGATTGCTTTCGAAGGCGGCACTATTGTTGATGAATACACTAATGCCGATCGTTCTCGTGAGATTCAGGTTTATAAGAAGGTTGGCGTTGTTGCTATGTTGGCTAACAACATTTGCGCTTACTGCGACACTTCTTTGATGAGCTTGGAGTTGGCTGATTCTATCTGGGATAGCTCCAACTACATTACTGAGGTAAAGGCTTATCATACCGAGAACGCCTAATTTAGATATAATATAATATATACTTTTAGGGGAGGCGGGGACATCCCCACCTCCCCTTATTTTTATTTGAGAAAAAGGAGATAATAATATGAGCAAGAATACTTGTTTAGTAAAGAATAGAGGCGCAGGTCATGTGTCTTATAAGATTCCAGAAGATGGAGTTCGTCGTTCCTTCGCTCCTGGTGAGACTAAGGAAATTAGCTACGCTGAGCTTGAGAAGCTGACCTTCCAGCCCGGTGGTATGGTTATTTTGACTAACTATTTGCAAATTATGGAGCAGGATGCTCTGAAGTCTTTCGGCATTCATGCTGAGCCTGAATATCATATGAGTGAGCGCGATGTTGCTAACTTGATTAAGACTGGTTCTTTGGATGCTTTCTTGGATGCTTTGGATTTCGCTCCCACTGCTGTAATTGATCTTATTAAGAAACTGAGTGTTGATATTCCTCTGGTCGATATGAATAAGCGCAAGGCTTTGAAGGAAAAGACTGGTTTTGATGTTGACGCCGCTCTTCGTCACATTGAGGAAGAGAAGGAAGATAACCAGACTACTATCTTGAAGCAGACTGGCGAGCGCCGCGTAAAGGCGGAAGCTGCACCTGCGGGCCGCAGAACTAATCCAGAGTATACCGCACCTGCCGCTCCTAAGTATAACGTTATCAAGAAGGCTGAAGAGGCCACTGAATAATATAAGATAAGGAGGCAATTATATGGCTGAGACACAATTTTCGGCTGTTTATAATCGCTTTCTTGGACAAATTACCGATGATTTGTATCTAGAATTAACGCCAGAAGATACTTTAAAAGATTTATAGAATCTTTTAATTAATGCTATCCCAGGTTTTGAGTTTCCTCGTTAGAATTTATATGATTATACAATTGAAGTTAAAGAAATTCCCGAGGATGATATCACTCCTGACGATTTTATTCTTGGTGTTGTATGGGGAGATATCATAGATACATCATTAACTCCTAATGTAATGGTAGATAAGTCTCGTTTTAACGTTGAACTTACTCCAGAAGAAATCAATATTTTGGCGCTTTTAATGAAACAAGGTTGGGTTTAGCGTCAAGTTACTTCCATTGAAAATACTAGAATGAAATATAGCGGTTCTGATTTTAAAATGACTTCTTAGGCAAATCATTTGTCTAAATTGTTAACTTTATTAGAAGAGAGCCGTAGAGATTCATTCCATATGCAAAGATTGTATAAGCGTAGAAAATTTGCGGATGGCAGTTACAAGAGTAACTGGTCCAGTCTAATGGAGGTAAGTGCCATTGACTAAATATAATTTTGAATTCAGTGGAGAAAGTATTGATGTAAATATTCGTCGTTTAACCAACCAATTATGGAAATTAATTCCAATGCGAGAGCACGACGAAGATTGGCCTAAACAATTAGATACTGTTATTATTGAAATTGCGGGGTTAAATGAAATTTTTATGGCCCCGCATTTCTTGTAGCTGTTATGTAAATTAGAGGGACTAAAGATCTAGGAAACAGATTTTGAGCTATATAGAAAGACTGTGTTTGAAAGCATTAGTCTTTTACAGGAGCTAAACCATGGCATCAGGTTATGATTTAAGTAGTCGAGTCCCTTTTAGATTAATGCAAGGTCGATTGGGAGTTTATGATAAAAGACCGTTTGATGTAGATAAAACACCTGTTGAAGGTGTAGCTGATTAGGCTATTCGTTTACAACAAGCGGGCGGTAATAGATAGCAAGAACGCATGATTAAAGATAAACGTCGTTCTTTAGATCACGCAGTTTGGAATTCTTACCAAGCGGCGGAGGTCGTTAAAATTGATGCAGAGGATCGTAAACCGGTTCGCGCACTTATTAATCCGAATAAGCTGAAACAAGATTATGATGATAAGATTATTTCAGTTGGATTTGAATATAATTTTCACTGTGGTGATGTTTTTGAATGGTTAGGAACTAAAACTAAGTGGTTAATCTATTTACAAGATTTAACTGAGTTGGCATATTTTAGGGGAGATATTCGTAAGTGTTCTTATGAAATTATATGGAAAGATGAAGATGGCGAACATAAAACTTATGCTGCTATTCGAGGTCCAGTAGAAACTAAAATAAATTTTATTCAAAAACATGGTATCAGTGTAGATACTCCTAATCACTCATTGAGTATTTTGATGCCAAAAAATGATTATGCAATGAATTATTTCAAACGATATAGTAAATTCTATTTACAAGGTTGTGATACTTGTTGGAGGGTTGAAGCAACCGATTGGATTTCTACTCCTGGCATTTTAGAAGTTGTTGCTGTAGAATACTACGCCAATGAAACCGAAGATGATATTGAAGCCGGTATTATTGGTGGTCTAATAGAAGAACCAAAAGATCCAAATATCGAACAAGGTAGAATGGAAATTTTAGGTGATACTTTTATTAAAATTAAAAAATCTTATGATTTTAATTTTGACGGAACTTTAGCTGCTGAGTGGAAAGTTGATAGTAGATATCCAGTTATATTAACGCCAGATCCTCAAGATGCAAGACACATTTCTTTAAAATGGATTAGTTCTTATAGTGGTCAATTTGATTTATGGTATGGTACTTATAAGAAGACTATTATTGTGGAATCATTGTTTTAATATGTGAGAGATAAAGGAGTGTATTAAATTGAAGATTGAAACTTATAGTTATCCAAAATCTAGTTTTTTATCAGCTGAAAAAGATATGAATATTATCGTTCAAATGATTATGAAAAATGAACGTTTGAAAAAAATGCTTCATTATACAACTAGAGATTGTTTAAGTAAGCCAAATTTAACAGAGGATGAAACTTTGGATTTATTTGGTAAGAATATTAAAATTGTCCCAAAACTTTATGTTGATGGTTCAGTATTAAATTATATTATTGTTAGTTTTGATAATTTTACTACTAATACTACGAATCCAGAATTTAGGGATAATATTGTTGAATTTGATATTATATGTCATTTTGATCAATGGCATATGAGAGATTTTGAATTGCGTCCATATAAAATTGCTGCTGAATTGGATTCTATGTTTAATGAAAAAAGATTGACAGGAATTGGTAAGTTAGAATTTTTAGGAGCAAATCAAATGATTTTAACTGATGAATATGCTGGTTTATGTGTTATGTATCAAGCAATTCATGGAGATGAAGATAAACAAAAAATGCCTAATCCTAATACTGAAGCCGATATGGTTGCAAACTTTGATGCGATGTTTAATCCACAGAGAGCTTAATGGATACTCGATTAAGTTTAATGTGTGGTACTGATTATCCAGTTCCGCAATGTTAGATTATCATTCATTAGCCTCGCATTAAAGAAATTGCTTTTATCGGCGAATAGGATTTTTTTACAGGTGTTTAGTGTTTGTGTTTAAATAAATCAATGTTCGTTAAGGACGAAAGTGATTTATCAAATGTGAATAACTTTTAGATATTTATGACGATAATGTCAGAAAAAGAAGCAATAGATAAAAAAATTGCTGTATAGCAAGTTTGTACTTTATTTTTCCCAAAGTATAAAGTTGTATTCACTCCACGCTCTGTGCTTATTAGTGGAGAGGGATAGACCATGTAGATTGATGAAAGTAATTTTGAATATTTACAAACAGCAATTTCAAATATCTGTTGTATGAAAACTGGCCCTATGGATTAGACAGCTTTTAATCCCGCAAACTCAAAGGCAAGAGAAATCGCGGAAAAACTTATGCGTGGGCGCGCAAAAGTAGCTGCTGAAAAGGGGCAATCTAATACTAGTATATTTAGCCAATATCTTTCAATACTAACAGTGGGATTGGGTTCAATGTCACTTTAGGATGCGATGGATTTAACCATGTTCCAATTATATGATCTAGTTGAAAGATATATGCTATATATTAATTGGGATATGGACGTTCGGTGCCGTTTGGCTGGCGGAAAACCAGATAGCTAGCCTGACAACTGGATGAAAAATATTCACTAAATGAAAATTTAAGGAGGATATAAACCATGAAATTTGGTGTTCGCGAAATTTGTGATGTTGTTTTGAAGGCAAAGGCCGCACAGAAGATTGGTAACAAAATCTTCTATAAAAATGAGCCTGTTATTTACTTCGACACTTTGAAGACCTCTAGCATGGAAGGCGCAGCTACCACTGTTTATGCACAGGGCGGTCGTGGTAACTCTCGTCTAGTTGCTTGGGAAGGTGAGCGTACTATCACCTTCACTATGGAAGATGCTTTGATTTCTCCCGCTGGCTTTATGATTCTGTCTGGCGCAGGCTTGATTGAGGCTTCTGAGGCAACTCCTATTAAGGTTCATACTACTGAGCAGACTGACAATGTTGCTGTTGATCCTGATAGCGGTGTTGTTACCATTACTCTGAAAGAAGCTGCTTACAATGTAGCTGACGATGCTGAGGATTATGTTTATGTTATGCTGATGGAGAACGGCGAAGTTGTTTCTGAGCCTTTCATTCCCAGTGCTGTTGAGGGCAAGGTTTTAACTCTGTCTCCCGCTTGGGAAGATGAGGGTCGTACCGGCAATATCAAGCCTCGTGGCAATGATTTGTCTGGTTTCTACAACCATTGTGTTGTAATGGTTGATTACTATGTTGAGCGCAAGGGTAAGGCTCAGGAGATTACTATTACTCCCGATAAGTTCGGTGGTAACTACTACCTAGAGGCTTCTACTCTGTTCCGCACTCAGGATGGTGTCGATATGCCTGCAGAGTTTGTAATTCCTAACTGCAAGATTCAGTCTAACTTCACTTTCACTATGGCTTCTTCTGGCGATCCTTCCACCTTCACTTTCACTATGGACGCATTCCCTGACTATACTCGTTTCGACAGAACTAAGAAAGTCTTGGCTGCTATCCAGATTATCGAAGGCGGTAATGAAGCTGAAGACATCATGCGTGTAAGCACTCATTCTTTGGACTATGCTGACGCAAATGGTATGATTACTGGCGCTCGTCCTTTCGCAGGATTTAACGCTGTTGAGTAATTGACAATTAAATAAATTTAAGGGGAGAGGTTTTAAATAACCTCTCCCCTTTTTGTCGTTTTGAGAGAAAGGAGAAAAATATGTTAGAAAGTTGGCAAAGTTTATTAAATACTCCTATTGATACGTCTGGCTATGATTAGGCCATGCTTCATTATAAAAATTTAAAAGAAAAAATGTTAGATTAGATTACTAATTCAGCAAAAGTTAAATTAAAAAATGAAGAATATAAAAAATTTATTAATGATATAGATATGTTAATTTTACAAAACGCAAGTGGATGGGGAGAAGGCTATGAAAATGCTCAACGCACATTAAATAATATTGAAGCAGCAGTAGTAAATTTAATTGAAAGTGGTTCAACTGCAGGAGCTAAAGAATTGTTGGAATCAATTCATAAACAAGTTTATGATAAAAAAGATAAAATTAAAAATGCCCAACAAACTTTTAAATAGAAATTAAATTTAAATAAAGATTTAATTTTTGCTGAATTAGGTATTAATAATCAATTTATTGAAAATATGCTTAGTGTTCAAGGAACTTCTGGAGATACTGCTGATATTGTTGCACAAGCATCTTCATATTTTATTCGTTATTTATATAGTAAATTATTTAATGAGAAATCATTTGCTGAAGGCTCTCGTTTTAAATATGCGATGTCTTTAGGTGGTTATTATAAAGAGTTGCATGAGTATGAAGCTTTAGAAAAAGTATTAAATAATTTTTTAAATGTTTATCATACTGGTGGTACAAAAATGAGCGGACGCGATACTGAAATGGATATTTTTATTTCAACATTAGATAACTTAGAAAATGGATTAACGCAAAATGTAAAAGTTACTTAGATGATATCTTCTCTTTAGGAACCACCAGGGATTGAGGATATATTATTATCTTTGTCTCAATAGATTGATAGTTTTGGTGAGTAGGTAAAATCTAAAAGTCTAGGGAAAAGTGATACATTTGAAATTGGTAATAGAGCAGATTTGTATTCTGCATTTTTAAGCGAAGGTGGAAATGAATATAGTTCTTTATAGGCTTTACATTTCTTAGCACGTTTTAAAAATATTTTATTAAGTTTAGGTGTATCTAATGTTTTATTTAGTTCTAATAATAAAAGACAATGGATGGTTGATTTTATTGAAGATTTTAGAAGATAGTCATATTTACTGTCTTTTGTAAGACCAACAAATAAAGATAAATTAACTTCTAAAGTCGGATTAGAACAGTTATATACTTCATCCAGAAATTCTATTAGAAGTAGATTTTCAAATTAAAATTTGACAACTAAGAAATTTTTTGGTATAATAATATAAAAAGTGAGATAAAGGAGGAGTTTGACTATGGCAAAAATTCCATTTTCCAAACTTGGTGTAAAAGTAAATTCTGAAATTGCTTTATTAACATGGGGGGAATATAATATTGAAATTCGTAAATATTTACCCATGGAAGAAAAGGCAAATTTGATTACAAATGTTTTAAATGCTTCTGCAGATGATAATAAATTTTATAATCCTTTGCGAGTAAAAGTATTTTTAACCTTGGAAGCTTTGTACGCATATACTAATTTAAGTTTTACTGAAAAAGCTAAAGAGAATTATTTAAAACTTTATGATTCTGTTGTAAGTTCCGGTTTATTTGAACAGGTAATTAGTAATATTCCCAAGAGTGAATGGGATGATTTAGTATCTGCAATGTGGGAAACTATTTCTAAAGTTTATGAATATAATAATTCTGTATTGGGATTATTAGACAATATTTCTAATGATTATAGTAGCTTATCTTTGGAGGCTGCAGAAATTCAAAAAAAGTTAGCTGAAGGCAATGGTGTAGAATTTTTATAGGATGTAATGAGTAAGCTGGGCTAATTAAGTTATTTTTATAGGAAAACTTTTCAAATTATCATAGGAATAGTCGAGGGATGAGATAAGTGATTATTCTCATCCCTCTTTTTTATTTTATAAAATAAAAATGGAGAGAAAGGAGATAGCTTTTATATGGCAAAGAATTTAAATGTTAGTTTATCTTTTTCTGCTGATTCATCAAAAGTTAGAGCTGAACTAAATAGTTTAAAAAAGTCTTTGAATGAATTATCTAACAGTATTGCTTTAAAGATTCCGCATTTTGAATTTACTAAAGACCTTCAAGAAGCGAGTCGTGCAGCAGCTCAATTAAAAGTTCAATTAGATGCTGCAGTTAATACAAAAACTGGAAACTTGGACTTGACTAAGTTCAGCGAGTCAATGAAAAAAAGTGGTATGTCTTTAGAGAAATACCAAAATCAATTATACTAGCTTGGACCTGCCGGTGAAAAAGCTTTTGCGGACTTAGCAAAGGCTATTACTATGGCGGATGTACCTTTGAGACGCAGTAGTAAATTATTAGATGAATTATGGACTACTATGAAAAATACTGCTAGATGGCAGCTAACTTCTAGCGCAATGCATGGATTCATGGGTGCAGTATCAAGCGCTTATGGGTATGCAAAAGATTTAAATGCATCTTTAAATGATATCAGAATTGTTACTGGCGCAAGTACTGAAAAGATGGCTGAGTTTGCGAAAGAGGCAAATAATGCCGCAAAAGCGCTAAGTACAACTACAACAGATTATACTAAAGCTTCTTTGATTTTCTATCAATAGGGTTTAAGTGATGAATAGGTTAAAGAGCGTACTGATGTTACTATAAAAATGGCTAATGCTGCGGGCGCAAGTGCCCAAGAAGTTTCTGATTAGTTAACCGCTGTTTGGAATAACTTTTATGATGGTACTAAATCTTTAGAGTATTATGCTGATGTCATGACTGCTCTCGGTGCGGCAACTGCTTCTAGTACTGATGAGATTGCTGGCGGATTAGAGAAATTTGCAGCCATCGGTAAAACAATTGGTTTAAGTTATGAATATGCTGCATCAGCCTTGGCAACAATTACTTCAAATACTCGCTAGAGTGAAGAAGTTGTTGGTACTGCCTTAAAGACTATTTTTGCTCGTATTCAAGGTTTGAATTTAGGTGAAACTCTTGATGATGGAGTTACTTTAAATAAATATTCTCAAGCACTTGAAAAAGTTGGAATTAGTATATTTGATAGTACTGGAGAATTGAAGAATATGGATAATATTCTTGATGAAATGGCTGCAAAATGGGATGTCTTAAATAACTCTTAGCAAGTAGCATTGGCACAGACTGTTGCTGGTGTTCGTCAATATAACCAATTAATTGCCCTAATGAATAACTGGGATAGTGGTGACAGTGATAGTATGGTCGCAAACTTAACTACTGCGACTAATTCTACAGGAACCTTACAGAATCAAGCAGATATTTATGCTGAATCTTGGGAGGCTGCAAACAAGAGAGTAAAGGCTTCTACTGAAGCAGTTTATTCTGCTATTTTAAATGATGAGTTCTTTATTGATTTAACTAATAGTTTTGCTGATCTTATAGATGGAGTTAAAACTTTTATTGATAGTTTAGGTGGTATTAAAGGTGTTTTATTAGCTATTGGTAGTATTGTAACAAGTGTTTTTTCTAAGCAAATTAGTTAGAGTATTCAAAATGCTGCTTTTAGTATTAAAGGATTTTTAAATCCAAAGGCTATTTTGGAGGCAGAAGTTAAATAGAAGGAAAAGGCCAATAAATTATTAGTTAGTGGTTTAAAGGATTAGGGAACTACTTCTAGTGGTTATAGCGCAGAAGCTTATAAAGCTTTAGGTGAAAATCAATTAACTTATATTCAAAATATTGAAAGAATGAGTGAAGAAGAGTAGGCTATTAATTAGATTTTAATGGATAGAAATCGAGCCTTAGTAGATAATGCGATTAAAGCTGGCGAAGAATTAGAAATAATTGAAGAAAAAATTGCTGCTGAAAGAAATATCCTTGTATTTTAGGCTCAAAAAGCTGGAAAAGGATCTTCAGATCAAATCGCTCAAGTTCGAACATTGTCTAAACAGTATGAAGACTTATCAAAAAATGCTTCTAAATTCCAAGCAGTAGCAAATACTGCTTTTAAATCTATCGGCATGAATGAATAGGCTGAAGATGCTAAAGAATTAAAAAAGGAATTGTCAGAGACTGTTCAAGAAATGTTAAAACTAAAAAATGTTAATAAATTAACAGATGCTCAAGGTATTGAAAAATTAAAAACTTCATTAAAAACGTTATTGCCGGAAGTTAATCTTACAACAACAGAAGTTAATGAATTATGGCAAACTATTAAAAATAGTGAAAATGTTTCTTTTGAATAGATTACTGCTGTATTTAATAGATTATCAACTGCAAGTACAGCTGCTGGAACAAGTATCCAATCAAAATTAAAAGTTGCGATGGAAGCTTGTGGTATGACAAGTGAAGAAGTAGAAAATGCTATTCGAGAGTATAATGCAGTTTTAGAATAGTTTGAAAATAAAAACGAAGGTGCTGAAGTTGCATTAAGAAAAGTAATTGTGGCGATGAAAGAGCATAATAAAAGCATGGAAGAGGCAAAATAGAAACCTATTCCAATGGCTGAAGCTTTTTCTAAAGCTGCCGGGGCAGCTATGGCATTGGGACAAGCCATTACTACTATTACTGGTATTATTGATGTATTTAATAATGAAGAAGCCACTACTAAAGATAAAATTATGGCTTTAATATCTGGTATTGGAATGCTAACTGTTACTATAACATCTATTGTACCAGCATTTAGCACTGCAGAAGTTGCTGTGACTGCATTTGGAGTTACAACTTCTATCGCAATGTGGCAAATTACTTTAATTGCAATTGCAATTGCTGCTTTAATTGCTGGTATTGTTCTTTTAATTAATCATTTAAATGTCTATGGACAGACGTTAGATAATGCTAATAAAAAATTAGAATAGGCTTCATAGGATGCTGAGAACGCAGCAAATGCTATTGATGATGCAAAGAATGCATATCAAGATTTAACCGATACAATTGAAGATTATCAAGGTGCAAAAGATGCCTTAGATACTTTAATAGAGGGTACAGAAGAGTTTAAAAATTAGTTAAAAGAGGCCAATGACTATGCTCGTGAACTAATGGACACATATGGCATAAAAGGTTTATATAATGCTGAAAGCGGATTATGGGAAATCTCTGACGATGCATTAGAGAATGGAATGGCTGAATATAATAAAAAATTAGAACAAGCTTATATTGATAATGCAGTTGCTCAAAATGCACTCGCCGCGGCAAAAAATCATCAGGCTTTTGCTAAGTTAGCAGCTGAGGAAGATAAAACTTAGGGTGAGTTTTTATTAGAAAATATGGATAATCAATATTATAATAATAGTATTGGTACATATAGTGATCCTTCAGCAGCGGCTGGAGCTGCATTAGGTAATTTAATTTATTCTTGGATTGCAAGTTTTGGTGATATTCAATAGCAAGAAGATCAAAATAAATAGCAAATCGGAATTTTAGATGAAGTTTTAAAATATTGGGATAGTTATGATGGTAATCTTAATAAGATTGTAAGAGAATTAAGTCTTGAAGGTATTGATTCTAAGGATGATTTATTAAACGCCCTAGGAATGACTGAAGCTGCTTTATAGGACTTAATGAACACATTATCTTCAAATACATAGGCAATTCTTGAAAATAATAAGTTTATTATTAATAATGCTTGGAAAGATAACGAAGTATATAGTGACTCAGAGCATAAAACAGCATTAAATAATTTAGCTGCTGCAGAAATGATGACTGAATCACAGCGTATTCTTGACTAGTATGACAAATATGATAAGAAACAAAGGGAAAATTTATAGAAGTCGTACGCCAAAAAGAAAGATTTAACTTTTGTTTCTGAAAAAGATGGAATTGTTGAATTTTTAGATACTGCTGGACAAACTATTAAATTCTCTAATGACAGTATTAAAGCTTTTATGGCTCAAGAGCAAGCTTTAGAAAATGTTGGCATATCTTTAGAAACTTTTGCAAAGAACTTAGATAAATTGTCTGAAAAAAGTGAGTCTGGAGATTTGACTGGAGCCTTAGCATATTCTCAAGCTTCTGGAGGAGATATCTCAGATGTTTCAGTAGGATATGCAAACGGTGATATTCAAACTTTTAATACTGTTCAAGATTTACAAGATTATTTAGATATAGATGATAAAGCTTTTGAAGCTCTGTGGAAATCAAAGGGTTACATGAGTGCAGAGGCTTATTTAGAATCTTTCAATACACAAGTTTCTAGTTTTAAAGATCAAGTAGATAAGTTAGATATTGCAAAAGGCTTATCTGTTTTTGATGACTTAAGTTTAGGAATTGCTCAATCAATTGAGGCAGCTGCAGATAAAATGAATTTGGGCTCATTGGGATTGCAAGCTGGTGATCAATATATAGAAGGCCTTAATTCTATGTTGTCATAGATTGATGAAGAGGATCAAATGACTGCATTAGAATAGTTATCAAGAATTGATTGGTCTTCTTGGGATGCTATGGAACAAGCTCAAACTATTTTAGCAAGTTTTGGTAAATAGATTAATACCACTGATTCTTACTGGAAAACTTTTATTGAAAATATGCGGATAGCTAATGGAGCTTTTCCAGATTTTACTAAATTGCAAACAAATTTACAAGAAATAAGTGCAATTTTAGGTTCTTTAGATTTCGGTGATGTTATTAAAGACGAAGATTATGAGAAGTTAGTTGCTTATAATCAAGAGTGGGAAAAATTCTTTATTTTACAAGCTGATGGAACTCGCAAATTTATTGGCGATTCCGCAGAAATGTTAAATGCTACTAGAGAAAATATTGCGACTCAACGTGAAGATTTAGCAGTAAGAAAAGGATTGGTTGAGCAAGTTATTGATTCTGAAGCTGATTGGAAAATTTCTGCTACGTCCATTGATAAACAATATGGCGATGGTAAAGACGGTAAGCTAAGTAATCAGAATGGTATTAATCATGGCTACAAGAGCGGCGAAGATATGATTAATAACATTATGGCAGATCAAACTAAAAATTTAATTGATAATAATGCTGCAATAAAAGAAATTTTAGATAATAATAATTATGATGAAACTACTATTAACACTATCCTTCAGGAAGCTCGAGATGGTAATAGAGAGCGTCTTGAGACAATGCTTACATATGTTGATGATTATATGACTCAAAATTTAGAGACCTCTGAAGAATAGTTAAATGAAATGATGGCATCTACTGCTACTTCTATTTAGGATTTATAGAATTTATTTAGTCAAGGATTAATTGATGAAGCTGCTTATGATAAACAATTAACAGTTTTAGCTAATTAGGCTTCTTCTTTAGAAGAGTTAAAACAAATCCAATCTGTTGGTTTAAGTGAAGAGTCAGGACTCGATACATATGAATATGGCCAAGCTCTTTTAACCTTAGCTGAGAATTATAGTAATTGCACAGAAGAAGCAGAAGAATATTCTAAAGCCTTACTAACTGGCAGTGAAACAGAGATTAAAGTTGCTCAAAGCGCATTAGAGGCTGCTGTTGAAGTGGGTGAATTGGCAGAAAAATATGATTTAAATGCAGAAGAATTAGAAGATTATACAAAAAGATTAAAAGATTTACATAAAGATTCTAATTTAAGTATTAAAGATGCTACAAAATTAGCAACTGCTAATATGCGTTTAGATCGAGGCGTAAGTAATTTAAATGATAATTTAAATGATTATAAAAAAGCCTTAAATACAACCAATAAAGGTAGCGCTGAGTGGTCTAATACTTTATCAAATTTAAAAACAGATTTAGCTGATATAGTAAATGTCGCAGATGGGTCAATGTTAAGTGATCAATTTGCAGAAGATGCTTTAGCTTCTGAAGATTTAAAGTTGGCGCTTGATGGCGATGTAGATGCGATTTTAAGATTAAGATTAGCCGCAGCAGATGATATTATTGCTAATTTAGATATTGAAGGCGATGAAAATATTCAAACAGTTCAAACGTAGTGGGAATATTTAAAAGCAAATATGGCCGAAGGAGTATCTGCGGGTAATGTAGATCAATCTGCTTTAATTGATTCATTTAATGAAATGATTAAAGCTGGTAACATGACTAAAGAACAAATTGAAGCTGCATTAGCTGGATTAAATGTTAGTGCTAATGTTAAAACTAATTATGTTTAGCAAACTACCTCTGTCCCAACTACTATTACTGATGAATATTTAGAAAAACGGGGAGAACAAACTTATACAGTTGGCTATTAGGAAGATGGTACTCCAATTACAGCTCAATTACCAATGTATCGTAAATATACTTAGACTTATAGCGGAGAACCAGTAGAAGTTAATGGATGGGTTCCTCAATATACAATTGAAGGTACTGAAGGTGATGGAGATGTTACTACAGCTTTTACTTCATTACCTGCTCCTCAAGTAAGTCAATCTTCTACCACAACTGGCAAATAGAGTGGAGGTTCTAAACCAAAGAAAACTTCAGAGGCTCGCCAAAAAAAATCTGATACGGTTGAACGCTATAAACCAGTAAATGATAAGCTTGATGATATGGCTGATGCTTTGGATGATGCATCTAAAGCGGCCGATCGTTTATGGGGTACTGCTCGTATTAATCAAATGGAAAAGATTAATTCGATTTTAGAAGATGAGATTGAATTAATTAAAGAAAAAAGGTCTGAGGCTGAAGCTTATTTAAAGATTGATAGAGATGATTTAAATGCGGCTGCCGCTGATTTAGGGATTTCTTTCAATTATCAAGATGGCAATATTGCTAATTATGAGTCTCAAATGACAAAATTGTATAATGAGAGAGAAGCTCTATTAGACAGTTTTGGTGAAGAGATTGATGATACTGAACAAGAAACATTAGATGCTTTTGATAAGAAATTAGATAGACTTAAAGAAGCTATTACTCAATACGATGAAACTCGTGAATTAATTGAAGATTTAGAGAATGAAGAATAGGATAAACGCAATGAAATTCAGGATAATAATTTTGAAAAATTAAATTATGCTCTAGAAATTGAAATACAGTTTAATGAAGATGATTTGGCTATGATTGAATATCATATGAATAAAATGGAAGACGATTTCTATTTAATGGCTGAAGCTTACGCTAAACTTAGTGAATCTAGTTCTATTTATGAAGAAAATCTTCAATTACAAAGACAATACGTTGCTGACTTAGAAGAAGCTTATAAAAATGGTGAAATCTCTCAAGCAGCTTATATTGAAGGATTGCAAAATGCAAAAGATGCCACTATGGAAAATGCTCAAGCACTAATCGACTTAGACCGTCAAATGATAGAGTATTATGGAAATACTTTAGATGCGGCAAATGAAGAGCTAAGTAAATATACTGATAAAATGGAACATCTTACTTCTGTTTTAGATCATTATTCCAGTATTATGGATTTGTTAGGTAAGAAACAAGATTATGCAGTTATGGGTTCTATTCTAGAGGGATAGGCAAAAACTACTCGTAATGAATTAGAAGTAGCACAGGCAACATATGCAATGTACGACGCTGAGGCAAAGCGATGGAAAGAGCAAATGGATAGCGCAATTGAGGGCTCTGATGCTTGGAAAGTATATAAGGCCAATTGGGAAGCTGCGCAAACTGCAGCTAATGATGCTCAAGATAATATGCTTTCAAAAACTGAAGCATGGATTGAAGCAATGAAAGCTGTTGTTGAAAATAATATGGCTGAGTTAAATCAAACTTTAGAAGAGACTTTAACAGGAGGCTCTGATTTTGATACGATGCTTGAATCTATGGAGCGTGCAAGCAGTCTTCAAGAAGAATATTTAACTACTACTAATTAGATTTATGAAACTAATAAATTAATGCGTACCGCACAACAAGAAATTGATAAAACTCAAAATACTGTGGCAAAACGCAGATTAACTCAATTTATCCAAGAGACTGAGCAATTATAGAATCAAACTAAATTGAGTAATTATGAATTAGAAATTTAGTAGGCGAAATATGATTTGCTTTTGGCAGAAATTGCTTTAGAAGAAGCTCAAAATGCAAAATCTACTGTTCGCCTATAGCGTGATGCTGAAGGTAATTTTGGTTACGTCTATACCGCAGATCAAGATAAAGTTGCTTAGGCTTAGCAAGAGCTTGAAGATGCTCAAAATTCACTATATAATATTGGACTAGAAGGTGCAAACGATTATAGCTAGAAATATGCTGAAACAATGCAAGAAATGTATGATACTTTAGCAGAATTGCAATAGGCATATTTAGAGGGTGAAATTGCTAACGAAGAGGAATATAATGCTAAAATGGCTGCAGCAAAATAGCATTATTTTGACAAGCTAAAAGATTATTCTAGTCTTTATCAAGTGGCTTTAACCACTGATAGTAGAGTAATAAATGATGCATGGAGTTCAGATTTTAATGATATGATTTACAAAACTGGTGAGTTATAGAATGCTGTAAATCAATATACTAAAGATAGTGCAAATACTTTATTGGGATGGTCAACAACTGTTAAAACTGCGCTAGATCAAACTGGTTTAGATAAAGTTGATAATCAAGTATTATCTATTACTATTGAAAGTGATAAATTAAAAGAGTCTTTAATTGGAAAAGATGGTAAAGGTGGAGTTGTTAATGCTATTTAGGCTGAAATTACTGAAGTTGGTAATTTAACAGGTGCTTATGCATTAGTTAGAGAACAAATTCAAGGATTAATTGGAGACCATGAACTATTAATAGGCGAAATTAATTAGACTCAAAAGGTTGAAGAAGAAGCTGCTAAACAAGCAAATGCAAATGCTGAAAATGCTACTGACAATACTACTACAAATTAGCAAACACAAAACGATAGTGCTGAAAGTGAAAATAGTGCAGCTAGCTAGTATGATACAAGAACTAAGGCAGGAGTCGCTTTAGCAATTATTAGAAATGCAACTGCGGCCGGTTGGGGTAACGGTTCTACGCGAAAAAAGAATCTTGAAGCTAAAGGATTTAGTTATAATGAAATTCAAGGTTTGGTAAATACTTATTTTGGTAATTCTTAGGCGTTAATTGCTGCTAATGGTATTAATTGGCCTAGCGATTATAGTAAGTATATTTTCTCTCGTTTTAATACTGGTGGATATACTGGTTCTTGGGGATCTTATGGTAAACTTGGTATCTTAGATGAAAAAGAATTGGTTTTGAATTAGGGCGATACAGCTAATTTCTTGGCTAGCATGGAAGTTTTAGAGCGTATTTTGTAGGTTATTGATTTACATAGCATGAATGCGCAACTGGGTGGATTATTATCTAGTCCTTCTTATGGAGGAAATAATAATGAAACTACAATTGAATAGAATGTTCATATCGAAGCTAGTTTCCCTGGCGTCAGTGATAGAAATGAAATCGAAGAGGCATTTAATAATTTAGTAAATCAAGCATCTCAATACGCGAATCGTAAATAAATTTTAGGGTGGGTTATGAAAACATAACTCACCCTTTTTCTATTTGGTCTAAATAAAAAAATTGACTTTTCTAAATTTTTATGATATAATAGATTAAGGAGAGAAAGGAGATTGGTTACATGGACAATAATCATACTGATTATTTAGAGCAGTTGTTTTAGGGTGTAGATATCCTTATTGATCGAAAGCTCAAAGATATATCATTTGATACAACTATTATTTGTACTATTGTTGATGCAAGTGATAGTAAAAATGGTAGATATCAAGTAACTGATGGTACCGTTCGTTTTGAAGCATATAGTGATAATGATAAATACAAAGTGAATGATTAGGTTCGTGTTTCTATTATTAAGGGTGATCTTACAAAAAAGAAATTTATTGTTGGTAAATATGTAACTGATAATTACACTTAGCCAATTACATATGTATCACCTTTAAATACAGTAGTTAATATTACAGGTAATTTAATTCCAAATGATAAATAGGGAATGAGCATTATTGCAAATGGAAAAATTACTGAAGATGATCCTGACCCAAAACATCATTTAATTTGTTGTATTCCATTAGCTGATGGTGCTTTTGCTGATCTTCAAACTAATGGTATTTATAATACAATTACTTTAAAAGCAGATTTTAAAACTTTTTTACATAATTATAATGTAAAATCTGGTACATATGGTTTATAGTTAGATTTAGTTGTAAAACCAAACAGAAATAGTACACGCAAACTTTTAAAAACTGCTTATTTAGAAAGTTCTGAAATGTTTGGTAATCCATATGCATTTTCTATTGCTACTTAGTAGACAAAAATTTTTGATATTGGAACAGTTGGTATTATTACAGATATTTTACTGACATTATATCAAGATGGTAATTTTTTTGATATTAATGGAAATAAAATTGAACCTGCTTTAATTGGCAATATTACTGTAGAAAATATTGAGCTAGGATTTGGTAGCGATTTAGTTGCAGTTGGTGATAACACTTTAAAAATTTATACTGAAAGTGATCCACAATATAAATATTATGGTCATAATCCATATCCCTATGATAAAAAATTAGGCTATCCTAATGAAATTAATAAAGTTACTAATGAAAAGCGATTGGGTTTATTGTGGTATAATAAAAATGATTTAAATGAATATTTAGGTTTTAGTGACGGATTATATGACCCTGATTATGATGAAATAGAATATTTGAATTTAGCAAAAGAAGATACTAGATTAACTGCTTAGATGGGTAGAGAAGGTATCCCGACAGACCGAGATAGTTTAAATCTTGCTGCTAATCTAGAAGAAGCTATTCCTTTAATTACAAAGGCAATGAAAGTAGTCACTTAGGATTTAACAACTACTTTAAGAGCTTTGCGTTCTTAGGTAGAAGGAGTTACTACTTTTACAAATGAAATTGATAAATTAATTGCGCTTGCGGCCGCCGGAGGGTCCGATTCTTTAGCTGCCCTTGCCGCAGATATTGATGACAATCTTGAGCTTTTGGAAGCACAATATAAGGGTGTATTAGCACATGGTGTAAAAACTCAAAATCTTGAATGGGCTAGCGATAGTGAAAAAATAAATAACTGGAATAGTAAATGGGATATTCACTATGGAAATAATATAAAGATTGCTTTTAAAACTGTGCGACAAAAGATTGAAGCGTTATTAAATAATGTCATTAAACCAGGAGTGTATGGAGATGCTGCCGCATATAGTGGATATGCAGGAGTTTATGACACTTATAAAATACGATTGGAACGAGTGCTAAATACTTTGGAAGAGTATTTAGATCCAGAAAGTAAATATGATTTTCCAATTGATGTTTTTAATGGTGTTGATTATAATACTTTACAATCTTACAAAAATACAAAAACTCAATGGAAATCTTATATTAAGAAAGATTTAAGTGCTTATGATAATAAGTATTGTATTTATTGGTTTAGATATGATAAAGATTATGTTAATAATGAAGTTCATTAGTTTTTATCTAACGGTTGGCGTAGATTAACTGAACTTCCTCGCAATATAGGTGTTCCTGGTAAAGGTGAAAAAATTGATGGTAAAACTTATAATGCAATTAAACTCGCTCCAGGAGAGGGATTAATTGATGTTATAATGAGATTTAATGAATCTGAAGAAAAATACAAAGCAGTATTATTTTATAATCATGCAATGTATGAAAGCGATGAGTTAATTTTTACTAACGAAGATCGGATACCCGAAACCGCAAATATTGAAACAGGAGATTTATTAATCTTTGAACATATTGATAAATCTCGCAATGATTATCAATGCTATAATTTAACTAATTATTTAATGGATAGCGCTGACGCAAGCCATTTACGACAAATTCGAGTTAAATATGATGGTTTATTATATGGTGATGAAATCCTTGCTAGCGGAGGTATTTATTGGTACGTTCCTATTACTTCAACTATGTTAACTGTTAATATTGATGAGCTTATCGCTCATGGATTTGTCACTGATTATGAAATGAATCCAAAACCACCTTATTCAAAAGCTGGATATATTTGTTTTTATAAATAGATTTAGGGAGAAAAAGATGAGTCTGGTAAATGGACTTTCTTGGATGGTAATGGATTTGATACAAGAGATTTTTGGTATAAAATTAAACCGTACTATGATGCTTCCGCAAGTATTAATTCTATTAAATGTGAATTTAGAGCTGCTACTGATAATGATATTGTAAGTGGCGAAGAATTTTTTAATTTTGGAGTAATAGGTAGCAATGGTACTAAATATACTTTATCTATTAATCCTGCTACAAATTAGGTAGCAACTTTACCCACTAAAAATTTAATTTTAGATGTATCTTTAAGAGATTTTAATAATGAAGAAATTGATCTCAGTATTGGAGCTAATGGAGTCGGATAGACTTCTGAATTTACTTCCTCTTGGTTGTTTAAATTAAATGGCAATGCTCCTACAAAAATTGAAGATGGAAATAAAGTTATTGGTTTAACTGCTTTTGGTGGAAGTTGTGGTATTGTTAAGGCAAGTACGAAATTTCAGTTAAGTGCGGCCGGGGCTGCTGAGGAGACTGCAGGAACAGTGAAATATCGTACGGTAACACTAGAGACAGTGCGTGCAATACCAGCGGCTGCAGGAGATTATTATATTTCTGGACCAACTTCTATTGTCTATAATAGTTTTGGTACTATTGATAATAGAAGTATGTTTGATAATCCTTATAAGTTATTTGCAATGAAAAAAATAACTTTAGGATCTAAGACTTATAATCCCAATGATCAAATTGATGTTAATTGGGATATTGAATATTATAACGCAAATGGTGTACAATTTACAGATGAAAACAATAAAGAGTATTAGTTTTATCGTAATTATATGCCAATTATTAATGATGCGGGTGGTTTAACTCCAGCTTCATTATATTTGGATAATATTGATTGTTATGCTGTTGTAAAAGCATATTCTGCAATTACAAATGATTTATTATGGTCTCAGCCTATTGTAATTACATAGAATCGTTTTGCATCTTCTGTACTCAATGATTGGGACGGTAGCTTGACAATTGACAAAAAAAATGGTACAATATTATCATCAATGGTAGGTGCTGGACGGAAAACTGAAAATAATACATTTCAAGGTGTGTTGATGGGTGATATTGGCGGTAATGCTGGTATTGATCTTGACGCAAAAACTGGATATGGTGTATATGGTTTTAATGATGGTGCCTAGAGTTTTGGATTTAATATTGATGGCACTGCTTTTATTGGTAAAGCAGGTCGTGGTCGTATTAAATTCGATGGCAATAAAGGTGCGATTACAAGTGCTTCTTATGAATAGACTCGGTTAGATCGTAGTGAACAAGATGGCGCTATTATTTATGATATTCCCGCAGGCATGAAAATTGATTTGAATGACGGATATATTGATATTCGTGGTGCAAGTTTAGGTTCTGATGGGAATAGATATAAGTATTATGAAACTGTTTACAAAGAAGATGGCACGACAGAAGCTATTAATAATACTATTGCTAGTAGATATGCAAATCATATTTTATTAAGTGCTACTGGAACGAACGGATCTACTAATACTAATTAGTATTTTTTAATTGAAGTTCCTTGGAATAAGGATTCTAGTGGTATTGAAGGTGCTTGGCAATTAAAACCATTGATTTCTATTGGATTAAATAATTATTTCTTATAGTCTCGAAATTATCGGTCTGGTACCTATTGGATTACTGACGGAGTTGCTAATGATCGAGGTGAAGGTACTTATTTTGATTTAGTTAAAGGCTATATTGATGCTTTTAATTTTAAATTAACTTCTAAAAATGTAATGATTGATTCTAGTGATGGAGCTACTGCATTTTTAGTTGTAAAAAATAATACGAGTGGAAATAATTTAATTTATATTGGTTCTGATGGATATTATTTAAAATCTGATGATTTTGATCCAATCGGAGCAAATGGCGTACCCGGTGCTGGTATGAAAATTGATTTAAGTACTGGTCACATTCATGCATTTGATTTTGAGTTACGTTCAAGTAATATTATTATTGATGCATATGATAATGATGGAGCAGGCTTAATTACTTTTACTGGAGATAGTGGTACTAATACTTTATCCATTACGAATAATCCTAATGGAATACCAATTGAAATTGGTAATGCTTTTAAAATTAAATGGGATGGTAGTATTTAGGGAGGATCGACATCTCCCTGGTCTATTGATGCGGCTGGTAATGCTAAATTTACTAATGCTGATTTATCTGGTAATATAAATATTAGTGGTAATCTTAATGTTAGTGGCACTGGTTCTATCGGCAATTGGAAAGTTACTTCAGATGGTAATTTATAGAGCGCTAATAATAGCGTTATTTTAAATGGTAGTACTGGAGCTATTAGTGGTTCAGCCATTTCTGGTGGTACTATTTCTGGTACTAATATTTCAGGTTCTAGTATCAAAGCAGGAGAGACATTTAATGTTACTTCAGGAGGCAAATTAACTGCTACTAATGCAGAATTAACTTCTTTAACGGTTCATGGTACATTAGCTGTTAAAACTACAGGTAAATTTGAATTAAGTGGTGAAGGTTGGATTTCTGGTCATTTAAAAATAGGTTAGAGTAGTTATAATAATGATTATCATTTATATGTAAATGGAAAATCTTATTTAACTGGACACGTAGGAATTGGTATTGCTCCAAATGATACATGGGATTTACGAGTTAATGGAAAAACTCGAATTGGTGGTCATACTGGTATTGGTACTGATCCAGTTGATGATTATGTATTAAAAGTGAGTGGAGACACTTATATTACAGGAAATTTAGGAATTGGAATTGAGCCAGATAATAATTATGATTTAAGAGTTAATGGTAAAAGCTATTTTTCAGGCACTTTATATTTTTCTGATGCAGATACCTATCTTTTGGTAAACAAAGATTCTGGTGGCGGAATGTGGTTTTATGGTTCGACAATTACTTTGGCTACAAATAAAGTACAATTGGGAGTAGGTAATACAGAATGTTCTACTCTTATTTATCACTATTTAGAAATTCCAGAAGATACTCATATCCGTGTGGGTAATGTAACATATACATTGCCAAATTATATTGCTGAGTTTGGCGGAGGATTTACTTTAATTGGAGATAATAAAGTAGCAATTGCAAATAGTGCTTTAACTTTAGCCAATGGTTCTGGTACAAAATATAGTGTTGGCAGTACTAATTGGCCGGTATACTTTTCTGATGGTATACCTGTTGCAATTTCTGTAGGATCTGCAGGTCAAGTGTTAGCAACTAATAGTGATGCTACTGGATTAGAGTGGAAAACAATATCATAGGGATCCACTTATCCATATGCTCCAACATCTAAAGGATCTAGTGGTTACGCTTGGATAGGTAATGGTACTGGTGCCAATGACAGTGGGCCATCTTGGCAATCTACTTATCATAGACATTCTATTACTTTATATAAAAGTAGTACTGGGATATTATATGCTGCGTAGAATAGTAGTGGCACTCTCGAACAGGTTACTATTTATACTGGTTATTCTTATGTATAATTAGTTAACATAAAAAAAAATAAAAACTGAGATAAAGGAGATTTTTTTCTTATGAAAATGACAAATAATGAAATTTATACTTATACTCGTCAGTTAATGGATGCATTCCAGGATGGCGAACAGAAGTTACCTATTAAGATTAACTTCTATCTTCAGAAGAATAAGAATACTCTTCTGAGTTTGGCACAGGATATTGAAAAGGCTCGTTTAGAAATTGCTCAGACTTATGGTGTATTAGATGAGTCTGGCGAGCAATATCAGATTCCTAATGATAAGCTTGCTGAGGCTAGCAAGGAATTAGAGGATTTGTTTAATTTAGAGCAGGATGTTAATATTTCTAAGATTAGTGTCGATGCTTTAAGTGATGATTTGACTCTGACTACTGCTCAAATGGAAGCTTTAATGTTTATGATTGACTAATATATGTAGTAAGGTGTCAGAAATCTGACACCTTACTTTATTATAAGGTGAGAAAGGAGAACTAAAATGGCAGTTGTAAAATTAAATCCGCCACTTATTGATGGCGTTATTGTAGCTCAAAAGGGAGATACATTACGCATTCCCTTTCAAATGAATCGCTCTGTTGCTAAAGGTGATGTGGTAAAAATGAGAGCGATTATTAAATCTGTATAGACTAATGTTCAAATTACTACTGCAACTTGTGAAGTGGATTAGTGGTATTATAAGAATAACCAATGGATTGCTTTATTTCCAATTAATCAATCTGATTTTTCAATTGGTTAGTATTATAAAGTGCAATTAGCATATGTCAATATGGATGGTGAAAATGATAATGATGGTTTCTATTCTTCAGTAGGAACTTTTAAATATACTTCATAGCCCTCTTTAATTATAAAAGATTTAGAGGGTGGTATTAAAATTAATACAAATATTTATAATTATACGGGAGTTTATGAGAATGCATTAGACCCATCAGAAAAAGTTTATTCTTATTGGTTTAATATATTTGAATTAGGAAAAGATACTCCTGTGTAGACTAGTGGAGAATTATTGCATAATTCTTCTACTGATGAATTTACTGATAAATCATAGGATACCTGGACAACAAGATACGGATGTGATGGAGATTTTACTATTCAATACTGTGTCAAAACAATTAATGGATTAGTAGAAGAAAGCCAAAAATATCGTATCACTGATAATCAAGCAGTTGATACAGATATTTTAAAATATTATCAATTTGTTGCTAGAAATGATGCGGCCGGCGCATACGTGGAGCTTTCAATTGAGCCTCATAGCACGACAAAACCAGAAGACCGCAAATTTATTAATGGACAATTTTTATTGCTTCGTGCTTCTAATGAAGATAACTATCAAAGTTGGTATTAGTTAACTGAATTTGTTTTGGCTAATTGGGATAGTTAGTCCCGTAGGTATTTATGTCGAGATTACTGTGTATCTCAAGGAGTATCTTATAAATATGCACTACAAGCTTTTAATGCGGCAGGCATTTATTCTAAGCGTATTGAAACTGATATATTAGACGTTGATTTTGAAGATATGTATTTAAGTGATGGTAAACGCCAATTGCGTATTCGCTACAATCCAAAAGTATCTTCTTTTAAAAATACTATTCTAGAATCTAAAATGGATACTATTGGCGGAAAGTATCCTTTCTTTTTCCGCAATGGCAATGTAAAATATAAAGAATTTCCAATTTCAGGTCTTATTAGTGTATTAACGGATGAGAATAACGAATTTATTGAGGGGCTTCAAACTATAGAGCCTTATCGAGTAAATACTCCATTTATTAATTCAGAAGAGTATCGCGGTGATTTAACTAGTAGCCATACTGATTTGAGCGCAGATAATTTTCATAAGGAACGAGAATTTAAAATGGAAGTCTTAGAATGGTTAACTAATGGTAAACCTAAACTTTTCCGGTCTCCTGGCGAGGGCAGTTTTATTGTGCGTTTAATGAATACTTCAATGAGTCCTAATGATACTTTAAGTCGTATGCTTCATACTTTTACAAGCACAGCTTATGAAATTGCAGATTGTACTTTTGAAAATTTACGTGCTTATGGTATGCTTATGGAAGAAAAATTAGAAACTCGTGATTTAGAGTTTATTCAAGTTACTTTAAGTGATATTCCAAGTTCATAGTTTGGTATTTGGAGAGGTAACGCTGTTATGGCTACGATTATCGGGTAGCCAAATATTCGTTTTTATTATCAACTACAAAATGATAATATTAAAGAAGCTGATTTGGGTGTAACTGGTATTTATGAATTTGATAAATATTTGTTAGCTGAAAATCCGCTAGTATTTTTATAGGCTAGAGCTTAGTCTTCTGCCTCTTGGAGTAGCGCTGTATTAACTTATGCGCAATATACTGAAGCTACTATTGAGCCTTTCAGTATCATTGAAGATGTTAAAATTGAAGACAAAATTGATACATGGATTGGTTAGAATCGAGATGAGATTGAGGCTCATTTAGATAAAGGTATTTATAATTCAGTGTTTAATCTTGCTTCTCCATTAAGAGAAAGCATTGGTAATGTTTATTATCTTAAAGTTCAGGAACGACCTGTTATTACTGTATTATCAGTTACTGCTATTGAAGGTGGTAAATATCGTTTTTGGGATGGTAGCAAAGAATATCATCCAACTATCGATGTTATTGTAAAATGTGATGATAAATATTATGATGGATGGACTAGAAAATTAATTGGTTCTTCATTAGATTTAGATTACACATTTGATATTACCAATAACAAGACTAAGGAGGATGGTAGTTTAATTTCTGGTCAATATAGTAGTATTAGAACTGCAGGTCGTATGATTTTAACCAATTTATCCGATATTAAATATATGTATTTAGGTAATGCTTTATTTGTAGATATTGTATATCAATTAAATACAAAATATTATACTTTTGAAACAGGTAAACTTTTATAGTGGAGACAAGATTGGGAAAAAGACCCTGAGAATTATAGTTTATTTGAAAAATATTATCGAGCTTTGATTTCGACATATGAAGCTACTATAGGAAGGGGGAGCATAAATGCTATATGATAAAGATTTTTTATTAAAATTAGATAAATCAAAAAATAAAATTATTTATGCTCGTATTACTGCTCTTACTTTTCAAGAGCTACCCATTGAAACTATTGAAGGACGTGTTACGCAGGGGTCTATTAATATTGATGGATCCTCTGCGGTCCGTCGTACCTGTTCTCTAACTATTGTGGCACAAGATTTTAAATATAATGATTTTTATTGGGGTTTAAATACTAAATTTAAGTTAGAAGTTGGTGTTGAAAATACTATTGATACTAAGTATCCTAAAATTATCTGGTTTAATCAAGGTATTTTTTTAATTACCGTTTTTAATACTTCTCGTAGTACGAATAATTTTTCTATAACCATTCAAGGCAAAGATAAAATGGCTTTATTAAATGGTGAAATTGGAGGTACATTAGAATCTTCAATTGATTTTGGCTGTATTGAGGAAGAAAATGCTGAAGGTGTATGGACTCTTAGAAAGATTCCTATCCAAGATATTATTCGTAATGCAGTTCATGTATATGGTGGAGAACCATTACATAATATCATTATTAATGATTTAGATACATACGGTTTAGAATTGCTAGAATATAGATATGATATTCCAATGTATTTGTATAGAAGTATTCATGATTAGTCTTATCGTAATGCTACCCTTGATGGAAAAAAAATCTGTAGGGTCCAAAAAACCGGAGAGACGAAGACTCTCGATCGTTTGCGGCCAGAGGAATTAGAAATGTTAGTTGATCCATTTACAGGAACTTTAACTAATGTAATTATTGAAATGGACGGTCAAGAGTGGTATGTAGCAAAAGTTGAGTATGGTTAGACTGCGGGCTATAGAGAAACTGATTTAGTATATGCAGGAGACTTAATTGCGAATGTAGGTGAAAGTTTAACTAGCGTATTAGATAAAATTAAAAATATGTTAGTTGAATTTGAATATTTTTATGATATAGATGGAAGATTTATTTTTTAGAAAAAATAGTCCTTTATTTCTACAATGTGGTCACCTGCGGCCACAACTTCAAATGCACCTATGAGCCAGGCTCTAGCGCTCGCTTCAACACATTCATATATGTTTAGTGGTAGTGAGTTAATTACAGCATTTAATAATAATCCCAATTTATTAAATCTTAAAAATGATTATTCAATTTGGGGTGAACGTGAAAGTGTGAGTGGAGCAAAAATTCCAGTACATATTCGTTATGCTATTGATCGCAAACCAAAACAATATACAAAAATTTTTGTAGAAGATAATAATAAAGAGTTACAAACTTATAATAATAATTATAAAGTAAATGTAAAAGGATAGGAATCTTCTACAATTACAGCAGATGAATCAGATTGGCGTGAAGTAATTTATCAAATGGCACTTGATTATTATAAATATAATTTTTTAAGCGACTTTGAATTGCGAGTAGCCAAAGCGAATGGAGATTTATATCCGACTGGCCGCACAGGATATGAAATTTATTATATTGACTTACAAGGCTTTTGGAGATAGCTATATTATCCAGAATTGGATGAACAATATCAAGAGGCTTTAAACACATAGACTAATTTACAACAATAGGTAGACACTTTGACTGTGATTGTTTTTGGAGAAGAAAATCCAAATACCGATAATCGTATCGGAGGACTAGAAAACTATTTAGCTGCAATTAATAACGAATTATCTGATGATGATCAAACAGAAGCCAATTAGATATTAATTCAATTTAAAAATTAGTATCCACAGTATGCTTCTTTGTTTATTAATGTTTCTGATCCTTATATCGCAATGGGAATTTTAAACGATTTATATTTTAGAGAAAAAGATCGTTTAGAAAATCTAAATTATGAATTAGATAAAATTACTATAAAAGTAGAGCAACTAATTGAGGACAGAAATGAAAATTATTATTAGAGCGGAGATCATAGATATTGGAACAAGGCCGTATATAAAAAACCTGAAACTTTAAACTTTTGGTTTGATTTTTTAGATGGTTCACATGAAGATAAAAAGAAATCTAGTGAATTATCTAAATACGATGTAAAGAACATTGGCGCACGGCCAAAAGCAATCAATGACTCTAATGTAAAGTCCATTTACTTTAGAGAAACTCCTAATGTTATTTATGCGGCTCCCGGTGAGACGGGCGCTTTACCTGGTTTTCGCTATATTCAATGCGCTGAGATTGATGGTATGTTTTCAATTAGCGCGCAAGGTAAATCCGCAAAAGAGCGATTAGATGAGTTATTATATCAGCACAGTTATTGTATTGAAAGTGCTACAATTACAGCTATTCCAATTTATTATCTTCAACCAAATACTCGTATTTATTTACATGATGATGATACAGGATTGGATGGAGATTATATTGTAAGTAAAATTACTTTACCATTATCTTATAATGGTACAATGTCTATTACTGCGACAAAGGCCGCAGAGAATATTATATAAGGAGGGATGAGATATGAAACGAATGATGTAGTTCCGCTATCATGGTCCTGGAAATGAAAATAATTATCCATCTGGCTCATTGGCTGAACGAGATTGGGCAAATAATTTATTTTATAACTATGGAGCAGTATCTCATCTTGGTATATAGGGCGAACCGGGGGTTGTTTTCTATTTAAATGGAGGAAACAACCCTATTACTATTGGTAATACAGGTATTTATGAACTTGATTTAGAAGGTGTTGGTCGTATTACCGGTTTGAGATTTGATGATAAGGTATTAACTAAAACTTATAATAATAGTGAAAGCATTAATCATAGACTCATCGTGGATATAGTGTATGATGGACCGGAGGTATATGTATGAGTTTTTATGGTTCTATATATTATCAAGTTGCGCAATCTTTTGCAAAAATTTTATTTAAAAATTCCGGTTGGGATTCAAAACAATTTTTAACTAATAAGCCATCTAATGGCTCTCTCGAGGCCGATAGCCGCACAGGTGTCTTTGGTATTGATAGTGGTAACCGATGGATTCAAATTTAGCCTGATAATGAAGGTTGTAAAATTTGGCATAGTTTACCAAATACTATAACCCCAACTATTATTTAGGGGATTGAAAAAAGTGAATCTCCTCCAGCGCCATCTTCAGTTACTGAATTGGCTTCTGGAGATTATTTTAAAGTTCCTATTATTCAATATGATGAAGCGGGACATATTTTACCCGCTTCTAATGAAGCAGTTTATTATCGCATGCCCGTTATTGATATTATTAGTGATATTGATAATTTGGAAACTGCTGTAGATGAGCTTGAAGAAGTTACTAGTACAATGAATAAAGAAATTAAAGACAATGCTCAAAGTATTAATAAATTAAATGATTAGGTTAATACTTTAGATGATACCATTGGGGATTTTAGTTTAGTAACTGATGATAGTGATGAATCAATTAGTGAAATTATTGGCAATGTAGATTCATTTCGAATCCTTTTAGAAGATGAAGATATTACATTAACATAGTCAATTTTAAATCTAAAAGATTATACTGAAGCTCAAATTGGTACGTTGTCTGCTAGTATTTAGGGCTTAGTTCAAACCACTGGTTTATTATCTGAAAATATTAAATCCTTACAAGAGCAAGTAAAAACTCTTGAAGAAAAAGTTAATTCTTTAGTATAATTTCTTTCTTTTTGAGGGAAGTTTATATATAATAATTTTGAAAAGAAGGGAGAGATTATTTTGGCTAATTATGTAAAATTTAGACGAGGTACAACTGAAGCTTTTAAAGCATTACCAAAAGATCAGCTTGAATTAGATACTTTGTATTTTATTTATGATAATGATGCTTCAACAGCTGATTTGTATTTAGGTTCTAAGTTAATTTCAAGCGGTGCCAATGATGAATCTATTGGTGCTACTTCATTAGCTAAATTAAGCGACGTTGTTATCAATGCAGGTCTTGCTAATAAAGATCTATTGATTTATGATCCTTCCGCAGGCACTAATGGCGCTTGGGTAAATAAGCCTTTAGCAGAAGCCATTAGCGTTATGATTGGAGCTAATTCAACTTCTGATGGACAAGCTGGTCTTGTTCCAGCCCCCGCCGCCGGAGATGTAAATCGCTATTTACGTAGTGATGGTAAATGGGTGGCCATTACAGCTCAAGTGTTTGAGTTAGAGAATGTTGATAATGTTGATCATATTGAATTAATTGGTAGCAACACTACTGGAAAGACTTTGGCAATTGGCGACATAGCAATCGTTAAAGATATTATTGTCGAAGGTAATTATCAACATACTGCCTACGTTTATGACGGTTTAGAATGGGCGGCGATGGATGGTAATTATAATGCTGAAAATGTCTACTTTGATGAAGATTTTATTTTCACTAAAGCATTAGGCACTGTAACCATTCCTTCTTCTGGTAGTACCACTGTAAAAGCAGCAGGCAAAAATTTGAAAGAATTTTTTGCAGGCTTATTCGCAGCTGAGCAGAATCCATCCGCTACTAAACCTAGTGCATCTATTGCTTTGTAGAGTGCTGCTAGTGTTGAGGCTGGAACTTCCTATGAGCCAAGTTATGCTATTACTTTTAGTAAAGGCAAATATACTTATGGCCCTGACACAGGTATTACTGCAACATATGCTGTAACCGACACCAATGGTGGATCTAATGATGTGGCATCTGGTAAATTATCTACTTTTATTGTAGATGATACTACTGAGTATAAAATCAGTGCTACTGTTAGCTATACTGAGGGTGCTGTTCCTGTTTCCAATTTAGGAAATCCAGTAGAAAGTAAAAAGATTGCGGCCGGCACTATTGATTTAGTTACTGATGCAGTAAAAGGTTATCGCAATGCTTTCTATGGAACTTTGACTGAAAAGAATACTTTAACTTCTGATATTATCAGAGGTTTAAATAAAACTAATGCCGATGTAACTGCAGGTTCAGTTATGACTGTTAATATTCCAGTAGGAACAATGAGAGTTGTTATTGCTTATGAAGCAACTATTCAAGATTTAACAAGTGTTTTGGATAAGAACGACTCTAACGCGAATATTGTATCTGGTTTTGGCGAACCTCAAATTATTGCAGTTGAAGGCGCAGATCATCACAGCGCTATTGATTATAAGGTTTATGTAATGGATTTTGCAAATCCTTACGATGCAGCAAATGTATTTACTGCTACTATTTAATAAGGAGGTAAAGATTTATGGCTATGAACTTTGGTAAGGGCAATCGCTCTGTAGCTTTTAATCCTACTTCCGCTTTCCCTCTTGATGCACGAAGCTATTTTGAAAGTTATGATGCTGCGCTTAGTGCTGCAGCATTGGCAAAAGAGGTTGGAAGCTCTGAGTCTGTTTATTATTATGGTCAGACTTTAGTAGTAGTTGAAGATAATAAAGCTACTTTATATGTAATTCAGCCCGATAATAGTTTAGCTCCTATTGCGGGGGAGTCTGTAGAAGAGTTCGTTTTAGTTATTGATGATAAAGCTTTTGTAGTTGATTCTGAAACTGGCGAACTAAGTTTAAAGGGATTAGAAGGAGCGGCCGCAGGTACGGTATTAACTGTTGCATCTGATGGCTCAATCTCTTGGAAAGCTCCTGTTGATGCTTATACTAAGGCTGAAACCGACGCGAAGATTGCGGCAGCTGCTCATTTAAAGAGAAAGATTGTTGGTAGTGTAGCAGATATTGAACAGTATATGGCTGAAAATGCTGATGCTGAACAATATATTTTTATGGTACCTGCCGATGAAATTTTTGATACTGATAAGTATGATGAGTATATGGTTGTCACCATTGCTGGTACTCAAGTGGTTGAAAAAGTTGGTTCTTGGGAAGTCGATTTAACTGATTATGCTAAGAAGAGTGACTTAAACAAAAAGGTTGATAAAGCGGATGGTGAACGTTTAATTACAGCTGCTGAAGCTGAAAAATTAGAAGCTGTTAATGTAAATGCAGAAAAAAATATTATCAATTCTGTATCTAATGATTTTGAAGTTGTTAGTGAAGAAGGTATTGATAGACAATTAACTTTAAAACCTTTTACTATCAATAAAGTTACTGGGTTACAAGATACTTTAAATAGTAAGGTTGATAAGATCGAAGGTTGGACTTTATTAAGTCCTACTGATTAGGGAAAATTAGCAAAGCTAGTTATTGATGAAGAGACTGGTAATGTTGGTATTTCTGGTACAGTTAATGTTGAGAATGTTCAAGGCTTGGAGGATTGGTTAAATAAAAATGCTGCTACCACCCCTGGACTTTCTGAAAACAATTTAACTGATGAAATGTATAATAAGCTATTAGATGCTTTGTTTATTAAAACCGTTGACACTAATCAATTAAATGTTGAAGATGGTCATTTGTCTATTAAGGCAATTGATTATTCAAAAGTTACTGGTCTTGATGAGGTTTTAGCACTTAAAGCTGATGCTTCTACTGTCACTGCGGTGAGCAGTAAAGTAAGTGCTTTAGAAACTTCTATTAATGATCACGTATCCGCTGCTAATAATAGATTTACAGCAATTGAAGATCGTTTAACTTGGCACGGATTAACTAATTAATTTAAAAGGAGAGTAATATAATGGCTAATTTGAATTTTAAATGGGGTTCTCATGAAAATCTAGTCAAAATGACTACTTCTGAAGTTGGTGCAATTTATTTCACTAAAGATGAGGGCTCTTTATATTTAGGCGTAGACGCAGAAAAAGCTCCTAAGAGAATTCAAGGTGTTGTTCAGTTCTATGAAAGTACTACTGCTTTTGCTGAAGCAACTAAGCCACCTTATTCTACTGATGTAATTTATTACATTGCGGATCAGGGTGCTTTAATCCGTTGGGATGATTCTACAGATAAGTTCTTGGTTATTAACGTTACTGCAGCAGAATTTACTGCTAAATCTGCTGAATTGTCTGGCAACATTACTGCTAATGCTAATGCTATTAGTGGTTTGCGCGGCGAAGTTGGTACCAAGGAAACTGACGAAAAAGCTGCTTTTGTATGGTTGAGAGATTTGCAAGATGCTGTCGATGCATTAAATGAATTAACAGGTCTAGGAAGTGGCGAAGGCGCCTCTTTGACTGAGCAGTTAAATACTTTAGTTGGCCGCTTAGATGATGAAGGTGGTTTGGTTGACCGTATTGAAGCTTTAGAGTCTTGGAAAACTGATGCTGCTACTGATATCTTAGATCATGAGGGTCGTGTTACTACATTAGAAACCAACATGGGCACTCGTGCTGAAGGTGAGGCTGCTGTTTATCCTTGGTTAAATAGCTTACAGGATAGTGTAGACGACCATGAGACTCGTTTGGACGCTATTGATGGTGAAAACGGTAGCATCGCTACTGCTAATAGTCGCATTGATGGCTTGGCTTCTAGAACTACTGCAGTAGAAAATAAAGCAAACACTAATGCTGAGGATATTGTTAAGTTAAAGGCTGCTGATACCACTACTAATGCAGCTATTGAGGCTTTGCAGGGAGAAGATGGCTTGGCTGGCGTAAAGAGTCGTTTGACTCCTTTGGAAACTGCCAAGACTGATCATGAAACTAGAATTCAAAAGTTAGAGAATGCTGATACCGAGATTAAAGCTGATGTAAAAGCAATTAATGATGAATTACCAACTATTAGACAAGATATTTTAAATGCTGCCAATTCTGCAGCTGCTGCTAATGGTGCGATTGGTGATGCCAATACCGCAGGTACAGTAAAATATGATATTGCTCAATTACAAGCAAAAGACACTTTAGTTGATGCTGATATCGAAGCTTTAGAAGGCCGAGTACAAGCTAATGAAAATGCTATTGGTAATGATGAAAAAGCTGATAGTATTAAGGGCCGTTTGAAGGCTACTGAGACTGTTGCAAATCAAGCTAAGGCTGATATTGTTACTATTAATAACACTTTAAGCGGCAAGGCTGATCAAAGTACTGTTAATGGTTTGAGTACTAAGGTTGGTAATTTAGAAACTGCCGTTGGTGCTCCAAAGTCTGGAAGCACTGCTGCTTCTGGTTTATATGCAGAGACTGCTAACAATGCTGCTGCTATTGATTTAATTAATCAAAATATTGGCACTAAGGGCACTGCTGGTTCTACTGTTTATGGTGCTATTAAAGAAGTCGATGAAAAGACTCTTGCAAATGCTAATGAGATTAGCGCAGTAAGTGGTGTTGCTGATGGTGCTGCTGCTAAAGCCGCTGCCAATGAGGGCGCAATCAATGATATCAATGATGAAATTGATGCTTTGAAGAAAGTGGATTCTGATCAGGCTACTACTAATGCTAATGTAGAATCTCGTTTAAGTACTGCTGAGGGTACTATTAAGACTCATGGTACTGATATTCTTGCTTTGCAGAATGCTGCTTCTACTTATGCTAAGCAGGCTGATCTTGATAAAGAAATTGAAGATCGCGAAGCTGCTGATACTCAATTAAGAACTGATTTAAATGCTGAAATTGAAAGAAAAATTAATGCAGCTAATTCTTTAACTTATATTGATGGTATTTCTACTGCTGATGAGTGGGATGCTGTAAAAGTAAAAGATGCTCATATTGGTGACACTTATGTTGTTGCTGAATCTAATTTAGCTTTAAATCTGGATTTGGACAATAATTCTAGTACTGCTGCAGTAAAGTGCTATGCTGGTGATTTGTTAATTGCCACTGCTAAAGAAGACGCTGTTGAAACTGAGGGTGTTTTGGCCGCTGCTGATATTGAGTGGGTCCATGTTCAGTCTGGTTATAAGGCAGAATTGCAGGGTAAGTTGAGTGTAGCTGATGTTGCTGGTACAGCTTCTGCCAATATTAACTTAACTTCTTTGAATGGTAATGGTACTGCAGGTGACTTAGGTCAGATTACTGTGACTTCTGCTTCTTCTAATTTGACTATTGAGGCTTCTGGCAACACTATGACCATTAATATGGTTTGGGATAGTTTTGATCCAGCTACTTAATTGGACAAAAAATAATCATTAATTTATAAAAAAATTGAAATCTCTATGAGAGATAAAATATAAAGGCTTAAGGGGCGAAAGAGTTATCTCTTTCGTCCCTTTTTTCTTTTATACAAAAAAAATTATTTGAGAGAAAGGAGAACACTTCATATGAATACACCTTTCATTCCTATTTAGGGTAAGCGTGATACTATTCAAGCATAGGCAATTATTGAAGGTAATTTATATTTTGCTACTGACACTGGTGAAATGTTTTTGGATACCGCGAGTGAGCGTATTCCAGTTGGTGGTGGTGGAGTTTCTGTTCTATATGCAACTGCCGCAAGTGTTAGTCAAGATTTAACTGATTTAAGTTATATCATTTATTTTGCTGATTTAGAAGATCAAGACGCTTCTCCTAAAAAAGACGACTTAATTATCAATTCTAATGGTACTTTCTATAAAGTTCGTTCTTATAATAAAAGTGCTGGTATTTTGAAATGTAGTCGTATTGCTGTTAGTGGAACTGGCGGCGGAGGGGGTTCTGGTGGTGGCGGCGGTGGAGACACTGGCGATGGTAAATATGTAGAATTGGCTTGTGAAGGTACTGCTCCCAATGCGCAAACCTACATTTTTGAATAGCCATAGTTTATACATTTTTCTGTCGGTGCTTCACATGATTCTGTTTTAATTTTAAATTATCATGTTACCAATGTCGCAACAGAACAATCTAACACTTATTCCTTTTCTGTCCGTTCAGGAGAAACTCATAATTTTGATCTGGGTAGTGTGCTTGGTAAAGGTTAGAATACATTAGTCGTAGAGGCAATTGGTAGCAACTCTGGTACCAATCAACTACAATATGGTTCAATTTCTTGTATTGAATTAGCATTAAAAGAAAGTTCTAATTTCAATCCTTTAAAATATGCCTATAACTCTGATATGAGTTTTCATTTTATTCCAGTAGGCACAGTAAAGAAAAGATTAAATGTATATATTGATGATGTTTTGGAAGAGAGCGCCTGTAAGGATTTACTTGCAACAGATAATGAACAATCTATGTCTGTAACTATTCCAAAAAAGAAACATGGTGTTTACACATTGAAGGCTGAGTTAACTTATAATACTGGTGTTACCACTATTGCAACAAAACCTTTGATTTATCAAATTGTCTTTTTGGAACCTAATAATGATGCTCCTGTTATTTGGTTTAATAATGTCCCAGAGAAAATTACTAACCATGATAAACTAAATATCCAATATATGGTTTATGATCCAGCATCTCCTGATCGTACTTCAATTCGTAGATGGATTAATAATAATGAGATTGCTAGCTTGGATAATATCGCTCATAGTGAAACTACCTGGTTAAATTGGAATATTTCCAATTATGAGGTGGGCGAAAATACATTTACTTTAATGTGTGGCACTACCTCTGCTAGCGTATCTTTGTATGTAGAAGAAGATGAATTACGAGATTTAGATATTTTAACTAGTGATTTATATTTAAATCTAACTTCTGTTGGTAGAAGTAATTCAGAAAACGAGACTGAACGCCAAACCTGGTTCTTTGAACGTAGTGATGGAACAAAGTCTGTTGTTAAGTTTAATAATTTTAACTGGTATAACAATGGTTGGGTTAATGATTTGGCTACTGGGGATTCAGTATTAAGAATTAGTAATGGTGCTTCCATTGAAATTCCTGTTAGTGTTATGAATACTCGTGATTTGGATACTAACTTAACTTTTGAAATTCAATTCAAATTAAGAAATGTCCAAAAGTATGAAAATTTAATTGAGGTTACTTCTGAGGAAATTAAAGACGCAGAAGGCAATACTGTAGAAGTTAAAGTTACTAAAACTGTTAAATCTACTGACGGTGTATGGTGCAATTATTATGATAATGAAATTGGCATGTGCTTAGGAACTCAAGAAGGTTTCTTTAAATCTAAGCAGGTTATTGCTTCTGGTCGTTATAAAGAAGACGAAATTTTAACTGTAAGTTTTGTTGCTGAAAAAGCTGCTGCAACCAATCAATATCCTTTGATTTATATGTATATTAATGGCATTATGAGTTCTATTATTAATTATGATAAAACTAGTGATTCTTTTGCTAGTGGCGTAAAAACTTTAGTAATTAACTCAAATTATTGTGATGTTGATTTATATAAAGTTCGTATTTATTAGGCTGCTTTATCAAGCGCTGATGTGGTTCATAATTATATTGCCGATCAAAATAGCGCTGAGCTATATGATATGAACCAAATTATTGAATTTAAAGATAATATCCCATCAATTAGTTATACTAAGATGAGAGATTATAATGATGCACATCCAGAAAGTCCATTATAGGCTTATGCAGTGTTGGAATGTGTAGATAAAACCGAGGATTTATTACCTTATATTAAAGGTGGTAAAAAGAAAGTTAATGTAACTTTCGTCAACCCTTCTTTGGATTATGCCTATAAAAATAAATTAATTACTGGTGCGCAATACTTAATGGGATGTCCTAGTTATACAGCTACTAATATTGAGTTTGACGTTCAAGGAACATCTTCTCAAGGTTATCCTCGTCGTAATTATAAAGGTAAATTCAAGAAGAAGGATGATAATTCTTGGAAATATACTGATGGCCCTCTTGCAGGTAAAGAAATCGGTGAAAAGAACGAGTATGAAGGAGTAGAGTATAAAGGATTCTATATGGATAATCATTACTCTGAAACTACATTTACTTGGAAAGCCGATTATATGGAAAGTTCTATGACTCATAATACGGGCTATGCTAGTTTTGTTAAGACTTTATATAGTAAACATCCTTTGCAAGATTATGATCCTGATATTGATGTAACTGATCGCCGCACTACGGTTTATGGTTTCCCAATGATTGTTTTCCAAAAGAAAGCAGATGGCAGCTATGAATTTATTGGTCGTTACAATTATAATCTTGATAAAGGTTGTAATAATGTTATTGGATTTGAAGATGAAACTGCTCATCCTTATGTTGAAGGCAAAACTTTTAAAGATGTTGCTGAATGCTGGGAGCTACTAAATAACCAAGGCGGCCGCACATCATTTACAGTCACTAATTTTGATGAAGTAGATGATGAGGGTAAATTGGCTGTATTAAATGATTTTGAATATCGTTATCACGTTGATGAAGATGATATTGATGACGCTCTGGATAAGAAAAATGATTTTGCTAATAAAACTTAGACTGAAATTAACACTTTCTTATTGAGTAAATATGATAACCTACGTAAAGTGGCTGAGTGGTTAGAATCTACCAATTCTTTGGCACCAACCAATGAACCTATTGAACCTTATACTGCTGGTGGTTAGACTTATACGACAGACAGTGCTGAATATCGTTTAGCCAAGTTTGCTAATGAATTTGATAAATGGTTTGATTAGGAATATTGTGCAATCTATTTTATTATGACTGAAATGTTACTATTATATGACTCTCGTGGTAAGAATATGATGTTGGCTACATGGGGACCTCAAGAGGTCGGTGGTAATTATATCTGGTATCCTATCTTCTACGATATTGATACTCAATTAGGTGTTAATAATTCAGGTGTACCTTCTTGGGAATATGATGTCGAACCATCTCCTATTGTTAATACCGAAGGTGGTATTTTCTCTACCGCAGGTAGTGTATTGTGGTATAATTTTGAAAAATGTTTCTTAGATACTGCAAAATCTTACTATCAAGATATTCGCAAGAATGGCTTAAAATATGAAAAATTAAAAGGTTATTATGACTATGATGCCAATGTAAGTGGATCTTACGCTATGATGGGTCATCGTCCCGTTAATATTATTAATGTTGATCAATATTGGAAATATATTGCTCCTACTTTTAGTGGTTACATTAATACTAGTGGCACTATATCTAAAGATGAGGGTAAGCGCTTCTATTGTTTATAGGGTAGTCGTCAATTACATCGAGATTTATTCTTGAGAAATAGATTTAATTATATTGATAGTAAATGGTTGGGAGATACTTATGCTTATGAGGGCGCAGTTTCTCAATTACAGATTCGTTGTAATGCCAACTATGGTGGTACTTCTGATAAATACTTAAATCGAGAGATTACTGCTGAAGATACAGGTTTTGAACAATATACTTATCCACATCCACTTGATGCGGATTTAACTTTTGAAGTTACTCCATATTTACAATAGTACAATTCTTTATGGTTTGATAAAACTATGATGACATTCCCACAGAAGTGGGATGGAAAAAATCCAAATAAATTACAACTAACTGCGGAAAAACAAACTGCTGTTGAAACTTATAAAGGTTTAACTCAACAGTTATTCTATATTGGCGGTGGCGAATACATTTCTTCTCTTGGAGATTTGAGTTTAAAGTATCCTGATGAATTGTATTTAACTGCTTTAAAGCGCTTAAGAGACGTACGCGTGGGTAATGATACTCCTGGTTTTTATAATGGTATTTTAAAAGTCTTTACTTTAGGTGCTAGTGCTTTAAATCCAGATGGTACTCCTAACGAGAATACAAAAGCTCTACTTGAGCAAGTAATTTTAACCAATGTTCAATCTTTAACTGGCGCTATTGATGTTACTGGTGCAGAAAAATTAAAAGAGTTCCGTGCTCTTGGAACAACTATTACTGGTGTATCATTTGCGGACGGTGGTCAAATGGAGATTGTACACTTGCCTAATACAATCGCACACTTGACATTTATTGAGCCAATTAAATTAAAAGGTTTAATTCAAGGTGAGAGCGATTGGAAAGATGCTAAGGGTAATTTTGTACCTGGTCTTTATATTCCTGGTATCACTTCCACAGGTAATTTAAATGCTTCTACTGGTATTGAAAAATTGCAAGTTGTTGGCGGCAATATGGGATATAGTTCTTATCAATTAATGAAAAATTTAGTTGATATTAAGAAAACTATGCAGACCTCTGCTGAATTTACCAATGCTCAAAAGAATATTTCTATAGCATTAGAAAAAGTTTTATGGTCTCCTTATAAATTAGTTGAATCTGGAGTAGCTAAAAATAATGAGAAATCTTATGTTTTAAAAACTGAGAATTCTACATTTGTTCCTTATACTCCCACAGATGCTGATTGGGATCAAAATACATTAAATGCTTTGGTATATGAAGTATTGCCTGATGCTTTAAATGATCAAGATTGCTTAACTGATTTAAGTTTAATTAACTTATTTATTGGCGAAGAGAATTTGGCAAATCGTGATACTAACTATTTTAGAGATATTACTGAATATGGTGATGACCGTCCAACTTATCCATATTTATCTGGTGATATTTTTATTAATAACCCAAGTACTTCAAAAATTTCTGAATTTGAAATTAAATAGATTATGGATACTTATTATCCCGATTTAAATATTTTTGTTGCGAATGTTGATCCTGCATATACTCTAAAAATGGTTGAAATTGTTACTGATGCAGAGGCAGGTACAAAACAAACTATTGAATTGCAATCTGTAAAGTATGATAAGAGTTCAACTACTCCTATTAAAGTGACAGATATTAAAGCAAATCCGTCTAGACTACATCACTACTTTAAGGGTTGGAGCCTAACTGAAGATGGAGAAGTTTTAAGTAATGAAGAAATTGAAGCTTTAACATTTAGCACCTCTAAAATGACTCATATTTTATATGCAGTATTTGATTGGGATAGCTACACTGCAACATTCTATAATGGTGATGTTGAATTGGGAGAAAAGCCAACAGTCATTTATGGTCAATATTTCTATGAGCCTGCTGAAGTACCAAGTAGAGAGGCGGATGAAGAATCATTGCCATTAACAGAGCGTTTGGCATTCTATGGCTGGTCTGATAAATATCAAACTAACCCTGTGGCGCCTTCTGAGGAGGCGGCCGCCAAGTTGGTAATTGATGTAACGGCAGTAAAAGCCATTGAAAATAGAAACTTCTATGCTGTCTTTGTTCAAGAGAATGTTTATAGTAAAGCAACTGATGAAAAATATTTTGAATTTATTGGACCTGTTACTGTAAATAACGTAGAAGGTTATTAGATTAGAACAAGTAGTGCCTATGATTTAAAGGGTAAAATTACTATTCCTGCAACCCATAATGGCTTACCTATTGTTTCTATGGGATATTTTACTAGCGCTTTAAGAGCTACTGGTATTTTCTTTATGGATAACATTTTCTTCTATGAAGTTGGTACTGAGGCATTTAAAACTGATATGCATAGCGCTGATATTAAATTAAAAGGTGTATATTTACCAGAGTCAGTTATGTATATTAGAGACAGTGCTTTTAATGGTGTTCAAGGATTGGAACATGTAAGTGAGCAATATGCGAAAGATGGTATCGTAGGACATTTGAGTGATAATCTTGTGTATATTGGAACGCGTGCTTTCTATAACACTAAGGCTCTATATGTTGCCAATTTACCTTCTAAATTGACTATTGTAAAAGATAGTAGCTTCTATGGAGCAGGAAAGAATGTAACATTATCTGCCTTACCAGATAATATTACAAAAATAGAAATGGCAGCATTCATGCAATGTCCTAATATTCAAATTACGAATTTTGGTAAGCAAGCTAATGAAATTGGATCCTCTTCTGGATTAAGTTATATTGGTACTTATGCTTTCGCTAATGCGGGTTTAACTGGTGCTCATTCTTCTATTAAGAGTATCTTTATTTGGGATACTGTTACATCCATTGAAGCAAATGCTTTTATGTCTTATGGATCTAATATAACTGCCTATACTTCATTTGCAGAAGCTCCTACTGGATGGACAGATGTTGCAATTAACGGCCCCTCTGCTCTTGGATTGGCTAATATTGAGTATAATTATACTGGGGAGGTATAATCTATGACAAAATAGAAATTATATAAATATATCGGCTATAATGGAACTATTACTTCACCAGTCTTATTGCCTGGAATTGATCATTTGGAATTAATTGAGCTTCGAGCTGATGGCGATAAATATTTAACAGATGGAGAGCGTAAAGTGTCTTCCATTGTTGTTCCTGCCGATGAAGTCGATAATTGGACCGAAGAAGTTCGGGGTATTGTTGACTAATCTTATTTGAAAATTTTTTATAATCCAAGAGGAAGGAAACTTCCTCTTGGATTTCATTTATAGAAAGGAAGGTATATAACGTGGTTACTATTTTGAATAAAAATTCATCCGTTGAACTATGGGAAAAATATGCCAAGTTATTTTCTAAGGCTTATGATGATTTAGTAAAATTAGGCAAGGTCGAGGCGGGCGGTCGTTTTACCAGTTTGGATCAATATTTTGCCCATATGGGTGATTTATTAGAAACTAATAAGCCAATGTATATGTTGTTACCTTTGGATGAAGCACCTTTCGCTGTTAATGCAAATGCAAGATCTGTTACTATTCCTGCTGAGTTCGCTAAATGTGGCGCCGTTAAAGGAGATAATTATTGCGAGATTGCTACTTTTGTAATTGACAGATATTTTGATTATAAGGATTTGGCAGAAGCTAATATTGCTATTCAATGGGTGAATGCCAACAATGAAGAAGGTATTTCTCATATCCAATTAATTGATTTAGAAAGTGAAGAAGGTAAAATCCGTTTCGGTTGGCCTTTAGTTGAGAATATTACTAAATATCCTGGCCCAATTAAATTCGCTATTCGTTTCTTTGTTCCAAGTGAAACGGAAGCTAATAAATTTGATTATTTGTTAAACACTTTACCAGCTACTTTAACAGTTAAGGATGGCTTAAATGTTATTAATCCTAAGCATATTCATGAGAATGATTATAATGAATTTAAGTCTTTTGTTAAAAACAGTCAAAATCCTGCTTATATTACTCCTGTATCCCCATTTTTTACAGAAGTAAATGGTGGCATTGATTTGGATAAATATGCTGCTATTGATCTTGACACAAATGAACTTAAATTTGAAGCTTAGGCCGTAACTTCTGATTTAGGCGATATTACTTATAAGTGGTTCTACATTCCTTCTGGCTCTACTGAAAAGCGAGAGGTTGTTGGTGGAGACGGAGTTTATGAAGTGAAATTAACTGACTATGTTAAAGTTGATTTAATCACCGATGAAAACGGTGTAGTTACTAACAAAAAAGGTTTAGATAAGTATTGGGTAAAAACTGGTAGTGATGAAGCTGCAAGTTATACTCTATATACTGGTGATTGGCCACCTGCCGCAGATGCAGAACTATATGAAATTGTCACGTCTTTATCTTTTGAAGATAGCGAAGTTGATGTAGTTGGTGAGTATTGGGTTGAAGCGGTAAATACCATTGGTACTAACTCTGTAAATCCTGTTCCCAGCACTCATTGTATCGTTCCTGCTCCAAATGCTATGGTTTATACAAAAGATTTAAAAGCTCATGAGTTCGCAGTAGCCCCTGCCGCAGGCCAAGCTCCTAAGGCAGATTTAGCAATTGAATTAAAAGCAGATGGTAATAATCCTACTATCACCTACGCCTGGTATAAGAGCACTGCTGGTGCAGATGGCGATTTCGGTGAAGCTATCCCTGGAGCAGAAAGCGCCACTTATAGTGCTGCTGAGGCAGGCTGGTATAAAGTTGTTCCCGTTGCTCGTTTAAATCGTAAGATTGAAAGTGAAGAAAGTAATATTTGTAAAGTTACTATGCTGCCTGCTGAACCCGTTATTCAGAAAATGTCTTATAAATTAGAAACTGCAACTGATTATACAGAATTACCATCATTGGCGGATGGCGGTACTATGTTTGATGTATATAAGTTCGGTAACATTATTAATTTAAAAGTTGAAACTGATTTAGATAACGCTGCTGAATTAGGACTTTTATCTGAAGGTTTAACTTATGTTTGGTATGTTCAAGAACCTGATACCAACCCTCGTCAATTAACTGCCAAAGATATTGGCTCTAATACTTTATTAGAAGTTGGAACTAATTTAAATAGTGGCGAAATTAAAGTTCGATGCGTTGCTGATGGTGCTAAATATACTTATTTTTGCGATATTATTAATACTATTCAGGGAGCAACTGCCAAAGTAAAGAGTTCTTCTTATAATACATTTACTATTGCTTAATAAGATAGGGGGTAATATCATATGATTACTACCTATGAAGAGTACAATAGCAATCTTCATTTAGTAAATAATGCTAATCCTCCAATCTATGCCATGCTACCCTCTGCAGAAAATATTTATAATATTGATGCGTCCACTCGTGAGGTGGACGCACCAAAATTCTTATCTGTAGAAAAAGACCATAAATCTGAAACTATATATTTTATTGTTGATAGATTTGTTGATTATATGGACTTAGCTACTACATGCTGTGTAGTAACATATACTAATCTTACAGCAGGGATTTCTCGTATTTATCATGTACCTTTTTATGATATCTATACATATGCCAATGAACAAAAAATGTTACTTCCTTGGTGTTTAGATGCTAATGTAGCAGTAAAAAAAGGTAAAGTTGAATTTGCAATTCAATTTTATAAAGTTGGAGAAGTTCCTGATGAAGAAAATGGTGGAACTAAAAAAGTTTTAACTTATAGTTTAAATACCATTCCCGCACGTAGTGAAATATTAGCAGGTATGGAAGTTAAAAAAATGGATAGTAGCTATTTATTAAATGCTAGTCAATATCAAGATTTAGATGATCGTTTAAAAAGATTAGAAGATCCTGTTAAGGCTGTCTATTGGACTATTCTTGATTAATTTACATGGAGGATGTAATTGTAAAAATTATATCCTCCATTTTTTTTATTGAGGCCAAAATAATATAAATGTTCTATGAAGTTTTTCATAATGTATAGATGAAAAAAATATATGAGGAAAGGAGAACATTTTTAAATGGCTACAGATTTAAAATTAAAAACTGGTACCATTAGTAATTATAATAATATTACTACAAAAGAAGATGGTACCATTTATTTTGCGACTGACACTGATGGTCGTGCTTATATATATTTAAATGGAAATAATATTGTGCCAAAGTTAGCTGATCTTCGCAATGGTGGATTGGGTGTTGATTTAACAAATGCCGCGGCTTATTCAGTTCTTCTGCGCGGTAATGGTAGTTACGATACTACTTATGCAGCTCCCACTTCTGGTGCATTTTATACTGATTCTACAAGCAATAAGCCAAAATTTGGTATATTACCCGTCGCTTAGGGTGGTAGTGGCGTAACATCTATTCCTAAAGGTGCAATTCTATATGGTAATGTTTCTAGTACGACAGGAGCAATTTCTACATTATCTCCGACTACCAATGGTTATATTCTTGTATCTACTGGCGCAAATAAAGCTCCAGCTTATGTAAAACCAACAATGAGTTGGACTAATGGTTCTACTGCAGGACCTATTTTTAATTTTACATTTAATACTAAAGAAGGTGCTGAAGTAAAATTTGCTGGCGTTGCAATTCCAAAAGCTAGTGATTCTATTTCTGGTATTGTTACTACTGATGGACAAACATTTACCGGCGAAAAAACATTTATGAGCACAACATATGCTTCTAGCATTTATCCTAGAACAAGCGGTAGTTATAGCTTAGGTTATTATACTAGCTCTAGTGATTATAAGCTTTGGAATTAGATTCATGTTTAGCATTTAAATGTCTATGGGGCAGAAAATAAATTAATTATATAGTCTAGTGAAACTGAAACAAATATCAGCTATGAAGATAAAGGAAACGCTATTCTAACTATTGGTAATACTGGAGATGGAACTTCTCTAGGTGATAAGGATGGTATGCTAAGATTAGCATATGGAACAGGCTATGCTTCATTATCTGCTGTTGGCACTGGTACGTATACATTGCCAAGTAGCGGTGGTATGATTATGGTACGAACCGGTGAAGTCAATAATACAACTGCTCAAACTTGGTATATTCCATTTTAGACCTCTATGTCGGTATTTGACGCGGCTTATGGCTACAATGATGGATTTAGATTATATCATTAGAATGGTACTACCTCGACGACTGCGGGAAAATCTTATTTATATTTAGGTAATAGCACTAAAGTCGGTCTTGCAGGGAATAAGGAAGGTCGTATTTTATTATACGGAGATAATACTGGATCAACTACTATTCGTCCAAATTAGTCCAATAGCACTTCAACATACACCGTATCTTTACCAGCAGCTTCTGGTGAATTAGTTTATCATACTGAAAATTCCGCACAAGGTGGTTCTGGTCGACTAATTTCTGTATCTGCGGCTGGTCAAGTTGTTGCAGATACTACAACTGATATCGCTAGCGATATTAAGTTAATGTATTTGAAAGATGGTTTATTAACTGCCTCTGCCGCAACCAAAGGTTCTGGCGTTAAATTAATACATTTGTCTAGCGGTGCGATTACTGAATCAACTTCTGATGTCGCCTCAGGCACTGAACTGATATATTTAGCTAGTGGTACATTAACCAAATCTACTTCAGGAGTTGCTGGTTCAAAGCAACTAATGTATTTAGCTAGTGGTAAATTAACTGCTTCTGATGCAAATGAGGGTAATGGAACAAGACCTGTTTATTTATTAGATGGTGTTATTACTGCTTCTACTAGTAGTGTTGCCACCAGTACTCAATTAATGTATATGAGTAATGGTACTCTTACTCCATCTACTGCTAATGTCGGTAGCGCAACACAACCTGTTTATTTACTTGATGGTGTGGTAACTGCGGCTGGCGCTTACTCGTCTCTATTGACCGCATTCAGTGGTGCTGATAGTGCAAGTGATAATACAATGTCTATTACTGTGGGTGGTACCACAGATACGGCCACTATCATTGGCGGAGTGTCTAATACTTGGACAAATGGCACTACAAATGGTCCCACTTTAAGCACTACCGTTAATGGTATTACTGGTACTGCAGCGTAGATTCCAAATGCTTCTTATAGTTATTCCGGTGCAGTAACTACAAGTACATAGACATTTAAAGGTGTAAAAACTTTTGGTGATGGTATGAAAGTTTCTGCTGCTGGTTCTACTACTGACTGTGCGACATTTACTTATGATGCAAGTACAGATACTTTAACTATTAGTTTCCCTTAATATAATTTTTAAAGCGAGATAGATATTTTATCTATCTCGCTTTTTTTGTTTTAATTAAAAATACCTAAAAACATATTTTTTAGGTTTCCTAAAAAACCTCTTAAGGTCCCGAAGTGGTGGACGTTTGGACAAAAGAGGGTAATTTTCCCATCCTAATTTTCATAATACTATGAGGGGATGGATAAGAAAATTTTTTGTATGGAGAGGAGACCTTACATATGTATTCAAACTATAATTATTATCCACAGCAACCCGTGCAACAGACCCAGCAAATCACCCAATAGCAACCAATGTACCAAGTACCGAATTACTTACGGCAGGCGCCGCCGCAAGTAAATTTAAAAGGTAGATTAGTTAGCTCATTGGAAGAGGCCCGTGCAACCTCTATTGATTTCGATGGTTCTGTATTCTACTTCCCAGATTTGGCGAACAAACGAATCTACACAAAACAAATAAATATGGATGGCACTGCTTCACTATATGTATATGAATTAAGGGAAATGCCCGTTGAAGAAGAAAAAAGCAGCTTAGTTCCATCCGTTGAGAAATTTGTTACGCGAGAAGAGTTTGAGCGGGTCCTGGCGCAATTATTGCCCCAGAAGCCAACCGAGCCGGCCGCACCCGCCCCGCAAAAAGAGAAAGTAGAACTTTTATCATTCTAAGGAGGTATGAATGATGTATCCAGTAGATCCCAATGTTTTAATTTCAATGATTAGGTCTGGTAAAAACCCTCAATAGTTAATGTTATCCGTGCTTTAGGGTCAGGCCTACAATAATCCCCTCGGAAGAAATCTCCTGAGTTTAGCTCAACAGGGTCGCACTGCGGAACTAGAGAAAGTAGTTCGCAATATTTACGCTCAATAGGGCGGTTAGGATTTCGACTCTGAATTTGAAGCCTTCAAACGTGCATTAGGCTACAACAACTAAAATTTAAGGAGGAAAAAATTATGTTTAATGGAAAAGGTTACAATTTATCTGACATCGCCGCTGTAACTGGCCGCAATGGTGACGGTATGTTCGGTGATAATGGCTGGTGGATCATTTTATTGTTCTTATTTGCTGGTTGGGGCCGCGGTGGATTCGGCGGCTTTGGCGGAGGCGTAGAAGGCGTTCCCGCAACCCAGGCTGATGTAAGAGCAGCTGTCGATCAGCAGACTTTGATTTCCAAATTGGATAATCAGACTTATGGCTTGGCAGATAGCACTTACGCTTTGAATAACTCTATTATGAGTGGCTTCCATGGCGTAGATACTGCTGTTTGCACTCTTGGCTATAATATGCAGAATGGTTTCAATACTATTGCTCATCAGATTAGTGATTGTTGCTGCGAGACCGGTCGCGCAATTGAGCGTGGCTTCGCAGACACCAATTACAATTTAGCAACTCAAGCTTGCGACACTCGTCGCGCTATTGCTGATAGCACTCGTGATATTATTGATGCCAACAATGCAGGCGTACGCTCTATCTTAGACTTCTTGACTAATGATAAGATCGCTACCTTGCAGGCAGAGAATCAGGGCTTGCGCTTTGCCGCATCTCAGGCCGCACAGAACGCTTACTTAGTAAACGAATTGCGTCCATGCCCCGTTCCCGCCTATACTGTACCTAATCCCTACTGCTGCAATACCTATTATGGTGGCTGCGGCGCATTCTGATAAGGAGGTCTGATTTATGGAAATTATTGCTAATGCTGTATAGACTGTCCCAGCAAATCAAAATGTTTATTTCACAGACACCGTTATTTGTGGCAATATGTCCATAGGTCATAGAGACGATTCTGGTTTGGTGACTCTTCGCGGAGTCACCAACTCCCAGTGCCGCGCTCGTTTTATGGTGACTTTTGGCGGCAATATTGCTGTTCCCACAGATGGAACTGTCGGCCCAATCTCTTTGGCTATTGCTATTGATGGTGAGCCCGTTCCTGCTACTACTATGATTATTACCCCCGCCGCAGTTGAACAGTTCTTCAATGTGAAGTCAAGTGTATTTATTGACGTTCCTCGCGGATGTTGCGTTAGTGTTAGCGTGAAGAATACATCTACTGACGCAGTAGTTGTTCAAAATGCGAACTTAATTGTTACTCGTGAAGCATAAGGAGGGGTGACTGTATGAGCCATGAAAAATTAAAATGGATGAAAGATTCATTAATTTGTGTAGTTGAAAATCAATTATGTAACCTTAGCGAAGTAGATACCGAAGAGCTTGGAGAAGCTATTGATATGATTAAGGATTTGGAAGAAGCTATCTACTATTGCACTGTTACTGAAGCGATGAATCATCAAGGCAAAGAAATGAAAATGAAAAATGGCGACCATCATCAGAAGCCTGAGGATGATCGCATGTATTATAGTGGTGGCTATCCTGCAATGTATGCGGATGGCGGTCGTAATCGTCGCGCAGATGGCACTTTCTATGCCGATGGTGGTCAGAATCATATGGGTGGTACCCAGAATTACGCTGATTCTGGCGACATGAGTGGTACTAATAGTTCCAATGGTCGTAACTACTATGACGGGCCTATGTGGCGCGACGAGCGCGAAGGCCGCAGTTACAATAGTCGCAGAATGTATATGGAAGCCAAGGAAATGAAACGAGATAAAGCTTCTCAATTACGTGAATTGGAGAAGTATATGCAGGAGTTGTCTCAAGACATTACTGAAATGATTGCAGATGCCTCTCCAGAAGAAAAGCAGTATCTTGAGAAGAAAATTACCGCACTGGCTTCTAAGATCGGTCAGATGAAATGATTATCAATGGAGTTGTCTGGCGAGTCCGATTGGTCTCGCCAGCACATCCTTTGTTACTAACTCCGTGGAAAACTCATGCTCTTGGAGTCTGTGATAAAGTCACTCAGACTATTTGCGTTGATAAGACCCTTTCCCCTCAACTTTTAAAAGAGGTCTTATGTCACGAAATCGTACACGCATTTATGTATAGTTACATGATTGACTTGTCCTATAGCGAGGAAGAGTTAGTGGCAGAATTGATGTCATAGTATGGAGAGGATATATTGTTAGAAACGAATGCAATTTATAATGGAATCAAAATGAAATAAAAAAAGGCTAGTTATGATTAATTTCATAACTAGCCTTTATTTTTTTTATGATGAAGGCACCCACGATGAGCCATTCCAAACATAGGGCATTGCCTATATCCATGATGAACCATTCCAAATATAGGGAATTGCACTAACCCAAGAAGAACCATTCCAAATACGTACAGCTCCTGCGTCGCTCACTGATCCTCCATAATATGAAGTTCCCCAAGTACCGGCGCACAAAACAGCAGTACTCCAATTGGGTATTCTAAATGTCATTTGTACATATACAGTTGCTCCTGGATTAACTAAAACAATATCATTAAAAGTCCATTCACATTTTTTCATATTGTCATAAGTGGAATTATAACTAATATTATTTATTGTAATTTCACTAGAGCTAACAGTTTTACCTGTACTATCCGTAATGGAAGCTGTGATATAATATGTATTACCATTACCTGTCATACCTCCATATGTGCCGCTACCAGTACTAAAATACATAAAACAACTATTAATTTTTACTGGCTTGCCAGTGTCATTGTAATAGACAATCATTTGTCCACGAGTGGTAGAACCGGCTGCGGGAACCCAATAACTAAAATTACAACCGTGACCTTCGGTGCTTACAATAGACCATCCCATAGATATCTTTCCTCCTTTTTCTCATTTTATCTATATAGATATAAAAAATCTAAATAAATTATTATTATATTTTGGCCTAAAATAAGAAAGAATAATAATAAAAAATTTAATATTATATAGAAATATAACTCTTTTTATTTTGAGAGAAAGGAGATTTTAATATATGGGAACTTTGAAAGTTAATGGTAGTGTAAATATTTAGGATTTACTTACTTTAAAAAGTGGCACAGATGCTTACACCACACCTTCTATTGCTTTTGGAACTGATGTACGAATTGGTTGTGGTTCAAAAAATTTTGGTATTTATTCCAGTAATAAAATTTATTTTAGACCAAACAATGGAACTTTAGGCTATTCTGATGGCATTGAACTTTCTACTACATCGTTAATTCCTACAAAAAATAACACCGTTACATTAGGTGATTCAACGCATAAGTGGTCTAGTATATATGCAACTACATTTCATGGAAATTTAAGTGGTAATGCTGATACTGCAAGCAGATTGCTTAATAAATACAATATTAGTGGTGATAGCCATAGCTTAGCCTTAAAAGCCGCATTTGATACTTATAAAAATTCAACCCCAAAAGATGAGTTCTTAACATATTATTCTTCAGCTTATAATAATGGTAGTATGTATATGGGATATTTTATTAGCGGATATGATTCCACTCCGTATGGAGGCTTTTATGTAGCTCATTATAATACTCCTTATTATGTTGGTATCTAGTATGGTAATTATGAACAATAGACTATATTAACTAGCTCTAATTATGCGTCTTGGTGCGCCCCTGCATCACATACACATAGCTATTTACCATTAAGCGGAGGTACATTAACTGGAGCTGCAGCGATTAATTTTCCAGCGGGGTCAGTATCTGTTTCCGCAAGCACTCCAATGTCTTTATCTTACGGAAGATTAGCTTGTTATGGTACTTTATATATTAACGCAAATACTGATAATAGTGGAGATGAATATGTCGTCATTACTGCGGGAAAGGGATTAAGTTCTTCTAATAGTGATGGTTTGGCTATCGGCTCTTCTAGCCTTACTTGGTAGGGATCTACTGTTTTAACCACCGGTAATTTTCCATCTTCAAGTTCTTTGGCTCGGTAGACAGACATGTGGATTAGTGCAGCTAGTTTGGATGTAAATACTTATTATCCAGTAGTAATTTCTTTACCAGCAAATGGTTTAAATAGAATTAAATTGGCAGTACAATTAAATAGTAGTACAAGACCTTCTTGGAGTACGCACAATAGAGGATTTACTTCTAATATTGATGTAGAAATTATTTAGGCAGGATGGGGAACAGTTAGTCCATTTAGATATTTACTTCGTCAAGATGATTATAGCTTTGCTAATGTGAAACCTGCTTATTTTGCGGGACAATTAAGTAATGCAAGTTTAGCTGTTTTTTATGTACGGGGTGGAGGATCTTATAGATTTATTTGTGACTGGGCAGATGCATCTATATCGTTGAGAACGTCATCAACAGATTATAATGGATAGACAGTGGCACCTACAACGAGCACTTCTGTATTCCATAGCGGATCTAAGTCTCATTTGTATTGTAATGTTGATTATGCTTCAGGCGCAGGTAATGCTGATACCTTGGATGGAAACCATGCTTCTGCTTTTGCATTAGCTTCTCATTCTCATTCATATCTTCCGCTGAGTGGTGGTACAATGAGTGGAACTATTATTACCCCTGGTAATGATAGTTCTGTTATTCGACCACCTAAAAGTAATTATGATCAAATTGGAGCTTCTGACTATTTATTTTGGAAGATGTTCGCTACATACGGTTATTTTAACTATGTTGTTACAACAAATTATGGTACTAGTGCTCCAACATCAACTTCTTTACCTGTCGGTACTATTTATTATAAAATTTAATTATAAAAAAAAATAAGGGCGAGACATTGATTAATTTCAATGTCTCGCCCTTTTTGCTATTTTAGGGTCTGGGAGGTAATTGAATACATTGTTCATAATAAATCTTTGCCTATCCGTTGCCACCTAATCCGGTATATAATTTATAGAATTCATCTAATTGAGTTCTTTGCTCCATTGTAATATATCCTTGAGCCAAGAATCCTTTACATAACTGAACTAAACGGAAACGATAAGAGGCAATAATTAGATTCATATGAGATTGCTCAATATTCTTTGCATCTCGAATATGCTTTCTGATTTCTTCCAGCTCTTCATAAATTGGTTCTAATTTGATTTCAATAGAGTTTTCAATCTCTTTCTTTTCTTTTTCAGCAGCCAAATCTTTGGCACTTTGTAATTCTTTTTTCAGTTTATCACCATGCCACTTGGCCCAGCCCATAACGGCTGCACTAATCAAAGCAAATAAGATCTCTAAACCCCATTCTGCTAATAAAGCTTCCATAAAAAACTTTATCCCCCTTTCTACTTCTCTAACGATACTAAAGAAGCAGATAGGGGGATTATCTCATTAGGACCAATCGAAGACATTACTTATGTCATAGTAATACAACGCAATACAAAGTGAGTCAGCCTCGTCTTCGGTGCATTTAATTCCGTATTCTTTTAAAACATATGCTTGTGCCATTTTCTTTTCTTGCGGACGGCCTTTTCCAGCAATCTTGAAATGAGCCTTCCATTGAATTGGCATAGCGATACTATATGGCATTTTAATTTCTGTTAATGTCTCGTGAACTACTCCGAAAGCTTCTGCTAAAATTTTAAATGTTTTAACACCTTTTTCTTTACTGCCATTTACATCTTGCAATTGAATATCTTCAAATACAACTTCATCAATGTCATATGTATCAATTAATTCAAGCACTTTTTTTCTTAGCTGTAATAATCTATCACCAAGGTCGTCACCGATACATTCAAAATGACTAACCTTTACAATTTTTCCGTCATCAAGAACGGTATATCCAGTAGTGCGGGAAGATTGATCTAATGCTAAAATTTTAGCCATTGGTAGATCCGAAGCCGCCGACGCGTTCACCAGAAGACACATCGTCTTCAGTTACGCCATAGGGTAAGATAATACCCTGTCCAATTGCTTCGCCTTCATGGATTTGAATATTGAAGGGAGATAGATTATAAATCTGTAAGAAAATTTCACCCTCATTATCGGGATTGTTATAATAGTCAGCATCAATAATGCCAACTCCATTAGCAAGCATAAGCCAGTATTTCAAAGGAGAAGAACTGCGTACACTCAACTGCAAGAAGGTGCCAGGATCGAGCTTACACTTCATTCCAGTAGAAACTAAAGTGGGTCTATACTTAGTCAACTTAGTAAACTCAGCCATTTGATCGAGAGTAACATACTCTTCTTCCCCGACAGTCCATACTTCCTCAGCTTCTCCAGCAAGTTGAAATACGGAAGGAATAATATAATCCTCTGCGGCGACCAGGTCATATCCTGCGGATTGACTGGTCTTGCGCACGGGCATTACGATTTCTTTGTCTGCATAACGGGATACTTTCTCGAACTTTGCCATATTCTTAGCCCCTCTCGTAACTCACAGTGAAGACATCTTCAGGGTCTTTCTCTGCCGTAAAAACCTTGGTGGCTTGCACGACCATATATTCCTCAATAACTTCACCCTTAGCTTTGATCTACTTCACTTTATAACTGAAGCCAACAAGATCAAATGCGGGATCGTTTAGAAGCTCTTCATGCAGGACTTCTACAGCTGCCTCATCGGGTACTCTGTAAGTATCAACAGCTTTCAATAAATATCTCATATTATTTTACCTCAATCACAATATTATTTTTATGACTATAATTCATTTTAGAATACGCCAAAATGTCTTCTGACACCATGTGAGCGTAAGATAGATTGCCGCCTAGATGTACATTCGGAATACCGGTTTCCGCACATACCGCATTGATTACTTCTGGTAACTCTTCAATAGTAGCAATAGCAACACATTCTAAACTACCAGTTTCAGTATCATATACATAAATTTTTTGACTTAAGTCAAAAATATGTAAATCACAATATATTTTTTTCATCTTATCCTCCAACAACTTTTACATCATTTGCAATGGGACGTAAATAAAGTACCAACTCTTTTTCATCTTGTTTAGAAATTAATGTAAATATAATTTCTTCGTTATTATATATAATTTCACGAACATATCCTAATTCTTCTAATGCTTTAATAACACCATCTGCGAGAGTATTATAGTCTTTCGGATAATGTATTGCAATAGAAGTAAATATATAATAATATTTTGCATTTAAACCGGTCATAATAGAATCAGTTAAAATGTATATGGTACCATTTCGAACTTTAAAATTATTAATATTAATCTTTGCCTATTCTAATTCTTTTATATCATCTAAGAGACCTAAAATTGAACTAGTAGAACGATTAATTTCTTTATAGTGTCCAGTATTGCCAATTTCTTCAAGAGTTACTTTCTAATACTTAACACCATCGTAAGTTGTAATTGTTTTTGTTTCAGCCACAATCACTCACCAACCTGTACAATTCCCATGTCATAGGGGAATAGGTATAAGCAAGTGGGTTCATTCTCATATATAACCCAAACTTCAATAGCATCAGTAGCTTCAGTTAAATCGATCGCTTTCACTATACCAATATTTTGAATTACATCAACTACTTCACGAGCAAATGCGATATGCTCTTTAATCTTAAATACAGTGAAATAAGAAATCTCCTTACCGTAAAGCATATAATAATCATTATGCCAATCAGTGTCAAACTTTGTCAAAGTTTCAGACACTCGATCCCAGTCGGTCAAATCGGGTAGCTGTGCAATAATTTGCTTATTCATATCGTAAAGTCCCATTTCTACACCAGAACTTTCCATTTTGAATTCATGCCAATTATCATTATGCCAGATGTAATATTTGCCATCAGTAGCATTTTGCATAATTTCACCTTCAATGGGAATAAAATTCACTTGAGACAAATCCATCTTTTTGATTTTTTGTTTACCCAAATTATAACCCTCCTTTATCTCATTTATATAAATATTATATCATTTTTTTTCGGATAAGTCAATAATACGCTGATTTCGTGAGCCTCTCATATTCAGTGTAATATCTCGCTCTTCTTCAATATATGGACCATCAATTAAAACATCAGCTAATTCTAACGCTCCGCGCACTTGCGGATGGTTGCGATGTTGTAATTCTTCATAGGTATATCCGCTCCATATATACACCTTGACTCCTGGCACCTTATCTTTGACCTCTTTGATGACTAAATAGGTAAGAAAGGCGTTTTCGTCACAAAGAGGCTCGCCGCCCATGATACACAGATCACGCTGGATACCTTGGGCGGTGAGGCCGGTAATAATTTGATTTAGGGTGTCAGAAGTAAATTCTTTGCCTCGACCAAACTCCCAAGTCTCTGGGTTGTGACAACCCTTACATCTGTGGGGACATCCCTGTACGAAAAAGCTCACACAAAGACCGGGGGCCGCAGTAATATCATTCAAAATGAGACCACTGTAATTCATACGAACTTACTCCTTTCTAATAGCGTAGCTAATTCGTAGTTAGCTACAATTAGGAAAATTGTGAATGTTTGACTCTATGTTCGACCTCTGACTGTTTTCCCTTGTTGAAATGGCGATAGTCAGTAGTCAAATAACCAGTTACACGACGCAACTGCTGAATATTGTGGCTGCCACACTCGGGACAAGCATCATTGAACTCACCCTAGAAGCCGCAATCTAAGCAGGAGTCAATGGGGAAATTGAATGCTAAATAAGGAATATCTAACTCCTTGAAAGCATAATCAATAATCTGTTCGATAGCCTTGGTATTCTTTACGAAAGTGCTATCAAGCTCGACATAAGTAATACATCCACCAGTAGGATACTTACAGAATGGAGCCTCAACCGCAAGCTTATCGAAGATACTAATCTCATGCCATACGGGTACATGGTGGCTATTGGTTAAGAACTCATGGTCGGTAACATTAGGAATAACTCCATATTGCTTACGCAGAGCCTTTGCAGCGGTGTGGCATAGACCTTCCGCGGGGGTAGCGTAGCAAGAGAAGTTCAAATCATGACGCTCAGAAGCTTCCTTAGCATATTCATTGATACGCTTTACAACCTTCAAAGCGAACTCGTGTACTTTTGGATCTTCGGCATGATTCTTACCAAACAATGCTTGACACATTTCGGCAATACCAATGTAACCCATAGCCAAAGTTCCGTGCTTCAATGCTTCGTAGTTAGATACTCGGCATTTCTGGGCGTCTTTCATAGTACCATTTTGATACATGAAAGGACCAGCCTCAGGAGGCTGATTTACCATAATATCAAAACGCTCCAAAAGACCCTGTTCGCATAACATCAATAAATCCTCGAATGCAGACCAGAAGCCATCTAAATCCGGGGTCTCACGCTTACCTAAACAGATACCATATTCGATACCTAACTTTGGTAAAATCATAGTATTGGGGCACAGGTTACCACGACCAACGCGGTTGTAGGAATCAGTATGACGGTCATAACCTAACATTGTGCGGCAGCCCATTGTGGCGAAGTATGTGTCGGGATCATTAGGATCTTCGTGCGCCTGTGAAAAATCGCAGTTGACGAAGTTAGGATAAATTCTCTTACTCAAAGATTCGATAGCTAATTGCTTCAAATCGTAGTTTGGATCTTCTGGATTAGCATTACATCCTTGTTTATACTGGAAAATACTAATTGGGAAGATAGGAGTTAAATGGTGCTTACCAACGCCAGATAAAGAAGCTCTTAACATCTTCTCACTTACAAAACGACCCTCGGTAGAAGTGTCACGACCGAAGTTGATAGAAGTGAAAGGAACCTGGCTACCCGCACGAGACTCCAGAGTATTTAAGTTATGATACAAAGCTTCACTTGCCTGGATACCTTCACGCTCTAGCTGACGCATAGCAAACTTATAAGCAGGAGTATCCTTAATTGCTTCATTGTCAATTACGCAAGGCTCATACTTAGCCTTTAATACAATTTCAGCATCTTCCTTAGACAAGCCTTCAACATCAGTGAAGTAGTTACGCATATGCTTGTAGAAGCTCTTGGCAACATATGGAGCCAAGTCATAGTCAGCATGGACTGTACCAACGCCACCAAATTGAACCTGGGACTGGCATTGGAAAATAACTGCATATTGCTGACAAGCAGTATCATATTTTGATGGTGGACGCACATCGCCGTTGCGAGTTACGAAACCATCAGTAAAAATCTTTTTGAAATCAACGAACAAGCAGTTATGTTCGCCAATATTTGTTTTCTCATTATCGTGTTGATATAACAACATATCCTTATGAGCTTGCGCTACTTCGGGGGATAGAGTATAATCCAACGCAATTATCTTCTAAATGTCTGCGGAAGCTTCCTTCTCACGACCGGAGAAGCTCTTCTCATCAACATTCGCATTGGAATTTTCAACAGCAGTAGCTTCAGTTCTACGCATAACTGCCTTTAATAATTTACTTTGACGCATACGAGCCTTACTGCGCTCGTCACGATATAAAATGTAAGCCTTGGCAACTTCTGGATATTCACTCTTCATCAAATATCCTTCAACCAAGTCTTGAATTTGTTCGACGGACATATCGACACCGCGACTACCAATTAGATCTGCGATTTCTTCAGCAGTATCGGATTCATACACGGAGCCGTATGCGCTAATCATAGCCTTATTGATGGCATTTACAATCTTATCGGGATTGAATAGAACTCTTGTACCATCTCTTTTAATTACATGCATACTAATTACCTCCATTATAAAATACTATATCTTGTGGAGAGCGTAAAAACTCTCTACAAAATATAGCGTTTTATCTTGATCTATTAATCAATGTCGTCCTTGCGCGAGCATGTCCTCGATCTGGCCTGCAATCTGCTCGGCGTTCGCATAGAAATCGTCAAAAGTCTCGTTGACAACTTCGGTGTAGTCAAAATCAATATCAGCAAAATCTTCTTCATCAGCATTGAAGCGACGAACAATCTCTTTAACGTCGGGATTTTCCTCTCGACTAAGCTGACGATATAAGCGCTGTTTATCAGAAACAGTTACCCAATAAACAGTGACTTCACAATCCGGCCGGTCAAGCAACTGCCGCACACCCGCAGGATTGAAAACACCGATATTGATAATGCCATCGCTGCGTACAGACTCATAACTAGTACCATACCACCAATTGTTGAAATTAGTAAATTCCAACATTTCATCATTCATAATTTTCATTGCAAAATCATCGGGATGATAGTAATAGTAATTGATGCCGTGAGCTTCGCCCTCTCGCATTGGTCTACTGGTACAGCTTACGATCTCGTGGACCTCAGAAATAATTTTCTTTTCAGCGAGTAATTTTAATACCTATTTCATCAATGAGTCTTTACCAGCGCCGCCTTTACCCATAAAAAGAACTATTTTATACATTTTCATTGTCCTCCTCAAACTCATATTGAATTTTTCCGGGGACTTCATGCGCCCAGAAGGTAGCACGACCATCGCAGTCGGGGTTACTGCAACGGAATGGGTATTGCTCGGGGTAGGTAGAATATACCATCCCCGTGCTCACCATTTTACTACCACACTTATCGCAGAACGCTTCTAATACATATGCTTTTTTTACATATCTCTTAGTCAACATCTTCTGCAGTGCCTCCTTGATAACGACTATCTTGTAATACTAAGTCACCATTATCCAAGATCTCATTGATACGATATAGCTGATGTCCGCCAGTAGAAGCATACTTCTTAGAAACAAAATCATCACCGCTGCGGATTCCCGTTACGACGATCATATTACCGCGGTTGAACCAACTCTTCTCAACGACGTGCTTGACGCCATCTGCGCCACGCTCGGAGATCTGCTTATCGAACATCGCAAAATATTCTTTTCTGAATTTGACATTTACAACACCTGTTGTTGTCAAAATGGTAACTGTACTCTTAGTCTTATTCTTTGCAATACAAGTTCCGCAAATACGATTCAAATGAAAGATATGAATGTCTTTGCCTCCCTTATGGAATGTCTTTTCAATGATCGGATCTTCTGGCAATAGGTTGAAATCAACAAAGCCATATTTATCATTATTGACATTTTGCAATTCGTGGTCATGATAATAGAAGCACAAGACTTCCATCTCCCACGCAGAGATAGTACCCTTCGCATATTTATTCCAATCTTCCATGAAGATTTCTGTATTCAGCGCATTTAAGATTGTATCTTTTTCTGCGGCGATCCACTTTCTGAATACATCCATATGCTTCTGGTATACATTATCCCAAGCCTTAGTTTTTATATACCAAGACACATTATCTGTTGTCATAAGATTTTCGCAATCAATCTCCTGCAAGAAAGCGATTGCTCTCGTATCAAGACTATACATATCCTTATAAGCATACTTATCAGCCTTAGTAATTGCCTTCAAATATCTATTGAACTCATATACTCGACGAGCGAGAATTTGCTCTTCAGTTTTTTCAGGCAATAATCCGTGCTTGATAAGTCCACCCATATTTTGTAAGGTGATACGACTCTTCTTATCACAAGTCTCCCAGATATACCAAGCCATTACAAATTGACGCTCTTCCATATCGTCAAATGCGCCACCCTTGATAAGGGCAATCATAGCTTGCTTACTGGGTCTAACTCTATTCAAGAAATCTTTTGGAGAGCTATAAGGTCTGTTTTCAATAATGCTGGCAATCAAATCATCGCCCACATTCAACATACCTTTCAATCCAAAAAGAATTCGATTATTTTCTACATCTGGAGCAAATCCAAAATCTGATTTATTAATGTTTGCCAAGCTAACTTTAATTCCTGCACCAGTGATATCACCGATTGCTTTGGCAATTTTTCCATAATCAGTTGAACCTCCTGCTTCTTCATCAGTTGCACCACTGTTTACAATCAAACAAGCAGTATTCCAATAAATTGGATTGAAATTCATAACAAAGTAAATTGATTGAATACCAACAAAAGAATAAGGCAGAGAGTGGTTCAGACTAAATGCATATCCTAACTGGGGTGCAATTGCATTTTCCCAGAAATAATTTGCCGACTGAACCCGGTCAAATTTACTATAGACCTGTTCGCGCAATTCCGGAATCTTACTCATTTGCTTCTTACCAACAATCTTTCTCGCATTATTGGCTTCACCTAATGTGAAATTTGCAACATCCATAAGTAATTCCATCATCTGCTCCTGGATAGCACAACAACCCCAGTATTGGTCACAATGCTTATGCATTAGCGCAATCATATTTTGATCCAGACCAGCTTCGTGCATTTCTCGATCAAATTCTTCCAATCCTCGCTTTTGGATACGAACATATCTATCTTGCTGAGATTCCTTGCCTTTTTCAGACATAAGTCTCATCATTGCGTTCGCCGCAGTCATCTCCATAGGATTCTTTGGTTTCAACTTTTTTGCAATAGCTAATCCAACGCCAGTGCTGAACTGGAACACATCCAGAACATCACCGGCCGCAAGATGCTCCCAAATGCGGGGATCAGTTGTATCAATCACTTCTGGATGAATATACTTATTATATAGATTACGCAAACCAATATCTTCAATTACTTTATCTGCGGTAAGTAATTCAAAACATTTGATAATCTTATCTGAAATTTCAGTTACCAAGAAGTCATACTTGGTATCACCTGCGGCCTCTGCTTTATGCAGGTCATAGCAGGTAATCAAATCTCCACTTGGAGTTCTCATAAATGCCGCAGTTTCAAACGGGTCACTACCATATAAGATAACACCCGAAGCGTGAGAAGAACGCTTATTTACTAGTCCTTCAATTGACTGAATAATAGCCAATAGACCAGGATAGTTATTTACTTCTCGAATGAATGGAGCAACGGGTTTTCTATCTTTCTCCTCATTGCCGTTGATAACATCACTAATCGGCCATAAGAATCCACGCTCTTGGGGGATTAGAGAAGACATGTACTGGGCTTGATCGACATCGATTCCATCTGGGAAATCCTCGCTTCGATAACCGCGGCAAGCCGTGAGTACAGCTGATTTCGTTCCTTCTGTTCCGAAGGTTGCGACCTGGATAAGTCCCAACTCTCCACGCTCTTTACGAATTGCTTCAAAAATTGCGGGTCGTTTTGATGGAGCGAGGTCAATGTCAATATCGGGCAACTCGGCTCTCTCCTTATTAAGGAAACGCCAGTAAGGTAGATTCCATCTGATGGGGTCGAGCTGCGTGATGCCCAAGAGGTAGTTAGACAAAAATCCTGTGGCCGAGCCTCGACCTGGGCCAACAATTGAGCCACACTCCCAGAATAGGTCGATGTAATGCTTGAAGGTGTTGAAATAGGCGAATAGACAGTCATCTAATTTCTCTCCAATATCTAAAATAACATCAGCTTCGGTTTCTAATCTCTGCCAATATTCAACTTTATCTTGTAAGCCTTTTTCATTTAGGCTCTTCGCGCACTCATATAGCCAATATCTCTCTTGGACGTTACCATCAACTAACAAATGCGCTAAACATGGATAGAACTTATTTAGGTTCCAATCGATTTCATATGGAATGTACTCTTGAATTTCTCGTTCAGAATGAGTTGGCAGAGGAATCTTAGGAATCATCTGTTTACGCTCTAAAGAGTATGAAGTATATTGTTCACCCAATTTACGAGAGTTTTCTAAGATTTCAGTGACAATATAATCATTTCCAAAGCAATGATGCAATAGTTTATAAACTTCATCATATGACATCAAATGAGCAAACTCATAGAAACTATCAACCTCACGCTCGCCGCCCTTAGAATTTAGATAAGACTTATGGACGTATCTATCTTCCTTGGTGAGATAGTGAGAGTCAGTACCAACAATCAAAGGAATATCATATGCTTTTGCAATACGATATAACTTGCGGTTGGTGATACATTGATCCTCAGCGGTTGAAGGCGCACATTCAATATAGAAATCATTACCGAACACATCAAGACAATACTTGATGAAATCGCAAATTTGATTATAAAACACTCCTGCGGAAATCTTATCATTGACATTTTCAGCGCAGGCCATGTTGTATGCGGCGGTGGATAACTCGCCACCCATACAGGCGGTTGAAGCAATTACATGCCCCTTATACTTCGCCATAATGGTTGCCAATTCGTCTTTGGTAATGGGCACGCGCTCCATACCTCGATCGACATAGGAATGATACCAAGCAGTTGAGCTCAATTCACGCAGAGCCTTGTGTCCGATTTCATCCTTGGCAGTTAGAATAAAGTGATAATATTTGATACCACTCTCTCGTTTATCTACTAAATAAACCTCATTGCCTAAAACAATTACAAAATCGGGATACTTCTCCTTTATCTTCTAAGCATACTGATTGACTTCCATATGTCCGGATAGACATTCGTGGTCTGTAATCGCAATGCCGGAAAGACCCAATTCAATTGCTTTGTCAATGAGGTCCTTAGGTCTATTGATACAATCGAGTAAGCGGATATTCGAATACATTGTATGGTTGTGAATATTGAAATATGTTCCCATTCGATTATCCCTTTCAATTTGATTTCTTATACTATATTATACCAATTTTTTTCTCTATTGTCAACTATCTCGCACGATAACGAGCTTTTCTTTGGCGCGCGTAGCAGCTGTATATAGCCACTCTGCATGGTGTCCACCACGCAAAAATTCTTCAAAAACAAGAACTTTATCATATTCACTACCCTGCGCCTTATGGGTAGTAATACAATAACCATAGTCGAATTCACGGGGGCGCCAAATCTTAGGGAAGCGCTTCCAGTTCTGCGCGGTTACGGTCGGCTCACCAGTAGTGAGTAATCTGTAATCCATATTTACACCACGGAAAATCAAATCCTGTGGAGAGTTTTCAACATCATCGTCTGAATAATCATCAGACCAAAAATCGCAAACCATCATCGGCCGCAAATAAGGATTGTTATTCAACAAATCAATCTTAGTAAGTGTGCCAATAGTGCCATTCACCATTACATCGCCCGCTTCACTCGGATGATCCCAGTCATTCCGCAAACAAATAACCTTATCTCCTACTATTGGAGTCGGATCGTCAATGTCATGTAAATACTTACGCATAAGATGATTTACCGTACGGCGTGTCTCATTCTTTGCTACAAGGATCTGGTCGGCCCAAGTATACATACCAGACACAACATCTTTCTTATCAATGATTTGCACTTCGTTTCCTCGGAAGAGTTCGAGAGGTTTGCCGTCTCGAATATCCATAGTCAAACGAATGATTTCACTCTCCTGGGCTTGGCGCATAATCTCATCCAAGAAAATGTGCGGATGGTCGAGCACTCCATTAGACTCACCAATAGGAGGAAGCTGGCCGGGGTCGCCAAGAGCAATAACATGAATACGATGTGAAGTCAACAAATCCCAAATCTCTTTTGGAAGCATTGAAATTTCATCGACAACAATCAACTTATATGGATAGTCCAGAGGTCTACGAGGTTTGTGATAGAATGTTCCATCATTGCGAGGATAGGACTGATATAACAGTCTGTGTGCGGTCATGGCATTCTCGCATCCTTTTTCACGCAAAACCTTTGCGGCCTTGCCTGTGAATGCGATATAACAAACCTCTGCGGGATATAGACCCAGCGCTGCAACGATAAACTTCACAAGTGTACTCTTACCAGTACCAGCGTAACCGGCGATACAGGTCCAGGGTTCATTGTTCTTATAGCGGGCGACCGCAATCTTTAATCCCTCTTCCTATTTAGCAGTAAGTACCATTTTCATCCTCCTTTGGATGGGCGTGAACCAGCTGTTCTAATGTCATATAAAAATGCTGCTTACGACCATTCATACGCCGACGCGCGTCAACGGGGTCAATATGATCGGCTCTAGACATATACGCAGCCAATTCATCACAGACTTCGGCATATCTAAAATAGATACTATCAAATCCAAAATCTAAACGGTCTTTTACCAATTCATCGAAATCTTCTCTTGGTAATCTTACAATATCCAATTTTTCTTTCAGACTTTTTGCGTAATCCGTCATTTTATTCTCACCTTTTTATTTTTATTATACCAAAATATTTTATATAAATCAATTCAAAAACATATTGGTCTTGTCTAAGTTTATAATATCATCAGACCAACCAATATCTCCCAAAATAAGAAAATCCTCACTGGGAACAATTCGATTTGAAATTTCTAAACCGCCTTTTTGATTTGAGTTTTCGGTCTTGGCGTCCAATGCCGATCGGAGCTCGTCTATTTGCATTTCTACCAAGTCTGTCCGAGCGCTATTAGCGGCATCCGCACAATCCACATCATACCTCAAATCACTCATTGAATCCTTTATGGCAGTGATTTCAGTAGTCGCCCAATCCATCTGTTGCATCAACTCTGATAACTTACGCAGAGCTTCTGTCATTTGCTATGTGGTACAGCCGACTTGGGCCACCACTGAACTCAAACTTATTGTAGCGTCTGATACGCTTGGTAAGTTTAGCATAATATCATTTTGTATCTATTTCAAAACTGCCATCTTTCCATCTCCTATAAACAAAAATAAGGGTTATATAGGGGCGAACCCCTATATAACCTATTTACTTACCCTACGAAATACTCGTAAGCTCGTCTTGCGTATCCTCTACGAGGCGCTCTATGTCCTTCACCACAACGCTCGAAATAACAAGCGAAGGCGTAGGCACATTCTTCCGGAGTGTCGGCTTCCATGATTTGCTCGAGTTGCCAATTTGTAACTTGTTTGGTAACTCCATCAGTGCCGTGCAACTCATCGTGCATAAAATTGAGCTGATCTTCAATACTTGGATTTTCTCCGTAAATTGAAAATAGTTGACGCTTGCGGCCGCCTAGCCACTGAATCATACCGAAACCACTTGAGCTATGTACGTCCCAATCGAGATCGGAAGTCCAGCAACCGCCGCACTCAGCCATCATATTACCCATAATACCGGCGCACACAGTATCACTATAACCCAGCTCATTCTTCATATAGAGCCAGACTTGAGTAGCAACTGGATACTCGGCCGCACGCTTCTCCCATTTGAGTTTCTCTTCCCAAATTGAGAATTGCTCTTGGTAATACTCAACTTCAATTGTTGCATTTTCAATATCGGTTTTAGCTAATACTACTGCGGGATGGTCGTCCGCATAACCGAGAGTTAGGAAACCTTGATAGATGGTTTCAGTAAGCTCCTGGCGAGCAATAGCTTCTTCCAATAGAGAAGTAGCTTCATCATATGTAGTAGGTTCAACACGCTTGAACTCCACGGTATCTAATACAATAACTACCTCTTCTGGTTCAGTAGACTCAGTATCTACTGGAAAGGTGGTAGTCTCAGAAGGGATGTAATCTTCCGAAAAAGTAGCAACTGGATTGGTGTCTGCGACCACAGTACCTGCTGCATATGCAATAACACTTAGAGTGCTAATAAACATGGCTATAATCAACAATACACCGATAATTTTCTGTTTCATAATTTCCTCCTAATATTACTATCAGGCCGTCAATTAGAAATAGTATTTCTGTTCTCCTACAATTTCGTAATCTTCAATAATAATTTGTGGACTTACAATACCATTCCATATGTTGCGTTCACACTTGCCCACAACATTGATGGTTATACAACCAGTTTCAGAGTGTAATTTTTCATACTCCTCTTGTGACGACTTGAATTTGATTAAACTCGTACCATTTGGTAAGGTTATCTTTAGAGTAGGACTCTTGTCTGGTGACATAAGAACAATATTATCTTTATGTAGATTGATATGTTCGATGGCAACCAGAGGTTCATCTACTCCTTGGCCCCATAAAGATTTGAGTTCAGCAATTTCCACAATGTCTTTTCCTCTGAAATCATCACCGTGGAAAATGAAATCAACCTTATAACAAGGGGTAAAGTCAAAATCTGCCAAAGCGTGATTGGAGTAATTTACAAATTGAGTAAAGTTTGCATCAGTGATACCAACACCCAATGCGTTGGCGTGACCTTCTGCATACATTACCAATTCACTATCTTTCAAAAACTCACGGAGGTTATCAAATTTCGATTTATCGTATCCTCTTCCTGAACCCTCCCAGCCATCTTCTGTCTTATTAAGTAGAAGTACTGGGCGTTGATATTTCGCCATTAGCTGGTTTGCAATCAAACCAGTAAGGTTTTTATCGGCCGCAAAAGTATCTAATTTGATAGCCAAAATCTTATTCTCTAACAGATTTTTCTCTTTGATTATGCGTTCAATTGTCTCCAAGGCTGCGTCTCTTGCTTTTGTTTGCCTATTTTTGATGTTAGTGCAATTACGACAAGCCTGTTCTACTCTCGTCTCCTGCTGACCCTTACATCCTCTTTTGGTTGATGGGACTAGTTCATATCCCCGATAGTCAAGCATAGACTCGAATAGCATGAGCTTTTCTTCCTGCGTTCCCATTCTTATCGTGGCATTTACATAGGGAGCAATATAAAAAGCTACTCCAATAGGACTGATACCGTCTTTCAACGAATATGCTTGTTTGTCTACCATTCCCTTGAAGTATGGATTGCGAATATTCTCGAGTCCTCGCGTGATAAGGTGTCTCGTTTCAAAATCGCGTAGATCCATCATGTCGGCCACCATTCCGAGTGCGACCAAATCTAAAAACTGATCTGCATAATCAACATTCATAAGCTCGTCGATATAGGAACAGAATTTATATACCATTCCGACACCAGACAAAGACTTAGTGGGATAATCACACAGCTGATTGTTGATAATACAGGCGTGTTCTGAGATACTATCTGCTTCGTGGTGGTCAATTACCAGCACATCCACGCCTTTTTCAGCCAATGTCTTATGCTCTTCATAATCATTGGAACTTGAGTCGGGCGCAATCACTAACTTGACATCTGCGGGAACAGTATCAAGAATAATGCCGTGCTGTTTCCCCGTATGGATACGATAATATACATTGTTCTACACAAAACCGGGGAATAGACAATTCAGATAGTTGATAAGGGCGGCCGCACTTGTATAACCATCACAGTCGCTATCAATCTGAATTAGAACTTTGTCATTTTGTGCGATATGTTTGATGAGAAGTTTTACACCCTCTTGGATATTCATAAGAATTTTTGGGTCTAAAATATCTGCATCAGTAGTATGTAGATAGTGTTCTACATTCGCCGGTACAATGCCCCGGTTGGCAAGTACCTATTCGACCGCTGTTAGCTATTTCTCCAGCGGGATATTAGGTACAATAAGTTGATACTCCATAAAGTATTCAACCTCCTTTCATGTAGATCACCACTAACTTATTATATGAATTTTGCTTCAATTTCTTCATCCTCTCTCGTCCAGTCATAAGAGGAAGGAAGATAAAAACGAAATGATTGATAAGGCATAGCCTTAGTTGCTGGCTTAATAATGGTGTTGATTGCTTCTTGAGAAATGCGGCGGTCGATATAAGACACATTTGCCGAGTGACCTCGTCCGCTATCCGAGGCGCGCACAACTCTCCAAATATCATCATTATCGAATAAAATCCAAGAGCCTGCAGATTTACTAATTACTCGTCTTATTGGTTTAATATCCATTCGAGCATACTGCTCTTCAATTTCAAGTAATTTTTCATTCGCCCCATCACTTTCATAGGCCCAAATAATTCCTCTCATAGCTGGAACCTCGGTTTACTACTAATTTCATGGCCTTCGGGGCAAATATCATACCAGTCGTGAACTGTACGCTCTTCATACTCATAAGGATCTAAATATCCTTGGAAGGGATTAGTACAAATGAGTTTAGTATATGTTTTTTCTCGAAGTCCACAATCATCTTGATAATACCATCTCTGACAGTGAGGACACCAATAGCCTAGCGCTTGAAGCTCACTTTGCAATTTCATAATACCGTCAATGGTATTAGCAATTACATCCATGCGCTCTTGAATGTCCTATGGACCATTTTTGAATACTTCATTTAGGTCGTACATTACAACACTATCCTCTCTTTGAATAGTTGCAGGAATACTTGCGGCCCGCAGTCGATCGGCGAGTCCTTGTATCCTGTAATTTTATTTTTATCGAATATAAAAGATATTGTTGCATAGTTCTTATATTTTGTTCTTAATCGCAATAAATTCATTTTCAAATGCTTGAATTCTTCATCACCAATTTCTTGGAACTGGCGATCAAACGCAATTATAATCTCTTCTGCGCCAGCGTCTAAGAGCATTTGAATCTGACAAGCCGATACGCTTGAACCGCAACACGCAACCGATATATCATTTTCTAATCCGAAATATGATTGATATAACAGACAAGATTTTTCTCCTTCAAAAATAATCGCTTTTTTCATAACACCAATATTCTTACGACTGTTATTAAAGTTATATAAGTTCATTCCAAGAGGATGATTATATAATTGTCCGTTTATACGCATCGGTCTATACTTACCAAAACGCTCGCCCTCTTCCGCACACAGGGTGCGTCCGCGCAGTCCCACAAATCGACCATCTTTATCGAAATGCGGAATTGTGATTTGGTCGCCTCCTGGATAAAAACCAATTTTTGCTTGGTCTAATGCGGCCTGAGTAATACCCTCTCGCAACCAGGGACCTATCTTCAGCGAGTAGTTGAAGCGTTCCAATATACCATTTTCATATTCTTTTAGGATAACCGAGTTATCCTTCACCTCAATATCTTGAATTCGCTCGTAGTTAGCTAGGTATTTCCAATCGTCTAAATCTTCATCTTCTGGTCTATTTTCATGGTCGCCAGAAAATCCAAATCTTTGAGCGATCCACCTTACTGCGTCATTTAGGTCGAACTCTCTATGCCATTGAATCTGAGCGACCTTGGCTGTCAACTCGAAAATATCGAAATAACTATCGCAGCCAGTGTAGCAGCGGAACAAGCCGGTGTTTTCATAGTAATATAGCTTTCTACTACCTTCACCAGGAGGGTTGTGACAGATGGTAGCGGAGACGAAGCCGAATGTGTCTCGACTCGGATCTCCGCCCCATTCTTGAAGTAAATCGAATACATTTTCGTCGGTGAGAGCCTCACGGATTTTGGTTTTATCAAATACCAACATTAGTTGATATCAACAAGAACCTTGACGCAGTATCCTTTCAGACCCATCTGAGTATTTACATAATCGCACAGAATCTCATGTGCGGGCTTGGGTAACTTGCCACTCTTACCCTTGGCAGCCTTGAGGATTTCATCAGCCATCAGCTTACCCATCTTGTACTCGACGGTGCCGGCGCAAACATCGGGAGCGGGCACAGTGTCACGCTTCTTGCCGGTAAAACCATTGTTAGGCTTGTTATTGGGGCGGTTGTTGTTGCGATTGAAGTTCTTCTTACCGTTGTTGTTATTTCTCTTATCGTTTTTTACAAAATCAGCCATTTCATTTATCTCCTTCTTATTTACAATTCCAAAATCGGAATCATGTAACAAATTAGCTTTTGCTCTCAGCCCTCGATTACTCTTCGCACTCGAAGGCTGATTCTTCGTCAATTCTAATACGAACATCGTCAATACTCACCATTTCATAATCATAGGTAGTGCAGAACATTGGTTTAATACGACACACGCCCAAATCTGCCTTACACCATAAAATTACGCCCTTATATCTACCTCGTCTATTTTTGTAAATTGACATCTTAATTGTAGGTCTTTCAAAAATATTAGAGGATAATATATTTTCTAAGGCTACCAAATCATCATCTTTTACAGAAAGAAGAATGGAGCCATAGTCAATCTTATCTGCGATAGCTTTCGCACCACGCAGTAAGTTCTGGTCTGGAGTTTTACTATCCTGGTAATCACCGTTCAACTGAGTGGCTGACATGATAAACACACCATGTTGGTTGCAGATATCTTTCAATCGAGTAGATAACATAAACAAGATATTATCTTCTCTCAGTTTGACACCACCAGAACGCTTAGTGATTTCTTCCAAAATTTTCAAACTCGTATGAATATAATCGTGGCAACGGACTCTTATATTTCTATAAGCGCTGACTATCTTTTACTGCGGTCGCCCCGGTTCAGCGAACGGCTGACCGGGTCCCGCAGGACACCGTTTCGGCATTTAATGGACTTCGTTTCCTAAAATCCAAGTGCGTATCAATAGCACCCCTACTCCCCCGCCCAGAAGGCCTGGGGGATAGTCGATACAGGTTCTTTAGACATCTTTCCAAGTTCGTTTTTTGATTATGTCAGCAATAGTGCCTTTTGAAATGCCATACTTCTCTGCTAACTTATCATAAGAAAGATTTGTTTCTTCTCTATCCTTTCTAATAAGTTTTACAGTTTCAGCATTGAGTTTTGTATGACGTCCATTTTCAAATACTTCTGGCATAATAAGAGCATATCTTCGTCCAGACCAAATATTTAGAAAAGAATTATAATGCATTATATCTTCATACTTTTCTTTATATATTTTAGTAGGACTTTCTTTTCTTTGATATGCCTTTCTTAATTCAATAACTTCTTCTTCTGTCAATTTCGCTTGAGCCCAAATTTCTTTCTTTCTATGCTCTATTGTTTTGGGTTTAGCACAATTTTTACCGCCGGGTTCAATATTATAACCATTTGGTATTTGACAATTATATTGTTGAATATATTGAATTTCTAATTGATTTAATAAATCAATATTTTCAACATCTTGTGCTAATACTTCATAAGTAAAATTTTCAAATCCGTGTTTGCGGAATGCTCGATGAAGTGGAGATTCATATTCACAATCATCTGGATTTTTATAACTGCTTTTATGATTATTATATCGAGCATTACCTTTGCTAATGGATTGTCCGATATATTTTTTACCATTTACATTATTTGTAAAACAATAAATAATTCCCATAGAACCACTCCTTTCATTATAGTATGAAAGAAGTCAAAGCTCAATTGACTAGTTCCGTCCAAAGTTTCCCACGGGATTCCCATGCATTACTGTTTAGGGTTCCCCGTTAGCACTTGCGGTTGCTCGGTTCGCCGGTCTTTGACCGGGCCCGCCGCAGGTACCCCGCTGATTAGCGGAAAAGTGTTTCATTGTCCCAACACCCTTTTAATAGGGTTGAACACATATTTTACATCGTGCTCACGAATATTTTTCTTTATCTTATCTTCTACATCTTTCAATGAGAAATCTGGTAATTCTTCAACATAAATAGGACTTTCTTTCAAGAGTTTAGCAGCCTGCATAACACGCTCTTCCTCACCCTCACCATACTCACCATTTAGAATATGTTCCTCATTTACATTTGATAAAAATGCCAACATCATAGTTTGGATTTCTTCAAGCTCCTGCTCGGTCGTGATAAATAAGACTGGCTCTGCAGGACCGCTGCCAATCCAACCAAATGTTTCATCATATATCTTATTGCAGCCGATGTAGCAGCAATCCGCAATCATTGAACGGGTCTTACCGATACCAGTAGCCGCAGACCGCAAGTAAAATTTCTTCAGTCTTGCGCCTCGAGTAACTGTATTGATTAGCGGACCATATAGAGGTACACCGACTTCTGGATGCTGTTTGAATTTCTCAATCAAATCAAAAATACCTTCACCGGCTTGTTGAGCTTCACCAAAAGCATCATCAACATATTGCAATCTAATATTATCAATCTTCGCATCGACAATATCAGCAATCTGTTCCAGTGAAGAATTATCTAATTGATCCTCTTGAAGTTGTTTCTTCTTTACATCCAAAATATTATCTGGGTCATAAATGTCAGTAACATCAATGCCGCAGTTATCAAATGCTCTCAATAGAGAGAATTTTTTCAAACGACCGTAATAATAATCGAAGGCTGATGGAATACTACTCTCAGATACCTTGAGTAGCCATTCTTCGCCCTTCCCTTGCTTATATACAGCCGCGCTCTTGGGTCGAGATGCGAAGAAATCAGAAATGCTTTCTAATGTAATTTTATTCGCACCTAACTCATGGATTTTATAAATTGCACCGAAAATCGTTTTGTGAAACGGATCGGCGAAATCTTCATCAACGATTGAATACCTATCAGTAATTTCCAAAAGTTGAGGAGTATTGAAAACACAGCCAATAACCTACATTATAGCTGTTGTATCGACGTATTTAGACGCCATTCATCATTCCCCTTCCTCGTCCAAAAATGTAAATAATGGACGTTTTTTTACTTTACGCTCGGGTCGAGGAATGACAATTTCCTTGACTCTCGGCTGATATAATTCAATTTGCACATCTTTATTCTTCTGTTGAGCTAACCACAATTCATAGAAATAGTTATAAGCATTTTGATATACATATGGAACAATACCAATGCCACCATTGGCTTTGGATTTATCCCCACCTTTTATTTCATAGTGATAATATAAGGCTTTTTGCATACCAGAATATGTGTAATTATATTCTTCTACATACTTCTTGATTTGTGCTTTGACACGAGGCTCGATATATGAAACTTGGAATAATTCTTTGATATATTCTTCCAGTTTTTCTCTATCTGTTTTTTCTCGATGCTCTTCCAACTCTTGACACGCTTTATGCACGTACTTATTATTGCCAACCATAACACAATCTTCGTCTTTTTTAGACATTGGCTTTTTACAATAAGCACAAACTACATTATCGTTTGGATCAATAATTTCTTTCTTTACATAATTCGGGTCTTTTTCTGCTTCACGAAGCATACATGCGGCGTGGGCGTATCGACGCGCAGAGACAAGGGCATATTCTTCCTTATCACGATCGAATCTTATTTTACAATACGGGCAAGTTACTATGTGTGCCACTATGATGCTCCTTTCTCAATTTTCTTATACTATATTATACCAAAAAATTATAAAAAAATCAAGTCGGAGCGGAACGCCCCGACCTGATACAAATTCTTACATGAGGTCAGCTTTGATGTCGCTTACGATCAGACTTACGAATTCAGCCTGCTCAGGAATGGTGTCGCTAACCTTCTTGCCCTTACCCAGATACTTCTCAACAATAGCAGTAATCTTGGGGCCGTTGGTAGTGCCACGGCTCATCAACTGGCCTACCAGATCCTGGAATTCAGCCATCAGAGCATCATAGTCATAAGATATCTCAGTAGGAGCCACAATGCGCTCGTTAGTAACGAACATATTATTAGTCTCCTCAGCTTCCTTATCAATAGCTTCATTCAAAGCATTGACGAGGTTCTTGTAACTCATAACAATTTCAACGGGCATATACTTGAAGCGGCAGCCGCACTCAATGATACCGGAACCATCACGCAGAGTCAGAACAGACATCTCACCAGCTGCCTTCTGGTGGGCATAACCATAAATGTCAGCCATACCAGCGATAACAGTCTTGGTGGAGTTGCTCAACTGAGGACGAATCTTAGTAGTCTTAGTGCCATCGGGATTGTCGACAACTTCCAGCTTTTCGTGCCCGATAAAGAACACAGCATAGCCGAGCTGAGTCAAACCACGGAAGACTTCGTTGAACTCTTCTTTAAACTTGGTCCAACCCTTACCATAACCCAGATCGCCCAAGTCCTCGATACCATTCTGATTGCAGATATACTTCTTGCAACGGTCAGCAGCGATGTCGATAGTGTCGATAATAACACAACGATACATAGCCTGGACCTCAGGCATTTTCAACTGACGATAAACCTGCTTCATTTCAGCCCAGGAAGTAACATCCTGTGCCATTACGCCAGGCAGAGCGTGGTAACCAGGCTCGAAGGCGAGAAGCAAAGGCTTCTCCATCTGGGCGGCAAGAGTGGTCTTGCCGCACTTAGGAGCGCCGTAGATATATGTGATGTAACCACTAAGGTCACGAGAAACTTTATGAGGCTGTAAAGCCAACAAATCAATTGCCATGTTTATGTCCTCCTCTTGGATTCAAATTAGAAATTGAATCCGCCCTGTGCGGGAGCTGCATTGGCAGGAGTGATACGGTTCTTAGAAGCACGGTACTCATCCTGACGCTGCTTCATTGCAGCCAAATCAACCTCACGCTTCTGGATAGCTTCATTCAGCTCAGCAGCAGTGATAGAGCCCTCGTCATCCCATACATAAGGCTCCTTAGCGGCGCCAGTGATAACGAAATCACGACGAGTGTTCTTTACTTCACGAACTTCGTCCTCACCGAAAGCAGACTCAGTTACGATCTGGCGAACGATGGTCTCAGATACCTGACGACCCCATACGCAGGTGAAAACAGGGTTCTTAATGGAAGCTCCCAGACCAAGGAAGTAGTTCATAGCGTTCTTATTAGTAGCGCTGAACTCAACGGGAAGCAGGCTCTTACGGAAGTCGAAAATAGCACCCTTGACAATTACCTTGTCAACAGTATTCTTCTCGGGATCGCCCTCTACCAAAGTAGCAGTGGTGATAACCATATCAGCCTTGAAGGTGTTACGAACCTTCTCGTCTTCGTCCAAAGTATCAACCTTATGAACGAAACCACCCTCGTTGCGCTTAGCGGAAACCAGCTCTTCCTTACCGTTGCGGTCAGTATAGAACTCGTTCAGACCCAAAGCAGAGTCAACACGAAGCTTGACAGCCTTATCGGCGCCATCCTTCATGTAAGTACCGAAAGTACCATTCACGATGTTATTCAGAGTGGTGTAAGTATCGTTAGGCTTACCAGAGCCAAAAGTAGCAGTCACATAAGTGAAATGAACGGGCACAATGTTAGTCATAGCATCATCAGTTGCGATGCTGATAGTACCAGTGATGAAGGGAGTGCCGGGGTTCTTGGAAGTATCGCCAGAAACCTTGGCCTCCAGGCTGTGCTCGTATAAAATTCCTTCAATGTGGGATTGATTGATCATAGTCTTTTTCATTATACAAAAATCTCCTTATTCAATAGTAATATTCTTTCCATTTTCAGTCAGTGAATAAATGACCGGGTCCTGGCCGACCTTCTCAACGAAGCCATCAGTAACCAGTTTACGCATCGCACCGGATACTGCACGAGAACTAATAAACAGACCTTCGGCAATATCTCTTGCTTTCCACATAGGAGTGTCCTGGTGCTCCTGCAAGAATACCATAATCAGCTTACCATTATCGGTAAACATAGGCTTCTCGCCATCTTCGCCCAGGCCGCAGAAGGCATTCCAATAGAGTTCTGCTTCTTCATTCATAACGGGCGCATCCATCTTGCGCGTATAGTACATCAACTCATTGACATATTTAATAAATTCTTGTTTCTTGCTCATTATTTTTCATAACTCACTTTCTTTATTTTTACCTTGTATATATATTATAACAAATTTATTTCAAAAAATCAACTAATTCTGTCATAAGTCAGAAATGCATAGTAAATATCCTTGTATTCTCTTAGTTCAGTACAAGTGCTGACCTCCCATTTAGGATCTTTATCCAAATTTGGGAAATAGGTATCTACATCTTTATGGTCTTTTAGAATTTTTGTTACATAAACACGGTCACACAAAGGAAGTAGTTGCTCGTAAATAGAGCCACCACCAATGATAAACCATTCTTCATCATCTTCAACATGAGCGAGACGAGCCATTGCTTCAGCCATTCCAATAAAACAAGTCATTTCTGCATATTGGCGCTCACCAGAAGTAATAACAAGATTGAGTCTATCTTTGAGTGGTTTATTGGGTAGGGAATCCCAGGTTTTACGGCCCATTACTACAACATGGCTAGTAGTAAGCTCTTTGAAATACTTCATATCGGGAGGTAAATGCTCCAAGAGTTCCCCTTTATATCCAATCCCCCAATTATTATCAACTGCAACAATTGCTGAAATCATATACCCAGCTCCAGTTTCAGTTGAGGTTTGGTGGGATGATAACCAGTCAATTCAAAATCTTCGATAGTCATATCGTAGAAATTGGTTTTTGCGGGATTGAGGTCCATGCGTGGACGCTGGAAAATTTCAGCATTAGTATTATCTTGATAACCTTCATCCCAAGCATATTGTTCTTCGAGATCACGAGCGCTGTAACGCGCCATCATCTCTTTAGCGGCATCCATATGACGATCGTAAATCTGCTCGTTTGCAACGACATGGCTAAATACACCGGGCTTATAACCTGTGTGTCGCGCAATCATCATCAGCAATGCCGCATACTGAATTTCGTTGATACCTCCTGGACCAGAAGCAGTAAGCATATCACCACTACGCTGAACCAGCATCATATCAAGATATTCGCCACGCACATTCCAAATGGTAAGGAAGGCACATGGGGCGAGGCCAGGAGTCTCATGTAAATCCTGTTCCTGCCATAGGCTTACAATTTTGCGACGACCATATGGGTCTTTCTCAATATCTTTGATAAGATTATTAATAAGGTCATAACGACTTACAGTAGCACCATAGCGCTGACCGATAGTGCCGTCGCCGATGTCCCACTCATCCCACCAAGTCACACCCATTTCGTGCATAGTTGCGATATCATTGGTTGGCTTCTAGTAAATGGTAAAAATTTCTTTGATACCAGTTTTCCAAGCCTGCGGACGGAGGGTACAGATCGGAAATTCTCCGTTACTCAAATCGTATTTACGAAAAGTGTGATTGACAGAAATTGTATGCGCGGGAGTGCCGTCTGCGTACTTAGGACGAGGATTAATATCCTTATATCCATAACGCATAATTTCTACAATCATATGATACATATATTTATCTGCTTTTGTCATATCAATCATCCTCTGACAGAGTATATCCAGTAAGGCGTCCGTCAATATATTCTCTAACGAAAATTTCAATCTCGTCAATCATAACCTTATCTTCGGGGTCGATAGCACCATTGAAGAGGTCGCTATATGGAATAAAATCAATTCCAGTAATGCCATATGCATATGCTTTTTGACGCATAGCAGAAGGATTACTACAAGCGATTTTCGCACCAGTTTCTTTTGCCAAGAGCATCAATCTACTGGTCTTACCGGAGCCACGACTATCAATAATTCTATACATAATTATTCTCCTTACTTTATACTGTATCCAAATTCTTTCGCCTTGAAATAATCCTGCCAGTAGTCCTCACGCGCATCGAGCGCAGAGCGATCGCAGATTTCGACGACCTCAAAAGTGAAATTCTCTGGGCCGGCCGCAATCATTGCAGGATAGAGTTTGTTGCGGGTTGGCGTTTCTGCGCCTACACCACGCTTAATATGCTATTTCCAACGGTCTGCTAAATTAGCAGCCTAACCAACATAGCATTTACCAGTTTCAATTTCTGTAATTTTATAAATTCCAGTTTTTACTCCTGTACCAATTACTCGACCAATAAGGTCGGTGGTTGGTTTTTCGTAATAGCATTTCCATATGACTTTATTCAAAGGCTCCTTATCTCGCAAATAGGGTTCAACCTATCGCAATAATTCAATTTCGTGAATATCTGCGTCAGATAACTAAATGCGATAAAAAGCCTACTAATCTTTCATTTCAGCGGCTCTCTTGGCTGCGGCAACTGCGGCGTCATTTGTAGCTCGCATAACAGCTACATTATCAGATAACTCTTGAAAAGCTTCTAACATATCAGCAACAGTTTTATCATATTCAGTCTAAAAACCAATTATATTATCTTGATATTTTTGGTTTTCTTCTTGAAGTGATTGCGCGAGTTTCTCCTATGCAGCCTACATACGAGACGCATAGAATAGTTCAGCGGCCTCTTGAGCCTACTTTTCCATAGCTGAGATACTGCCATTGAGGCTCTCCAACTACTCTTTAGCAGATTGGTTTTGAATATCCAGCTTGATTTTTTCAGATTTTAGATAATCATTTTGATTGAATAAATCTTGATTATTCTCTTCTAAAATCTTATTTTCTTCTCTTAATTGCTCGTTTTTCATAGCAATCGACTTGTCGAACTCCTGGACGGCAAATAGCCGCTATCTAAACAGTCGATATGTGATAAAGCCGCCTAATCCGGCAGCAACGAGCACAGAGGCGAGTAAAATCAACCATTCCATAATGATGGAAAAAATGGGGTAAGATATATTTCAATCTTACCCCTTAGTATATGTCAAAATTACTCAGCAGCTTCTTCAGTTGCGTCAGGATCGAAAGCCATGCCTGCAGGAGTCAGAGACAGGAACTTGACCTGCTTGTGAGTGCCATCCTCCAGCTCGATCTCAGCGGGGGTACGAACACCCAAGCCCTTGCGCTGAATAGCGCTGGTGAAGATACCGTCAACAGAACGCTTCTCCAGACCCAGGGTAGCAGCAACGTCAGCAGCGGTAACATTCTCGCCGTTGATCTCCTTCAAATAATTCAGAACTCTCTTAGAATTTTCCTTCATAGCCATAATAAAATACCTCTTTCTAAAAATTTTTTTGTTTGGATTTTTTTCTAACCTCTTCGGTTATGTAAATATTATATCAAAAAATTTTTCTTTTGTCAAGAAATTTTTTCAATTTTTTTCAAGCATTTCCATTACGAGTTCGTCAATAGCGACCATGTCTTCCAGACTACTAACACTACTAGACAACTTCATAATTTCTTCTTCTGCTTGTCGAACCTATTTTTTATCATCGCTGGTTTGGATGATACGCTCATACTTAGCGATCTTCTGAGCGAGGTTCTTGATTTCCTTTTGTTTCATCAGAAAATTTTCATCCTTAATCTTTACGATTTTATTATACAAAATTTTTTTCTTTTTGTCAATTACATGATTCCAAAAGTCTGAATGAAGTCATCTTCGGACAGGATTGGAATCCCCAACGACTTGGCGGTCGTGTTCTTGGAGGAAGTTGAATTCACATCATTATTGATGAGGTAATTAGTGTTCTTGGAAACAGATCCAGTCACTTTTCCCCCAAGAGCCTCAATTCGTGCCTTGATTTCATCACGATTCTTGAAATGAGTGAGTTTTCCAGTAATTACAAAAACTTTACCAGTTAGATCCGCTCCAGCGGACGGATCTGCGACTTCCGCAATTGATTTGAAATGAATATAGTTATTAGCAATAAATATTGCTTCACTATAATCGAAATGGAGAATACTGGAATGCATCTCAGCTCCAAAGTTAGGCAGTTCATAGAACGGGAACTTACTCTCCACAGCCTGCATGAAACTCTGCCAATCCTTGAAGTGTTTAGCTAAATCTTTAGATGCCGTTGATCCAATCAGCGGAATGCCGAGAGCAGCGATGAATTGACGTAACTCACATTCACTACTGGCACTAATAGCATCCAAAACCTTCTCGACGGATTTGATACCAAATCCAGGCTTTTTGACCCATTCATCCTTGTATTGAGCTAATTCAAAAATACCAGCATTACTATCTAACCAACCCCAATCAATCAGTTTTTCTAAAGTAGCTTTAGAAATACCCTTAATGTCAAGACCTTTTTTACCGCAGAAATGATCAAGACGATTGATTAGTTTACCATCACAGCTTGGATTAGCACATATGAGCATTATAGAATCAAGAGTAACTCTTGCTCTTACCTCACCACCGCACACAGGACATACTTTTGGAATGCGAAGTAAATATTCTTCATATCTACAACAATTTAGATTAGCAGATTTAACCTGCGGAATAATCATATTCGCCTTGAAAACTTCGATCTCTTGGAACCTAAATGCTCCCATTGGTCCGAAAATTTCATCCATAATATTAATATTGTGTAGGCTTGCTCTTTCTACGGTAGAGCCATCTACGTCGATTGGCTCAAAGACAGCGACAGGCGTAAGGACTCCGGTCCTACCCATAGTCCATTCAATATCCAAAAGTCGTGTAGTATAGGTTTCATCGTAGAATTTGTATGCTAATGCATTTTTGAAATGATGCCCGGTTTCACCAAGAGAGCGACCATATTCACAATCATTGAACTTAAACACCGCACCATCGATCGGATAACCGAGCTGTTTGGCTTGTTCGGTCAAATGGTCTACTACATCATCAAGTGAAATAGCAAAACCATCTGCGTCTTTTGCCGGTAATCCGACATATGGAACTGGAGTAAATCCAAAAGCACCAACATAATCAAGTTTTTGATTTAGTTTGTACTCATTTCCATTGTCGAAATACATAGGGGTAATAATATCCCATACAACAAAAGTTAGATTGCGGCGGGCGCACTCCTTAGCGTCCAAAAGACGAATACTTCCTGCGGCAAAATTTCGAGGATTTTTATAGTCATTACTGAATTGCTCGAAATTAGTATAGGTGCAAATAATCTCGCCATCAATGACTAAATCGCCCTTATAGGGGATTCTTGACGGAACGGACGGAAGCACTCGTGCATTATGCAGAATGTTCTCGCCTACAAGACCGTTACCTCGGGTTTCCGCAGACACCAATTCTCCATCACGATACATCAAGGAACAGGTCAAACCATCCATTTTTAGCATCGCCAAGATTTCTTTGTTTCCAACAAAGGAAGCAACTTCATCAAGAGATTTGGTTTTATCAAGAGATAACATCTTATGATTATGTTCGCTTTTGGATAAAGCATTTACAACTTCATAAGTAATAGTTTGAGTAGGAGAATTAGATAAAACTAATCCTGTTTCTTCTTCTAAAGATTTCAACTCAAAATATTTATTATCCCATTCTTCGTCTGTAATTTTTGGATTTCCTTCATCGTAGGCTTTAGTACAATCATTTAAATATCGTACTAAAAAACGAATTTTATCATAAATACAATCCATTTATTTCTCCTCAATTACATATATATTATAGAAAATTTTTTTCATTTTGTCAACTCATAGAAATCATAGACGTCAATATATAGAAATCTTATGTCTTCGTCTATAATTACTCTATACCCAAACACGAACTATGGTTCATCAAAAGTTAGTATTCGGCTATCTGGATTGATATTGAGTCTTTTCAGTAAATAATTGAAAGTAGTGTGGCTCATTTTTAGAATACAATCATTCTGTTCGCCAAACCACTCATAGAGTCGAGACATTTCTAGTCCCGACTCTACTTTAGGCATATTGAATCTCAAATAAATAGTTTTCATACCTTGCTTACAGATAAGATTTTACTATTTTTAATAACTAAATTACCCACAGAAGGACGACTTAATAGCGGGATTTCAGCAGCTTCAATACAGATGCTGCTCTTATCACCCAAAATTAAGACACTATCAGTATCTTCAACTAGGGTGGCCGCACTCACATCACCTGTAGAATCAGTAGGCTTATAGCACATTAGGCCCTTACCTGCTCTCTTTTGGAGAGGCAGCTCACTAAGAGGAATTTTCTTTGCCATTCCACCATAAGCGAAAATTGCCAACTTGTCCTCTTGGTTGCGTACGGGCAATGCGGCTACGATGGTATCATCCTCAGCAAGATTAATACCCTTTACACCAGAAGTCGCACGAGAGGTAGGACTTACTTCCTTAGAATCGAAACGAATAGCCATACCATTCTTGGTAACCAAAATCAATTGTTCGTCTTTGACGAGAGAAACTGCGGCCAGCTCATCTCCATCTTTGATAGTAATAGCTGCAATTCCAGTCTTTTTCTTAGTCTTGATATACTCTTCCAAAAAAGTTTTCTTGACTAATCCATTTTTAGTTACGAATAAAACATATGCGGCATCAGTATCACGATAGATAGAGTACATGACCGCAGGTTGTTCGTCCATATCCATATTGATAAGTGACTTGATGGAAGTACCCTTGCTTACATTTGTTCCTACTGGAACATCATTGACAAGTAGACGATACATCTTACCCTTGTCAGAGAAAATCATCAGAGAGTCAATAGTATTGGTACGAATTACTGCATGAGTAATATCATCCTGGGTTTTTACGCCCTTTCCATTTCTCTTCTGGGTGCGGAAGCTCGTTGCAGAGATTCTCTTGACGAGACCGCCTTCTGTCATAATGACAACGCACTTCTCCGGCTCAACAAACTCAATTTCTTTTTCTTCCTTGGTGGTTGCGACTTGAGTGATGGTTGAACGACGAGCATCACCATATGTCTTTTTCAGAGATTTGAAAATATTTTCCAGCTCTGGTACAGGATTAGCCAAGATAGTATTCAATCTGGCTAATTCAATTTCTAATTCAGCTTTCTCATTCTCAATCTCAATTTTTTCTAACTTAGCTAATTTAGCTAATTTCATGTCTAAGATCGCCTTAGCCTGGGCCTCAGACAGGCCGTACTTAGCCATGAGTACCACCTTAGCGGCTGCCGCATTCTCTGAACCCTTGATAAGTGCAATCACATTATCAATATCTTCTAAAGCCTTCAATAAGCCTTCTAAGATATGAATGCGGTCGGCAATCTTATCAGCCTCATATTTAGTTTTTCTCAACAGAACATCCTTCTGGTGGTCAATATAGATTTCCAAAAGTTGCTTCATATTCAATAGACGAGGCTTCTTATCTACTAGAGCAACCTGGTTGAAGCTATATGTGTCCTCTAAGCGAGAGAGTTTAAAGAGTTTTGCGATAATGGGCTCAGTAGATACACCTTTGGCGCATTCGATTACAAAACGCACACCATCTTTATTACTCTCATCACGAATAGATACAATACCTTCAATTTTACCTTCTTCACAGAGTTTGTCAATATCCTCAATTAGGTCTTTTTTGGAAACCTTATAAGGAATTGAGGTGAAAACAATACGGTCGCCAGATTTAAAAGACTCGACTACATATTCACCCCTAATACGAGCACGACCCTTACCAGTCAGATATGCAGCGGGCAACTCATCCTTGTTAATGATTGTGCCACCGGTTGGGAAATCGGGTCCTGCGATGAAGTTCAAAATGTCTTTTACATCGCAATTAGGGTTATTCAAAACATGGCAAGCTGCATCCATAACCTCATTCATATTGTGCGGTGCAAAGCTACAAGCCATTGCAACGGCAATACCGGAAGTACCATTGACAATCAAATTGGGGATGCGACCAGGGAGATATGTAGGCTCGTCCTCAACATCAGTATATGCTAACCGCCAATCAACAGTGTTCTTTTTGATGTCAGCAAGCATTTCTTCACCAGCTTTGGATAACTTACACTCTGTATAACGATATGCAGCAGGCTCATATCCATCTCGGCTACCATTATTACCGTGGAATGTAATGAGAGGATATCTCATATTCCAAGGTTGAGATAACCATACAAGTGCGCCATAAATGGAGCTATCGCCGTGCGGATGAAAGCGACCCATCGTATCGCCAACCGGCTGCGCGCACTTGACAAACTTTTTATTATTCATATAACCTTTGTCGAACATATCCCAAAGGATACGACGAGCAACAGGTTTCAAACCGTCTTCTGCGGAGGGGATCGCACGATCGGTAATAACGCTCATACTATAATCAATGAAGCTTTGTTCCACTTCTTCGATAATAGGTGTTTGAAGTATATCTCCCATTAGGGATCCTCCTTTACATCTTCTAGTTGTACTTTTATAAGATTTGAAATATAGTCAGTCATATGCTGACAAAACCATAATTCTGAAGCCAAAATATCAATTTTAACTTCCATTTCTTCTGCATCGATGCCAGAAGTTTCGACATATTCGATTCCTTCTGGCGTCAAAAAATTGAAATGTTTATCATAGGTGGGACGGACATATTGCAGTTTCTCATCCCAAGTTGCTATACGTGGCATAAGCCTCTTCCTCCGAAATATATCCAGTAGCTAACTGGTCTGCCAATTCGTTCCACTCATGTCCTGCATGACCTTTGATTTTTCTCAAATCAATACGATAGCCCTGTTTGTACCAATCGTAATAAGCCTGAATCAAATCCAAATTCTCAGGGGTTTTCTTGTCACTTTTGATCCAGCCTTTTCTCGCCCAACCGAACATCCATTCGTTAAATGTATTGACGCAGTATGCGGAATCGCTATATACGATCGGAGGCTGACCCCAATCATCGCACTTCTCGCCATAGTTGAGCATTACATATAAAATTGCTTTGAGTTCTTCGCGATTATTGGTTGTGTCATTTGATCTCTTGGATCTGACAAATGCAACTTGACCCTGGTCGTCAATGCCAACAATACCATATCCACCAGTCGCATTTGCTTTTCCATTTCCAAGACAACTTCCATCAGTATAGAAAATCATTGGGGTGTCCTTTCATTATATGGTCAAATAATTTATCTACATTGATTCCAGAGTAAATATCCACAGTATCATCAATGCGCTTAGCAGTGTTGCCTCGCAAAATCGTCAAACCTTTGAAAATGTGGTCGTTACACAATAAAGTTACATTATTGGGAAATGTTTCATTCATCTCTCTCTGGATTTCTTCACAGGTATGCAAATCTAAATTATCAGAAATGCGAAGTAAAAGTACATCATTGGGTTTGACTTCAATGGTTTGAATATCATATCCTTTAAATGGTTCAATTACAGCCTTGGTAGAGTCTACTGTACCAATACCAATTTTATTTGTAGGTAAGTAATAAATTTGATCGTCGGGATACCACTCGCCATTAGTAAGACTACTCATATAGGCATCCTCCATTCAAAAACATATTACTCGTGCCAGTAAGCTCACGCTTGAATACTGTAATATCTTTTACTGCATATTCTGGCATTAGAATTACATTCTATGTGTGAAGATTCTCGATGAAGCGATCGGCAATAGCTCTATATTCATCAAGATCAACATCATTGCCAATAGTGACGAGAACTGTATCGCAAGGTGCGATCTTAATTACATTCGCCATAATAAAATTTCTCCATATCTTTTAGCATTTGATTGAAATCGCGACTTAGGGTTGGATTGGCAAGGCGATAACGAATCACCTATGCTTCATATGTGAATGGCCCATCATATTCCTGGGGACAATTCAAAAGACAATACTCTTCAGCTAAATCTTTTGCTTGGATAATTTCATCATTTCTCAACCCATAAAACCAGTATCCATGATACTCAGACATCAATATTAGCCCTCCAAGAGTTCTCTTCAATGAACTTCTTTCTGGGCGTAACCGACTCTCCCATTAAACTCATAAATGTCTGCGCGACTGCTGCTGCGTCTTCCATAGTAATCTGTTTAAGAATACGAGTCTTAGCATTCATAACAGTTTCAGCCATTTCATCTGGGTCCATCTCACCTAAGCCTTTCATACGACCCAGCTCAAAAGATCTCTTCATACCAGCTCTAAATTCATTGAGCGCAGCATCATTTACGAGATACTTGATATTGGTACCATATGTTGCTTTATATAGAGGAGGTACTGCTGCATAAATATATCCCTTTTCAATAAGCTCGGGACAGAATTTCCAAATGAATGTAAGGAACAGGACTCGAATGTGGCTTCCGTCGACATCAGCATCCGCGGTGATAATAATCTTGCCATATCTCAGCTTAGATTCATCAACGATAACCTTACCATCTTTAACTTCCAAACCGAAGGCGTCAATCATACCGCTAATTTCCTTATTCTGAAGAGCCTTATGTAAATCAGTTTTCAAAACATTCAAAATCTTACCACGAAGCTGGAAAACAGCCTGGGTATTGCGGTCACGAGCTTCGATTGTAGTACCGGCAGCGGATTTACCCTCAACGAGGAATACTTCACAGAGGTGACGATCCTTAGAGTTGGCATCACTCAATACATCAGGTAAGAGTACACGCCGCTTATTATCGACCTTCCGCACGGTTTCCTTGGCTTTCTTTGCCTTTTCACGGGCCGCACGAGCCAGAAGAGCCTTATCTACGATTGCTTTGGCATCTTTTGGATTTGCATCAAGCCAAACTTTAATTTCTCTTGCGGTCAATCGTTGTACTGCGGTACGAGCCTCACTACTGGAGAGAACATCCTTTGTCTGACCGGAGAAAACAGGGTCAGGCATAATGAAGGACAGGACAAGAACTAAACCTTCCTTCAATTCTTCACCAGTAATATTGGCATCTTTTTCTTTGAGTAGCTTTTTTTCACGAGCATACTCGTTGATTGTAGAAGTGAGCGCGGTTCTGAAACCGGTCAAGTGGGTTCCCGCACTATTGGGAATGGAGTTGGTATATAAGCGATACATATCAGTATAAGTATCATTATATTGCATAGCAATTTTTACACCAATTCTATCTTCCATACTTTCAGTATAGAATACAGAAGTTACTTTATTTTTACCATCGTTTAGGTCATTAATGTAATCACGAATACCGTTTTGAGAAGTAATAGTTTCTTTAGTGTCTTTATAGTTTAGTTCAAATACTAAGCCAGGAGATAAGTAAGCTAACTCTTGGATTTGCTTCTTGAGAGGAGCGTATTCAAGCATAATGCCTTCTTTAAAAATGGTGGCATCTGGTTTAAACATAATAGCTGTGCCGGTAACTTTTTGATTGGGATCTTGTACTTCATTATATTTTAATAACTCGCCACGAGCAAATTCGGCTGTAGCCTTTTTACCGTCACGATAAGATACAACAGTAAAAATTTCAGACAATGCATTTGTTGCTTTAGCACCGACACCATTCATACCACCGGAGGTATTATAGCCAGTCTTGCCAGAGCTATCAAACTTTGCACCAGTATGAAGCTTGGTATAAACATTAACTAAAACTTCACTACCATCCTCAGCCTTGCCAAAAGGAACGCCACGACCATTGTCATGAATACAAATTACGCCATCTTCTCCAACGTCAATGGTGCAATGAGTACAATGTCCATTTAAATATTCATCAACTGCATTAGAAATGATTTCGAGTGTGATGTGTCTGACACCTTCGGGTCCAACACTTCCGATATACATTCCCGCACGAAGACGAATTGCTTCAATTCCTTCCAAGGTTTTAATTTGATTAACGCCATATTCAGCATTATTTACATTGTTAGGTATTTCCATTTAAAACCTCCACATTTATTTCTTGAACCGTTACAAACTTTTGATATGGCACTTGCGTCGCAATTATTATCTGCGGCCGCACGTGCTACGCTATCATAAACTTGTAATTCTTCATTATTATCATTCATTTTTACAACTTTCCTACTGGATTTTGTAATTCTACTGGTTTGAGTTTTATTTACTTTTATTTCAGGTTCAATTAAATTACCTTCTTCATCAGTAAATCTAAACACTCTACCTCCGGTGGTTAAACGTCGGCCATTGCACACATCACTAATCTTAAATCGGTCAAGACCCGTGTTTTCACCAGCTTCTGCTAACGAATTCCATGCTCCGACAATTTCTTTATTAGAAGAGATTTCACAAACTTTTTTACCATATTTAACTCGTTTAGTATCACTCATTTTTTTTGCGATAGAGGGATCAAACATTGGGCTATCAGTTTTATCAGTCTGATTGTAGCCTTTTGGTTTTACACAATCTTCTTTTACAATCCAATTATGTTCGGCTTCAATCATCTCTTCCCAAGAAGGTAGAGTTTCAATAATCTCAAAAGTAAAATTATCAATACCGAACTCTCTAAAAGCAATCATTAAAGGATAATTATAATGATGGTCTTTCTCATTAATGGAAGCTTCTTTATGTTGTCTCCATCTGCGTTCAACTTCAATTGATGAACCAATATAGACCATTCCATTTTTTTGATTAGTTATTTTATAAATTTGATACATAGAAATTCACCTTACCTTTCTATTATATCATAAAAATTGATAAAAGTCAATTTTCCATTCCGGACCAATGCCGGGACGAAATCGGTGAAACTGACCCTTATTCCGCCAGTAGGTATGCGGCCGCAATTTTTTCTGCTTGGGACATTTTTTCAAGCCATTTGTCTCTTGCATAAATAAGACCACGACCAAAACTTAAAGAAGCGTCAAATAAATGTTTGGCTTGGAAAAGAACAATAACCTCTCGAACAGACAAAGAATATAACTCCAATGCTTGGGAAAATGATACATTTGGATAATATTTAGCATAATATTGTAATCTTCGTGGAAGTTCATACTGATGCTCAATACAATAATCTATCATACCAGGACGAAGTCTAATCGCTTCGATGCCTTCAAGCGTCTTTATGTCTTTTACGCCATAATCTGACATATCGTTCTCCTTTCAAATTTCTTGAGATTTTTCTTGTAGTTATATTATACCATTATTTTTTTGAAAAATCAACTCAAATTTCTCTGATCGGAATAATTAAATTTATTTGGCCCAAAGAAAAAAAAAAACATACATGAGATTTTTCATATTTTATTAGAAATAGAATTTAACTCTTTTTATTTTTGAGAGAAAGGAAGATTTTATATGGGTGCTTTAAAAATTAATGTATCTAACCTCGATGGTTAGAGTTGGCCTTTGGTACTTCATCAAACATTAAATTACAATTCGACTGGATGGGGTCCAGGCATAAAATTTTTAAATGCTAGTGATAGTTCAGTTAAATGGGCTGGTATTGGTGGAATGGCTAGCAGCGGTTATGCGAATAATAATGATTTAGTATTTTACACTTAGGCAGAACCTCGTTTTCGCATGAATAGTAATACTTTTTATCCAATAGGAGATGCCATTTATAATTTAGGTGGACCAACTGTTAGATGGGCTGATGTTTATGGTATTAATTTTCATGGAGATTCTGCTATATTAAAAGCTGAATATGCTTTAAGATTTACAAACATTAATACAGATGCATATTTAGCTGCTAATTCATCAGATGGATTGTTTTTGGCAGTTTACGGGTCTGGTAATAGTGGAAAAAGTATTTATCTTGAGACCTATAACACTGATATATATCATCGTAAAAATGGTACTAATTATAAAATTTTAACACCTAATAATGGAGGTTTCTACACACTCACTCGGGAAGATGTTGGAAATTCTTATAATATTGATAATTTGACTTTTAACGGATTTTTTGAAGTACGTGCATCAAATGAAGTGACAGTTTCTGGTGCAAAACCCTGGGATGGATATTACGGATGTGTAAATTTTCATGATGGTGTGTGTAAAATGCAAATTGCAGGAAGTAGTTAGTACGGATTTGCAATTAGAGGAATACAAAAACCTAATGCTACTTTAACTGATATTCCATGGCATACTTTACTAACTTCTGCCAATTATAATTTATACTCTCCAACTTTAACAGGCGGAGGAGCTTCTGGCACTTGGGGTATTAACATTACTGGTGCATCAGCTCTTATTTATAATGGAACAGCATGGGGAGGATTTTACGCAGATGCTGATACACATATTTTAGAACTTGGATATTTTCAAGTTGGTTCTGAATTTTAGAGTTGGGTGTTATGCGTTAGCAGTTCTTTTTGGGGAAATTAGCATTCTTCATCTGATTTAATTACAGTATAGAGTGATACTAATGGTGGTTTTGGTTATTCTACTTCTAGAGTGCAAATAGGAGGAAAAATAAAACGAACATTTTATTTATATAAAGATGCTACAAATAATAGATTATATTTATATGTTGCAGTATATGGTGGAAATAGTTATGGTTATTGGGATGTTTCTTTATTAAATGGTAGATATGTAAATAATTGGGTTCATACTGCACAATTTAATACAATTTTACCAAGTGATTCAACTGAAATAAGTGAAGAATCTTTTAAACCACAATCTCATAGTCATATTAACATAGGTGATGGAACTATGAGTATTGTAGCAGAGAAAAATAATGAAATTAATTTCGGTGGCACTAATAACTATATAGATTCAACAATTTATATGGGATATCGTGCAACAGATGCTAGACCTATTCCAACTAAATTTGTTTTTGGAGGACCAAATGGTGATGCGACTATTCATGCTAATTATTTTACAGGTACCGCAAATTATGCTACCACGGCAGGATAGGCTTCTACAGCTAATAGACTTACATCAACCACTGCGATGTGGGGCGAACCTGGCACTCACAATGGAAAATGGGTAAAAATTTGCCAAGAGACTCTTGGGGGATGGCGAAATGCTCGGTTAGTATTAGCAATTTCATCTAGATATTAGGGCACTGGAATTTTTAGTCTAACTTTAGATGTTAATAGCGCTGGTTTGGCCCCTCTTGTTGGAAGTTTAAACTATAATGGCTCTTGCCCTTATGGAATTGATGATTTTAAAGCCTATTATAATGAGAGTACTGGTAATTTTACCATGTGGATGAAATACGTTAATTATTCTTAGGCAAACATTACTGTTTTAGAATCTTATCAATGGTATTCTTCTATTTAGAATTATGGATTTTGGGATACTATTCCTTCTGATGTTGGATACGAAATAGGTATTAAAGTTAATGCTGGAGATACTTGTCACAATTTTGGTGCAAATCAACCTAGTGGTAATGCTCGAGTTGGCACGCTTTATTATTAGACTATTGGATAAGGGAGTAAATATTATGCAAAGTGGAAATATAGCACAACAAGATAATTATGTTCCATGTCACTCTAATGGCAGAGATGACCGGCGATGGTTCGGATATGAAACTGAATACTCTGTTTTTTATGCTTGCGGTATTCCGTTTGTAACTCCGTCTAGTGGCAAAACAACAAGCTTAAGCATTACTTTTGATGCTTATGATAAATATAGCGGCTCAGCAACTTCTTAGAAAACTTATAATGTACTTATTACATCTACAAAAATTACAAGTTTTGACACTTTAAAAAAATAGACTCGCACAACTACAGTAGTTGTTCCAAGAACCGTATATTAGGCTACTTCAACAGTAACTTTTAATATTTAGAATTTATCGTTATCACCTAATACTACTTATTATTTTTATATTTGGTATCCAGATGCAGTATGGTCTTGTTATCTTATGACCAGCTGTAGCATTTATGCAACTTATGATGGTAATACGGTATGGATAAATACAGATGGGACAAACTGGCAACGAGCATTACCTTGGATTTGTGTTGATGGTACTAATTGGAAACAATGCATTCCTTGGATATGCGTTGATGGTACTAATTGGAAATAGTGTGGCGGATAATTTAAATTGGTCAAACCTCATTTGTTATTTAATATTAAAATTTTATAAATAATACGGAATAAAATCCGAATTTTAATGAAGTAAAGGAGAATTAAAAATGCCTACCAATGCAGAATTATTAGCTCGTATTGAAGTACTTGAGCGCCAAATTAAAGAGCAAGACGCCTATATTAAAAAAGTAAAAGAATGGTCTGATTTAAGCGACCATTGGTTACAAGAAATGATTAATAGCCTTACTGAATGTGTAGATAAGTTGATGGGCATTGATCATACTGGAGAGGAAGATTGATTATGGAATGGTTACCATTATTATATGAAATTTTACAAGTATGTGTTATTCCTCTATTAGGTGTATTAACTGCCTATGTGGTAAAGTTTATTAATGCAAAAAGTGCAGAAATTCAAAACAAGGTTGATAATGATACTGCGGATAAATACATCGCAATGCTCGATGATACTATTTGTGCTTGTGTTATTGCTACTACTCAGACATATGTTGACGCATTAAAGAAGGAAAATGCATTTACTAAAGAAGCTCAAAAAGAAGCTTTTGATTTGACATTTAATGCTGTTATGACAGTATTAACTGATGATGCAAAGAAATATTTAAGTGAGATTTATGGCGACTTAACTGCTTATATCACTAATAAGATTGAAGCAGAAGTTAGTTTGAATAAAATCACTCCTGTTTGTTAATTAAACAATAAAAAGGCGAGATATTGAAATTAATCAATATCTCGCCTTTATTTTTTTTATTTAATTAAATTTTATAATAAATTGCACCAGTTTCACCATAGCCAGGAATCGCAGAGGGATTAGAAGCTGGATCAGTAGTACCAAAAGTTCCATTATGGGTACAATTTTGAATTTGATAAGTTTTCATTACTGACCCAGATGGTGAGGCAAATGCATGACAAGAAACATTACCGATTAGCGCAACAGCTTTAACATAAAAATTATTACCTCCAGAAGGAGTATTTAAATATACTTCAATGTCAAATCCAGTTGCGGCCCCATCTCCAGTGGAACGAATATAAGTAAAGCAATCAAGGCCATTATCACAATGTCCAAGAGGAATAAACTATGTATTATAATAACCGCCTTGAACTAAAATAGTAAACATATCACTAGTTGAATATGAATAGTTCTTTCCAATAATTAATAATACAGATAAAGGGCCAGTATTTCCGCTGTATTTAGTTACTGTAGCGATTTTATACCACCCAGAAGTATTTAACCATGCTGAAGCACTGTTAACAGGAATATCTCCAATATCCAATACCCTATTATTACCTTCATTCTAGAAAAAATAACCATCAATTTTAACACTAACTTCATTCGCACTCGGATATGCCATAAAAGCCACTGCGCCTTTATTACTGTTTGGGCCAGCATCCCACTCCGTAATTAAGCCAGTTCGCACAGTACCCCAATCTGATGTGGATGCCCTCTAAACAAATCCCGCTGGATAAGAAGTAGTTGTGGAGCTACCTGCACTTCCAGCACTATTAGCATAATTTACACTAAAATTAGCTGGATTATACACATAGCTATTACCATATTCATTAGCGCCCCATAGCCAAGTGGGCTGCCCACCTTTGCCATCCCAGTTAAAGTGATGTCCATCAATAGTATCAGCATTAGATGCGGTTCCAGCAAATATTCCCCATGGTCGTACAAGCCATTTTGAATGAATTTCACTTGCTACAGTATCTGCATTATAACTGCGTGCAGAATAGGTGCGCCCATCACCAGCAGTATATCCGTCATAATAAACAGTTGCATAAGCAGCTAAGCCATATGGACTACTCAAGTAATATCTTGCTCCGCCGCCGCGCAACCAAACTATTAGTCCATCAACGGATAATGTCATACCACCAACCATTGTAGAATAAGTTTCACTAAATTCTTCAACCATAATATTATGATCATTTCCGCCCCATCCTGAGTCACCACTCCATCGCAGTGTAAAAGTTAAACCGCCCCTATGAGTAGATGTATTCCAGCTATTGGGCGCACTGTCATTATATCGGCGAGATATTGATAAAGTCTCCCATCCAAATAAAATACCACCGTGCCCCATATTAATATAAACAGGATAATAAGTGTTTGCATTTCCATCAATCCAAATCGCTTTAGAATTACCTAATAATAAAGTCCTATCAGAAGCCCCTATCTCCGCTAATGTCCAAGACACATTCCCGCTACCATCAAAAGATTTACTACTATCTCCAATAGTGAAAGTGCGTGCCGCAGATAGCTTGGAAGCAGTAGACGCATTACCACTTAAATTACCAATAAATGATGAAGCAGTTACAGTTCCACCGAACTCAGCATTTAATGTAGTTAAGCCAAATTTTAAAGCATTATAAAAGGTGCTACCTTCTTTATCGCTCTAAAATACTAAAAAGTTTTCATTACCTGCACCAGATCCTAAATAACCTATGCGCCAATCATATCCAGTTCCACCAGTGTAATTAAATGTTAAAAAGCGATCTTCATTACCAGCTGCAAGAAGCAAATCCCCATTAATCTATAATTTTCCCATTATATAAAATCTCCTTTCTCTCAAAATAAAAAGAGTTATATTTCTAATTATATATAAAAAATCATATATGAGTTTTTTTTTCTTCTGGCCAGAAGAAAAAAAATGCTTTAGGAAAAATAATATAATATAGAAATAGATTTATACTCTTTGAGAGAAAGGAGATTTTATATATGGGAACGTTAAAAGTTGATGGCCATATTGAAGGAAAATATTTAAAATCAGAATGGCTATATACTTCAGCAGCAACGGCAAAAACAAGTGTAAATAAAATTGCTTGTATTGGATCAGATAATTATATATATTATATTACTCCAGCAAATATGAATGTTGGTCGAGCTTCTATTTTAAATAAAAATGCGACAAAATTAAATACTGATGCTGATATTGATGCTTTTTTAAATAATGGAATGCAATTAACTTGGATTGGAAGTGATATTACTGGACTTAAAAATGATGGTGCCGTACTCTCTATTGGGCAAGGATCAGGATGGGGAGCATAGCTTTGGATAGATGATGGTGCTGGTAGTGGCGGAATGGCAGTACGCTCAAGAAAGAATACTACAACATGGAATGATTGGAAACCAATTTTAACTTCTGCAAATTATAGTAATTGGGCATGTCCTGCATCTGGTTCAAATAATTATATTAAAGTATATAATTCAAATAATGTGGGAGGTTCTTCTACTGTAACTTTTAATGACCTTGCTAAACAAGGTTTTGCTGCTGCTATGATTCACGCAGCAGAAGATAATCCTCGTGGAGCTGCAGGATGGATACATGGGTTAAGTATGGCTTGGGGAGCAGGAAGTAATACTGATTGGATTAGTCAATTAGCGTTTGGAGTATAGGATAGTAACGGATTATGGTATAGAACTAACTCAAGCGCTTGCGTGGGAAAGCCTTGGAAAAGAGTATTAGATAGTAGCAATTATAATTCATATTCTCCAACTCTAACAGGCGGAGGAGCTTCTGGTACTTGGAATATTAATGTGTCTGGCTAGTCAGCTACTACAGCTACAGTTGAAATTCGTAGTATTAATGATTATAATAATTTTTATGACATGGCTGAAGGAAAATTTCATTTGCGAATGTTGTATGGTAATAAAAATTTACCTGAAATTACTAATGCTGGTGCTGATGTTAGCGGTTGGATGACAGGTATTGCTTGGTATTAGAGTGATGCTGCTTTTGGTGCTTTTTATTATAGTCATTAGTTTGATAAATTATATTTTGCGAATGGTTCAAATCGTACTACTTTTAACCATCATCATCAAATTGCTTATTTAGATCAAGTATTACCATTAAGTGGCGGTACTATGAGTGGTTCAATCAGTTTTACTTCCACTGATCCATTTTATTTTTATGGAGCCGGCACTGAAACATTTACTTTGGGATGCATGTATGTTGATAATGGGGGATTAGTTTTTGAAACTCCAAGAAGTGGTAATAGTACAGCTTATGCCCCTTTACCTTTTCGAGTAGCTAGTCGAGGTGGTTGGTAGAGTGGAAATTATGCTCCATTATATTGTCAAAAAGTTATTGTTCAGAACTATGGTAGCTCTCTCCCTTCTTCTGGTGCAACTGGAGAGATATTTTATAAAACTTAAAACTAAAAAAAAATAAGGCGAGATAGATGAAAATAATCATCTATCTCGCCTTTTTGTTGTTTAATTTATCCTGCAGCGTTATCACTAAATGACTCAGTTAATGGGTCATCATCATTCGTTTGCAACTATGCCATAACTGTTTCATATTTTATACCGCCTTGAGTATTTTCTTTTTCTGCTTTTCGGTAATAGAAGCCTTGGCCGACAGCATATGCTCCCCAAGGAGCCATAGCCATTGCAGTTAACCAAGGTAATTCACCAAAATATTGATTTGAAATACATACAAAAGCGAGTATAATAAATGCAAGAGTCACAACCCATAAGAGAAGTGACTCTTGAATCAATAATCTTTTAGAGAATTCAGTGTCTTTTTTAGGTGCGGGCTTTTGAGCAGTTTTGTTTTTATTCATAATTAAATTTTCTTAGTATAGTTAAGTGAAATCCAACCGGCGCCAGATTTCAATTTGCCCCAACCAGACTATTCTCCTACAATAGTATAAACTTGACCTTTTTTAACCTGAGTATTAATACGATACTAAACGCCTGCTCCCGCACGAACATTTAATACATCAGCAACAATTTTAACTAAATAAGATTCAAACTCCGGTACTTTTGGAGCTGCTATACTATCTCCGTTATAAGGTAATAAATTAGTAGCATAAGTCACACCAGTAATATCTCCAGAAGCTAAAGTAGAAAATACGACTTTACCGTCATCACGGATTTCACGCACATATAATTTCTTACCAAATAACCAAGAAGGAATGGAAGCACCAGAAGAATATTTTGCTCCATTTTTTAAAGATACTGCCTAACCTAATTGTAAATCATTTACAGCCTCAATGACTTCGTTTTTCTTTGGCTGTTCAGGATAAATAACTTCTCCTTTGGAATTGAAGACATAATATCCAATACCAGCTTTATCACAAGCATTTTTTGCATTTTGTAATTGACTATATGCTCCAATTTGACTTTTTGAATCTTCCCATGACTTTCTTACACGATACATTTCATTAGAGGGTGCGGCCGCAGGTACATCGTCCTTTTTATCGGGCTCAGCTGGTTCGATTACAGATACTTTAGTTCCCATTAAATCAGCAACATCTTGACGAGCAGTTTCCATTGATTTACCAAATTTAGGGAACCAATGATTAATATCACCATGATTGGAGCCTAATCCTAACTTATAAGAATCTGCATGACATAAGATAGTTGGAACGTCAATACCATTAACACGGACGGTACCAAAAGGATCAATATCAAACATATCACATAAATATGCAGTAATTTCACATGCCTCTTTATAGACTTTATCAAAATAGGTTTTATCAGTTAATCCATCTTCACAAATTTCAAACTGAATCCAACCACTATTACAAGACCCTTTAGAACCACTACCACAACCCCAAGGCTTATAATCCCAAGGCATTGTCTATATAGTAGCAACAGTTCCATCAGCTAATTTACCGATCCAACAATTTAATCCTGCTTGACGTTCAATATGATTCCAATCATTTTTATATTGATTTATACCTAATAATGCTAACATTTCCTCTTTATCAGAAGCATTGTCACTTGGTTGCACATAACGCTTTAAATTAGGGTTATTAGCACCAGTAGAATGCCATAAAACGCCTTTAACAGTCATTTTACTTGTTCCTTTATAACAAGTGCTTTGAGTTTGCATGCATACAAGGGGTTTATTAGAAGCAGAATACTTCATTTTTCCGTTTCCTCCTTCTTTTGGGATTTCAATTTTAACTTCTTCTTTAACAGCATATTTGTCATAATATTTTTGACCATATCCTGCTCTCTTGTTTTGTGCGGCCTCGCTTTGATCGGCGGGACGCTCAAATTTTAATAATACTGCATTAGAAGCTTCTAAAACAGATTTTGCTGTTTGTAAAGTAGTCCATACAGATTTGTAGCTAGTTGACAATTGGTGACATAGGAATTCCATCTGAGTAGTACCATCACCAATAGATTTTTTATTGGCTTGGAAATAAGTGAGCATTTCTTGCTTCAAACTCCAATAGGTCCATTGAGCCAAACCATAACCAGCTTTATCATTAATAAAGTTAGTATAAATTCCTGCATCTACTGCGGCAGTATATTCAGCATCACTCATACCAAGAGATTTTTCATAGGTCTGCTGTAAATTGCAAGGACGTAAACCAGATTCAGCAAAAAGATTTCCCATTAAACCAGCAATACCATAATCATTTAAGCCTTTAGATTTAAAATAATTCCACATTACTTTTTCATCAATGGCATTTGTATTAACCTTAGAGGTATCAATGATTATAGCATTTTCTTCTTTCTCTTCTTTTGCTACTGGATATACAATTTCCCCCTTTGAATTAAAAACATAATAACCAACACCAGCTTTATCACAAGTCTTCTTTGCATTATCTAAAATGCTATATGCACCTAATTGAGATTTACTATCAGCCCAAGTTTTTCTTACTCGGTATAATTCTTTTTGAGGAGTAGCGGTTGTTACTGCGCCTCCAAAAGTAGTGCGTTTAGCTTGCGCTTGACCATACCAAAAAGATTTAGTAGTTCTAGTATCCACATGGACGAAGTGACCATCTTTATCAGTTTCATACAAACCAATGCCTAAAATACCAATAGATTCAGCATATTTGGCAATTTCGGCAGGTTTTACTCCTGTAATATAAATATCTGCAGCTTGGCCTTTCATATGACGAGAGCCAGTTGCTCCACCAACATTTTTATTATGTGTAGTACAACGATAAGCAGAACTTACATTTACAGGCTTGCCAAAATGGTCTCTGATTTTTTGTAAATATTCCACTAATTTGTCATCAACTAAAGTTTTAGAACAGCAACCAGATCCATGACAGTCAAATTCAGTAGACTTAAAATTTGTGCTTAATTTAGTTGCAATTCCTTTTGTGTAAGTTTTTACAGCCATAAATATTCTCCCTTCTCTCAAAATTGATATGAAAAAACTAGGGTAGAAAAATCTACCCTAGTTGACATATATTACATTTTCTCTGCAATTTTTGCAATTTTAGAACGGTGAATGTTTTTCAATGTAATTTCACCATATACATCTTCTCCGCGATATACTTGAGAGGCTCGTTTCATACCATTACTACTACCAGCGAAATGGATATCATCGACCTGTGCCTTACAGTCACCATCAATGATGCATACGCTATCTTCGCCAATTCGTTGTAGTGTTAGTTTCATCAATTCAATATCTAAGTTTTGAGCTTCTGAAATATAAATACCAGCATTCATACCAGAAGTGTCATAACCTCGAATATCAGATAAAGGTAATAAAACTAATTTCTCCTATTCAATCATTTGCTCGACCGCAACACGACCGCCAAATTTACTAATTAGCAAATTACCGATCTGTGAGTCAAGTAATTTTTCATCGCGAGTACCAGGATAATAACCCAGTTTTGCAGAGTTTTTAGTTGCAACAGTGTTGCAAAATACAATAATACGGTCAATGCGGTTGCGCTCGAGTTTGTGCAACAGGAAGCCCAGACTAATGTAGGTTTTACCGGTTCCCGCAGGACCTTTTATCATTGTGATTTTATTGTTATTCAAACTATCAAATGCCAACGCTTGATATACATCGCCCTTCATTGGTTTGACAGTTCCAAAATAATTGGAGTTGAAGTTTTCATAAGATAGACGACGATAGCCTGAACCAGTCCAACATAGTCTATCTGCGGGTTCTTCTGGAGCATCTGCATTATAAACGAGTAAATATTCATTGATATGTAAATCAAACATATTTTTATCCATATTAGAATAAAACTCGCTCATTTTATCAGTATCCAAATAAACCTCTTTATAACCATCATAATCATATGATTCTTCTTCATATGATTCAACAGGCATATTTAAGCATACACGAGCTAAATGTTTGCAACATAAATCATTTGTTACAAATATGATTTCGTCTTCTGGCTTTAGCGACTCCATAAAGGCATCTGCGCAAGCGAGAATTTTACTGTCTTCATTTACGGGTAATTGATATTCGTCAATGAAATCAGTAAGGGTATTATTCCAAATCATAACTTTATAACTATTATAATGTTCATCTAATTCATGTACTACTTTTCGAGCAGCAAACTTTACATCGGGATCTTTGTTTGCAGAAGTCTTAATATGTTCTAATTCTTCTAAAGTAATTGAAGAAATTACTATTTCAGAATCATCGTCCCATAAGTGATTAGCCTTCATCAACAAAGAGCAGGTATCATAAAACTTATACTTCATCATCATCGTCCTCTTCTTCTTCGTAGTCGTCCTCGCGGCAGAAACCGATCAGTCTCTTGGGAGTATCATCTTCGGCAGAGGCAGCCGCCTGACGCATTTTGATATTGGTTAGGTTGATAATTTCGCTTTGTTTGGCTTTTTTCGCTTCCATCCAGGTAAGTACTAATCCGCTCAACCCATCAAGAAGTGGTATCGCATAAGATACAAATAAAATACCAAGGATAAAATATAATAACTCCATATATATCTCCCCCTTATGTTATATGAGTATTAGGGGTTGATAATTATTGATTTCTGGCCCGTAATCTTTGATAAAATTTATCTTTCTTGTCGATATATTCTTTGAGATATTTCTTTTCTTCTGCTAAATCCTAGCTAATTGTAGCTAATTCTTTTTCAATCGCCCCAATCTGACTTCGCAACATTTTCGCTTCGTAAGATTTTGGATTGAAATGTTTACTGGTTTGCATATTACTATATAAATGACGCAAAACATCGAGCTTAGGTTGAATCTCATGGTCGCGCTTGAAGCGCAATGCCTTGATATATGCGCGAGCCTCTGCAATGCAGCAACCAGTACGCTCGCTAATCATATCCATATCATCGGGGTGACATTTAGCACCACCTTCAAATGCCTATCCATTACAAATCATCAGACATCTTGCATATCCCAACTTTTCATCAAAAGCAAATTCAATATATTCGTGTTTCATATAAATCTCCTTTATTATAAGATATAATTATTATACCCAAAAAAATAGGAAAAGTCAAATTAGAGCATTTTGGAGAAAAAATTCCTATGGGCGATCGGAATCCCAGAAACGACCGACAACGAGAACCAACGACAAATAGCCCCAGGAATTTCTTCCTGGGGCTGGGATTCTATATTTACTTAGTCGTTAGCGGACACGAGGGCGATGATAGCCATGCCCAATCCCGCAGATAGCGGGATAATCCATAATAAATGGAGGGCACTAATCATATTACACGTTATCAGAGTTGTCAGCCAACTTTGCACCCAACATACCGCTAATTACGGAAGTGGGATCAATGCCGGTGGAACCCTTGAAGCCTTCGATGATCTGGGTGATGTTAGCCATCATGTTGCCAGCCAGCTGACCGGAATCGTTACCAATCAGGTGGATGTTAGCGCCGTTGTAGCCCTGACCGATTGCCTCAGCAATCTTAGGCAGCTGCTCGTACAACACCTTAGTGGCTTCCAACTCCATCTGCTGACGAGCGGCGTCGCCGTACTGCTTCAGAGCTTCAGCCTTCTCAAGCATACCCTTTGCTTCAGCCTCAGCCTTAGCACGGATAGCTTCTGCTTCTGCCAGACCCTGGGCCTGTGCGGCAGCAGCCTTAGCCTTACCTTCGGCCTCGATAGCCTCAGCCAGGCGCTTCTGAGCCTCTGCCTCAGCAGTTGCCAGAGCAAGGTCGGCCGCAGCCTTCTTCTCAGCTTCGATACGAGCAGCTTCAGCCTGGCGCTCACGCTCATACAGCTCGGCTTCCGCAGCCTTCTGTGCGGCGTAGGCCTTAGCATCAGCAGCCTGGGCTTCCGCATACTTCTTAGCGTCAGCAGTCTTCTTCACTTCTGCTTCCAGCTTACGCTCCTGGATAGCAACCTCACGCTCCTGCAGTTCAATTGCCTTCTCCTGACGAGCCAGGTTTGCCTCAGCTTCTGCGATTTCGCGAGCCTTACGCTGGTTCTCAGCCTCGATCTGCTTTGCAGCGTCAGCCTTTGCCTGCTCGGTGTCAGCCTGGGCCTGCATAGCAGCCTTCTTTACGGCGAACTCAGTCTGCTTCTGAGCGATCTCGGTAGCAGCCTCAACCTTGGCGTCGTTAGCAGCCTTGTCAGCCTTTGCAGCCTCGATAGCAACTTCAGCCTTAGCCTTGGCGGCAGCGATCTGAGCTTCCTTCTTGATCTTCTCGATGTTCTCGATACCCAGGTCACGAATTACACCATTCTTATCAGAGAAGTTCTGAATGTTGAAGGTGGTCAGGTCGATACCCAGGTCAGCCAAGTTGGGAGTAACGTTCTCCTGGATCTTCTCCGCAAATGCTTTCTTATCGCCACGAATCAGATCTTCGAACTCGGTCTGGGAAATGATTTCACGGATGTTACCTTCCAAAACGGGGATAACAATGTCACGGATCTGCTGAATGCTGTAACCTGCAAACTTGGAAGCAGCGACTGCCTGGCGTTCGGGGTCCTTGGAGATAGCCATGTTCGCAACTGCGTCAACCAGCACGTGAATAGCGTCCTTGGTGGGAATTTCATTGCGGGAAGTAAAGTCAACCTGGATATTTTCCAAGGTCATCTTCTGCGTCTTCTGCACCAGGGGGATAACGAAGATACCGCCGCCGGTCTTCTTCTTGACCTTACCCAGGCCGGATACGATCAGAACCTCGTTGGTGCCCGCAACTTTCCAGCAGGACTTGATGAGGATGATGACGAAAATGACTGCGACCAGCACAATGCCGGCTGTGATAATAGTGGGAATCATTTACAGTTCTCCTTTTTCATTATTGTTTTTTTCAAGGTACATATTTTAGCAGTGCCATTCGCACTTAACTAACCAATTGATTTTACGACCATCACGATATCTCACCGCATGATCGTCATACCAACCGCGATCCATATTTTCAATCGCAGCCAGCGCTTCAGCCCGGTTCTTATACACAGGCTCTTTGTGGAATGTCAAGTTGCCGTGATAGCCACTTGACTCTTGTGGGTCATAAGCGAAACGATTCAAATCTTTTTGAATTGCGTGTTCGCTAGTTCGGCAGGGATAGTCAATATACTAAATCTAATGACTCATTTTACTTCCTCCTTTCACCCGTAGTATCCGCCATCTGGCGGATCTCTTTTATATTTTTCACATCGTCTATCTCTAAATAGACGATCGTGGCAGGTAAATTCATAGAGGCAGTGATGGCAGGTTTTCTATTCCTACGCAGTGGGATCGACAGTGACCGGAGCCTCATCAAGGAACTCTAGGCACTTAATTGTTTCCTGCTTCATAATTTCAATGGCATCATCCAGAAGAACTGGCTTATTGCCGTTGGAATCAAGTCCCACATGGAACATAAAAGGAGTGTCGTCATAGAACATCTTTTGCTGATGTGTATGACCGAACAGGTTGATAAGATGCATCTTGAGGTAAGGTGCCTTATCAAGGTTGGAAGTCATCGTAGGATGATGACTCAGATAGAACTGGTACTTCTTGTACTTGATAACCTCAGCCCAGCCAAGCAACTCAACATTGGGAAGAGTCGCATATAGCTTCCAACGAGCGTCGGTGTCGTGATTTCCTCGGATCAGCTTAATCGTACCGTTGAGGCGCTTCACGCACTCAATACCATAAGCATTATCTCCGAGCATTAAGTCGCCGCAGTGATAGACGATATCGTCCGGTCCGACAATCTCATTCCAGTTCTTGATAATTGCTTCATCGTGTTCTCTCGAACTTGTAAAGCCTCTTGGACCCCACAGGAACTCTCGGTCATGACCGAAATGGGTGTCCGATGTAAGGTAGATCTCTCCCATACTCACACCTCCTTTATAGTACCATTTTCATCAACCACAAGGATGTGATCGAAGTGTTCTTGGCTCTTATCGGGATGCCGGTAAGAGTTATACATATTGTCAATTGCGGAAGCCGGTACTCGGGATCGGCCGGACCGCAAATTGTTACGAGCGTGGCAAACTGCCAAAGGAACATCGAAGCACACGCAAGTCAAATCGCAGATATTGTCCTTACGGATTCTTCGCAACACCTTATCACGAGAACGCTTGTTCAAGTGAGTAGCGTCGATGTAGATGGTATGAATTTCGTCCTTTTCCAAAGTCTGATTGATGTAATTGATAAAGGTATCAAACACATCATCCTCGTGGGCGAAATAGTCATCTTCGTCGGTCAGAATTGCAAATCTCACATTGTCTCGCGAGATCCACTCTGCACCAGGCACCAATCGACTTCTGATCCAAGTCGACTTACCGGCTCCCGGCACACCCGACAAAAGAAATACTTGCTTCTGCTTCATTCTTATACACCCCGTTTGCAAAATTGTTCCGAAACTCTTCAACCTCATCAAATGTCTTACATTCGATGTGATTTACCTCTTGCTTACAGTGGACACAGTAGAGCTTCTTTCAGTGCATCCCCTCGTGCTTGAAGCCTTGATTACGCATCAAGGGGATGCCCTTATTACCGCAATTGATACAGTAAAAACTGTGTTCCGCATAGCCACGCCGGGCCATTAGGAATTACTCCTAACAGTCACGGTATGACCGAACAGAATGTGGCACAGCCACTGCAGACCAAAAGCCTGCCAGTAGCCAATCACCGGAAGTCCGAACAGACTCACTGCAATCCAGTTCCACAACCACATCGTAATGGCGGGACCCAGGAACAACAGGGCAATCAGACCGATGATGATGAGAATAACAGTACCGCAACCGATATCGCTATTGCTCCAAGCATTTCTACTCATTTTTTATTCATTCCTTTCCTCTCACATCTTACATATATATTATATCATATTTTTTTATAAAAATCAATATTATAGAAATGGATCAGACATGAAGACATCCTCATCCCAGGTATCCAGGTTCAGCAGAACGCAGATTCCCGTAAAGACGGCGCCGCAATCAATGCAACATTTGCGGCCATCCGCATACCAAAGTGCACCAGGTTCAATATCTCCCATCTTGCAACAGGGATCAATATCATCGAGCAGATATGGAATAGGCGTATGTCCATGAATGACGATTGCCTTCTGGAACATTTCATCTTCGGGCCAGGGGTCAAGGAAGTGATCTCTGTCCCAAAACAAATCTGTACCCCACGGCCAGCGCAGATTACCTTGATGATCCAGCGAAGGAGTAAATCCTGCGTGGGAGAGGTAAACAGTTTCACCTTGAGTGTTGACATATGTTGCCTTAGTGGGAAGGTCGGCTAACTTAGCCTTCCACTCTTTCCAATCGGGTTCTTCCATAGCCTGTTCACAGGTCTTTTTACCTCCGTTACTACGAAGCAACGCCCAGGCAGAACCATAGCCATGACCCATAGCATTTACGAGCATATCCTCGTGGTTGCCTTTGAGGTAGATAAATTGAGGATCGTTCAAAACTGCCTTGATAGTTTCCCAGGGATGCGGACCACGATCACCAGCATCACCAAGAAAGTAAACCACATCTTCGGGTTTCAACTGTTCTTTTATAGTTTTATAGAAGTGTAGCATACCATGAAAGTCGCTACACGCGTAAGTAGCCATTATTTCACCTTCTTCAAAATAAACATATAGTGTTCGATTTTCATTTCCTTCATTACCTCATGGACTTCTTCATATCCAGAGGTCATAACACCACCAAATGGATGCTTTGTAATTTCTCCATCTTTTTCGTGGAAAACAAATCCTTTTGCCTCGTACATCACTTTGCCTCCTTGATATAATTCAAAATCTCATTTTTGAAAATCATAACAAAGGGCGGAAGGACTGCCTCGAGCGCCGCATCGGGCACGCTCGGATTCTCCAATAAGGCACGAACCGCAGTTGCACTGATATTCTGATAGCGATCGAGGAATTTGAAGCGCAAGCACCAGCGCTCGTCAGCACTGAACCAGCTCAGCATAATCTGCGGATTGTCACTGTAATAGATTGTCATATCGGTGTCGCGTGTCTTACTCAACATCTTCATATACAGATAACGACCCCAATCGTGAGTGTTATTGGTCTCATCACTTAGATCGTCCAGGGGAAAGATATGAATATGCTTCATTTCATCGGAACTGAAGACTTCGTGAATCGCACCCTCGATCAGCATCAGACGGAAATCAATAGGGATTGGATTTCGCACAGTACCTTTCTTATCAGCAGAGCCGACGAAGATATAGAGTTCTGCGCCATTTGCTCGACTATCTTCAAATGCCTTTTGGACCATATTCAAATGTCCTTTGTGAAACGGCTGTGCTCTAAATAAGATTACACCTGTCATTTATATCAATTCCTTTCTTATCCTTTATATATATATTATATCATATTTTTTTATAAAAATCAATAATACCCCCTCGAGTTGCGAGGGGGTATTTTTTATTCTACATTTTCTAAATGACCTTCCCAGTCATCTTCTCCGTATATTACAATTTTATTTGTGGCATTGAGATATCCACCATCATAGTATAGGATACATTCTTTGATTGCGACGCCGAAAGCTTTACAATATTCCTCATAACTATCATACATTGTATCAACATAAGAGTGAAGAAATCGCTCAGCAGACTCTTTTGTATCAAATTCTAGAGCCTTACCATCCCAACAAAGTGGTCCATTAGATTCATTAAAAATGTGCCACTTAAGTGATTGTATTGCCATAAATAAGCTCCTTTCTCAATTCCATGAGAAGCATACCCAACATATTACGACCAGGGATATTAAAACAAGCATCGCAATGACATGAACCCCAGGTATTGTCATGCCACCAATTGCCCTCAATTAACTCTTCATCACCAGTATCGATGAGCTTTTGAGCTAATTCTTGATCGGCAAATTTTAAGCGCAATCCAAGTTCCATGTAATAAACTTTTACTTTCTCCCAATCAGAGCGCAACTTAACTGTACGACCCATGCGCTTGGCTTTGCCGGGAGTATCAGCGGCCGCAATAGCCTTACGCTCAGCAATATCCAAAGTCTTCATTGCTTGAAAGAAATGTTCGTTAGTGGGATACGTAATTCCATCATGGGTAAAGGGAGAGGGATAAAAATTGCTTAAAAATGCGTATTTATTTTCAAATTCGCAAATCATTCCGAACCCTCCTTGTAAATTAATTTAAAAAACTTCGTAAACACCGCCATGTCTGTTCTGGCGGTGCAGGCAATAACCATAGCGCTGAGGCGCAGGTAGATTGATAACTTCCTTGTGAGTATTTCTCTCATGTGCGGCAGACATCTTTTCCCAAATCTCCATGCTGGGCATAATGCCATCCAGAAGGAAATCGTCAATGGCATCATAGGGAATACCAGTCTGCTCTTCATCAGTCTTGCCAGTCATACCGTCTGCAGGATGCTTATGAACCAGATCCACAGGCAACTCCAAATAGTCACCAATAGCATAAATCTCTCGAACGGTCAGATTACGCAGAAGCGCAAAGTCACCAGCCAAATCACCATATTTGGTGGTGTAACCGATATGGAACTCAGAGGCATTACCGGTATTGCAGACACGACCACCAATCATACCTGCAACAGCATATAGAGTAGTCATACGCAGGCGGGCGGGGGTGTTGCAGAAATAGATGCTGTTGTCGTCGTGGAGGTCAAACAGGTCGGTAGGCAGATCTTCAGTCAGAGTATCGAAAGTTCGACCGATATCAATTTCGTAAGACTTGATACCCAGATACTCGCATACTCTGCGAGAATCCTCAATATCAATCTGTACGCCCTGGGGCATCAGTACACCGATCACTCGATCTGCGCCCAGTGCTCGGACGAGCAGGGCGGCCGCTATTGTGGAATCCTTGCCGCCGGAAATGCCGATAACAGCCTTGGTATTGGGGGTGCCGTTGTCAGCAAAATAGGTCTTGATGAAATTCTCAATGAGCTTGACCTGCTCAGCAGGATTGAACTCGTAATCCTTAGTTCTCATTTCTCTTCTCCCTCCAAAACATAAATATATACATCATAGTCCTTATATAAGACTTCTTCGATCATAGTGGAAATAACTTCCCAATTTGCTCCACCCAGGCCGCAACCAATACCCATAGGAAATCCAATTTTACTTCCTTTTGGAACAGTTTTAGTAATTTGTCCCAGACAACTCCAAAAGGCGTCATAGGAAGTGTATCTTCGGCCGTCATATCCATAATGCTCTTGGGCGAACATATTTATAACTGTTTGTTCGGGACTGACTTCGATATACTGACATTCTCCCAGTAATGCTCTTGGACCGCCCCGACTACTGTGATAATCAACCCAACACTCGTATCTGTCAAATACGAGGGGCCATTTATCATGAATTTGCTTGGCGATGCCAGAGCGCATACGACCCTGGCAATTCACCTGATGACAAATATATTCAACATCTGCTTCGAGCAGATTTCCAGTTTTATACTGAACCATTAGAAGCCCTCCGGATACATATTCTTACGAACTTCATCCAGAGTAAACTCCTTAAGCATCTTACCATTGAGGAACACAGGCTGAAGCAGGTTGCCGTTGCCATATGCATGAGCCTCTTCAAAGGTGTGACCGTCGGTATAGCTCATACCATCGGGGGCAACGATAACACAACCGCGCTGACTCTTCTTCCAGGCCAGAGCCTTGGGGTTCTTGTAAATCATAACGGGGTTGCCATCCTTATCTTCGCCATATGTAGCCTTGATGGCGTAGCCGAAGGTATCGCGGGTGTAGGGATTGTAATGTGCGTTACCATCTTCGTCGATGGTTTCCAGGCACATGAAGCTGAAAGAGCCAACGCCCAGAATAACATTGTTGATAGCGTAACCCTGTGCGGTCAGACGCTTGTAGATCGCTTCGCAGCGCTGAGGGGTGATGGAGTCACCATACAGAGCGCGGATGTAATCAGGCAGAACCTTGAAACCCTTAGAGTTGATAGTATGGCCGAAAGTCTGATCGAGCGCCCAAACAGTGCCGAGCAATTCCAGGCTGGGGTCGATCTGCTCCCAGGAGATCTCCCAATCTTCGATGAACTCATACTTGCAATCGGTCCATGCACCGCGCTCATTGGTCCAGTTGGGAACGAAATGAACCTTGTAGAACTTGCCGTCCTGTGCAAAATACTTATCGCATTCGCACTCAATATGCTCATCACGAGCATAGTCGTCCAGCCAGTTCCAGGTTTCGTCATGGTCGTACCATTCGACTTCATCGCTAGCCAGCCATTCGATCTTCTTACCGGCCATGACTTCAACGGGATCGCCGGAGTCGCCACGAACGGCAAAGTAACCCTTGTGGTTCATAATCTCCTGCTTACACTGAGGAATGATATTGGTTACGACATTGTCGTAATCATAAGAGTCACTCACGAAAGAGAAGCTGGTATTGGGATAAATCTCAGTCAGCGCTCTCTTAATGAGGGTAATCTCGTCACCATCCACAGCAAAGTTGGAGGTAACGGTAGAATGTTCGAAGGAAACTGCACCATAACCGACTTCATCGACATCGGTATTGCAGTTGTAAATATCTTCCAGCCACTTGATAGCAGGAACGGTGGCAGTGTTGAGGAAGCTCAGCAGCCAGCCCGCAGAAGAAGTCATAGCGGATTCGGGACAGTGCTGGCCGCGCATGGAGAAGTCACCCAACAGCTTGGGAACACGGATACTGTCGTCACAACTCAGATCTCTGTACTTCTGGACGATCTTGCGATAACGCTTGCCGACTTCAACGGAAATCTGGATATGCCAGATATAGCTGGAGAAAGAAGTTTCCAGAGTGTTAGTCAGCCAGGCAAAACCGGGGTGGGTATTGACGAACACAGACTGAGGTACGCCGATCTTGGTTTCAGTGCCCTCGGGAACTGCATACATAGCGATAGGCAGATAACCCAGGCGATGCAGGTTGCGAATTTTCTCTTCGCCATATGCACCGTGACCCAGGGGATTACCAACGCAATGATTGTACTCGGTCATAACTTCCTCTTCGCTACGGTTGAAGAAGTAGTTGTTGAAAGCATCGATCAGAATAGTCTTGCAGTAACCTTGACCGCCCCAGTAGGTAACGCGGTCAATGTCATCCAGACGGCTCATACGAGGGGTGCCAGGAGAGTAGATTCGTGTGAAACCTTTGGGATACTGTTCTGCGTGAGTTGCCTTATAGAAGTCGATCAAAATAAGAGGATTATACATTGTATCAATTTCCTTTCTTATACATAAATCTTTTTGCCGTCAATGATTTTCCAATATAGCCGACCAGATTTGGGATAGGCTCCAGAAGAAGCAAGCCATTCCTCTTTACTGTAAGAGCAAATGATTTTTGACTCTCCCAGCAACAGTCTTTCCGGAGTTGTAAAAACTGGAACAAAATCTACGCCATCGGCGTCAGCTTCTTCCATTTCTTTCAAAATGAAATCTTCCATTAGTTGCCTCTTTTCTTTCTTGCGATGCGGATACGCTTGCTTTCCTGCTTGTTGGGGATATGCTCGCGAGTTGCCAATTCGACTTTTACTCGAGCCTGATAGGCGTGCAATGCCTGGAAATCAGCATCATTCCAGTCATAATCACCCCAACGGTAGGTCTGACGCAGATGTGCCAAAAGCTGGCGAGTTTTCAAATTTTTCATCTGCTCTTCGGTAAGTAAATCGCATTCTTTTTCAAAATTACTCATATAATCACTTCCTTTACTTTCTATATATATTATATCATATTTTTTTATAAAAATCAATAAATCCCCTTGGAAGTTAGTCCAAGGGGATTTAGTTATTCAGTAGCATCGTAAATTTTGAGTCCAGTAGAACCATCTTCCCAGTAGGAAATAGAAGTGATAACTCCATCATAGTCTGTATAAATAACAAACTCAACGCCATCACTCATTACAAGGAAATAAGTCCAACACGCACATCGAATTTCACTTAGCATAAATATGTCGGGAACCTGCGCGAGGACTGTGGGAATAAACGACTCATCCCAGGATTGAGTCTCGCCGCATTCAACCAAAATCGCTTCTGCGCCTGCGGTCAAATCTTCAACCGGATTGTCAGACTCAGTTACCACAGTTGTCTCAGTGGGATCGAGCGAAGGGGCGATAACTTCGGGTGTGGCACAAGCGCACAAGTTAAGAACCATGAGCAAGGCAAATAACATCGCGATAAATCTTTTCATCATTGATTACCTCGTGGATAGATTTTTGTACTTGGTGAGGAATGCGGATATTTTCAAACACTTCTTGAATATCATCGTGGAATACCAGTTCCGCATGACTGTCCAGGGGAGTAGGATCTCGATTGATGATGACTAATTTATCATCACGACCGAAATAATGAGGAAGCATATTTGCGGGCGCTACACTCAGAGAGCTGCCAACTACGATGAAAAGGTCGGCATTTCTCGTCCATTGAAGTGCAATATCCCACTCAGTTGAATGTAATCCCTCGCCATATAGGACAATATCGGGGCGCACAATACCTTGACATTCGGTGCATAGTGGAATGCCATCGTCATCAAAAATATAGTTGCCGTCATACTCGGCTAAGCAATCAACACAATAGGCTCGGTTCATCGTTCCATGAATCGCCGAAACCGCGTAGGAATGTGCGTTTTCGTGTAGTCCGTCAATATTTTGTGTAATGACAGACACAGTCCTTGTTAGCTGTAACAAAGAGATTTTTTCATGGGCGATATTCGGTGTAGCCTTGCGGAAATCCATATTTTTTTGGATATACTTGAAAAACGCCTCCGGATCCTCTTCGAGACAGGCATTACTCAGATAGTATTCGGGATCATAGAGGAAGTCCTGCTGATTATATAATCCATTGGTACTGCGAAAATCCGGAATGCCGGAACCGGTAGAAATACCGGCCCCGGTGAAGAATACGATGTGGCGGGCATCCGCAATCATTGTATTCAATTTATCAATTCTATCGTAGAACTCCATATTAGGACCCCAGCTGTGCCTGGATGCAGGCATCGCCCGTAGCCATAGCTTCCTTGAGTGCCTCTTGGGCGACCTTCATATCACAGCTCTTGGACTTCAAAAATGGCATCACATTTTTCATAATAATGCCCTTATTACCAGAGCAGATAGAAACTGCATTGCAGACGCCCCAGTACATAATCATCTTAACGATTTCATCCTTATCGTCAATAACTTGAGGAGCGTATTCCGTTGCGATGGAGAGCTTCATCAGATATTCAGCCTTACGAGCCTTTAATTCTGCATCTCTCTTGGGATCGGCCGCTCCGTCGGGACAGGTATCGACCATCTCCTGGACGGTCTTCTTATACCTCAATAGCACTTCATCAACGAAGGCGTCAGTGATTTCCACTCTCTTTTTGCCAGAGGTGGCAGCTTTGTCGATTGTGGCGACCATATCAGCGAGAGTCAGTCGTCTCAGCTTGTCGCCTGCCTTCAAGGCCGCAGTCATATCAGCCTTGATGGTTTCATACTTATTCATCGGAATTACTCCTTTCTTCATCAAAAATAGTAATCCATTCTCTCCAATAGGGATCATAGCCGTCCTTAAACAGCTCTTCGGGGAAGATGGATTTAGTTGTGTAAATGTGATCGACCAGACCATCGGTGCTGGCCATCTCACCCAGAATCACAGTCTTTTCCAGGTGTGTGACATACAGACTCACACTCTTGGCGCCGGCAGCCTTCAACGCCTTAGCAGAGTAGAAGAAAGTGCCGCCCTTGGAGCAGATATCGTCGACGATAAGCACATTCTTACCGGCAACAGCCTCAGCATTGATAATATCCAGACCCTGGATCTTACCGGTCGACCAGTCACGCTTCTTCATGCCAAAAGCGTAGGGAATGTCGAATTCACCAGAATATCTCTTCATAGCGCCTTCATCGGGGAAGAAGAGTACATCAGCCTGGGCGCTGAAAATCGCGTCCAGAACATAATTGGTGATAGGCATTTCTCTGACATTATTCAGCAGGGCCAGGCTCACGTTACTATGAGCGTCGCGCACCCATACCACGGGAAAATTCAGCGAATTGATGATTTCGCAAAAGTATTTCAGAGTGAATACATCCTCCTGGGTCTTGGTGCGGTCCTGGCGAGCGTGGGGAATATAGGGCATAAACAGGCGGAAACTGTCTGCGAAGAAGTGCTGATCCAGGTGTCTCTTGAGGCAGACTAGAGTAAAGAGTTCTGCATCATTTTCATAGAGCCACCAAATTTCGATATCATTCCCGTCGTCAGGAATGGAATCAGGATCGAATTTCATCAGCAGCGTATTGTCAGGGAAGTTACCCTGGGTCACTTTGATTCCGTTTACTGTAATCATAACTTTTCCTCCATGATGGTCCCATTCCAAGTTCTAAATCAGCACTACCGGCCCATCCAAATACTCGAAATGCTCGTAATTTGATATATGCTTTATATTTTTTGAAATTGCCATTACAGCGAATAAACGCAGAGGGGCAATAGGGTAAATTTTCGTCTCGTAATTCAAACATCTATTCATCAGTCATTACATAACTGAATTTTTCTGCTTGAAGTTGAGAGTCAGAAATCAGATGATATTGATCTGACACAGCTTCATCGCCTCCAGAGCAGTCTTATGACTTGCAGGGGTGACACAGGCACAGCAGTCAGCCACAATATTGACAGGAACTTCGGGCAGAGTTGCCTTACACAGAATAGCGTTGGAAAGAACGCAAATGCCGGTGCAGAGACCCATCAGCGTAATCTCTTCGATCGGTTCATTGTCATTCATAGTAGCCAGAATGTTCTGCAACTCAACAGAGCCGAAGCTGGGCTTCTCGATACGCAGGGGATTGGTAGTAGCCAGAGGATAAACCTCCCAGGGGTCTTTGAAATCCTTGCAACAGTAGGCTTCAAAAACCTCGTCAACGATGGAATGGCCGGCAGTTCCGGCGATGCAGTGCTCTACGGGCAGGTTCTTGCCCTCCAGGGTGTTTAGATAGAAATGTTCGTGGGTATCCTTAGTGAAAATACAGACAGTATTGGGATCAGCCATCTGCTTGATAGTTTCTGCAACCAGGGGCACAATTGCCTGCGCCTCCGGGGTGCCGAGGGAACCATCCACGAAGTCTTTCTGCATATCAACGACGATAAGAACTTTCATAACTATTCATATCCTTTCTTTTACTTTCTATATATATTATAACATATTTTTTTATAAAAATCAATGGAGGAGCATTTTACTGCTCCTCCGGGTATATTAGTCTGGCGCCACAGTAGAAACAGTAGCGCTTTTCGGGTTTATAAATGGCACAGGCACCGGGTAATGAGTCGGGTTCGAGCATTCCGCATTCGGAACATACTCGATTTCCGTCTTTCGTCCATTTCCAAAAGCCATACTTGCGTTCGGTACTCGCTACACCGTCCGCAAATCCTTTTTCATAGCCATTTTTATAAGAGAGTTCGCTAATAGTATATTCATCCATCATTTTTCGTGTCCTCTCTCTTATAGATGCAATTCCATTTGGTCCATTCACCGTAGCACTGGGGCTTGACCGCATCACACAAAGTGGTTAGGTTGATACGCAGTATAAACAAAATGTCCGCTAAGTCAGCATACTTTTCTTTTGCTTTCTTCAAAATAGGAAGCAGAAGAACTTCGGTCTCTGCGATATTTTTTGCCAACCCATCAGTAGTAAAATGAACGGGCATATCTGCAAGATTATTGTAACGATCCAGAGCCTTGCATATGAGAGCCTCTCGGCAATCCAAAAGTTCATTGAAATAACGGCATTTTGTTTCGATTTTGCTCGTGTCAGTATCGAAAGTTGTAATCGTCATATACTTGACAGCACGCTTGATAGTATCGTTTACAGGCAGATACTCGACCTGTTTGTCGCAATCTTCTACGACATCGTGCAGGAGAATGGTTGCAATAACATTATCATCCTTTACGCCAAGCGCAACTGCGTAGCAGGCCATACTCAGTGGATGAATAACATAGGGACTGCCATCTCCTCTGCGAGTTTGACCCTCATGAGCCTTACGAGCATATTGCAATGCTTTGATAGACTCGGTCATTCCCGCACCGACTAAAAAACCTCTCAAATAGGTATACATTTTTTCAACGTTAGGCATAACTCATTCTCCTTTCATTGAAGTGTTGGTAAATCAGATACTTTTTGTTTTCCATCGCCAATTTTGAGCCAACAAAAATCTTCGGCGTGTAATCGGAAAATAAGTACCTATCCTCTTTCGAGGATATCATCGGAGTGGCTACATAGCCACTCCGCATATTGGCTCATATCTCGGAAATCATACAGCTTCGGCCTCATCATCGAGTCCATCGGCCTCCTCCATGTCAGGCGCATCGGCAGTATCCTTGATGATACCCTCCAATACCTTGAAGAAGAAATTCTTATGCTTGTAGGCAGTGAAAGTAGGACGATTGATGATACGAACCACACAACCCTCGCGGATATGAGTGGGGTCCAGGGGCTCGGGGCCATCGTAGAACTGCTCGACCTTCTTCATAACCCACTCACCGGCGGTGATAGTGGGATCTTCGTAAGAGCCGGGGTTCTGAGGAATGATACCAGACCACTCAACAGGTACGAAGTCGACCCCCATATACATACAACGATGACGAGTGAATTCGGGAGTGTACTCGACAACCTCACCATCTTCATTAGTCATAGTCATACGGTAGACGAACATACGAGACTGGTGCTCGATATTCTGGAAGGTAGAGTTGGGGTCTGCAGGATCTGCGACACCAGCCACCTGCTTAGGATTGGGAACACAACCGTAAGAGAAGGTAGTGGTCTTACCGTACTGCTTGACGAAGTCCTTATCCTTTACCTTATCGTTGGAACACTGACCCATGATAGACTTACCATCGTGAGTGAAGCCAACGATTTCGTAGTAAACAGTCTCGCCCTTCCACAGCTTACCCTCGAAGAAATCGTGGTACTGCTTACGGAACTCATTAGAGCCGTAGAAACCGCCCTCAAAAGTATCCATTACAGTACGACGAGTACCGGAAACAGTGCCCCAGTCGTAGATGGGAGTACCCTCACGACGAAGCAGCCAGTCCCAGAAAGTACGCTTCATACCACGGAAGGTCTTGACATATGCGGTCCGGCCGGAAGTGCCGTGCAACTTACGGGTGATTTCGATCTGGTCGCCAGGCTTGAACTGATCCAGGTAGTACTGAAGCTGTTCGGTATCCTTATGCTCGAAGAACTGGGGCGCAATAGAGCGCTTTGCACGACGCTTTACACGCTTACCAGCGCCGCCGGCCGCAGTCTTAGGTGCGTTGGTGTTAGGAATGAACTTACGGCAGATTTCGTGTCCGTTGACAGTAGTAATCTGCTCGCCCACCTTAAACTCTTCCAACTTAGCACCGGTATATGCCAAACAATCCAAAGGCAGGAACAGACCATCGGACTGCTCACCACGCAACTTGATTGCTCGCACATTTCTCTTGGCGGGATCCATATAACCGCCAGATACATTGACGCCATTCTCGTAAACGGCCAAGAGTCCATTCTTCTCACAGAACTCCATAGAGAGCTGCAGGTCGGTCTCGAAGTACACACCGATCTGGCCCTCGTAATACTTATCCTTGGCAACGCAGACAGTGCTTTCGAAGCAGGTAGCCAAGACCAACTTATCTGCGTTGGGGTGCTCGCGCACATTCTTCAAAGTAGTAATAAAACCACAATGACCCATTATTTTCACTCTCCAATCAAATTGATTTTTGCGCCATTGAACTCTTCTCGGCAGTAGCTGGTCTCGCGCAAATAGACCACAGGACCTACGCCATTTTCACACCAGTGACGATCTACAATACTGTCGCCCTGGCATCCATGAGGGGGATAGTAGAAGGGAGCATCATCTTCATCTTCGGGAGGCATACATTCAAATGGACCCTCAAGATATTCTGCAACTTCCAGCGGAACGTCGCATTCGTCTACATAGCTATATGCAAACACTGGAGCATCTTTTGGGAATTTGGATAGAGCCTCAATGAGGTCACCAACAGTTGCTGTTACCTTACGCATTTTTATTCTCCTTTGGGTGTAATTCTCGTAAGCAGAGAATAGGACAAAATCCATTCTCCGCCCAATATTCTTCAATAGAAGAATATCCTTTGCAATAGTAGGGGGTATGATGCTTAAGATATCCGCCATCATCTACTTCTATACGAGAGCCATTTAGCTCTAAAATTTGAAGACAAGAGTCTCGCTCTTTATCGAAATCATAGAAGAAAATGGGTAAATCCGGCGGATATTCAGACAATGCCCGAGTCAGTTCGGCAACGGTCATTGTTTTAGCCATTTTCATTCTCCTTACTCATACACATGATTGCACCTTCGGGATTATACTCCCAATAGCAGTTATATCTACACTTACCAGTTTGAGGTGCAGAAGTGATTGCGGATTCGATCTTGCGGACGGCATCCGCATTCTTGGGGCTGACATTGCGGGCGATATACTTGATAACCCACAGGGCAGCGGTTTCTGCGGAATTGAAATACTTGATGTCTCCACTATGCTGATCCTTACATTTAAACATCCAGCTATGCTCGTCCGCACGAGTATTTGCTTCCCACTTAGGAACTGCATTCCACTCCTGGAACATAGTCGGAGCTTTCTTGGTCTTAGGCTTAGGCTGAGAGGGCATTGCCAGAATAGTGGTTCTGTCCTCGGGGTGACACTTCGTTTCCAGATTCTGCACGACATTCTGAAGCATTTTTGCATCTTCCAGTGCATCGTGCTTCTGGACCAGTTCTGTCTTAGACTGGATCAACATATATACCTTACGCAGAGCCAAATCATTCTTTACAACGAAGAACTTTTTGACCGTTGCAGCGAAGTCAATCAGATTGCCAGCAACTGCCTGGGCGCACACACAAGCGCGAGTATCTTCCATATGCTGAATGGTGTGCATCAAAAATGCTGCATCGGAATCACCATAGCAGTAATACTCCGGAGCTTCATCATCATTGTTGGCTTCCAAGTAGTCCATAAAAGCATTGAAAGCTTCATCAGCACTAGGGGCATCTGCCAGCATTTCATTTGTAATGCCAGTCAGCTCAGTGATGAACTTGTCGATCTTCTTCTTACCGGGCTTTACCAGCGAATAGAAAGTAGCGCCATTCTCGGCAACACAACCAATGCTGATGATACGATTTGAGAATCGTGCTGCCTCGAAGTCCAGAAAAAATTTCATAAATATCAATTCCTTTCATTTCTTACTTTCTATATATATTATATCATATTTTTTTATAAAAATCAATAAAGACCCCTTGACACTATATCAAGGGGTCTTACGAATTAGGCCATAGCTTCCTTCAACATACGAGCGCGCATAGGATTACGCAACTTACGAATTGCCTTATTTTCCACCTGGCGAATACGCTCACGAGTAACGCCATAGTGCTTACCAACCTCTTCCAAGGTCATAGGCCTATCAGCGCCAATACCGAAACGCATACGCAGAATTTCGGCTTCTCTCGTAGAAAGGGTAGAGAGAACAGATTCAACGATCGCAGAATTAGCTTCCTTGATGAGATTATTCATCGGATTCTCTGCGGAATGATCGGCTACGAGATCACCGATACAAGTTTCACCCTCATCATCGACAGGGACATCGAGAGAAGTGGTAACCTGGGACATATCCAGTGCGGTCTGAACCTTATCCAAATCGATTTTGAGGTAATCCGCAATTTCCTCGTCAGTCGGCTGACGATTGGTGGCCTGCGTCAGCTCGGCAGTTGCCTTCTTGATTTTACTCAGCAACTCGACCATATTGGACGGGATACGAATGGTACGAGACTGATCGCTCAGCGCTCGGCTAATCGCCTGCCGCACCCAATAGGTAGCATATGTGGAGAAGCGGAAACCCTTAGCTCCATCATACTTTTCAGCCGCCTTAATAAGACCGAGATTGCCCTCCTGGATGAGGTCAAGAAGCGGCAGGCCGCAACCATAATATCTCTTAGCGATAGGTACGACGAGCTTCAGATTGCAGTTTACCAAACGGTTGATTGCTTCCTGGTCGCCCTGGAGTGCCAGAACGCTCAGTTCTTTTTCTTCTTCGGCAGTCAAACGAGGATGATTGCCGATAGACTTCAAATATGCCTTGACGCCATCGAGAACTACGCTGTCGTCATATGCATACTCTTCGTTGAGTGCCTCCTGGGCCTCTTCTTCCATAATGAGAACTTCATTTTCCATATCGCATATCCTCCTCATCCCACACTCTTACATCTTCAACGATAAAATTATTCATTGCCCACCACATATGTGAGCCATTAAAGTATCTCCAATGATTTACAGTTTCAGCAACTTCTTTGGTGATACCAGTTTTCTTGTCATAGAAACGGAGAACTACCCACAATTCGGCACCACTCTTATCCTCATATTCGGACCATTGAGAAGCGATTTGTCGGACATAAAATCGACCTTTCCACAGCGGGTCATTTTCAACATTGCGATTGATTTGACGCATAATGTCATTCATTGCTCTTTGGTGTCGCTTACGATCTTTAGATGTTAGCCAACCATATCTCATATCGCCTTTTCCTCCTTTTCTCACTTTCTATATATATTATAACATATTTTTTTATAAAAATCAAATAAGTCCTTCCGGTCGGGAAGGACTTATCATTTATTTAGTCATCTATAAAACTGCCACTGGATAGCGTTCCAGCAGTATCTTTGGGTTCATCATCATCTTCATCGGGCCAGCACGCTCGGAAACCTTCGTTGAATCTGGCCCATGATTCTGCATATTCTTTACGCATTTTATAATCACGAAAACGATTGATGGCATTTGTCAAATTCAAACCAAAAGCAAATCCGCAGATAGGCAGACCGGCCCAATTGGCATTGACACAATTGACGACAATGCAAAATACCATTAGTAGGGCCAGAGCAATGAATACCCAGCCCATTACCAAATCCTTTTTCATGCGGAAGCTCCCTTCAGCGCCCGGCGACACTGGAGCCACAGGCGGAAATGATTGATGGCATTATAGCCGTCCAGACTGAAAACGAACATTGCAACGGGAATGAGAATATTGTGTAACATAATTAGCCTCCTACAAAAATTAGTTCATCAACATACTTACGATCTTCACCTTTGAGAATGGGCATCTCATTGTCAATACCCAATTCTTTAGTCCAGGCTCTGCCTCTTTTCCAGCGAGTGGGATAATCATTCCAATTGATACCACGCTTTTCATAGAGCATATCCTGGATCATATTACAACTCTTGCCCTGGAGTTCATTGTGAGAGAAGTTTGCCTGACCCACCATCTGAATAGAGTTGCGGGTAGCGTCTAACTGACGCCAGTAGATCAGATTGCAAACCTCTTCTTTTGGAATGTTGAAGCACCGAGCATCGAACATGGCAGTCCGCATTTTCTTACAATACAGCTTCCATCGTTCGCAATTTTCGGGAGAATCCCAGCTATCAGCACAGTAGCCCAGATGCTCATCAATCTTGCAGTGGTTATTTAGGAAGAAATGCACTTCTTCCATGAAGAATTTGTTGAAGGCCATAGTTGCCATAGAGGCAGCTACAGAGCAAATCTTTTGAAGTTCGTAATCGAACCAGGCATCAGTCTCAAGAGTCTGATAGTCGATTAAGATAAGGGTAATTTCATCAGATTGAGTATATCCAAATACACAACCTTGAATATTTTTACAGAGATACTCCATAGTAGAAGCCATAGCATTACCTAACACTTCGTCAAAAGGCTTGGCGAAGCCTCGAGTGAAGGTGTGGAATGCCTTGCCGTCGATGCGAATAGCAACCGGAGTGCGTCTATATAGTTTGAATTTTGGCACTTGTTCGTAATACTGTTTCATACGAGTGCCGAGATCGTCATGCACGGGCATTGATTTTACCTCCTCTTTTCTTCTTACGCTCCGTGGCGTTGTCAATGGTTTCACGATGAATGGTAGTAATTGCAGACATCAGACCATTCTTCAGTCTCTGGGTCAGGTTGATGGGTTCATAACCGATAACATCGGAGCAAACATTGAGATGACCCTTACGCTTCTTGCCTGCGTGGTCGTGGCCGTGGATATTGAAGAGCCAGGGAATGTCGACAGGCTCGTGGGACAGAATCAGCTTCTCGCCCACAATCAGCGCACCCTCATATACCTCATCAAACAGCAGGTTATCAGCATATGCAACCCAGCGCTTGAAGGGTGCGTGCATCTCCCAGGACTCTTCAATACGAATGCGCCAATTGGGGAAGTTAGCTTCCATAATTGCGCGAGCCTCGTCCATAGAAACTTTGTCCTGATCGAAAATCTTCTTCTCAACCACACGCTTGTAATTAGATGCGCCAGAGTCATGGTTACCCATGATTAGGATCTTCCGACCGGCGCGCAACTGCCGCACGCACTCAATGTCGCCCACGTCACCCAGAATAATCAAGGTATCACGGCGACCAGCTTTTGCGTTGATACGACGGATCTGCTCGTCGGCAGAGGGGCGATTTTTAATACCGCATTTCAGATCTTCATCATTGAAGTGAGGGTCGGAATAAATCCAAACCGTCTGTTCGCCCCAGTGCTGAAATGCATCATAAATACCAGGCAACATATCTACCCCTCCTTATCTGTAAGTTAAATTCGTAGTTTCTACATAGAGAGGAATGAAACCAAATAAGAACCAGCCTCTCCAGGTTCGTTCTCTGTGCTGACGCCAATGCTTATTGTAATGATCGGTACACCAGACATACTTTACAATCATTTTTATCAATTCCTTTCTTTCACTTTCTATATATATTATATCATATTTTTTTATAAAAATCAATAATTCCCCTATGAACGCTCATAGGGGAATTATTTTACCAGTCAATATCTTCAATATCGTTATCAATAGAACTCTTTTTCTTCTTCTGCTTTTCTTTGAAATAGTCGTCTACTTCTATACAGAAGTCACTCAAATCCATACAGTTAGTATCTCGCCAGAATTGAATAACCTTCATTCCAAGAGGAACAAATGCGAAAGCAAATACCGCCCATACGAGAGCCCAACTAATGAGAGAGAGTAGCCAGATTACAAACATCAGAGCCAAGCCCGCAAACGCAGACAAAGCAACAGAAATTGTATAATCTCTTCCGTTCATTACCACACCTCCTTACTTATACGCAACCAATCGGGGTTACACATTGCAACCTCATAGTGGTCATCTTCTGGATCGGTGGAGTAAAATACTTCATGAATTGCGAGTTGAATACTTGCAATATAGTTTTCTAATTCATCCTCATCAATATCTTTGATTTTTATGACGAGATTGATGGGGACACGGAACTCAACCATGCTTGACCCTCCTCACTGTTTTCCCAAATACTCATATAGGGACTCTTGGGTAGCCACCACTCTTTGATATAGGTTTTTCCACCATGATACCGATTCCACACGACTTCCATATCTTCATAGTCCATATAGAACTGCTCAACACAGGGCCGCTCAACCCGATCTGCGTGATAATGGCCGAAGCACCATACACTCCAAGAGCACCGATCCTTAATATCATCAAGGAAGGTTTCCATAAACTTATCAACCTGGCTCTGGTCGATACCACCAAGGAACAGGTCAGTGGGTTCCCAAGAGAGGGGGCAAGTATGAGTCAAAATAAAATCATAATGCCGACCAATGACTTTGTCCCAAATATCAGCCACTTCTGCGGCAGTAAGCTGCTCGTCCTTGAACCAACCACACTTCTTAGGATTTGCGGTTTCCGCCTCTTCGGGCGCATAACCGGCCCGCGCAAGCCGATACCATTTGTCAATGGAATAAGCACCGCCAATAACCAGAGCAGAGTGCTCACCAAACCAGTACTCTTCGCCATCAATCAAATATTGGATATTTTCAAAACTTGGGTCAAGGTATACCAAACCTTTTACTTCGGGGTCATAGTCTAGCTCATAGCCCAGATTTTCGGGCCGCTCTTCGTGGTTACCCCGAACGCAGTAGATATGATAACCCTGACTATTTAGAAGCTTTTTATACTTCTTGTCTGTGTTATTGAGATAGAAGTTCAGACCGGCATCACCAAGAATGATAATACCAGTTTCTTCGGGAATACAATCCATATTCCGATTGATATTGCCTACCCGGGAGATAGTAGCCATACCGCCATGAGTATCGCCGGTCAAAATCCATTTCTTAATCATATCTTGGTGCCTCCTTTCTATCAGAGCTCCACATTACTTCAATCCAAATGGTGAGGTCCATATCGCCATGCCACTCATAACGTTCTACAACATCACCAAGGTAATAATTATCACCATCGCCACTGACTAACTCTTCGCCAGTCCAAATGGCGAAACCAAAGAGCATATCTTCTTCATCGTCCATTTTAGGAGCATTACAACGATATTCAACTTTTACCTTTTTACCCGCAGGCAATAAATCTCGTAAGTACAACATCTTATATTACCTCACTTTCTATAAATATTATAACATATTTTTTTATAAAAATCAAAAAATGGGAGCCATTACTGGCTCCCAATATAATTATATAGAATCTATGACTTGATCGAAACAGGGTGACGGATCTTCGATAATGTACTCAGCTTTACGAAGATTGTTATTTTTCATATATTCCCAATAGTTAAGAGCCATTTCGGTCTCTCGTCTAGATTTTTCAGCCTCTTCTGCTCGTTTAGTGCGCTCACCGCTTACATATAGCGACAGAGCCTGCTTGATGAGGCATTCACCGGCGCCATCCGCAGCTAACGCACATTCTTCTCCCAGACAGGGTATCTCTTGGGCGTACTATTTTGCATATGACATTAGAGGACAATAATTCATACTTTTAGCTCCTTTTCAACAGCGATTTTCATAATGTTGTAAGAAACATCCTCTAACAGCTCCCGCATCGCAGGGTCTTCTTGGTTGGGAGTTTTCTCACAGAATTCATCGGCAATTTCAGAGGTGTGAGCGAGATACTTATCAGCATCCACTCTGGCCTGTGCCAACGGGATTTTATGGAGCTTATAGTCCATAATAAGCGGCACCAACTCACCGGTCGGCCGCAAGCAACTTTCGTAGCTTTCGCCAGCGATATAGCGAGTCAGATAATCGTCAACACGAATCTGATGAGAGGTTTGCTTGCCATCATAGCCATATTTCTCGATAAGATCTATCTTACTGGGGTATCTCTTCTCCATTGCGTGGTACTTCTCAAGAGCGATACCTTTCATAGACTTTACGGCTCTGTGAGGGTTCATATGAGCGATTGCCTCTCGCTGCTCCACCAGCCGCATCCACTGGTCGTAATACATAGAGTTGATTACGAAGTAGGGAGTAAACAGAATTTCAAGGAAGTTGAGGTTCTGTGAACGGAAAGTATCCATATACAGACGCACATCTTTCCAGTCAGTATGCTCGTCGTTTGCGCGCACATAAGTAGTAGAAATAGGTTTGCGGTTTAAGCAAATATCTTTGAAACTGGGTACTACGATTAACTTAGTGTCTACATCAGAGCCATCATAGTCCAGACCGTAGTTCTGGCTACCCTGTAAAAAACAGCCTACAATCTGCTCTCTTGGAAAATGCTCCAAAGCTTCTTGATAATGTTCGTTTACTCGGTATAGAATAATACCGTCGTGAATCTCTTGGGGACTGGCAGTATAGGGATTTGCAACCACCTGCTCCAAAGGAATTTCCTTATAGCCGAAGGGCATATCAACCCCTCCTTTCTCAATCGCTATCTGCGCGATATAATTTTAGTTCAAAAGTATGTCCGCAGTAATATAATACCAGGACAAAATCATAGTCATAATGGGAGAAATAAATCCAACAATCATGTTGCCAACCATTATCTTCGGATTCATCATCATCCCAACCCATATCTCGTAATGCGTCAATGAGATTTGCGGGACAGACATCGAGATGGGTAAAATTTTCTTCGTAGGACTTCTCACGACTTAGTCTGACAATTGCTGCGGACAGCTCTTGTTTCCACTTTGCCATTTCCCAGTCCATCATATTCCATTTGCCTCTCATTATTCCATCACCTTTACACACTGGCGCCAGTGGCGTTTGCCACAAAAAGGACATTTTACATAAGCGTGACCGCTAATATGATTATGGAATAAGGTAAAAAACCATTGCCAAAAGCCAATCGTAAAATTGGAATTACAATCTTGGCAATGAAAAGTTGTTGTATTTTTATAATACTTTTTCAAAAAATTCATTATCCTACCTCCTTAATAGAAAGAATAACAATGCTCCAAGGGTCATGTTTTGCTTCCAGTTGCCGTTGTACGTCAGCCAATCCTCTGGCTTTTACATAGCAAGCCAAGGTTTCTACACAAAAACCGATACGTTTATAAACAACATAGTAGGTTGTTTTACTATGTAATAGGGTAATGCAAAAAATTACAGGAGCAGAAATAAGAAGTGCGAATAAAATAAATCCAATCCAGCCACTCATTATCTTACCTCCACCCAGCCATTACGCTGAATAATGGCACGCATATTCGCAACACCAACCGGATTCATAGAGTGAATGCGAATGGGATAATTGCGACCGGTCTCCTCAAGCCAGTCAAGCAGCTTGATATAGTCGCCACCCTGCTGAGCATAAACTCCAGCATCATGGTCGATATCAATAAGTTCAATGGGAAAATCTTTATTTACCACGGGGTCGCAAATAATTCTCTTTGCTTCACTAACGCTTCTCACCCAGTAATATCCGGCCGGAGCGGAGCGCACATCATCAATCCACAGCTTCATCGCATTCACTCTCCTTTACTAATAATCTTGTTCTTCCCGGTTGTGACAATATCGGAACATAACGCCAACCCGATAATGTGAAATTATCGGGCTCTTTCCTCATTAAACCATCTCGCACAGCTTTTTCTAACTGCAAATGCCATTTCCAGGCTTCAGAAGTAATCAACGGTGCGTATTTAGGCATTTTGCATCAGCCTTTCATATGCTTCTTTACTCTCTTGGCGCATATCGTCAATCCAGTCCCACTCTGCGTGGCACCAGTAACGAGCACCATCATCATACTCGATAACAATGGCAACAGGATGGCGCATCGGCAGACCAATTCGAGGAGGCGCAGGATCGACAATGCCGATAATGAAGAAATCTTCATCCAAAAGCTCAATCAGCTGCTCTTCCCAAGTAGTCTGAATCCAACCGTTCCACATCTCGTGGCGAGCTTCACCAACCTGATACATATCATTATGCAGACCCATTAGATTCAGCTGATTGCGGCTTTGGCTCATATCTACGGCAGACTTATACCATGCATCACGCTCTTGCCAGGTCAAAGCTTGTCGGAAATAGGCAACCTTATCCATGTCTACAGGATTGCGGCCCCACTCACGAGCGATGCCATCTTCACCGACTTCGATATCCACAAAATGAGCCGTACGAGTGCCATTTGAATTTTTATGACCTTCGTAACCCTTATAATGATCTCCTGGCTTCATATCCTTGGGGTCAATCAGTTTATACTCTGGCGGTTTCATATATGTCAATCCCTTTCTTTTCTTATTCTTTACATATATATTATATCATATTTTTTTATAAAAATCAAAAAAGGGGTGGATTGCTCCACCCCTTGGGAATATTCAATTAGCCCTTATTGAGCTGCGCCATAATCTCCTTCACATCGAAGGGAAGACCATTCAACAGCTTCTGAGTAGCATCAACGACGCTCTCACCCTGTGCCAGGGCGTAGGGGCTCATATGCTCGGCCATTACAGCCATCAGATCGCACTTGCCACCGACTTCGATAGCAGCAATCAGCTCGGGGCTGATGGAGCTCATGATCTGCTTTACAGTTTCAGCATATGCTGCCTGCTTTGCAGCTTCCACATCGGCCAGAGCCTTTGCGTGAGCGACCATTGCGGCATTCTCAGTGTCGATACGAGCCTGGCGAGCAGCGTGCTCGGCAGCTTCGCGCTTATCCTTAGCTGCGCTGATAGCATCCAGCAAGGGCTGCATATCGCTTTCAGCCTGACGCTTTGCGCGATCTTCAGCTTCCTGCTGACGATTGATCTGAGCCTGCATAGCCAACTTATGCTCGGCTTCCTTCTTCTGCAGATCCATCTTATTCAGCAGTTCCTGGGTACGAAGCTCCTGCTTCTTCTTCTCGGCAACTGCCATAGCCTCTGCAATGTCAGCTTCAGCCTTAGCGTCAGCCAGCTCCAGAGTCTTACGGATCATTTCGTGCTGGCTATCCAGCAACATATTCTCGATGTCGCGCTGTACGCTCAGATCCAGGACTTCGACATCATGGACGAACATACCATTCTCGGGGAAGAAGCGATGGCCGCGATGCTTGTTCTCAGCGCCATCAGCGTTTTCAGTTTCAGCACGCAGGCCCAGTACCACAGAGCGAACAATATCAGAGTAGTTCTGATAAAACTCGTTGATGGTATACTGCTTAGCGGCACGCTTCAGCAGAGAGCGCATACGATCGCACAGGTACTTGACATAGTTGTCAACGGCGAACCACTTGTCCTTGTGTGCGGGATCGAAGTCAACGCAGTAGCTGACCTTGATATTGGCACGGACGAAGTCGCTGGTCTCCACGGGAATCAGGTCAGAAACCTTGTTATTCTCGTGGCGCAGGTATACGGTCTTGAGAGTACGATCGGTGGTCTTGGGGCAACCAGTAGAGAGCTCCAGACGCTCCAAATCCTGGTCGTAGTCGAGCAGAACAGTCTGCGGGCCGCACACAACGGCTCTTTCACCGCTCTTGGAAATGACATTGATTGCATAGCCAGTCCATACATCAATGGAAACAACGCCGTCGAGCTTATTATCCAGAGTGATAGTTCTGGGCTTGGTATAGGAAGTGCCACGGGAGATGTTGGCCTTGGCCTCCAGGTTTGCCAGAGAGGCGGAAGCAGAAGTAACGCAGGAATATGCGGTCAGAGTATCCAGATCGGCAGTAGCCAGGGACTTCTCAACAAACTTCTCGTTCAGGCCGATGTTATAATTCAATACGGCGGTGTTGCCGGGATACCACAGGTTGCACTGGTTCTCAGTCAGCTTACGCTTGACGACAACTTCAGTTCTGGGATCGGGCAGGTACATGGCGGGACCCTTAACGGTCTTGATTACGCCAGTCATGCGGTTCATGATATAGCGGCCTTCGCCCTCGGGAATAGCGATCGCATGGTGCATCATCTTATTGTCATAAGAGATAATTGCGTGCTCGGGGCGGGGGTAGTAGATCATCTGGTCGTTGCCGGTGATAAACAGTTCTTCACCAACGGGGTGAACGGTGCCATCTTCATCCTTGTACTCAGCGATAACCTTGACATAAATGCCGGAAATCTTGGAGAGCTCAACGGCACGGAAGATATAGCCACCCTTGGGGGAAGTTACGAAAGTTTCAGTAGGCTTGGGGAACACCACTTCGGGGCCATGAACGTAACGCTTGTTGCCGTCCTCATCCTTCAGAATACAGTACTCCAGGCGCTCCAGGGTAACGGCCTCGCGCACATAACCCTTGCGGTCATCATTGTCCTTGGGGATAACTTCGATACCAGTGGGAGGAATGTAGAAGGAAACCTCAGTACCCTTGATAACCAGAATCTGGCCGTTTACATACTTCTCCTGGGTGTTCTCGATAACATTACCCTCGGTGTCTCTCATTTCACCGGCGCTCTTAGAAGCCTCTTCAGCCTCATACACTCTTGCCAGAAGATACTGGTTGGAGCGCAGAGCGTGACCCTTGACTACCTTAGCCATCTGGCCGGGATACAGAGCGAAACTGACTGGGCCGCGCACATTTACCTTGCGGCCGATATGCACATTGTCAGGCAGGTTGTTGGCACCGGGATTAGGATGCTTGTTACCCTCAACAGGGTTCTTCAGAATGATGTACCAGTTCTCCGGAGCGGTAGCAAACAGGTTCACCACTTCATTGTAGCCACACTTGACAAAGCTCTTGCTTCTGGTGTCAAAGCGGACCAGCTTATCGGAATTGGAAAGGCTTGTCTTGGAAGGTCCTACCCAACATACGACATGACCCTTGGTCTCGTCGAGCACATAGGCATATTCATTGATGGAGAGGACTAAATCTTTTTGCAGTTCAGACATATCGGATTTTTCCTTTCTTATTATTTTTCTTTATTTCTTACATATATATTATAACATTTTTTTTATAAAAAATCAATAAAAAAGAAAAAAGGAGATAGATATAAAAATCTATCTCCTTATTATAAGGTTAATGTATAGGTAGGTGTTGCTGATCTTGCTTTAAAATTTATAGCGGTTGGAACATAATTACCATATAGAGTTGCAATAGAATAAAAATAAGTGTTATTGCCACTGGTTTTAATTGAAATGGTATATGAAGTCTCAGAATTCCAAGTTACTCCAATACCAACAACGCCATTATTTGTAACGCCACTAGGTCTTGCTAAACTACTTAATTTAGTTATTGTACTTCTCCAGTGAGCACTTGTAATTGCTATAAGGTGACTTGATGATTGTGTATAATAATAATCGCTTCCTGCAAACAGTATTACGGCAGAGGGCTAAGTAGAATATGATACATCAATAGTGGCGATATCATACCATCCATTTGTAGTAATACCTGTTGCATTACTACGCGTATTTACTCCATGCTCATAAAAAGTAGCAGAAACTCCTCCTGTGCTAGTTATACCGCCATTTACATTTAATCCGCCGCTGCCAATACTAACCAATCCACCATCACCATTTAAATGTAAAGTTGTTGGAGTTGTTCCATTAGACTTTGACATAATTTCATTTCCATCAAATTCTAAATGCTATGCAGTGGAAGCTCCACCAACTATTAAAGCTGGCTTCTTATCTGTTGTACCAGCAGCATCAGTAGTTCTTGATAAAGTTAATGTTCCAGTAACCGTACCACCACTTAAGGGTAAATAGGAATGAGTATGATTTGTCGTAGTAGCGATTGATAAATTACCACTGCCATCAAATGTCCCAGAGCCAGTTACCGAACCAGTTAAAGAAATTGTGCGAGCTGTTGCTAATTTAGATGCAGTAGAGGCATTGCCATTAAAACCATTTGCACTTAAAATTCCAGTTTTACCATTCCAAACTAAAAATTTAGCTTCTCCATTTGGGTTTTTATCTGCTGTATGAATTCTAATTGTTTCATCGTTGTAGGCATCTATATGATAAATATATGTATTATTTTTACTTGCAATTGTTAAAGTACCGCCCTCTCCATCTTCCCACATAGAAATGCCACCAGATGAGTTAGTATTATTTACTTTAATTGAACCTGTGGCGCTTATAGTACCATTGACTTGCAGTGTTCCCATATATAAAATATCTCCTTTCCTTCTTACATTTCTAATTATATATAAAAAATCATATATGAGTTTTTTTTTTTCTCTTGGCCAATTTGCTTTAAAAAAATTCTTTGATCCTATTAATTTTTTGTAGGCCAGAATCGAATAATATTTATTTATAAATTTTTATATTAAATATAGAAAGGAAGGTGTTTTTATGAACCTAATGGTTATTTCAAAAAAACATTCATATTTAATTAATAATTTAGATTTATCAACAATTGACGTTGGTAGCATCATTTTCGATTTAAATGAAAAGAAAATGTATATTATGTTTACTCCAGGTAATTTGACTGAAATTACTGCTGAAACAAAAATTGTTGAAACATTAGAAGAATTAGTAGACGCAATTGCTTTAGGTGGAAATATTACTATTACTCAAAATATTGATGCTGAAACTGGCTTTATAGTTACAACTAACAGTACAATTACCAACAATAGTATAATTTCTATTCCCGAAGACGTAGAAGGTAATGGAGTATTTATGGTAACAGCAGGTGTTTTAACTTTAAATGGAAATGGTACTTATAACGGTGTTGGTAAGAATGATTGGAATATGGCTTTATGGGCAAAAGAAAATGGTAAAATCGTAATTAATGATGGCTATTTTACTAACGAGGGTGCAACCGCGAATGTTGATTCCGAGCACTTTGATTTAATTTATGCTTCTGGCAATGCTCAAATTGAAATTAATGGCGGCGAATTTAAGTGTCAAACTCCTGCATGGACTTTGAACATTAAAGACAAAGACCGTGCGACCGCAAGCATTATTGTTAAGGGTGGTAAGTTCCACGGCTTTGATCCATCTAATTGCGCAAGCGAAGGTCCAAATACTAATTTTGTAGCTCCTGGTTATAAAGTTGTTGAAGAAAATGGCGTATTTATTGTAATGCCTGAATAATGATAAAATGGGTTGATATGTATTACATATCAACCCATTTTTTTTATTTTGCTTCCAAAAATTTCTAAGTCCATTTTCGATTTGGGTTTTCGGCTCTTTCGCCCCATACCGGTCGGAGTAGGCATACCGATCTATAAAAGAGCATAAAAAAACGCCCCTTCGAAGAGGGGCGAAAAACTTGGATTAGCCGATAACGGCGTAACGCTCAGCGTTCAGCTTCTCCATCATCAGATCATATCCAGTCTTGCCGGACATGATGGTATCGAAGATGGTGGGGGACATACCGCTCACATAGGACACAAGGCCGCAGCCGATGTCCTCGGGGATATTGTCCTGACGAGCCTGGACGTTCCAGTAAATCAGATGAGGCATACGGTAGCCGTGGGCAGCCCACTTAGCACGAATGCGCTCCATCAGAGTGGTAACCTGTGCAGAAGGCTTAGTAGCATAGCCGTAGCCATAGCTGCTAGCGGAGCCGCGGTCGAACTCCATATCGGAGATAACGATCAGGTTCTGGGGCAGGTCGTCCTGGGTGCAACGATTTTGGATTGCGGTATTCAGCAGCATATCGAAGGTAGCCTCGATATTGGTATTCTCGCAGAGGTTAGTCTGCCAGATGCGCTTTACCTTATCGCAGAAGTCAACACCGTCAACAGTGATAAGCTGAGGACGAGAGCTGAAGGATACATAGTGGCCAGCGAAAGGACCCTTGGCACGCTCGGCGCAGTACATACCCAGGCTGATAGCCACATTGATGGGGGCAGCCGCATCAGAACCACGCATAGAAGCAGAGGTATCGACAACAGCCATACCATTGAAGGTCTTACCCTTGAAGTAATCCTCCAGGTTCTCCCAGTACTTGTTAACCATCAGACGGTCAGTGTCGTCCATGTTCTTGGCAGAGCGGGAGCTGTAACCCCAACCGTAAGAGCAACCCATTACCTCGCAAGCCTTGGCAACGACCTCGTAAGGATACAGAGCCTTAGCATTGACCTTGGTAGTGGTGTCCTTAGCGAAGTCTGCATAGGACTGAACGATCTTATCGCTCTTCATACGCTCAATGTCGTGACGAGCGAAAGCATTCTTATACTTCAGACCAGCCTTGGAGGGAATCTTATCGAACTCGATCTCATCCCAACGACCCTCGGACATCAGACGCTCCAGGACGTTGATGCGCTTACGCAGAGCAGACAGAACCTGGCGATACTGCTTAGGAGTCATACCCAGATGGGCACGAACCTTAGCAGCAGTCTTGCGGGTCTTAGCAGAGCTGGTGTTCTCGGAAGGCATCCACTTAGCCAGTAGGGAGGGGGTCTTGCACTGAACATCCAGTGCCAGCTGATGCTTTACGATGTTGAGTGCATCGTTCTGCAGAGGAGTGCCGATGAAAACGAACAGGTCGTCCCAGCGACCATACTCGGGCACATGGATCAGATTGCGGCGCATAGCCTCAGTATTATTGGTAGCCAGCCACTTAGTAGCAACACGGAAGAACCGGCGCTCACCCTGGCCTCCGCGCACGTCGCGGATGTAGAACAGACACTTCAGCGCATAGGTAGGATCCTCGGCGAAGGCGTTCTTGAACAGCAGGATAACATCCTCGTCAGAACGAGTACGGTAGGCCGCACCCATGGCGAAGAGATCCAGC